ACATACTTAGAAAGACCGCCGAACACTTCGTAAGGCTTATTGCCTAACATTCCTACAAAGATAGTCCAAGCCTCTCCTTGTACTTTGACTTTCTTGATTTCACAGAGTAGTTCTAGGAGTCGTTTGGGGGCGTGGGCTTGTTGAATTTCAACGGGCCGATCGCCCTCCTTGGGAGGAGTGTTACTAATAAGCACACCATCCTTACTTCCTTCTACATAGACGGTAACGCCTTTCAGACCTTGCTTCCAAGCGTTTATGTAGATGTTGCCAACCACATCAGAAGTGGTACCTCGTGGTAAATTGATGGTAGAACTAATTGAGTGATCAATATATTGTTGTTCGGTGCTTTGAATTTCAATACGTTTCTTCCAATTGATTTCATCAGAGGTAACGAAATAATTTGGGAGTTTATCAGCATCCGTTAGCCCTTTGGTATCCAAATAATTCTGAACATTAGAATGGAATACCTTGAACTCTTGCCACTTATCTCCTACTACATCAGTAAAATCAGTACGAGAAGCCTTATCATCGTGATTGATTTTCTTACGACGAGTATAAGCATTCCTGAATACCGGCTCAACCCCAGAGGATACATTGTAGCGTGGAAAACTTCCTACCTTACTGAGAATAGAAATAGAGCCAGTAGGAGCTTGTGTTAGAATAGAAATGTTTCTTCTACCATACTGATCCATTTTGTCTTTTATGGATTTAGGCAGTCGCTTGATGAAATCACACTTTTGCTCCTTCTCCTTATCGTAGAGCGGAAACGCACCCCGTTCTTTAGCCAGATCAATAGATGCCTCATATGCCGTATTTCTCAATGTCTTGTAAATTTTATCAACCGTATCAATAGCCTGATCAGTGTCGTATCGAATGCATAATTGCGCCAAAGTATCTGCTAGACCGTGAGTGCCCAATCCAGTTCTGCGACCATTATTTCCAGCATTCCATAGTTTGCCCCACAATTCTTTCTCAGAGGCAGTATCACAAGCGGCCTTGATTTTACCAATCAATTCCAATTCAATATCAACAATATTGTCTGCCATTTGTTGGGCAAGCGTTACATCACTAGCAAACTTCTTGAAATCAAACTCAGCATTTTTACTGAAAGCCTCAATAACATAACCCGTAAGATTGACAGAGATCAACCGACAAGAATCATAAGCGGAAAGAGCTATTTCACTGCATGGATTTGTGGAACAAGTTTTAAATTCTGGATAACAATGCGCTGGCAAATTATCCAGCATATTGTCCCACATAATCAAACCCGGATCAGCGGTCTTGGTAGCACTTTCAACAATTACATTCCAAACTTCCCGAGCACTAACTTGTTTCCGAATCTTGGGTTCGCCTTCTAGTGGCCACCGTTGTTCGTATTTTTTATCAGCTTCTACCGCTTTGAGAAACTCGTTAGAAAGTTTGATCGAAATATTGGCGCCCGTTACCTTAGTAACATCGTGTTTCATCGTCGCAAACTGCACTACATCTGGGTGATGAACATCCAATGTCACCATCAGGGCTCCTCTTCTTCCCTTTTGCCCTATCATCCTGGTGATATAGGAATATAGATCAGCAAAACTATATGCGCCTGATGTAGTACGAGCGGCATTACTTACCTTAGTTCCTTCCGGACGAAGGGAAGAGATATCAATTCCGACACCACATCTTCGCTTGTAAAGTTGTGCCAAATCCAATGCAGAAAGTATGATGCCTTCGATACTGTCTTTCGGGCTCTCTACTACTACACAATTAGAGGCTGACATTATTTGATATGGATTGCCAATAGCGCTCATCGGAGAGCCTTGGGCTACAATCCGAGCAAAATGATCCATTGCATCACGATAGACACAAAATCTCTCAGCAGAATCAGCACCATATTTCTCACTATCTATCCTGGCAAATTCTTTTGCCAATCGATCGTGCAACGCATCGGGCGTTGGTTCCATAATATTGTCATCCTCATTGCGCAAGGCATACTTATCCACAAACACTTTCGCTGCCAGCTCGTCGCCATTGAAATAAGTTGTTGATGCTTCCAGTGCTTGAAGGTAAGAGAATCCTGTCATAATCATCCTTGATTAAGTCGTTGTGATCCGAGCGAGGGATCGGGTTTAGAGTTTTATAGTGCTTCGAAGAACATCCGAAGCGTCATGAATCAGCTTGATGCACTGACTCCTTGAAATATGAAGTTTCTTGCAGATACGATTGATCGATGTTGGTTTATCACCATCAAAACCGTAGTAGAGAGTGATTACGTCTTGTTGTTCTGTTGTCAGAGTAGAAATAGCCGTTTGTACGATATGAGAAAGCTCAGACGCTTCTTGCTGCTTATCGGGGCACATCTTTTCTTCAATCATTACTGGCAATTCAGTTTCACGATGTGGAACCATTTCACGCGCAACTTTAATTGGATAGCGAATAGCAGTATGAGCATTTGCCGCACGAGCAATTTTGGTATCAATATATTTGTGAGCCCAGTAAAACCAACTTCCCTTTTTTGGATCGTAGTTTCGCATCGCTCGCAATAATGATTCGTGTCCCTCCTGCACTAAGTCTTCGTAATTATTGAAGTTGCGATAGCGACTTGTTCTCATTGTAATTAAGTATTTGAACTTGTCAATACAAATTAATTCGTGTTGCCTAAATGCTTCAATTGTTGATGAACTTTTATTTTCCTGAGAGATTTTTCTCAGTTCGATCAATTTGATCATCAGATCTTGCGCTTCTTGTTCGGTAATCATTCGGGCTCGCTATCAGTTCAGTAAAATAATGCTTCGTTATTGATATTCAGAGGATCAAACTTCTTCTGTTTCTTCTTCGAGCATCTCTATCACCGCTTCGATTGTTGAATTGATAATCTCTCGATCATCAACTGAGAGAAGAAAGCGCAAAATTTCGATGGCTTGCCGAATGTTTGGAGAGGCGCTCATTTGTTAGTGCTACTATATCCGGAACTAGCCCATCCACCACCGCTTAATACAAAAGAAGTACCCCCGGCAATCAGGCGCCGAGGCGGATCAGATTTGATGTTTTCTTCTTTACATTTTGGACATTCGGTAAGTACTTCGTGAATAGAATGGGTAGTTTCAAATTCGCCGTGTTTCTTCTCACATAGATAAACATAAACGGGCATTATTATTTTTTCCTTTGATTTTTGTAGTGTGGAATATTATTCGTTTCGTCAAAATCATATTCCCATACTGCCTCAACTTTGAAACCATTCTTCTTCAATAAACTTTCTCTCTTCAATGTTTTTGAGTAAAGAGATTCAAAACTTGTGTTGAGAGCATCATTGATATCTTTTCCTGCATAAACTTTTGGATTACCGTGCCAAAAATCTCCGTAAAATTCATAGACAGTATTTGTCTTTGGATCAAAACCATCAACAATAAATTTTTTCTTTCCTAATTTGATGATTACTGTTCTGTGAATATTATCATCTGGTAATCCAATAGCATCGAGCCATAATTTTTCTTTCTTGGATTTACCAACAATACATTTTGGACAACGCTGTTTATGATTGATATGATTTGCCGGAAGTTGTCTAAATATACCGTGCAGCGGACAAATAATGGATATTTTATCAAACATTCTTGTAAATTCAACTAATGAATAATCATAAAAATTATTGTGTATTTTGTTGCCCATCGTTATAAAATAATCTAAATCTTTGCGGGCAGATTTTTTGCAACGGGGGCATCCCTGCCCTCCGTTGATATGTTTATCAGGACGTTGCTCAAAATCGCCGTGTATTTTACAAGTGATCAGTATTGGCGCCTTAACACTAACAAACATTACGTTATCATATAGATAAGTTTCTCCGTGAATACTAACTGCTTTATCAATAAAACTTTGTGTATTATACATAAAACCGCTACAAATTTTACAACCTCTTTTATAAGACAAATGATCTTTGGGTGCAATAGTGAAATCACCGTGTTTAGGACACGTAAGAATAATCTCTGTCCAACTATTCACATAAACAACCTTAGAATAATCGAGAGTGTTTCCAAAAATAATACGAGATTTAGTAATAAATTCTTCTTGTGTTTGTTTTTCGGCACTACCTTCTCCTACGATCCATTTGGGTTTGGATTGCGTGATAGCGCTCTTCACCTATAAGGGATGCGTAAGTATTAGCATCTTGAGCAGCCTCTTGTTTTATTTTTTGTGCATCTTCCTTGATCTTCGCAGTTAGTTCATTCCCCGTCAATACAACTTTTCCCTTGCCAGAACCACCACTAATCAAACGAATAATATCGCCTTTGGCATGGCACTGGGGGCATTCTTCGGGATCGGGAGCCTTGATTGACATCTCAACTTCCCATTCGTGCCCACATTCTTTCCTCAAAAATTCATAGGTTGGCATAACTATTCATCCTTCTCTAAAACTAATTTCTTATCTATTAAACGAAATTCTATATCAGCAGTCCAGTTTTTCTTTATGTCTTGCTTGTGGCGTTCATTTGTGATCTCAAATACCAGAAAAAGCCTACCAGTTTTTTCTTCTAACTCTACTCTCACCGCTTCGCCTACTATTTCTTCAGTAGATTTCATAACTCTAACTCCTCCATCTCTCCTGAGATGTCATAAACGTCACTTACTTCCGTAAAATCTGTAGAGGGGGAGTCGCTCGGAGAATCTAACAAGGTAGCACAAGCCAAATTCTTTAGCAAAGCTCCCTTAGTCTTAATGCCTTTGCGATTTTTGATAATATGCAGGAGTAGATTGGGATGCAACTCTTCATTCTGACGACTTTCAATTTGTATAACTGTCGTAGCGTGGGTCGCTATCGTGGCCGAACGAGCCAAACGAGCTAATCCAATATTTTCCGATGAATCTTTGGTAGGTGATTTGCGATTCAATTGCACTGCAGTAAATACTGGCAAATTGAATTTTCTTCCAATGGCGCGAGTTTCATAAGCAATAATGCCTTGCTTCAACCAATCGCTTTCTTCAACCGCTTGATTAGGCTTCATTATACCTAAATAATCGATAAAGACAGCATCTACATTATATGATACATCGCTAAGAATAGCCTCAATATCATTGGCAGAAGCATCGGGAATATCAACAATCTCAAACTGATAAGGATAGTTGCTTATGAAATCTAATGCTTGACGAATCTTGTTGGCCTCTTCCTTGCTAACTTGTGCATTCTCAATTTTACGAGAAGGCACTCCGGATAATCTACTGAGCAAACGATTGAAACAATCGTCATATGGCATTTCCAAAGAAAAATACAAAACATTTTTACCGGGAATGAAATTGTCTTTCATCTCGATTGTATTTTCTTGCATCCAAACTTGGATACCCATATTATTGAGCAATAAACTCTTACCGAATCCGGATTCGCCAGCAATAATTACGAAATCTGCACTACCAATCCCGTTTGTCGCTTGATCTAAAAATGAATAACCAGTTTTGATTTTACTTTCAATAGTTGAATTAGTGCGACGAGCATTGAATTTGTCTCGAAAACTTGGGATGGCTTCTTTTAGAGTTCGGCGCTCAAAAGATTTGGCACGAGTAATTGAATCAACATTTTGACAAGTTCGTTGTACATCAGTAAATAATGTGGTGTCGTTGAGATCGGCAGTATCCAATTTACTTTTCAGTGCGGACAATTGTCGTTCTACATACTTGGCTTTTAGTTTGTCCAAATCATATCGAAATTCTTTTTCGTCATATGATAGGGATGAAATGGCACGCCAAACCTCATTGAGATATTCGATTTGAGCGCTATTACCAGACTTAGACATCTTGTCTGTCAGTACCCGTAATGTCGGTGGCTCTTTATAGGTTTTGATATATCCAACTACAATATTGGCAAAATTCCAAACATCAGGTGAGAAAATTCGATGATCGCACTCATTGACAAAATCCAATGCGTGCTTCTTGCTGGAAGTAATGGCCTTGAGAACTGATAAATCTAATTGGTTATATTTCATTTTGACTTTCTTATATCTTCACCAATGATTGGAAAGATTTCGAGATAACCGCTCATCAGTGATTGAACACTTTCTTTTAGAGGCCCTGAAAACGATTCAATTACATTAGGACTATTACTTGCCATTAATGTAGGTAATTTGTTTTGACTTCGAGTACGAAAAATACTTTCTAATGTTCGAGCATATAAGTCAGCAGCAGTACTAGATGGCAAGAAACGAGGATCAAATTCATCGATCGTCAAGTAATCTACCATAACCAATTCACGACGAGCAATAAATTTGTCATCAGACTGAACTAATACATTGACCGCATCAGAAAGCGTTGTATATAGCGCTGTAAAACCTTTCTGTACTGCTTTTTTAAGTACGCAGGTGAGAGTCATCGTTTTTCCTGTCCCGTGATTACCAGCAAAACATACCGAAGTGCCATTTAGATAAGTGGTTTTGATATCTTTAGTTAGTCCTTGATATTTTTCCATCAAACCCGGAAATCCCCTAAAATCTTTTTTCATTCGAAGCTCCCAATATTCGATAGGGATATTGCTTTCATAATACCTATTATAGGCAATATGCTGCACGGAACATTTCTGACATAACCCATCAAAATTACCATCCAATGATAATTCTTTGAGAGAACATTCAGGACAGGTCTTGACTACTGAAAATAATTTCTCCTGCAGTTTTTTGATAGGTAAATTATTTAGTGCCGGGCTTCTTGAAAAAGTGTGATTCATATCTTACTGGCCTTACTTCGGTGAGGGTATGCGATTTGAGTTTTTCGCCGATGATCTTTTTATCTTGCTGATCGAGTTCTTTTCTCAGATCAGCAAGTTTCTTTAGACGCAGACCATCGCGACTAGGTTCTAAATAAGTTTCGTCAAAACTCTCTGCTAATTCTTCTTTTTCTTCTTCCAATTCTTCAATGGTAGGAGCAGTGGTAATTTTGATTAGCATTACATCTTCTAATGTCTTAGTGATAATCATCTTACCACTTCCATCTTCGAGAAGAAGAACGCTTTCTTTTTCTGACCAACTCTCTACAATACCATCTACTTGAATAGAATTTCTAAGAACTACTTTGACCCTATCATCTTTTTTGATTAGCATTATACGATCCTTTTGAGTGCCGAACGATCAAGGCCCAATCTTTGGAGTGTTGAAATTATTCCCTCCCACTCAAATTGGCCAGCAAACACCTGATCAGCAAATGTTAGGTCGCCGTAAGTTTTTATGTTGCTATGTTGTGCATAGGCAAGAACATCTAAATATTCGGCCGGTAAATTGACTGTGCGGCTCATATTTGAGTCCTTCTGAATTGGCTGCCCCAATAGAAAAATTCGTTTATACTCATTGACATTTTCTTCTTTGGTGAGAAAAGAGATGGAAGTAAAGCGCCGTTTCAATTGAGACACTTTTGCCGCAAATACCCAATCAATGTATCCGATCAGGATGGAAGGCTTAGAAGACAAAAGTTGGGCCAGTCGCTTTATTTGAAAAATCTCGAACGAAGTAGATGGATTAGGAGTATTGAATTTGAATTCGTATCTTATATTATATTTACTACGATATTTACGACAAAAATAAGAGATCAAATGCACTGGCTTATATTGATCAATAGAAATTGAATCAATTTCTTGAAAATGATCAAAAAACTTTTTGTATTTTTCATTAGGAAGATCCGTTAGTTCTCCTCCAACATTTTCTTCTTTATTTTTCACGGCATCTTACCTATCAACTTGAATCCTGGCTCGGATGTATATACTTCACATCTCTTTTTAGAGTGTTGTTTGAGGAACGGAGCGTTGTCCATAAAATCTACGACCGCGACGTGCTTCTTACCAGGATAGGCTCTTAAAATTCTACCTAATCTCTGGCGGGCTCGCAATGAACTCTTACCACTTCCTGCCAAAACTAATCCGGATAACATTGGCAAATCTAATCCAATATCAAAGATAGTGCTGGCAAAAATCACATCAATTTCCTTATTCACCAATTTCTCCTTGACGCTGGTTCGATTGTCGAGGTCATCCACACCCGACAACATATCGCACCTGATCCCATCTGTCAACGCCGCGTCAAATAGTATCTTACCGTGCTTGATTTGCTTGAATAAAACTAAAACGGTGTATTTCTTAGCCACTAATTCTTTGACTTGCTCAACGATAATTCTATTTCTTACTTCGTTTTCTACAATATACTCTTTATACCAAGTTTGATATACACGCTGCAACTTCCTACCGAGAGGAGGCACGGGCACAAACTTGATAATAGGCTGGGCCAATACATTTTTTTCTATCAACTCAGAAGCGGTGATATCAACCAACTGCTCACCTAAAATCCCGGAAATGAGGAGGTCGGTTCCGTCATCACGAAATGGCGTGCCACTAAATCCATAAATGTATTCAGGATTAATGACATCAAAAATGCCAGTGATAGTTTTGGTCGCAACCACGTGGCTCTCATCAAAAATATGAACATTGGCAGCAGTCAGCATTTTGACAATTTTTTCACTTTGGCTCTCGTCAATTTTTTCATCGATGTTGTCTTCGCCCTCCATCACAATGCTTTTGGCATCGATTTTCAGGGCCCGGCCAACCGTCCAAATACTGGCAATGTTTATTCTCTCAATTTGACATACTCCATTACCAATAAATCCAATGGGCTCATCGAAAAGAGAAGAGAATAGATCGTGAAACTGTTTCAATAAGTCCAAACCAATTACATAGATAATAGATGGCTTATTGATTTTAGCAATAATAGAAGCAATACATAGTGTCTTACCGGAACCAGTACAAGCCCTAATAATACCTTTTGGGTTATTAGAGGCTATTTCTACGATTTTGCTTTGATAATCTCGTAATTGAATGCCCAAATCAGTCAATTTTGGAGTCAAATCTAATCGTATAGAATTTGGAGCCTGTTCAACTCTTTTGTCTTCTACCGTAAATTCAATACGATTTTTGGTCAAAAAGGCCTTAGTCTTTTCTAAAAGGCCAGAATAGAAAATACCTTTCTTGCTAAGAAGAAAGGTACGACCATCCCATCCATATTGGTAGGCAGGCATATATTCTGCACCCGCAATCTTATAGGATAAGAAATTTCTAAGCGACTCAAAAACCGATTCATCCTGAGTAATGAGGCGACAGTATTTATTGTCTAATACGACTAATTTGGTGTCGCTCATTGATATTAGCGAGAGAAAAGGTTCTTAAAAACCCCGGTAATTATACTAACAATAAAATTGACAACACCATTCGCGGGAGGATTGACCACGGGGGGAGGGACGGGAGCTGGGATAGGGTCTGGCGCCACAGGATCGGGCACAGGAGCGACTTCGGGAGGGGGTGCGGGGGTAGGCGCTACCATGGGGTCAGGGCCCCATAAACTCAAATCTGCGGCGACATCGGTATCTACGGCAACACCACCAGGTAGTTGTAATGCAGTTCCACCCGCCGTTTGCCAAACTACATCAGTTGTCCAGGGAGCGGGAATGGCGGGAGAAGAGGTATAACTAGCAATCCATAATTTGCATTGAGCAGTAAAATCCGCAGACGTAAAAGCACAGGCTTTTAGGAAACTGGGATAAGAATAGATTAGCATTTGTCTGCCATCTAATTCGCTATATTTTGCTTGATAGCGATTACAGTAATCTCGGACTTGTGCGGCAGTCATTCCACGGGCAACCCAGTCCTGAGGGTAGGGATACTCAATATCGCTTGAGGCTAATTCACCGCCTGCTAGAGAGTAGTGATATGCTGCTATTTGTTCGGGAATATCCCCAACGATCGGATAAAATACGTGATAAGCCATCACCTTGAGCCCAACAGCCTTGGCGCCAGCAACATTTTGAGTATAATTAGGATCGTGTTGATTTGAACCGATCCCGCATCTAATAACAACGAAGCTTATCCCCTGTTGCACGCACCAGTCCCAGGGAACTACGGATTGGATACTACTGACGTCGATTCCTTTATACATCTACTTATTCCTTTTCTTTTTCTATTTCCGGATGCACGATCACCTTGAAATCGGGATCGTTTTTCGCATCCTTGAAGACTTCGCGCCAAGTTTCCAAGTCTTGAGTCGTAGGTTTGGTAATACCCTCTAATGCCTTCTTGAAATCCTTCAATTCTTGCCTCTGTTTATCCAACATTTTATTGGTCATTAATTCTCTGTTTTCTTCCGGAACAACCGAAGCGATGTCTTCCAATCGACTTAGTTTGATATCTACCGCTTCTACCAATAGTTTGAGAAATCCCTCAAACGAATTAGTATCCATCATCACCATTAGATGATTGAGATGCGGCAGTTGTTCCTGCATTTTGTAAAATGTTTTGTAATCCATTAGACTTCCTTGATGGCCGAAATTGATGCTATATCAATTATGGTTGATTTGGACATACGAGAAGTACAATTGAGAATTACAAAATCAGCCTCTTGAGTTTCTTTGAGAGTACCCTCAAACCAATGACCATTTATAAAAATATATATTTCTTTGCCGAAATATGTTGATAGTGTTGTGAAATTCATTTTGCTACCTCTTCTGCTGGTGCGTCATCTGCCATCCAAAATCCTACTACCTTGTCTGCATCTACATAGTGTTTGCAAGACTTCTTAGTACTGAGAACCAGGTGGTTTTCTCCGACACTGACCAGTTTGCCGGTTAGTGCGGCACTGCTGCCCATAACTTGCAAGTTGATTTCCTTACCTTTTAGATTACCGTGAAATAATGTTGTTTGCATTGTTATTATCCTTGTTTAGTTTCATTTAGTTCATAATGATCAATTTGCGATACTCTAATGGCGACCATTATTCCAGCACACCAATCAGCTTTCATCAAAATGGCAGGTGAGAAGCCACTATCTTCTGCCATACCTAACTCACCTATAACGGCTTCAACATCGCCAATTAGGCAGCTACCATCAAATGTATGAACTCTGAGATTCTTACCTTCTAATCCATCGAAATCTTGCTTTTGCATTTACTTTCTCCTGTCTTGTTATATGTCTTGTTATATGTCTTGTTCTATTTGAACCTTCAATAATATTAAGTTTAGCCGAATATGGCCGCAAATTTTCGAGGGCCCAACATTTCTTGAAATTTTCCTCTTTCATATTTTTATATGGTAAATCGGATTGAGGAATGATATGATCTAATTGCCAAGTCCAAGTCGAGGAGTCATTATCATCCCAAGTTTTAGCATTATATCGACCGTGATTTTCCCAAGTCATCCAAAAGTTTTTGTCTTTCCATTGGCTTTCGATATGAAAAGCTAGACTATCAGGAGTCCAATCCACAAAATCAAGAAAAGAATAATTATTTTTGGAAGAGCCTATTTTGTTCAGAGCGGCATTCACCATTCTTGAAATATTTACCCTGATTTTATATACTGGATCGTTCTTTTTCTTTTCTCTTTGCCATTTATTATAAGATTGTGTAATTTTCTCTCTATTATCTTCCCTGTATTGTTTTTTATATCGTTTTGTTCGTTCTCTAATTTGTGGCTGCGCGCGATACTTCTTATCTTTTGCAAGAATTTCTTCTTTATTATTACTATAATATGTGCGTTTTCTTATACTAATATAGTTATTGTTTTCTTTCCTATATTCTTTATTATATTGATCTATCGATTCCTTATTTTCAGCATAATATTCTTTTTTCTGTGTAATAATATTTTCACTGTTATGAGCATAATAATTTCTATTCTTGGCCAAAATAGTTAATTTATTTTTCTTATAGAAGGCCTGTTGATTTAGTGCAAGACATTCTTTACATTGACCGGTTAGCCTCCCGGTATCAGATCGAATTCTAAATTCACTATTTTCTTTGGTCTCTTTACACTGAATACATTGTTTCACTGTTATTTTCTCCGATCTACTACCGTATTCTGTACAAGTTTTCCAAACTGACTAGACTTTTGGGAAATACGATCCTTTATTTTTTGAGCGGCGGAAACATTTTCTTCGGTACCAGTTTCTAATTTGAGATTTAGATTACGAGTCTCGTCCTTGATTTTGGATTTTTGCACTAGTTCGCGGGCATCCTTTTTCAATTGATCTATTCTATTATCAGGAAGCGATAGTCCCGAAAACATTGAATATACTTTCACTACATTTTCTGGAATATCAACTTCATAAATTCCCTTGAACACTCCCTTTGGGGATGAACATAAATCATTTACCATTGCCATTGCATAATTTACACTAGAACTTGGAATTTCTTTCCAAACTTTAGCATTAGCTACGATGATCGCTCCTACATATTTGGCTTGTTTCAAATCGAAACCACTAGCTAAAAGATTATTATTTAGATTATCAATCACGGCTTTTGCAATTGACACTTCATCCTTATAGTCTGGCACTGTTAGCTCACCATAAACACTTAGTCCCTCACCATCGCACAAAAGTCTGGCAAACTCAGTAGGGTCTAATCCTTTTACGCTAGAGGGCATTGCCGAAAAAGTATTGAAAACATCTAGTGGCTCTACAATAGTTTTGTTGGCTACTTGGAAAAATTCCATTTGAGAAACGCCACTTAGAATTGTTTCTAACTTAGCATTATCAACGACAATAAGATTAGCGATCTTTTTGTCTCGAGCCATTCCTGCAAGCTTTGATAATGTTTCTAATGCATTAGCTTTTGTTTGCGTATCATCTGAGTCCATCGGAAGAACCGTCAAAACTACCAGTGGTTTATTGGTTTCAGTAAGAATATCTACTAGAGTTTCACAAGAACCGGCCCCACTTCCACCACCGAGCGATAGACACAAAACATTGACCTGAGAACGAAGCAACTTATCATTGATCATTTGCGCAATATCTGAACGGAAAGTCTCTGCAGCGGCTTTACCAAATTCTAAATCTTTTGCTGCGCCACCGAGCCCATATTCTAACAATAACTTATTAGAATCTGGCAAATCAAGAAATTTTAGGTCTTGATTGGCGGTATTGATTGCTATAGCATCATATCCTAATTTAGAAAAGGAAACAGCAAGTCTCCCACCGGCTTGACCGCTTCCCACTACACCTAAGTTTAGACTTCGCTCTTTCTTTGCTACAATTTTCGCTGACATTCTCTGCTCCATTTGTTTTGCTTGACTTTGGGCCTTTAAGGCCACTAATTTACCGGCATCGACCGACGCAGGTTCGGAAACCTCAACGGTAGAAATATCATCCACTACTTGCTCTGGTGTGATTTCTTCGGTAATTGATTTTGCTGTCATTTGTTTTCCTTTATATCGGTTGAATCAATAGTGTAATAAATAATAATTAGAGTGTCAAGAGGCATCAATTTATTGTAATGCCCATCTGTTAGTCTCATACCAGCCAACAGTCTTTTCCAGCCGTTCCTTGAATTTCAATTTAGGAGTCCAATCCAAAGATTTAAGTTTGCTCCCATCCATACTATATCTAAAACCAACATCTGATTTTTCGGTAAAAGAAATCAAATGATGTCCACGTCCTAAAATATTGCAAATATGATTGGCAATTTCTAAATTGGAAAATTCTTGCCCTGCCGAAAGATTGTATACCTGCTCTGAATGCTCTTTTTCTAAGACGGTAAAGAGGGCGGAACAAATCTCGGAAGTATGTAGCCAATCTCGTAATTCTAATCCTTGATTGTACAGGGTAATCGTGGTTTCATCCAAAATACTCTTGATGGTATGAGGAATGAAACAATAACTACCCTGCCGAGGGCCAAATCCTTTAGCCAGCCTTACTATAAGGTATGGTAGATTTTGACTTTTTCCAGCGGCTTGTACCAAAAGTTCGGCCGCTGCTTGAGAGGCCACGAATTTAGTGATGGGAATCAATAAGTCATTTTCTTTGGAAGGATGTGCGTTTTCATCCGAAAGGCTTCCATATACTTTGCCAGTAGAAAGGTGAATCAATCTTTTTGTTTTCCATCTGAGGCAAGCATCAATAACTTTTTGAGTTCCCAATGCGTTAGTTTCAATAGCATCTTGCCCCTTAGAAAAAGCTCCGTGAATAACAATATCTGGTCGCTCATATTCAAAAAGAACATCCAAAAAATGTTCATCTAAAACATTACCAATATAAAACTGATAATTTTTACTGACATAAAGATTACTAAGTGCTAATGAATTTTTCACTCTATCTACCCCAATAAAAGAATATGGAAGTTTATAGTGAATAGCTTTTCTTATTAGATTCTCGCATATAAAACTACCAGAACCCGTGATCAAAACTTTCTGCATTAGAATCCTACGCTGATATTAGCCCCTAACATTACATTGCCGGATGGATCAATTTGAACTGATGGTCCAACATAGGTATTATTTACTAATCCTTTTGGTAATAGGGCTCCGATATTATAATTAGCGGGATTGACAATCAAAGATACATTGTGCGTATCAGTCTGATAACTTGCGCCTAATTGCAAAAATGACCAGGAAGGGTTTGGTTTCGACTGCCCATAACTCATAATACCTAGAGTTCCGCCCGCATTGAAAGAACCCGTTAGTGGCAGAGAGCTTACGCCTAATCCTCCCCCTGCAGTCATAAAGAGGCGAGGATTCCAAAAACTGAATGAAGCTTGGGGATATTGTTGTAAAGTTTTAGAATTAGTGATTTTGACATCATAGCTTTTATTGGCCACTTTAATACTAAACTTATTGTAAATGGTTTCTCGTTCCTGATCATCTACACCGACGGTAGTGGTGACATCGTATTCTCGTGGCTGAATAGTGTATTGCCACGGTTTCTCTTGCCAAGCTGAGAAGCCAACACTACCAAAAGGTATCGTAGTGCCATCACTAAACTGCTCATTCAATTGTAATGTTTGCGTATTATGCAAAAATCCAAATGGGTCAGGACAAGGTAACTGCTGTCCATTACAAGTAACAGTTTGCGGGGGAGGCTGAGAGTTTGGCGGGGCGGGTGTACTCGATGAGGAAGGAACATTAGTAGCTATTTGACCAGTACTATTTACCGTGGCCTCGTTGATGGCAGTAAGCTGTGCTCCTAGTTTTTCCATATCAGATTGAATAGTCGATAAATCCAAACTATTTTGTTTGGCGAAAGCAGCCAAATCATCCTTAGTAGCCCATTGTGACGAAGAACGAACAATATTGTCTTGTAATTGCTGCATTCCAACCATTTGGGTTTGGATAGCCTCTTGTTGAACAGTTACTTGATGTTGTTGCCATAAGATCACACCGATAGCAATAGCCAGAGCTATGAGCCCCGTATATACTAAAACTTTGGTCAATGTTGGGGGTATAGTCATTTATTCTTTCCTATAATAATGAAAGTCATAATTTAATCATGGTTCTAAAACTGTCAATCATTTTTCTTTTGATGGCGAGTTCGTCTAATGCCATCTAAAATATTTTGTTTTGCGCTCAGTGGGCGAAGATTTTCTAATGCCCAGCATTTCTTAAAATCTTCATCTTCCATTGTTTCGTAGTGAAATTCTGAATGAGGAATAATATGATCTATTTGCCAAGTCCAAGTGGAAGGATCATTATCATCCCAGGTTTTAGCATTATATATCCCATGATTTTTAAAATGCATCCAAACGTTCTCACCGATCATCTGAGATGCTAAATGATTTAAAAACTCCTGAATTGTATAATCAAGATATTGAATACACGATTCGCCCAATTTAGAGCCACCATTTCTTTTAAGACCGTAATTAATTGCACTTGACATCAAACATCTAAAAGCGTAAGCAGGATCGTTTTTCTTGCGATCTCTTTCATATTTATTTTTCTGTTCGCGAATAAATTCTTTATTTTCCTCTTTATATTTTTTATTATAGATGCTTATAGTTTCTTTATTTTCTTTACGATATTCAGCATATGCTTCTTTATTTTCTTTTTTGTATTTTTTCGCGTAAATTTTACGGTCTTCGCTATTTACTTGATAATAATCTTTACCATATTGCCTAATATTTTCTTTATGCTTTTCATAATATTTTTTGTTCTTGGAATCATGACAATTTTTACAATTGTTTCTATATTTATTTGTATCTTTTCTGAAATAAAATTCATCTAATGATTTATTTAATCCACAAATACAACATTTTTTAATATTTTCTTGCATTGTATGCCCAAAATTATTCAAACGGAATTTGATCAACAATTTTAGACCAATCATAATGGTCACAGATATTCATTCGTTGTTTTTCAAGTTCAGCATTCAATAATGAAAAATCTGAATAAGCCTTTCTAAGTTGTTCTATCGCACTTTCCATGTTAGGCATAAACCATTTAGTGCCTCTTTTTTGTTCCCAATACATACTGGTGGGTTCCGCCTCCACTTCATCACCTTCAATAAGTAATGAGTTATCGGTAGTAAGGAAATCTTTTTGACCGCCATAGTTGGGACATATATTAACTTTACCGGAAGCGAGACCCTCTAATCCCGGAATATAAAAACACTCTGTATGACTCATAGTAAATACTGCGTCAATACTTCGATATAGAACAGATATATCATCTATATAATTAGTTATTAACTTTACTTCGGCGTGTTTGGGAAACTGTTTATAAAACGAATTTAAATATTCATTTAAATCTATATCGAATGTTTGAACGGCTCTTTTAGGTCGTGCCTTTAAAAGTAAACAAACATCATCATCTATTGTAAATGCTTTTCCATAAGCAGTTAATAGTCCAGAAATATTTTTTCTCTTATGATTTTGTGCGATATTAGATAGTATTTTAAATTTTTTTTTGGTGGGGAGACTGATAGTCGTGGCTTGTCCAAACTGAGCGCCATTAATCCCATGTGAGAGTACTTGCATTTTATTTTTAGGAACACCAGAATTAGCAAATGTTTCCATAGATGATTCAGATGGTGGTAATAATGTATCGCAATATACGTGCTGTTGAGCAAATCCTGTTGGTAAAGCATTCACTCCGGCCCACTCGTATGACCAAATACCAAAACGATTTTTTTTACTGTGCGAAAGATATCGAGAAAAATTTTTCATGCAGGTATAACTAATACACGCGTCATAATTAGGGCCCGGCTGATTTCCATACATTTTCCCACTTGGATTACCATCACTATATCCAATTAAATATGGCATTAAATCTCGTGGTAAATGATCTATGCCATCGGTAGAGTATAACTTTACATCATGTTGTTTTTTAAGTAGGGCGCGGGCCATTTCTCTACCGATCACTCCCCAACTATGATTGGCTCCTAAAAATTGTCTAATTAATATTTTCATGATATTAACTTAACCAGCATTAATCGCTGGTGCAAGCCCAAGTAAATTGCTTATCTGTAATTGATCCACAAACAGCGGTGTATTCTTAAATCCTGATTTTTTCAAATAAACTATGATTTCGACCTTGGTTGAAAGTGAAAGAATAGTTGGGTCTGTATATATGTATGCGAAGTCCAAACGCAAAATACCTGTATTTGGATCAATGTAGCACCCCCAACGATCATCGGCAAGAATGCCCTGATAACCATCAATACTGACACCATTTAAATTGGGTGAGAGTGCTTGCAAACTAACCGCAAATTTGACACGCCCCAATTCTAAATCGAGGGGCTGTACAAAACTACAGTCAGAATATCTCACTGCCGGATAGCCGAGACGAGTTATTCCCGTTCCATTATGATCTGATACAAATGTATCGAATATATTTACATTGACTTCTTGACCAAGAAAAGTATTAGGTATTTCGAGTGTGATAACCTGTGTCTCAAAATCGACAGCATAATTTGATCCATCTGGATTAACAATTTCTCCACCGTTTCCGATAATCAAATTATTGGGAACATAAACATCGATGCGCCCTGGATCAAAATCCGCAGGAATGGGATATGTTTCGCACTGATTTCCTACCAATGAACAATTATTGATTACAAATCCGGTTGGAGTTGTGAAAACTGTTGGAACATATCTCGCATCACCACTTACTACAATGCGGGAAGCGTCCCAAGTAAGTTCTTTGATAATATTGAATGCGACTGGATGATCCAAGAAATCGTGATTTTCGAGAGTACCGCCAGTGTATCCATCGAGAGTAAAAATATCTGGTAATGTATGAAGTGTAGTGGCTCTATTTCCCGCTTCATTAAGAAAATCATCTGTTCTATCTGGAATTGAATTGGGTATATCTTTATATAGAAAAGGCTCTACTGTTAATGCAATAACATTGAATCGGGTCCCAATTCTATTTTCCGGAGAAGAAACGGGCGGAAAAGGCGGAGAACGATTTACATAACTTTGTAATAAGTAGCCATCATTTGAATCGACAATAAAGTCAGCATCAATATCGGCTCTCAGAATTTGACCCATTGTGGAAGCGTTAAGATAAAGTTTTCTAATATCAATGATATGATTACTAGTAATATCTAATGCTTGAATGAAGAAAGAGCCATTATTTTGTTGGTCTGGTGAGCTAAAAATTACCAAATTGAGATTAGTGAGGTTGGTAACGGTACTAAAATCAATAAACAAACTTTCGAAAGAAGCCAATGAGCCATCATTGGGATTAACGGTTAGAATGCCATCAAAACCTGATGCGATTACGTTTGTAGTATTAGGATCGACTAATTGAAATGATAAACCAGAATCATTAGTGAATGCATTTACATAAGCATTATAACCATTGATGACGGTAGTATTAATACCATTAGTAGTAATTTGAGAGTTTAGCGGTGGAGAAGAATTGAGATTAAAGCCAATCAAATTATTGAGAGCTACTACATCATTTTCATCAACAATGCCATCATTATTAACATCGCCATACATCATTGAACAAAGAGTTGCGCTTGAGATTCTATAAAATACTGAGGAATCGGAAGCGTCCGGGACAATTTGGGCTCCGGCAAAAGCCCCATTGACAAAATCAGTTACCAGTGCCAAAACACTGGGATCATAGCGATAACCATCCGTCACATCATCAATAATTTTGATAAAGATTTGATTCTTGAAAAAAGTCCAAGCGTGCAAAGCAGAAGAAATAGTAGAAGTAGCAATATTATACGATTTGACATTTCCATCTTCGATTATACCAATTGAAAGTGGTTCGGTTGTCGTTTGAAGACTGGAAAAATCAAGTGGATTTAATAATTGTACAGAAGGGATAAACTCTTGACGAGAATTAATAAGATTACCGGTTCTTTGATCTTGCACCGGCACACTTTGCTGTAGAGTAGCGGAAAGGACGCTTGTAAAAACATCATTACCAAAAAATGAAACAGCATTAAGAGCAAAATCAGATTGGGCGCCAGTTATTGGGTCAGGGGCAGTTTTAGGAATGATTATTCCTTGACCGGTATCATAAGCTTGTCCATCAGAAACTTTGGCTGCATCCGTCCAAACCTGAAACCATAGATTACTTTCTAGAATATCTACCCAACTAGTACCAGTAAAAGTGGTAACCCATGAATTACTAATTAAAGTTGCGCCAGTGCTAATTAGAATATCACACTGATTAGCTGCGCCAGATCGTTTGACTGTAGCCGCATAATAACCACCAGGTTTAATGGCGCTACCATTAGCTATTTGAGTATTGCTAAAAATAAAATCAATGGGCTGAGGGTTACCATCCAACAAAATCCCAGCTTGTTGTAATGTATTATAGTTAAAACTAATTTGAGCTAATGGAATATTAGAAGGAGGAAAATTGATAGCTAAATTAGGAACTATGTCAGTAGGACATTGTATTGCTGATTGTAATGGATAAATACTAATTACCAAATCACCTTGCCAAACTAAATTAGTACTCTGGCCAGGAGCGGTGTTTTGCACCGAAAGTAGAAGAGTTAATTTTTGGATATTATTAGTGGTGGCTAAAAATTTCTCTCCAATTTGAGTAGTAACATCGTTAGCGGCAATAACAAGATTTTCCTTAATCGCTGTAAAGATATTAAGGCTATCAGTATTGTAGAGGGGGAGTGAGGCCGCTAAGAAAGTTCCTAAAGTACTACCGTTGGCTACGAAAAAATCTCTGAAAAATAAATTAGGTTGCAGGGCCTGCGAAACCATAATAGGATCTCTGGACAAAGAAACCGGAAGTGCTTCTTTGATAACGACTCGTCCACCTAAATTAAGAGATTGGGTAGCGGAACCAACAAAATCATTGAATAAAATAAGCAAAATGCTAGTATAATGTTTAGAAGAAATTTGAGTATCATTTTGATCAAAAACAAAAGTATCAAATTGTAAGTTACTTTGGAAGTCTAATCCAATAATGGCTATTTTAACTGTTCGTCTCCCGGCCGCAAGTGAGCCGGTTAATTGAATTGAAAGCTGAGCACCGAGATTAGAATCGATTGGTTGATTTTGGGCCGATACGGCAACACCATCCAAAAGTCCCGTAGTCAGAGAGGAGTCAAAAATAACATTTTGGCTTAGAGAATTAGGCAGAATACCAGAGCCAATTTGGTTATTGATAAGGCTACTTTGCCAAGCATTATTAAAATTTTGCTCAGTAGTCAGATCATCATCTGTCACCTGTTCGGAGTCGAACCAAACATTTTGAATTGTGGTAACTGGGCTGCGCTTAGTCATTGATATCCTTATTACTATGCCTTATTTTTGCTTGTGCCATTATTTTCATCTTGTATAGGTTATGAAAGCGCTCGAATTGGCTGGTTTCAGGATTTCTACCAAGGCCTCAAGTACATTTTGTGCTTGTGGATTCTCAAGTAATATATCGAATGAATCGAACACATCGATTGTAAAATCAAATGATCCATTTTTTAATAGAACAGCAAAGTCTTGGTTTAGAGTAACTAAGGTATTGAAATCTAACAATAAAGTAGTGTAAAGGTCTTGGGTAACCGGGAATACTACATTCAAATTACTATTGTAATTGACATCAATTGATTCTCCAAACGGAATAAATAGGGGTCTAGCGATATCGCTAATCCTAAAATTATCAATCAATGCAAACGCAGGATTTTGTCCGTTGAATTGGCTTCCTAAGTATAACTCATTGAAAGTATCCTTAAAGTTTATTTCAGCAGCAATACCGCCAATTCCAAGAGTTGTGGCCCCAGCGATGTGGGGGTCTCCAAAAAGTAATCCACTACCGAGGGTTAAGTTGCCTCGTTCATACCCATCTATGAAAAGCCGAATTTCATCATTAGTAGTACCGCTATTGAAACTATAGGTGGCCTTGACTCGATGCCAAGTGCCCTGAGACCAGAAAGTCTGACCGCGTAATTTATATTCAATTCCACTAGCCATTACACTAAAATTGACATAGCCAAATGGGTCTTTATAAATGGAAATCCTATCACCTTGTAGTCCACTAGGAATATAACTAACTATTACTGGCATATTTTGGGACGGTAGTCTTTTCTTGAGTCTGATAACCTGTCGATTAAGGGCTTTGTTGGCCGCACTTGTTGGTTTATAGATAACTACTACCGGCAAACTGGCCTGTGGTAATGTAACATCTAGGAAGATGGTATGACCATCCGTTCCGATTGCGCCTTTGTTGAAATAATTAGTACCACTTGGGTCTCCAATGATTTTAACTGATATTACTTGTAAAATAGATTGAGAAACAATAACGGTATTAGTATTGAGGCTGGTTGTATTTTCTGAAATGGCACCAGAAGTATCAAATCCTACACTTCCACCATCAAAATAATCAATTGATTGATCGCCGTGTTGCAATTTAACACTTAATACTCGTCCAACATCTCCGACTACTTGTACAGCAGTATCATTAATGCTAACTACATTTTCAATAGTAATGCCGCTAGCATCAAAATAATATCGATAGTTAGGATCATTTCCAGTATCGAAAATTGGATTGACCCAAAATTCAATAGTCCCTTGTTGTTTAGTATTCAATATCCCGGCATTGTCAATTACTAATGGTTTATCAGTAATATAAACACTCTGATTAAAATTACTATTGACACTAAATCCAGCCTGCACAAACCCAGTGTTCTGACTAATTACATAATATCTCGCATCATTAGTAAATGGAAAAGTATCAAAAGTGGTTAGCATTACTGTATTAATGTCATCTTTCAATGGTTTTAATGAATTGAAATCCTTAGTGATAGATTCCTGAGAACTCGGAATTGTTTCTCCGACACGGGTATCAGTTAGTTTGATAGAACTGCTCTTTAGAGCGTCAATTAGCCCATCAAATACATTATTACTATTGAAATCAGTACCTAAGAAAGCGTCCTTGTTAATGGGATCAAGTTTTACGGAAAGGTAAGTATAATAATCAAAATCATAGCGACCCCTGGCTAATGGGTAAGGTTGTCCTGGCGTCAATGCTTGTTCAAAGAAAAAGAATCCGCTTTGGAAACCACTACGAAAATCACTAGCATTCAATATTTGATAAAATCCACTACTGAACGCTGCCAGCGGGGTGGCTAGTGTTAGACTATGGTGATCGGCTGAAACTCCAGTAATTTGATAAGTGCCCGCTACCGCAAGCGGTGTTGAGATAACCAAATAATTATTGATATCTGGGGAACTGAAAAAACTATTTGGGTCAGTAACCACGTTTGTTCCGGAACCGATTAGAGTAGTGCCAGCATCAATTTGATAACTGTACTTAATAGTAGGATAATCGGCATTACTATTTTCTGGTACGGTAATAGAAAACTCTTCTTCGACAAACAGAGTCATAAAGGCTTTGGATGTATTATTAGCCATACCACTAACTATTATCGAATTGATTCCGGCATATTTATTAACACTATTTTGTGTGCCAAGAGAAGTAAAAGTGATTGTTTCGCTGGAAGGATTTCCGTTGATAGTTACAGAAACTGGTGTGGAGAAGTTTATATTGTTAGTGCTATTGATTGTAACAGATAAGGTTCGTCCATTGATTGATGTAGATGGTTGATCCGTAGTCAAAGCATTAGAGGTAAAATTATTAAGTATCAAAGTAGAATTAGATGAATTGATAATTGTGATGGGAAGGATTTCGTGAAATACATTTACACCCGCTAAGGCTACTGGGATTGGTAAATGAGTGGCGATAACAGTGCTTCCGCCACTAACGGTTCCGCCGGTACTCATAGTGCCAGTTCCACCAGTACAGCCAGTAAAAATATTGGAAGTAAGACCAGTGTAAGATACTAATTGAAATCCTTTGTTAGTAAAAACATAAAGTGAGCCAGATGTTGGGAATCCGGCAGTAGATACAACATGGATAGTGGCTTGTGGCAATGTTTGTCCGTTAGAGCCAACATCAATGGTAGTATCGCCACCCCATTGATAATAGGGTTGTCTTATTCTTCGATGATTGATCCCAAGAGTAATTATATGGATCAGATCATTGGTATGAGCGTTGTTTGTAATAGTAAGAATATTATTGAAGTTAGCGTCTTTAGTCAAAGTGTAAGACGGATTAACTGCTCGCAGTCCGGGGATTTCGACCGGGGTATTGGGATAGACATGGAAAACTGCGTTATTCAATGTTAGGGAAACGGCACTATCCAAAGTCAATGTGTTACCAGAGACTGCCAAGATATTGTAATGTGATTGTAAAGTGGGATTTCCATCAATTCGCAGCAAATAACCAGGCACTATGCCGTGAGCAGTAAAATTTATAGAGGCCGAGGATACGGTAGCGCTTCCACTTATAGTATTGAGATCGCTTCCATTTAGAGTGGCGCTTATCGTAGAAATCGCAAAATTAGGAAATATATCGATTTCGGTTTGAACAATAAAAGAAGTTGGATTAACTGAAAATTTACCATTAGTAATAGAAGAAGGCATTGCAGTATTAAGAATAAGGGTTTGTCCCAATACTGTCAAAACCGTATAACCACCAGGCGCAAAGCCAGGCTCATTGATAAAAATTGTTGCAGGGGCAACAACACCATATTGATCAAAATTGATGGAAGAAGAAACGCTAGCGGAGCCTGCCGTGGTAACTAAATCAGTAGAAGATACAACACCATTGGTAATGACTCCGGCAATTTCTTCCGGATCAACAGTACGGAAAAGTTCATGAGGATAAGGCCCAATTCTACTACCATACTTTATGATATTGGGTACCTCAAATCCGTCAATGAAAAGATGCAATTCATCTCTTCCATTTTTGGAGTTTAGAATCCAAGACGCGGCGACGTGATGGAGATCGTTTATTCTCCATTTAGAAACATCGGCACTGACCGAATAGGCCCGACCGCCATTGTCATACACTCTAAAATTGAAATATCCACTAGGATCTTTATAAAGGGATAATCGATTTTTATTTTTGTCGATTCCAAAATCTAATAGATAATGATCGAAATCTGCTAGAAAAGTCGCAGCAACATCTAATGGGACAGGGCCCCTGAAAACAAAAGTAGCCGTACTAATGCCTGATGTGATTTGCAAATCCACAGGTTGTGGTGAAACCACCGATCTTACATCATAAAATTTACCATCAGTAGTGATTTTGATATTGTAAATAGTAGAATAACCATCGCTATATCCGTCAGAATAACCATCTACCACTTCTAAATACCAACGATTGAATAATCCGCTGGCATCGGGCGCATAATAAAGATAAACTCCATCTTTATTTAGATTTGGCAATCCTTGAACTTCTTGTCTTTTATTGGTGGTGAAAGAATTAGAGATATTATATTGGGGATGGTTTTCTGCTGCACCTAGAAAAATCTGATCGGATGGAATTGGAAGTCCATCTTTGGTAATAGTAACAGTCAAATCAGCGTCATTATCTAACCCATTCCAATGAGGAGAAACCCAAGTTTGGAAGCTGCCTTGTTCAATTCTCAAATTAGAAGAAGCCGGGAAAGTAATTGTTTGTCCCAACGTATCAACTAATACGCCATTACCAAATTTGGCCGGGAGAAGCTGTAAAATGCCGGTAGTTTCGATGGCTCTTGGATTTAACAAACTAGATCCTAAAGACCAATTTTGGAAAATAGATTCAGTGATCTGCGGCTTGACATGCGAAATTTGTTCTACCAAATTAGTCATCGCTGTTACTGTTGGGCCCTGCAAGAAAGAAGAGAGGGCCGCACTAAGCGCATCTCGGTATCGCTCTCTGGGTAAATTGATATCCACACTAGTGAGAGCTGGTACATTGATAAGAGAGCCAAAATTATTGATTAGAGCATTTCGTAATGCGCCAACTTTATAGGTAACATAGTAGACATCATTAGTAGAAACCGTTTCAGATTGTCGAAAATCAATTACATTATCGCCATATTCATAACTGATTTCAATTTCATCTGCTAAATAAGTATAATCGATAAAAAGGTCTCCCTTGTTGTAATCTACAATTGCTCTAGAAAGAGCATTGATGGATAAAGTATAATTTACCGCCACGGCATCACCAGTTTGTGGTGCATTGGCGCCAGAAAGAATTAATCTTACTCCGTTGCCTAAAACGATAGTACCAGGAATGCTCCAAAGATTAGCGCTATCTGAAAGACGAACAACATTAACAGTTAGCGTAACATTAGGAGAAAGATATGGTAAATTAAGATTAGTTTGGACATAGTGATTAGTTCCATCAAATTCGACCGTGGTATATTGTTGTAAATTGACCGGAGCCAGAGTAATAGTTTGTCCAGAAAAAGTAGCCCCTGATACAAAATTGAAAGGAGTTGTACTATTTTTTAGATCATCAAACTCAAAAATGCCACGGATAAAATTGATAGCGTTTGATACTCCTGGAACAAATACTGCCCCCGTGGTGAAAACACCAATTTGTTGATTAAAAATTTCATAAGGAGCACCAATATTACCGTTGAGAAGAGTTTCATCAGAGGGATCTAAACTTGTTGGTAAGATAAAACCATCTCCAAAATCAACAAATGTAAAATGCTTATTTTTTGGATTTAATAAACTAATACGGTAGTAGATATCATCAACACTAATAAGATGAGGATTTTGTGGCACGATATTACTATTTTTATAACTAATCGTTCCAATGCTAAGGCTTTGACCTATACTAACTGCCACGTAAACAACACCATTTAAATAATCTATTTGATACAGGCCAATTTTGCTTAGACGCGCGACATTGAGAGTTTCAGTTTCATTTTCATCAAACCATATTTCATTTTGGAAAATATTGGAATTGGAAAAATTTACAGTGCTATTAAGGGAAAATCCGATACCATCGGCGGTGGCATTTGTTAAACTATTGTTGCTGAGAAAAATCTTGAAAATAGATAGTCCGCCCGTATTAGTTAAAGTTTGATTAACAAAGAGTAATTCATTTAAAACATCCTGAAAAGAAACTCTTTCTCCCGTTAATTGAGTAATGTTAGGGGGAGTATTATAAGTAAAATAAACAGTATTTTCGTTCCATCGTAATAGATTATATACTTCTCCGGATGTCTGATTGAAAATTCTAAATACATCAGTGACGGGGCCATTGAGTGTCATAAGTGCGTTTAGTGCTACTAATCTATTTTCTATACTTTCAGATAAAGATTCTAAATGCACTTCAGCGCGATAATCAGTACCGGGTATTAAAACTTGTTCATAGTTAAAAGTGATTGTAGCTGAATTGTTTAGCAAGTTACCAGTCGGAATTGGTGCCACATCATTCGGGGTGGGGTCATAAGCGTAATCTAAATTATTTTGATAAGTAAAAAGATAATTATAGGTGGCCAAGGGTGGGGTAGGGCCTGTCCCATCATTAGTAAAATCTGCACCATAGACGTAAACAGTGCCGGTAGCATAATCTACTGAATATTCTCCTGGTCGGGCGGGTAATGCTGCCAAATTGAACGTAACCTCATAAAGAAAGGCTGGATGAGGGATAGATGGATTTGGCGCATTCGGATTAGTAAGAATTAATCCACCCAATGTTTCTACATTACTATTACTATCTACAACGGGAGCGTGTTGTAAATTAAAAATATTTTCGATTGGAGGCATAGCCTCACGAGCCGATGTCAATACATTTGTTATTACTACATTGTCTGAATTGATGACTCTCCCCAAATCTTTATATTGATAAGAAACAATAATCTGAAAAATATTGTTGAGTGAAAAGGCAGAATCATTTAGAATACTTTGACTCAAACCAAATTGATTGTCCTGAAGTAAAAGATAGGTAAATCCAAATTCTTGGTCATACAAAGAATTTAGTAATTGATATCCGTGGATATCAATAGGATAGGTATATGGCAATCGACCATCAGTATAGGTAAAGATAACGCTTTCTAAAATAATAACTGGGCTATTGGAAACGGTAAGTACAAAGTTGTCTATATTGAAAGTGTCTGTAGTATTACTAGATGAAAGAGAAAGAATGTCAGTGGCAGATGCTGCTAACAGCGAGACTGGATTGTCTGGAAAACTAGTAAAAGAAACTGAAATGGTTGAATTAGCGCCAGTCGGATTGATTCCGACCCGATCAATTTCGTAGGCCCCCTCTTCTACCAAACGATCGAAAGGGCCTGGGCCTCTAATTTTTCTTTCATCCACCACGGTGAAAGAAAGATAATTTTCATTTTTGCTCTGTCGAATGTCGTAAAGGGCTCTAGCCATATTGACAGCATACGATTGGAGCAATTTATAGACAAATGAACTACTATCATGGATACCATCATAAACTTGATCTCGTAAATAATTGATTAGAAAATTCAGGACAGGATTATCGGAATCTGCTGGGCCCAATATCAATATGACATTTGTTACTCCGTCTTCTACAAGAAGAGCGTCGCCATTTAAAGATCGAAAAAAAGAACTCGGAGTGGATGCGAAAGTAATAAAATAAGCGGCTTGCGTAGTCAGCGGCTGAGTGGTAATAGTTAGAGTATTGCCGGATACTGATGTGATCAATACTTGTGGATTAGGAACAATATCTAAATTTGAAACGATCGATACATTAGTAGTGTTGATCGTAGGAGCAATGTTCTCCGTAAAAGTAGCAGTAATAGTTGTACTATCTATTACGCTAACAGATAAAACTCGAAGAGCGCCCATTAGATTGAAACCTGATTGATAATAATATTATTTGCAACAAAGTATTGATCATTATGGGCTTGCAAACTCAATACCTGACCAGGAGAACCATCCAAATTGAATGTTTCAATTCGTGCAGCATTTACTCCGGCTACTGAAAATGCCTTATTAATCAAATTAGAGGCATCCAAAGTAGTTCCAAGAGAAGTGGCATTAATAGAAGAAATTAGTGTAGATTTAACATTTTGTAATACTAAGTTTGGAACAACATTTGGTTGATTTGACACAACAATATCCATGGTGAGATCAATCAAAAGTTCTTTGGCCTCTCTAACTAAAACATCGGCATTGATTGGTCTGCTAGTTTCAATATTGAATGTAGTGGCCGAAATCAATTGATTATAGTTATACGAAATAGTAATTCTCTCATTGGTTTTTGGAGCAGTATAATCGTAATTAATAGTATACCTTGAACCAGTAATTGGCTGATTGAAATTAGCTAATGTGATCTTGGCTGACTGAGAGGAGGTAAATCCGCTAGAAATATAAAACTTGTCGATAAGAGCAAATTGTTTATTGGTATAAAGTGTTCCATTACGAGTAAAAGTTAGGCTTTCAGTATCTCCAAAAGTAGAATAATAGAAGGTAATGCGAAGACGGTCTCCGATCTTTATTTCATTAGTGCCAATATTGTTGATAGTATTTGGCAGAATAAAATCAATCGGACCTAGATTTGGTTTTCTAACAAATTCGGAATCAAAAAAGGTAGTGTCTTGCAAAGCAGATAATGCCGTGTCATAAATTACTTCCGTTGTCAATACTTCACTACTAGTAATGGTTGGTGTAGTAACCTTTTCTAATTTTGCTATTTTGATTAGTTTGACATTTAATGGCACTGTGCTTGCATTTCCCAAATTCAATACTTGTGAAAACGCTCCCAAAGTTGTTTGCTGTAATCCAGTAGCGGTGGCGGTAAAAACAATGTCGGTTGCTTTAGTAATAGTAGTGCCAATAAAAGAAAGAACGCCCGAATTATTTACTTGATCATTAACATTAACTGCTACGCGGGTGGGCGTACTTCTCAAATTGGATGGAACATAGTAGAACACAATTACTTCATCCAAATGAGACGCATTGGTAGTTACAGGGAAACTCAATTTATTATTGACTGTATCAATGGTTCCCGCATCTGACCATAATTCTTTTCCATCAAGAATCCTAATAACACTAACTTGTCTAGAGCTAATTTCTGCAAAATAATTTCCAATAACAAGTTCATCAGTTTGAGAATTGAAAGACAAGATATCATAAGTGTTTATATTATTGGGAAAGATCGAGGAAGAAATAGTAATTTTTTTAGAAGTGATATCTAATAGCTGCCCACTGCTATTAAAAATATTACCAAACTGAACAGTAGGACTACCGAACAGAGCGGTTGAGGGTGGAGAATTTGGAATAATATAACCATCTACTCCTGAAGCGATAACAATATCTGTGTGGGGCTCAAAAATGGTAAAACTGACGTAACCATCTGCCACGAAATCATGAATATCTACCGAAAAATTAATGAGATCAGATTGTAGAGAGCCCAAATCTCTTTCGATTATTCTATCAGAAAAAGTAAAAGGTTGAAAGCGATTAGTATCATCTGCAAAATAACAAATAAGTACTCGATCTCCGGCACTAGGAGTATTATAGCCAGTAAAAATCAATTGATAATTAGTAGTTGTGTTGTTGATGGCAATACTACCAGCATTACCAGAATTCCATAATTCAGCGTTATCAGATAAACGAATTACTGAAATTACTTGTGACGCTAAAAGCGAAGTATTGGTGCTGGATAAATTGAGTTCTACATACAATTGGTTACTAAGGTTCTTCTGGACAGGTTGAAAATCCCGTCGCATGGTGTTATCTAAATTTGTATTATTAAAACCAATAGCACTATTAAGTAAATAACCATTAGCCACACGACTAGATGGAAGAGATGTGATGCCGGGAGCGAAGAAATTCTGTACATTGGCAATATAAGTAACACTAAGTAGAAGATTGTTAGCGGTGGTGGTGATATTGGATACTGGAATAGTAATTTGATTATTTGCTATACTACCAACAGAATTTGTAATATTGAAAGTATCTATTGTATTCCAAAGAATAGTCGCCTTGTCACCTGGTTGGGCCTGCGTATCAGTTGGAAGAATTATGGTAGAAGTAAATTCAATTTCGATACCCACTACAATAGTAGAATTGATGAATGTTCCATTATTTTGGGCAGTACTATAAACTTCGGTTGTAGTATTTTTTAGATAAACATGATCCACGGTATTAGGAGCTACTATCAAATTGGTGACAACTATTGATTGACGTCCAGCATAAATACCAGAAACTACTGTTACTACAATTCCATCAATTTCATTGTAAAGGCTGGCAGTAATGACCGAGGAAATTGGATGTTTGGCTACCCCAGTAAATAAAGTGTTACTTCCATTACGAGTAAAATTGATTTTTTCTTCTCTTACTAAATTAGAAAAACTCCAATCAGCACTATCAGTAACTACCCGGGGGTTATTGGTATATAATCTGCCATCATAATCGGCATATTGATCGTAAGTAATTACCCAATTATAATCTACTTGCAAAATATCATTGAAAGCGGGAAAAGTATTGCCAGAAATCTGAATAACACCAGAAGTGTTTATGGTACCCGTTCCATTGAAATTTTGGCTAGTAACTGTATAACGTTCTCCGGTAGTAGCATTAAAGACGCGCGTTACGTTGGTTGCGGGAGTATGCAATAGTTGTATTAGTGATCTATTAGAAGGCAGTACTGTACTATTTTCATTGGTGATAGAAATATTTTGTTGTATTTGCGGTATTTCAATTACGCCAGGGAAAGTGGTAGCATCCTGCCCGTTGAATTGTCCTTTAATAAGATCTTCTGAAAAATTAATTTGATTACTAATCCAAGCAAAAGTATCAAATCCCCAAGGACTTCCGCCATAAAGACCAGTGTCTTTAATTAACTTATAGTTGCCCGATACTCGTCCAAACTCATCGGTACTCATAGTGGTAAAATTAGAACCACTAAGAGAGCCGGTCACTTGTAAGATAGCATCCACAGGCTGGGCTGGCAGCGTACCTGCCGCGATATCAGCTACGCGCTTCTGAGTGATAGTTTTATTGGTATCTCCTGGAATTTGACCCAACACAACATTATTAGCAGCATTAGTTGGATCATTTCTATTGCTCTTATCCTGATAGATATAACTATCAGAATGTTGAACCAAATTGGTTCCTAAAATTACCACATCTACTTTCCCACCAGTACCATCTGAAACAATAGTTTGATTTCCTTGATTATCAGTAGTTACCACACTTCCGTCTCTAGTCATAAGGGGGTCGCCAGGGCCCACAACATAAGCATCCTCTACTCCGGTAGTGGCAAGAGCGGTGTTTTTATAACCAAGTGCGGTACCTACACTGGAACCACTGAAAACAGACAAAATTCTATTTCGGAATGTGGCATCATCTTCTTGATCAGTGCCACCTAAAAAGGCTGTCACGTTAGTAACGTTGGACACACCAACAATACTAGTTCGATTAATTGAATACTGACCAATATTACCAATAGTCCCACTGGTAGTTGCTTGTACAGAAACTTCAACGGCATATTGATCTGTAATTCCAACAAAAGCAAAATTGGCTGAATATTTAGTTGCAATAGAGCGATAAAAATTAGTTTGCGCAGGGTTGACTGCAATACCAGTTAGAACAGCAAAAGATACCCCATTGTTAGCAATTACTACATCTCCCTTATTAACATTCGTTACACCAACAATAGAACTAAAAGTTAATATAGCGATTCCGGCAGATGGTGTTGCAGTTTTTCGAGAAAGACCAAAATTACGAGCTAGTTTGTCTAAATCACTACCAACCACAAGGCGAAGAGATTGTTGAGTGGAAACTTTAGAGAGTTCATCGTAAAGTAGAGCGATTTGATTGGCAGGGGCATCGATAGCAAGATCACGAGCGACAGCGCCAGGTTTTGTGTCGAGATTGGGCTGGTTTAACCGAAAATAGTCGATTAGACTAAGAATGATCTCGTTAGAAGATCGTATAGTCACCATATTATACCGCCTTCTTTATTTTATGTCGGATTCGATAAACACCATCTCTTGTATTTTGTTTGGCGCTTAGAGGGCGCCCGCTATATTTTTCTTTTTTTAACTTACAGTTTTTACAAATAATCAACATATCGCTACTATCCCTTATTCCAATAATATATCCGACATTTATAGACTATTGAACCCAAATTGAATTGTTATGGGTTTTAGGCCCTTACTCGTTACTTTGATACTAACCTGTAATAGGCGAGGATCACTGGTATTTCTTACTACATCGATGCTTAAAATTGAGCTTATTTGTTCATCGGGCGTTAGCTTCTGAAAACTTTTGAGCTGCTTGATCTGCAAAGTCCGTAAATTTTCAATAGCGTTTTGTAATTGAGTTTGTGCTACTTGTAAAATAATACTGGTAGATAAGGGGGATCCAATTAAAGAACGAGAGATAAAAGAGCCGTACCAAGGCTGTAATGGATTTCCACCTACAGGCGTCAGGCAAATTTTTAGAATATCCTGAACTAACTTGTTGCTATCTTGTACAATAGCTAGTTCTCCATTTTGGATGACCAGATCTCCATTAAATAGTTGTAAATCAAACGACATTCGTCCTTCCTCTTAGGAATGCGTGAATATTGAGGGGGTCTAACCTCATAATTTCACTAATGAATTTGATCATGTAGAAACTCGACCTAATTGTAGTCGATCTTCTAAGAACTTGTCCATAATGCTATAAATTTCTTTGATGCGATCTTCGAAGGTAGTTAGAGACTTAGTAATAGAGAATCCGGCCCCTCCAATTCTAGACTGAACAGAAGGATCATTGAAGGCCGAATTAGTTCTAAGTCGAGCGAATGCCTTTTCATCTAGTAACCCCACTAGAGCATTGACGTCCATTGACCAGAGAGCGGTATAAATAGCAATAATATCACAAAGTCCTAATCCACTAAATTCTCCCATAATGATTTCAATGGTCTGGAGGGCAGTATTGGCTTGATCAGTAAGATTAGTGCGATCTTGCTGTAGTTTATCTAAATTATCTTGTCGCTTATTACCAAAACCAGAAGTTGTATTTTCATCGGGTACTGGTTGAGCGGAGGCAAAATCAAAAGCAAAATTTCCTAAATCAACACTAGTAACACCTGATGTTTGATTGGTAATTTGATCTATCGCTGCTTGAGATTGAAGTTTTAGAATGGAGGCCTCGACCGGGCCATTTAGTGGATCAGATGGGTTGATTGAGGCGGTTGAACTACCGAACTCAGGCCCACCTGCATTAGGAATTGGAATCCATTGAAGTGTGCCAATAGAAGGAACCGATAGAGACCCAATTTGTTGCATTGATTCTACCAACCGATCGATCATAGAGCGTAATAGGTTTAAGTATTTCAACAAAATTTCTTGTCCTATGGTAGTAGTATTATTAGCATATATTTTGGCCAACAAATCTGGATCGACTGAAGTATTAATGGATTTGATATAGTTTTGTGCATTTTGGAAAGTTTGACTCAAATCATCTTGATTAGGAGGAAGTGTTAGTCGAACACGACATACATATTCTAAGAGTGGGCGAAAAAGATATTCATCATCTCTAAGTTTTGTTTTAGACTTATCTGTGGTGAATGGCACGCATACCAAACCGGTATCTGGACTTACCGTTATATCAATTCGAGGATCAACCATCAATGGCTTAATAAAATGAGAACGTTGTTGTAGAAATTGTCCCCTTTGAATAGTAGAATCTATTGTATCTCCGTTAGAATCTTTGTAATCACTAAAATCAGCAGTGTTAGCGATATTACGTTGTTCAACGGCATATTTTTGATTATTGGGATCTTGATCGAAGGGATCGGTGGAGCCCGTATCCACGAAAAAATTGAATTTGCGAGGTGTTTGGCTGGACAGTGCGGTAACACTAGAAGTAATATCAGGCACTGAGAATATTTGTCGTATATCTTGAATATATCTTTCTCTAGCATCCATAAGAGGGTATAGACCGGCTGCGCTGATGGCGATGCCTTGCTTATTGAGCTGGGGAGTGGTAGAATTAGCGGTCCCACTAAAAGCTTCTAAATCATATCCAGGATTATAGAATTGTGTTCCGTCAGAGGCTACCACTGGTAGCCCAATCAACCTATAGAAAGCGTGGCAACGACTTTCCTGTGGATTTGGGTCAATACTAATAAAATTATTAGAATTGATAGTAACTACTGATTGTGCTTTTGGATTGTTTATAACGCTAACATGGCTTCTAATTTGATCAATCTGTTGAATAAAACTGGTGTAGATCTGCTGAATATCAACATCATAATTTTGATTATCAGTAAAATCATTAGAATTGTCGGTAGTGGAGATATCAATTTTAGTCATTGATTACTCACTTTCTCTAGCCACATCACCGGCATCTCGTTCCGGCTTGCCGCGGTCATCGCCTTCTGGTGTTCCAACTACCGACGGAATTGGTGAATAGATGAATGTATATTTTAGTTGTTGAGTCGTCACCGTGGGTGTCTGAGTCAAATCTGTTGGTACTGATACACTAACAAACTGCTGACCTTCATATTGCATTTCAATAGTTCCAGAGCCCGATGTAGTAGAGGTAATATTGGCATCAAAGAACTGAACGCCATCATAAATAAACTGACTGATTTCTCCAAAGGTAATTTGTGGCGTGATATTGAGCGCCAAAGCTGCCGCTACATCAGTAGCCATATTGGCGGTTAGCGGGAGTCCGTTTCTATCATTGAGAGAAACTTGAACCAAAATCGATTCAGTAGTAAATTGTGTATTAGGGGTGATTGTAAAAGTACTTTGACTAGGATCGAAACCCAAATTGACGAGCGATTGTAGTGATGCTGCTGCGCCACTTCTCAAAGTATTTAGACAAGCGGTGGTAGTGGCTTGAAAATCTGCTACACCTTGATTGCTAACATTGCTTTGTAGAGCAGTGATCGCGGTTGCCAAGCAAGCCTGCGCACCTGCGAAACTAGGGATACCATTTACAATATTGACCAAAGCTGCTGGATTGGTTGTTCCGAATACAGTATTAATGAAAGTTTTATCGAAATTGATTGCGGGTACGCATCCCAAAGTAATCAATGCTTTACTCAATAGAACGGTGTGATTGATATGCAAAGTGTATTCAACATTGGTGAAATTAGCACCATCGGTTGGATTGAGTGGGGGACTGAACAACAATCCGATATTATCGCCTAGGTGAATAAATGATTCTAATGTTCCCTGAGAACCACCAAGCATAACGGGCGTCGTACCATCATCTTCAAAAACTAACCCACCTACTAATTCCAAAACTCCGTTAGTGATATTGGTTGTGCTGTTATCGAAATTATTGAGATTGGTGGTCGGTGCAAACTGTACTATGCAGCCATTGATTCTGATAAATCTGGCGCCCAATGGATCGGAACGGCCCCAAGGCGTGGCTGGGTTATAGAAAATTCGTAAATCGATAGTATATGGAACCTGAGAGATGGGGGTTGATGCAGTATAGTTAGCATCGGTGGGGAAAAAGACAGCACTGGTTCCGGCTGGCAAATCAAAAGCCTGTGTAATATTGATGAAAGCATTCTGAATAGAGGCCATTGCATCATAGAACTGCCAACTTTCTGGACGAGTGCTGCCCAATAATTTTCCGAATTGGGGTGGTAAATCTGGGATGAGTGCAACTAAATTGGCGTCAATAGCGACTTTGTTGTAGTATTGGAAAGTGCCACTACCGGTGATGGTAGTATTATTTCGAATGAAGGAGGGGCAAACATCCGGCGTGCAGCACTGCTCAGGGTTACCATTGCTGCTACTGCATGGGGGGATACTAAAGATAAGGGCTAGAATTTTCTTGATAACATCAATAATGATTTCAAATAAGGCAAGTAGAACGAAAAGGTTTTGAAAGGCACATAGAATGAGTCCTATTTTGTTGATAGCGGCAAGAATAGAAGGGGCATCTGCCATTCCCGCGGCGCGCTCGATGACTTGAATATTTTTCAAGATCAATTCAATGAGAGTAAGAAGCTGAGCAAGAATGTATTCAATAAGTGCAAGTAAAAGAAGAAGAAGCGAAATGATCATTACTATCATCGCAAAATATGGAAATAAACTTAGAAATTCAGGAAGGCAAACGCGAAAAAGCCGCTCCATCGCACGGATTAGCTTGAAGGGATTGGGAATTGCGCATAGAATTTCGATGATGCAAATAATCATATCCAAAATAGGAAGAATAAACTTATAGGACATCAAAAACGGTAAAAAGAAATCCATCAACTTGAGTATCTGATCGAGGACGCTTCTACCATATGAAGCGGGGAGAACTCCTTTTAGAGTGCCAGAAGGAAGAATAAGTTGAAGAGCATTAAAGAGGCCCAGCAAGTCCTCAGGCATACCCGCCGGAAACGGAATATTGAATGAGGGTAGTGCCGGAGTAAAAGGCAAACCAAAGCCTGGAATAGGATTCGCCGGAAGCGGCGGGATATTGGTTTGAATTGCACTAGGATTACAGGGGGACATTATGCTACTATTTTCTTCCCAATTGATGTATTTTCATTACTATCGCACCCCTCGGGGCTGTCAAACGCGATGACCACCGTTGATTGATAGCGACATGACCTTTTGCATCCCGTTTATTACGCCTCTTACGACAATTATTATTGGCCTTGCATAATGAATTCTCATAGTAAAACCATACTATTCGGAGTTTTGGCACCAATTGTTTCAAATGTTTTACTACCACTCTACGACGAGCAGACCATCCACACCATAAATCACCTACATAAACATCAAATCCATTTTTGAGTGCTATGGCCACCTTTTTTCGTCGATCAATGCCAGATTGGCCCCTATCACTTAGTCCTTCATCAAAAAATTTAGCCACTGGATGAGACTTTTGCATTGTGTTTAGAAACCAAGATTTACCCGAGCCGCATAGACCAATAACGATTGTGAGAGTTCCGACCATATCTTACTCTATATCCGATCTTTATTCTTGACCCGGTACTTTGGGTTCATTTCCCCCAATTTTGCCAGACACTTTTAAGGCTTCTTCCAGTTCCTCTATAACCCGTGATTTCAGAAGTTTGACTGCCTGATCCACTTTCTGAATATCTACCTTAGTCAAATCGTGGTAACTGATCACTTCGACAGCCATTTTCCACATATTTTGATACAAGGTTTGATCTAGTTCTTTCTGGGTGTAGGTCATCCCAGCGTTTTCTTCGAATACAGGTCCCAGAGCAGAAAGCACTACATCCGCTAATTTAGTTTGTTTTAGTTCCTTGGCTTCTTCGGCCTGAGCCAATAGTCTTTTATATGTTTGTTGTCCTAGTTTTCTCATATCATTCTCCTTATATAGTTCCAGCGGTCGGTAATTTATTTACCCATCTGTTTTGTATAAATACATTGTCTCCCGTAATATTGATATCTCCCGTAGCACTAAAATTCATTTCTCTCGCCTGAACTGCCACTCTATTTGGTGTAGAAACGATTACACCGTCATTACTAATTCTTACCATTGTCATAGTAAAGCCATCGTGTAATACCCTAATATCTATATTTCCACCCCTAAATGCATTATTGACACTTTGGAATCGACTATCATTGCTAACCGTTGTTCCACCGATTTGTAAAATTAAATCGCCATCCATACTGATGGCAGCACTAACATTGTTTAGGTCTCTACCGAAATTGGCAACCATTCCACCAGCCGTGTCTAACCATAATGATTGTCGATCAATTGTATTAGCGCCAACATTAAGGGAAAGAAACCCGTCTAAATTGATGGTACCGCTGCGACCACCGGCATTAGCATTATCACCGGAAACATTGATAGTACTATTGACTAAATTATTTATGAGAGGAATTGATGAAAGATCAAAGTTAGGGAAGTAAAGGGATTGTTGAAAAAGAGAAAAATTAGCAGATTGCAAAGTATAACAAGTATCGGTAATCGAGTGAAAAGTAGTACCGTATTGAATATGCTGTCCGGTAAGACGATCAATTGGGGTCGCAGCAGAACCGCCATCCAAAACCGATATCTCTCCAGTTCCGAAAGCATCTAAGTAGATATCCAAGTTATCATTATTTTTGATTAATTTGTTTGGATTGCTATTATCATCCGTTCCAAATGTAGAATAATTTTCATATCTGGTCAATAGTGAAATGTTTCCAGTTTCAGAAGAAGCTGGAATATTGATCTTGAATTGCCCTTCTTTATCGACATCAAAAAAGAATCGGCTGCGGGTGCGGGCATAATCAGCAGAAGAGTTGATATCTGGTAATTGAAGCTGTCCGTTAGATCCGGTCAAATCTTTTCGAGCATTTATCTCAAAATGATAGGCGATACTTTTTCTTTCCAAAGTTTTGATTTGATCGAAAATTTTATCTTTAGTAGTATTACCTTGTGAAGTTTTCAGAGTAAGATTATTTTGTCCAATTGGAATGGCAGACCTATTAAGATCTAGAACATTTCCAAATATATCCACTACTGTACCCGACACCTTCTCCATTAGAAAATTAGGAGATACTAAAGAAAGACTGAGAGTATCAGAACGAGAGGCGCGGCGGTTAGGAAGAATATATGTGGGAGCCATTTGTCCCGTATTAGCATAGATATTGGCCTCAGTAATATCATCTGAGACATTACTACTATAGGCAAATTCATATACCATTTCCCGATGTTCTACGAAGGGAGGATTTTTACTGGTGCTGCGAGAAGCAAAATTAGTTCCCATAGAGGGATCCAGTCCTACCGGAAATAAATTAGAATCGTACATATCATCAGTAAGCTTCATCGAATCTGGATAATTAGTATTAGGGGCCAAATCTCTTTTTACAACGCCATTTACAAATCTGGAAGATTCCGTAAAAGAATAGATATTACTAAAATTGGTAGTATATTTATTAAGAATATGACTACTACTTGTGTCCAAATGGATATTTTGATTATCAGATCCTATAAAAATGTCAGGATCACTCAGAGACATTTTAGTAGTATCAGTGGCTTGAACTAATATCTCACCATCCACCAAATCAGGAATTTGAGATATATTACTAACCCTAAATGATACGAAATACCAACTACCGCCCTCGCCTTGTCCAATAATAATTGGGGTGCCTGCTTGTACTTTGCCACCAATAAAGGCACCAGAAACTGAATAAAAAGAAAAAGGAATTTGGACTCTCCTTTTTTTGTCTTGTGGAATAGTTTGGGCAGACATATCCAATTCAGCTTCAATAAATCCTCTTTGAGGGTTGTGACTAACTACTTTGGCTAATCGAAGTAGCCCTACTGGTTGAACATTACTGGTCATTGTGGTATTGGATTAGTGTTAGAAAAATAAACTGTGCAGTCTATAATATATCGATAAAGAGAATCAGAAACATCGGTATTAATAGCATCAGTACTACTACTTGTGAGATTGGCTTGATTTCTAGCTAAATCCCAAGCCTTCTGACTAGGGCTTCTAAAATTATTGGCATTACCAAGATTTACCGCTACCACACTAACTGCGTTAGATGGCAGTGATTTGGTAGTGCTGCCACCTAAAGTGGGATTAGTGGGCGAAAAGCCGGTACCAGTTAGTTTTTGTTGTAGAGAATTTGCTGCTGATTGTAATGTTTCATCAACGGCGCCACCATTATAGAAGATGCGAAGCTCAACGGTAGGGCTTACATTAGAGCCTGGTAAATTGAGAGAGCCTACCGCATAAGAAGCGACATATTGTACATTTGAGAACACTGTATTATTGAGAGTAGCGTTGCTACCGCTGAAAAGTTGGTCATCAATTGAACTAAAACCAGAAGAATCTGGATTGATAGCAAAAGCCCCAATGTTAGATTCATTAAAATTACTCTGATGGCGATAGGTAACATAGTTAGATTGGTCTCGATTATTATAGAGTAATTTACCAATGATGTCAGTTGGGGTTGGAATATATTCACCTGGATTATGACCATAACTTAATTCTAATGTGGTGGTGAATGTGCCACCAAAATTGAACTGATGTGAGACGCTATGTACGTAAAATAATATATCTAAATCTTCAATATATACGACCTCGCCTGGCTGCATATATTCATTTCCTGCTATAGCAACTCTACCGTGAAAAATGTTTCGGCGGGCGCGGGATAGTAATGATGCAGCATACGGGGCGCACTGAGATTGGGGATTAGAAAGGAATGGAACTGGAATTGCATGCCTATTTTGCACTCCATAAATTCTCCAAAGATCATAATCGATCGCAGCGCCGGTAACTAAAGCATTTCCGCCTTCTGCGAAAGCATTGAGGTCAGATGGTAATAATCCATTGTTAATGTAGGGATCTAATAATCCTTGAACTTCGATATAAGTAAATTCCGGCTTTTGCTCCAAAATATTCATTGAAATAATTTGATAGTTATGAATTACATATCTAGAACCAGAGCCCGGGCCTAAATCATCATAAGATTCATCTTCAATCATATTCTCGAATATTTCAGGAATATTACTGTTACCATAGAGATCCGGAAGCAAAAGTTTATTGGCTACCGTTTTGTCATTTGGATCATTGAGGGCTATTGCTTCCTGTGCATTTTTAATAGCAACGCTGAGATTTTTTAACGCTTTTTGTCTATTAGAAACCTGAGTTGCCATATCATTAGTTACTTTAATTATATCTACCTGACTTTTGGCAGAAGTTAATAAGGTAAGATTTCCCTGCGCGTCTTGTTGTAGGAAATTATCAAGTGTCACTGGCTGGCCGGTTTTACTACTTATGATCTTTTTCAGCGAATTTATTCTATCAATGCTGATAGTAAGAGACGGAGCCTCTATCAGTGATACCGCTAATTGGGCCCTAACTGCACTATTGAAAAGATTGGTGTTGGTAGAAAGTTGATTACTAAGATTAGCGGTGAAAGTTTGATCAATAGAACTAAATTTTAGGTCTGGATTTGTTTCTTTGTCAAATTGTGAGAAATCAGAAATACTACCACCTGTATCTCCGACAACCGGATCGCTAATAAAAGTAAAATTACCGTTAGCACCTAATCCAATAGCATTATTGGTATTTAATGCCGATTGAACTGAAATGTCATCGTTATATCCAATTAATGCTCCATCTAGTCTTATCTGGTTTTCCACTATTTCTACTTGATTTCTAAGACTAGTAATTTGGTCTACGAATAAGTCTTCAATAAATTGAGGAAATAGTTGTATTCCGGATTGCTGTCTAAGTTGTATCATCCGATAGAAAACTGAACTTGGCATTCTATTATATTGCTCTGGTCTAATTCTGATGTGACCCTGAGTATCGCAAAAAACTTCCAAATTCAATAATTGAGCTACCGTTCCAATTTGTTGTTTAACGGTAGTAAATTCGCTCTTAAACAAACTCAAATTATCTGATAGAGATTTGCCGAAAGCGATGATATCATAATCCTTATCATAAGAATCATCTACGATAAGTAAATTTTTATCTTGATTGGATCGGACTGCCCAGGACATTCTTCGAGTTAGAAAATTGACTTTCTTTCTTAGAAGCGCTCTATTCCCGGGCTGAGTAATATCAGCATTGCTAGTGGAATTATTTAGAAACTCACCACTATCATATGAAACATCATTTCCTACTACTGTTAGCGGAATTGCTGACGAACCCAAAGAACCGGTGATATTACCTGAGATATTGCCTAATTGAGTTTGTAAGGTCTGAATCTGATTTTGTAAATTTTGGCTCTCATCGGGGCCAGCTTTGGCCATCAAATTTTGAGTGTCCTGAATTTGTTGTAATAAACTATCCACCTGAGAATTGATCTGACCAATAAAAATGGATTGCTGAGCCATTGCTTGAAAAGTTTGTTCTGGTACCACCAATTTCTTGAACGGAATAAAATCTCCCCATAATAAATTATTCTTTTGTAAGTTAGAAGTAATTCCTAAATAGAAAGAGAATGATGAATCTCGATTATTTTGGGGGTCTCGTTGAATATTATCTAACTCCGCTACTGCCTTAAAATAAGTGGCATAATTGTACGGTAGGCCAGTAATAAGTAGAGACAAGACGTTCATAATATCTTGCCCAGCAAACGGTTCGGATGTAATAGCGGGCGTTCTTACGGTATTAGGGTCGTTAGCATTAAACGAATCGCCAAACTGAACGAAAATACCAATACCCTGTTTCCATTTATAGACTAAACCATCTGGTAAATACATAATATTCCGCGTACCACCACGACTATCTATTTCTACCGCCTGTACCAAATTATCAGTCGAGGCTAATTGACCGGCCAATCTACCACTTTTGTGCTTGATGATATTTTCTTCCAAAATGGCTTGATTTTCTGGAAGAAGCGGGGGAGCGTTGCCCTTGAAGTTATCGGAGACTGTATCGAATTTAGTCTGAAACGGGGTTAGCGGATCAAATAGGGGGCCATTGAAAGTATCTACGGCTGGTTTGAGATTGACTACACCCATCTCTAAATAGCCCATATTATCAGTGCCTTGTACCTCCAATACATATTTGCCATTAGACCAATTACTTTGAGATTGACTTACTAATCCACCAAAAACATGTATCCCTTCTTTTTCTGTAACGAAAAGATTTCGTAATAGTGTCCATAATTGATCAGGACAATCAACGCCAACATATATAGATTTTTCAATCTGTGTATTCAGATCCCCGGATGGATTGAAAAGTGTATTGAATTGGTTTTTCAGATCAAAAACGGTGTTATTGAGATTTTGTAAATAGCCAAGGCCAGTTAGCATATTTTGCAGCCCGCCTATTACCTTATTATCTAATCTAGATTTGGAGTTCATGTAAACATTGACTTGATCCAAGGGTTGGGCGATGAATTTGCCACCGTAATGAAACCTCAACATTTTTCGAGCATGTCGAGTAATATTGGAAAACTGATTGAAATTAGCCTGAGAACTATTCATCAAAGTCATCTGATCAAAGATAGACTTGATTGCGGCAGTAAAAAGAGTCAGTTCAGAAGGGCTCAGTCCTTGATCTTCTACGGCAGGGGCACCCTGCAAACTATCAGGGCTAACATTGACTCCGTTGCTAGAAGAAAATGGATCAGAGAACGGATTGAAAGTGAAATTGAGCTCTACTCCTAAGGCATCAATAATGGCGCGCACTTTTTTACCAAGTAAGGTATTAGGACTAATAGAAAATTCAATAGCACTAGCACCACGTGCTACTCGTGCTTGATTTAGTTGATTGATGTTATCGGCTACTACATTGTTGATATCGTTTTGTCCTTGTACAAAGGCCGGACTGGTAAAGAAAATATTGTTGGCATCACTTAGAGCCTGCTCAATGTCATAGTTAGTGATACGGGTAATTTTATATGGGTCTTCAATTGAAAAATTGAAAGTACCACCGGAGCCACCCATAGAATCGATATGAATACTAGTACTTATATTAGTGATATTGGTCAATTCAATAACACCAGTGCCATATGCCATATCAGTCCTAAATAATGGATTGACATCAGTTAGCCAGGTGGTGTAAGGGGTATCATGAGAAAAGGCTTGCACCGTACGAATTTTGTCAATGACTCCACTAAGTTGGGAAAAGGCTTGTAGAAAACCACCCGGATCGTCAGACTGTGGACTAAAATTACTAGTCAGATCACTGAAAGAATCGGCAGCATCATCCACTAAATTGATGATCAACGGCATTAGATGGTAGTCTAATCTTCCGGTGGTAGTACTAACTCGTTCGATTTTAGCCAATTTTTCTAGAGCTGCGATTTGACGACATTTATTGAGGAAGAGAAATTTGGATGCGCGATAATAGAGTTTCTCATCCTGATCCATATACTCGCTGCGAAAATTTTCCGCCAGTGTGGAAAACGCACGTTTTTTAAGTAAAACAGTCATATCTGGTTCTTGCCATAACATCTCATATGGCTCAGGATCAACATTGAATTGATCAAATCTGATATAGCCTTGTTCTAGGTATCTTCGTTCCGCTGACTGATCAATTTTACTGGCAAAATCACCAAGAGCGCCTAGTTTTTTGACCTGACCATTCTCGACAATATCGAGGGTATTCATTTGATTTTCACCAATTCCAAATTGTTCTTGGATTTGATTGGAAAGACCGGTCAAAAAATCGTTAGACATTAGGTAGCCTTCTTTCGATGACGTGTTCGTCTAACACCATCCAGTAAATTTTGTTTGGCACTCAGTGGTCGAAGATTTTCGAGTGCCCAACATTTCTTGAAATTTTCATCTTCCATAGAAGTATAAGGAAGATCGGATTGTGGAGTAATATGATCGATCTGCCAAGTCCAAGTAGCGGGATCGTTGTCGTCCCACGTTTTGACATTGTATGGGCCACGATTTCCCCAATTCATCCAAGCATTATGGCCAACCCATTGACTCTCAATATGAGCCATAACTTCTGATATAGGATTAGGAAGGTAAGTTTTGACCGATTTCCCTTTTTTGGAAGAACCGGCCCTTTTGAGATCAGCAGATACGCGCCTAGAAATATCCTGCCTCATAGCAAAAGAAGGATCCTTAGACCTTCTTTTCTTTTCTGTTTCTCTCCGTGAAACCCTAATGGTCTCTATATTCTGATTGTAGTATGCTTTCTTAGCCTCTTTGGTACGTTCATAATAGTTTTTCGCGGAGGCCTTGATGCGTTCTTTATTTGTTTCACGATACGTTTTGAAGTATTCATGTCTAACTTCGCTAATAGATTCTTTATGTTCGTTTCGATATTCTATAAGATATGAGAGCCTGCACTCACGACACTGGCATCCGTGGTATTTCTCTTTCTCCAATCCGCAATCTTTACAAATGATCAACATGCTTTACCTATATCCCGTTCGCCCTAAATTTACGCCAGATCATATTCATTGATTTTTAGAACTGATTATTGTTCAATTTAGCGAAAGTGAGTGGGATTCCGCCAGCCACATCGTTATTGGAGGGGCCGGAAATAGCAGACCTCTGAAAAGCGAAACTATTGGTGCGATATCCGCGACGCTGTGACGCAGTAAATTGAATGTCGTACTCAAAAAGACTGAAATGATCTGAACTTTCGGTCCAACTCATCGACTCGAACCACCCCCTGTACACCCAACCTGAGTAATACATCTCTACCGCAAATGCTAATGATGCTAAACTAGGTATATTTCTGGGGGCCAGAGAATTTAGTTGATTAGTCCCAAATATTCCTTGAGCAATTCCCGACCCCAGTAATCCACCTATATCCCCTCCAATACTACTTCCACCAGCACCAAACGCTCCTCCGATTACATTACCAGCGGCACTACCAATAGAATTACCAATTCCAGTGACCAACTGATTGGCTGCGCCAATTGCGGCATTATTGGCCGCAAGGGATAAGCCTACCGCGTCAAAAGCGTATTGTTCGGCTCGATAAATTTCATAAAGGACGTTGATGCCTTCGATGCCAGAACTACCGGTAGTACCCCTTATGCTAATGTTGGTAAGTTCCTCACCCCAATACTGGGCGACGAACCCGCCCTTAGTGCGCTCTTTGCTGATGATCTTCTTATTGGAGATAACCAAGTTATTCGGATTGACATACATCTTAATCACTCCAAACTCGGGTATAAAAAAGCTGATTAGGTTTCTCTGACGCTCTGCCAACAGACCATATTGTTGATGGCTAGATGGTAAGCCATCGCCATCCGCTAGTGGTACACCTGGCACAGTAAAACCATTGTTAGTATCGTCATTGCCATTATTAGGATTGGCTAATGAATTAACGCCAGTATTTAGCCCGGTTACTGCGCTATTGATGCCATTGATTGCATTTGAGAGTGTTTGGTCGATTCCTGCCATTAGTTATCCTTAGTTTAGTATCCTGGTTCGTTCGAGGGAATAGGTGCGATTGCGTGAACTTGCGCATCTTGTAAAGTGCCTTGATTACCTTTGATTACTAGTGTTCCGGTTAGTTGCATCTTTCTGGGTTGTTGAGGCGGGGCGGTATGATGACCAGCTGGGGCGGGGCCTCCGGGATTCGGTCTAGCTAAAGACGCTTGCACTTGATCTCGAATGGTGCCTGGTGGCATTTGACGAGGCATCGTTCCGCGCTGAGGCATCATTGGTTCGCTGGTAAAAAGTTGCTTGAAAGTATCTGGCATACCCTTAGCAACACCTAATAACTGAGGTATATCTTGACCCAAAGACTGTAATAAGGCCTGCCAATTGCCAGGAGACCGTTCTGCTTCGGAAGCGAATATTCTGCCTGTTGCCCCTCTTTCTGCTTGTCTTCCTTCTGAACGCATCCTATTCATCAAATCTGTGGCTGCAGGATTCTGCACCTCTCCGGCCCCGCCGAGCATACCTCGTGCGGTACGAGCAGTCGCAATTCCTCCCATCATCTTCCCCCACTCAGTGTTAGCAACGATTTGATTGAGGGCGGTGAGAGAACGTGATTGAATATCCGCTCCCTTTTCAGTAGTCTTAGCGAGAAGGGAAGCGGCATCTTTTTCTTGCAGTTTTCCTCCCGGTTTGGCTAAAGCGGCGATGATATCAGTGGCCTGTGCTTCACTCATGCCTTTTCCAATCCCGAATACTCCGCTGGTTATCATTTGACGTTCACGAGTGAATTGGGCTGCCGATGCCTGACTCTGCGTAGCTTGCTGTAGAGTAGTAATTTGTCCGCCCATTTGTTGAGTCATAAGTTGGCGAACCTTATCAAAGACCTCGCCTGATTTTCCGGTTTTCAACATCTGTTCGATTTGTGCCGCTCCCATTAGACCACCAGGGCCACCAGTTCGAGAAGAAATCAAAGCCTCCTGTGCAGTACTAAGATGAGCCAATTGCCCCTGCAAATCGCCCGCAAGCTCAGCCGCGGTCTTCATACTCACTCCGCCATCGCGAAGGCCTTGAAAGAGTTTGGCAAAATTCTCTGCAGCACCGTCAGCATTGTCGCCTAAGAACTTGAATTGGCTGGATACATCTTCCATATAACTAACTGCATCTGACATTCCAACGCCTAATTCTTGGCTTAATTCAGCGGTTCTAGCGATATATTCATTGGCCTGTTGTCCGCTCAAACCATAATTGGCCTGTGCCACTGACAATTGTTGCATCACTTGATCCAAGGTTTGCCCAGTACCAGCTGCTAACTTGCTGACGTCACTAAAAGCATGAGTCTGATCTATAACGTTTTGGGTAGCATCACCTACCGTGCGTAAATTGCCTGGTATCCTAGCCCATTGATTGTAATAATTGACTACATCTTCAGCTGACATTCCGGTAGTTTTACTTACACCTTGCAAAAGTTCAGTTTGAGTCTCTAACATTGAATCGAGATTACGTAAGTGAGGACCTGCGGCCTCTATCACTTGACCAAAAGAACCGCCTGCAGCTGCTGCTTGTAGGAATCCCATCTGCAATTTGATGGCACTATCTGCGCCAGCAGCAAAACGATCAACTAACCCACCCATTATTTCTTTGGCTTTGTCTAGCCCAAATTGACCCGCCACTTTTCCCAGATCGATTCCAAACATCTTGGTAAGAGCGCCTATCATAGGATCAGCAATAGTAGTAATGCCACTGATGCTAGATTTGAGGGACGTCAATTGATTATTGAAAGTGCTAACGCCCCTAACATCACCAAACCCATCAAATGCTTTGGAAGCGCCGAAAGCGGCCACAGTCAATACACCAATAGCGTTAGCGGCCTGAGGGCTCTGAACAGTAATATCCGATAGATTAGATTTCAGTTTGTCGAGGGCCTTATTCGCCTCTTCTTCAATGATCTTATCTACATTCTTGAACTTATCACCTAATCTTTGTAATGCGTCTTTTGCGGACGTGATTCCTTGATTAGCAAGTTCTTGTAGTTTCTGCTTATACTTTTCGATGCTAGCAGACGACTCATCCAGAATCTTTTGTTGAGATTCTATCTGCTGTGTAAGACCACTGATGTCGACGGTATCGGCCACTTATTACTCCTTGAGGTGTTTCTTCCGCTTCTTACGCACTGGCTCTGGACTTGCGTTCTTATCTTGCTGCACAAACTCCCATGACTTCTCAAATTCCTTGTCCGAAGACGCATACTGATTACTTCCTTCTCCGGTTAGTTGTTTGACTGCTTCCGGATTCCAGAAGGATCCTATTAGATATGCAGTATTTTTAGCCAGTTCTGCTTCGTCTAATTGATCGGCCCACCAGTTATGAAACATCCAAACCTTCATAATTGGATCTAAATCCTCTAACATTTGACTGTCGGGAGCCTGGCTAAACATTTCGCATAGGTGCCAATGGAAACGTTGTTCCGGCTCGTTGGCTATTTTTTTAGGTCTTCCCCTAACTGAGCCGCGTCTTCAGGCGTCTTGATGGCGTACTTTTGATTGATTTCTGCGGCTAATAGTTGATATTCCGCATAAAGTCGCGCTAAAATGGCTTCATCTTGATCCTCGACAAAATTCAATGCTGCATCTAAAGATGGGGTTCCCAGAAACAAATCCAAGTCAGTATCGGCTACCCGACATAAGGAACGAGCCAGGGTCTGTCTCCGGAGCTCAAAAGATAGCTCAACCGTACCATCAAAAGGGGCTACAGCCAAGAAAATCTCTCGTAATTCTCGACCTTTGAGAGATCGGAGCACGAATCGAACATCGTCAATTTCTACCTCTCGGGTCAATCGGCCTAGCCCAGTCAAAACTTCGATTCTGGTTCGAGCGGTATCTCCCAGTTTTTCTTTTCCAGAGAATTTGGCTTTTCTAGCATCAGAGATGGATTTCTCGATCTCGTCCAGACTCATTTCCTTTACGGCCGTACGAGCCTTCATTGCCTCCTGGGCGCTGTTTGAGAGCGGGGGTAGGCCTCTAGCCCTGAGGCGCTCGTTGGCTTGTTCTAGGTCAAATTCGGAAGGTCCAGAGGCATCTGGTACTTCTAGCTCTTTCATAGGCTGGGAAGTAAAGGTGCGATTAGAGATGGTGCTTTTGATACTTGACATAATATACTCCTGAGAAAGTTTCTATGAGAGTATATATCCGAGAGTTTTAGAGGCTTGCTTCAATTGTCTGGGGAATAGTGTGCCTGACTTGCCTAGCACCTTCCGAGATGTTTTGTTTGGCATTTAGAGGCCGCAAGTTTTCTAATGCCCAGCATTTCTGAAACGCTTCATCCGCCATTGAGGCATAAATAAACTCACTATGAGGAACAATATGGTCTATGTGCCACTTCCAGGTGGCAGAATCGTTATCATCCCAAGTGTTTTTCCTATAATGCCCCCAATTATCCCAGGTCATCCACGGCTCGAACTGTTTTTCGAGATGATCTTTGAGTTCGTGCATCGTATAGGGTAAGTAATCATTGATAGAATGGTTTCTGACGCTCGTTGCATCTCTAAGTCCCCTATGAATGGCTTTAGAAACAACTTTCCTGAGTTTGCGAATGCGTTTGAGATTTTCTTCATCAACGTGGGGGATTATATTGTGTTTGACGCAGTAATCTTGAACATTGGATTTGTGTATGCCAATAAGCCTGCCAATCTGTGCAGAGTTCCAGCCCCGCCATTTTAGATCACGTATTTGTTGCCCAATTTCTTCGGTAATTTTGCCGGAACAATTGGAATTTGAGCTTTTGAGGCCGTGTTGCTTGCAAAAATTCCTGATAGTCGCTTCACCCAAGCCAGTAATTTCAGCGATTTTTGCTCGCCCATATCCTTGGGCCACTAGGTCAATGATTTGATGTTTTAGTTCCAAAGCGAGGCGCGTTTCTATTAGCCTACCATCAACGAAAATCCCTTTTCGCTTACAAAAACGAGCAACTGAGGATTCAGCAAGATCAAACAATATGGCTATTTCGGCCGTGCCCGTTTTTTGAGCATATAGACTAATTATTTTGTCGCCCATTTCTGGAGTGATTTTGACGTTTCTCTTGATCCCATATTTGGCGAATATCTTACTGACCGATTTGATATTGATGAGAATAGCATCAGCTATCTTGTCTATTGATAGACCCTGCGAGCGTAAGGCTAAAACCTTGTCTTCAATTTCTTTGGTTAGAGTGGTTCTACGGCGCTTTTGTTGTTCCATACAGCACTCTATATCGGACGCTACAGAAGTTTTGCACTTTTCTGACCAAGGGCATCAAAAAGATTAGTATGGGAGTACGGCAGCGAGTAGGCCTGGCACGTCCAGTGCTCCCCTTCGACCACCTACGTCCGCACTCTGCTCGATATCACTGGTCGGGCTCTGTATTGCCAGCGGAATATTGAGAGTTCCACCTGTTGAACCGGGACCATTGGAAAGGGTTGTAAAGATGTCTTCTGCTTCCCATTGCATACGGTCAGTGATGATCCAATCAGTAGCCTGATATCCATAACTGATTTCTCTAATCCATACGTTTTTGATGGTAGTAATTAGAGCGTTATTGCCATTACCATTCCAAACGTCAATGATTACAATATCGAAAGGGTACCGTTGAGACTTAGCGTGCAGGAAACTGCGTGAAAAGGCTTCAGAAATCCGCATCCGCTCGAAACGAATACGCTCGCAGGTGCCACGGACATTAGTAGAACGAACAGGAACAGAATCAATGTGACCATCTGTTCCCACTTCATCAATCATTCTAATTTCACGATCCTCAGTAATTTCCATACGTTGGACTGCACCGACCGCATTAGGCCCAACCTTGATGATAATATTGGTAGAAATGGCAGTCGAAGTAAGGTTGCTCCCATTACTATTGAGTAACTGACTTCCGGTGTTCGAAGCAAATTGTTGGGGAATAGCCATCTAGTGAATCCTTTGTAGTAGTCCTACATACTATATATCAGGATATTACCGGCTCTTACTTATTTCTTGGCTTTCGTTTCTTGCTTTGATGTCGGATTAGTTTGACACCATCTGAATGATTTTGCTTGGAATTGAGCGGCCTAAGATTTTCCAGGGCCCAGCACTTTCGGAAATTTTCGTCCTCCATTGAAGCATAGGGCAGATCAGTTTGTGGAATGATATGATCGATTTGCCAAGTCCAAGTGGTTTGATCTGCGTCTTTCCAAGTTTTTCGATGGTAGGCTCCATAAGTGTTCCACGTCATCCAAGACTCAAACTGACCTTCTAAATGGACTTTTAGTTCTTCTATAGTATAGCCGAGAAAATCGAGACAACTTCGACCTTCTTTCGTGACATTGAAGCCTTTCAGCATTTTCCAGATACTGTATGAAATGCTTTTACGAAGGACAAAACAAGGATCGGTTTGGCGAAGTTCTTTGGCTCGTTTGTTCCCTTTCTCTTTGTTGAGAAGGTATTCACAGTCTTTACAAACCGTTTCAAAGGAGACCCGATCACCTTTTACCCTCTTCCTAAAATCAGAGATTGGCTTGGTGATCTGGCAGATTTTGCAGCAGTGCTCGGTTTTGAGGTGGGCGATGCGAGGCGGGGTTCTACTACGGGTATCGATTCCAAACTCATCGCGAATGGCATTGACACAATGTCGTGTAATCACAAGCTCTTTGGCAATCTTGCGCGAGCCCATTCCCTGATCAAACATTTCCTTTACTCGCTGTTTGATATTATAGGACACAACGTTCTCGACTCCTGCTCGATACCACTTTCCGTCACCATATCGAGGAACAGCCTCATTATCCGATAAAACAAGAACGACGGTTCTTTCACTCATATTGAAGCGTTTGGCTAGATTTTCAACCTCAGTCCCCGCTGTGTAGAGCATAATGATTTCCGCTTCTATTTCGGGAGTACGCTTCGTTTTGGCAGTCATAAAGAGAACCTAATCACCAGAGGAGTGATTGTCAATATGCCCTAGTTGAGTTACGTGGATTATAGCAATCCAATGCTAATTGTCACATAAATGAAATCGATCGGAAATACGGGGGCTACACGCACACTGATATCGATCTGCGTTGGATCCACCGAATCCTGCTCAATCAGTAAATCTTTCCACTGCGTGAGCCATCCTTGTGAGATAAAGCTATTGAGTAATCCGTTAGCCCTGGCACTCAAATCTGCAACGATAGTATCAGTTTGAGGTAAGCCTATGAAAGCAGCCATTCCGGAACGCATAGATTTAGCAATACGATCTCGAATAAAGACGATTGAAATTTCTTCCTCTTCGACGAATCCACTTTGTGTAGTTGTAATGCCCCAAACTACTCTACCACCACCAGTTACTGGTTGTAGCACCGTTACACCTGCTTGCGCTAGCTGCGCCAGCGTCAATGGAGAGTACATCTTATTGCTAAGGATAGTAAAGCCTGACAAAACCTTATTGGTTAGTGGCATTGCAATGTTATTATTACCAGAGCAATAGCCAGCCGCGGCCGCTGCAAGGAAGTATCCGCTTACTATAACGTTAGATGTTCCTGCTTGAACTACGATTTGGTCGGGGAAGAAGTATACGGCTCGGAAAGTTTCTCCATAAGAATTGGAAACTGAATAATTAGCCAAATCTTCCGTATCACCATCCAAAATTTCTGCAACCGTATTGCCATGGATACCTTCTAGCACTCCTAGGCTTTCTACCGCTGCTAACGAGGTTCCAATTAGATTACTTGGAGTCAAACCATTGATAGCGCCAATGAAAGTCACGCGTTCCAACTTGTTAGCGATATTACTCATTGTTATGCAGTGAGTAACGGTGTTTTGGAAAATGACCGAAATAGTCTGTAGTGGTAGGGGTACAATGATATCTACATCTACCTTTTCCAATGCTGCCAAAGCGTTGATCCACCCGGCATCATAAAACGATGCATCACGGGCGTCCACGATGGTAACACGAAGACCAAATCCATTAGGAACAATATTCTTATTGACTACAATGTATTCGCTGACATTGAGCGGATCAATTATCTCGTAACGAACATCAGTTTCAGTGATGAAAACTCTCTCAATAGTGAGAGTATTGGTGCCAGAGTTGTAGGCTGTAATAGCATATGCGCCGTTGTTAGTGCCTACTGGTTGACCAGCAATTTTCAATTGTAAGCCAAGCAGACCGGCTCCCCCTACAGTTCCAAAATTGATGACAGAGCTGGTAAAACTACCGATGCCATCTTGAAGGCCATCATCTGTTAGCGTGCCATCAGTACCAGAGCTACCAGTTATTGGCGCCCCAGTGAGAGGATTTATCAACTCGAAGGTGATTCCAGATCCGCTGGTGAAGCTGGTAAAACCATTAGTACTAAACTGTAATTGACCATTGACTACTGAATTGATGGTAAAATAAGGGTGAGTACTACTATGAGTGGCATTTTCACTAATGTTAGAGGTATTCTGAGCATCGATGATTAGAAGGATTTTACCGATGTAAGAAGAATCAAACACGATAGAAGAACCAAAAACACCTTGCAATCTGCTAAGTCCAGGCGTAATATACCCGTCAAATCCAGTTGCATCAGTAGCAAATTCTTGAATTACGCTATAAGAGAAGGAGTTACCGGCAGGAGCCTGAGTGTTATCACCGACAAATGCACAGAGGGTGGGCTGGCCAGCCAATCCTAACTCATAGTATGGAAACTGATTAGGAAGTACTTGTGTTTCTACACTAGTCGTATTATTCTGAATGAAGAAGTGGATCTGAGAATTGGGATCGGGAACCACGCCTAACGGAAGTGGGAAAATAAAGTCATCAATATTAGCGCAGCCCGCCTCTAACGTAGCTACCATATTATCAGTTAGCTGATAGGATGTTCTGCGGGGAAGGCCTGGCATTGTTTGTACGCACATAATGCCGGGAGTATTGTTGGCAAAAGCCAATTGACAGCCCAATGAAAGAGCATTAGAAGTGCTGGCAAGGCCGAAATTCTTGGCCACATCATTCATGCTCTGTAAAAATATTGGAGCATTGATATTTCCAACTGGAATGTAATTAGCCGTGAGAGTATCATTATGCGTTAGTACACCAGAACTAACTTCGATGGTAAACGAGTCGCCTTGTCTAAACGGTACGCCGTTGGTCTCTTGAATAGAGAAAGAAAGAACGCCATTGTTGATTACTACGTTGTCAGCTGTCCAGAGGATAGTATTTCCGTTAGCATCCAATTTGTTGCCTGAAACGGTACCAAACGCTACGAAACTGGCGGTTCCAGCAATTGGATTATTCATATTATCACGTTGCACGCTGATGCACTTGATAATCCAAGTTTCGTTGGGGGCGTCTACGTCAATGAGAGATAAGTTATTGATGACTCCTACGCCTACATTTGAGGCGCCGGGGGTCCAAAAAGTACCACCCTGATCTACGAGATGGGCTGCCTGAAGTAGAATATGACCATTAGAAGGATCTACCATATAGTCATAAACATTACTAAATGTAGTAGTTGGAGTTATAGATCCTTCTAAGCCTTGAAGCAAAATACCATCACGAAAAACTTGAGTTCGATTTGAAATGATAGGAGCTGTCGAGAGCGCGAAGTGTCTCCCGTCTTGACCCGTTGTAGTAGTGTAGGTGGGGTCTAAGCCATCTTTGCCGTTGCCGAGAGCTGCCGTGACTACAATTTCTGGTTTCAGGCCTTCGCCTAAAATAGCAGCTATGCGAATTCCGCCGGGAACCGAAACTCCAGTAGAAAGAGTCTGCACATTTGTGAACACCCCCGGCGTAATCAGGCCACCGGTGCCAGGAATATTACCAGCCATATTTATTTCCTTTGAGTTTCATAGTCATCGCTAAAATGCGGGTATATCCCCATACGATTTTATGCAGGAATTGATTATTCCTTGTTTTCTTTTAGTATGCCTTGTCTTATAGATATCACCTAAAATGCTCAGTTTAGCCTCTATGGTGTTGGGGGAGTAAATTCGTACTGTTTGGCCATAATGTCTAAGAATTGAATATTGCTGTTTATGGTCAGATTTTTGGCTACTGGGGCAAGCGGATTATGCAAATCAACAAATTCAATAGAAAAATTGATAACATCTAGAATATTTGCTATTGGTATTGCCCGCCTCCACTCAGAACGGATATCTATGGTGATAGTTTGTCGAAAGAGCTTATCATTACGATCATCTATTTCCGAAGGAGATCCCACTACAAGGGGCTTACAAATTACCCCGGCTTTTTGCAAGCTCTTGAAGGCAATATCAGTTAAACAAATACTAACCAAGTCGATCAAATCATCACGAGAACGAAGAGAGCGGGTCATAATATCAATAGAAAGGGCCCCTTCCCAGGCACCTGCAAAAATGAAACTGACGGGATTACGGAAAGAAACAGTATTGCCATAACCATCAATAAAGGTGCGAAAATCCCATTGAACGGCTCCTTCTTCCCGATTGATAGAGGTAGGTACATATCGTGACCCAGCATTTTTGATCAAAATGGCAGGATAGAAAATAGAATCGAAACGATAGTTTTCTCCAATGAATAAGCGAGTTGTAACATCGTCATGCAGTCCGGCATCTATTGGAAGATCAGTGTGGTCTGGCGTATTAGGGAAACCAAAATGATCCTTAGAATAGTGATAATAACTATCACGCTTGAAAAAATTTCGGAGAGTAGCAATGACTATTTCTTTGGGGTACATTATCATTGAATTTTGTACCACATTATGGATCGAGTAGAGATCGCTCTTGAATACGTTGTTAGTGGCCATCGGTTACCATCTATATTGAATAACTAATGGTGAAAGTGCCCAAGTTACTGTTGACCCACCAGTATTTACATAGTTCATATCTACGGAAGCCGCAATACGGAAATTGTTGCCTGTTATAAAAGAATTTGATGGAAGGCCTGCAGTTATATCGCAATACTGCGTAGCGCTATTAATGGTAGCAGGGGTTACTACTTGATATCCGGCGCCCGCGCTTGCGGCTGTATAAGTAATCGTAGTATATTGTAGTGAGGTCCTATTACTGATATCAGAACCGGCGACGATATTATTTTTGACGTCAGCGATACCATTACTGCCCGGCGCTCCGGATGCGGTTGGATAGTAAGAGTTTAGTGTAAGAGTAATTTGATTATTATTCTGAGAAGACGTTGTGTCCAAACTTCCTATACTGGCTAGCCAAATACCAAGTTTAGCATCAGTAATTTTGACACCTGATGGTAAAATATCATCCAGAGAAATAGTAAATGAAAAATCTTTATTTCCACTATCTGCTGCGGTGCTAGTTATCAAAGTATAATTAGCATTACTAAATTGAGCACCAAAGAATCCAGGAGTTACTCTTTCGACTTGGAAAGTTGCAGAACCAGTGAAGGGGGCAAAAAATGCCACGGCATTTTGATAGGCCGGACCATTTGGATTAGAACTAATAGCAGTCGCACTTGGAGTGACATAATGAGCATAATCGAGCAATGAAATAGCGGCATATCCAGTTTGATTGATATTAGAGTTAGCAACTACAAATAGTGATATATTAGTGATCAAATTAGTATGTAGAGGATTACTGTCTAATGTAGGCTGATCAAAAAAGTTATTTACGATGGTATGTTGAGAGATAGCAAAAGTGCCAGCACCACTTACATTGTCACCTCCATCAACATAACTACTCCAAGTAGTAGCTCCACGATATAGTTTATTACCACTAACAATGGAATTGTTATTGGCTAACGCAATGCCGGTAGGAGAGCCGGGAGAGAATAGAGCGGGAGCCACTCCACTGATGATATTGTCAGTGATAGTAGCATTTTGACCAGCAAAAATACCGGTGTCGTAACTATATGTAGTAACAGAAGATGTAGGAGGAGATGTAGTAGATTCTTCTCCGGTATTGATATGATTTCCAGTAATTAGTACATCGGTAAAATAACTAGCATTGACGTTACCGCCAGTACTCATCGACCCGCCACCAGTAGAAATCAAACTGCATCCAGTAAAAGAAGTGCTAGTGGTTCCAGAATATGTCACAATTTGGATTCCAGCACTAGTAGTCACGAAGATAGTACCAGAGGTAGGAAAGCCTATAGTGGAAGCAACATTGATAATAGATTGGGGTAAGAATTGTCCATTAGAAGGTGCAGCAATAGTAGTGAAAATAGCAGTAGGATTGAAGACATGGATCGCGCTATTATCCGATGGGCTAGACCCACCATTGAAACTTCTGCGCCAGCTGAAATCAAAGGCGTTTAGGATATTGCTCTTGAAAATTGAGGTGGCTTTATGATCCTTGATATTAGATGAAGCAACTGCAATTGGCATTCTAATCCAAGAGCAAGTATTCTCACTAACAATGATGGCGCCAGAAGTCAAAGAAATTGGAGAACCAGCGGCCCATTCAGTACCAGTAGAATCGGTAGCCGTAATATATTGGCAAGTATTACCAACGATTCTAAGACTAAAATACTTATCGTATGGTTTTCCAAGATCGGTATTGAAAGTGTTTGATGGGGTATCTGCCCTTACCATCGCACTAATTGTTCCGCATTCATTTTTTTCAATCACGCAATTAACGGTCGCTAACATTTCCGAAAGAGGAGCCGAGGGGGATGGGGGAGCCGTGATAGCAATCATTTGATTCTTATCGCAAATATTCCCACTGATAGTACAATCAACCAATCGCACAGCGGCCGTACTGGTGTTACCCGAATTGAGTTTACAAGTGAAAGCGATAGCCGCTCGAATATCGTCCTCAGCGACAAGAGTAGAGAAGGTATTGTTGGAGATATTGACGTTTTGGAGAATATTACCCGCCGAAGCAAACTCAAAACTAATGAAAGGAAAACGAGCAATCGGATGAGCAAGCGTTGTAACCGTATAAACAAAGTTACAGTTTGTAATTGAGATATTACGATTGCTGAGATAACCATCAGCTCCGACATTGCTATATATGCAGGCCTTGTTACTATTGATTAGATTAGAGTAAGAAAAGGAACCATCGAGAGATGCGTCATATCCGTCATTGAAGGTGATCCCATCAAAATGAACGTTACTTCCAATAATGAACCCGACGGAAGAACTAATATCAAAAATACCACCATCACCCTTAAAATAGACAGGGGCAAAGAAATCCAAAGGTACTACGTTGGTAATTGGAAAATGTCCTTTGACCAGAACAGTATTAGAGATAGAGTTTGCGGTAGTGTTATTGTTAGATACAAATTGAGTTAGTTGTTGGAGCCAGGTAGTAAGAGAGGCAAACGAGCGAAAGCTAGCATTAGCTCCAAGAACAAAAGGATCAGTTAGACCACCATACCCGTTATAGATGAAGCGGCGGGCGTCCAATGAAGCGGCGGAAACGCTTGCCACCCCGCCAGAAACTGAAGTGTAGCCATCTAGCACCGCAATAGGTACCAAATCCTTTTGATTGAGAACTAGATCAGAAAAGTAAGTACCGCGAAGTTGATAGGTATTACTACTAACTGGCTCAATAGCCCAAAACATTCTAGTGTTGTCTAGAGGAGAATAAGAGGCAGCAAAAGCACCATTGGGATCAAAATCGGTAGATGCGATAGTAACCAATTCACCGCTATCACTGACACATAAAAACCAGGTTATATTGGGGACAGTTGTGCTACCACCACCGACTTCTAAATAAACAGCCTCATACACTGCTGGGATAGCCGCTACACTATTATCCAACTGAATAACTTTTCCATTAACAATAGCAGTCCCGCCATTGACAAAAACGTTGTTATTAGCGATAGATACTACATCAAATCCACGAATAACACCATTTTCACTCAATAGTTTGGTTGGCGTAGCAATGTAATCGAGAGCGGAGGTAGATAGATCTTTTTCACTGGTATTACCGAATTGCCTCTGATCAATAATGTATCGAATACGTTTATTTAGATCGTTGACCTGACAGGTGCCTACCAGTAATACTTCGTCGTCTAGGGATAGTGTCGGGAATAACTGAACATCTATGTTTTGTCCGGCAAAAGTAGGAACATTATCTTTTGGCTCAAAAATAAAATCGATGAAATCAATGTTAGTTTCATCGTAGAACCTGACAGGAATACCGAGTTTGCCTACGGTGGTAGGCCCAGCATTGGAAGCGGTAGAACCATCCCATCTACGAAGATTACCAGTAAAGATACCAGTAATACTATTGTACGAAGTGATTACTAAATTGATTTTTCTAACTGAACCAAATGTATATCCGCGAAGTTTTGGTGATATCTTGTAAAGATTTACAAATTTGATAGCGCTATCAGAATACAACGTGGTACTATTGATAGCAATATTGGATCCGGTGATATTGGCCCGACCTCGCTCTTGTGTGAAAGAGTTTCCATTTTGATCAACATATACTTCCATATGTCGGGCAAAACCAGTGACTGAGGTATTATCGGAGAGATTTTCTTTGTTGAATCCGACCGAACCAGCATTATAGTACAAACGAACTATTGTACCATTTGGGGCAGAAACGAAAGGAGATATTCCAGTACTATGAATAGCATCAAAAACAGTAATGGTAGTATATCCCGTATAACCATCACAATTGCAGTTATTAAACTCTACATCGGTGATAATAAAACGACCAAAATCAACAATGCTACCGCCTTGCCCAGTTTCTTGTTGTACTACGATAGTATTACCAATTTGTAGGCTAGAATTACTTAGATTGAAAAGGACTTTATATGTCTTGAAGACGTTGATCCCGGGAACTATCGTTTGATTTGTAATAGTAGCTGGCCAGTAACCATCCCCATAACCATCAATAAGTTGATTTGGCTCTAAATTGAAAGAATCTCTCTCCACCCCATTGACATAAAAATTCTTTCGTTTAAGTGGTGGCCAAATAAAAGTTGGTAACTGAGATGCAGTTGGAATTGCATAAGAGGCGGAGAAAGGCGGACTTGCTACACCAGAACCATTGAGCCCCAATCCTAGAGCATCTTTTGGCGTAAAGACGTCAATTACGTTATTAGGAAATAGGGTGGCGCTACCACTCGGATCGTAATTGCCACTAGAAGTTACTGCCCCAGCAATAATTGAAAAACTTACATTGTTATAGTGGTCTGCCAACATAAGACCAAATTGACCAAAATAATTATAGGCAATAAAACGATAATTATATCCCTGTATGCGGAAAGCATTATTAATGTTCTGAACAATTGTGTCTAATGTATAGAGGCCGGGAGAAATCCCCTTTTCACCAGTGATATCAATAGCTGGCAAACTAATAACACCATCGTTTGGATTACCGGTCGGATACAATTGTAAATACAAATTGTAATGTTTAGAATCAACTTGATCCGGGACGAAATCAGTTCCGATTACTTGCGCGCCTCGCGCGCTACCGAGAATCAAGGACGGATAAAGATTTGCGCTAGGATTCCAGGCAGGTGCCAAAGCTAATACACCAGTTTTATCAGTGTTGAATAGGGGTCGATTGACACTAGCAATCGCGGTGGTCGTGGCTAAAAGATTTTTTCCGTCAATTCTAACTAGAAATGTACCGATCCCGCCGCTAGAAATATATTTCGTTTCACGAATTATGAATGGAAGAACAACACTTCCATAATTAACCGTAAGAATATCACCAATTCTGATTTGAGCAAATTGTGAATCAAATACATAACCATCATCAGATAATGGGGTAAATCTTACTACATCATCGCCATCAGTAATGTTATCGACCGGAGTACTGCTACCCCCATCTAAAAGGAAAGTCGTAGCAGTGGTCGGAGGAACAATCAATTGTCCATGCGTTGCATCATTGAAAGAAGTGGCACGAGCAGTTCTCGGAATACCATTAGCATATAATGTCTGAATCCTAGTACCAAGTAATAGAATACCTGAACTGTCCAAAAAGTCCGCAAGTAATTGAACATCTGTCGTAGTCTGAGGGATATAATTGAAAGTCGATACATTAAGATTGATGCCGGAAGCAACGTGAGCATAATTGATTGGTGGGATAGTGCCAAAGATAGTTCCATCATCTTTTTCATGAGTATTTAGATCGGTATTGATATCGGAAAGTAGAGTGTAAGCATTAGTATTATTTCGCGGCAATCCATACTTGTTGAGCAAGAAAGGAGTATTCACCATAATAGCACTTAGATCATGAAAATAACCGGTGCCATCGATATGCGGCTCTATTTTGATTCCAGTATCGGCCACAAAACTTAAAACTGTTCCCAAATCCAAACTGAAATTGGAAATCATATTAAACAAATCAGCCGTACGATGATCGAGCGTAAGTTTGGATTCTAAGATACCGGCAGTAGGAGAAATTTGACTATTAGTAATTGGTAAAGAAACTAATCCTGCTGCGGCAATAGCGGATGGTAAAAGATTTCCTGCCGGATCAAGAGAAATACCAAGGCGAGCAGCTAGTGAGTTGGCCGTTCCGGCAATATTAGTTCCTAATGCGTCTTCGATAGCGAAAATAGCATCTCGGCATTGATCTATTGCCTGGCCTCCCAGCTCAGTAATAGCGTCATCAACTCGAATGATTGAAATATCATCATCTAAATTTTGGGGGTAATTGCTCATGTGTTATCCACCAAAATGCCATAATATTCGGGGTGGAACGAATCTCGTATTATTGGCCACGAGGAGGCAGATTAGTTGGAATTGTATCGTCAGTAGAAGTGGTGGTGCCTGTCGGAGGTGATGGGGGTATAGGGATGCCCAATGAGGATACAAGTGCTTGTATAGAAGAGCCGAGTGTTCCTTTGATAACACTAAAAATGAGACCTGAGAGAAGCCCAGCTACGGCACCAAAGAGAATATGGTCCAAATTGCTTGTCAAACCTGTGGAATATGGATAGGCCTTGAGAAGACGTGCCATTGTACCACCAATCAAAATAGGTGCAACTGGAAGAACAAGTGTATTCCAAAGTCTAGATGATTGAAGTTGAATGAAGAAGTATTGTAAAATAGTACGGAGAATGAATACTATCGTCATAACGCCAAGACTGAAAAGTATAAACTGCCAAGTGATAAATGACCAAAGATCGGGTCCCATTAATTATCTACTTTCTTAGCACGATAAATTTCTTTCATACGAATAATGCTAACTTAGCCATACCACTGTCAAAAGTCAGGCCTACGCAACCCAAAAAATGGCAATCAATCCGCCACCAGAATTACCACCGGAACCTCCATTTCCAGGAGTTGAGCTACCATTTCCACCCGCCCCACCCCCACCCGCTCCTGCCCCGTAATTACTAACACTTGACGCACTTTGTCCGTTTGATCCGGTACCGCCACTACTAATCCCACCGTTGCCACCAACGCCACCGTTACCAATAACAAATGGGCAATTACTTCCACCCGCTCCAGCACCAGGGAGGCCATCATTAATCCCTCCATTAAAATTGCCTGAACTTCCACCAGCTCCACCTCCATTAGGGAATCCGCCTCCCACAGTATGTGTAACAACGCTTCCTCCCGCTCCAAAAGAAAAGGGAGCGCTACTGCCTATTTGGAACGGATAAGTTGCTCCGCCAAAATTATCAGCAGTGCCAATTCCTGCCTGTCCTCCTTGACCGCCGTTGAATACAAAAGGATGACCTAGGGTTAGAGAAAAAGAAGAAAGATGACCATTAAAACCATCTGTTGCGGCGGTTGAAGTGCTAAAAATACCGCCAGATCCACCAACGGCTGGTGCGGCCACAGTGTAACTATAAGATACGCCTGGTGTTACATTGATATAAACCCAACTTCCAGTCGCCCCACCACCCCCACTTCCACCACTTTTACTACCGCTACCTAAACCACCACCAGCCGCACCGCCTCCTCCGGCTCCACCGGATCCAATTCCGAAAATCCAAACTTGAGTCACACCCGCTGGTGCTGTCCAGCTTGCTGTTCCTGGCGTTGTAAATTGTACTGATACTAAAACCATTTATATACTCCACCATCCGGTACTACCGTCTGAAATGAGTCTAACTGTTTGATAATCAGCAGATAACACATAATCAGTTGGTAAGCCCTCTATATTATTGGTGCCAAATCTATGAACGGTAATAGGATTAGTTGCGGCATTACCAGAAATATCCTTGATGGTAATTACACGACCTCTTGTACTCACGGCTGGCAAATTTACTTGATAGGGGGCCGATGCATTGACTAAAACCACCACATCCAAAGTGATGGAATAAGGAGAGCCGGTAGAAACTATATTAGTGGCACTGTTGGCAAAATAAAGGGGCCCTAAAATACTAACATTAGCAATATCTACACCTGATGAACTTACATTGTTTGGTACCTGATTGACATTGAAAGTGCCAGTCATATCGTTATTACCATAAACAATACAATTAGTATTATTGATCAAAGTAGAAGTGCTAGGACTGGTTTGCCAAACTATGATATTTATAGAGGTTGGGGTACCGCCAGAACTACTTACAGAAAGGATATTATTGTTGGAAATTACAATATTAGCTTTTGGTCCAGTAATAGAAGGAACTGTATTAGGAAATGACGCAATAACAGGTCCGGTTAGTAATACACTATTATCTACAAAATTAGTATAAAAATAATTTTCAGTAGCATTTATATTACAAACATTGAGTTGAAACGGCGCTGCTACGGCCGAAGTACCGTAACCATTTGCTGAATTACCATAACATCTAATTTTATTTTTGTTGCAATAAAAATAGTCAGCATTACCACCACCGGCTTGAAAAATAATTGGAATGGTGAAACCATCAAAAGACGAATTACGAATAAATAATCCGGTACCAGTAGTAAAATTTATACTATCAGTGCCAATAGCGGCGCCAGTATTAGAAGAGGGTTTTCCGGCAGTATAAACCACTTTTCCTAAAAATCTAACTCCATCACAAACTAAATTGGAACTCTGATCTTGCACTACCAATGGAAAAGATACTGATGTATTTCGTGGTACTAAATAAGACGTATCGCCCAAAAATTTTGGCTCTATAAAATTATCAGCAATAGTAAGGTTTAGAAATACCGTATCTTTGGAAAAAATGAATAATGAGTCAGATCCGCCACCAGCAATAATTCCATTATCGCCTACTCTACTAGAATCAGATGAAATAGAAAACATCGGGGCGTTAGAGGAAGTTTGATTGATTAGTTTGGTGCCAAACCCTTCTCCCATCAATATAATGCCTGGGGGTACATTAACAGTATTAGAAATGGAATAAGTACCAGCTTTGATAAAAACAATACCACCATCTCTAACACGATGATAACTAGGATTAGATGGATTAGTAAAGAGATCATTGAGTACCGGATCTAACGGAGGTACGCTAGCATCATATGGAGTACTTCCCGGTACGCCAGGAGAGGCAAAACTATTGTGATAAGTATCATATCCATCGCCAACCGCAATAAATCCTGTACCATTAGCAAGCTCAAAAGCAATGAAATTAACCAAATTTTGTAAGGCCTGCTCTACGGTGGTAGCTGGGCCGTAGATATTCATTGGAGAGGGGTTTAGATCGACTTGATCGGCAGTGTGACGGAAACCAATGACGCCTTCGAGATGGGACTGAAAATCAAATCTATCGGTCGCGAGGCGCCCGATGCCTCTATTATAGGGAATATTTGCCATTACAAGGATGCGATTTTATTGGTGGAAGCCTTTGACAAATAAAAACCGATGGGTATATTGTTGATTAGAGCATCTTCAATGTCAAAGAATAAAGAAACAAAATGGTGCAAATATTGCGAGACGATGCAGCCAGCAAAAGGTTTTCGCGGTAGGAAATGTCTGGAATGTTTAAGAAAGTATAGGCGACAATGGGAAAAAGATAATAAGGAAGAAATAGCGGCTAAAAAGAGACAATATCAAACCGAGCATAGAGAAGAGATCGCAATTAAGCGAAAACCATACTTCGATGCTCGTAAAGAGGAAAAAGCGGCGTATGATAAACTATATCGAGAAAAAAATAAAGAGAAGAAATCTGAACAAGATCGAAAATATTACCAAGAACATAGAGAACCAAAATTAGCACACCAGCGACAATATAACATCAATAATAAAGAGAGAATAGCCGCATATCAAAAACAATACGCTTTTGATCATAAAAAACCATCGTTCAAAATCAACAAAGAGTGCTCAAAAATAAAAGAGGCTCGTCGGATTGCGAAACGAGCAACAGAACGGGAATATCGAAAAAGAAAAAGCGCAGTAAATCCTGTTTTTAAACTGAAGTGTGGTGTTTCTAGTTTAGTAAATCGTTATCTGAAACTATCTGGCGGTAATAAAAATGGTCTGATCCGCAATAACTATTTTCCTTATAGTGATGCAGAATTAAGAGGACATCTTGAAAAACAATTTGAGCCCTGGATGAACTGGAATAATCACGGTAAATATGATCCCAAAACCTGGGATGATAATGATCCATCTACTTGGAAATGGCAACTCGATCATATCATCCCTCAATCCGATTTACCATCTTCTTCACCAGAAGAAGAGAACTTCAAGAAGTGTTGGGCGTTGGAAAATCTTCGACCGCTAAGCGCCAAACAGAACATTCTTGATGGAATTAGAAAAACAAGACACAAGAAAAAGAATTAGTCATTATAGGGTGGATACTGAGTAGGGTCATTTTCGGGATTTGGGAAAGTTATTGTTTCATTTGGGGATGGTATGACCAAACCGTGAGTATGACCCAATACTTCTTGTACTATCCATTTCCCTCCGTTCCATAATATAGGATGATTATGACCAGCACTAACGCCGGTCAGTTGATTGGTGGGACTGGGTGAATTTTCATTGGTTTGGAAGGTATGCATGTGCGGCCCAATCCCAAAAGCATTGGTGATTGTTGTAGTGGCACTCTGCGGGAAATACTGAGTATTTCTGAATACTGGTACTTGATAGATAGGGTCGAACTTTCTTATTCTTTGTACTCTAAACTTTTGCGCGCCAGACAGCGTATCAATAGTTTTGTTTCGATTAGTATATAATATCTCATATCGATATTCTTCATTACCATTTTGATCAAAGCGAACAATAAAGTCCCTATCTTTTACTGCTGGAACTACTAACGTCCAACAATCAGAAGTAAATTCGGATTCCAAACCACCTTCGTACTGTTTCACGTCATCATCGGTAGGACTAAATCTAACCATAATTCTACCATCAGCACGACGAGGATTGAAATATTGTTCCCATCCAATTACCATTTTAGTGCCAAAACATTGTGGACATCTGTCATCCGGATATTCACTTTCCGGAATATAGCAGTTACAGGTTATACCAGTCCATAATCTACGTACCAAACATACCGGTTCACCGGTTACTGCTAATAAAATTTCTTGACGGTTATTATTAGCGTCTTGTAGAGACATTCCACGAACCTGACGACCTACTCCGTCATATCCGTCTGCGCAGTATAACTCTCCACCAATATAACTTCCCACGCATACGCCAGTCAATAAATCTAATGGATTAGTTCGATGCCACCCAGCATAGTCATAATGTGGAAAATTAACATTGGAAGCATCACTGGCTGATAGATCAGTAGTCAGCAAATCCTTAGTTTCTTGATGATATCCATCAGCCAGTGTAAAAGCAAAATTAGGATACTCAAATCGACTTTGACAGGGGAAAATAACAGTATTATGCTCTTCGTCTCCTCCAGCCCAAAAAGATACCAATGGATTCCAAGTATTGTATCCATCATAACCATCGGTTTGATGCATGCGTGCGATGGTGTTGTCAAAACCACGACCCATTCCAACAGCCTCGGTTGGCCCTCCTATTACTACAATAAAAGTATCTCCTGGTACAAAAGTAGTAGTCTCAGAAATTGAAAAACTCAAATTTCCATTAGAAATGGTCTGATTATACACTGGCCAAACAAAAGGATCACCGTATTGATTTCTTACTGAGTCTGAAATAGAACCAATAGCCTCAAATTTAGCCGTACCAGCAATCGGATTACCGCTTCCATCTCGTTGAACGAAAACACACTTGATTTCCCAAATCTGAGCCGGAGAATTGACATTGACCAAAGCCAAGCCATTGATGGTGCCAGTACCATGATTACCCGCTACTGGTGTATAAAAATTACCACCACCCTGATCTACTAAGTGCCCGGGAATCGGAGTAGTCCCAGACGGAACATTTAGGTTATCATTGTTTTGATCGATAGATGAATAAAAAACCAGTTCTACACCAACTTGAACAATTCCAAAAATAGGAAAACCAAAAGTATCTACTAATGGAATTAGTAAATCGGTAGCCCCAATATCAGATCGTAATAAACTAGTTGGATACACTTTCAATCCATTGAAAGCATCCGGAAGTAAAGTGAGATCAACAAATCCAGGATCGTATTCAACCCCACGTACCGCAAAATGATATAATTGCCCGGGTATAAAATCAGGTATATTGACTGAAAGAGATCCGTCAATAGAAACGAACTTTACTCCCTCCTTGAAAACCTGATCTTCCTCAGTAGAATAATAAATATGGTATGCCATCTTATTATTTACACTATTTGGCAAGACAAGAGTCCAAGCAAGGTAAATAGTCTGCCCATCTCCAAGCGACGCCGCTTCGATTAGGCCTTCTATATCTGGGTTGATCACATACCCCACCTCGTTACTCCTTATCGCTTTTATTGTTATTAATATGTTTCCAGCGCTTTTTATTGATTATTTTGCCTATCGTTCCTTGACTAACATTATATTCATCGGCAAGTTTTTTCTGGCTATACTTTCTCGGAACGTATTTATTTATTATTTCTAATACTTGTTCTTCTGTTAATTTAGACATTTTGTGATTTTCACCAAAAGGTGGAGATTTCTTAATCAAAGGAAGTATATTAAATTTTTTCATATATTCATAAATACTAGTTCTTGAACACCCAAATTCTTCCGCAACAAGATCATAATTTCCTAAACGCTCATACGATGCCAATAAATCGTTTTTATCTAAATTTAGAATAAAGCACCCATCATCTATTTGTTTTACCTTATCTGATTCTACTTTTTTCCTTTCCAAAAAAATATTAGCGTCAGCGTAAAGACAATCCACTATTTTACGCATATCGTGAAATTTTTGGAAAGAAATTCTATAAAGACTATTATTATCTGAAATATATTCTGCCCCTAAATATCCATTACTAGATAAATTACATTGTTTGATGAAAAACTCTCTAAATGTTTCAAGAACTTGTAAATTACCACAAATTCCGCAACTCATTTTTTTATATTTTCCATTTTCACTAAATGAAAACCATCCATCTCCATCAAAATATCCTCTTATAAAATGATGAAAAAGGAAGTGTTCTTTCAACCAATCAGGTATAGTATAAATTTTGGTTTTGGCCGGAACAACATTAAATCTCGCCAAATCTTTCACCATTTGCCAGCAACCTATACGTATTACCGCCCTATTACCACTGATCATTGTTTGTATTTTACCATTTGGTTTTATAATGGTATTAATTTCGCCAGCACGCTGATAAATTTTAACTGGAGTATTTGATTTGATTGATAGTCTAAATTTTTCAAGATGGGGCGCGTCTTTTTCTCCTAAATATATATTCACATTACTGCTATTTTTTGTTATATTACCGTCAGCGGCCATAAATCCAGCCCAATAAAAACTTTCTTCATTATCCCGCCCAAAAAAATTTTCATCACACGTGTATCGTATTTTCTTTTTATATGGAATATCATAAATCTTCATCCGACTGATAACTGGATATGTTGATACTCCAAATTTTTCTGCCATGGCCGAGATACTTCCTAACTCATTATATTCTTTTATAAGAATTTCTCTCGTTAGAATATCGTCATACATTATACGATCTTTTCGAGCCATATCATTCATATTTTACCTCATTGTGCATAATGCGATGCAATTTTATGCCTATAAATATGAATAATATATCACACCTGATCTAACAATTCGTCTTTCTTTTTTTCCGCTTTTTGGCCTTCTAATTCGTGATGATCTAACAGTTTATCCACATATTTCTCAGCCTCGCGTTCGCCATATTCATCAGCCAGATATTCAACTTGATTTTGGAAACCTTCAATTTCGTAAGGATTATTTAGATATTCTCCATCATCAGCGCTCTTGGTGGGCTTGTCTCCCGAACATTGTTGTAGCCAGTGGGTGGTTTCGTGAATAGCATAACTATAATCTTTCTCAAAATCACCATCACATAAGAGTTTGTAATTGAAATAAAGGACTCCATGATCGCACTTAGCGCTGACATCGATATCAGCAAAACACATCGGCACTAAATCTAATTCACTGATGTCAGTATCATATTCCTCAAAAATACGCTGCATAATAGGATTTTTCTTTAACTCAGCCTTCATCCGATTCAACAATCTCATTAACATTTGGGGAGGAATCTGTTTTATTTCCTCAATGGTAAATTTTTGCTTCTCGTCGGGCATAAGAATATGCGAAATTATGGCTTCTGTTTGGCTAATTCTACTTCTTGCGCCAAATGTTGTAGGGCTTCTTCAATCCTACCTAGCCAAGCGTCTAAATTGATAGGAGTAGGGCCCAAGGTTGGAATCTGGGGTGCCGGATCATTGTCTGCGTGGTGAGAAGCGCGAAAACCTACTTCCGGAGAGAGATCATCAGGTTTGAGAGCACTTTTCATATTATTGTACTCATAAAGATCATCCAAGGCCCAAACGGTAGATCGGGCCTTCCAATCATTTTGGGCGGAATCCCCGTGTAATTGGGCTAATTTGAGGAAGCGAGAGCAGAGAAATTGTAAGTGCAGCAAGTCCATATTATAACTAACTATTTAGAGCCTGAGCGACTTCGATCATCCGAGGATCGCCGGGTTTCAATTTTCCGTCCAATTGAGCATCATATACCCAAGCATTAGTGGGCCGGTGGTACTTGATAGTCTTCCCAGTGGCCAATCGGATCCTCTCCAGTAGCTCCGGCGGAATATGTTGGCCTTTGAAGATCACACGAACATTGTCAATCACCGCCTCGCCAGTTTCCCGATTGACCTTGGCATCGACCACCATCTTAGAATCATGCGGCCAAGAATAGATCATTCCCAGGCGAACAACTGGATTGACCGCATACTCGGGGTCAAACTCGAGAACTTCTTTACGGTCGTAGTCATCGTCTTCGGGCTGTCCAAACTGAGCAAACCAAGCCTCCACCACCGGCCAGACCCTTTCGTTCTTGGCTCGTTGGTCAGCTTTTCGCTGTTCTTCCTTGCGACGATCCTGTTCCCGCCAATCCTCATCGTCATCCCAGATTCCTGCAAGTTTGACGAACCGATCACATAAGCGTTGTAGTCGATCTAAATTCATGAGAAGATGCGAAAATATTAGCCTTTTGAGCGACTTCGTATTTACGAGGGAGGTAGATGATGGCATCGTGGTAGAGGTAGTTGGTGATTTTAGAAAGCACACCATTTCCGCCATATTCAAGGGCATAGTGTTTTTTAATCAGACGAGGCTTCTTTTTATCAATGCCAAGTTCTTCGGCGAAAATAGCGCTAACTACGGAGAGAAATTCATTGGTACCACACAAAGAAAAATATACCTGAGGAACGGTTCTACCATTTTTTGGTTTACTAATGTAAAAACTACCATCACCATCATTATAGCCACGAATAAAATGATGTCGCAATGAATGATTTATGATCCATTCTGGGAAGGTATAGATGAGACTTTTAGCAGGTACAATATTGAATTTGGCCAGTTCATTGACCATTATTTCCGAAGTAATAGTAAAACTGCTGGCTAAGGAATTATTCCATTTTGGGTTACGTTTATTAGACTTCACCTCATATTGTCTAACTTTCGCATCTGATTTTAATAATTCCTTTATAAGAAGAAGATGCTGCTCATCATATCTAGCCAAACTGAGTTGTATTTCATAACGGAAATTACCACTGGACGAAAGTCGTTTTTTGACGCATCCATCTGCTGCTAAAAATCCAGCCACGTAAAAAATCGCCTCATTTTCATTGGAAAAGAAATGATCATCACAAATGCGTTTTATCTGCGGATTGAAATATAATCCAAACTTTTGCATATATCGTTTTATAGTGCCACAATCTACACCAAGTTTTCGTCCCACGGCCTTTAGACTGCCGTACTCAGCATATGCTTGTTCTAATACTTCTTGTGTCAATAAAATATCTCGACGTGGTTTTACAATACAATCGATACCGCATATCTCGAAGGCTGTATAGACGGTTATTGGATTTATACCATATTTTTCGGCTATTTTAGTAGCTGATCCAATGATTTCTAATTCTTGTTTTAATTGTTCGGGCGTTAAAATTTTGAGCAGTTTGTTCATATGAGTCCTTAGTGACAGCGCCCACTAAAATAATGAGCTATTCATATGTTATATTATGCGTAGCGCCCAAAGATAACTATAGCACCCGCCTAGCTCTTAAAAAGCGCAGGCGTGAAACTGATGGATTTAAACCGCTCATTAAGCTGAACGTCCCAAGACCCTTGGGACTGGGGCGGAGACTATTTTTAATATACTTCAATGTCTCCCTATACTGTGTAATTAGTGTATTGTACTGGGTTTGCAGTAATTCAGAGACGGTTGGTGGGTTAAAGTTTATGCCGTTGTCAGTGATCTGAAATTCGCGGCCCCTTTCAATCAGTGCCTTGCTTGCTAGCGCATACAGCGTAGCACATTGCACCAATATTTCTCCAAACTGCTCAATAAATAAAGTATCATCCCAGGTGAAAAAAGTGAAATATGGTACCTGATTGAAATCTACCAACGCGGCAGCCAAAAAACTCACCAGCATATCAATAGAATACAAAGAACAATCAACATATTGTAGGTTTCCAAATTTATCAAAGGCCGGTGTTTTACCATCAGCATTCAATCTATTTTTAAGTATCTTGATCAATTTGTTGATGTTATAAATAGCAATCTGAGAATAATTAAACCCAGGATCATCTCCAAGTGCCATAAAACCATCGGTATTCAGTGCTGGCAAATCGGTATGACTTACCACGAAACTAAACGTATTTTGTACTTGAAATCCGTTGATAGTGCCAGTCCAAATATCATTGAACACGCCATAAGGCCCATTGATAGGTACGGTAAAAACATAGGAGTAGGAACCCACACCGTGCTGCTCTACTCCTTGACTGGTGGGTAAAAGTAAAACGCTTCCACTTGGTTGGACAATCGAAATTGTGGGAAACTGATCGGTATTGACCGGATTACCGAATTGATCCTTGAATTGAACAGTCAAATTGATCTGCTCAGTTACATCAACAAATTCACCACGAAATTTGATCATTCCCTATTCCTTATTATGGTACTGATACACTAAACAGGCCAAAGGGCGCGCTCACTATCACTTGAATAAAGGTTGTTTCCGGATTACCGGTAGCAGGATCAACATAACTAACATCTACCACATAAGTTCCGACCGATACTGCTCCGGATGGTATGGTAAATTGGAAGTAGTATAAACCAACATCATATCGAATCATTGACTGCGGATAACCAGTAGCCACATTGAGAGAGGGAAAAATAATCCTAGAAATTGTTGGGATCGAGTATCCATCAGATCGTTGTCCCAGATCCAATGTCTCAAACCAAATACTCACAGTTTGGCCTGGTTGATATTGTAAAACCATATTCATACAGAATATGCAGAATTAGGCATTGTTCTATGAAGGATACACGAGAGTTTTGGATTACAAATTTGTCGAATAGGAATGTTTCTTTATCGGACCTATATATTAGCGTTCCGGCGATGAGTACCGTCAATTTATTGGATTCTAAGCATTATTCTTTTACTTTTGATCAATTGCAAAAATCGGCCACAGAAGGCTCGCTTTTTAGAAAACAGAAAATGATTGTTCTTAGGGAAATAGGCCCGTACTCTACCAATATTCCTCATAGTATTCAATTAGATACAAATTCTCCTATGCCTCAACGCTCTCGTTCGGCTTATGAAATCAAAGAAGAAAAATTCGAAGAACTGGAAGTATCGGATGAAGAATTTGCAGAACAAACCGCTGACAGTGTATCGCAAGAAAAACCAGTTAGCAAATGAGGATAATACAATTATGCCTAATTTATATGAATGGATTTTAGCGGCGTTTTCAGCAATCAGTTTGTTGCTGAGTTTTCTCAATTTTAAGGATCGTCGCTCTAAAGAGCAAACAGAAAACGTATCCGACCAATTAGAAACGCTAAATAAATCACATAAAGAAATTGAGGATAAGGTAGCAAAACAAATAGCAAACCATAATGATTCTCAGAAAGCAATGGAAATCAAAGTAGCCGTATTAGAAGAGCGAATCAATAACGAAATTCATATTCTAAATAAGATGAACGAAAAACTTGACGACTATCTAAAATAATGAGGATCTAATGACCGATAAGCCAGAAGTATTGATAGAAGAAGTTGAATCAAAATTAGAAGAAGCACGACGATCTAAGCGTCTTGAAAAATTTCGAGAACTGGATAAAAAAATTGATGAAATTTCGAGACGTAGGCGGATGCAGGGATTTAAGAAAGCTTCGGAAAATTGAACATTATAGGATTGGCGTAATTTCAACGGCTTTTGGCTGACCGCGTAAATTAGTTCCTAACTTAAAAGAAACTTTTTGATCTTTGTTGAGGGTCTTATAGCCACCCATTACAATATCGGAATAGTGCAAGAAAATATCTTTTTGTGGCGCTCCATTTTCATCGCTCCATTGGGCAAATCCAAATCCCTTTTGAGCACTAAACCAAATCACTACGCCGCTATATACTTTATCATTTTCCATCTTATTCCTTACTTATTTTCCTCATCATCTTTACTGGTTTTGGCCACTTCTCCACCAATAATAAGATTACCACCACGACCTAAATAACGACCATCGAGTAAATTACTAACTTCCAAAACTCCAAGTTTGCCCATTGCCTTTAACTCTTCTTCATTGGTACAATTACGCATTACTTTGTCCCATTTGTCAAATAATTGTAATAATTCTACTTCACAGCCTTTCCATTTGGCCTCTTCGATCAAACGGAGACGATAATCTCGCTCTGGAATAACGTATGTACCATCGGGATTTCTCTTTACTTTACCTTTTAATGCCATAATGTCTTACCTTTCTGAATAAACTACGGATGCGACCATGCCTGTACAGTTACTACTGGAGAGCCGGATGAACCTGTTTGCACACGGAACCAAATAGTAGAAATAACTCGATTTTGGAATGTCAATGAGATATTTTCAAAACAACTTCCTAATTCTCCATGTACTGTATTACCATTGAAAGAATATTCGACAACGGCGCCGGGGACCCACGTATTACCACTACTACCTGCTGCCGTTAAATTGGTCATTATTACAGTGTAGGTAGGAACAGCTAAATTTATAATTACTGAGGGCTGATAACCATCAACCGTATCGCTGCCAAAAGTAGTGGTAGCAGTTACGGTGAATTTTTGGAAAAAATTATAATCATAACCATGATTAGTGTATCCAATACCTGGAAAATTATTACTTGGCATCTATGACCTCTCTACTTATGCCTAATTATACCGAGTATTTCTTCTTTGCATCACCATACCCGATTTCCATCATTTTTTTGATCTTATGAGGGCTAAAATCCAAAATATTATCCACTAAATTGAAATCAGGCCTAATTACTTGTAATTTTACTAGCTTTTTATCGCTTACTCCGGCTGCGGCTAACTTATTGTACATAATGGCCTTTTCTAAGTCATTGGACATAATTTTGTCAGATGATAAATCAATACTTCGCTTAAAAATGTCTAAAATATTAGGATTTTCAATGAAATTTTTGTTCCGAGTTTCAGGAGACGTCATAATGATATCAATTTCATCGGCATTTAGATCCAATGCCTCAGCAATTGGACTAATACTCTTGGTGCCACCATCAGCCCACCATTGATTTTTCATCCAAACAGGAGACAGTAAGCCAGGAAAAGAAGCAGAAGCAACAACTGCATCTATAAAATCATCATCAGTTTGAGAGAAGGTGGTGTATTTCCCAGAACAAAGAGAAACTGCGCCTACAATCACTTGTTTGCCAGAGGCACGAATTTTATCCAATGAAATATGAGTTTTGATTAATTTAGCCAATGGGGCGCTATCAAACACTGATTTTTCCCAAAGAGCGTGGAATTTGCCAAAGGGCTGCCAGCGTTGATATACCTGTTTGGTTGTCAATTTTTCCCAAAGAGAAGTTAAATCCTGAGCGGCTTGAATTTCTTGACCTGTTGGATACATAGCAAGAAGAGCGGCATTGATGGCTCCGACGCTGACGCCTAGGTAAGCGTCGTATTGTACTTGTAATTCTCCAAGCAAATATTTGAGGGCTCCGGCCTGAGACGCCCCTTTTGATCCGCCACCTGATAAAACAAGCGCCTTCATATATGTCTCCAAGTTTGACGTTTTATTATATTCATTCATCACCCAACAGCAAATGCATTCTTTTTTCTTCACTATGTAAAGATAGATCAGCACGCTCCAATGTATCTATTATCATTTTAGACAATTCTAATCCACTTCTCCAATCTTTTTTTCCATCAATCAATTGTAAAAACGTTTCAATCGAAGAAGCGAGCGGCAAAGTTCGATCAATTTTTACCACTTTCCCATTATGTATCAGTTTGTCTTCTCGTATATCATCATATATAATCGTTTCTTTTCCTCCAAAAACCTCAAAATAACGACTTTTATTTTGGGCTCCATTACCAATTTGAGCACTTACTCTGACTCCACCTATATTGAGGTGCAAATCAAATATCTCGCCCTGAGAATGCCACGAAGGCATTCGTGCCGCATAATCAATTGATGTTTGATTATTTAACAAAGCAAAACACATCGACAGATCGTGAGAACCATAATCAAATAAAGACGAATAATCTCGGAAGGGGCCGTTTCCATAGCCTCTGGTAAAAATACCATCAATTCGATCCCAAGACAGAACAATTTCTCGTAATTTGAGGAAGGCGGGAGCAAAAATATGTTGATGGTTGACCAAAATAGGAGCAGAAAACCTATCCAATATTTTTATCTCGTTTAGAGAAAGAGCCAATGGCTTTTCTACCATCACGGGTACATTACGCTCTAAAGCATAATGAGCAATATCAATATGAGATTGTGGCGGAGTAGCGATAATCACCCCGTCTGGCTGCTCATCCAATAAAGACTTCCAATTATGTCTAGTTGCAATTTGCAAAGAGACATCAGGAAAATCAGCAAGAGTAGAGACATAATTTCTACCCCAATGACCATTACCAATAAGTAAGATATTACTCATAACGATTTCTGTATTCTAGATACCAATTTACACACTCAAAAAGACCTCTATCAAAATCGAATATAGGCCTCCATCCTAATGCCTTGATTTTAGAGCAATCCACCGAATACCTAAAATCGTGGCCGGTCCGGTCTTTGATAAAATCAATGGCCGGATTTTCGACCTTCAGGATTTGACTGATTCGCTTCACGACTTCCAAATTGGTCAGCTCCACCCCAGAGCCAATGTTGTAGGTCTCATTGGCGGGAGCCTTTTCCACGATCTTCATAATGGCCGAGCAGTTGTCCTTGACATAGAGCCACTCCCGCATCTGCTTGCCCTCTCCGTGAATAGGGATCGGCTTGCCATCCATAATCGATGTGATGACCTTCGGGACCAAGTTGCGAGGGGGTTGGCGGGGCCCGTAGTTATTGCAGCAGCGCGTGATGTTGTATGGTAGTCCGTGAGTTTGATTAGCGGCGACCACCAACATTTCAGCACAGGCTTTGGAGGCGGAGTATGGGTTTCTGGGTTTGAGGGGTGAGTGTTCGGTCCAGGACGGATCACCGATCTTGAGTTGGCCGTATATCTCATCGGTTGATATCATAATGAACCGCTCCACTTGATACTTGAGCGCCAGATCTACCATCACCTGGGTACCCACGATGTTGGAATGAACGAAAGGCTTGGCGCTTCGGATCGAGTCATCCACGAAACTCTCGGCTGCTCCGTGAATGACGATGTTGGGCCGTTCCAGAGCAAATACGTTGTCCATAAAAATCTCATCTGCAATATCACCCATATAGAAAGTGTGGCCAGTATTGCGATAGATGTTCTTGAGGTTGTAGGGGGCGATGATTTTATCAACGCTCGAGAATTTGTAGTCCAGGCGATCATCAAAGACCTTCCTAATAAAGTTGCTGAAGATAAACCCGGCCGAGCCGGTCACGAGCACGCGTTTCATTGGCCATCCCATCCTTGCAAAGCGTCCTCAATGGATTTAAGGTAGGACGCGTGATGTTGATTGAAGCCCCATTGATAGTAATCCGGCACCGCCTGGCACACCTTCGTTAGAGCATCTTCGGAGGTCATCTTGTTGCATCCGCGAAGAACGGCGTAGGCAAAATGCGGACTTCGTGAGGCACCAACGTGGCAATGGAGGTAAATGGGCCGATCCGAATGCTGTTGAGCAAACTTGACTGCCTGCCTAACGTAATCGGCAGGAAAAGGATTGCCATCATCCTGAACCGGCAGTTCCAAGAGGTTATCGATCTGCTTGTCCTTGTCCGTATGACCATCTACGTTGATCACGGATCCGATACTGAAATCTCTGGTCAGGTGTTCCCAGTCCTTTTGGTCGCAAATGTTGCCACCCACCAGGAGATGGGGCGCTACCCAATACCTTGCCATCGTTGGATTAGTAGGACTAACGGTATTGATGTAGGTTTCTGCCACCCCCACGTTCAGTTCGAGTAGTTGTCGGATAAGATAATCGGCTTTGCCAGCCATTACCTCCGGCTTGCTAAAAAGATGAGTAGCACCCGCGACTATCATATTGGCGTTATTCTGCTGGATGCCGGAGAAAGTGATGACTGGTATGGATAAGTTCTTGCTTTTCAACCAGTTGAGCAGGTCAATGCCATTACCCTGCGGCATATCGTGATCCAAAATGATGACGTCAATCTTGACGCTGCTGATGATAGCCGCGGCTGCGAGGGCACCCGGCACCACGCTGAATTGCACCTCGGTCTGGGGCCCAAAAATGCTGGCGAAATGCTCGATAACGCCCTTTTGGCAGTGGAGATCGTCCTCACAAATTAGGACGTGCTTCTGGGGATATTTGAGCCGGTTGATATGTCTGAACTGGAACATTTATGAACCCTTCCTTGTTAGCTCTTCGATTGCGGGAAACCACGGCATGCCGCGATCGATACCACCACACGACTGACATCTGGCCCCGCCTATCTTGATGCCATTGAAACTGCCGCTATATTTGGGGTCTTCGATCCAAGGGCCATCGCTACAAGTGCAGGTCATGTTCTCGCAATATCGCTGCACCTTCAGCTCCGGCAAAGGCACAATGAAAGTGGGATACCTGACATTTTTGAAATGCTGATACCACTGCTGCTGACACTTTTCGATTATTGAGTCCGCAAAGTTCCAGGCGAGGATCAATAACACATCCGGCTTGCGTTCCAAAATGGCTTGTGAGGTATAGATGAGAATATGCTTACCGGGAGTAAATGTTCCTTGTTTCAAGGGAGCATCATCTACCGCGAAATCAATCCATTCTTCTTTGATCCCAAGAGCATACATTAAGGTCGTAGCTTTAGCCGGGGCGCCGTAGATGGCGATGGATTTATCCTGATCTCTCAGATCTCGGAGTTTTTCACGAAGTTCTAGTCCTAGATACTTGATATTGTGGGCCAGTTGCTTGACCTTCTTCTCAATGTCTTGTTCTTGTTGCGGCAAATCACCTAGTCCGGCGCTTAATGCACCACGATACCATCTACCAAGGCCGAAATCTTCTTGGCAACGAACAAAAACTCGAATTGATCCCCCGTGATTTGGAATTCTTTCGACATCAAACAAATCCAAACCGTGGCCGGTAAAAAATGGGCGCAAGGGCCCTACGGTATGGTAAGAGCTGTGCTCGTGGTAAATAGTGTCGAATAAGGTATGGTCGCACACATCAGCGAAATAGGACACCTCGAACACGAATACTCCCTGCGGAGCCAGCAGCTTCTTGACACCCTTGGTAAAGTCAACCAGGTCGGGGCAATGGGCAAACACGTTGTTGGCCACGATCAAATCAAACTGACCGTGTTCCTTGAGCATCTTATCGGCATAGGCCTCGGTGAAAAACTCCGTGATGGTCTCGATGCCCTTCTTGTTAGCTTCGTCCGCGATGTTCCGGGCTGGATCGATGCCCATGACCTTCATTCCCAGATCCTTGAAGTGCTGCAACATCACTCCGTCGTTGCTGGCAATTTCCAGGATTTTGCTGCCAGGCTTCAGATCAAACTTTTCGACCATTGACACTGCATACTTACGAAAATGCTCCACATTGACGGGGGAGGTACCAGCCACATAATGGTAGTGGCGAAAAATCCGCTCCGGATCAATACTCTGATTGAGCTGGTAGTGCCCACAGGAGGCGCAACAACACACTTGTAGCGGAAAAAGGTCCTGGGGGCTGGGAGAGGACAAAAATTCGTTAGCAAGCGGCGTGGAGCCTAAATCTAATACCGGTGCGCCGAGGGGGCCCTTGCACAATCTGCACTTATCAGTCTTCATCTAAAACTCCTCTCGCACTAAATCGGCTTCGTGATGTTCGTGGTCCTTGATGCCGTGTCCCAGGGAAATCAACACCGTATCCTCCAGGAATACCGTGCGATGCACGTAGTATGGGCGAGTGAAAACCATCTCACCCGCCTTGACGACGATCGGCTCTCGATTAGCCTTTTCGGGTGATGTATCCACCGATCGCTCGTAGTATTCCATCGATCCCGATATGACGAAAAGGTAGTGCCAGTTCTCGTGATGCCAATGATTGCTACGTACCGATCCTGCCTTACTGGTAATGATAGCCACGCTGGTAATAGGTGATAAGAGTAGATTTTGGATGACACCAGTAGCATTCACAAAGGGCGCGTCCAATGGTACAAGAATATCTGCCGGAAACTCTCCACGACTAACCAAATCTCCATATTCTCTATTGTTCATCTTGCATCCTTATCTGACTTTACATACCAGTCTATTGTCTTTTTCAGCCCTTCTTGCAGTTCTGTCGTTGCCTCCCAATCCAATAGCTCCTTGGCTCGGCTTGTGTCCAAAAGCCTTTTTGGCTGACCATCTGAAACACTGCCATCGAATACTACCCTGCCCTGATACTCCGTTAGCTCTTTGATCAGGTGGGTCAGGTTCTTGATGCTAATATCTTGTCCTACTCCCAGATTGATTGGTAAGTCGTTGTCAAAACGACTTGCGATTGCTTTGACAAGAACCTCAGCGGTGTCGCCAGCATAGAGAAACTCCCGAGTGGCATTGCCAGTACCCCAGCATTTGACCTCGGGTGCATTGGTATGCTTGGCATCTATGAACTTACGGATCAATGCCGGAATGACGTGGCTGTTGGTTAGATCGAAGTGATCGTACGGACCGTACATATTTACTGGAATTAGATGTGCCCCTTTGATACCATATTGGACTCGATATGTTTGCCCCAACATCATCAGCGTTCGTTTTGCTTGTGCGTATGGGAAATTGGTTTCTTCAGCGGCACCGTTCCAAATATTATCCTCCTTGAAAGGAACTGGACAGTATTTAGGATAGGCACACACTGAACCTAATGAATAGACATAAGGAACCTTCATCGTTCGTGCTGCTTCATAGACATTGAGTGCCATTTGAGTGTTATCTCGCAGGAAATCAGCCGGACTGTTCTTATTGGCTAGAATCCCGCCGCACTTCGCGGCCATATGCAGAATAGCAGTAGGTTGATATTGTCGAATGGCCCACCAAATATCGGCACCGTGATCGCATTCATTGCCGATATTTTGCGACGTTAGAATGTCCAAGTCTTTACTCTTTGGCGCCCAATATTCGATTTTAGCAGCATTCAATAACGGCAAAAGATGATGTCCGAGAAATCCATTGCCTCCCGTAATCAAAATGCGTTCTTTCATCGTTTCCTCTTGAATAAGTCTATCGTCTTTCTGATACCAGCATCCAAGGATGTTTGAGCTTCACAAATGAGTGATTTATTCGTAATCACCAAGGAACTGCCACTTTTGGTGCCTCGTACTATCTGGCAGCCGGTATGTTTAGAGACCAGCTCCGCTACCTCATATATCGAGTTCCACTGCAATGTGCTGGCGTCAAATACGCCTTTATATTCAAATGATAAGTGTAGGGCCCTACAAATATCGTCAATATGAATAAACTGTCTTTTTTCTTGACCATCGGTCATCATTCGTATGATATCATTAGACAATGCTTGATGAACGAAATCAGCAACTACATGGCTCTTGACAGACTGCGGCTCATAGGCCCCATAAACGTTCCAAAACCGTACCACCCGGCCCCCATTGAGTTGTGTCCAAACCTCACCAAGCCGCTTTAGGACGCCGTAAACGGTATCGCAGTCCTCGGCGAGCTGACTGGAAACGAAAACGAAAGGGATATCGATCAGCTGATCCATCGAGTTGGTTAGAATTCTGATATTCCACTCAAGTTGTTCTTTTTGAGTATTAGGATCATAGAGGTAGTTGGCTCCACCAACTTTGAAGGCTAAAAAATAAACGCGATCAATATTAACCAGGGGTAAGGTGAAAAATCTGCAATCCTCATGCTCATTTCTGATGATATCGTATTCAATAACATTTTCTCCAAGGTCGCGAAGATAATGGCATAGGTATCGACCGACGAAACCAGAAGAGCCAAGAACAAGGTTATTCATCTTACTTATGCACAATTTACGGACTTATTGCAATATCGTATCTTGCACTGAGATAACTTTGAACAAGTATCATATTACTATAAGCAAGAATGCTGTTATATATGAGCACCTCAACTATTTTACCATTGAGGAAATGGCCTGACATATATTGATTATCGGCGCCCAACCAAACACCATCTGTACCAGCACCTACGGAACCAGCTCCTACTGTGCCTGTTAGATTTGGTGTAGTTTTGCTGATACCAATCGCTGAACTTGCGCCATCATATTCGCCACGAAATACTTCTGGGTATCCAGTTGCCGATATTGAGGTAGTAAGATTGGTGCCTCCTGCCAAAATAGAATATACCCCATCATTATTGTATAGCCAAGGGTTTGTTACCGTATCACCACCAACAAATATCTCAGCGCCACCTCCGACGGTTCCATCATCATTAGCAACAACAAAAATGGTATATGGTTGTGCTACTGGTGAAGCCCAAGTTCCAGTAGACTTCATATATTGAGATAAAGAATCCCTAAAACTAACTGATGGAAAACCGGCATACATATTATCTGAGGCGTTGAATGTTGGATTAGCGCTACCACCCGCTCCCACCATATTTTTATTTGAATCACCGGTGCCGCTCTGGTCTGCCCAGCCCGTAACCTGATTACCGGACAATGTAATACCCATATCGCTTCGCAACCACAACTGCAGTCCTGAAATGCTGGTTGGTGAGAAAAGTGTTGGTAGCGTTGTAGGCACATACTCAGTGCCATTGAACTGCAATACTTGCCCGGTGATTGGTGGCACTGATGAAACTGGAATACCCTGAATCGCTGTGACTCGTTTTTTAACATCGGACATGTTGTCTCCTTTTATACCTTACTAAGTATATTCCAAATACTACCATTAAATATAACAGTAATTCCGCCAAAATTAGTATTAATTACATAAGTAGAAGCGGCATCAATATTAACTCCACCTCCTGATACTGTTAGATTATTAGTGGATGCAATACCAACGGAATCTTTAATTATATAAATATCTCCTGCCGATGGAGATGGCGGTAGTGTAATAGTAAATATTCCTGATGTCGTATCACCAAGAATAATATAATCATAAGCAGTTGAACGACCATTATTTATGGTATAATCTGATGTAATATTAACTATTTGACTAAATCGTAGTCCCGTACTATTAAATCTAATATTTTTGCCTGTCAAACCTATTTGGGCAACATCAGGATTAGTGGATGCGTTAAAAGCATCTAATACAATTTCTTGTGCATTATCATGCCCATAACCAGTTGTTAAATAGATAGATGCCTGTCCTCCACCATTTTGTGCGCCAGCATCTAGTTGAATATTATTACCACCGGCAGAACTTGAGGTCGGGGCACAACCACTAAAAATATTAATCGGTCCATTGCCACCGCCTCCAACTTGATCAGTAGATATTGTTAAACCGCTTGTACCATTTGTGCTTTGTATTAAAACAGCGCTAGCATCTACAGTACCACTGTTGCCAGTTAAACCTATAACTATTGGATTTGGATATGTTCCAGATAAATCACCTCCGGCGGGCCCATCTGGTATTCCACTTGGTGTTGGCAATGGTTTAGATTCCCACTCATCATTTGTATTAATCCAAGTCAATACATAACCATCTTCACTCGCGCCTAGTATTTCTCGTTTAACCTGATTTCCTTGAATTGCATAAACGATTTTTCCGACATCAGACATTTTAATCTCCTTATGTTAAATATTTATTTATGCGCATCAATCGCAAGTTCAAACCATACATTGTGGATTGAAATACGATCTACTTTATTAAATCCAACTGATGAAATAAGTTTTTTCAAACTTTTTTCTGTATAACCATAGAAATGACTATCAGGTATAGAGTTTTGTTGGTGCATTTCATCTTGCTCTCCCCAAATCAATCTAGAATATTGATATTGGGCTTCGCCTTCGCTTGCTAACCAGAGTGGCATTGCCTTTGCCATATCTGGTACTGATAAACGCAATCGACCATTTGGCTGTAACACACGATGACATTCTTGCATTACAAATATAGCCTTCAATCGTAATAGATGTTCGAAAAAATCACCCATCCAAATCTCTTCGATTGAATTATCAGATTCTCGTATACCTTGAGATATATCATAGCATTCAAAAAATCCATTGTTAGTATCAAAATCTTTGCAAATATCAATGCTTTTCCACCCGATATGATCCAAGGAGATCACATTCAGTGCTGCAAGGCCGCTTCTTCCTGATCCAAGATTGAGTTTCATTATATTTGTGCAACTTGAAGAATAACACCACGCATCTCGCGCAAACTCCAATCATTGACGGGATCACTGAAATTATTGGCTTGTTTGCGACGCCAAATAGGATAGTTAGACATATGATGTCTAATCCTTCGTGCGTGCGGCATCACAAATCTCGGATTGATAATATACACCTTATTGTCTTTATCTACAATCCAAGTGAAACCGAGTTTCTTGACCAAGATATCAGAAAAAACATTATCCTGACACAAATGTGCTCCGTCCAACTCTTCATCCCAGCCATTGACCTTAAGAGCGGCTTCTATCTTAAGGCTCTCGTTTTTAGCATTAAAAGCTTGATGATCTCCAGGACCATATGGCATAAATAATTTAGTATCAGCATTACCCATACTATCTAATGACAGGGCTTCTGGATCTTGATCGAATGGCTCCTTGAAAATACTCCACATTAAATGGTTTAACTTACCTGTAATAATATCACTCACAAATAAATCAGTATCTTCATTTTGATAAGGAGTAAAATCAGGATGTAATTCCGGTAAAGATTTATACTGGTGAGGACACATATAGCCCATATTTTCGGCTAAATTAATGTTGTGAAACTTAATATGTTTTTCCACACAATCTGTGGGTAAATAGGTATAATCAGTGATCATTAACACCAATGAAGCAGAGGCGTTTACAAAACCAGTATTAGTGGTATGTGCTAAACAGCTAATAGGAAACACATTTTTTATTGGTTCGACATGTTTAACTATGAAATCATATTTTTTGCTTTCTTGTGCTACAATATCTTTCCGATGCTTATAAATACCATCTACCAATATCAGTTCAAAGTTCTTGAAAGTTTGTCGCTCTAAACTTTTGAATACTATATCTAAACCGCCTGGGCGCATCGTTGGCATAATAATAGAAATAGCTGGTGTCTTACTGCCACTGATATTTGGTATAGATAATGTATTACTGTGTTTTGGATTGTCTTCAATCAATTTACACATCTTATTAGCAATATTAGTCCAAAGATATTTTTGAGCAAACAATTTACATTTATCTCGGGCATTATTGGCAAAGGTTATATCAGTTAAAGCCTTTACTACTCCCGCTGCGTACTCATTCAATTTTGTGGCTACTGGCATTTCAGTCATCAAACAGCCACTATGTCGATAGATACCACCAATACAATCAGCGGAACTAATAGCTGGAATAGCGCCAGCCGCGTGAGCTTGCATTATACTCAAACTAAATCCCTCCGAAAACGCAACGGTATCTACTGGATAAAGTAGAACGGATGCTTCGCTCATTTGTCGTTTCATTTCTTCAACACTAACAGAGCCAATTTGTTCCACACCCATATTCTTCATTCGTTTTATTGCTTCACGGCAATAACGCAATCTATGACCCAGTTCCGTAACGTGAGGATGATCGGTGGTAGAGTTAGGCTCAATTTTTAGTACAGGGCCTTCTTGAAAATGGTAGAATATTTTTAGACTAGCTTCTGGAACCTGTTCTTTGATTTTGGGAAAAGCCTGTAATGCCAAATGCAAACCACGATCTGCCGATGAGCAGAAAATCATCCGCCCTGGCACCTTTTTATTGTCTTCGTACCAAGAAGGATCACATCCTAATGCCAGCGTTTGCCATTTTTCGGGTTTGGGGGCCTGGCGCTGTAAATGTTTAGTGTGTTGATCACAAACTCCTAACCATAGATCTACATAATCATCATATCCTGACTGACAGTAAGTAAAATCATTAAGAAACTGCCAACAAATACGAAATGGTTTCTCATTGACACCACGAAGAGCGTCTGGTTCATTAATAGAGATCACTGCATCAAAACTCTCATCAATAACAGTATGCCGTTCAATGAAATTATATAGTTTGCATCCCTGCCAAATATCTGGTTTATTATTAGGTTGGGCATTCTTGGTAAACATATGGATTTCGTGCCCAAGTTTTTGTAGCTCGCTGCTGATAATGCAAAAACTAAGATCTGTACCAGTTAGTCCCCTACCACTTGTCCAAATATTATCGAACCAAAAATCAAGAGGGCGCGTCGATAAACTCCATTCGCCAAGTATGACTGCAATTTTCATTGTGTGGCCTCTTTCAACTTGTTATGATTTCCAAATCTTGGATCACCATTGTAATAGCCCCGGCCCCCATCTCTGTAAGCGGTGGTTGGATAGTATGGCACAATGGGATTGGTCTTCATACTCTCTATCAGATCATGAAACATAGCTTCCCAATCCTTGGCCAAAGTATCTAGTCCGAAATATTCCTTGGCATATTGCTGCAGCTTGGCTCTATCGGTATCATCCTCCTTGGTGAGGGCTTCAACGGTCGCTTGCACAAACTTGTCCTTATACTCGGGACTGGTCCATTCCCCTGGCAGGAGCACGCCACGATCGGCTACCGTTTCATTGAGAGCGGCGATGGTAGATGAGATCATTCGTGTGCCTGCAGCCTGAGCTTCCATTGCAGATAGGCAAGAAGTCTCAGAAAACCAAGTTGAGTACAACCATGCACCGGCTGACAGGTATTCTTCTGCCAATTCTTGCTGATTTACTCGATCGTGATATACAACGCCCAATGGTTCCATTTCCTTGATCTTGGCCTTGAGGAAGTGGATCAGGTTCATTTGGTTCTGATCGTGCTTGGCTACAAACTCCCAGTTCTTGAAACCGTAGAACAGGTGAAGCGTCGCGGCGGGAACTCGCTCTTTGATCTTGGGCCATACCTCCAACAAGATCGGCCAGCTGCGGTCAGGGGAGCTTGAATTGACGCACTTGAAACGATCGCGGGGGACTGTCTTGTCGAATCGGGTCAAATCGATCCCATTGCGCGTCACTACCACGTGCTCTGGATGCAAGTTGTGCCAGTTAGTTAGATTAGACTTATGCCATTCAGAAAGAGCCAAAATTCTATCTGCCTTCAACAGCAGCTCATTGGTAGCATTAATAGCGAAGATGTCGTGCACCCAGAGTAGCTTCAGTTTGGCCTCAATGCCATACTGGTCTCCAAGCATAGCTGCGTTCCTGGAGACTACCAGAACATCGCAGGTCAGGTTCTGGTATAGATTGGAAGGGTAATATTCCACCCCATCAAAAGTGCTGGCGATCCCGCAGCTGCAATAGACCCGAACCCTATTATCAAGGGCTGCCAATCGTTTGGCCATTTCCATAGCCATAGTTTCAGAACCGCCCATACCAAACTTTTTGATCGTCTCGGGTGTCCAAATTTCTACTCCATCACCAAGTGCAAAAACAATATCTAACTTACCTTCTTTTAGAGGTACAATGTTATTGATGATAGTTAGTCCGGGAATAGGTTGATTGTTGATGATCGCGGCTACCTGCTCTACACCAACTTGTGTTAGACTGCCGTTGTTTTTCAGGACATTAGTGTTCTCTACTATCTTCTGTCGGGCTAGAAAGTCTTCATAGAGCCGTTTGTTGTTTAGGAAGTTGGGGTCATTGGGTTGCTTTTGTATTCCGATATTGACGCTATTCAATGCTCCCACCACATCGCCCAATTTATTGAGCGCTAGGTTGAGATACTTATGGATTTCGGAATCCCGTTCCAATGGATTGATGAATAGTAGAGTTTTGGTTGGAGGAAGGTTTAGTCCTGCTTTGGCAAAATACGCGCAGCGTTCCCAATTCCGCATCTCCTGGGGTCCGCCCCGAGAAGCGAAGAAATAGAACATCCGAGCCAAAGCAAAATAACCTTCTCCCCAATTCTCTTTGATCTCAATAGACTTGAAAGCCCATTTGATACCATCGTCCAAGTTATTTTGGGCCTGGTAAATATCGACCAATTTGAGGCAAGCCATCACCCGCTCATCTTCCCAACCAGAAACTGAAACATACTTGGTTAGATGCTGAATAGACTCATCGATCAGCCCGGCATTGGCGCACTCTAAACCCAAGTAATAGAGTTGGCGAGCATCACTATCGCCTACCTTCTCGTAATACTTTTTCAGGATCCGAAGATTACGATCAGGCTCGTGCATCTTGGGACTGAATTGTCGGTGATGCTTGAACACTAAGTCTTCGCGAGGAATATGAGCTACTCTGACATTATCCTTTGGAATAAGGACCTCGTGCACGGGATTTACCCACTTATAGAAGTCCTTCTTGTAGAAGAGCCTTTCTCGATAGTGTTGTAGAGTGCATTGACCTAACTCATTATAGGCATATTCATAAGGGAATAGATAGGAAATAGTGTCTAAATGGGTATAGTTCTTCTTGAAGTCTTCAATAATAAGAGGAAGATTTTGACATCCCTCAATGGTATCATCTGCGTCACACCACAAAATCCAGTCTTTGGTTGCCAAATCGAACGATCTTTGGCGAGCTTGCGAAAAATCCTCAATCAGACCAGTGGTTGGATCATTGCAATCAGTATAAACCTCGAAAATATCAGCGTATTTCTTGGCTATTTCAGGTGTGTTGTCGGTAGACCCGGTATCGACAACTACCAACTCTTCTATATAGGGTCTGATAGATTGAAGGCACTTTTCCAGAAAAGGTTCATTCTTTACGATGATACAGAGGCTAACAGGGCTCTTTTCGGTCATTTCTTTCTACTTTCGGCTTACTGAGGCTCAACACCGTATATATCGACCTTTCCATATGTTTGACGATGACCAGAATTACAACACAGTATTTGGCGTACCGGCATCATAACGAGCTTTGGCCGGTAGGGTAGCCGTATTGCCGGTAGTGGGGTCGACCCAAGGCCACGGATTACTACCGAAAAACTTGGGCGCAGCACTCAAATACAGAGAATTAGCCAATGATTGGGCAGGGACAGTGGTCCAAGTTTGCTTACTTTGTAGCCAGTCCCAGTTTCCTTCTCGAAGGGTAGTAGTGGTAGTTTTGGGATCATAGGGCTGCGGACTAACATCGTCCCATCCAAGCAACCAGATGGCGGGTGTAACCATACCAGAGGGACCGGTAACATCGTAAGTGTAACCGCTCATCTGTCCTTGTGCTCCTAAGACATTGCCCACGAAGCTCATATAGTAGCTGTATGCCGTAGAGCCTGCACAACGCTCTGGTGAATTGCCTTGGCTGGCGTCATTGATAGCGCTGGCACCAACTGCAATCGTTAGTGTCCCGCCCACTCCGGCTCCAGTTTTGGAAGCAATCGAAGCGGAGGTTGAAGTATATTCGGCTCCACCGTTGGTGACGGTGAAACTAGTTGGATTACCGCTGCCGTTGACCGCTGTAACCGTAAGTGCAGCTGACAAGCCATAGATCGGATCTTGCAAAGCCAATGTTAGTTGATCTCCCGCCTTATATCCAGTGCCACCGGTCATCGAAGCTGAAACAACTGTGCTGGTACTTGGATTGGTGAAGGGACCGCTTCTGATACCACGCAACCAGTTGCGGAAGATGGTGTGATAGGTAGAACTACCGTGGGTTTTATCACTATCCCAGTTGAAACCGTAGTTGCCTTCGAACAGCATATGATGGGGCCCGACCATATGGCTGCCATTAAGTCCAATTTCGATCCAGTTCTGATTGGTGAGAATGAAGCCCTCGTCCATATAGTTGTAACCTGCTACTGCTCCTGCGCCGGAACAACGAGCAACCATTACCTTATTGGCCCGGATCGAGATGTTGTTCTCGATCAGAAACTCGGAAGAGCCATCCGAAGAACTAATGGCATAACCACCACCTCCTGGCTCGGACCAGGCGCCATCGTGAATATAACTATCCCTGATCTCGCACTTGAAAGCGTTAGTCAACGCTACGCCCTCATTGAGCCAAATAGTGATCTCTACTCCTTTGACCCAACAGAAAGCCGCGCAGGTCATTCTAATACTACCATCAGAAAATCCCATCATCGTTAGGTTTTCTACGCCTGCATTGGTGACAAACGGATTTCCTGTGAAACCGGTTAGTTGGGCGGTATGAGCGGCCCGATAGTTGGAGTGCAGTGGGGTTGTAAAGGTAATAGTGTTACCACTGACACTTTGGATCTGTTTGATCTCGCCTGTTGGCCTATCTTGACGACAGAACCAAGACGCCGCATCGCCACTAGTAGGTGTAGTAGCGGTCAGTGGATCATCGATCTGATTGGCGGGATTGTGAAGCTGCCAGGTAACTTTCCAATCGGGAGCGGCCCAAATCTGACCACGACCTAATGGGTCGGTCATCCATTTTGCACCAGAGAGTTCGTCCAATAACACGAATACACCAGCAGTAAATCCACTACCATTAGCAACGGTGATACTGTTAGAGCCTTTTACTCCGTCTACACTTAGATTTTGAGAAGTGTTATCAGGATTGGGCCAACGATTAGGGCCGATTACCGCGAAGGCTTGATAGTCCGTAGCCTGATAGGAAACCATCGTGGCGCCATTGGTTTTCTTGACGATGGTTTTACCAGCGCCTGCACCTCGAAGAGTGATGGGTGTGCTGATCAGAATGAAGTTATTGACGATGAAAGTCCCAGCTGCCAACATTACTACTTGGTTATTGGGACAAGCATTAACTGCGTTTTGGATGGCAGTACTATCATCACCTCCACTGGGAGAGATAGTAGTATAGATGGTAGTTCTGTTTGGGATACCACCAATAGAGTTAAGGCCCGGGTTCCAGGTTGTTAGCCTGTCTGCCGAAATGATAGGAGCATTCGTATTTGAGGTACGAAGTCGGGCTCCCAATCCAGGAAGGGATAATCCTCCACCGATGGGGCTCATCAGTTGATCGCTTCGTGGGCTGTTTGAACCCAGTCGGTAGAGTTGAAAATGAAGGTGGATGCACGCGCTTTGCTGGCAGGGAAGGTGTAGAGTGTTCCTCCCGCCGGGCCACCATTGACGATGGTCAGAGTGAAGGCGGTCGCATCCAAACGAGCGATGGTCAAGCTCTCATTGGTCACTGCGCCAGTGGTATCGAGGGTGATGGTTTGGTTAGCAGTCAGAGTGGCCGCGGGCATATTGAACTGATTGGCGGTGCCAACATTGATATGCACGCTTGCGTTTCCGAGCACGGAAGAAACGACGGTAGGCGTTGCGGAAATAGTGCCGTTGGCAGAGGCCACAAGGGCACGAGTTCCAGTACCGGCAAGGAAAGCGACGGGATTAGAAATAGAACCTGCGGCTCCTTGAGCCCCAGTAGCTCCCGTTGCGCCTGTCGCTCCCGCTGCGCCTGTCGCTCCCGCTGCGCCTGCTGGTCCGGTAGGACCGGTTGAGCCTGCGGAGCCTTGAACACCTTGCGGACCCTGTGGTCCTGCTACACCGGCAGGACCTGTGCTACCTGCTGGGCCAGTAGATCCAGCTGGCCCTGTATTACCTGTCGAGCCAGGAGCGCCTTGTGGGCCTGCATTACCTACTGGGCCTGCTGGTCCGGTGCTACCTGTTGGACCTGAAGGCCCGGCAGGACCAGTATTTCCCTGTGCGCCTGCTGCGCCTTGTGGGCCCTGTGGCCCTTGAGCTCCTTGCGGACCTACACTTCCTGCGTTGCCAGCTGGGCCTGTCGGTCCCGTTGATCCTGCGGGTCCGGCAGGACCAGTGCTGCCAGTTGGCCCTTCGGGTCCCGGGGGACCCGCTGGACCTGTTGATCCTTGTCCTCCGCCACCTCCGATTGTGTTTTGATCCACGAAGGAGAGGTTATACTTGTATCCGTCCCAGGTAAGGCTTGGTATTAGGTTGTCCATGTCAAAATGTCGAATTATTCCTATGGCCCATCTGTTGAAATTTGAGTTAGGTCATACCATAGAATATAGTATCAGTGAATTGTACTTTCGTAGTATGTGGGGTGTCAGAGGTAAATCCGACGATCATTTGCGCCCAATCGCCTGATGGAGTCAATTTGGTATTGGCGGTGAAGGATCCGCCAGTTGAGGTTGATTGCTGTTCCATCGCACCGCCGTTGCCAGTACCTTGTTGACCGTTGCTCCACATGACGAATGACCAGCCCGTACCCAAGCCATTTTCAGTTGTATTAGTATACATATAACCAATAAGCAGCTCATGTTGATAGGAGCAGGTAACAGGCCCTGCGGTGGCAGTGGTGCCAGATGATGCGCTATTGATCGTGCAAGCTGACAGATCTAAGGCAGTCACTCCTGACAACTCTATGATGAATAGCTCTGGAAAGTTAAATGCACCATTGGTATTAACATTGATAGTAACGGTATTAGTATTCGCGGCCGCGGCTTTTATTCCGACGCAAACGAAAACATACATAGACATGCTATGTGCTGGCGAGGACAACGATAACACTTGTTGGTAAGTATTACCAGCGCTATCGGACATTGAAGTAAAAGTTGCAGTTGCATCGACCCATGACATGCAGACAAGATTGGTGTTACCAGCGGTTTGGGCGTGAATATAGGTACAGGTGACGGGCGAAGAGGAAGCGGTACTACCATCAGTAACACCAGCCCCCATGCTATCACCTGATTGAATGGGAAAGACGATTGAGATTGCCATAGTATTATGTTCCTCTAATCATTTTGTTCTGACTATGCGTATAATCATCCTATTTGCATTATATTAATTGTCGAGCCTGTCGGACTTATACTTGGAGCAAATGATGATGGCACTACGGCCGGTCCATTATTAACCCAAGATAACCAAGTTGATATATTAACTCCTGATCCAATAGCTGCTATATATGAATTATCTACTTGTCCATAACCGCTACCACCAATACTAATCGCCGCAGATTGAGATATGGGGGTTCCAGAGCCTAATAAACCGGTAGCTCCTAAATATTGCATCATCATAATACCGTGCGTTCCAGATGGAACACCAGTATAATTTATACTGGTGTTAATTCTATAGTAGCTATAGGTATTAGCAATGTCAGCATTATTGAAAGTTACATAAGAACACCCAGTAGTAACGGTGGTGGCGCCTATATTACCAATACTGATTTGCTGTCCGCCCCATTGCACTAATCTAAATGGGCCGCTCATTGCACCAGCAACGCTCCAATTGCCCGATGGCACCTGCATACCGGCCGTAGCTTGCCCTTGATAAAAGTTACCCATCGGTGTAATGGTGATCTCATTAGGATTAGGTCCGGTGGCCGCTACCAATCCACCTATCAAATTGATATTGTTCGCGATGGCAACCGTAGCTCCTTGATTGAACCACCACATACCAGTGCCATTGACGCCAGCGGTGCCTGGGGGTCCTGTAACTCCAGTAGCTCCAGCAACACCGCCCGGGGAAACAAATGCGGTGGCCACAGCGCTTCCTACTGGAATATTACCCACATAACCCAAGTTCTGTAAGCCAACGGTAGGTACACCTGCCGTAGCTACCTGATAATAGCCTCCACTTGGTATGAAAATAACCTGACCGGCTTGTATCCAATAACCGGAAGGAATTTGTACAGAGATCGCATTAGCAACGCCAGTGGCGGGCTGAGTAAAGCCATAGTTAGTAGAATAAGCATTAATGCCACCAGCGCCAGTCGACCCATATGTACCTTGTGGGCCGGTTGAACCTTGAGGCCCAAGTGGGCCTGTGGCTCCCGTTGCTCCTGCAATGCCCCCTGGCGAAATATTACCTGTTGCTACGGCACTACCTACCGGAATGTTTCCTAGATAGCCGAGATTTTGCAGCCCAACCGTTGGCACACCAGCCGTAGCTACTTGATAGTAACCTCCGCTGGGAATGAAGACGACTTGTCCAACCTGTATCCAGTTACCAGAAGGGATCTGAACTGAAATAGTATTGGCCGCACCAGTTGCTGGTTGGGTAAACCCATAATGAGTGGAGTAAGCGTTGATACCGGGAGCGCCAGTAACACCAGTAGCGCCTGCGCCTGGGCCCGCTCCGCCCGAGGGAACGAAGTTGAGGCCATAAGAGGCATAATAGTTGGTACCATTGAAGTATAGAGAGATGATGTCAACGGCTCCAGTACCAGTTGATAAAGTGGGTGGCGTACCACCTACCCATTGAACGTTAGTTGGCCAGGTAACAGTCATAAAACCAGATCCGCCTTGAACTAGACGAAGTAGAAGACTGGAAACACCAACTGGATTAGTAAAGGTAAAGGTTGGAGAACCATTTAGAGTAATGGTTTGACGACTACCCACGCTCCAGTTGATATTGAATGTGCTACCGCCAGAATTACCGTTAGAAACCTCCTGCTCGAAATCCAGTGTTTGCAGATTGACAATATCGTGATTCTGAACATTGAGACTATCGCCGATTGCAATATTATTATAGCCACTTGGGAAGCCACTATAAACCCCGTAGGATAAGAGATTGATTGAAGTGGCCTGTGGATTGAACGCTGAGAAGATGTTTAGTGGCACTCCAGTTACAGCCTGTGGTAGCCTGAAAAGACCGGTAGGAGCAGCAGATCCGACATTGCCACCAAAGTAGAAGAAGACACCGGACGGAACCTGAATGGCTCCAGTCGCATCTCCATGCAAGGAGCTAATATACGGAGTGGTAGCGGTAGAACTGGCTCCTTGTAGGTCTCCTGCTGGTAGGTAAATAACACCCGGAGTTGATTGAGAGGCTAAGGTAACGCCTCCGCCACCGCCACCAGTACCTGGTGGGCCCTGAGGACCGGTAGGTCCTGTAGCACCCGTAACACCAGGGCTGCCTTGCGCTCCCTGAGGACCTGTTGGACCTGTGACTCCTGTAACACCGGGCGATCCTTGGTTACCTTGAGGACCGGTGGGACCAGTAACTCCTGTAACTCCCGCTACACCTCCTGGTGAGATAAATCCAGCAGCTACCGCGCTACCTACTGGAATATTGGCGCCTGAATAGCCTAAGTTTTGTAGTGAGAAGGTGGGAACAGAACCGGAGGCGACTTGGTAATAACCGCCTGAAGGAATAAAAACGATCTGCCCCGCTTGAATCCAATAGCCGCTTGGAATCTGGATTGCAATATCTGCCCCTATTGCTGGTTGTGTGAAACCTGCTGTAGTTGAATAAGCATTGATCCCAGGTGCTCCCGTTACACCAGTTACGCCTGGTGATCCTTGATTGCCCTGAGGGCCAGTTGGACCAGTGGCTCCAGTTACGCCCGGACTTCCTTGGGCACCTTGAGGGCCGGTAGGCCCTGTTGTTCCGGTTATACCAGGAGAACCTTGTGCTCCCTGAGGTCCGGTCGGACCTGTTACGCCAGTTACACCAGCAATCCCTCCCGGAGAAACAAAGCCCGCAGCCACAGCGCTTCCCACTGGAATATTGACGCCTGAGTATCCTAGGTTTTGGAATGAGAAGGTAGGGACTGATCCAGAAGCAATAGTGTAGTACCCGCCGGACGGAATGAAAACATACTGACCAATCTGAAGCCACTGACCCGAAGGAACAGTAAGAGGTATGGCTACACCGACTGCCGGTTGAGTAAAACCGTTGGTGGTGGAATAAGCATTGATTCCTGGAGCGCCCGTTACTCCTGTTGTTCCTGCTACTCCCTGTGCTCCTTGAGGTCCGGTAGGACCAGTAACTCCTGTTACACCAGGAGAACCCTGATTACCTTGAGACCCCTGAGGGCCAGTAGGTCCTGTAGCGCCCGTTACTCCAGGTGATCCTTGATTACCCTGCGGTCCTGTTGGCCCAGTGGAACCAATAGTACCAGTTGCGCCTGTTACTCCGGCAATACCTCCTGGTGATACAAATGCTGCGGATACCAAACTACCAACTGGAATATTGACTCCTGAATAACCAAGATTCTGCAAACTGAAAGTAGGTACAGAACCAGACGCTACTTGATAATAACCACCGGATGGAATGAAGACGATCTGATTTGTCTGGATCCAATATCCAGATGGAATCTGAATAGCAATATCAGCTCCTACTGCGGGTTGAGTAAAGCCTGCCGTAGTAGAATAGGCGTTGATGCCAGGTAATCCGGTTACACCGGTTACTCCAGGAGGACCTTGATTTCCTTGAGGTCCAGTTGGCCCTGTCGCACCAGTAACTCCAGGAGAACCCTGAATACCCTGATTGCCCTGCGGTCCGGTCGGACCTGTTACGCCAGTTACACCAGGGCTTCCTTGAATGCCTTGACTACCTTGTGGGCCAGTAGGGCCGGTAGCCCCCGTGACTCCAGGAGAGCCCTGAGCGCCTTGAGGTCCTGTGGGTCCTGTTGTGCCAGTTATGCCTGGACTACCTTGAGCACCTTGAGGTCCTGTGGGTCCTGTAACACCGGTAACTCCAGCCACTCCGCCAGGAGAAACAAACGAAGCAGATACCAAACTACCAACTGGAATATTGGCGCCAGAATAACCAAGGTTCTGCAATGAGAAGGTAGGTACTGCTCCAGATGCAACTTGATAATAGCCTCCGCTTGGGATAAAGACGATCTGGTTTGTCTGAATCCAGTAACCACTTGGAATTTGGACAATGATATCTGCACCAATCGCAGGCTGGGTGAATCCGGCGGTGGTTGAATAAGCGTTGATCCCTGGCGATCCTGTTACTCCTGTTACACCAGGATTTCCTTGATTGCCTTGCGGCCCTGTGGGTCCCGTTGCGCCTGTTACTCCGGGAGAACCTTGGATGCCCTGTGAGCCTTGCGGACCGGTGGGTCCTGTGGCTCCAGTTACACCAGGACTACCTTGAATACCCTGTGAGCCCTGGGGCCCCGTTGGTCCGGTTGCTCCAGTCACTCCAGGAGAACCTTGATTGCCTTGCGGACCTGTCGGTCCAGTAGATCCTATGGTACCGGTTGCTCCTGTTACTCCGGCTATGCCACCAGGTGAAACAAAAGCAGCAGCAACAGCACTGCCAACAGGAATATTGACTCCAGAGTAACCGAGATTTTGGAATGAGAATGTTGGAACGGAGCCTGAAGCAATCGTATAATAGCCCCCACTCGGTATAAAGACATACTGACCAATCTGCATCCATTGCCCACTTGGAACGGTAAGTGGAATAGCAGCTCCCACTGCTGGTTGCGTAAATCCATTGGTTGTCGAATATGCATTGATTCCAGGCGCTCCAGTTACACCAGTAACTCCTGGCGAACCCTGATTACCTTGTGGACCAGTAGGGCCTGTGGTTCCAGTAACACCTGGTGATCCTTGCGCTCCTTGGGGTCCAGTAGGGCCTGTAACTCCTGTAATACCAGGACTACCTTGGGCCCCTTGAGGGCCTGTTGGTCCTGTATTACCCTGCGGTCCAGTTACTCCTGTAACACCGGCAACTCCACCCGGAGAAATAAAGCTTGCTGCGACGGTACTTCCTACCGGAATGTTGACGCCAGAGTAACCAAGATTTTGTAGCGAGAATGTTGGAACTGCTCCTGATGCTACAACATAATAACCTGCGGATGGTATAAAAACATATTGGCCAGCTTGGATCCAATAGCCACTTGGGATCTGAATAGCGATATCTGAACCCACTGCGGGTTGTGTAAATCCTGCGGTAGTAGAATAAGCGTTGATACCTGGAGCGCCTGTGACACCTGTTGCACCAGGTGATCCCTGATTGCCTTGTGGTCCTGTAGGGCCTGTAGTTCCAGTTACACCGGGGCTTCCCTGAGGACCTTGCGGCCCAGTTGGTCCGGTTTGACCTTGAATACCTTGTACTCCAGTAGCCCCTGTAACACCAGCGATACCACCAGGTGAAACGAAAGCAGCAGATACTGCGCTACCAACAGGAATGTTGGTTCCCGAATAGCCCAAGTTCTGCAAACTAAAAGTAGGCACAGATCCGGAAGCAACAACATAGTATCCACCGCTCGGAATAAAGACATACTGTCCGATATTGATCCAGTATCCGCTAGGTATCTGGATCGGTATCGCATTACCTACTGCTGGTTGCGTAAAGCCCTGAGTAGTAGAGTAAGCATTGATGCCGGGAGCACCAGTAATACCGGTTACGCCTGGGCTTCCCTGATTTCCCTGTGGACCAGTAGGACCTGTTGCTCCAGTGACACCAGGAGAACCCTGAATACCTTGACTACCCTGCGGCCCCGTTGGTCCGGTAGCTCCCGTTACTCCGGGCGAACCTTGAATACCCTGAGATCCCTGCGGACCAGTCGGTCCGGTTGCCCCAGTAACTCCGGGAGAACCTTGAATGCCCTGTGATCCTTGTGGGCCCGTTACGCCAGGTGAGCCTTGATTACCTTGCGGGCCTGTAGGCCCTGTTGTACCTGTGACTCCTGCTACTCCTCCCGGAGAAACAAAACCTGCTGCTACTGCACTACCTACCGGGATATTGACACCAGAGTAGCCCAGATTTTGGATCGAGAATGTAGGCACTGAGCCCGATGCTATCGTATAGTATCCTCCACTAGGGATAAACACATACTGGCCGATCTGCATCCATTGACCAGATGGAACCTGAATAGGAATAGCGTTACCAATGGCAGGCTGAGTAAAGCCTTCAGTGGTTGAGTAGGCGTTGATCCCAGGTGCTCCCGTTACTCCTGGACTACCTTGATTTCCTTGCGGGCCAGTAGGTCCGGTGGCCCCAGTTACACCGGGAGAACCCTGAGGACCTTGAGGCCCTGTCGGACCAGTAACTCCAGGTGAGCCCTGCGGACCAGCTGAAGGTGAGCCAGGCCCAATAGGTCCGGTAACGCCTGGCGAGCCTTGAGGGCCTTGAGGGCCAGTTGCCCCCGTTACACCAGGAGAGCCCTGAATGCCCTGAGAGCCGGTTTGACCTTGAGGCCCTGTTGCTCCGGTTGCTCCTGCTACTCCGCCAGGCGATACGAATGCTGGCGCTATTGCACTTCCAACAGGAATATTGACACCAGAATACCCAAGGTTTTGCAAACTGAAAGTGGGAACCGCTCCCGATGCTACAACATAGTATCCACCACTTGGAATGAAAACATACTGCCCTATCTGGATCCAATATCCACTGGGGATTTGGATTGGTATGTCAGCTCCCACTGCTGGTTGAGTAAATCCTTCGGTAGTAGAATAGGCATTGATTCCACCAACACCGGTAGCTCCCGTGACTCCTGGTGATCCTTGGTTGCCTTGAGGGCCTGTTGGTCCAGTTGCGCCGGTAACGCCTTGTGGACCTTGAGGCCCTGTCGGGCCGGTTGCACCAGGATTACCTTGCGGGCCTGTGGGCCCTGTTGCGCCGGTAACTCCTGGACTGCCCTGATTGCCTTGCGGACCAGTAGGTCCTGTTACTCCTGTAACGCCAGGAGAGCCTTGCGACCCTTGCGAGCCAGCGGGGCCTGTTGGTCCGGTTGCACCGGTTACTCCAGGCGATCCTTGAATGCCTTGAGAACCGGTTTGTCCTTGCGGTCCTGTTGGACCTGTGGCTCCGGTAACGCCCTGAATACCTTGCTGACCTTGAGGACCGGTGGGTCCTGTTACACCAGGCGAGCCCTGATTTCCTTGCGGACCTGTCGGTCCGGTTGCGCCTGTAACTCCGTCCGCGCCCGTTGCTCCCTGAGGTCCGGTGGGACCGGTCGCTCCGGTGACACCAGGAGAGCCTTGGTTGCCCTGAGGTCCTGTAGGACCGGTGGCTCCGGTTACACCGGGACTGCCTTGAATGCCTTGCGGTCCAATAGAACCAGTAGAACCAATCGGACCGGTAGGTCCGGTAGCTCCAGGTGCTCCTCTTGCGTACCCTTGGCTCAAGATTTTGCCTTTCTATTCTTGGCCGATTCAGACATTTTCTTTCTTGATTCTAGGGTCATGACACTTCAACTCCAAAGATATTGAAAGTCAATAATCCGCTTGCGGATTGAACTCTGACTTCATCTCCTTCGGCTAATGAAATACCGATAGTAGCAATGAAAGTATCGTTACCATCCATCGAAAGATCATAATACAGATATTGCTTCAATGTATCGACAGCTCCACCGATAGCGATCGAAACCCGAAAAACAGTGAAACCAGGATCAGTATTACAGATAACAACAGAGGATATGGTGGTGCCAATATCTACCGTGTTTGGCACCGTATAGATAGTAGTCAGCGTATTAGCGGCGGGTTGTGCTTGGGCAAGCACCTTGAGGGAATCGCTCATATCATACGGTATGCGATCTTATTGAGATCAGAGAATATCGATTGAAATCGATGTGAAATCAATAGTTAGAGCTTGTTACGCTCCCATCACAAGATACCATCGTAACCAAGAATTAGTACCTGTGCCTGCTGCTCCCGCTGGGCCTTGCGGGCCCGTAGGGCCGATGGCTCCCGTCACACCAGGACTTCCTTGCGGTCCTGCGGGCCCTGTAGCCCCCGTGACGCCAGGACTGCCTTGAGGCCCCTGCGGACCCATCGGGCCCGTAGGACCGGTTATAGGAGGATTAAAAAGAGGCATATTAGCTCAACTCCGTAACCCGGGCATTTCCAATAGTACCATCCCAAATTCCGTCTATTTCGCCAGTATAATCGTAGGGAACCTCAAAATAAGCATTGGGGATCAATTTCACGGAATAACTAGAAGTGCTTGCATTTGTACCGAGTTTGAGATACAAGGTGTTTGTTGTGGAATCATTGTATATAGTGGCCCCAAGTCTAAATGAATTTGAGCTCAATAGCGTCACGCTGGATGTTGCAGCGGCGACACTTGTTATATTGTTGGTTGATACTCGGCCGGGCGCTGCAGTTGTGGTACCGCCAGAGTATCTTTCCATTACCGATACATTGACACCGGTAAAAGTTGGCACCCCACTTCCACCTATTACCCAAGATACTAAAACAGTATCGCTCACGCAGTTATTAAGTTGTAGTATCGTTGTAAATGCAGAAGATATTACTGAGGTAGAAACAGATGGACTTAGTGGTGTTATTTGATCTATTGGATCGACTTCTTGCATCGTGAAAACTATGGTTGGACTGGTACCTGTTGGTGCGGCAGTAATGTTGATGATAGCAATGATTTCGGACGACCCAAATTTAGATACCGGGGCTGAACCATTCGATGTAATCGTATTGTTATTGAAAAGAAAGAATACCATTTAGATCTGCTCCCTCCAAGAAATTCCGCCATAGAATGTTGATGTCGTTCCAGTTATCCTCTGTACCGCTAGTACAATAATATCTGATACGCCAGCAATACTGCTTCCCAATCTCAAATCTGATGCTAATGGTTGTAGAATGGGAGTTGATGTTATGCTGCTTCCGCTTCCACTACCAACGCCATAGCCTGAAAATAGTTGTGTTCCTCCTGATACTGTCGTTGCATTAGTCGGGGTCGCTACTTGCATTGCACTATTGGTAACATCACTGAATGATAGTGCGGTTCCAATTACTGTTGGATTGAGCAACAAACAATAGCGATAGTTATCGCCTGATATATTGAGAATAGAAACTAATAGTGGATCAATTTCTGCTGATTGATAGGTGCTTTTCTGTCTAATGACAATAAGCGGATAAAGATTAGCATCATTATTAGTGGTTAGTGCGGTAGCGCCCATATCTGCGGCAAAAACTGGACCTGTTGAAACCCTTCCACCCTCTGAAATAACGGTGGAACAAATATGAACTAAATTAGCGGCAGCTCCAGTACCATCATTACTGATCTCATACCGCAACGGCAAATTTGGCATTGACATATAAACTTGTGTCATTGTGTTGGCATTATTGACGATATTGCAATGCTGAATTTCTCCGCCAATATCAAAACCAAATCGTATTCTACCTACACCCAACCACTGAAAGTCAATGATGAAAATTTGAGTCTTGCTAGTATCTAATGTGATGCCTGATACACCTGTGCCATCTAACTTATCAGTATTCCAACTGGACTGTGGAATAACCGTATCTGCTGGGCTTCCACTAGTATCACTTCTTATGACAACACTTATGGTGGTCCCGGATAGTTGGAAAAACACTCCGTTGTTGGCATCAAAATATCCAATGCGGCGAGTGACGCCAGGCGTGCCTACTCCTAACACGCCGGTCATTGCAACGAAGATCGATTTACCCGGTTGGTAATTGAAGTGTTGGAAAGTTTGTCTAACTCGCATCCCTGCCGTTGCATTTGCAACCGCTATTGTGGTAGAGGCCTGATTGGTGTTATAGGTAGAAGTGGTGCCGCTGCCAGAAGTTTGTTGATCGTCCCAAAATAACGGTTGCTTATCTACCAATTGTTTATTGTCGAATAGAGTTAGTGGTTCCGCCACGCGCAATCGTTGGAATGCATCCAATTGTGCGTCATCGGAAAAAGTGATTCCAATAGAATTATCCGCTTGAATATCAACTTGAAGATGGCCATCTAGGTCCGTTGTAAGTGGTACCATATAGCCATCGGTCCAATTTTGATTGATCTCTCCGAATGAATTTTCAGCTGCAGCTACTGCTGCTATCACTGGAAATTTGGTAGTAACATCGGGAGTATTGTCAGTACCAGTTCCAACTACCGTTGCATTGAGTTGAGAAGCAACTGGTTGAACCGCCGTGATAGTGCCAGAAACAGGTTGGATTACAGTGGATCCGTCTATTTTGATAGCTCCTGCGCCGGTAATAACAAGTTGATTACCACTAGCATCTACAAGAGTGCCCTGAACCTGCAGTCTATAGACATGACCATCAAAGATAACTCCAACTGGGTTACCTAACTCGTCGAATAGAATACTGGCTGGTGAGTCACTCGACATCAGACCTCCACCCATAATTCATATCTATCATGGACTAATACTCCTTGTGCGTGATGCCTCAAAGACGTTATTCACGTAGGTGAAAGTATCCACGACGGTATGCGCGATTACAAATCCAGTGGCATCATACATATTCCAGGTTATTGTAGTTGGAACTTGGTTAGCATTATAGATAATGATTTTCTCTACCAGTTTGGTAGTCAATGTATTATCTAAGTACCAAACGATATGAGTGGGAAAGGGACTGCCAGAGGGGCTGGTGACCCGTACTGCATTGGAAGCGAAACCTTGCGTGGGGCCATTGTCGATGAAATGTATGAGTTGTAGAAGTTTTTGATGCTCATCTGCCGTGATTCCGCTCCCACCTGGTACATCCAATCCATTGACAATCCCGGCTCCTTGTAAAAAAGTCTTCTGCGCCGTATTGAATTGCAATAGATCAATATCACTACAAATAACGGTTATCTCTCCCGCCCGTATCTTATGATTGAGTTCCCCTTTCAATAAGGAGGCACGAATGTCATCTTCCGCTACCCCTGGAATTTGTAGAAGATCACGCGTCTCTCCAAAATTGATTGGATACTGAAATATCTTGATGGTTTTGTTTTCATTAGCCGTATTCAATACAACGAAACAGCCGTTGATTTTTAGATAAGGAGCGAATATATCCACGGGCCTAACCCTCTTTCTTTTGGCTCGGCAACCTATCTCTAATTGTAATTGTTATAGTGCGTTCCACATCGGGCTGATCGGTAGTAGCTTTGACACTGAATAACTTGTCGATCAAACTATCATATCCATTGACTGCAATATCGTGTCGAGTAATCACAGTTTCTTTGGTGGCATCCTTATGCAACAAGTCTTCGTCCTTGCTAAGAATAGCTTGTTTGATTTGTTGCTCTGACATCTGTCCTAATTTTTCTGGCGTCAATCGATATCGGACATGCAATAATTCTTCCAAATAGTCAAAACTGCCAACACCTGGTTGATTGTCGGTATAATCCGCATCCTTTTGCAAAGAACGCAATCCTTTGTCTATCGAAGATAGCAAAGTGCGAGCATAACTATCTTGCCATTCCGGTTCATTCTCATAAGTTTTCTTGATGGATTGAAGAACCTTTTGCAATCGGGAAAATTGATCCAATTTATGCTCAATGGCTTCGGAAATAAAGGAATCGGAACGATGGTAATTTTGCAAGCCCCGACGAGGGATGATTTGATGGCCCTGATCAATGCGACGGGTATCAAAAGCTACTTTGATTAGGCCGGGACTTTCCAAATTGGCAAAGGCAACTTTTCGCAATTCCAAACCCTCTCGACAGGCAGGGGTAGTGGAAGCGGATAAAAGCTGGTAGTATATTTGGTTGATTTGATCGCGATCCAAGGGCATTCTCCCAAGGAATGCGAAATTATGCTGAGGGATTACGCAGCGGTAATTACTTGCTTTTTCTTTTGCTGATGGAAGTAAATTCGCTCACAATGGGCGAGAAATTCATCTACCGATCTATCGTGGCGCGTGTAATTACAAGGCCAACAACAAGGCACTACATTGTCGATAGTATGAGTACCACTACAATTGAGTCTGTCTAACCCATTATACACAAAATCAGCATTATCCTTAGAAGATTGAGATGATCTCTTATCGTTTTTGGCCCAATTGCAAAGATTGGACGGTTTTGCGCCGCAGTAATGACAATCCATTTGAGATAGGCGAAAGAAATCATCAAACGATAGTTCTTGATTGTATCGATACTTCCATATTACACGAGCACTAGCTTCTTTGGGGGTGTATTTGGTATTCACGGCAGTCATTTGGGGACAGCGTTCGATACGCTTCTCCATATTTAGGCAGCCACAAGACTTGATACGACCACCAGTTAGTTTAGAAGCTGGTATTGTTTTTACGATTCCACAATCGCATCGACAAACCCACTGTGTCCGACCTTTTTCGGGGGTGGCCGAAGCAATAACCAACATTCTCGTGAATTTCTGTCCCACTAAGTCTAACTTTCTCATTTGATCTCCATATGTTTGAGTATGAGAGTATAACATACTCACGGAGCCTGGGGGTGTCAAGTACCGGCCAAATGAAAACAAAAAGGACGGAGTTTTTAGCTCCGTCCTCTGAGTTTAGCTTACGCTAAATGCTTGAAATTACTGGGTTATTACTACGCCCCGATAATTACGCTCTTATTGCCTTTTGCAGCCCCTCTGGGATTGACAATTGCCAAACCAATCTGCTCACTTACGACCCAGCCTAGTTTGAGCTGGCGGGGTTCGTCTGCAGGGAGAACTTCGATGTCTTGACGGATCGGCATAACCCCTAGAAATTCGGGATCGGCGACGCAATACACGGTTCCGGGGGGCACAATCTTGCTCACCAGGATGTCAGCGCCCCAGATGTGAGCATACAGCCCAGTCTGAAGGATTTCGCGCATCGTGACGGGATCAACTTCCCCACCACCTACGCCCTGACCACCACCGCTACCCCACTTGAGGATATCGGTAAACTCGTTGATGTTCATGAAGAACTTCGTGGTTACGAGGTCCCAGCGATCAACTTGAGCCTTTAGCTCAACGAGGTCGCGCTTGAGAAGACCCGCATCTGCGATGTCTTGCACTGTGTTTTCAACCGAAGCCGCTGCGTCAATGGCCGCAAAGACGTTAGCGTCTTCTTGTGCCATGATTTCTTGACGAGCCTTCTGAACTGCACGGTCGATAACATTGAACCGACGACGCTTAACTTCCGAAATACGAACTGTGGGGTTGGCCACGATTTCGAACTCGGGAACCACAACGCGGTCACCGAAGACACGTGATTCTGGTGCGGTGCCGTTGCTGGAAACTACGACAGCAGCGACATCGATATCACGCTCATATGTCGGATATGCACCCTGACTAAGTGGATCAACCACGAGAGCCCGGCGAGCGATTCCATGATAGTCCAAGTTTCTGCGAATTGGATTCGCCATTGCTTGGGCTAGAGCAATTTTGCCTTCTTGGCTGCTGATGGCTCTGGCCATCAAATCATCACGATTTTGGTCAGAGAGGCTTGGTTGTCCCGCAAGACCTTGATTCGCCGGAACATTCTCCTGAAGAATTGCAGCATATTTCGCCAAACATTGGATGGCGTCTTGGAGCGAGGTGGCATTCATTTGCCCCTGTCCGTTAAACATTTGATTACTCATTAGATACTCCTGAAAATGGATTGATTTGCCAGTTTTACCAGCTTACAGCGCAGAGTGCGCCTACAGAAAATATCTAATTATGCCTGATTTATTTTCCTCTTGACACGGGCGTATTACGATATATGTTAGAGGTCATCACTCGGAAGAAAACACTATGAATAAACTTATTGATATGGTAGGACAAAAGTTCGGCAAATTGACGGTAGTATCGAAAGCGTCGCCTATTCCCGAAGGGATAAAAACTATACGAATGAAACCAGCCTGGAATTGTCGCTGCGATTGCGGGGGCACTAAAACAGTCAAAGAATACCAACTAAAAAATGGCGGAGTAAAATCTTGCGGTTGTTTTAGAAAAGAAAGCGAAAGCGATTTACAAGTTGGTATCAAAAAGAATCGACTAACAATGCTTGAATATCTAATTGGTAAATGGAAATGCAAGTGTGATTGTGGTAATATTGTGGTTATCACGACGGATAAAATCAATAATGGAAACACTAAATCGTGCGGTTGTCTCAATTCAGAAAGTGCCAGTGCAAGAGCATACAAACTTATAGAGGGCCGCAGACAATTTGAGCCCCGTATTACATCAGCACGGAGGGTATGGAAAAACGTCTATGCCTATAACGATGAACAATGTGTGTCATTTGAAGAGTTTTTGACGCTCTCTCAACAAAATTGTTATTATTGTGGGATCGTGCCATCAAACCATCATAATCAATTTGCTACTAAAAGTGCCCGTGGCTCTCAAAAAGCCAAGGAAGAAGGTCTTTTCTCATACAACGGCCTCGATCGTATTGATGCCAGCAAACACCATACTACTGATAATGTAGTGTCCTGCTGCTATCCCTGTAATCGCGCCAAAAATGACCGTACAGTAGAAGAATTTTTGGATTGGTCTAATCATTTGCAACTCAAACCTTTCGAGCCACTCAAAATCAAAACCATCCCACTGCCTGACAATAGTTATTTGCAAACCTCTGTCAAATGTGTATTTCGGAATCATAAAGACGATACTGATTTGACCTTAGAGGAATACTACTCAATTTCTCAAATGAATTGTTTCTATTGTGATTGTACGCCAAGCAATACTTTCAATTATGCCAAGAGCGACAAAAAATCTTCTCAAAAAGCCAAGGACAATGCCATATACATTTACAATGGTATCGATCGCGTAGATCGTTCTTTTCCCCATAACAAAAACAATGTAGTTTCGTCTTGTAAGTTTTGTAATTGGTCTAAGAGTGGTATGACTCTATCCGAATTTCATGATTGGATCAAACGCATCCAAGCCTTTCAACACACCAAACATCAATAAATGATGTAGAGATAGCCGGAACCGCCATTGCCACCATTTCCGCCATTATAGCCACCAGCAGTTGTGGTGTCGCCTCCGCCACCTCCACCTGCCCCAGTATTGGCAGCAGCATTGGAACCATTTCCGCCTGTTCCGGAATTGGAACTTCCACCATTTCCCCCATTACCTTGCGGCCCTGCACCGCCTCCTCCCCCATTTTCACTTCCAGAGGTACCACCCGCATATGTATTGATCCAGTTGGAAAAACCGGATGCAGAACTATTACCACCGCTTCCGGCAGTTAGAATGCTAACGCCGGTATTATTGACATAATTGGTTGCGCCTGGAAAACTAGGGGCCCCAATCGAATAAGTACTGGTACCGCCCACGCTTATTGTGCCTCCGCCACCTATTGCTGAAAACAAAACTGTCGCACCATTAGCGAATGTAGTTGAACCACCATTTCCTGAACTAGAAGGAGTTGTTCCATAGGCGGTTCCAGAACTACTGCTACCACCTGCGCCAATCGTAACTGTATAAGAAGTGCTTGCTGTTACTGATACATATCCAGATTGTTGCCAAGCTCCGGCGCCACCACCCCCACCGACTCCATATGTTCCACCTCCCCCACCACCGCCACCGCCAGCCGCAAGTATCAAAATATTGCTCACGCCAGTCGGACAAGTCCAAGAGCCACTCGAAGTAAAATAAGCCTGGCTCAATGTACTACGCGGAAGAGGGGCGGGCTTCCAATACCCATCCGTCGCATCGTAAGTCAAAACATACCCATCCGTTGGTGTTACTGAATTTACTGATATGCCTTGAATTGCAACTACTGTTCCATTGATATCAGAAGTCATATTAGTCTCCTTTTACTGGTATATCAAATTATTAGTAATTAGAAAAACAAAAAGAGCCGAGAATTTCTTCTCGGCCCCTTGAGCATTTTGATTACCTACTAAACTTATGCGAGTAGGCTTGACTCTGGCATAAAGCTGAATACCGCAAACTGTACTTTCTGTGTAAGCGATACCTGAGGATTGGCTGAAGGCGAGTTGAGCGCTGCCACCAAGCGATTAGGTGTGGTAACAAGAGCACGATTGGTCTCGAATTCAACGAAACGAGCGAGCACTGTTGCAAGCGAGCCGTTCCAACCAACAGTAGTTGCTGTATGTAACGGTGTCAAGAAACCTGGGTTAGCACTTCCCTTCGCCTCTACGAATAATGGAGCGCCTGTGGTGAGCGTTGCATTGGTGGGTTGCAGGCCAGTCGCAGCTGTCGGATCGCAAGCATCCAAAGAAACCTTATACAGACCGGGCTTGTCCCAGCAAGTAATGCGGCTTGAGCCTGTTTGGGTCGGTGGGCCTAGAACGGTACCTGAACCGATTTGTGTTTGACCAACGGTTCCACCAACGACGGTACCGAAAAGGGTGCCGTAGCCAGTTGAAACTGTGCCAGCATATGATGCTGTGCCATCGTCAGCTAGCATATAGGGCCCAGCTTGGGCAACTGCTAGCTGTGATTTGGTTACCGCTGGAATCGTTGTTCCACCATAGAGATAACCGTCTGCTGAATCCGCAGGGCCAGGGTTGCTGGCTGAGGGAACTGCAATGAATGTACAAACTTCGCCACCGAGGAAGCTAAGAGTGTCGAGAAAGTAACCGTCGAATTGACCTAGCGGTTCGCGACCGCCTTGTACTGGTTGGAGAGCCATAGTTTTTTCCTTGTTGAGAAAGTCTTACACCTTGAAAGTCTAATTTGATGTCTTGATATTCCCATATTGGGAAGAAATTATTTGGCGCCCTGGAAATTGGCCATTTCCTCTTGTAATCCTGCCATTTCCCCCTCAAAATCAGGCTCTTGCGGCATCTGATAAATGGTTGGATTAGTAGCAGCGGAAGGGGCGGTAGCAACCGAATGAATTTCCTGCATTACTGAATTGATGCCGCTAGACGCTGTTTTGGTGGTAGTTTCGAGGGCTTTCATCGCTCCAATGGCCTTATGCACATTGTCGCCGAAAATGCCGGTAATCGGCGTCTTCAATTTCGCCCACCAATCCGATTCCTGGGAGGCATAACGGCCCTGTTCGGCTGCATTGATGAAAACATCGGCCAGATGGTTCAATTGAGTAATTTCGTCCAAATAAGCGGTAGCAACCGACTCTGCCTGATGTTTAGCGGAAGGATCGTTGGTTTGCATATGCATTTGATCGACCGTTTGAGCGTAAAGATTGGCGGTTTGTCCGATATGTTTGAGGGAAGTAGCCAAACTATGCAGCAAGGGGTCATTAGCGTGCTCTTGCATCAATGCAACGGTGGCGTCTAGGGCCTCTTGAGCATTGATAGCGACATTTTTGGCTTGGGGAGCGGTCTTGAAGATGGCAGAAAGCACCCCACCGGCTGCGCCAGCGATACGAGCCCCTAACCAAGCGCCTGGGAGGATGTCCTGAGGGCCTGTAAAGGCTCCGATGATACCGCCCGTCACCCCACCCAAAACTGCGGCAGTGCCCGCCCCAGAGCCCACATCTTCGACTTCTTCTAGCCCGCCTTGAAAGAGATTTGTGACATCATCCAAGCCAAAAGCCTTAGCATAGAGTTGTTCAATGCAAACATCGGCCAAAACCCTTAGCTCAGCCATAGATTGATTTTCCAGATGATTGGCGGTTCTAACCAGGGACTGCATTAGCTCGGATTGGGCGTACCGATGATGAGTATAATTGCCATCGGGAGTCTTATGAACGATATGCAGCATAATATTCTGGCGTTCGTTGTTGTTTTCCACCAAAGCATTGAGACGATCGTAGGCGGGGGCGAGAACGCAGGCGTTAGGGTGAGCGTCCTCGATGATATTACGCTCGTACTTCATTGATTCGGGAAGATCGGGCTTGACGCCATAAAGAGCGGAGATAGTATCCGCATCTTGCCAACTCCAACGAGGATTTTTCTCCAAGAGTTTCTTGGAATCATCAGGATTAGGCTCTTTTTTAGCGGCAGTAGCCACCAAACCCTCTTTTTGGGCCAGTTTGAGAAAGTTCTCAAAGACCTCAGTGTCGATATTTTGTCGTGGCATGCTGATATACCTTTTTATGGCTATTTGTACTGGACATTGGTGGTTGGAGGGCCTTTTGCTGGGGCTTTTTCGGCTAATTCATCCATAAAACTATCCACTATCTGTTTTCTAGAGGTAAATTCCTTAGGAATGAAGGTATAATTACCGGAATTGGTCTTATTATAGTCCTGAATGGCATCTACCGCCTTTTGGAAACCAGAAGTTGAGCGAATTTGAGAGTCTAAACCTTTGGTATCGGGATAAATCGCTTGTACCCAGTCAGCGATGGTGTTGCCAATTTCCTCAGGAGGAACCGTTTCGATCCAATAACCAGTAATATTGAGTTTTTCAGGATGATAGTCGGGGGCGGGCTTGAAGGTAGTTTGAGTAGAAGAAACAGGAACATACTCAGAAGATGGGGAAGGGGCTAGAGGGTTGGCGGAAAGAGGAGAAGGTTTGCCCATTAGTTTAGCACCGGCATCACCTAAAACCATCAGACCGGCAGCAGAAAGAGCGGCCTTAAAAATCCAAGCGATAACTCGCCAGAGGATAGAGCCTGTCTTTCCACGAAGCAAATCGAAGAAAGAAGCACGAGAGATTTTGGTTTTAGGAGAGTGTAGCAAATCGATCCAAGTCAATTTCAATAACTGTACTTCTCGAAGAGAAACAGATGCGGCAACAGAACCACCTAAAACCGCACCCTTCGCGGCTTGATCTATATGTTCAGGAGTAATAGTACCGTCATGAAGGGGGCCGGTGATAGCGTCAATAATGGAAGAGAAAATGCCAGTCAAACTGAATCCAAAAATTTGCTCTGCCGCTTCCAATAAAATTGACATCCACTTGAATCCCATCGCATACATAATGCCTGGCACTAATAGATTCAATACTGAGGCTACCTTATTTTTTGGATCAATATGAGCCGAAATATAGTCTGAAATCCAACTACCGATAGAACTGGTTAGCCCAGAAGCAGTCTTGACTTTCGAATCTCTAACCAATTCTTCTACCAAAAGAGTATCTTGCAAAAACTGATGACGAGCGTTATTCATTAGTGCGCCCCTCGATCTACTAGTCTCTTGATTTCTTGCAGCGATTCAATATTGCCTTGTAGGATGGAATATCCTTGCCCGATTTGCTTATTCAGATCTTCCTGCATATCCTTTGCCATCCCCTGCATCGCAAGCGCAACATTATTCAGCATAGCGCTAATAGGATACATCACTTCTAACACTCCGCCAATAAATTTGGAAGCAGCATAATTAGAATTGGCAACATAACCGCCCATCGATCTCCGAACGGTAGCGGGAAGCCCGGCCGCGGTGGTATCAGGACTGGATAGCATAATTTGTTTCACTTTGTAGGTATTGACCAATTGATTGATGGGAGCAAGCACCTGATTCTCAATTTCATTGGTATCAAGGGGAAGTTTGAGTTCCCGAACATAAGACATCCAATTTTCTGCCCAACTGGCGATCCTGCCCAAATCAACCCAATTACGATTCAACGGAAATTGATTGAGTTGTTGTATTACTCCCTGCAATTTTGCTTCTTGTTGCTGTTGTTGGGCGCCTGATTGTTGATAAGAAACTGGAACGGCTTTGGATGAATCGAAGGGGGCACCGGGAGCACCAGGGGCGCCGGTGGGCACTTCGTCGGGTTTCTTTTCTAACCCCTTCATTTCTTGTTGATGTTGTTCTTCGGTAGTTGGATACTTGACTTCGGAAGCGCCAGGCGGGGGCACGACAAAATTCAGTTTGCTTTCAATTTCTTGACCGATAGCGGTAAGTCTGGCCTGTCCAAACTTATTGTCTTCCATCTTAGAACCAAGATCGTGAATGTAAGCGATTAGTCCTGCCGGATCAATGTAGTATTGGGGTTGGCCAGTTTTTGGATATGGGAGGTACTCCGCCTTTACTCGATCGGAAGGCAGCTCTTCCAATCCTTGTCCTGCCCCACCCGGATAGACAATTCTGGCACCATTGAATTTGACTTCCTTAGTTTGGAGGAAACTCAATAGAGAGTCTAGACTAGCCAAATCCTTGATGAAAACTTCGGCATCGGGGCGGTCTGAATAAATGCTGGACTCTGGCAATGCATTGAGCAGTTTGCGAGCAATACCTTGCAACATTTGTTCCCCAGCGGCCAAATTAGGACTCTGAGCAAGTCTAACTAACTTCTCTAATTCTTGATCGAATAGAGACTTTACCAGAACTTGTGTTTCTTCATCATTGAAAAGCATAATTAGTATCCTGGACCAGGAGCAGCGGTAGAAGGAGAAAAACGCTTCTTATAGGCGTCTAGTATTTGATGGGCTTGTTGAGAGCCTGGATCAATGTTGGTTCTTTGTAGATATGCCTTGAAACCCTCAGGGGTGGCAATATCCTTGAACATTAGCGGCTCTAAACCAGGAATCACGGTGTTCATATTCTTCTGCAAAATTTCTTGCTCTTCTTTGGTCAAACCGGACTCAGTAGTTTCATACTTACCAAATGATTTAGTTTGATCAATATAGCCACGGTATTCTTTGTTTTCCAATACTAATTGCTTGAATTGTTGCGCTAACTCAGTAAAAAACTTGATGTCCTTTGTCAATGCAGCGGATAATTCTGCTTCTTTGCCAACCGCATATCTTTTCTGTCCTTGATTGGCGGAGTGCGGAGCCATCAATGCTTCTTGTATAGTGTTGGTAAAATTCTCAAACTCCTTTTCAACATTGACATTGGCTTTGACTTTTAGGTCTCCCATAAAATAAACCATTGAACGACACACCTCATAAATGGATAGAAGTGCGTTCTGAGTTCGCCACCCCCAAATACCATCTGGTCTAGCTTCGGTACGAGGAGCGCCCGGAGCGGACGGAGTACCCACCATCGCAATAGTATTGACTACACCACGAAACAAATTTTGTGGTGTGGCAGTTTGCTCTCGTTGCGGCATTTTCATATCAGTCGGAGTGACGACTTGCTTGCCTGGCTGCGCAACATTCTGCATATAGTGCTGCACTAGGAACGCTCCAAATGGATCGGTACCACCCAAATATTGGCCACTAGTGCTTTCTTGAGGGCCAGTTTGTTTGCCGAGAGGAGAAGCAGCCAGTGCCTTGGAAAAATTGAGAATGGCTTGCTGCATTTGTTTGACTGCGGCCATACTATTGGCAACATCGCCAACGCCTGACGGAGCGGGTTTAGGAGCAGTAATAACCGTTTGTGGTACGGCGAGCGTGCCAGGGCTTGCGGCGGGAGGCATAAACGGAGCTGGTGCCGAACCTGCTCTAGGAGCTTCGGGAGCAGGCGCCGCTGGTGCTGGTTGCATAAAAGGAGCCGGAGATGACATTTACTTCCCTTGGCTCATTACATATTGATGAGCGTCATTGATGTTTTTTTTCAGGTCATCCAATTTCTTTGCGTCTCCAGCAGTTGGCGTGGTACGAATGCTTTGATCTAGATCGGAAAGTTCTTTATCCTCTCCTGCAGCCCAATCCGCAGTTGCTTTATCGGAACGCTTTGTTTTGATTTCATTGAGCTGACTGCGTAGAGTAGCAATATCACCAATCATACTTTTTTGTGTCGGGCCAGCTTTTGGTATGTCTTTATAAATTGGAAGAGCGCCTTGTATCAATTGGGCTGCTTGTTGTAGAGCGCGCTTGGAAGTAGAAAGTACCGTACTAAGTTGGCCACCAATTTCGGGTTCCAATACAACAGTTTTTCTACCACCCTTTTGCAAACTAGGGCCAACAGCTACCGCTACCATATCTATATAATCTTGAACAACCCGAACAATTTCTCCAATAAAAGTGGCTTGTGGTGAGCCATCAAATTTGGTGCGGAAACTGGATATTTCAGAATTGAAATTGTTAGCATCATCTGAGAATGTATTAACATAATGCTCTACAAATGGAACAGGCAGCGCTCGCCAGGCTCCGCGTTGAGGCAGTTGGGTAGAATTTACGGCCATCGTAGTAGCGGCGTTGATATTATCTACGGCCGCATCGACCATTGCTTTTGCGTCATTTTCAGGTGTATCGGCAGTCTTGATTCTCATCAATGCCGCAGCAATTTTGGCATCCAATTTACCCGTTGGTTCCTTCTCTACTACTTGTCTGATTTTCTTCTGGCGCTCTACGATGGTTTCAATTTCACCCAGTTCGTTCCAACTCTTGTCCAGTTTTTTACCACCATCGGGATGAGCAAAATCGATAATGTCTTCGCCCTCTTCATCATGTACATGATAGAGATGCACTTCGGCTGTTTTCATCAGCAAGAAATTTTGCTCAATCTCTTGGGCAGCAGATTCCAGGCCAGCCCCGCGAAGCCCTGAGCATAATTTGAGCAGGTTCTCCGAGAGAGATTCACCCGGCGCTAAATCAGCCTTTTTAAAGACAGAGGCTTGTTTGGTGAGAGGGGCGGGTTGAGAAACCCAGCCTTTTTGATATGCCAACCGATCGAAGGCGTCCATCGTAATTAGAGTGTCGCGTTTGGGCAATTTGAAAGTCATTAGGGCTACCTTTGGTAGATAGAGGTCGATCTAATGCGGAAATATCGATAGTTAGGAACTAAGCGGATTGTTTTGATTTCTTGGCATCTATCGTGGCTAAATACGCTTTCAACTCTTGATATTTGGCAATGCCTACTTTCTTTTTCTTATCTCTATGGTTACATCCATCCGCATACAATAGCCCTAGAAAATAAGCCTTTTCTTCGGTATCGATAATATCGAAATAGTGTTCATTGATATTTTTGCATTTTCGCAACAATGATCCTTGTTTGTGATGTTTGACTCCGGCGCGGGCCAACCTATCATCAATAACCCAACGACTAACGCCATATTGTTCGGCCAATTTGCACGAACTTATGCCTGTAAGATAGGCGTCAATAATTTCTTGCTCCGGAAGTTTGATATATTCCATTGATTATAAAAATAGCAATTCTAGGAGTGAATTGGTAGGGGAAGGAGGCGCGGTCGTTATCGCAATACTTGGGTGAATTGGGCTCGGTCTTCGAGTCGTAAATAGTCCAATCTCACTCACATACAAGTTAGACCTAACGGGGTAGACTTGATTGGTTTCAAACTGATCTACCTGACAAAACATTCTTTGAAACCAAACCGTCATTCTACCGCTTCCCTGCGTGCTATCATCGCCCGGAATATTAGGTACTTGATAGGTATAATTGACGACCGTTCGGATAGCGTTAGGGGTTCCCGTCCCCATTAGGTCATAATTGAGCGGAGTGCCTGCTGGGAAAATAACGACCCCATTGATAGGTACCAATTGGACTGGTACTGTAGATACGAAACTATATGGCGCAACATAAGCATGATGCAGTTCCGCCTTGATATCCACTGGCGTGATAAATTGGCCAGTAGTTGGATTTTGTACGCCAGCGGCTGGTACAGTAATGACTTCATTCCAAGCCACCGCTGTAAAAGCTCGAATTTTGATGTCATCGATAATACCAATAGGGGAGGTGCCATCGGAAACGGTACCCATTACTTGATTACCGAGGACGGTAACGCTTGCAACTTGGCCTGGCTGAAACTCTGCCGAAGGATCGACAATCATTGATGTAGGCAATCCATACCCACTCTGTATAATTCTTAGCAATTGAAACCTCGTAAATGTTTTCTAAGCAGGTATATATCAGGCGTTCTCTAACCTAATCCTCTTCTTCAAATAGTTTGGAACCATCCTCTTCCGTCGGAGGAGCATGCTCATCAAATTCTACAAGAAGCAAATCATCTGCGTCGTTCGCATCATAATCAAAAGGCGTTCCTGTACGCAAGTAATTCTTTACCATTTGGTCAGGTGAAAGATTCTTGGTGTAAGGATCGCCTTTACTCGGCTTTACGCTTTTTTTTTATTCGCCTTGGACTCTAAAATTTCAATGTCTTCGGGGCCTAATTCGATTACTTCCTCTTTTTCAGGCTCCAATAAACTCTTGAATTCAATGATATCTTTGTCAAACTTTTCTTTTTGAGGCTCTTTGAGAAGGCTCTTGAACTCAACAATTTCTGGTTTTTTGACTTGGGCCATTTTTTCCAGCAGTTTGGTTAGCACTTCGGCCTCTTGATGGAAACCAGTCTCATCAAAAATCTCCGCCGCAGCATTGACAAAATCAGCCGCTTTGGTAATCTGATCATAATGAAACTGATTCTCGCGTTGATTAGCGATCAATCGTTCGTGCATACCTCTGGCCAATTCTTCCTCAAAACTGCCAGGCTTGAACATTTTGGTGCCCATTTCAGCCTTTATTTCTTGCTGGATTTGGATTTACTATCGGCTTTGCTCTTGGATTTGCTGTCAGACTTGGACTTGCTATCCGCTTTACCCTTGCCAAAAGGCATCTTTTTGCTGTCTTTCTTAGAGTCCTTTTTGGAATCCTTTTTTGAGTCTTTCTTCTTTTTCTTGGAATCCATTTTCTTTTTCTTGGCTTCTACTACGAAGCTGGCGATTTTAAGACTTAGCGAAGCGCTCTTCTCTAGTCCGATTTGGTCGAGTACGGCCGAAGCGGTTAGCAAGTGAGCTGCAGCCTTATCGAGGGCATCAGCTAATTGTGCGTCGCTTGCGTCCTGTTCATCGGCTTCCTGATCATCGGCACTAGACGAATCAGATGACTCATCTTTTGCTTCTTGATCATCGGCACTGGCTGAATCTTCTGACGATTCGTCCTTTGCATTGCCTTTATCATACGCGGGTGCGGCGGGATAGAGGCCTTTACCATCTGAAGCGCTCATCGAGGAAGATGATTCCTCTGTTGAGTGATCTTTGGCATTGCCCTTATCGAAGGACGGTGCTGCGGGATACAATCCCTTATCACCGTCTCGTACGTTTCCATCATCTGCTTTGGCAGAGCTGGACTCGCTGCTTTTATCTTTGGCAGGAGCCGCATCTTCTGTGGCATACCGACTAAACAAGGATTTATTAGCGTCCAAGTTTTTCTTCATATCTGCAGCAATAGTGTCTGCTAAACTAATCTTTGTCATCATATTCTCACCTTATTAGAAGAGTCTTTTGTTGGAGGTTGAAAACGCGGCTGTAAGTTGTGAAACTAAGTCGCCTTCTTGTTCGCTCACTACATCAGCCTGACTAACCAAACCTACTTGCGGTAGGCGTCCGGCTGATTTTTGAAGTAGAGGGGCATGACGTGCGATAACCCTTTGCATACCTTCGAAGGATTCATCATTCCACTTCATAATCGATTCCACTTCACTAGCGATGGCTGTCTTTTCGTTGGGAATCAATCCACGATTTGCCATATCATAGGCAACCTCATAAGAACGAGCCAACTTGACACGATACTTGTTCATTTCTTCGTCAGCCTGAGCTTTAGCATGCTCCTTAACTAATTCAGTAGCAAACTCTTTACCAGAAGGCCCTACTTCACCATAGAACTCTTTCCAGTATTTGACTGCAGCGGGATCGACACCATTAGCAACCAGAGCGTCCAGATCTTTGGAGCTGAGTTTACCTTCTGATACGAGTTGCTGAATCATTTCCGCCTCTTTACGAACCTTGGGAGGCATGGTAGCTACTTCTAGCATTCTATCATGTTTCTCTTCTAGATTCTCTACGACTTCCAAACCATCTTGAGGCTTGACATCGAGAGGTCCGGGCTCAGCACCACCCTTAGGATGGAAATCATAGAACACGGGGTTCCATTTGATATCTGCTGCTAGCTTGGTGCGAAGTGTTTCGCGAGCTGCACGAGATTCTAGTTCAGCTGAAACTACTTGACTACCGGCCGGAACCATTACTGTCTTTCCGTCTGGCGTAGTAACCTTGACCGCATCAGCATCATTCATGTCGCTGGCGCAGCTAACTGAACTTTCCTCACTTGACATAGCATCCGAAGCATCATTGACTTCCTGATCAGCATCATCCGCATCAGCGTCATCTGCTAGATCATCTGCCAACATTGCATCGACCGCTTCATTTGCTGCAGTTGCTGTTTGGGTTGCGGCATCATCAGCAGCCAAACCGGCCTCGATTTCCGCAATTTCTTTGCCTGTATCACCAATCATAGCCATTAGTCCTAAATCCATATGATCTCCGTTGCCTTGTCGTAGCATTTCTGCTTCTTCTTCGGCACGCTTTACCATTGCTTGGGTACCGTGCGCGTATTTGACGAAAGAATCCATTACCTTGAAAAGGTTAGCCAGAGACACGTTAGCGTCTGTAATGGCATCATTTACCAACGAATTGACCAAATCTTTGGTCTTTTCATTGACAACACCTTTATCGTACATTCCTACGATAGTGCTGAGCTCCTGTTCGTGATCTTGTAGAGAAGCGATGCACTCCTTGAACGCTAGAATCAGCGCGCCATTTAGCTCTTTCCGCATACTATGAAGAGCGGCGGTGCTAACACGACTTGAATCTGATGCATCGTCTGCGGGAGACATTGCCGCACCTGGAGCTGAAGCCTCAGGAAGAGCGGGAGCGCCCATATCACCAAGATCGCCCATCTCGGCTTTTTCGCCTAATAGTTCTTTGACCACTTCTGTGGCATCCGAAATACCATCGCGCGCCTTGTCGAGAGCTTCCATGGCCTTATCTTTGACGTTGCCATCTTTACCTGCATCCATTCCTGCGTCAGGAGCGCTGGATGCTTCTCCGGCGCCGCTATCCATTGGAGGCATAGCATTAGGGGTGCCAGCTGGGGGAGGCGGAGGAGCAGCGGCTTGACCACTCTTGATAAGTGATGATGTCTTTGCTGCACCGAAAGCCTTTACCTTGGCAAGTAAATCCTCACCGTAGGTCTTGGTACCGATTACATTGTGAAGCGCATCTGCACGCCCAGCAGAAATTTCATCTACCGAAGCAGTAAGAACTAACTCACCGTCTTGGAAAACTCTCCAAACACTCTTGCCTGGATTCTGAGCATTCTTGGTAAAACGAGCAGTAAGACCGGGCTTTACTTCTGCTCTTTGTAGTAATTTCTTGCGGGCAAGCTCATCACTGGGCTCCGCTGAATCGGGAGAGGGGTGTAGTCCTTCGACATCTCCAATATCTGGGAAAGGCTTTTGACCTACCATTTGCTTGTCTTCTTTATTGCGAAGGTGTTCATTGAGAGGATCAATCTCATAGCGTCGCTTGCCGGGTGTTGGTTCATTTAGCCCACCACCACCCAGGAAGTAGCCTTCTTTCTTGGTCTCTTCTAGAGCGTCTTTGACCTTTTGGATGACTGCTGTCCGACGCATAGCCCTTTCTTCGGCTTCGGCGCGGGCTAACATCTTTTTTAGCTCCATATCGGATTTTCCTTCATGATGTGAATTGGGGTATAGCCCTTCAACATCACCAACTCCTGGGAAAGGCTTTTGGCCTACCATTTGTTTGTCTTCCTTGTCGCGAAGATGCTCATTGAGAGGATCTACCTCATACCGACGTTCACCTGGAGTGGGCTCATTGAGTCCGCCCCCACCTTGAAAGTAGCTTTGTTTCTGCATATCTTTTGATCCCGACATAGTATCCTCTTTGTTGATAGTGGCTAATTTATCCAAATCTTTTTGCATTTCAACTAACCGTCTCTCAATAGATGCCTTGACTTGCATAAGTTCTTGTTTCAATTCGTTATTGGTTTCAGCGGCTAAAAACCTTTGAGACGGAGGCGCCAGGGTTTGGTCAGTGCCTGGAAATTCAGATTCAGGCATTGCCAAAGTCCCTGAGGACTGATTATATGCCGCTTCATTAGTATCTTTTTGCATTGAGGTGTTGATTTCCTCTAATTTTTCGAAGGCAGAATTGATATCTTGCCTAAATTGACCAAGATCATTAGCCTGAATATCAAAAGAGGTAGCATTACCGCTCCCGTCATCACGAGCAAGTCTAGCGGTAAATTGATTATCTGCCAACCTCTTCAATTGTTCTTGTTTAGTTTCTACATAAGCATTGAGAGTATTGGCTGCTGCAATGATGTGCTTGATATGAGCTTTTGGATCAGCACCATTGACTACGATTGATAGTTCAATTGGATTGAGATCGATATTGATTTCACCATAGCATGATTTATTTCTCATGTGAGTGCAAAAGTCAGATTCGACCCGAGCTACATTACCACAATCCGAACAAATGGCCCGACCTACCGCAGTTCCCATACTTACCGCAGTTTGATACCCAGTGGCTACTTTGCGAGCTAAATCTGGATAGTTGAATTTGTCGAGAGCGCACAATCCGATAACGCGCTTCAAATTACGATCATAATAAGTGTCTACGATAAAGCCACGAACATGATCTACAGAGCTAGATTTATGATCTATACAGAGGGGCTTACCAATCCACTTCTTATATGCTTTGACTAACTCTTCTTCTGGAAAGATATCACCATTAGCATTTTTATATGGCTTGATAGCCTTATCACTACATACCCATTTCCAACTTCCATTACTCTTATCCCAAGAGGCAGTAATCGTTTTACCGAAACGATCTAGTTTTTGGGTTCCATCTTCATTGATAGTCGAGGCCTCGGCAGCGTGAAGCATGGCCGCTGAAAAATATAGAAAATCATTTGCTTTGGGGGCAATTTTCTTCAAATTCTCCGCAAATTTACTAAATTCTTCTAATTTTTGAGGATCAAGAACTGGAATTACGGTTTCAATACCCTGAACATTTTCTGGACCAATTTCCAGCGATTCTCCAAATTTAGCAAACATTTGTTTTTCCTATACGTTGTAAAAATTCTATATCGGTCAATTTACCCTTTTTTAAATTACAAATTTCGCATGCGGGTGCCAAATTATCAATAGTATGATCGCCACCCCGACATAACGGAATTTTATGATCTAAATGCAAATTTTCGCCCCTCTTTACACTTATAGAACAATAAGCACATTTATGATCAAAATTTTCGAGCAATTGATCGACTTCATTTTGTCGAATACGTGGAAATTTATCGAGTCGCTTGCGGCGACGTCTATTATTTAGAAGAATAGAATCAATATTTTCCTCTCTATATTTTCTATTTCGTTCTTTATGATATTCTTTATTATCTTGATACGACGATCTAACGCTTTCTAATCTCTCTTCACGATGTTTGGCATAGCTTTTCGAGGAAATCTCCTTGGCACGTTCTGGATTTTCTTTTCTCCAAATTCTTAGCCCTTCATTGATCTGATATTTATTTTCTTTTCTATATTCTTTACGATATTCATTATTATATGATGGGTATGTTTTTCTATCCGCTTTATGCTCATCTCTATATTTTTTAGCGCATAATTTACATTGGGCGGAAAGGCCATCATCAGTATTTTTATTCTTATAGAAATTATCATTGGTCGCTTCTTTGCTTTGCTTACAAGTGCAACAAGTTTTTACAATGATAACCATTTATTTCTCCGACTCTTCAGATTTAGGTTTTGCTTCAACAGATGGTTGCTGAGCAAGTTCCTGGGCTGCTTTTTTGGATTTTTTATCTAGATCTTCACTGTCAATAACAGTAAGTATCTTTCCTTCTCCACGTTTTATGAACATATGTGCCTCAGGATAAATAGCGAATTATTCCCTCTTTTTCCCATTCAACATTTCTTGCCTTTGGTGAAAAAGATCAATTAAGAGAGGGTCTTGTTTTTCAATTTTAATTTGTAAACTATCACTAACACCGTCAACCCAGGTTCTACCTAAAATATTAGATTGAATATGATTCTTGATTCTATCATCTATAATTTCTTCAATTTCGTCAGTATCCTTTTGGATGGCATCAATCGATGCGGTAATATCTTTAACAAAATCACTTGATTTCAGATCACTAAAAATTTCAGAAAAATCATTTACATCGTCTTCCAGATCATCAACAGAAGAAATAAATGATTTCATCAATTTGAAAGTTTGCGTGTCAGAAGAAAAAATTTGCATTAAAGTGATACATCTAAAAGCCATATTCTTGAATTGATTAAAATTCTCAATAACTCGATCTCTATAATTTCTTAGTGCAACTCTGAATTTATAAATTTGCTCTTCCGAAATATCAGGGTGATCCTTAAAAGGAGTGTGCATAATATTCAAATGATTAACAGCAATCAACAAAAGTTTTTTAGATCGATCGAAAGCAATCAATGCTTTTTCGGCCTGAGCTTTTTCAGCTTCCGTTACGTCATATGAAAGTTGAGTCAACGTCATTTGTATGTATATGCCAAATTAGGCGTCTAATAACTTAGGAATCCACCACCGTTATCAACCGGCCCAATGCCTTTAACCCCCTCAACATTATCATATAACCCTACTTGAGGTATATCTGATCCTTCTTCTGTTGAAAGTAATCTTTCCATCATTACTCGATCCCTTTGATCTAAGTCAAAATTACTACGAGTTGGGAATTGATCATATTTATATTGATAGACCGAATCCCAAGGATATTGTCTAATATAATCAGAGAAGGGGGCAAAGGACTGCATGGTTGCCTGATCTAATACCGATCCTTCATAATCAGTATCGTAAACTCTTGAATTGGAAGCAATATCCACATTATCAGTACCAATTTCTCTCGCATCGTTTATGTCCATCGTTTCCATCGCACTTTTAGATTTGACATGAACATGATGATGAGGGCAATTAGCAACAATAGCTTTGATATAAGTTGAGATTGTTTTTTCTGGTAAACCATTTCCAAATCCAATTTCAACCGCTTCTTTAAGGGCCTTTTCACAAGACCATCCTAAAAATTTGCATCTATAAAGTGCTCCCAAAAGTCCGGTTCGATCTTTACCCTCTATACAATGAAAGAAAGTCGGGCCATCCTTCATCAAAAGATGATAAATATCTTGACTAAGCAATTTGAATAACGGAACTAATTCTGACTGCTCTAAAGGAAAAATTAAATGTTTGATCCCTAATAGATGACAAATTCTAGCAATTTTGACGCCTGACTCTTTATCTAAACTTATGATTTTATTGATTCCGAGACGTTTTTTCAGCTCTACCACTTCATTAGATGAAGGGGCGCTGCCTCTAAATAATTGTTCATTGAGCTGAATAAATCTTTTCATTTCTACTCTAATACCACATTATGTTGTTTGCAAAATAATAGCAAAGTAGCTGCTAGAGCCTTTTCACCAGAATTTTCTTCTTCATCTAAAATAAGACGATCAAAACATTTCTTGTATAATTCTAAAAATTCTTTCACAATTGAATCTTCACATTGTTTGCGAAGCTGGCGCATAATAGCAGAAAATGATAAGTCTTCAATATCCGTCAAATCAATAACTTCTGATAAGCCTTGCTGCGCTCTTTTTTTTCTTTTTTTGTCTAAGTGCTTAAAGTATTCTATTTGTCGTAATCGTTTTTCTGCCTGCTCCCTAGATGAATATGTTCCCAAATCTTTACCCTTTTCGGATAAGACTCTATATTTACCATTAGGTAATTTTCTAATCCTGGCGAGCTTATACAACTCCATAGTATTACTTGCCCTTGAATAAGTCTTTTACAATTTTACTGTCTCGACTATTTATGAACGTATCTTTGAGAACACCAGTCTCATCCACTTCTGTTAGGAATCTGATGGCTCTTTCATTTAGACAAATGATATTACCAAACTGTATCTTTTTAGTTTTCTGATCTATATAGGCGCAATTTAGAACTAAACACTCCTTGAAAGCCGTAATAACTTTGCCAACCAACACTGCCGGATAACAAACCGTACTATCGTCATATTTGATATCCTCGTATCGATCACCTACATAAATCTCCACTATTCGCCCTTTCAATACCTTAGCTACTACCTCGGCAAGTGAAATTGTACGATCTTTATTTTCTTGCAAATCTTGAACGGCAAGTTCAAATTCTTTTTCAGTCGCCATAGTTAGATGTCTTTTTCTTAGCATATTTCTTGATCGATAATTGTTTTTGAGAGGCTAGAGAGGATAATAATTGATCTAAAAACTTCTCTAATTTAGATAAAAAGTCTTCATTGCCGGGCGATATCGTTGTTGGTTGGGATTTAGTGGCAGCATAAAACTCTGATAATTTTTGTTTATAGTTTGCATAAGTTTTAACTTTATTGAGAAATTTTTCTAGATCTCCTAAGGTAATTTTCCCATCTTGATCCAGATCTAAGCCTCGATTAGCGTAGTAAGCTTTTATTTCGAAATCAATAGAAACAGTACGATGTGGATTAGGTTCTGGATGACTAGAAATGATAATGGCATTAGGATTGTTAGCCTTCACATCCGGATACGAAAGGGCGAGGGGCCATAAATTAGCCACATACATTTGAGCTGCCGATTTGAAAGGGCCACCATTGAGGCTAAGTTGAGTACGAAAATATCGTTCAATATATGGTAATTGTTCTTCACCTGACAATTGTCGAAAATCGTCAGGAGAACCACGAAAGCCTACTCCGCGTAAAGAACTGGGTAAAAATTGCGTCAAACCAACCGCCTTAGATGGTACTTGTGGATTAAGGCCAGACTCCAACTGCATAATAGCCAGTACATCCTCTGGTTTTAGGCCTAAAGAATTGCTCATTTGAGCTAATTTAATGTAGAAGTTGGGGCCTAGGGCCATTTTATCCTTTTAATATAACTTTGGCTATCAATTGGGCTATAATCGGCTTTGATGTTTCAGTTTTAGCCGATGGATTAAATGGTGGCTTAAAAGGAGGTTTAACTTCCTTAGATGATTCTGGTTTAGCTGGTGGATTATTTTGAATGTATTCCTTGAGAGACTCTATTTTAGCAGATTCTTCCGGAGAAACTGGAGCAGGAATTGGTTTTGAAATAGGTAATCCTGGATACGGTTTGGTAGGAGTAGAAGATGGTTTACCAGAAGAAGGGGACGACGGTCCTCCGACAGTCGAAGCGGGGGCGCCTGGAAGTACCCCTCCTACACCGAGAGCTTTGGACTTAGCCTCTTCTGCTGCTTTTTGAGATTCAATATAACTTTTAACATATTTGTTGTAAAAATCATTGAAAGACTTATTATAGGCACGATATTTATTGTTGATGCCTGGCAACAGTCGAACATAATCTTCAATTTTACGACCTACCCGATATTTACCTAATTGTTTAAGTAAATTAAGGAAGGTCGATGATAATGCCTTGCTCTTGTTAAGCATATTGTTAGTTTGATTTTTTAATTCTCTAGCTGTTTGTGGAAAACGCTTTTCCCATTGTCGCAGCCCTTTGCCACGATCAGTGGTCATTGAATACCACCAATCAGATAGCCCAGCCTCTTTAACACTAGCAGTTTTAGTAGGAGCGCCTTTGAACCATTTAGGCATCTTTTCCATCAGATACTCTTTTTGATTCGGATCTAAATCTCCAAATAAAAAAGCATGATGATGTTTATGTACTACATCATTGAGGCCTTGGAAGGCTGTCATAATTTCTTCCATCTTCTCGTGAAATTTAGCCAAATAAGAAATAGCAAACATATACTCGCGACGATTGAAATTAGATTCCGCTATTTTGAGATAATCTTTAAGCTCAAAAGCCTTTTCACGAACTTCGTCATCAACACTAATCAGTTTGTCGATAATTTCTCGATACTCATCAGACCCTAAAAAATCGGTCTTTAGATCTTTCAATTTCCCAAAAGTTTTTTCTTTGGTACGTTGAAGCCAATTGAGTCGTTGTGCAATCTTATCCATATTTAGCCCTCTATGTGTGAGAATGCCATTTTATCGCCTATTAGGCTGGCGGAGCCGCTGGTGGCGGGCCACCTGCTGGAGGAGGGGGTGGGGGAGGTCCCCCTGCGCCACCTGCTGGGGGTGGTGAGGGCAGAGGGGGTGGCGATCCACTACCACCTAGGCCTGGGAGACCGCTCATCGGAGGCATTCCTCCTCCCGCAGCCTCTTCTCCGGCTCCCGTTTCGCCTGGAACTGGTGCTTCCTTGGCATCCTGAGTATCGGGCTCTGGAATTTCATTATCCTCACCATCACCCAAAGAACGAAGAGCGTTAAGCGGCATTTTCTCGAGAGAGGCCGCTTCTTTAGTTTCAATAGCGGCCTGAATCATTTCTTTGCGTTTCTTACGAACTTCATCTTCCCATTCCAAACCCATCGCACGATAGAGAGAGTGAAGGGAGGCTCGTTTTTCTTCACCCTTGCCGCTAGTCAGTGTGACTAAATTCTGGATATAATCAGCGGTATCGAAGAGAGACATATGATTCCAATCAATTTCTGGAACAATCAGTCTCTTTTTCTTATCCTTGTATTCGTAAAAACCTTGTATCTTAGATATGGGGGCGAAGATTTTGTTTCGTAACCAAGAACCTAACATATTTCGGAATTGCATATACCGCTGACGAAGAACATCCAAAGCAACGCCACCGTTGGCATAAGTGGTATCAGCTCCGCCATCCATCAATACTTGTGGAACCTGCAAACCAACATAGATTTCTTTCATCAATTGAGTAATATCGCCAGAAATATCGTAGATGCCCTGATTCCATCCAACACGCTCAACCGCAACGCCTTCGTGAGTAAAAATCTTGAAATCCTGATCGTACTGAGCCGCTTCAAATACATTGCGCCAAGCTTCCAAATCTAAATGAGTTGGCTTATAATCAGCCGATCCTATCTTTACGATAGTCATTGGATTGATCATATTTACGGCTTGTACATACTTAGCTTCTCTTAATTGATCGAACAACATTAGCTGTCTAAAAATACAAACTGGCAAACCCGTTCCACGAATTTCATATGGGCTAATTTTACGCGCTAAGTGATGAATATGGAAATTATCCAATACAATATTTTCTCCGCGTTTTACCGCATCAATAATATATTGATTGAGCTGCTTTTTTTGTTCTAAATCTGCTGGACGATTTGAATTAATGATACGTTTCAAATTTTCGTCAGGCCGCATCATAATAATAGGCTCATTGGCTACTACAGTGCGTTTTACAATCATATAGTCTGGATTTTCAATTAATAACCGACTCCACATACCTTTAGTATTATCTAATTCACCATAAACAAAGGCTTCACCTAAAAGAAAATATTCCTGAGCAATTTGAGTACAAATATTGATCAAATCCAAATTTTCAATCATTTCATCAAAGAATTGTTGGATTTCTGCATTTTTACATTTGATATTTAACTTACTAATTGGGTAAGTACTGTGCAAATTAATCGCATTATGCACGAAAGGGTTTAGCGCATAGAAACTACGACACCAAGCATTGATGGTGACACGATCTCTCGGTAAATTAAGATTGCTGTTCAACCATAGTGGTGAATAAACTTGTGGGACTTGTTTGACTGAATCGCCCATCCCACCCCTATAATTAGAGCCCGGACCGACGCCCCCATCTAAAAACTGCCCTCCGCTTAACACCTGGGCATGCTTAGCTATACGCACCGAAGCCACTACATTAGCGTTAGCAGTCTCACCAGATGCTAAATTGGTGGAACTACCATCCCGATAAATTCCGGATGCTACATCATCGGCCAACATATTGCGACGTTCCTCAGAAACTGAGGAAGCCACCAGAGCACTAATCTGAGGCGGTTGCGAGGATTTGGCTTCCAAATATTTCTCTGAATTTGACTTGACGAACTTATTCAACTAGATTACCTCTTACAAAATGCCGCAAGAGCCCTATATCCAAAGTGATCAAAATTTTCTGGAAATATAGGCCCCAACTACAAGGGGCTGTTCTTTTTGACCCGGCATAAGATTACCGACCATACCTTTGGTTGTAAAACCTTTAGTAATATGAAATTTGTAAGCAAGGTATGCATTTAATAGCGCGGCTAACCCATCGTTCGGGCTACTACCTTTTACATAATGAATTTGAGGGTCACCAGATCTAGAAATAGATGGTTTAATATCCATACTAGAACAATGTTGAACTAACCAAGCAATTTTTTCATAACTACCATAGGGAAATTTTACCTCTCCTCGTTTTAATTTGTCAAATAATTCGGCCAGATAAAAATCTTTCTCAAAAATGATTTCTTTTGGAAATGTATCTTTACTGAACTTAACTTTGTCATTAATTTTGTTATGAGCTCTAGAAACTAGATAACGATCCCCATAAATGTTAGCAAGAATTTCAGAAAAATCATTTGAATATCCAATATCTCCGACCGCCAATCTAACATTGTATCGACGCATAATTTGATCGATAGCCGCTTTCTTACTTTCTACATCATTGTACCTAAATTTGGTAGCATATTCGATAGAAAGAATAGTTGGAGTACGTGGTACAATTAAAACTGCACTGCTAAATGATTGACCCCTATCTTTATACTTTTCTGGATTTGCAATGGCTTCCAAATCTGATTTGGCACCATAGTCAATTCCTAAAAAAGCAACCATTTCATCAGCAGGAGTGATTTGATTCCGCATCTTTCTACCGGGCTCACCGCACTGCTCTCGAATTTCCTCAGCAGTAATTGGAGTTGAATCGCCGTGATAAAACTCCCCCAATACTTCATTTTTATATGCACGTTCGGTTTGAGTAGGATGAATGCCTGGCTTATTAGCCAAAATCTTTTCTTTAGTTAGATAAGGCATGAATAATTGATTAATATGAAAACCAACATATAAACATTCATTAGAGTCTTTAGTGGAAACCCATTTTCCTCTTTCAGCGGACTCTCTCTTATCTTGTTCATGATTACAGTGCGTACATTTTACAATGTAATCATAGAGCCAAATTTTTTCCCAGTCATCATTTTCCGGCGTACAAAGAGGAAAATGTTTTTTACAAGATTCACATCCTAAATAATAATATTGTTGAGAAGACGCCAACCATCGTTTATGGAATGATGAGCCTTTTCTCTTGGGAGTACCAAAATATACTTGTACCCCTATACCTTCAGGACCATATTTAGAAGCGGTAAGGATTTTGACAGCATTATTGATGGCTTCATCAGTCATATCTTGCACTTCATCAAAAAAGAAAAAATCAGCAGTACGTCCGCGAAGTCTATCAGCATCAATACCGGTTGAATCAATACGAATACTATTGCCATTAGAAAATTGTTTGAAACCTAATGAGTCTCCAGAATCACTATTTTTATCCAATAAACATTGCATATATGATTCTAAACGTTTAGCCTTTTTATCTGGATTTGTAATAATAGAGCCACTAATCATTGGATTAAGTTTAGTTTTAGTGTAATCGGCAGCCATTGCCAATTGAGGAAAAGCATGAATAATACGAGCGGGAGGCTTATCGCCGAATCCGAAAAGACCAGAGCCTGTAAAATACATTTCTAGGACCGCAGCCATAATAGTTCCACCTACCTGACGTCCCTTTACTAGTACTACCGGTTTTGCATCTTTTTCTAAAGCCTTAATGCCAATATAGCGATAAATATCCGCAAAAGGTTTAAATCCATTAGAATGAAGCCGAAAAGGCGAGCCCTCTAGAGTCAAATATTTTTCTGCAAAACCAACGGGGTCTAATTTGAGAACATTTTCCTTGAAAAGAGAAAATAATTCTTCCTTGGGTGTCAAATGAGATGAATGAACCGGCATAAATAATTACTTTACTTTGGATGGCATCAAAATATGCCACGCGTCTCGATTAGAAGCATCTATATCCTCTTCATCGAAGTGATGTAGCTTACCTAAAGAATCGGCATTTGATTCGGCATCTGGATATTTACGCTTAACCTCTATATTTTTGTCATTAAGATATTTGAGAAAATTAGGATCATCCCAGTCTGCATCACTAGCATCCGACCGATGAATGGCTTTTATTCTTTCAATAATTGATGGGATGGGCAAATTTCCACGACTATCTTCTATACAATTATTAGCGGTTGATTTAACCTGAGGACATTTTCTAAAAAGAGCGATTGGCTCTGACGAATCATTGGCTTTTTTGATTTGCTCTGCGCGCGCTTTTACCTGCTTCCAATAAGCACTAATACCGCTTCTTTCTTGCATATCTTCTACCGCAGCCTCAACAGTAGGATATTTCGATTTATTCCCCATGATGGAAGAAATCTGATCATAAAGAGAACGTTGTTCTACATCTTTTCGAGACTCTACGCTGCTTTTTTCTAAATTTTTAGCAAAATCGCGAAGCCAAGAAGGTTCTGTTGAAGAATCTTCTACCGAATAAGATTCTCGTGTAATGAGTGGTAAGGTGCGATAAGAGTATTTTTTCATTGGGATTAAACTTGAAAATTTGGCATCCAATCGTAATTTTCTGGCGATCTCTGATCGACCGTCGCCGTATCAGTTGAAAATCCACGATCTTGACGAAAATAGTGTCCCATATCTTCGAGGAGTTGAATCAATTCCGCCTGTTCTCTTTTATCTAAATCATATTCCTTTACTTGTCTGGCAAAAAGTTCTTCAATATCTTTACCGGCTGATACTGCACCATTGGCACACACTCTTGCGATTCTAGAAATAAGAAGAGGAACTGTAATTACAATGCCATCAATACGAGTAGCTTTTTGACCTTCTTTGACTAAGCCAAAGAGTTCTTCAGCTCTTTTCTTTTTCTTATTTTTCTTGCTTACAATTTTTTCATAACGATCGTATAGTCTTCCCTTACCGTCATCAATCTTAGAACGAATTTCTTCGATTTTGTTGGCATCTAGTTTGCCATCCAAGTCTGCGCACATTGCATCGGAAATACCATCATCAGCTTTCTCGAAATATTTAATACATCGTTCAATACCACTTTCATCATAACCAGAATGTTTTGGCACTCCGTCTAAAAGTTCTTTGATTCTGGCAACTACCGCATCAGTGCCGTGCTGAATAAGATGTTTCAGATCAAACTTATCTTTTTCTTTTTCTTTGGGCTTTGATTTTGATAAATTATTGGCGTCAGAAGATTCCATTGTTGAAGAATTATCTTCTGAAACTTCTAATTCCTTTTCTCGTTCTGGGTCCAAATGATCAACACCGGGTAAATCTTGTACTACGATTTCTAGATCGTGAGGCTCTTCTAAAGATACTTCATGAGCATGATCATGCATTTCGGGTTCATGCATCTCTAAAACCAATTCTTTACTAGGCTCCTCAGAATAAAAAACGATTGGTTCTGCTTTATTTTCTGGCGCTAAATGCAAAGATGGTGAATCTTCAACCAAAATATCGCTTAGGGCCTGTGCAATTGATTCCATATAAAACCTCTGATATTATGTCTTGTTATGCAAGGGGTATCTGATCCTTATGTTTTGATTCGGATTTTTCCGATGAATCTTCTTCCGATTCTTCCTGTATTTCTCCGTCATCTGCTGGAAACCAATGGGTGTCTGTTACCCCATAATATAGATTACCCGATGGCTTATTTTCCAAATCTTCCTGAGGGTATATTCCATCCGTTATTCCCATAGGGGAAATTTCTGCTGGATTATATGGCGGATTGAAAAATTCTTCGGTTGGATCAACCAAAAAATTCTTATCCGAAGTTTGCAATAAAATATTCAACATAGATTGACGTCGTTTTTGTTGTTTTCTTTTCTTTTTACGAAAGTCGGAAACACTTTTATATTTTGTCATATCCTGATACAAACCTTTACCAGGTCCGCTCGGATCATTTACATAATCGTAATTCTTAAAAAAGACAAAAGGTTTTTTGGGCATTATACCACCAATCTTTTGCGATAATATGGATATAACGCCTCTGATATGGGCACATATTTCCATAATCCCATTTGATCAAGCAGATATGCCGTTCGATCGGCATCAAATTCTATAGCTTTGTCTAATTTTTCCTGTAAGGCGTGTTCAGAAGAAATTTTGATTGATGCTGGATTTTTCTTTATCCATTCCATCAAAGATGGCTCTAACTCAAAATTGAGTTTTGCAGCTAAATATATAGCTCTAACTACTCTATTCTTATTGGTGGTTAGGGTAATTTCTGGTGGCAAATTGGTTCTAATTATCTTGTTTTTGATATCTTTGGCGCCCATTCCGGTAGGATCTAATACTCTTTCAAGATCAAAAGAAAGTAAAAGACTATTACAAGTAAAATCTCTGCTGAAAAATTCTCGTTGTAGATTGGTTGGATTTTTGATGCCTAACTTTTGGAGAATTTCAACAATATTTGGAATAGTAAAATTTGATGAAAAATCTAATTTAATATTTCCAAAAAATATAGAAATGTGTCCATCATCCATAATTTTGGTTTTGATATCAAAATGCTTACTCAAAAGAATAGATACTTCTTTAGCCAAATTATGAACAGTCTTATCACCAGTGGCAATATCCAAATCGCTTAAATTGTTAGCTCGATCTAAAATTACATCTCTAGGAACTCCTCCACACAAAAAAGGTTTGGAAGTTCCCGCCTTTTTCTGTATGAATTCAATAATACGAAGGAGCTCTCGAAGTTTCAATCAGCCCCCTTACCGTACGGGAGCAGGAGGGGGTGCTGGAATGGGTGGAGCTACTGCTGGAGTGGCGGTAGAAAGATCTTCCGCTACTTCTAATTCAGGAGTTGGCTTTGGTTGCTCAAATGATTGTTCTTGAACATTTTTTCTCATTTGTTTGCGAGCTTTTTCTTTATCCTGACTGTCTTGTAATTGTTGTTGATTTTGCTGCATTTCTGATGTTGGCGGAGGCGCTGCCTCATTGGTAAGATCAAGTTCTTTTGTTTTAGAAACTCCACGTAATCTAGAAAGAACTTGTTCAACGCGAATATTTACATAATTATTGGATTCTAATGATTTATTAATAGCTTCGCTAAGTTCTGGGAAAAAAGTCGCCAATCCCAATCTATCTAACATCATATCAACAATAGACAGTTGGCGTGGGACTTCTCTTACCTTGAAAATTTTGGCAACATCCTCAAGCTTAGAAATAGCATCATCAACAGTCAAATTAGCAAAAGCATCATCAATAACTTTATCAAAATCCTTGCCAGCTACTACTTCCGGATCTTCCTGAGGTAATTGATCTGGCGTTGGCTCCTGTACTTCTAATTCAGTAGGTTCGGGAGTCGGAGAAGCGACTTGCGCCTTTGTTAATAATTCTTCAGATACTTCTAAATCATCACTATTAGATTGATCTAGCCCTTCTAGAAACTCTTCCATTCCCTTTGACGGAACCGGCGTGGCTGGAGGGGCCAAACTGACGCCTGCCGCGTCATTAGGCGCGTCATTGCGGGGTGCTCCGGCATGACCAGGGGCACCAACGGGTCCCGCGTCTACGGGGCTACCAGGCAGCCCTTCGTTGGTAGTGGGATTATTGGGTTGAGCCGGAGTGAGAGCAATATCCTGAGCAACCTTTTGTAATACCTTAGAAGACTCAACAAAACCACGATGATTGAGAATATTAGCTTCTCGCACAATCATGTCCTTATACAAACGAGTAGATGTGCTTATTTTATTGACAGTATTGATCTTATGTTTCAATTGATAAATTACATGCATCAATGTATCAAATTCTTTACCAGCGAAAAATTGACCTTCCGAAGAACGTAAAAGTTTTTCGGCCGAATCTAAACGACTAATGATCTTCTGGCGTTGCTGTTCAATTCTTTCTCTTTTTTCCTCTTCCATTACATCCGGATGAGTTGTTGGATTATGAAACTGTTGAATTTGTTGAGTAGCAGGAAATGAGGGATTCATTGGGTGTTGAGATTGGGGTAAAGGTAAGGCATAGCCCGGCTTGTCTGCTGGCTCCCAATAAGAAACTTGAGCTGTTTTATATTTCAAATGATCTCCTGATTGATAGTATCGCATCCAATGCTCAAAATCTAACTTTTCCATCTCATCCCAGCCCTTAGTGGCTCGTTCTGTAGCGTTTTTTCGATCTTCTCCCTTATAGACTTGATATTGAATACTTCGCATGGCTTGAAGCCATTTATTCAGATCGCGTGGTTTTTGATATATACCCATATCTGAATAATTAGGGTAAGCCGTTTTCTCTTTAGAAATACCGAATAATGCCGTTTCTGGCCTATCGGTTAGAGCCCCGTACTCTGACAAGAATTTAGCATCCTGCAATAATTTACGGCGAACGGCCGGGGGCAAATCTTTAGGCAATTTTCCCTTATGTCTTCGGAAAAAATCCTCTAGAGAAATTTCCTCAAAAATCTGCTCAACTTGTGGATATTCTAAACCTTTAGCCATTAAGAGGCTCGCTTAATTTTTGAGAGATGGTTTCATTCAACAGTTTGACTTCGGCAGTTTTTTGTTCTTGTGTCAATTTAGCTTCGGTTGGTAGCCTAAGTTTGGCTATTTTTTCACTGAAAATATCCATAAAATAAAGAGAAGTCTCCAAATCCATTTGAGATAATGTTTCTCGTATTGCCTCGTAAATGACCGAAACATATTGATCTAAATTATTCTGAATATTAACATTGTGTTGTATGATCTGATCGGGGCCTTCGTGTGTGAATTTATGCCAACGCTCTAATGAGCTACCTAATACCTCAAACCATTCAATTAATACTCGTTCAGTTCGAGTATCAATTTTACCAGAAGCCTGTATTTCATCATAAAATTGAGCGGTTTTATTTTCAATCCCTTTAATCATACCAGCTAAAATTCTTTCAACATTAACGGCATTTCTTATTTCTGTATCTGCAATACCCATTACTAAAGATTTATAGTTAGGGTTATCAGATACTGATAAACGTAACTCTTTATCCAAATCCTGCATTTGGATAGCGGTTTTACTTTTTAAGACATCATCTCTAATTTGCTGATAAACGTCTAAATAATTCTCTTGAAATGATTTGATCGTTTTTTCAGAGATTACAAATTTACGTTCAGCAACATCTGAATATTTAGCCGAAAGCCATTCATTGATTTCTTTGGGGGATAAGCCTATAATACTCTTGCTGATAAGCTCATCCTTATCTGGATGTTCAAGAAAGCGTTTGAGAGAGGTGTTGGATACAGAGGCCATTTTTCATTACTTATTATATCCGTGCAGTCGCTCTTCTCTAGTATTAAAGATTGCATGAGTTTGATCGAGTTCGGAGGCTGGCCCCTGCAATGCAACTGATCCGCCTGGGACACGCTCTCCCCGTTCGGTAGTGTATCCAAGAGCATAATTATATACTTTACCATCTAATGAGCATTTCCATATTGAATCATCTACTCTTTGCATTTGCGCACCAGCATGATCTGGGCACGATCTTGTTTGTAATGGGGCTTCCATAATTCGGTATGCTTTACTAAACGGGCTTTTTTCAATTGCCTTTTCTGCCTCTGCAACATGATTTACTTCATGAAGTTGTTCTCTTGTTGATTGATAATTATTTTTGATAGAATCTATTTTTCCATCTTGTTTTTGTTTGAATTTTTTAGCCCAATCTGGCGGAGCCGCAACAGTCAACAAAAGCTCATCAATTACGGAAGCCGCTTTTTTCAGATCTACATCGCCAGACATATCAAGAGCGGTAGTCATCGTATTCAATTGATCCAAATTTTCTGTAGTAAGAATCGATTCTGCTTGCGGCTCTAGGTGTTCTAATTCCTCGGCCCCTTGACGTAAAATAGTAGCGGCCTGAACACAAACCTGAGCCGCTTTGGTTAGGCAGGCTTCATCGTATTCGGCTAACATCAGAGCCTCATTATCGGGACTTTCTAGCCAACTGGCAACTGCTGCTAAAAATTCTGCAATTCTCATTTGATTTCCTTTTTGGTAAGTCTTTGTTCTTCCTCTTGAATTTCTTTATCAAGTCGATTTAGCAAAGAACGTAAAACGGAAGGACGTTTTATTCGGCCTTTGACCGGACTTTCTATGGGCCCGTAGTGCCAAGTGGGGATTGTTTTTTGCTGTAAAATGGCGTTTGCTTCTGGCGTATCCAAACCAACTCCTCGTAAGTCGTGTACATTAATCAATGCCTTAGTATGCTTCCAAATGTACTCTTGAATGCTCTGAATCGCCTCATCAAGACGATACATTTTGTCTCTTGGATACTTCATTTTGATAATAACATTGCGAAGATCATTGAGAGCATCAATGATTTTCACCGAATAATTGAAATTCTCTTTTAGAGTTTGTCCTTCTATATTGGCCACATATAAGTCTATTAGCGATTTGAAAACCTTGAAAAGGTGATCTTTGCCCAATTCATTATTTATTTCAATAAAAGAGGGTAATTGAGTGATATTTTTGGCTAATCGATCATAAACTAAAATCAGACGATCTTTTAATAATCTAGTCTTTTTGGCATTTATAGGCACACCAAATGAGGTATCCGCTCCCTCAGAATCTGGAAGCTCCTGAGCATACTTGAAGGATAGCTTGGCAGCAAGAGAGGATAAACTCATTCATTGTTATCCGAAAATTTTTGTATGCATCATATATAATTCTTCAGTAGTTTCATCCATTCCCTTCCGATACATTGGATGACAATTACCAAACTTATCAACATAAATTTTATGTAGAGGAAGTCCGGTATGACCGCAAAGAGGATATTTGCTGGTTTTGCTCTGAATTACTAAAGAACATTGCTCTTCTTTAGAAGCAACTTTCTCCAAAGAAAGACCATCTTTGTATAGATTGAAAGCGATGGCATATGCTTTGATATCTCCGGAAGTATGAAGAATATTAAGGGCGTCTTCTGCCTTAGATAGATTCTTTTCGGACATTGCTTGACGAACATTTTCAATTAATTCTGATGGTTTCAGTCCATATTGCGGAGAAGTAATGGCCATCGCGCGAGTATCTGTCTTCTCTTCTGTCATTGCTCTTTGTAATTCTTTGACAGTAAGGCTTGAAATTGATCCATTACATAGGAAAAGATCAGGAGATTGCACGCGATTATTAACCATCTTAACTGGCACTTTAATAGCCAATTGGCCATTATGAGCCGAAACAGCATAGAAAATAGTATTTTCAGAGCAGTCTGCTACTTTGACAATAACATGAGAAATGCCTAGTTGGGCTAAGATGCGACGGACAGCATCTGATCCCAGGGCCACTTTATCACGACCAAAGTGTAATTCTGCAGCACCTTCGGGTGTGCTGAATTTCTCGGCAAAACTTTCAAATTCAGGTGATTTAGGCATCTGCACTTCGGTAGGCAAAGTATCTAAACTTTGCCCTAATATCGAATTGGTATGATATTCTTGTTGAGGAGTACGAGAAGCATTGATCTTAGTAAGTGCCATTTCTACTTGGCTTACTTCTGTTTTGGGATGTACCGCTGAAGCTAGTACCTGTGCTACGTCAGTAGACCTAACCTTGAGGGTTTGGCCTGCTTGCGAAAGGATATAATCTTTCAAATTTGAGTGATTTAACTCAAAAGGCCCTGCATTTCCCATAAAAAAGGTTGGCTCTAATACTTTATTTTGATTAACTTCTACTGGCACTAAAACGGAAGTTGTGCCCTTGGGAGTATCGTAATCGGCTCGTACTACAATGAAATGCTCATTGCCACCATCAATTGAAAGTTTGCTTGCTTTAAGATTCCAAGCATCTAGATTCTGATTGACAACTAATTGGGCCCTATCGGCGTGTTGCTTAGCGAATGGTTTGAATGGAATAGAGGCATCAAAAGCAGTAGCTAGAGCATTAGAAAGCACCGGGTCAGCCACTGATTCGTGCAGATTGGCGAGAGGTAGGTCTTGTTTGGGTTGGGGTGCAACCTGTTCAACTACTACTTTTTCTCCCAGCTCATTTTGGAAAAAATGAGCAAACTTAGTATTACGAGTGTAAAAACGCGTATAAATATCTTTCAATTCTGCGCGAGTAATTAACATTTTATTGTTGCTTTCCGCTTTGGAAAGAATTTGAGTAACCGCTCCGATAGTGCTATCATTAGGATATTCAGATGCTAATTTTTGTAATTTGACATTGAGAAGCGAGAGTGAAAAACTTTCGCGTCGATCTAATGTTTGTGAAACGGAAGAGACTAATTTATTCAGGCTGTGATTATGGTTCATCTGGTTGCCTTATGAAAGTTCCGGATATTTAGCTAACAATTGAGCTTTGGATTCGGATTTCAAATGAGAAAGTAATGCCGAGACCAAGTTTTTATTTTGCGAAAGACGGGCGGGAAGATATCGCTTTGCCAAGTCTATTTCATTTTCCGGAATGCCCAATTGACTGGTTGCTAGTTTGACTACCGGCTCTCCTTTATAGAAGAAATTGAGAGTTTTGCTAGTATTGGAAGCAATAACTTCCCAAGACAAGCTCGCAGTTTTGGTATTCTCTTCTTCCCGATCTTCATAGAGAGAAACGATATAATCACCATCTTCAGCGCTTTGTACTTGCCAAAGTGCAGCTCCTTTATCGCCATCTTTGAAACGAACGATATCAAACGCAACGCGTTCTAATTGGTCTTTCACTTCGGAAAGACGGTATGACTTTTTGAGGAGCTTATCCTCTAACTTTGCGTAATCGACGGTAAAATCTCTCATACTCTATCTCCTACTGGGTATGGCATAATATTCCCCGCATATTACTAGATATTATGGCTCTTTCTTTTGATCCCAATATTGACTACGAGCTTCCGACATCTTATCCTTGGTCTCTTCAGAATGCCGCTTGCCAGCCCATTTGGTATAATTATTGAGAAGGGAGATATTATTACGTTCCAAAATTCGATAGATTTTACCGTTGCCACCGATATTGAATTGTTTTTTGATTTGATTGATGGTAGCACCGTCGAGATAGGCTTGAATGATCTGATTTTGGATTTCTTGTGGCAGCATCCGAGACTTGATGCGTTTTTCGATGGTTTCATCGGATTGTTTTCGACCAACTAATTTATCACTCATAGCTTGTTTAGATTCTTCGGTGTGATGCTTGCCTTGCATCGGATGACCTTGTTCCTGATGGCGTTGGATCATAAATTCGGAATTTTGATGTTTCCATTCTTCGGTATGAGGAGGTTTTGGTATTCCGGCATGAATTTTGGAAATTTTTTCTCTGGTTTCTTCGGAAACTTCTCTACCCATTAGAGCTTGAGAAATTTTTTGCTTACTTTCTTTAGAGTGCCTCCCATGACTTCCACCATCTTTTAGATTATAACCAATATCCGGATTTTTACTATTATACTGTTCTATATATTGGTCTTCTAACTTATCTGCAGTTTCTTGATCTGCGCACTCATCTAATATGCTATACTCAAAATTTTCCGATCCATATTTACAAATAGCAGAATAGAGGTGATGAGAATTTTTATAGCCAATTCCATCTTTACCCATACGCTTATCAAAAGTCAGCCAAGTTTGTCCTATATAAACTTTACCATTGATTTTATTGATTAGTTTATAAATATTACACGTCATTTTACCATTTGTCATCTTTTAGGTCTCGAATTTTCTTCAGAATTTCAGAGATTTTTGGATCTTCTTCAATAAGTTTGAGCAATTTCTTTTTTGATCCTCCATATACACTTCTTGTTCCATTCTTATAATCTACGTTCCCATTGAGCGACTTTGTGATCGACGACTGATTCACTTGTAATATCTTTGCTATCTCCATTTGTGTTTTCCCCTCCGCATACAACCTAATCACCTGCCGCTGCCTCTTAGTTAGCAATGTATTTACAATTCTCCAAAATTCCTTCTTCAATTCATCTTCTAGCATTAAAATATCTTCATTATAATCAAACGGGTTCAGACGACCATAAATACTATCTTCATTAGAAAATGATTCCAACATTTCATTTGAGTACAGCGATTCGTGAAAAATTTGTTGATAATGATCCGAACGATTGGCGCGTTTTTCCATTGAGTATCCTTGTAGGTAAGTATTATACGCTGACATTTGTCTTGTCTAACAGACTAATTGAATCGTGATGACGAAGATATTCATCCAGGTCTTTATAGCCTTTGGGTAGGTATTGATTGTAATTAATTTTTACACCATGCTCAATTGTATCTAATCTTTTAGCAACTGACTTACGACCTTGTTCTCCGGCATCATCATTGTCAAAAAGTAGAACAATTTTATTGGTATATCTTGCAAGAAGAGAGAATTGATAAGAAGTAAGAGTAGAGTTGCCAACAGCAACAATATTATAAATGCCTTTCTCAAAAGCTTTGATTACATCAAATTGGCCCTCCACCACATAGACAAAGCCTTCTGATAGGATATAAGATTTAGCCTCAAATAGACCAAATAAATGATTACCCTTGAGAAAGGAAGTATTTCTATACTTTTCAATGCCTAGATTTTTACGATCTTTCTCGGAAAGAAGAGTACGACCAATCAAAGCAATTACGTTGCCATAAATGTCTCGATAAGGCATTATTAGTGGGTGACGTTCAAAAAAGTTGAAATTAGCATTACGAGTAGAACTGGAATCATAAATCCGCCAACCATACAATAAACCTAATTTTTTAAGTATCTCTTCCCCAACCAAAGAAGATAGTAGTGTAAGAAATTCTATACTTGGAAAATATCCAAAGGCAAACAATTTTTGCATTTCATAGCTAAGCCGAGAATTCAAATAATTTCTACACTCCTCGGCTTGAGGGGTTTCTTGAAGCAAAAACTGGCATGGTTGTAAAAGAGATTGAAAATCTGTCATTTAGAGGATCTTTTTTAGAATATCCAAATTCCGCAAGTCTTCAACAGGTACACAATATTTGTTAGGATCATAAGGCCAGCGTTTGGTTACATATTCGTTGGCACACCATCCGGCCAATATTACCTTTTCTATTTCCCGTCGAGTTTTACCTATTGAAAAGGCACATACATAAATCATATCTTTATGAAATTCTCTTTCCGGAATTACTAAATTGAGACGTGGTATTTTCTTTTCATCTGTCACATGACTAGTTTTTACATCTACTAAACGTGTTTTAGAATTATGAATGATTTTGTCATCATAACCATCATCTCCCTTACGAGTAGGCCTTAGAGTCTCAAATTTGTAATCTAAAAGTTTTCCTAACTTTTCTAGGCTTTGATAGCGATATAAATACCAAGCACCCTCACCATAAAGTGCGGTATATTGATAGTCTAGTCTTGTTGCTTTAGCAAGATCAATAGTGGCTAAATTGGAATATCCTCCTATATCTTGTTGAATGGCGTACTTTTCTGTAAGATTTATCAAATCTTCATTTATTTTTATTTCAATCATTATTTATTATTCTTTCATATCTTTTGTTATTATTGATGATTTGCAATAATCATAAAAATGATTATGAATTTCATTGAATTGGCCTATATATTTTTCTAACTTATTCACTATCAATCTTTTTCAATTGTTGAAGCAATAAATTCTTGAAAGTCGGAGTTAATTTTTCTAATGGCTTCTTACAAACACCACATAATAAATTTTCTCCTGAAATAATTGGCCTTTCTTCTTTTCCACACTTATCGCACTTAGTAGCAAATGATTTTTTGCTTTTTGGTCTATATTGTTTGAGACTTTTCATTTGTTGTTTAGCAAATGGAGTAAGACCAGTAATAGTTTTATCACACATAGAACAATAAACCTCATTAGTTTCTTGATCTAAATATGGTGACTGAAATTGTCCGCATCCTTTATTGGTGCAGTTTATGAGAAATGGCATTTTATTTTTCCTTGAGAGATTGGATTAATTGATCTGTATCAGATGGATATTCCACATTCACTATAACCCGTTGCGATCCCTTTTTACCTACTCCTAAATTTGGAATAGCAACCTCTTCCTTATTTCTAATTTTAGCAGGGATTGTTATATCTTTTTCTCCGTCAATAGTATTGACTTTTTTATCGCAGCCCTCTAAAGCCTCTAATAGAGAGATCGTAATTTTAGAAACTACATCTTGACCTTGAATAGAAAGATCAGAGAATGAATTTACTTTGATTGACAGGTATGCATCAGAATATTCATCTCCAAAAATAGATGAACTAATAAAATTTCCATGTCCGGACAAACGGAGCACCGTATTATCTGGTGTTCCGGGATCAATTGAAACATTACCTTCGGACTCTACTTCAATTTGGCGGGCACCCTTGCATCCTGTACAGTGTTGCCTCTGCGTTTTACCACCACACGCGTCACATTGTTGAAAAACAACAGTATTGCCACGACGAATTTCTACTTTTCCCTTGCCATGACACTTAGAACAATTATCGATCAATTTTCCGCCTTGACCATTACATTCTTGACATTTTATTTTCTTTTTGTATTTGATCGAAACTTGGCATCCTAAAACTGAATCACGAAAAGAAATTATAGTATCTAATCGAATGTCTTGACGGGCGACCCTAGAATTAGAACCAGAAAATGGATTAGCAAAACCAAAAAAATCTCCAAAAAGATCTCCAAAATTAACCCCATGAACACCCGAAGAATGATTTGACCAGGGCGATGCGGCGACATGTTCATCTGAGTTTTTGCCGGATTCAATTAGTTGAAATGCCTGATTGATCTTCTTAAATTTGGCTTCATTGCCGGTTTCTTTGTTGTCAGGATGTAAAGATGCAGCAAGTTTACGAAATGCTTTCTTAGCTTCTTCTTTAGAAGAACCTTGCGGAATTTCTAATACCTCAAACGCTTCTTTGAGTTTCATTTATTTTTCTTGTTCTTTCTCTTTTGCTTCTTTTTGATTTTTAGGATTTTTTGTCCCGTGAGTATCATAGCGTAATACAAAGACACCGCAATTCCGTCACCCTCGTCAAAACTTTCAGTTTTGGCTTCGCCACTCTTCTTGTAGTCATAGGGGAATGTAATACCTAATCGTTGGGCGACAAGCTCTGGTATGTCGGATTTATTAGGCAAGTCCGCATTCAATTTGATTCCGTGTCGGATGGCTAAAACATTGAAAAGAAGGGGAAGGGTGGGCTGTCCGTGCTTGACAGAAAGAAAATCAAAAGCCAACATGCCCAAAACACGATTGAAAACGGCCAGAGAAATCACCGTATTTGCACTAGTCTTGCCTGGCATAAATTGAACGATATCTTCAATGCCTATAAAATCTGGCTGGTGTTTTTGTAAAACCATCTCGACTTTGCGACGAGCATCTTCTAATCGATCAAAAATCGTTCCTTTTTTCGAAGGTTTTATCCATCCACTATCAATGTAATCTATTTTATATCCATCGATACTAAGAACGCCATAACCCACGGTCGAGCTAGATATGTCGAGACCCAAAATTTTTTTGGACATACCCGTAATATATCGGGAGAAAAAGAAAGGCCCAAGTCGCTAAACCCGGGCCTTTCTAATCTAATTACTGATATTATCAGTCAGCATTATACGAGGGAAAAATATCCTCAATGCTGTCTTCTGCATCCACGCTCATATCGACTGCGGGAACCGTTACCTTACCATTTTTGATAGTAGGAGCGGTCTTATCCTTGTCGAATTTGCTGGGCGGAGGTGGTGCTAACTTACCATCACCAACAATATTAGCAATTCGCTTTTCAACGGTTTCTAGCGTGGGTGGCTGCACCCGGCGCTTCAATTCTTCCAAATCAGCCTGATCACGAATTGATTGGTCGGTAGCCGAAAGAGGTGTCTTGGGACACGGTTGAACCGTATACCACTCTTGCGGAGTCCGGGCTTTACTATTCTTGATGATATTAATATCATAAGACTGAGGATCGCCCCACTTCTTATTAGTATTCAACGCTCTAATCTGTTGATACACCATATAAGAAATATCTAATATCTTAAAGGCATTGGAGGCCCGATCAATTACGCCAAGAAACCAGCGAGGTTGTACATGATAACTTGCATCACATAGGGGGCAGCTGCCGTGAACAATAGAGCATCCTACCTTCTGGCCATAGCCCTTATTATCTCCCTCTTTCTTGATCTTGGTATGGGTCATGTATTGGTGGGGGCGGGTCACCAATCGCATTTCATTATCGCCATCTTTGAGGCGAAGCCATAAATCCTTACCATTTGTTGAGAACTTTTTGTTATTTGTTTCACGACCAAAATTGAGATCGTCTTCCCACGAAACTTCACCGAATGTTGTTGTCATTGTTTTTCCTTTTACTAAACCAGATATTTATTTGTTGCTAACAACACATTAGCGTGTTGAGAAAACAACCAATCTTGTCCTGGCATGATCTGTCGAACGAGTAAAGCGGACACGAATGCCTGCATTACGCAAACGATTTACTACTTGATTGAGAGTAACTCGAAGGGCACTTGGAGAACCTGGCCAATTTTGAGGAAGTTTGCTCAAGCGATCTTGGAGGGCCTCATCTAAAAGAGTCATAGTTCCAACCCAGGGGGTAGCTCTACGTCTTACCAAGGTTTTCACTCCTGAAACAAGAGTATCGAAAACCTGTGTTTTCTTGCTGTTTTGCTTACTATTTGATGTCATTTTATGCCTTGCTTTCTTTACTATTTATTGAAATTATTTGCTGTATTTTGGTAGTCCGCTCACGCTATGAACGCGGCACCAGGGGTAATATATAACCCTAATCTTACTCTTGTCAATGGCTTCGTGAAGTGAGACATAATCTTTGATTACAGATTCCTCTGAGGCTTCGGTCAAAAAACCTTTCACTTCAATGTGAGAGGATTCAAACTTAGGCACATCCAAAGCAACGAATCTTTCAGTTTCAGTATCAGAGAATCTGACCATATAACAAGGCTTGACTAAAGCTTGTCGTCCAGTTGGAACATTGCTAGTGGCTGTTACTACGAAATCTTTTTCTGACATTAGGAGGCCTTTCTTGATTTTTTGGACTTATCAGTTTCTGTTTCAGCAGTTTCGAGCTTCAATTCCTCAGTAGTAGAAGAAAGTTTTTCTTGTTCAGCCCTTTCTCGATCCCATTTGGTATCACGGGCTTGAGCAACTTTGGCTACCAACTCTTGGGCCAATTTAGAATCGGCCGCGATGGCTTCACAAAAAGCTGGCATTCCAACCCATTTACGATCTTCATAAACATAGGAAACATTACTTGGCTTGCTCACAACATCATAAGCGAGCGCTAATCCTGCAATTTCAGATTCTTGTTCTACAATGCCTTTAGTAAATTCAATCTTGAACTCACACTTTCTTGGCCAAATTCCAAATTTAGATTTTTCTATAGTCGCACGGAGTGCTTGACCAATCTTATTCTCTTTTTCATCTACGATACGAGAATCCTTCGCATTGATGGCTTCGAAATACACATTGGCACTAAGAAAGTGAGAATAAGTATTACCACCAGAATAGGTATGATCCCCACTGTAAGGGTCCATATTTGCTTTCTTATGGTTGATGATGATGAAAGGGATACCAGCCTTATTGACTTCTAACGAAACTTTCTTTAGAGTGGTTGCTAAAAACCGGGCCAGTAATGAAATATTCATCTTACCTACCGCTGAAATATCTTCACCAGGAGGAATAAGTGAGCCCAATGAATCCAAAACTATAATATTGATATTAAGTTCCTTGGAAGCGATCTTGTCAAACAAGCCTTCCTTAGACTTGCCCTTATAGATATGGGTTTTGGCCTCTTCTTTGGGAACACCTAGGAGCATCTCGAAACATTTGCGTCCATTGACTGCGGTATCACCATCGACTACAATTACCTTAGAAAGATTGAGGCCGAGCTGACGAGCCCAGGTAGGGCTGAAAGTCTGCTCCGCATCAATAAATACCTGTTGTGCTGTGGGGTCTAACTTCTGTGCCTCTAACATCGCGATCATAGCCATTAGAGTTTTACCAGAACCAGGCGGGCCATAATATTGGATTAGACGTCCGCAAGGCAAACCACCGCTAGAAAGCGCATCGTCCAAGGCCAATGAGCCGGTAGGAATAACTTTTACTTTCTCAGCCAAAACTTCGTGGGCTCGATGAAAATCTAATTCCTCTTCACTATCTGCGAAGCTCTTGAAAAATGCTTCGAATTTATCATCCTTCTTCTTATCACTCATATTCTTTCCTTTATTCCCAACCTGTTTTTTCTTGTGTTAGCGCACTATATCCAAGGATGCCGCGCTTGAACCCTGCGGCAATATCTTTGTAATGATGATGGCTCTTGATCAAAATATCGTATTTCTTTTCAAGAAGAGATTTACTTCCCTTAGCGCGGGCCAAGCGGATAGCTAAGTCTTCTACCTCTGGTGAGGATTCTGCTGCAAATTTTCTCATCTCCATTGTAGCACGAGAGCCATCTGGCGCTGTATAGCCTAATGCCACTCGATTTTTGGTAGCATTTACCTGAGACTCTAAATAACTAACCGTTTTGATTAGACGCGCCAAATACTCAGAGAGTGTATCTGCTGCGGATAGAGCGCGCTGTTGCTGCAACTCCGCATGAGCCAGGTCGATAGCATCCGTATCTCTTAGTTTGATGAGAACTAGTTGAATTTCCGTCAGATCAAACTTGAGAAATTCATCTTCTAATTCAGAGCCAATTAGTTGCTCTAATGTGGTCATTTAGACTCTCCGTCTTTGTTCGATGCAAGTAAGATAAATCTACTACTTGAGCTTGTCAAGCGTTTTCAATTCTTCTAACTTTTGATCTAACAACTTAGATTTCTCTTCCAAGCGGGCGCAGAGATCATCGACCCGACTATGAGATAATCTCAAATTTTGATTGATTAACGTGTTCTGCAAAAACATCAAAATTTCGAAACTGGTATGACGCATGGTGGGCGGGCGTAAAAATATAATAAGACCTTGTTCATTTGTTTCAAATAATCCAATAAATAGGTCTTCGCCCTTTTGGTACGGCGGAGTCGTGTAGCGGGCTACTATTTGTTGATAGAGATTCCATTCATCATTCGTAAGATCAATGCGCTTGTTATCAATAATGTGTATCGTCATACTATTTTCTTTTTTTGTGTCTTTTTCTTGTGGATCCGTCTAATATATTTTGCTTGGCATTTAATGGCCTTAGATTTTCGAGAGCCCAACATTTCTTAAATTCTTCCTCTTCTATCGATTCATAATAAAAATCAGATTGCGGAATAATATGATCAAGACTCCACTTCCAGGTAGTTAGATCATTATCATCCCAGTCTTTTTTCTTATATACTCCCCAATTTCCCCAGTTCATCCAAGGCTCAAAAAGATCCTCAATATGAGCTCGGAAGTCTTCTATTGAATAAGATAGATATGGGATAAAAGATTTTCCTTCTTTGGAAGATCCGTTTCGTTTAAGAGTTATTCTGATAAGGGAAGACACATTTGATCTGATTAAAAACCCTATATCATCTCTTCTTTTTATTTTATTATAATCCTTAAAATATTCTTTTAATTCTTCTTTATGCTCTTCCCTGTATTGTTTTTGGTAAGACTTTATTTTCTCTTCATTATTTTTAGCATAAATCTTTGTCTTTTCTGCTATTTCTTTTTTATTTTCTTCATAATATATTTTTTGTTTTTCTAATATTTTTTCTTTATTATCTTCATACCTCTTTTTATTTTCTTCTTGTAAATATTCCTTGTTTTCTTCGTAATATTTTTTACCATATTCTTGTTTTTCTTCCTTGTGTTCTATATAATATCGTTGAAAATATGCTACTTTCTTTTCTTTATTTTTCTCCCTGTACTCTTTATCATAGTTCGACGCACAATTTTTACATAAATTTGTATTCGTTCGAAATTCTTCTATATTTTTTACAATTTTACAAACTCTGCAAATTTTAGTTTCCATACTAACCTCGTCGAACGATTCCGCCCGATCCCTTCCCCTTAGCTTTCTGCATCATCCGTTGTTGGGCCGCTAAATCTTTAGCATTATAGTCTGTGCTTGCATTAGCGCCACCGGATGAGAAGGCTAAAACTGCAGCAGGAATATCATCTTCATCTTCTCCGCCACCGCCGAAAACCGAGCTGACCTCTGGGGCCCCTCCGGTAATCATCTGCTCCCATTGTTCAATTTCTTCTGGATCAGCGTGAGCCATCATTTCAGGAGTGATATTCATCTGCCCACCATCAGCATTACTACCAACAGAACCTCCCTTCTTGATTTGTTTGACGATATCTTTCAGATGTTGGTTGCGATTCATAATCTTATCGGCTTCGGCATTCTTGAAGAATTTGCTAGTTTGAGCCTGATCTTGAATAGCGGGGCCTTGAATTTGATTTCCCTCTGCATTCACTGCCACCTCACCTTCTTGTAAGGGGGTGGGCTGAGTATCATCTTTGGTAATAACCTTAGGCACTCGGGCTGCGGCCAACTTCTTAGCCCGTTCTTCTACCTGAGCTTCAACTTGAGCGGAGGCTTCTTTCAATTTGTCATCTAATTCAACACTAGTTAGCAAACCGAAATTAGATTTGAGCCAATCGAAAATTTCGACAGGATAGGTATCAACTACTGTCATTGCTTCTCGAAGATTATTGAGAGCATCTTTCAATTCCTCATCAATAATCTCTTGTCCGCAAAATGGACAAGCGTTGGTAGAAAGGGCATAAGCAAATTTCGAACTAACTTCTTCCTGGCAACTTTTACACTTCATTAGCGTTTCCTTGATAATTTCTTGGGAGTTTTCTTAGCGGCTTTTTTCTTTTTGACCGTAGATTTAGGCTTACTAACTTTCTTGGGTTTCTTAGTCTTAGGTAATTTGGGATTTGGATTGTCAATAGCTTCGAAAATTTTCGCGTCAATAGCCATTTGTTCGGTAAATTCCTGCGTTCTTCGTCGTACATTGATTCTATCCGCGGCGTGTTCTGGTTCGCTCATTTCATCGAGCATTTTCTCAAACTTTATTGAGGCCAGTGTAAATGGCTTACCATCATCGGTAATTGTAAGATCTGCTTCTGGTTTGATATCAGTTAGAATTTGCTGGGGTGGGGTCTGCCAATATTTTTTCCGATCCTCTTCTATCTTTTCCATTTCAATAGCAGTTGGTTGAACGCGCTTGATTCTCCCTACTTGACTTGTCGTTTTCATCAATTCAGTAAGTTGATGAGGTCGCATCAAATAACGAACTGCCCAATCAGGCAGTTTTTTCTCGGCTATTATTGAAAGCATTTCGTCTGCTGCTGATGGGAATGAGGTAAAAGTTTCTGGTTTTGGCGCCATCCAAACTCCTATACGCATCATAGTATCAATCACACCAACAAACGGTTTGGTGCAAAACAATAGCGATGGTACCAGCCACCCCTTGAATCGGGAAAGAAAAGTATTGCTATACAAATTACTCAGTTTCAATTCTTCGGGCGAATAATAACCCCCAATAATTGATGCCGGTTTTCTTCCTTTATTTTGAGCGCTATGATAGACTCCACCAAAAAATGGAATATATGTTGCAAACAACAATTTCTGAACACTGACACTTGGATTGAAACCAGCAACAATGACTGCCCAACGCATTAGTGTTTCAACCACACTTACTAATGGCTGAATAAGGAGGACTAGCATCCAAATAATATACTGCTGAATAATTTTAGATACTCGCTTGAAAAATTGTCTAATTACTTTCATTATTTTGCTTTCACCAAATGATAGTTGCTGAGAATATATCCGGAGAAATCTTCTCCTGTAATCTCCGAATTTTGCAGTTGAGAAACTTTCCGTAGAAAATCCGCGATGACTTCCGGATCGTTATGAAACTGCTCTTGCTTTTCCTGTACCATAATAGTACCGGAAGCGGTTTGATGCACCGAGGATACCGAGGGGTGTTTTTCTAATTCCCCAGAATGGAACCATCGGTATGCGGTAGGCATAGAGATGTTATGTTTCTTGGCAAAATCGGCGAGCTTCATCAACTATTATCTTTCATTATCGCCTATGAACCGTTATCGGTATTTAGCCGATGACTTCTTGCGTCTACGATCCGTCTTGCCCTTAGCCTTTTGCTTAGGGGTAGAGGACGATATCTCGGCAAGCGCTTCGGGCAGTTCCTGCCCTGTATTTGACCTAATAAGGCCAAACTTCTTGATGTTGATGGCCGCATTGACATCGCGGTCGTGCTGTGTATGGCATTCCTGACAAGTCCAAGAACGGACATCCAAGGTCAGGTTTGGGTTTTTCCATCCGCAGCAAGAGCATAACTTGCTGCTTGGATCGAACCGACCGATCTTGATCAGGTTTTTGCCATACCACTCAGCCTTGTAGGTTAGGAGACGAACAAACTCTCCCCAACTGACATCGCTGATGTTTTGGGCGAGACAATGGTTTCTCAGCATTCCCGCTACATTCAAGTCTTCCAAGATGATCGTTTGGTTCTCACGAATCAGTTTGGTCGAGAGTTTGTGTAGGAAGTCAGAACGCTGGTTTGAGATTGTCTCATACAGTCTTGCTACTTTGAGATTGGCCTTTCTTCGGTTGTTGGAGCCTTTGACCTTGCGGCTGGCTCGGCGTTGTAAAACATTGAGGCGGTCTAAGAGTTTAGATAGGAAACGAGGATTTGGTACTTTGGTGCCATCCGAAAGGATGGCAAAGTGAGTAAGCCCGAGGTCAATACCGATGGCACCGTCTAAGATGATGGGAACCTTAGACGGTAAGGTTTGGTCATTATCGACCAAGATAGAGATGAAGAACTTCCCTGTGGGCGTTTTCGATACCGTGCAGGTTTTGATCTTGCCATCGAACTTTCGGTCAAAAACGCAGAAAACCTCTCCGACTTTGGGAAGTTTGACTTTGCTACGCTTGAAATCAACTGAAACTTTCTGTGGATATTGAATTGATCCGCGACCGTTCTTCTTCTTGAATGTTGGAAACTTACTTTGCTTACGAAAAAAGCGTGTAAAGGCATTATCCAAATTACGTAATGCCATTTGTAATGATTGAGCATTTGGAACCATCAACCATTCATTAGTTTTCTTTTCTTCGAGTAAGAAGCCATTAGCTAAACAAAAATAACTAAGCGTTTCCCCCGTTTGCTCATAACATTTGATCTTAATTTCCAATCCTTTATTATAAATATAGCGCACGCATCCCATCGCCTGGACGAAGTGGTGCTTTTGGGCATCGGAAGGATAGATACGATATTTATAGGCTTTGAGCATAGTCTATATTTATATCAGACTATGCCCAGATCTCAAAATTATATCGCGGTCTAATCATCTTCGTCGTTCAGATCTAATAATCCTTCTTCGTATAACTCATCCTCAATCTGATCGAATAGCTCTTGAGCTGAGGCCTTTTTTACATCAATCTTTTCTTTTGCACTTTTGAGACTAACTTTTTTAGCTTTTAGATCAGACGGACGTTGGGGTGGTGGCTGATACAAATAAATACCATCCAACACTAAACCAATTTCATCTTCATACACATTGACGCTACCGCCAAAATGAACGGCCCCACCAACCTCAAACTCAAATTTAGAATTGTAAAAATCCTTTATTTGCTGCTGAACCTTTTCCCATCCGTCTGGAAAGATCGTCAGACCACATTGATCTCCCTTGACGTCTTGTAAAATTGCCTTGATCATTGCTTTACCAAAATACTTGCTAGTTTCTTTTTTTACTCTAAACTCAAAAATATCTTGAATTACCCCCTTGAATGACTTGAAACGACTACGATCTTGCATTTTTCGTATTTGTTCAATACTGGTAGATAATTGTTGATCCTTGAAAAAAGCACCATAAGCCTCCTTATAGCCACAACAAAACGCATCACCCAAATAATATTGCTCTAAAGCATATAGATCCGGAGCAGACCACTCAGGCTCCTTAGGCCATGGATAGATAAATTTTTCTTTTTCAGGATCATGAGTTTTGAGCCATACTTGTAGTTTCTTCCGATAATCAGAACAATAGAAGAAAATAGAACGACGAGTCAAATCAAAATCATCTAGACATCCTGCGGCCGCTAATGCTTGAATGGCGTTAGCTCTTACATTCTTGGAAGAAATCCTTACCATAAAATCGAAGAAATCCTTGAATGGGCGCTTCTCAATAATATCCCGAATAGCATCTTCACCGACAAATTTTAGAGCATCCAAACCAGTGATAAGCCTATTCTCAATCAATGTATAGCTAAGTTGTGATTGATTAAGATTAGGGGGGATAATTTTGACTTTATGCTTCCTAATCTCTTTCTTGATTTGGGCAATATTACCTTTGGCATCCGGAGTATTAGAATTTATTTCAGCCATCAAATTGGCCAGCAAAAATTCGATTGGATAATGGGCTTTTAGATAAGCAGTTTGGAAACTGATCATAGAATAGAGGACGGAGTGGCTAAGATTGAATCCATAACCTCCGAACTTATCTACAACTTCATCCCAAATTCTTTTAGCAATTTCTTCATTGACTCCTTGTGCTACTGCATCATTGATGAACTCCGTTCTCCATTGTTGCACCTTCTTAGGATTTTTGCCCTTGTCCTTGGTCAATTTTCGGAGGCGGTCAGCAGAATGCAAGCTCCATCCAGCAACATCTTGCGCCAGATACATTAATGATTCTTCATATAGACCGAATCCGAAAGTACCTCCGAAAGCCCGTTGCAAATTTGGATGCAAAAGAGCGACCGCCTTCTTTCCTTCCTTGGCAGCAACGAAAGCGCTTCTGATTTCTCTGGCTGAGGGACGGGCCAGAGCGTTGATATGGCTAATGTCTTCGATGGATTTGGGCTTGATCTTTTTGCATAAATCAATCGTGCCTGAGGAAGTGCCTAACTGAAATACGCAGAAAGTATCGCCGGAAGAAATCAAATCATAAGTGGCTTGATCTTCCATACCATAATCAAACGGCTCGGGAGGTAATGCCTTACCGGATTGTTTGATGAGTTGTAAGGTAGTGTTCATAATATCTAGCGTGGATAAACCTAAAATATCCATTTTGACCAAACCATTTTCTTCTGCCTTTTCCTTATCATATTCTAAGGCTAAGGTGCCATCCTTATCTTTCCGAAGTGGAATAAGGCCGGTCAATGGTCGCTTAGAAATGACAATGCCACCGGCGTGAGTACTCCATGCCCGATATTTACCGTTGATAGCCATATACTGTCTTAGAGCGGTATATCGTTTAGCATACTCATCAAATAATGGAGCTTTTTCCAAAGCAGACTCAACGGTAGTAATTTCCTTAGGAATAGAATCCGCAATATCATTACCAATTTGGACTGCTTCTTCTCTATCTCCACCAAATTCGCAAGCTCTTGCGATATCTCTAGCATACACCTTGGGCGTGATGGTATTGACGTTGGAAACGTGAGCCACGTGTTCCTCGCCATATTTTTGGCGAAGATATTCTTGAATTTTTTCTCGTCCTGACGGAGCAATATCCTGGTCAATGTCCGGGAAGGCTGACTTTTCCTTGTTATGAAACCTGGCAAAAATCAAACCATACTTGATCGGATCGGCCTGGTGAATATTGAGTAGATACGCGATAAGTGAGCCACCAACACTACCTCTTCCTGGTCCTACCAATATGTTGTTGCGCCGAGCCCAACTGATGTAATCCGCCACAATCAGCATATAACTAGAAAAACCGTGAAACTCCAATACGTCTAGCTCTTCTAATACACGCTCACGATACTGAGGAAATTTTTCTTCGGCTACCTTGCCAACTATTCTCTCCTCAAAACTTCTTTCACACTTGAATCGAAGATATGTCTTATCTTCATCTAAGACCTGTAATTCTTGCGTTTGCTTGTTTTTCCACTCTATAAATTCTGAATAATCGGATTCATTCTTCACTGGGAAAATTGGCAATTCTTTTCCGGTTGGATTAGAAAACTTAGGGTCTATCCATTGAGGATCCTCACAACGATTGGCAAAGAATAATGTATTGGAACATAATTCTTCTGCTAACTCACCATAATTACGCTCAAAAAATGATTTGACTTCCTCGCCTGTTTTTAGATAAAACTCTGGGCATTCATATTTCAATCTGAAATTAGAATACACCGGTTGGTGAGAACCTACCGCCAATAAAACATCATGAGTTTCCGCTTCTTCTTTTTTGCAATAATGCACATTGGCCGTGGCCACGGCACGAACATTATATTTCTTACTCAATTTGATTAGCTGAGCATTGACAAAAACTTGTTCGATTGATTCACTATAAGGGGTGGCAGGACGGTGCAGAGTATTAGCCTGCACTTCTAAACCCAAATCATCGCCAAAAATATTTTTCAGTTTCAACAACTGAGTTTCGGCTTGCTCAAAATTCTTGTTCATCACCAATTGTGCAATGATGCCATTACTACAAGAAGTAAGACAAATCAAACCTTCCGAATGTTTTTCTAATAATTTCCAATCAATTAGCGGATAAACTCGCTTGGTAAAAACGGCTCGATGATCAAAGCCCTTCTTATTTAGAGTGAGTAGATTAGAATAGCCAGCTGCATTTTTGGCAAGTAAGATGATATGACGAAATTTTACATCCTCAATTTGAGATACATCGTCAACAAAATACATTTCGCAACCAGCAATCAATTTGACACCAGATTCCTTGGAAGCTTTGAGTGCGTCCCAGACGGATGCCATTGATCCATGTTCAGTGATGGCCAATGCTGTCTGACCTAACTCCTTTGCTCGCTGAAATAACTCTTTGGGGGTGGCAAGGGCGTCGAGAAGTGAAAAATGCGTGTGTGCGTGTAAATGAACGAAATTAGTCATGATAGTTTCCTTTTGTGCTATTAGCATCAAAATAGAGCCGGTCGGTTTGACTGAGCAAATTCAACTTGTGAATTTGGGTCTGTTTGTGCTAGGGAGCAACGGTTAGATTAAATTGAAAATGTGTCTTAGATCGCGATCCTTAAAATGTGATTGAGGGTCATATATCTTGCCAAGAACGCGAAATCGTTCTTTCCAAAATGATTTATTAGGGGATTTTCTTGTAAGCAAATTTTTTAGGTCATCAAAGGATAATTTATGTTTGTCATAAAGAGCGTGAGCAACCAAAGTAATATCTTGCCAATAAGTTTCCACGGTTTGGGCCGTTTGTTTCAATAACTTTTGCTTATAGGTATATCGTTTTTGTCCAGGAGGAGCTAAATTGTATTCTTTGATCAAATCAGTAGAAGTATCCATATCTGAAAATGATCCTTCTTTTAGAACCATTGGTAATGCGTCGCCACCACAAATATGGCGATAAAGATTTTTCTCCGCCACTGAACCAGCATAATTGAGGACAACCTCACCTTTTACTAAGAAAGAGATAACATCACTATCCTTGATGGTAAAACCTCTATCGTCGGTAAATCCTACGATATCATAATGAGTGAATCCTTCACCACGTCCTTCCTCAGTACGAAAGATTTCAACCGGATCAATTTTGATAAAATTGAGAAGTCCAATAATAGTATGTCCGGCTTCGTGCTGGGCAGCGAAGATCATCTCGAATTCGAGGGATAGCTTTTGTATGTCGATTCGATCGCTGGACTGAACCATTTCACTATCCCATTTGCGTTAGTAATTCCTCGAACTTGCTGAGGTGATTTTGACAATCATCGGTCTTACATTTTGCTTGCAAAGTATTACTGCCAAACATCCCTGTCGCTACTAACCCGGCGTTTTCTATATAGAAAATTCCGGAATTAGTGAAATGCTTACTTTCTTGAAAACCATTACTCACAAAGTATGGCAAAAAAGTCTTAGACAGTGGTGCCCCTAACCTGAAAGCAATGGACAGTTTGCCACAAACGGCACAATTTGTTTTATTAATGAACTTTTCAATTTTCACAATAAAATCATCGCGTTAGCGAAACTCCACGCTCTTCTAATATGTGCAAAGCATATTTGATCTTAGCCGTAAGTAAAGTCTTCGTTTCACGGTAAGAAGCTCCGTATTGTTTTACGTTTTCTTTTGCTGAGGCCAATTGAGTATCGCTTTCTTTGGCCTTTTCCACCTCATTGATATCACTTTCACAAGAAAGAATTAGCTTTTTAAGCTCATCATCTTTCATCGAAAGGGCCCCCTCTGTAAAAGTAGGCTCCACTTTAAGAGCATTTGTATATTTTTTAGGAAATATAGTATTTGACATAATTCTTTCTCCTTATTCAACTATCTTGCAGGATTTCATTAAGAAATCTATTGTGTATTCATTTTTAATTCTCGCCACTAATGCTTCTAAATAACCTCGTTTATTGATATTTTGCGTGATTTCTGATGCATTTTGCCCCATCGAAGTCAATTGTTGTTGAATTGTTTCAATACAATCTGCTTCTGAAAGAGCCGCTTCAGGCTCTACTTCCCGCACGGCCTCTAAAATAAAAGAGGTTTTTACCTGTCTTTCGGCCATATTGATATAACTTTCCCTATCAATATCGCTCAAATTATCCCATTTCATTTGAGATGATGCGGCCAAATACTGAGCTTCCATAATAATCAACCATTGCGGCACTTGAAACTTATGACTTTCATACAATCGAGCCAACAATTGATGTGTAAGTGCATTTTTTTCTAACTTAGCTATATCTTGCGATGCTTGGCCATGAATTGCCGCTCTCAACTCGTCAAAAGAATTGAATCCTGCTTTCTTGGCCAACTCGTCATTGAGTGGCATTGGCATTACTTTTGAGCCAACCTTGAAAGTAGTTACAAACTTCAACGTTTTATTAGCGAGAGAAGGAAGAGCTGAGCCCGGCATTTGGAGAACGATTTCACGAGTTTCACCCAATCGCATTCCCAAAATAGCATCATCTAATCCTGGCACCTCACTTTTCCCAACAACTAAAAGTTCATCTTTGACGCAAAGATTGGATAACTTTTCATCCCCATCAAAAGCCTCATAATCAACAATAATATGATCGCCTGATTGGACAAAATCAGTTTCGGTAAATAGAACGCTTTCGGCAAGTCTAATTCTTAATTGTTGCATCTGTTGTTCTGCGGTAATTTCAACCGTGGTTTCCAACTTAGGCTTAGGTAAATCCATCTCTTTATATTGTTGTAATTCAATTACTGGACGCGTTGAAATTGAAAAATCGCATTCAAACTTACCATTAGTAAGTAACGTAGAAGAGAATTCCGGCTGACCAAAGGGTTTGAGATTTTTCTCGAAAAGAGTATTACGATACGCCTCGTCCGCGAGAGCGCGTTTTACACCATCATCAATTTCACGTTTGTAGTACATCTTGATTGCATTGAGAGATGCCTTACCAGGACGGTTTCCTGGTACGGGCGCCCTCTTAAATTGTGAAAGCACTTCCAATCTCTTGTCCTCAATTAACGTCTTATCACATTCACAATGTACGGCATACTTACAATATTCTAATTCTTTTAGCGCAATTTGCATAATTATTTTCCTTTACCAGTCTATTTCTCCGTAAATACCTTTTCCGAAACCCTTTGTTCTACCCTCGACACATTGGGATTGAAAATCACAAAAATTACATAATGCGGTAGGATTGGCGGGAAATTCCTTCTCACCCAATATATCCTGAGCATATTGAATATATTGCTCCTTTACCGCTTTAATTTGAGCAACATCAAACTCAGTAGTAATATACTCAAAATTATGACGTAAGAGAATATAAGAAACTCTAATCTTTTCTAAGTCAGGATTATCCTGCAAAATGACATAAGCATATGTCAATAATTGAAGCCAATCATTTTTGAGATACTTTTTATTTTTTGTACTCTTATAGTCCGCAAGATGTAAAACACCATCCGAATCAATTTGTACTCTATCAATCATTCCAATCAAACCGACCTTATCAGTTAAGGGAAACTCAAATTCCTTTTCTACTGCCAAAATATTTGATAGGCCTTTTTCACTTACCAATTTGAGATAACCATTGATCATTTCCCAACATTCATCAACCATTTCTTGAGTCATTTTGGGTTTGTAAATGCTTAGGGCAGTCTTGAAAGATTGCCCCATTATTTTATGAAATGGATCGGATGAATTGATCCCACCCAAATAATGTTGGTGAAAATCCTCTAAAACTTTATGGACGAATTTGCCAACGATATGATACGTAGCTTCTTTTCTGGGAAGCTTCAGGATGTAAGCAAAATGAAACTTTTTCTTGCAGTCGCTAAAAGTTTTGTATTTGGATACGGACAAGCGTATATTTTCGTCGGGCATCGATGTATGATATATCCCATACTTTTGAGTGGCAAGGGGTAAGGAAAACTAAGGATACGATTGTTGCACCTGTATGGTTCAATGTCGGGCACTAAGACGTTCATACGCTGGTACTCGTAAATTACGGTATATTTGTTTCTACCTATTTTACAAATAAAAGTATTATAGAAATGTATTTCCCTTGAACGGAATCCATTGCATCACCTTCGCTGAACCGGAACTTCTTCCATTACCCATTTTAGTTTCTGCCCAAAGATTGGGGATACTTCCAAGAGGAACCTTAGTCTTACTTATTATCCATTTATTTGTCCACGTATCTATATAATAATATGTCGTCGTCCCATCCGTTGGATTAAAATGCTGTCGTAAAAAAGTGCCCGAAGGAGGTGGAACCCCATCTTGATTTGTACTATAATACAAACTTCCCTGCCGAGTTTTTTGTTCATCTTCTAAAAAGAAAGACATTCGATTGACCGTCACTGGCAAGGATGGATCCGGGGGCTGAGTAAAATCCTGATATACTACCATCGCTCTTGGGTCAAAGAGCGCGTCGTCCGTGCTGGAAGTCTCTGGTGGGGCTGGTGGGGTCAGCGGAGTGTATTGCGGCAGCGTTCCGATGCCTCGGCCCATCATACCTTCTGCGTCTTGATCCGAAAGTTGGATTGGAAATCTTTTGGCCGGAATACCGATAAAAGGATAATTTGATTGTGGGATGGAGTTGCCATTAGCATCAAAGGCGGTATAATGAATCTTATGAGCCGGGTCATTGACATTGAAACCTGCGTCGCCGGGATTCTTGAATTTTTGTGGGGGGTGAAGCATAGCCTCAGGATCACCAAAAGGATATGGATCGATTAGTCCTTGCGTACCGTCTGCCTCGGCATTGGTACCTGCGTGCGGAAGACGAACATTACCATCTACTTCGTCAGTTTCGTAAATAGTTGTGATAACGGGAGAGGTTTGCGTTCCGTCGGTAGCAAAGACATTGAAAGCAATTGATAAAGCTCCGAGAGGCAGTTGGATAGGCCCCGTATAAATAGGGGAAAAAAGAGTGGGAGTGCTTCCGTCGAGTGTATAGAATACGGTGCTCGGAATATTTGTAGTCAGAGTGATAAACCGCGGAATCCCTGAAACCACTTCTTCCTTAGAAGCGATAATGCAAATACTTAAAACGGTCATTACATTACCAACTGTAGAAATCGACTACTTTTTCGAGTCAAACCTTTTTTGTGCGCTAAACGATACAATTTATGAGCTGCACGACGAAAAACTTTTGATAAGGCTAAATGTACATCCTGACCTTCTTGACGGTAAAGAATCAGTAATCGTTCCGAAAGATCGAGGTATTGAATGTCGGGGCGATCAGATTTACCACCATTTCCGAGATTGATTTTTACTAACTGTTTGACACCAGCGCTCAATAATAGATGGTAAAATACCATCTCCCCATTTTTTTGGAAAGTTTCAACTAAATCAACCTTTAGGAGGTCGTTTGACATACTAAGATGCCAAATTATAGCCGAATTTGATCTATTTGTTTCGTGAGATTTTCTAAGGTGCTGTTATTGTCTATAACAAGATCAAATTCATCATCTCTGATTTTTTCTTGTTCAGTTTCGGTACCGTGATTGATAACCTGATCAGTATCACGAAGAAGTCTGATAATAAAGAAACCTTTGGATTTGAGATATTCCATTTCATTGACGAAACGAAGATCAGTAATGACAAGTGCCTTGATAGGTCTGTATCCACAACCACTAAAATCCTGTAAGATAATAGATCGATCTTCCGAAAGATTTTTGATTCTATTATCCATATTATCAATCCAAATATCTGACTTATAGGATCGTCCTAAAGTACCGATATCAATGAGCGCCTGACGATAAGTCAGTGGTGCGCCTTGTTTATTGATGGCGCGGGGAATGATATTATTTCGCAATTTAGAAGGGCCATAGAGACATTTTTTTTCTGCCCATGGAAATAATTCTTCCACCATTCTCTTTATCGGATCGGCGAAGGCAAGCATATCGTATGGCTCATCTTTTCCTGAACAAAGATGTTCGGCAAGTAAATTAGCGGCAGTATTTTTACCTACGTTCGCCCGCCCCGAAAGAGCGACTTTTTTCAAATCTTTTCTATTCAAATCCATATGAGCCTCATAGAGAAACTATCTTAGCAGTAGAAATCATATTCGCATCTTGTTGAACTAAGATGCCAGTTCCAAAACGATCCTTCAATCTATCATTGTGGGTAATAACAAGAATAGTATAATCCTTGGCGAAGAAACGGATGATTTCAGCATAAGTATCCACCTTAGCCGGAGCAAGGGGGCGATCTACCTCGTCCAATAAAAGTAATTTGATATTAGTGCCCATCATTTTAGAAAGTAGAAATGATAGCCCCATTTTTAGACTAAACATCACCATTATTTTCATAGCACTAGATAACAAGCCGTAAGACCTCTCTTTGCCATTCAGATAATATTTGATATCTAAGGTTTCATCTTGTTCCCCGTCGCTACGGGTTTTTTCGATCTCAAATTTCAATTGGAGGCCCGGCTTCAATTGTCCCAAAAGATTATTAGACTCCAATTGCAAATCATCCAAGATATTTTGGATAATAAGATTAGGGATACCTTTAGAGCTAAAAGCCTGAGAAACTAATGGATAGGTAGCATACTGAGATTCTAATTCGGTAATCTTATTTTCTAACTCTCCCTTGAGAGATAAATCTTTTTTCTTATTTTCTAATTGATTTTTGACAACCGCCATTTTATTGGTTATGATTTGTAATTCTTGCCTATAAGCAAGGAGCTTCCTCTTAGCGGTATCAAATAATGCTTGTATGGAAGCGATTTTTGCTTTCAATTCATCTAATTGATGAGAATTGGCTTGCTGTAATAATTCTTCAATGGAAGCAAGTTCTGCATTTTTCTTCTCAATACTTTCTAAATGAACATTAAGTAATAAGGAATATTCTTCAAATAAAGACTTTTTAGCAGTCAGTTCCTGCTCTTTTGTAGATTTGTCTTGCTGATATCTAAGAGAATCCTGTTCGATTTTTTTGATCCGAAGCAAATTTTCATTGATACCCGTGCGTCCAGTTTCAGTAGTTTTTACTTCTTGCGAAAGAGAAAGAATTTGTTCAGTGATGTCAGCGATTTGCCGATCGATTACGGCTTGGCAAACTTTCCGGTGTTCCTCGGTAAGCGGTTGTCTGCAATGCTTGCAAACGGCGTCGTTAGGCATTGGAACTTTCAGTTCTTCCAAAATTTGGATTTTATTCTTTCGTTCTGCTTGTAATTGAGATGATTTTTCAATCAAATTAGAAAGATGCTTTTCTAATTCATCCTTATTAGGCATAGACAAATCAATAATTGGTTTTTTAAGTTTATTCAATTGGTCGGTAAGGTACTTAGCGTCTTCCAAGAGCCGCTTCCGTTTAGAGGAAGTAATTGTCTTTTGACCATCCAAATCGGTAATTTCTTTCAATAGACTTGATTTAGATTTGAGCAAAGATTGTAATTTTAGTTCTACAATATTATATTGTTTAGACGCTTCTACTTGTTCTTGTTGTAAAGCGTCTGCCTTTTCTTGTTGATTATTTATTTCAGAATTTTTTGAGACCAATAATTTTTCCAATTCGACCTCTTGCTCTTGCAAGGCAGTCAAATCATTAGATGGGTCTCCTAAATTGGTTAGGATCAATTTTTGTTGCTCTAATTCTTTTAGTAAAGCGGCTGATTTTTTGTTAGCTATTTTTTCTAATTTAGCATACAAAAGTAGTTGTAAACTTTCCTTCAATACTTGCTTTCTTTTTTCAGGAGGCAAGGCGGGAAGTCCGCCCCTTTCGTCTTCTGAAAAATGTTGAGTATTATTGAATGCTCGATAGGTGATTTTGGTAATTTTGAATAGATCTTCTTCGGTGTCTTGCGCACGACGACTAGATATGTTTTCCCAAAATAATTTCTCTACTTCTTTTGGCAAAGAAGCTGAATGAGGATTATATTTTTCATTTTGATAAGCGGTTCTCTCAAAAAGAGAGAAATCGGGAGTGCCTTTTTTAGTACGAGAGCGGGAAACTCTATATGTTTTCCCATCAATAAAAAAGTCAAAAATCACTAAACATTTTTCGGTACCATCTCGGATTACTTCTTCCAAATTGGCATCACGCACCTCATTAAAAAGTACATATTCAATAGCCCTAAATATTGTACTCTTACCCGCTCCGTTGGAATCTAATTCATTGCCATCGATGCTTCCCATTATGAGTGCTAACCCAATAGATGATAAATCCAATTCTGTTTGGACAAAACACATAAAATTTTCAATGTAAAGATATAACGGCTTCATTCTTTTCCGGTCAAAAATTCTTGATATATTTCCCTAGAAAGTGAAATAAAATTATCTTGTTTGTCCTTATCTACAAAGGCATCGGAATACATTTTGATGCTTGACGAAACGTCCATACTAACGTTGATAATTTTTTGGCTTTCTGATTGTTTGATTAGAGCAATCTTTTTAGACTGTGAAATACCAGCAACGCTAAAAACTCCTTTTTGGTAGAGAAGTTTCTCTATTAGAGAACGATCTACATCCAACAAATCTATTGAGACTAACTGAATTTCAACTTTGACAATAGCCTTATCTAGATCGGTATGTTTTTCAATTTCTTCTTTTACGAATTGAGTAGTATCTTTAGTATTCTCCGGAATTAAAATATTGATCTTTCTTAGGGAGCGGGTAGGGATTAGAATTTCTTGAAAAAATTTGGGATTGGATGAATCGATCAGTACCAATATTTTCTTTTGGTCTGTCTCCCCAAAATTAGAAATATCCATACTGCCGATATGAGCTACATAAGGTTTGCGAGACATCACTTGCGGTTTATGCACGTGGCCCATCCAAACATAATCATATCCAGTAAACATCTCTACTGGGCAAAAAAGTTCATTGGACAAATCATCGATTTCATCACCGACCGGAATAGATCCCTCGATGGCTAAATGTCCCACTACAATTTTAGTGAAAGGCATTGGGATCAATGATAATTCATAAACCAAATTATCTTGAAGAAGAGCAATAGCCGCAGCATTAGAATCTACATTGAAAGACTTACGATCTCTGAACGGAATTAGAGTAAAAGCAAGACTGTCGATGAAAATTGTATCGATCGAATTATAGACATTGATATCTTCCATTTCGCACTCAGTCAGTACATCCAGCGGCGATGTATAGAAATTTCCACTGCGAAGCAGATCGTGATTACCAACTATGATATGTAATTGGATTCCATTGGCTTGACATTTCTTTACCCATCCAATAAATAAGGCAAGTAAGGAAGGATGTGGTTTGGGATCCTCGAAAATATCTCCGGTAATAATAACGTGTGAGGCCTGATGTTCAATGGCCTGCTCTAAGGTATAATCCAATAAATTAGATTGATCAATTACACGACTATTGAGAGCCGAACCAATAGTGGCACGAGATAATACTGACGATTTACCAATATGCGGATCACCAAGAATTATGATTTTAGACAAGTTGTTCTTGCAGCCTTTCTATCAGACTTTTTAGAGCTTCATTATCCAAACGATGTTTCGTATTCATCTGATCAAACACTTGTGTTAGTTTTTCAATTCGAGAAATGACGTCTGCATCATTTTTGTTTATCTGAATCAGATTACGAATAGTAGAAGAAAAATTCACCAGTAATTGTAGCCTTTCATTTTGACTAATTTGTACAATACTCTCAAAAAGATCATCTCCTTCGGAGATCAAATCGAGAATCTTATAGGCAGCTTTGGCAACTGGAATATCTTCCAAATTAATTACCAAATCAATTGGGCTACGACCCGTCTTACAACCAAAACACCAAAAACTATTAGTTTCGGGATAATACCAAAACGAAGGTGTACTCTCTTTTCCTCCCTTATGCTTTGAGAGGGGACAAGTAATTTTACGATTATATTGATCTAAATGAAGTCTGTAATACTTGAAAAGAACGGTAATAGGAACTGAATTTGCTTTACAAATTAGCTCTTTATAGTGCTGTTTTCTTGTAATAGTTGCCTCAGAATCTGAATTTTGGTTTCGTGTCGAGCCGTAGCTACCATATCCGGTTGTATCTGATAATGCGAACATAATTGTGAATAATTACTAAATTTTTCTTTTTCTTCAGTGATTAGGGCTAAAAGGCGTTCTTTAGTTAACATCACCAAGCCTATACATCTAATTTATTGGCGTCAATCGTTGAAACTGATTTTTTCATTGCCAACAATTCCGTTTCCATTTCTTTCATTTTTCTAGTCAATTGTTCTAATGTATATTCTAAAAAATTATTTCTATCTCGAAGAGTTAATAATTGATTCATTACTAACGCCTCAATCCCAATTGAACCCATACCATCTTTTTCATATTCATCGGTATTGATGTCAATAGCCAACTGCATTAGATTGGTAATAATTTCTCGTTCTAATTCCCTGGACAAAACATTTCTGTTTTGCGGCAAAGTAGCATCATTCATAATACGACGGAAATCAGTAGCCAATTTGAGCGCGCGGTCATTGTAAGAATTGAGCGTTTCATTGACTTTTTTAGCTTCTGCCTCAAATTCCTTTTTGGAAGGAGTGGTGGGCAAAGCATTAGCAATCGATGCGTCGTTATTGATTTTTAGTCCCTTCTTAGGGCTTTTTTTATTATCGTCCATTTATGGCCTTACTTTTCTCTGAAACAATAATATATTTGCCTTCAGTCTCAAAACTGAGCTTATCTCTCATAATTTCTTCTAATAGCGGCAAAGCGGATCCTGTATTACAAACAAGATACAAACGATCCGTCTCTACTTGTAGAGGGGAAAAGAATTTAGAAACTAATTGATCGGGAAGAGCAAATAAACCTAAATCAACATTTTTGATTGATTCCCAAATTGATTCTGATTTTGTGAGTGTTTTTTCTTGATCTGTCATTGTATTACCTTATTTGTTTTGTTATATATCTTCTCAAAAACATCTTTGATCTCATTTGTAGAATGAGTACCAATTATTTGTTTCAATTTTTTACCTTTTCGATTAAATAATAAAATTGTTGGTAAAGAATCTATTTTATATTTTTTGATTAGAGTTGGAAAATTAGATAAATCTAAAGCAAAAAAACTAATTGTTGGATATGTTTTTTCAATTATCGCTAAAGAACTTATGAATTTAGTATGAAATATTACCTCCGCTGTATAAAAATACAACGCATTGATCTCAGTCAATTGAACTTCTGATGAATCGGTAATAAAAATCAATCATTTACCTGCCACAACATTTCTTGTATTTTGTTCTATTGCCAGTTATTGGATTTATTTTTCCACAATAGCAAGGATCATTTGGCCCTAATTTCACTTCTATCTTCTCTGCTTTACGAATAACTGGAGCCGCTCTATCGAACATCAACACTTGATTGAGGTGATCTAATTCGTGTTGGATGCAAACAGCCAACAATCCGGTAGCAACAAAATTGGTAGGAGCCATAAGATTATCGGATACATGTACTTCTTGATACCGAAGCGTGTTCTCTGCCCTTGAGGGGAAGCTCAAGCAACCCTCTCCCTGCACCATTACCTGATCGTAGCCGTGCTCAATTTTAGCATTGACTAAATCTAAATTCAGATCGGGGTAGCCTTTATGACCTAATCTAACAATGGCCATCTTTTTAGGGATGCCCACTTGCGGCGCGGCCAAACCAATTCCAAACCTACCTAATCTATTAGAGTTGTCTAACTCGGCCTCTAACACCATCCGAATGGTGTCGATTTCATCTGGCAAAACTTCTTCGCACTTGACGCGCAGTAATTCTTCATTATTGGTGATAATCATTGATGTAATACTCCTGCCCTCACTATATCGGGACAGTCTACAGCCTAATCATCGGCCACAAGAACTGCAACCAAATTTTCTATTAGAAAAAATTGAAGCACCGGCCGGATTGATTTTCTTTAGGCAGGCGCTGCATAACTGATTGGTAGAGGAACAGGCATCGCAAATAATTGACAAGGCCCAAAGCACCGCCCCCTGGCATCTGAGACATGATTTGTTAATGGGAGTCATGGCCAATTTGGAACAATTAGAGCAAAGCATTTCATCTAATATTCTTACATATTGGTATGTCGCCAGAAGAACTCATCAAGTTAGCCGATCTATTTAGCCAAGAGGCTGAAAAGGGAAAACAGCGTATCCAATACGCCCCATTACCAAAAGGTAATTTGGCTGTCCTAGATAGGGTAAATAAAATAATTTCTCAACTAAATAAGATCAAATATTCTATTCAGCACGGATCGATCGAAATAGGGTGGTGGAAAAAATTATTGATGAGCGGCTCTCTTGGTGGGATTGAAGATGAGGTTGATGATTTATTGAGCGATATCAATAAATACGATATTAAAAAATGATGCTTCCACAATTCTTCTATGAGAAGCAGAAGAAAGAAAAGCGAAAACAACCAATTCAACTACCAATTGAATTGGATCAGCCTCTTCCGCAAGAAAGGCCCAAGAAAGAGGAAGAAGAACCAAGAATAGTGATTATTGAGTTATTTGACAAACGAATTTAGGGCGTCTCGAATATCTTTACCATCAATTTCGTTGCCAAAACAATTCCAACCCGCACGTTCTCGACGGGCAAAAATTTCCATACGCTTGCCTGCAGTTGTAGGAAACATCGCTTCCAATTTATCCTGCAATACTTCCGGCTTTTGAGAGTGTTTCAAATTGGGAGCGAAGAAAACGGTGCGTTGAGACTTATCTTCCAATTTGTCGTAAATTTTCCCCCGCACACCTATCAAAACAATTTCATGCGCATTCCTTCCGAGCCTACCCATACCAAAAGATAGAATGCTATCCTCCTTAGAATTGAAATCAAATCTATCGACAAATTGTAATGCTTCATCAATTTTTTCCGGCTTCTTTTTAGCGACCTGTAATGTCTTACGCAAATCCTCGAAAGGATCGATTTTGGTTTTAGCCCATACCCAAATTTGTTTTTGCTCAAAACCCCAAGCAGTCATCAATCGAATCCCGTCAGCAATCATAGATGACGGTACCCAAAGAGCTAATAAACTACCTGCTGGATCAGCAATATCCGCAATAGGAAGTTTAGCCAATTCTTCAATGGTAAGAGTGGGGTAGTTGGCCTCAGCGCCTCTGGGGACATCCGAGTTTTGTAATTTATCAGAAAATTCATATGGCGGATCACACACAACTACCTGCATTTTGTCTTTCATAATAATCACCAATACTAAATAAGATCGTCTTACTTGACGATCAATGTTTCGATTTCTTGCGGAACGGAACGACCGTCCACCGTAATTTCTTGCTTGATTTCTAATTTTTCTTTCAATGAGTTTTGGCTTTTCTTGACCAAAATTTGATACTTACCAGGCTTGAGGGATGCTTGCCATTTACCGGACGCACCTGTTCTAGTCTTAGACTCTAAAAGATTCATTTCATTATACACTTCGATATCTGCCAAAAATACTGCCTTGTTATTCTTATCGACGATTCTTTGTATAACTGGTATTTTACTATTAGTTAATTCAGGAGATGGAAGCGTTTCGGTCGGAGGCTTGAACTTGACTGAAACATTAGGAGATGGCATAGCAGGTAATTGAACTACCGCTTCTTCAACTTTCGACTTCTGTCGTTCTGGGAATCGATGTTCAGGACTGAAAGTTTCAGGACGAGAATTTCGTGTAAAACCTTTTGGATTTGTTTCTAACGTCAAATTGGTTTCTGGCATAGTCAAATCAGGAGGTAGCGCCAGATTATGAGGATTATAGATTTGAGATGGTAAAACATTGATAGTAGTTTTACCATTGGTACCCATAGGATATCCACTTGCCTCAACTGTTGGTCTAGGGATAGAAACTTCTTGTTTGGATGGAAGAGTATTTAGAGTATCCAAAAGCTGACTAAGTTTATTGGACAATACATTGATGTTTAGATTTTGAGCACGAACAATCCCAAGAAGAGCATCTACTTTGGATTCCAACTCTAATAAAACTTCAGTCGCTTTTTTCGGCTCTGTCATAGAATATCCTAACTACTAATGAAAACTCCGGCTTTTACTTCCAATCGTCGTAGAACGATCAAATCATCCATACTTTTCTGTTCTATGCCGGAAAACTCACCGAACAAAATTGCTTGCACTGCTTCTTGCACCTCTTCTTGAGAGCCAACAACCACAACATCGCCATCAACTAATAGTACAAATTCTCCTATAGAGATAGCGATCTCATCCGATTTAGTTTCTGATTGCAGATCATCAACTAATTGATTATCGAGTTTGGTTGACATCTGTAATGATTGAATATCCACAAATTCATTATTATCAATCACTTCAGCAATATCCGATAATTGAACAACATCCTCTTCTTCTAAAACTTCACCATTCCAAGATTGTTCAATGTTATTCCCATTATTAGGGAGAGGAATAAACCCGGACGTCGGGGGAAGATTGGCATATGGCACATTCCTTGGAACAATAGTAGGAGTAGTGCGTTGCGGGCCCGGAATCGCAGCAATAATATTGACTCGATTAGGAGTAGGGTTGCTCTTATCACTAACCTGCGCTCCACCTACTTCTGCAGGATGAATGCCTTGCGTTTGATAATGCGGAATGTATGGTGTATATGGCTTTTCTGGAACTTTGCGTAGCGGATTAGTAAAATACTTTGGTTTTGTATCAGTCATTGGTTTCTCTTTGCTTGCGATATTTCTTCATACGAGCTTCTTTATTTTCTGCTTCGAAAGCCTTGCGACGTGATTCTGCCTGCTTACGACGTCTCTTGACGGAAGGCTTTTCATAAGATTGTCGTTCCTTATATGTAGAAAGGACTCTCTCTTTTTGTACAATAGCTCGAAAGGCTTTTAGGGCACGATCGAAATTATCACCGCGTACGATGACTTGTAAATGTTCAGCTTGAACTGGCACATGCTCATTTGTATTTTCACCTCCATTCAGACCGAGCTTAGCAAATTGTTTTGTTTCAGTTTGATTATCGCGTGTCATAAAAAATATCTATCCTCGTTTGGGAGAAACTCTCCCATCGACCAATGATATATCCGTCTCTTCCAAAGATTTTCAGAAAGCCCGTTCTGTTATTGTTTTGATATTACGGCACGATGGAAACCCAGTGCAGCCGAGGAATTTCCCACCACCATCTCGAATAGTTTTGACTACCATTGGACTATTACACTGCTCGCAAATTTGCGCTCCAAAAGAAACATAAGCTTTATTCAGCTGCTCCTTGAACGGGACGAAAAATTCTCTTAGCATTTGGATATGATCTTGTTTCCCTTCTGCGATTTGATCCAATTTGTTTTCTAATTCGGCGGTATAATCAAACCGCAAAAAGTCAAAAAATTGAATGAGAGTATCAGTAATTTTCTTACCTAATTCAGTAGCATGAAATACACTACCCTGTTTTTCTACATAATTACGGGCGGTAATTTTACTCAACAATTCCGCATAGGTGCTGGGACGCCCAATATTCTTATTATCCAATTCCTTGATCAATTTCTCTTCGGAGTAGCGAGGCGGGGGCTGAGTAAATTTTTGTTCTGCTTGCACCGGCTTCTTGCCAAAAAGATATAGCCGCTCTCCGACCGAGAGTTGAGGTAAATTCAATTCACCAGTTTCTGCCTGAACGAAATTCAATACTTCCAAAAATCCCTTAGATTTTAGAGCTTTGCCAGTAGCTTTGACTTGTAATTCCGGCTTCCCCTCTACTTGAGCTAGAATTTTCATCGTATCAAATGCGGCTGGGATCATTTGGCTGGCAATAAAATGCTTCCAAATAACTGCATACACCTTTTGTTCGATGGGATCGACCATTTCCACATTATCATCCGGATGTAGTGAAAGATCAGTTGGACGAATGCACTCATGGGCGTCTTGGGCTGAATTTTTATTCTTGAACGTATTAGCTTTGGAAGGCATTGATAAATTATTAGTTTTGAGCCAATTCCTCGCCTCATCAATAGCTTCTGGCGCGATGCGCGTTGAATCCGTTCTAATGTAAGTACAATACCCACTCTCATATAAACTTTGAGCTGCATGCATTGTTTGTCCGGCTGAAATGCCAAAAGTTTTAGACATTACTCGTTGTAGAGTGGAAGTAATCATCGGCGGAGGTGCGGATTTCAATTCTTCCTTAGCTTCTACTTCGGAAACTATGTATTCTTTTCCTTCCAATTCGTATTTGATTTTCATCGCATCGAGCTTATTGGTAATTCTACTTGAACAATATTTGGCCAAGAAATTGGTCTTCTGAATTACCTTGTCCTTAGTAAGATTGGTAGTCAGTGTCCAAAATTCTTCTGGCTTGAATTGTTCTATTTCTCTTTCCCGATCAATGACCATTCGTACAACGACCGATTGGACACGACCGGCCGAAAGGGTTTGGTTATAAGCATTACATAAAAATGGTGAAGCGGTAAACCCTACAAGACGATCTAGTATACGACGGGCTTCCTGAGAGTGAAATAAATTGACATCCACACCACGAGTCTTTTTGATGGCCTGTTGAACGGCCTTTTTAGTGATTTCATTGAAAACTATTCGTTGAATGGGTTTGCCCAAATCTTTGAGCCGATCTTGCAAATGCCAAGAGATGCTCTCGCCTTCTCTGTCCTCGTCTGAGGCTAAAAGAATTTGATCGCATTGCGTGGCCGTTTCCATAAGACCAGCTAAAATTACTACTTTGTCATCTTGCAAAACATATTTGGGGCGAAAATTATTCTTGACATCTACGCCAAGTCCATGTTTACCGCCCTTAGCAAGATCAGTGATATGTCCTTGACACGCTTTGACAATATAATTCTCATTGAGAAATTTACCAATAGTCTTGGCTTTTTTAGGACTTTCTACAATCACTAATGTTTTATTCATTCTAATACTCTTTCTGCATTATACAATGGAAACTTACTCTAAACTCTCTGAGTTTTTCGAGAAAGTATTGCAAGGCCTACAATGCCAACAATCTACACGTGCTTATTTGATTGGTTTATATTCTCAATACCGAATTTCTGATTTTGATCTTTCTAAGGAAAGTATCACGCTACAATTTATATCAGCAAAAGAAAATCAAAATTTCGCTACTTATCAACAAGTAGCAGATTGGATTATGTTTTGCCAAACTGTTGTACCACAACATTTACATAATGCTTCTTCTGATTATTACCGAACTCTTGCCCAACTCTCTTATTATTCTTGCTATCGATTGATAGATCGCAAGTGGCAACTTTATGAGGAATTGGCGGATAGATTTATTCCTATTGAAATACAAATCAAAACTCTTCTGACTCAGCACTCCATTGATATTGGACATTAGCACAAATTTCGTCTGCCGTAGTATAAGCTACTTGAAATCTTTCTAGATCATACATTTGACTTTTGATAAGAGCATCGCCCGCTCCTAACAAATTTTGGGCACCCGTCGTATCTAAAATGACTTTAGAATCAATTGATGTTGCCACTTTACAACTAATGCGAGTGGGAAAATTTGCTTTGATACTACCATTGACAATATCAACTGATGGTCGTTGAGTGGCCAAAATTAGGTAGATTCCGGCAGCTCGACATTTTTGAGCCAAACGACACATTGCGTGTAAAAATTGATGATCGGAATCTTGTAAGATTAGATCGGCAAATTCATCGATCACTAGCACCATTGGTGGAAAATCTTTTATTGTAGATCCATACATACGCATCTGCATGAATCGTTCTTCCATATGTTCTGAAACTAATTGTAAAGTTTTTAGTGAGTCTTGATAGCCGGTTTGGACTACCACATTGGGATACTGGCTATATTGATAATATTCGGTATTTTTAGGGTCCAAAATATATAGATGGGATTGTTGATAGCGATGTAGTAAATTACCAATAATCGTATGTAATAAACTACTTTTACCTGAACCAGTACAACCCGCTACAAGCAAATGCGGCGATGCTGCAAGATCTAGCCACATTGGATCTCCAATTAGAGTTTCTCCGATCAAACAAGATAATGTTCCATCGATTGTAGGAAGATGCCACATCGAAGATAAACGCAACATATCGGTACGAGGAGCGACAAATTCTACACGGATCTGCCCCTTATCCGGAAGAGGATAAATTGTTGGTTGGCTAGATGCTCTCAACAATAAAGCTATTTCGGCGGAAAATTTCTCTAATTGTTTTATGCGCCCGCCGGACTTCAATTCTACATCATAAAATTGAGCGTTTTTATATTCACTATAATCAACGCAATATGCAGGAATCTTGAACGAAGATAAGATATTGTTAAACTTTTGGATTTCAATCATTTCGTAGATAGTATCATAATCAAAAATAATAAGAGAGTCAATGACTCTAAATTAGGCGGTAATCAATTTGATTCGATCGCCGATTGTAATGTTTTTGGCCTTGCAAGTGCCGTAAGGAAATTCAATTACTAAATCAGAAGGAACATGATCGCCGATCAATTTGGTAGAATATGGCTCGCCCTTCTGAATCGAAGTAATTCGACCAGCTAAACAAAAAACAATGTCTAACGGACTTATAGTATTTTTCATCCAATATTTTTGCAAACGAGGCTGATCATATACGAAAGACATTACGGGTGGTGGCCAAGCCACACCCATCAGACCTTGCTCTTGTTCCTGGGCGGTGATAGCTAAAAGCGTAGGAATTTTTTCTTTCCCAATTAGAAGAAAAGATTCTTGTTTTATAGAAGCCGTGGCTATTTTTGACGCTGCCTTAGGCGTCTCAGCCAAAGGTCCTTTGGCTGGTTTGCGACGATGTTCTGCATAATATGCTTGTTGTTGAACAATACGATTAGCCTCTTCGGCAAGTTGCTGAAAATTACTGGAAAGTTCCGACAAAAATGTTCCAATCTCAGCTGGCAACGGTTCGTGAATTTTGGAAATTGGAAGGCCATACCTAGCATCTCCACGTCCGTTCATGCCGCGCTTGAATGCAATTAGTCGGGAAATCAACTCTTTGGCTGCTAAATTCCATCGGTCTTTCGCTTCTCGAAGCTGCTCCTGAACGGGATCAGCGCTTCGTTTTCTAGCTATGATTTCCATCAATACAAATGCGAAGTTATTGACCTTAGACAATTTCTTCGACAATAGAATCAGCTAGGTTATATTTTACCGCCTGCTCGGCGGTAAAAAACATATCCGTCTTACAATCTTCTTTTAGCTTCTCCAAAGTTTGTCCGGTATGTTTAGATAATAAACGAATAAACATATCATTATGTTGCTTTATGAAATCTAAGTAATTTTCTGAATCTACTTGAGTATCTCCTACCATTGGGAAAATACATTGAATGCCATGAATCATAACTTCGGCATGCTTGAAAATAAATCTCTTTCCTTTAGCACCAGTAGCTAAAAGCACGGCACCAGCCGAATAACATTTTCCAAGACAAATGGTTTTGACTGGTGCAGAAATCATCTGCATCACGTCATAAATATGGGTCAACGCAGCGACATCGCCTCCGACCGAATTGATGAAAATAGTAATATCTTCTTTTGGATCTAAATGATCATAATAAAGTAGCCATGCGGAAAGAGCGGATGAGACCTCAGTAGTAAAATCTTCATTGAGAAAGATGATTCGATCTTCTGCTAATTTGATGTAAGACTCAAAATATTTGGAAGGATGTAAATTGAATAATTTTTCTAATCCTGGTGGAAGAAGAGGTAGGGGCGGTAATGGTACGGCTTTATTCATTTATGATCTCTTTCCTAAAATTACACGATCAATAAGCCCAAAACTTTGAGCCTTCTTTGGTGTATAAAAAACTTTATGCTCAAATTCCGCCATTACTTTTGTAATTGAATTTTTACTATGTTTAGCCAATAATTCCATGAAATCTTTATTATCAGCTTGAAATCTTTTCATTTCAGTTTTAGCATTACCAACGGTAGAATAAAATCCACCTTCATGAGTAAGTTGCGAAGGACTAATCACCGCATTCGCGGTTGCGTGCCTAAGGCCTGGTGTCCCGGCCGCTAAAAGCAACACTGCTTCATTTTGCGCCATTCCGACACAATAGGTTTCAATTTGAGAACGAACTAATTGCATCATATCATAAATCATAAATGTATTCCGAATATCTCCTCCATCTGAATTGATAAAAAGAGAAATTTTTTGAGTAGTATCCTCAAAATCTCGTAATAAAAGAGTTGCAATCGTATCTGTCGCCATCTGATCATCAATACGACCATTGATGAAAAGAATTCGATCGTTTGCTAGCTTGGCGAAAATATCGATAGGTACCACACCCATTTCAGTCTGTTCAGCGGTTATAGTATTCAAATAATTATCGCGCTCCTCTCTTTGCAATCATTTCTTGTTCTTCTGCACATGAAATACATAAAGTAAAATATGGATTAGTTTCTAATCTTTTTTCATTGATTTGATCCGAACACTCTTCACAAAATCCAAAAGTATTATTCTGAATTTTAGTTAGAGCGTTTTCTATTTTTTTCATTTTTTCTGTATCTCTATAATTCAATTGACTTATCAAAGCAACTAATATATTTCCTTGAATTTCATCAGTTTCATCTCCATCCACATCAATTTCATTATCCCGATGCGGTTTAGAAAGTAAAAGATTTTTTTGATTTATAAGACTCTTTTTGATTTTTTCGATTACTGTTTTTCTCATTGAACGCTCAATTCTCCTTAGTTTGCGTCTCGCTAAAAGTTTTGTCAATATCCAAATTACTGGTCAAAATACGACTGATCGCTTTGGACAATTTGAATCTTACTGCACGATGACCTCGTGTTATATCCATTTTTTTTGTTGAAATATTGACGTGTCGTTTATCTGGTAATTTTTGATAATGAAAGTCACCAAAATTACCAATTTTGATTTCACCTGTTTCCAACAATTCATCTCGTAATTCTTCTAAGAGAATAGAAATTACACCACGAACATGATATACTGGAATAATTCCTTTTAGTTTTTGAGATACAATTTTGTATAATTTGCTGGGAAAAATTTTATCATTCATTTGATGACACTTTCGAATCACTATATTGAATAAATGATTTCATTTTATCAATCAAATAAGGCTTCGTGGCGGGAACCCAAGGCTGATGAAAATCTTTCAAATTTTCCATACCAGCTAAAAAAGTAGCTTGCAAATAAGTGCTCGTTTCTAACCATTTTCCATTAGTAAAAAATGCTAACAAACCATCAAAAGATTCTTTACTGGAATTATCAAAACATAAATAACAACCATAAGTGGGACATTTTTCCAATTCCACTATCACCGCATATTCTGAATTAGATTTCACACTAAAATCAGCGCACAATATTTTCATTACTGCGCCAATATTAGCCTGAGCTGACCACAAAGAAGCCGTATATTCCCCCTCCTCATCGGAAAACAAAAGCCCCTCTTTCAAATGAAAAGCATCAGTGGTAATGGGCGATAGTATTTTTTTGGTCAACCCGAGATTGCCATAGATATGATCCAAAATTTGGTTGAGTAATTTTTGATTAGTCATTTTGTTCTAAGTTTTCCTAAAAGCGATCCGAAATCTTTGAGATCAATTTTGAGTTTAGGAAGCGCGGCGAGTTTATCGTTGATGTATTGTTCATAAGCAAAAGAATCACTATTACTCCTACGTTTGGCTAATTCTTCCATTGCTAACTTAGCAAGTTCAGCATACATTCCTAAATATCTTTGGGCGACAACAAGATCAGCTAATTTAGTATTAGGTAGTTCTGGTATGCGTTGAATAATTTCTTCTTCGGAAAGAGATTCTCCTTCGATCTCGTCGGGAAGAAATTCTGAAATATCATAAAGTCCTTTGATCATCTTAGTCCCTCGACAGTTTTCATTTTTATTTTGACTCCCGTAGTTATCTCGCCTTTTCGATGATAAAACTCACTAAGTAAAGGACGTCTATAAAAGAATAGAATCATTTTCTGAAATAGTTTAGGAAAATATAACATCTTCCCCAAAATCAATAATTCTCGTATTGTCTGAAAGGTATATTTGATTATTAGTGCTACGTCGCTTTTAGGAATCAATGGGTACCGGGCAGACACTCGGTCAACCAATTTATCAGTTTTCATTTTGATAGGATATTCTTGATCTAAAACACGCACTAATTCTTCTGCTGAAATATCTACAAAATCAAATTGTTGATGATATTTTTTCATTATCTAATCAATTATATCAGTACTTTCCTTGATTTCCAATTCAACATTCTTTTTGATCATTCGTTGATAAAAATCACAATCCAATTTCTCTTCATCGGTCGCGCATTCTAAATGCCAACCCCTACCATTTTGGCAAAAAATAAAATCTCCCGGCAAATAAACACGATTACATTTTTCACATTTACCACTAAATTTTGATGGAAGGTAAATGATTTTACCATCATTCCGAGGAGTACATTTTAGTTTGCCATCTCGGATCATTTTGGCGATCTCGACCGCCGCGCCCGGGCTACCGTTCTCGTTGAAACAGTCCAAATAATAATTGAAAGCGTTTTGAATTTTGTTGTTGATCATTCTGGGAAGGGATGAGGGAGTATAATTGGGGGCCCAAAGAGTGTCAAGAGCAAACTATATTCTAATCAATTTGGAGATCTAAAATACATTATGACATTCTTACTATTTACATATTTACATTTCTACATGTATACATTTCGCCCGCGCGTATATAATGTGTCCATCTTTTGGAATATAAGAGGCGCGCTCCTATACGCCTCTATAAAACGTCGGAGGGGTAGGGGCGGTCTCAGGTCGTTCTAAATATTTGGATTCGATACGGGTCAACCTCGTGCCAATACGGGCCTACCCAGCCCTCCCACCGGGTGGCCTAACCCCCGCAGGAATATCACCCTTGCTCAGGGAGGCGGATATAGTCGGGCCGGAGTCAGCATATGAAAATCACCAAACTCAATTTGACCAATCAGACCATTCTCGCTATTAGCCCACTTTACGATCAGATCGACAAACTGCATCAAATCAAGACGTTATGTACCGAACAAACCGTTGTTGTCTTTATGGGAGACATTTGTTTTCCCTACAAGCAAACTTATGAGATTGTCCCTCGGGTCAATATTTTGCAAGCGTTTATGGAGGACAAATCAGCCCATTTTGTCGTCGGAAATCATGACCTGATCTATGCTGCCAAATGTGCCAATATTCACGCTGATATTTGTGAGTGGATGCATCTCCAACCACGTGTTCTAAAAATTAGTTATTCCAATGGCTCTAATTACCTTTTTCTACATGGTGGAATCAAACCTGACCATAAAACATTAAACGATTTGGAAAACGATTTGGAAGTTTCATTTTTGGAACAATGGCATTCCGATTATGATGGTCGATTTGGGTTTGTAGTAGCCAGTCATCCTACCCAAGAAAATCATCAAATTCAGAAATATCCCCATTCACTTAGTTTGGATACCTCGGCCCATCAGAATAAAAAAGTGGCTATACAAGAAATTACGGCGCAAGGATTGGGAAAAGTGGTATATTACTAATATCGCATTTGTCCATACTCCTAAGGATTTACAATGACTGTCAATAAAACTGCCCAAGCCGTAGACCCCCAAATTGCCTCTTATTTGGCCCGCGCCCTCTCTACGGCCGTAGCCAACGCCTCCGCTAAGGTAGGCCCAATCAAAAGCTCCTTTGCTCCATATACCCACATGGAAGGCGAGCGTTTTATTGTCATCGCAGACTTCAATCCGCCCCTAAGCGATCCGCAAAGAGAAGCGGTCTCGGGTAATTTTACTGCATACTTGCAGGCTAACAATCCTCAATTAGCCAGCAAAGTCGTTCTTCAATTCTCTCAATCAGGAAAAACTGCCATGGACAATAAAACCGCAACTCTCAAACTTTTGGCTGTCGTCAAAAAGCAACAAGCAATGATTGAGAAGTTAGCTCAATCGGCTCCGGTTCATCCGGCTGCTCAAACACCAGCACCACAACATATGGATCCCGTCAATCCTTCTAAACGAGAAGCGGAGACAATCCTCAACGCTCTATCTGCCAATGTTCGTGCGTTGATTGCCAATTTAGAAGTACATCCAGGTGCTGGTGGCAAAGAGGTAAAAGTTTTCGCAAAACCAGGGCAGCCTGATCATGCTCTCGATGTAGTACAAAGGGCGGTACAAAATACCGTGGCCAGCCTTGCTCAAAAGAATATGCTTCCCCCTCCGGCCGCATATAAAGTTCAAGTCCAAGGCTAAGGCCAAGAATGGATCTCGAACGACTCAATAAACTCGCCGCGGTTTTTTGCAAAACGGCCGATGAGGTGGATTCGACCAATTTGGGATTTACTATTCGTCCTGTTGTTGAAAAGTTCTTGCCGCAATTGAAAGCGGTAGTATCAAAAATCGTGCAACAAGTTGCCTCAAAAAATACCGATCTAAGCGGAGATATTATGGTTGGGAAAGCCTTTTTTACTAATGCTAAAAAAGAAGGCGACAATTGGACGGTACTACAAACTCAAATCAAAGCGGATGGTAGTCTTCTACAAGACAAACGAGTGGGGCCAGCCATCGAAGCCGTAATCAATCAATTCAACAATCAGATCAAAATTCCTGTCCAAAAAGAAATCAATCGGATGAAAAATAGTTTGGGCGGGGGAGAAACCATTACCAATCACGAGACCGCAGTCGCCAGTTTTTCTTTTGGCGTAGGAGATGCTTCATGAACGACAAAAATACAACACTCAAACTTTTAGCCATTGTCAAAAAACAACAAGCGATGATTGAAAGACTAGCCAATTGGTCAGGGGCGGTTAGTCCTGCCTCGGTATTACAAGCAAATACTCCTAATAGTGCTGGCAGTATGGCTGGGGCACCAGAAAGCGCTAAACAGCGCATCCAAGCCATGATTATTCCAATGAAGTTGGAAATTATTGATTTGGAATGGGGCACACTTCCAAAAATAGTACTGCAAGGCCAAAAAGTAGATTATCCAAGACCGCATGCTGATCAAGATTTGGTTGCTCGCTTGAAACCACGCCTTTCTACAATAATGGATGACTATCAAAAACACGGTATTGTGCTTAGCATTCAACTTGTTTAGCTTCAAATTCGAACGGCATTTAATAATGAAAGATGTTTGTACAATCTATATTATACAAAATAATTTCAATGATAAAGTTTATATTGGCCAAACTTGGCAACCCGTCAATAAGCGTTTCAATGCACATCTAAAAGATAAAAAAGGCTCCTGTCGTAAGTTATTCAATGCTTTCAATAAATACGATCGCGCGAATTTTTATATCGCGGTATTAGCGGTTTGCAATACACAATCAGAAGCAGATTGGCTGGAAACCTGCTGGATAGATATTTTCGATAGTCGTATAAATGGATACAATCTTAGAAGTGGCGGATCACGCGGCAAACATTCAGAAGAAAGCAAACAAAAGATGAGCACCGATCGAAAAGGCAAAATGCTTGGAGAAATACATCCAATGTATGGCAAGCATCATACCGAGGAAACTAAAGCCAGAATGTCAAAGTCCAAAAGAGGAAAGGTTCAATCCGAAAAAAGCAATCATAAAAGATCAGAAGCATTGAAGGGACGATCGATTCTTACGGAAATTCAAGTTCAGCAAATCCGGGAAAGCCACATGCAAATGAAAAGTTATCGTACATTAGCTAAAGAATTTGATATATCTATAACTACAGTGGAACGCGTGGTAAAAAAGAAAAGTCCATATAATAAACCGCTTACTGATGAAGCAAGCATAGCAAGACAAAATAATAGCCAGTCTAAACTTTTTGGTACTTAGTCGATAGTTCTAGTATCTTGATTTTCTCTACCGCCAGTTGTAGGGCAGTAAATGTATTGATGTTGTCCTTGTAAGATAATTGGGTCATAGTCAAAAGAATACTGCCCATCCAATTCTCTTTCAATTTGTTTTTGGCTTCAACGGGAGCGGTACTTTCATCGATAGCGCGGTAGGCGCTCATCTGAGTAATAAGTTGTTCTGTTAGGTCTTTGACTGAAAGGGAGGCAGTTTCCCTTTGGAGTTGTTGCTCGGCCGATTCCCATAAATTCTCAAAATGAATTTCACTCATCTTTTTTGTCCATTGGGGCAATTTGAATTTGTTCAGAGCCCAATTCCGATACGAAACAAATCAACGCTATCCCATCTCTACAATCAATCATCATTGGCGCTTTCAATTTACCGATGTAATAGGTGCGGCCCGCGCTGTCTTTTCTGGGGTTTAGATCGATACATAAATTATTATTTGCCATTACAATTCCTTACTAATCAAAAATTAGAGACTGACCTCTCTATATCTCGTCAGTCAAGAATGTGGCAAGATCAATTTTTCAACATCAATTCCAAAACTTTTCAACAAGGATACATCTAATGCCCAATGAAAGTGGCTGCGTTGGCTCCAAATCTGAAACTCGTGGTGAATATAATCCTTGGCCTCTTGTTCCGGTATCTCATTGACTTTCATTAGATGGTGTAGGGCGTCCTCATATTTCCCGGCGGTCATCGCATAACCCATATGTTTAGTGAGATGGCAGGCGGGACATAAGGCCATCATGCATTTTAGTTTTTGGATATGTCGATGATCATCATATGACCAAACTTCGTGGCAATGCAAGGCAACATTGGTAGTGCCGCAAACTTCGCAAGCGTTGTAGGCGTTGCTATAAATTTGCTTTCTAAGTATGTCCCATTGAGTTTGAGAAAGGATAGCACGAAGACTCTTGCCCCACGCATTTAAAGGGACGAGTTCAAGTATTAGGCGCATCGACATCCTCCTACGAATGAAATTTAGTGCTTCATTGAAAACAATACCGCATTAGCCCTAATTGGGCAAGAAAAAGTGGTGTCCCCGGCGAATTAACAGCTCGCATCATTTTCGTTTTAGGGACGAACGCTCTTGTTTTTGAGCTACGGGGACAAAATTGGTAGGGACGGTAGGACTTTCACCTACGTTAGGGCCTGTTGCGCCCAGTCATCCCCATAAGTCATTTGATCCATTCATCTGGCACAATCGCGTGGGATTGACACCATTCATCGAGGTCTTGGTTTTCCATCCACATAAATACACCATAATCTTCACCACCAAAATACTCATCGATATGAATATCGATATCCTCTAATTTTGCTCCTTTGAGAAACTCAACAACGATATGGGCAGCCCAAATAGCATAGGCTTTGCGCCCATCTGTAAGTTTTTGGTAGAGGTTTTTAGCGACAGTATGTACATCGCCTAATAAATCTTCTGGATCGACAAACCATCCTTTGGATGTATAGAGATACTTGCCAGTTTTCCAATTATTGATTACATATTGGGCCATTTATTTTCCTTTCAATGCCAGTTTCAGATGTTGGCATAATCTTTTGCTTTTCTCACCGGGCGCCAATGCTATCGCAGTGAGTTCGTCTTCCAAATCCGGCTCTCGAAATAATGTTCGTTCGATGTTTTGTTCTCTGGCTTGTCGAGCAAGCTCCTGCAAGTCAAATTTACTTTCAGTTCGCAACACCACAATATAGTTTGAGGTCGTTAGCCAATGCTTTGCACTCTCAGGATGTTCGATCATAAAAGTGGTAGCGGCGTGGCAGGCCTGAGCGATTTGTAGTCCTGGTGCGAGATCGCCCCGCACCACGATGTAGAGTTTATCAATCTATGACATTAGAGGCCCAGCACTTTCAATATCTTGCCAAAAACGGTATGGGCGATTTGGTTGGTGGCTGGCATGGCAGCAGGTTTAGCAGCGGGCAGTGATTCGTCTTGCAGCCAAGCCTTCACTCTTTCCAAAGTCCAGACGCCGGGGACGTTATGGGCCTCGATGATTTGCAATATAAGCCCCGCTGAGGGCTTATTGTCGATCCGACATCTAGGCTCCAAGACCTTGTAGAAAACGCCTCTAAGGGCTGCGTAAGCGAGCAAATGATGTCTTGATTGACTTCCGACGGAACGCTTGATAGAGCAAAGCGACCAAGCCTTCTCATCCTTTTTGGCTTTTTTGATTTGGGATCGGAGTTGTTGAGACTTGTCCGAGAGTCCGTTGATTTTTGCTACTAAAAAATGTCTATAATATTTATTCATTAAGTTTCTCCTTGTAAAATTGTTTGGTGAATTGGATTGAAAGAAGCCAATCCCAAGGAGGATCGCGCGAACGAATAGTAATCTACGAATAGGTCATTAGTTCGGTTTCTGAAATTTCGGTCAAAAATTCTTCATTAGTGGTTTTGATTTTATAGGTAGGCACACCATTGATGAATACATTATCAAAACCTATAATAGTGGCAGCCACTTCGTAATCACCAACCCAGGGATTGTATCTTTGGATTTTTACTCTTTGTCCAATTGAGAATTTAGCCTTCATCTCTAACTATATATCCTTTATTTAGCAGCCAATTGTCGAAATACTTCGGTGGCCCACTCGTTCAATGCAGCCAAAATGAAATCCCAATCCGCTTCCGTCAAATCCTCATTGTTTTGCATTTTAGTATCTAACTGCAAAAGATAGAGCAGTTGATCGGTGAGATGATTGCTCTTCTCGTGCATATACTGCTCAAATAGGAAGAAAATTACCTTGCCGCTATCTTCCGAGCCGGGGTGGTAATTGATCGAGAAAAGTTCTTTGACCCAAGCCATATCCTCTTCGGAAGGTTTGACGCCCTCGTCGCGTAGGAAGCAGATGATGACGCTTAGCCGGGTGTAGCAGGAATGTAGATGTATGTTTTCAGGTGCCATTGTCTTTCTCTGTAAATTTTGGAGCTGCCGAGCTTCGATGCCCGGGTCTCCCACACTCAATCCTAAAACTCATTCACAAACTTAGCAAGTGATATTAGCATTTGCACTAATCGAAGAGTTTTAGGTTCTTCGCGACCGATCTACTGTTGATTTCATTTGAGGCCCCGTAGCCAAACATCAAACTATTTTTCGTGGGTTAGCGTTCCTTTGACTACTAAAAATACCTCATCTCGGAACGTATGGGGCCCTTAGGCTGCCATAGCGAATACTGTTTCGTCAGCGTTCAAACGTTGATCACTTTTTGACGAGGAGCAATCGTCCCCGGTTTGCGTTTTAGTTTCTCCTGCGAGATCGAAATCCAATTCAGCCCCGTTATCCTATGTAATTCTAATCCCCTAATGCCTCAAACAATTTTTCCAAATCTTTTTTGTCATACAAGCCACCACGGGGCTTTTGGCCCACATACAACACAAACTTTCCATTTCGTCCAAACGAATGGTCGAAAGAAATTTCATTTATTTGAGCAAGGTCGCATATGCTTTGGACGCCGGTTTGTTTATTCAGAAATTTCAATAAGGAAGAGCCTTTGACGATAGAGGCTTCTGAATCCTTATCATCGTTGAATTTGATATCTTCGGCAATATTCTTCATTCGTGCTTTCTCAATATAATCACTTGGAATTAGGTGTCAATTCCGAAGTTTCTCCGTTGATCACATTCATAAGATTTACTTTACCCTCTTGGCTCTGGATGGCCCTGTTCATAATGTCAGCCTTATTCACTTCATTTTCCATCAAATGAGCCTGACCACATTGAGGGCATACCTCTGGTTTTAGATTATTGATGCTCTTTTTGACATTGGAAATCTTGCACGACCAAGTTTTTCCACATTCCTGGCAAATCATTCCGAGACGAAGTTCTGCTGGGCGATCCGCCCAAAGGATACACGGCACTTCGTGAGTGAGTCGATGTTTAGAGGCATCTTGGGTCATAGCGACAAAATCATCCCAATTGTCGCTGGCCACGATATCTTCATGCGCCACAATCAATGTTTTGAGCAGTGAGGACAATTCGGTAGAAACCTCGCTCATCGGCTTGTTGAGGGCATCCGCCACCTTGGTTAGTTTCTCGAACGCTTCTGCATACTCAGGGTCTATTGATGTTTTTAGAACGCTATCTTGTAGTTCTTGTTTGAAATTGATTTTTTCGTCAGTCATTATTCTCTCGCTTTCAATGAGAGATTATATCGACACTTCCGCGTTTATCAATCGTATTCCAACCAAAAATAATGAATGAAATATGCTACATCGTTAGGGTCATACCAATCGAGATCGCCGTAATGCTTTACGAAATCCTTGATGGCGTTATGGGGTAGGTTATGTTTGATTTCCTCGAAGGCTCTGGCCTGCGACATTGGCGGTTCGTTGCCTTCGTCCAACGGAGTGGCGGTTGGGTCATCCCACGGCTCTAAGGGCTCTTCTTCGGGCTGGTCTAACTGCTCGCGCCGGATGCCCTCAAACATTCCTTCTTGGGCAAGTTTCTCAAAAATAATACATCGAGTGCGTAAATTACCGTATGCCATAGAAATAATGTTGAAATATGCCAATCAGTGTTTTTTGATGATATCTTGGAGAAATTCCTTTTCCGAAGTGAAAATCGGAACATCGGTATTTAGAGCCCAACGCTCTTTTACAATATCCTCGCCGTTGTAATTGATCGTCTCCGGGCGTCGGTAGCACACTACGCCTCTCCTAAATTCGACCGGATACTCATAGAAATCAATTCCCGCTTCTTCTTTCAATAGTTTGATCTTCTCTTCCAAGGAAGTATCCATCAGCATCTCTTCGATTTCGTGTTTCCTATACTTCTTGATCAATTCATAGAAACAAGCCAGCCTAACTGCAATTTGGTGGGCTCGTTGCTGATGATATACCATAACATTTACTGCCTCAGTAAGATTAGGGACGGTAAAAATCTTGCTCAAAAAGATGGGGTCGCCCGACAAATTTACTTCCAATTCTGCTGCAGCATCATTGAAATGGAGCGTGGCAAGAGAAGAAGCGGCAGAAATAATTTTGGAAACGGAATTATCATACCAAGGCTGAGTATCCAAAGTTTGATCGTTTCTTACAATTATTGTAATTTCATCGTTGAACGAATAAGCAAAAACTGCTCCCTCAATTTCTTGAACGAGATCGGCCATCGTGGCATAGAGGCATTGTCCAAGTTCCAAAGAAAATGGTTTTGGTAGCAAGGAAGTGATCTTGCTGAAATTTCTTCCGTTGAGATTGATGATCAGCGGCACTCGGGGCATCAGTCTCGGGTCGCAAATATCCTCATAACTTGTAATTCTGGCTTTCAGTGGCTGCATTTATTTTGTCTTTATTTGTCGTACTATATCGAGAAGAACGGTTCTAATGTTGCCACCAACCTTACTATACAGCGTGGCATTTATCGCACCGTCAGGAATTGCCGGAGATTGAATTTGATTTGTCAAAATGCTAACGGTTTGCATTCGATTAGCGGTAGGAACGGGAGCGGCGAAATCATAACCATTATTTTTGATCATCCTACGAAAAACTAATTTTCCAAGATTGGCCAAGGCACTAACCAATGGTGTATAAGCGCTCGTGTCAATGCCGAAAGACTGATCGTAAAGTCTTGCAAAATCCAGTTTGCCATTAGAAGTAATGTAGATGGCCTGATTGAGCGCATTGACTAATTGACGAATGAAATTGAGATTGTTGGCACCCCATCCTAAAACCAAGGTCGGGGAGACGGTAGCAGGATCAAAAGGTCGTGGGGAGCCAGAAACAACGGTCGGAGTAGTTGATGTAGCGGTAGAAGCGGGCGAGGACGGAGCAGCGGGAGCGGCGGGAGTTGCTGCTTGTGCCAGTCGAAATAATGTCCTAAGTCTGCCGTTCATATAAGAAATGTCGGAAAAACGCCTTCGTCTTTTCGGATATAGGGACTGGTATGAAAACACTTACGATCGCCGTGGATATTGATCACACCCTTATTGACTCGTCAGACAATGTTTATACTTTCGAACCGAAGCCAATTCAATCGATGATTGAGTTTGTCAATCAATTATACGATCAAGGACATACTATAATTCTCTACACTGCCAGGGGGATGGGTAGTATGGCCGGTCAGGCTCATTTGATCCCACACGCTTTCTATGAGAAAACCAAGAAGCAGTTAGACGAGGTGGGCGTTAAATATCATCACCTGGTCTTCGGAAAGATTCACTACGACTATTTTATTGATGACAAAGCGTGGAATGTAAAAGATTTAGATTTGCTGAAAGAGAAGTTACTCAAATAACTGATCTATAATAAAGAAATTCCAAAGTATTAGTAAATGTTTCAAAACAAAAACTATTTTGATAATCAAATCCAATATCATCAGTGATATCAAACTGAGAAAAATCTATCATTTTAATATTTTGCACTTTTTCGTTTTGAAAATTACTTATGTTTAATAGACTTTGTAATTTGATATTAGACGGAGTCAAAACAAAAATGAATGGAGAAAATGATATTTCTCCATACCAAACATTAGCATTATTTGCTGCTATAGATTTTATACCAATTCTACGAGATAATTTGCTATTATATATTCCTATCCATAAATTTATGTTGTCTGGTATCCAAAATTTGTTATTTCCCTTATCAATAATATAATTAGTAATATTTTCTCTATATTCTTTCAAAAATTGATCTGAACAATTTACCAAAAACATAGACAGAATCTGTTTTACAAATCCTATAAAATATTTATTTGGAAAACAAAGTTTTGAATCACATAATTGTTTTGCTAAATTGGCACAAATTTTGTAATCTTCCGCATAATTCTTACTTTGACAACTTGTACATAGTCGTTTTTCAACTACACCATCGGAAAAAATCTTACCATTTTTGATAAAATCAAGATTTTTTGTTCTATAACCTTCAGATAATGCTTGAGCGGCCAGGCATACAACTCTCTTCATATTTGATGAAGAAAAGGGAGGCAGATGTTCATTAGTCAAAATTTGATCAGGTTTTAAACAGAAAAAGCATGTACCCCTGATTTCTTTGTTTTCAATAAATTTATTTTTACTAAAAGAGTTCCATTCATATCCATCTGGTACAGATATATTACATTCATATAACTTATGCGCTGGCAAAAATTCCGTATTGCCATACCTTTGATCATATTGGGAATGCAATTTTTTACTAAATTCAGTATAAATGTATGAATTAGGAATTAATATTCCGCTAGAATTCAGAATCCATTTATGTTTTTTTAAATAGTGATATATTTTTTGCCTATCTATATTAGTATTATAAAAATAATCTGCTACTCTAATGTTTTACTCCATATAGATAATTATTTATTATCTAATAATAGTTTTTCTTTTTTCGCTTCTTTCATGTCATAAGCCATCATCTCATCTACCAACGCATTAAAATCATATTTGGGCTCCCATCCAAGTTCTTTCCTAATCTTTGACGCGTCTCCGCATAACGCATCCACTTCGGAAGCACGATAATACTTTGGATCAATTTCAACATAATCTCGATAATCCATATCGAGTTTGCTAAAAACTATCTCAACAAATTCTCTTACTGATCTCATCTCCCCGCTTGCGATAACGAAATCATCTGCTCGGTCTGCCGTAGCGATAAGATACATGGCCTCTGCCATATCGGCAGCGTGCGACCAGTCTCGTTTCGCTTCCAAATTACCAAGATACAATTTCTCTTGCAATCCAAGTTTGATTCTGCAAGCAGCGGCGGTGATCTTTTTTGAAACGAAGTTCTCGGATCGTCTATATGACTCATGATTAAATGCTATACTGTTAGAAGCATGTAAATTATATGCCTCTCTGTAATTTACTGTTGTATGATACGAAGCGATCTTTGCTGTCGCGTATGGGCTTCTTGGATGGAATAAACTTTTTTCACTTTGTAAAGGTGGGGTCGAGCCAAACATTTCGGATGAAGATGCTTGTAAGAAATGAGTTTTTGGGCTTGTCTTTCTGATTGCTTCTAATACTCTAACCGTTCCCGTTCCCACAACATCCATAACATATTCTGGTATTTCAAAAGAAATTTTCACGTGAGACATCGCTGCCATATTGAAAAATAGATCGGGCTTAATATCTCCTATCCAACTAAATAACGAAGATGAATCGCCCAAATCACCATAAGTGAGTTCGAGATTTTTCTTCTTCTCTGGTTCGAGTTCGATATGATCAATTCGTTCGGTGTTAAAAACACTCGATCGTCGTTTAAGCCCACAAACCTTATATCCTTTGGATAATAGGAGATCGGTTAAAAAACTTCCCGTTTGTCCGGTGATACCAGTGATACATGCTGTCCCGATAGTCATTTAATTTCCTTCCGTATTTCTTTCCAATCATTTTCCCAAATAGTAATTATGTTATATCCCGCTTCTTTTAACAAAATTTCTCTTTGCTTAGTATTTTTAAATAACTCACCAAATGAACGTTTGTTGGATAAGTTTGTTTCATTTTCTGAAAAGACTTTTGGATTACCATGCCAATAATCGCCATAAAATTCATAAATAGTATTTGTATGAGGATCAAACGCATCTGGTTTAATAGTTTGTTTTCCTATTTTCATCTTTTTAGGATGGCGATATTCTTGCGGAATATTTAAATAATCTAACCATTCCATTTCTATTTTAGAAATATTTGAAAAACATTCGGGACATCCAGTTCCACGCAAATGATTGTACGGGGCTTGTGAAAAATCGCCATGTTTAGGACATATTATTATTACGTGTTCATGAGAATGAGTATAAATTGCTTTACTATATAAGTAGTAATCGTTATGTCTGATATTGGCTTGTTCAATAAATTCTTGTGTCGTAAGAGTCAGTTTTTGATTGGCTTCTTCCCTACTACATCCAGGACACTTCGCGCCGCTCAAATGATCATTCGGGGCCTGTTTAAATTCACCATGAATATGACAATAAATAATGACTGTTATCTTATTAGTTTCATAAACAACTTGTTCATATCCGTATTTATTGTTATGTTTTTCATTTGCTCTACGAATAAAATCTTCTCTACCAATTTTACTAGCATCTATTGCGCATAGATTGCATCCTTTTCCTTTAAGATGACCGCTCGCGCGCTGTTTGAATTTTCCATGTATTCGACAAATTACAATTATTTTTTCTTTACTTTGACCATAAATTGTTTCACTATAATCGTATAGTGATCCATGAATTTGTTTGGCTTTTAAAATAAATTCTTTCGTATTTGAATTTTGTTCTTCGTATTTGCATTTAGAACAACCATGCCCTATAACATGGGATACGGCTCTTTGCCAAAAACTACCATGAATCTGGCAAATTATTTCTATTTTGGAAAGTGCGCCCCGATAATCCGCCTTACTATAATTAAATTTGTCTCCGTGAATCGTACGGGCTTTTTCTATAAATTCCTCTTTTGTTCCACGCCTCGACATTTTTACTCTATATTCGTCAAATATTCATCCAATGTTTTCAGGATATGCTTTTGTTCCCATTTTGATAATTCAGGAAACGAAGGTAATATCAAACATTCCTTATTCAATCGGTCTGCGTTAGTGCAGTCCCCATCCCATATATCCGGATGATTCTGCAAATGTTTATGCGCCTTGATAGAATAAAACATTGGTCTTACTTCGATCCCTTTTTCTCTGAAAAAGGCATCAGCAGCCTCAAATGATTTTTGTTTTGGGATACGGACACCAAACATCCAGTTGGCGTGAGTAGTTTCTTTTGGAATTGCCTGCATCCGAACATCCTCACGATCTTTGAGATGATTTCGATAGGTCTCGAAAATATTGGCTTTCATTTCTTGAATTTGAGGTAAGATTTCTAATTGCCCCACGAGAAGGCCAGCCTGCACATTCGTAATGCGGTAATTATAACCCAACTCATTATGAATAAATTTCTTACTTGATTGCCCTTGTCCTTGGACACATTTGGCAAATTCATAAGCATCCACATCGTTGGTGATGAATGCCCCTCCTTCACCACTCGTAATATTTTTATTGGAAAAGAAAGAAATGGCGGAAGCAAAAGAAGCAGTACCGGTTTGTTTGTCTTCGTAAGTGCCGAGAAAACCCTCACAATTATCCTCAACGAAAAGGGTCTCGGGGTATTTGCGTTGTAGAGCAGGGACGTTGAGAATATTTCCGATGTTATGAACAACGAGTACGGAAGCGTCCGGATATTTTTTGATAGCAGCGTCCAAAAGATTTAGATCGTAGTTCCAAGTGTTTAGATCGGCATCAACAGGAATAAGAAAAAAATCTCCCCGATCAAAAAGAAAAGCATTCCAAGCGGCGACGTAAACGTTATTGGGAACAATTAGTTTTTGGAAGAAGGGCGAAAGTTTGAGTTCGACTTGCCAGTAACGAGTAAGCTCTTTGGCCATCAGGTGGCACGCTACTGTTCCGTTGAAAACTGGCAGAACATATTTGACATCGAGAAGTTCTTGTAGTTTCTCTTGCATCATCTGAACATACTTACCATGGAATGAAATCCAACCAGAATCGAGGGCATCGTGAGCATATTTCAATGAGGAGGGTGGCAAAAAGGGTTTATGAATAGGGATCATTTTTATTTATACCTGATCAAACTTTATCACTTCTGGGTCTTGATCTTTTATTAAATACTTATATGTAAGTCCGGCTTTTTCGCATATTATATCCAATGATTTGCCTTCGAAAAAGAATAAATGAAATTTGGTAAATTCATAACAATACTTATAGCAAGGCGTTGAATGCACCATACTTGCACCTGGTTTAAGCAAGGATTTCATCAATCTTAATTCACTAATTGGGTCTTGCAGGTGTTCTAATAAATTATGAGAAATGATACCGTCAAATTTTATTTCATTTATTTTTTCTTTACTTAGCGTATCTATTTTCATAAATGGATCGTAATTTAATAATGTATATCCTAACTCTTTCGCTTTATTTCCTGCTGGGGAAATTTGACTTCCCCAATTTAAATATATACCATTTGGATTTGGGCTAAGCGCTAATAAATTGGCAACCTCACGCATAATCGAAGCCTCATCGCCATCACGATATCCACTATCAAATACTTTTTGATATGCTTCACCCAATTTTTCTTTGGATAGATTTAACATTTGTTGCGTTCCAAAAATAACACCACAATCTGGACATTTATGTCTTACTAGGTGTTGATCTAATCCATCTATTGGTAAAAATAGACAATCACTCTCCAAAATACCAAAAGTATCTCCTTGATATTGGCAAATTGGACAAATCATCATTTTATTCTAATAGCAATACCAACGCCCGGCTCCGATACTGTATAAGCGTGATACTCAAAATTTGTATATAACTGTTGTATATCTCTAAATACTTGATCTAAATGTCCGCCATGATTTGGATTCAACACAATATCATCAAATAATAATATACCGCCAATATTGAGCCGTGACATTGTATTATTGAGATCATCGCGCGCCCCGTTATCTGAATGATCCCCATCTACCAAAATTAGGTCGAACATCATTTCAGGATTTTTCTGGAAAAATTCAGGCACTGTTTGATGGCTATTTCCATTGAAAAAATGGATTTCTTTCTGATATCCTAATTTCTTCATTTCTCTGGCAACAAAGTCTGGGCCCGGATTAGGAGAATTGCAATAGTCAGGCTCCCACACATCAAAACAATATAATTCGCATTCGGGAGCAGCAACGGCGACCATACCCAATGACCACCCGCGGCGAGTACCAATTTCTAAATAATTTTTTGGTTTTAGAAGTTTAGCGGCCCAAGCAACAAACCCACGGGTTTCACCCCACCCCGCGTTGAGCATACTTATTAAATAGGGCCCTATAACCTGATCTTCTTCCATTGCTGTTATGATATCTTTGACAAAAAGAATGTTATTGGGATCACGAACTCCCGTGAATATTTGTTCGGATTCCATTTAGGCCTTATATAAATGTCTAATTTGTATATAAACTTTTCAATTTCTGAATAAATTGAAACCAATTTTTGGCTATATACGCGGTATCATACTGAGAATTACCAATCAAATTAACCACCGCATCATTATCATCTCTATACCCAATAGTATTAGCAACTGCCAATGGCATCCATAAATTGCCCCCAATACCAATAGAAATGACAAACTTAGACTCCTTCATAATAAGGCAGTCTTGTTGAATTTGTTTTAGTGTAGGAACGGTAACGCCCAATGCGGGAATAGTCAAATCTATAATTCGATCATTTGGAATATTTTCTATTATTTGATCATAGATACAAAAGATAGAGCTTCTATTTACACTAACATCGTATTCTTTATTTTTTTCTATTTCTCTTTCCCCCAAAACAACGATTTTATATCTCTGAGAAATTTTTTGTAATACTTCCCATAAAGTGGGAGATAGTTTAGTAAATACAGATTTTAGTATGCCTCTAATTTTTGTGGTCAAAACTATATACTCTCCTCCCAAATTTAGAGAAGTGCCTTTACATAACAAATGAGATAGATTAGGGGTTTTAGGAGGTGTTCCTAAATTAGTGAGAGTATTAACGGTATGTATAACCGTATGATTGAAATGATCAAAAGCATATGGTGGTTCGGTGAATAATAGATTTCCCAACTCATCCAAAAACTGATAATATTTCGGATCACCTTTTCTCCAAAAATCTACAATTTTCCTATCATGAGAAATTCTAATTTCCTCATATTCGTGCTTTACGGCATCAAAAAATATTCTAATAACAAGGCTATCTCCGAGACCCCCGGCTATTGTTAGTGCGGTTTTTTTCATAGATATTTTTTTAGTGTTTTAATAAAATGCAGCCAATTTTTAGTAACTATCGCATTGGGATATTCTTTACTATATATAATATCCGCGAATATAGCGGTGTCAGTTCTAAATCCTATTACCATTTTTGCTACCGATTGGGCCATGCAAGTATTACCGCCAATGCCAAGAGTGATACAAAATTTAGCTTCATTCATAATAAGACAATCTTGTTGTATCTGCGTTATATCAGATACTGTTTCCCCAAGTGCTGGGACAGTTAAATCCACGATACGATCGGCTGGTAGATTAGCTATAATTTGTTCATAAATCCCAAACACTGAGGATTTAATATTGTCATATTCTTTACGCATTTCTACAACACGTTCCCCTAAAACAACTATTTTATATTTTTTAGATAGTTCTCGTAGCACTTTCCATAATTCTACCGAGAGAGGAAGAAAAAGATATTTCTCTAATTGCCTTAATTTAGTAGTAATAACTATATACTCTTCTCCTAAATTGAGAGGAGCGCCTTTACATAGGAAATGGGCCATTTCCGCTTTTTGCGGTGTTAATCCTAATTTTTGTACTAAGACGCCACAATCTCCACCATAAACAGGCGAATCTAGCTCTAATATATAAGGAGGTTCTGAAAAAAATAATTTGCCAAGATCTGCTAAAAGTTTATCCCATAATTGCTTTTTATGTGGCCAATCTGGCGCTTCCATATGCAAACCGCCCTCCCATAATTTGGTATGGAAACTTAATTTGATTTGGTCGTATTGATTTTTAATAAGATCCAAATGATATTTTATATTTATAATTTCCCCAAGGGAAGTTGGTATTCCCCCATAATCTAAAACTCTCATTATGATCCTTCCAATGTTTTGATAAATTCATCCCAATTTTTGAATATTTTTGCAGAAGTGAAATTAGGATTTAGAATTATATCAGCAGCATAATCATTATCTGTTTCGTTCCTATAACCAATTACTTTATTACCTGCCGTTGCAGCGAGCCAAACATTACCACCAAGGCCTAAGGTTATAATAAATTTTGCCCGCTGCATGATCAATCCATCTTGTTGTATTTGCGGTAATGTGGGCGCCGTGACTCCTAATGCCGGAATAGTCAAATCTATTACACGATCTGTCGGAAGGTTGGTTATAATTTGATCATAAATTCCATAGGCTAAATCCATAAAATGTCCGTATTCAACATTTTTTTCTACTTCTCTTTCTCCTAAAATAACTATTTTGTATTTAGTAGATAGTTTTTGTAATACTTTCCATAATTTGATAAGCATTGGAAGTATTTTTTTTCTTGATATTGCTCTAATTTTAGTAGTAATAACCACATACTCTTCATCTATACTAATCGGAGTTCCCTTACATAAAAGATGCTGTAATTTTGGTTTGGTAACAGGGACAGAAAGACTTTTTACCGTATTTAGAGTATGAATGGCTTGATAAGCATTATGATCGAAAATATATGGAGGCTCTGTAAATAATAAAGTCCCTATATCATCTAAGAATTTTAGATAAGCGCTATCGCCATTTTTATGGTGGCGAATAACATTTTTGTCATGCGAAATCTTAATCAAATTATATTCATGTTTTACTGTATCAAAAATGATACGAGCGACGATATTATCGCCCAAACCTAAACAGATTGATGTAGATATCTGTTTCATCAATATGTTTTATGTTGATCTTGTATAAATGATCCATTATCCAAATCTTGTGTTTTAGAAACCATAATCATTTCTACTACTTTTTTATCTACTTCCAAAATGATCTGCTGCCTTTGCACGTTTAGATCGCAAGACTTCTTGAAAGCATCAAAAAGTTTTGCAAGTCCAACATCATCGCTACCGTATGTGGTCTTGAATTCGTCGAAAGTCATTCTTCGTATAGCATACAAATTTTCTTGTACCATAAACATTTTTTGATTTATTGTTGCTAATTTGTCAATGAGCGATCCAAGTGTATCTGACATAATATTCTCCGTCTATTTTCTTATTAGTTTTTTGGCAGGTATCCCCACATAAATACCAGGATCTACTATATCCTTGGCTACACAAGCAGCGGCACCAATTACAACATTATTGCAAATATCAATACTTTCAATAGAGGAGGCGTTGGTGCCAAAATAAACACATTCCCCCGCATTTACTTTCCCACTAATATGCACGCCCGGGGCAGTGGTGAAAAACTGGCCAGTCGTGGTATCATGCCCGATAGTAGTGGCCAAATTTAGTTGGGACCAAGCTCCCAATTTTACATCACAAGTAATAATGCAATTGGCACAAACAACGGAGCCATAGCCTATCTCAATGGTTTTAGACATCAAATTGGCTGAGGGCGAAATCAATGTCTCAAAAATATCTTCCGTTCTATGACGGTCTCGTATTTTAGACACTATCTTTTTTCTAAGTTGGGAGTCTCCTACCGCTATCACGGCGTAGTGTTTAGTCGGATCAAAATATTCTTCTGATTCTATTTTCTTATCGCAACAATATCCACCATATTCAACATCAATAAATGCCTCTACTTCTTTACCACATTGATTGGCTAACCAAAAAACTTCTTTGGCAAATCCACCCGATCCGAATATACAAATTTTCTTCATCTTGAATAAACCGGTTTTGGAACACCATTATCCATATCTTTGATGCTTGGCAAAATTCTTACATTGCCATCAATATCATCACAATCAAAAGCCACAATCATCAATCGTAATCCTTTTGATTGTACAACGCTAGAGGCCCTATGCAAATCTCTCGCAGTATATTCTATCATTTGATTTTTTGGTGCAGAAACGATATCATGGGGTTCTCCTAATTTTTTAGAAAGAGCATTGTCCCATAAATCCCATTTTTCTTTTGTATCTTTGGTTTCTAAATTATTGGGCAATTCCATTGGCGTATCAATAAATTCAGTAGAAGGCCCCGCCCCCCATGAAATTACCATCAAATGAAATTCATCATGATTTTTAGCATAGACCTTTTTATCTAAAAGTCTAACATTATAGTCCGTATGCCAGTGTTTTCCATCGATACCGGCCTCGCCCGCTCTAAAATCTTGGGGTCTAATTTGGAGAATATTTTTCCGACCATCAAATGGAAACTGATCTAAAAGATCAATAAGAAATTTAGGAGCACCGGAAGTCTTGACTTGATCATAACTCATTGCAAAATAATGCGGACAATTATAGATATCTTCCTGGGCTGGGGCCTCAATAATTTTAGTGAATTTATGAGTTGTATTATAGAGCATTTGCTAACCTTTCATCTAACATATTCAATACTTTTTTAGTATTAGTTTCGGTCGAAAGCGAAAATTCTGCTGAATACTTCACTTTATCTTGCAACATCGTGCTTAGCCAAAATTGCTCTGGTTTTTTCGGCATCACAATCGGTTTGACGAAACCAATAAATTTGACCTTCCGCTTGAACAAATTTTCCTGAGTAAGAGCAAAAGTCCATACACCAGAAGCCCGTCCGATGATGGTATCGCAGTGAGTGCTGAGAAAAGAAACCTCATTTAGATCGGATAATTGTTTATCTTTCTTCTTGATAATGTTGGAAGTATAAACTACATTGTCCGGCAATTTGATATTAGCACCCTTGGACAAGATGAAAATCTTATCCATATGTTTCTTGGCCAATTCGGCAATAATGGGGGCCATATCAAAATTGACCGCCTGATTGGAAGCGGCAGCACCGTTCTCAATCAAAATCTTGGGGCCAGTATGTTCCTCTAACCACCTCTGAGTTTCCTCAATCTCAAACTTAGAATAGTCAATGGCAGGAAAGAAATCGGATACCTCAGTCGAGATATCGGATAGTGAAAATTCCCATAATTTTTTGCAGGTATCGTCGAAGGCTTCGTAGAGGCTATCGATGGTCAGCCCATATTTCCGAAAGTATTTCAATCCTTGCTGGCAGTACCAGGTATTGACATAAACATCATCGCCCAATCTAATAAAATTGGCATATTGATCGACATTTTTATAGGCGAGCGGATCGTAGCCGAGATTTGGAATATCCGAGAGTAAATTGAATGGGTTTGGATGTGAATAGGTAAATGTTGTTTCGGGGCACTGCTCTTTGACCTTTTGCATAATCAAACGAACAAATGATCTCCCGGTATGAATATCCCCCCGGTGATGGTGGGAAAAGAACACAATTCTCATAGAATGGATGGCCCAACAAATAGGTAGGGGCCGGTCGTGCGGTCTTCTTCTGAATGATTTCTAACATTGGAATTATGATGGTGATAGGCCCTAATAGACTTACTGGGATTGATTACCGTATAGTTCGCGTTGCTAAACTCTTGGGCAAGCCTTTCATCGCACCCCGGCATTCCAAGCCTAAAATCCGCACTCACACCCTCTATCTTGCCGCGGAATATCCAAGCATCTTGATTTTTTTCATCGAGAACGGGAGGTTTAGTTGGCTCACAATTCCAACGACTGAGAGCATAAATTGTGTTAGGGGGCATTCTATCAATCAATGCTATGGTACCATCGAAATAAATATCCGAGTTGCAAATAATTGCAATATCATTATCCCCACTAATCTGATTGACTTTCTGAAAGAGAAAATCAAAAGTTGGGTTATCATCGGAACTTACAATGATGATATCGAAAAGAGAGTTCTCAATGTTCTTCTGCAAGCAGAAATCTATCTCGGCTTTTCGTTGAGGGTCTTTGTCTTCATAGTAATTATAGAACAAGCGCACTTTGCTGGTCAATTTGGGGACGGGCAGTTGAAATGGTGATGACGACGGAGCCGGAGGTGGGCGGGGCGGAGTAGGCTTACGATGATAAGTAGTAGCCGGGCGAAGCGGAGTTCTTGCTTGCGGTTTCAGCACTTCTGCTATTTTTCTATTGTCGGGGGCTGCATCGATAGAAGCGATTGGGGCGATGATCTGAGATGAGGGATTGGATTGAATAACGAGCTTAGCGTCTGTGGAAGCGGTGGCAAACCAAATGCGACGATTATGCGGCAATGCTTCGAGAGTATTTTTGAGGGGCCAGTTATATTGGAAAGGATCGGTGTTAAGTTTTGCTTCGTCTTTTCTATTGAAAGAAGCCCCTGCACCCTTGATAATTTGTTCTATTTTTTCAGCAGTGCCAATTGAGCCAAAACCGTTATAGGAAAAGGTTTGTTCGAGCCTATTCTCTTGATAAACTAACTCTTTGCTGACATCGCCGCTATTGATGACCGAAGTTTCTAAAACGAATTGTTTGGCGCAAGACAAAATATTCTTGATATGTTGCTCGTAATTTTTCAAATGACAGGCGGTATCAATAGAAAGGACAAGATCAAAAGTTTGATTTTGGAAAGGCCAGTTATGATCGAGGTCTGACCTGATGGTCTTTATTCCTGGAAATTTCTGAGAAACGAGTTTTAGATGTTGATCTCTGGCATCAACTACGGTAATTTCTCCGCCAAGACGAAAAAGTGCTCCCGCCAATTCGCCCGTACCACAGCCAAGATCGAGGATTTTCTTGCCCCAAAAAAACGGGTGGCCATAATGATCAACTATCGCTTTTACGATGCGATGCGACCATTCGTGATAACGAGGGCCAAGATGCATCTTAGCCCGTCTCCGATCGCTTGGCTCTAATGAATACTTCTGGTTCTTTGGAATGCTCGGTTAGAGAAGAAGTAAAACCACAACCTTTGCATTTGACCTGCTTCTGGGCACCTAACTCAGAGATGATATCGAGTTCATCTTCGCAGAGGAGACATTTCAATAGCCTCATACTGCTCCTAATCCGGCCCAGGACGAATGATTAGAAGTAGGATGGGGGTAGAGGGCTAAGGGCGTCTCGGCGTCATATAAGTCAAACTGGTTCATCTTTCTTTGCTTTCAATATCCTCGGTGTTTTCTACTGGCCTTTTCGGAAGCATTCTTGCCCTTGGTAGTCAATTGTAATCCTACCCCGCTGCGTTTGATATACTCTGCGGCAATTAGTTGCTCAATAGCATCCGCTACACCAGGCCCAAGTTCCGCCAAATACTGCTTTCGATAGCCCGCTTTCAATCGAAAGATGGCCAAGATTTTCTCTTGCAGTTCCGGCAGTTCTTCCTCTTGAGTCAATGTAGCCGGAGCCATCGAGGGTGGCAAGACCACCGTGGCAAAAATATGTTGCCCCGCTTTGCCTAAGATGATGGCAGTATCATCAGGAATAGCATACACATTCTCATCCCAATCTACCGTTGATTTCTCAAACATATTCTTTCCGCCAAAATTACCATATTGAGAAGAGACTTGCCCAGTTTTCAAATCTACTTTGGCGAAAAACAAACGACTGCCATCTCCGCTAGCATACCCACTCAATTTGGTATTGGGACTGATTTTTACTTCGACATCTCTTTTATTATAGCCGAAATGACGCAGGGCTTTTTGGATGGCCGGATGCAAATCTTTTATGTCCATCTGCACACCGCGTTGATAGGAATACGGCTCTTCGCTCTTGGTCAATTCGCTGAAACTTTCGGTTGGCTCTGCCTCTATTTGGGGCTGATCCTGCACCATAGCATCCAAAATTTCCTTGGCCGCATTGATCTCTACCGTCTTAGCGTGGGCTTCCGGGGAAGGATTGACATCGGGATGAAATTCCAAAACCCTTTCTCGATAGGCTTTATTGAGTTGTTCCTGAGTAAATGGTGATTGTAAGCCCAAAATATCGAGGGCTTGTTGATGAGTGAGGGTGGCTAATTTGAGGAAATAATAGGCTTTTCGGTGCAAATCCATATGAGAATGCTAAAAAATTACTTAGTGTCCGGGTCGTTCAGAATATCTTTGATATCTTGCTTATTGAGCGTGCCCCAACCACCCTCACTAAGGAAGTGTATTACTTGTCGCTCATTTCTGGCCCTGCCGCATCGATTGCATCGCTCACAAGTCCATATCTCATCTTCTTTGGCATAAGTATCGCGAAACTCTGAATTGAGACCTAACCAATGGGAGAGTTTATGTAAAACACTAATTTTGGGGACTGGCCTAAATGCCCCTCGGTAATAAGCGGCAAAAGGAGAACAGGCAATAAGTTCTGATTTTGTCATCCATTTCACGGGACAATTTTCTTCGGTCATCTTAGGTTCGCCCGTTGCTTCGACACGAAAAAGATAGACCCAATTTCCGCGTCCTTCATCTACAATTGCTCCGGTAGGGCCATTATACATCGGAGTGATTTTGGTCGCAATCATTCCTGTTTCTTCTTTGAGTTCTCGGGCACAAGCGGCTTCGAGGGTTTCGCCTTCTTCGCATTTTCCGCCAGGGAGCGAGAAGCCATTTCCGCGTCTATTCCAAACGCATAAAATCTTTCCCTCATTGTTTTCGATATAGGCCACGACTGCTTTATTCATCTTACTTTCTTTCCAATATGTAATTGCTACTTTTCGGTTTTCTTTTCATCAGTAGTGTCATCAAACACTACTACGGACGCCCCATTATGAGAATGAACAAAAAGTAAGTCTTCGAGTGAATGATAGATGTTTATCGATGAGTGGCTGCCCTCCCAATGTAGGGCACACTGACCATCCGAAAACATCACTCCTAATGCAACAATCCCACAACCACTAACACCACTTACATCTACCTTACGCTCTAATTTGAACGTTTTTAGCATATGTTTTCTCCGCTAATATACATATCGGACTATCACCAATCTAATTACTGACAATTTGATGTCAAGGGGATAATCATTGGGATTTGTTGGTCAATTAGACATTGAAAATCGTTGGCCCCGGCTCTATCATATTCTTAGGAGTTTGCATCGGCGTGCCTCCGGGCATTGGTTTTGGTGCCGGAGCAGGCACTTGCTCTGGTTTGGCGGGCATCATCTTCATCAATTGATCATGCAGATAGTTCAATATTCCTTCTACTTTCTTATGGTATTCAGGATTGAGAACACCTTTATAGACATTGAGTCCTTGCAAAACAAGTTCAACATTTTTGAGAGGATCGGTAGCATTTCCCATTTTGAGGTCTTCTAGGGTATAAAGCAGCGTATCGTGTTCTCTATTCAACCAGGTAGCAACCTGATGATTTTTAGCATCTTCACTAAATGCGAAGTAGCGGCTCACTAATGGCTTGTTCTTTTCTTGCAGGGCCTTGGAAGGATTAGCGAGTAGTGCTAAAAGATATTGAACGGTCTTTTCCATTTCGGGAGCGACGGGATGAATTTCTTGGGCCTTGGCAATCAAACGATCTGCCAATTCCATTACGGCGGATTTCTTCTTTTTATCCTTGCCGATGGCGGGATATTTGGAATGCACTTTGCGACTAACTAAGTCTTGTAATCCTTTGAGACTGCCTTTATACCAGGATGGGGCTTTACTATACTGATGTGCCCGGGCTAATGCGTTGCGGGCCTGATCAATATCGTTGATAGGGAAATGGTCTTTATGATCCTTAGCACTCGAAGCGGGGACACAAACGGTGCCCCTATTTCTTACCTTGGCCTTGGGGTCGAGTTTCTTCTTTTTCTTCTTCTCGGCCGTTTTAGCCAGCAACTCATTTGCAAATTCCGCGTAGTTCTCACAATATTTGCTGAGTTTGTTCAGATTGGCTATCGTTTTCAGATCATTCATCGCTATACTCCCTAATAGGAAATATGCAGATTTATTGGCAGTTTAGAACAAAACGCTCATTTTTGCCAATTTTGAGCGGGGCACCGCTTTGGCGAATTTTTCAATGCCCACCATATTTTGAGTTTCCAAGATGGCTTCTTCTAACTTCTCAATGTTAGCGCCTATAATATCTCTCGCAAACAAACGCAAATAGGTTGGGCTGCCGCTGGATATGATTAGTTTCTCTATTTTAGCCATCTCTTTTCGACTTGTCAATAGATATTTGGCTAACTCGTATAAAAATCTTGGTCGCTTGGACTTGATGATCATTTCCTTGAATTTCTCCACTTTGGATGACCCAAGATGTTTGATGATCATATAAGCAAACTTAGCTCGACCTGATTTGAGAATTAGGTTTTCTATCTTGCCTTTCTTAGCACCTTTGACAAGGCAAGCGAAATAAGTCATTACTTTCAGATCGCCAGAAGTTTGGACTACTTGTTGTAGTCGATGAATATCGGCCCCTGGTATATATTGGGCGAACAATAGGGAATATTTTGTGTTCCTTTGATCTAAGATCAATTGCTGCATTCGATACATCTTGAAGCGAGCAACATAAGCAAAAAAGAAGGCCGAAGAAACATCTTTATCCTCGATGATCTCATCTTGCACTTGATTGAGAAACCCATCGTCTTCTGGCTGATATGGATCATATTCATCAATACCGGGATACTTATCTAAGTAGGTATTGAAATCATCATAGTAATCTTTGGATGTAAATACGGCAGGTATGATCATACCATATTTATATCGCTTAGGCTTTGATTTCGCTCAATATTTTATCCAAGAACGAATTGCTCCAAGTCCCTTCTCTTTTTGCCTTGACAATAAAATCCTTCACACCCTCACATTTCTTGTCGTATGTCGAATAGAAGGGTGCGGGGAAAGAGACATTTCTACGCTGAATTTCGAGGGCAAAATCCTTCTTATTTTTTGACCCCTCCGCACTTATCAGGCTCCAAATCTCCCTATATTCCGCTTCCATTTTTTTGAGCCAAGCCACATATCGTTTTTTGAGGTCTTGAACGGTCTCGGCGATTTCAGGAGGCATTGCTCCCACAACATCGTCATCCTTTTCGTGAAGGATCAATTCCAAACAATTGCGAGTAGAGGCGCCCAAACTATCTCGCATCTTATTCAATACGACATAATTTGCGTTCTTGACCTTTATTCGATTGAATTTACCATCCAAAACAACAACGCCTTCTCCGCCTTGTTCCAAGGGATTTTGGGCATTGACAAATTCGATCACCTTATCGATATTGGATAGGGAATAGGTTTTGACAGTAGGGATATTGACTACTTCCATCTCGGATTGAATGTAATGATTGTCAATTGACACTTCTTGTAGGGTGTTGAGGTTTCTTGCGGCTAAGAATACTACTCGACAATCATTATTGCGGATTACGATTTGATTGAAGGGGCTGGTGAGTTCAAATACCCAAGTGTAATTTTTATCTAAATAGGAAGTAATCTCCTCGAAGGTATTGCCGGAAGTATCCTTGACCGCCTTCTCGAAAAGAGTGCGGAAGGTCATTTCCTTCCAACTATCGAGGGGAATATCGGCCTCGGGCACGCTCCGCGTTGAAACTACCCAGCGGTAATTCTCAAACGGATTTGCCCAGAGAAGAATAAGAGTACCATCTTCCTTATTTTGGACTTTGAGATTGGGATCGCTCCAATCAATTTGGGCAGCCGCACCTTGTCCAAAATTGTAGAAGCGTCGAAATCCCATTGCGAGCACTACGGTTTCGCCTGGGCAAATGTCATCGTAGCATAAACGATCATTGACCATCTTGGCTTGGGAGGTAAGAGAGCGGCCATCCTTGGTCGCTAAGATTAGCCCACGGCATTCCTGCACGATAAGATCATCATCTTTGGCCTCGATCTGGTCATAATTCATAGACCAAAAATAACCCGCTTTGGCGAAAGAAACATAAATTCCGTGTTCTCGCGCCAGATCGCCGAATGACCTTGTTTCTAAGTATTGCTGAACAAGAAGTTTGTTATTTTGTTCCATAGAGAAGGTTTCCGAGAAGGAATGATGTTTTTACTAACTTGCAATGGGGCGTAAGGAAACCAAAATTGCAAAGGCCGCAAGGTTTCTCGAATGGTAATTTGCCGAATAACTCCCACAAGCCTTCTTTTGGCTTCGGTAGTCTTAGCGGCCAAAACACAATCAGTTAGTCGCATAGAAATATAGGTCAATGTAGAGGTGTCCAATTTTCGGACGCTATCATACATCTTATCGAAACGAGCATATATCATTGGTTAGTTTCATCTCCGTGAAACGTAGTTTCCGATAGACGATTACGAATTTCCTTGCGAAAACTTGCAATTTTGTCCCCGAGGGATTTTGCCATAACGGAGCCCAAGAGGATTGCTTCCTGCTCACTTGCCTTCTCGAAATTGGATAGAAGATGATCCATTTCTATCTCGAATTTGCGGAAGAGTTCCTTGCCATCGTCGGTGAGATATCCGTTTCCGTTGATGTATTTTCTAAAAGTTTTCATAATTTTGTTTTGCCTTGAATTTAGTGGTTGCGATTGCGAGGAGAAAAACGGCGGTGGGAACGACCATTGCCCACGACATCGAGAAGGCCTGATCTCCGATGGGGATGGTGAAACACGGTTGAGAGGATGACGGAATCCAAACATTCATACAAAGATAAATCCCAATGTATCCAAAGACGAAAATAATGCCCTTGAATAACCATCCGCGGAAAAACAAGAGGTATAAAAGAACGCCTAAAACTGCTATAAAAATCATAATTTATCCAAAAATTTGTAATGTCTGAAAGAAGTCTATCACATCTTCCCGATTGTAAATGTCGATCTCAAATGAGTGGGCATCGGAAGCAAATTCTCTTTGCCATCCCTTTTCCGTCCAATATGACATTTCAATAGGATCAGAAGAGGTTCGTCGCACTTGAATATAGGAGAGTTTGTATTTGCTATCGATGAATAATTCTTGTTCGACAACATTGAATTTACCATCAATGCCATATCTGAAATGCAGCGGCCCTTTGCAGCCATCAAAATACCATTTATTTGCTTCGGTATATTTTCTAATGGGCTCTCTGCAAACGGGGCATCCTTCGCGGGTGAGAATGTCCCAAGGAACGGGGAAGACTGGAATATATGGGATACTCACTGAGACATTAATGGGAAGCATTATTCTAGGGAACACGCAGCGTCGAAATGATCTTTGCCGCATTGAGCACACTTCTCATCCATCAATGATGACCAATCGAGGGATATTGAATTGCTATATGTAGAAGTTCCAAATCCTTCGTCATCGAAATATTTTTTGATACGATCACGATATTTTGGTGGCAAAGAGGCGTCAATAGCATAGGAGACATAGCCTCTTCCTTTGGTGGTGGCATCGAGAATGGTGCCTCTAATTTTGTCAATTTCGTTTTTCATTTTGATAAGAAGACTGCGTTTGCTGTTGTTGGCCATTTCTTGGGCAAGTTTCATTTTGATTTCTTCTTTGCTTTCTTATCTAACTTTTTGAGGTATGTTTCAACGGTATCAATTAGTTCTTCCAAATTTTCGGCAGCATAATCTGGTTCCTCGGCAGTTTCGGGATCAAAGCCTTTGGCCAAATCGTAATCGGTTTGATTGAGAATTAGGAGAATAAGGCTTTTGATTTGAGTCCTATTCATTTGGTTCCTTGTAATTTAGGATTTCAAGATAGGTTTCGTAGGGCATCCACATTGTTGGCGTCCCGTCTTTACGACGGAAGACGACGAGACTATCGGGGTCATCGTCATCGGCAAACTCGCAATAATCGCCTTTTTCGTGTTTGAGGGGAGGAGAGAGTTTATCGAGAAGTCGGAGGGCTTCGAGTATTTCTTTGTTGTCGGAGGATTTGGTGGTCATTGAATATCAAATACCATTTTGATATCACTGATAGGGTATAATTTATCCTTAAAATTATCTATATTGCTATAATCAACATCATCAGCATTAGAGATATTCATTCTACTTTGCATTTTATTATATTTTACTTTATAGTATCTGCATTGCTTCTCGATAGAAGAAACTATTTCCAATTCGATGGTCGAATCATTCCTATTTTCAAATTCTCGTAAAAATCGCAAACAAGTAAGAGGAATATAACTCAATCCACTATATTTATTATTAGAAGCCCCGCCAGAAATGATTATTTGAGTAAAATTTTTTTCTATAAGAAAAGTATCATTTGTCAAGGAACGTCCGTCTAATATAATTTTCGCATCAAGTATTGTTGTCATTTTGTTATCCTATAATACCTTCGGCAGCCATTCTATAACCGTGAAGTGCAAAAAGTGCGCTATAACTTGCATAAATAAGCAGAAAAATTTTTCTAATCAATGATAGATCAAATCTATAAATTGTTCTTAATGCATATTTCCAAGCATTACATTCTTCTCTGAATATAATATTTATTGGGGATTGATCTAAATCATAATTTACACCCATTTCTGAAATGAAAATATTTTCTTCCCTATTATAATTTCCTGCCAATAGAGAAAGATGGTGCCCATACTCATGAAATAATGTTGTTGTTTCGTGCAACAAAGAATAATCAGGAATTGTTAGCAATGATCGATGTATAACAATTTTATTTGGATAATATTGTCCAATATTGTCCTTTTTTATATTTATTCTATCTTTTACGGTTTCATTGCTAAAAATGATTAGTGAAAATACACCATTTTTCATCCACCTATCATAGTCATATCGTGAATCACACAATTTACGATCAATATAATGAAAAATATTATTATAAATTTGAGAATTAATTATTTGCATTAGTATAATTGAGGTTTATTCCCTTTGGCACAATCTTCGCACACACCCAATTCATTTTGATCGTAATAGTGGTGTTCGCTATCTCCAAATTCAAAATTACCGAAACAACAATTACAAACTCGGTATTCGGAAACAAAAGCATTATTATCTACTGTTTTGACATCGGTAGGTGGTTCCCACCCAGTTTTTAATGCATCAACAAATCGCTGTCTCATTTGTTGAAAACAGGCAATGTTTGCGTCGCAAATCTCAATTTGATGATTTAAGTTTTGTCGTTTGATTTCATTAGCATCCATTGGTTATTTCTCCATGTTTTCATTCTATACCAACTAATAATAAAGGGTGAGCAATATCAGCATATATAATTTCTATTAGAGTTTTTTCATAATTGCCGGGCCCCGTGCTCATATTTTTTGCAACCTTTTTGATCGGCACCAACTCAATGCCCAAATCACTAATTCCATTCTTACGGAAAAGAGGTATTTTGAATAAACAATCACTTGTCATAAATGTGTATTTACCAAATTGGACTTCTAATATTATTTTAATTAAATTAGAATTTAATGAAAGTTCTTTATAAAAATCAGCATCAGAATAAGTTCGTTTAAGTTCGGATTTTTCTTTTTCTTTTGCTGACAATTTACAAAAATCATCAATAGTTTGCCTATCTGCATTTTTGATTTTTGGACATTTGTAATTTGTTGTCCAGCCACATTTAATAAGACCATCAGATATTTTTGCATTCATATCTATTGGACTATAAACTACTGTTCCGGTTCTATTAGAATTACCACCAATGGTGTGTGTTCTACACGATTCTAAATCCACATTAGATAAAGTTGAATTAAGTTCTGTAATAATTGGGCCGCTATCACATAGTCCTTGCATATTAAATGCTTCAAATTTACTTACTTTCATCTTCTTTTTTGACTTTCTTGGGATCATAAATCGGAGTATTCATTGCGCGGGTTTTTAGTTCACCTTTCTCCAATAATTCAATTCTTTCTAAGGAAATATCGATATATTTTTTCTCGATATCACATCCATATCCTTTTCTCTTGTTTTTGAGTGCAGCAATCACAGTAGAGCCCGCACCCAGATAAGGATCAAAAACAATATCATTTTCATTAGTAAGGGAAAGAACAAATCTTTCTACTAATTCAACAGGAAATTGACAAGGGTGTTCTGTTTTTTCACAATGATTATGTTTCACATTTGGAATGTCCCACACATCGCCAGGATTTTTACCAAGCGGATTACCAGATAATTCCCCTTTGCGTAGTCCTTTGTAATATCTTTTGCCAGGATATTTAGAAGGAACTCTTACCGGATCAAGATTGAAAATATAATTATTAGTGTCTTTAACAAACCATAAAATGGTTTCATGTCTTCCTGAAAATCTATTTTTACAATGTAATCCGTGTTCGAAGTGCCAAATGATCCTATTTTTGAGAGTAAAACCAAGTTTTTTGAAAATAGGATATAAAATAATATCCAATGGAATAACTTCTGCATCTTTTTTAGAAATAGAATTGCCCACTTGCCAACAAATAGACCCCGTGTCTTTTAGTTTTGTTGCACATTTTGTAATAATTTCTTCTTGAATTTTTACATAGGCATCGAGCGAAGAAATTTTTTCATACTCTTTACCAACATTGTATGGTGGGGATGTAATGATTAGCTGAACTGACTTATTTTCTATTTTATCTAAAAAATCTAAATTACTACCTTGCTCTACTAAATAATCTGTTAGATTTTGTTTTGAGCAAAATTGTCTATTAGTTTCTTGAAACTTACCATCTATTCCACGAATGATAATGGGCGCGGCTTTCTGTTCGGCAAGAGCACCGGCAGCAAGTATAGCTTTATTACGAGTACGATAGTATCGATTAGAGTGGGGCGCCCCCCATATTGCTCGTTGCCACCCTCGTTGAGTTTTAGAAACACAAACCGCTTGTATCTTTGATATTTTCATCTTATTCCTCGTTTGATTTGCCTAATGTCTTATTGCACTGGGCCTGTAAAATATTACGAATAAACTCCGCTCTGCTAATGTATTTCCCCGTCTTTTTCAAATACTGAGAAAACGCATCGTCAATTAGTTGCACCAGCGAGGGCGTCAATTTTAAAAGATACTGCTCGCTCAATTTTTCAATTTTTTTCATTAAAACCTGCCGTTTGCATGATATATACTTATATATCTAAATATATACCTATATTTTGAAAGGAAACTAATATGGAAACTTTTTGTTGCTCGGTTTGTGCTCGCGATATGCCTCAAACATATAGATGTCGTGGAATGTGTTGTGCCTGTTATACTCGTCTTAGACGACACGGGGTTATCAGCAAGATAGATAAACCAATACTACCAATTTCTTTAACACCTGAACAATCAGCATATATCAACGGAAGTTTGCTTGGTGATGGACATATTAATTATTATAGCGGCACCGGAAATGCTTCTTTCCGAAAATTACGCTCACAAAAAGACAAATCATATCTTGAATGGGAAAGACAATTTCTGATTGATTTCTGCACACCATCCTCTAAGGTTTTTGATAGTTCTATATTTGACACGCGAACAAATAAATATTATTACCATTCACGGTTTCATACACGATCATGTAGTTTATTTGGAGAATTATATGAAAAATGGTATCCAAACGGTATAAAAATTGTTCCTCGAGATTTGGAATTAACACCATTAACAATGGCGATTTGGTTTTTGGATGATGGCGGAATAAGCATTAAGGGAAATAAGCCGCATCTATTTGAAATAAAAATAGCAACTGATGGATTTTTAGAACAAGATGTTGAATTTTTGGCACATTTATTACAAGAACGATACAATGAATATTTTGCCGTTTGCAAACACGAAAAACATTTCATAATAAATGCTGCTACTATGGCCTCGCGTGCCATCATTAAGGATATTGATCCTTATATTCCAAAAGAAATTATGGAACGAAAAACTATAAAATGGAGAAATTCACTTTCTAAAATAAATGAAGACATTTTTCTCGGCGGAAACGGCAAATTGAAAGAACAACGATTTTTACAAAATTTTAATGAGAAATTGCAAAATTTATTTAAAAGTAGTAAAAGTTTTACAATTTCTGAAATCGGTGAAATGCTGGAATGTTTCAAATCTGTAAATGGACAAATTTGTATAAATAGAGATAAAGTATTAGGATACTTAGAAAAATATCTACAAAATAATTTGATTACACAAGAAAAAATTGGTAGAAAATATGTGTATTCCTTTACCAAAGAATTTATGATTTAAAAATCAGCATCAGGTGATCCAACTCGAAAAAGTGGAAGTCCGTTCTCATACACCCATCTACAAATCTGCAACCGGTCATCAATCCAAGCGCATACCTTATACTTCCCCCTGATCTGCTCCTCGAAAATTCGTTCTTTTATCAGGACATCTTTTTCTTTGTTGCCACTGGGACGCATAAACAATTCGTACTTCACTTCGGGCAAGTGCTTCTGATAGAAGCGTTCCGTTGGTGCTCGATCTTTTTCTTCTCGTCCCGAGACAAACAAAACCTTATAGCCTAATTTGAAATAGTTCCGCACGCATTCAATCACGTGCGCGTGCGGTATGTCCAAATCCGAGGTGCTCGCGTCATACACATTGCGCCCCGGATGAGGCAAACAAATTGTTCCATCATTATCCACGACGATCGCGGCAGGTAAGCCAGTATCTTGCTCCAATGGCCTCCATACCTTCGAGCCTAATTTAGGCGCAAAAACCTCTACCTTTGGTTTGTAATGCTTGAACATTTCCTTCCCGCTCGTCTTCCACCATTTCTCAATTACCTTGTCATCTAATCTGGCAGTGCCCGTGCGCTTGGAATTGCGTTCTAAGGCTTCTTCCAAAGAGATATAAAAATGCTTTTCGATGACCATTGCATCAACATTGCACTTTTTGACGATTTCACAAGTTTGGGAGAAATGCTTGGGCGCCAAATTTAGATTGTCGATGATGATATTTTTACCAGTCTTCAATCCTTTTTCGATGAGGAAATTTCGTGTTGCCTCAATGATTTTTTCGTATTCGGAAGACCATACCGATCCATTGAAAGTGGCACGAAGGTCATCGTTGTTCAGGCGTAAGGTGTTTAGAGGGTCTTTGGCCACCTCTTCCTTAGCCCAAGTCGATTTTCCACTTGATGGTATTCCGACCGTTAGAAATATCTTTCTTTGCATTTTATTCTCTCTTTCAATCAGCAGCCCACTTTATCGCTGTCAATAAAAATCCATCCGCATTTTGCAACAATCTAAATTCGTTATAGTTCGCAAATTCTCTGGTAAATTTTTCTACCAAGTCTTGTTCTTCTTGTATCGAAAGTTTGGGCACAAGAGGAATTAAAAGCCTACCATTTCTATATGAATAGCATTGATTTGCTCGTATTGTTCTAAACCCATAATCTAATCCAACATAAGCGATAGCGTCATTTTCCCTTGCCTTAACCAATGGAATAGCGCCATATGGCAACTGGTCGGTGATAATTGCCTTTGGAAAGGTCTCTCGTCGTTTTCGTTCTCGATCAAGAAGATCTTGCAAATTGCTTTCTTTGCAACGCAAGCACTTATAGACTTCTCCATCTGTATGATACCAATCGCACACGATGGTGAGTTTATTATGACCGAAAAGGCGACACCAAAAGTTATTCATTTTCGTGAAATTGGCCACATTGCGCACACGGTACCGGCATCCCACCGCTCCAATCGAGAGTAATCGTTGGCTTGCTGGTATAAGTAAGCCAAAGTCTAACTTTTATTCCCTCATCAGTAAAATATTTCACCACCTTGTCAATATCTTGCTGCGACAAATTGAAATTCTCAATCCAATTGTAATGATCTACTTTGGTCTTACCATCCGCAGCGACATTCCACATATCTTGTTTGAGATGATCGATTGCTTTTCTCGGTCTATCTTCAATGGCCTTTTTAGTTCCTATGCAAATTGTTTCGAGTAGGCTCATTGACACGCCTCATGTACCTCATGACATTGTGGGCAAGTATCTGGATAGGTATTGTTTGATTGCTTCATTTTGTCTGACCAATCAAAATAGACTAAAACATCATTATCCCATTCAGGATCGAAATCGTTCCAATCATCATCTTCATCATAATTGCAAGAAAGATCATTCACGAAAAATCCCTCATTCTCAAAATATTTCTTGATCTTTTTTCGATCTTTTTTGGAAAGTTTCTGCCACTTCTTCATTTCACGAAAATTATAGTGAGTTTTTCCTTTGATAGCCTTTTTCTTTATTCCATCAACAATCTTTTGTACTATCAATGTATAATGACTATCTTTATTGTCTGCTGACAATTTACAAACCTCATCAATTAAATTCATTGGCAAACCTCATGCATCTCGCCACATTGGGAACACGGCTTCTTTATATGCTTCGACCAATCTACTCTAATTGTATGAATGCCGGTCTGTTTGACCTCAAAACCCTTTTCAATTAATTCTTTGATGATTTTATCCATTAGATGGGGTGAAAAACAATCGTAAAAAGTAAAAACCGTGCTTTCATTTCCGACTAAGGCCTTATTTTTGATATGGATATAGAGATTATCCATATCTGATTGTATTTTTAATTTATTAGCCGCTTCTACTTCCTTTGCCATTTCTTCTGCTAAATTCATTTTATTTTACCGTCTTTCTTTGCTTTCCCTACACTATCAATTGTTTTCTTCATACTCTTTTCTAATCTTTTGAGATATTTGGCGTTTTGTTCCTTCTTATACTTCGCCATTTCGATATCAAATTTAGCCTTTTCTATCTTATATTTAGCATAATTTTCTTTATGCTTTTTCATATTTTGTTTGTAAGATTTCAGAAGCGCCTCATATCTTTGATATTCCGCTTCATAAAACTCATTATCAACGATTTTCCTACCGTTGAATACGAGATGACAAGTAATGGTCTTTTCGTCATAGTAGCCGTGCTCTATGTCCAAAACAATTCCTACATCAGTATTATTCGGGTCAGCGTCGGTGGGTAGTTTGACCATATTTAGAAATTCGTTGTATGACATAAAAGTGCTGTCCCCATCGCCCCAATCATTTGAGCAGCAAGTTCTTGCTAATTCGTGCTTGTCAATTCGAGCAAAAGTTTCTTTTTGTTTTAGGGGCGGAGTAGGCTTGCTCGGCGGAGAGGGACGAAAAGGTTCAATAGGGCGTTTCATTTCTTACTCCAATAATTTTTCTATACCGTTATCAACCTTGACACGCATCTTCTCAAATTTTTCACACTCTTCATCCCAAGTGGCAGTAAGTTTGCGTGCGATATTAGCACGACGAATAAACTCTTGTTTATCCTGTTCTGGGACTTCTTTTAGATACCAGGTGATTTGTTCTTCTAAATCATCAGGATGACATCCAACATCATCAGCAAGACTTTTGAGTTTAGTTTTGGTTTTCTTTTGCAATTGTTTCCAGGCCTTCTTTTTCATAGAATTTCCTTTGCGATTTTCTGAAAGGATTTCTTGTCTATTTGTAATAGACATTCTTGAATGATACTAGCGGGTTTGCCAACCTCAATATGCATTTCGCCACTATTCTCATCACCTTCCGGATCAAAATACCATTCTCGGTCATCGAGAAAATAGAGAGTGGGATTTTTACCTTTGCCCACTTCGGGCACATAAAACTCAAAATCACTACCACTGCAATGAACGAGTTTCTCAATTTTCTGCGTCATTTTGCCAATTCCTTTACAAGTCTATTGAAATCTTTCAAATCTATACAATAGTCATACCAATCACCAATCACGCTCGCTGGTAAGCCGGGTTTGATTTTGGGCGGAGCCCCTACCTCATCTTCATCGTGATAATAATCTCTATTGAGGAAATATAGTTTGGCATTTTTGCCTCTCCCAATTTGGGCAGCATAGAGAGCGGGATAGGGAATATTATTGCACTTGACAAATTTCTCAATTTTCTGCGTCATCTTATTTCTCTCCCAACTGATATGTAATACTAACTTTTCTTACTTCCAATTCATCTACTGTAATTGGTTTTCTCCAATCGAATTTATTTGGAATAGTGCGAAAGCACCTGTAAGCAAGATCGAGCCCGGGAAAATGTTTCCCTGCATCTGATTTCTTATCAAACAAATATACATTGAGAAGATCATCAGTGAAATAATACTCATAAACATATCCTGACTTTTGATATCCTACGCTATGTATGCCCTCTTCCTCTAAGAGAAGTTTGTTTTTAGGATCATATAGGACATATTTAGTTTGCGTCGTTTTCATTTCTTTATCTCGTGAATATTTCCGCACTGTGGGCAAACACACTCATCAAACTTCTGAGGTTTGACTACGCATACGCCTCTTGGATTGATGATCCCGATACCTAACTCGCCATCGTTTGTCTCTGGAATAACACCGAGAAATTTTGGATCAGTGATCAAAATCATATCATCACCAGTCAAATACTCCGATGTCATAATTTCCATTCCGTTGGAATATCGTCTGCCATATACTTTTTCAATAGGCATCTGATCAATACTGGTGTTCTGGTGCGATACCATTATACGACTGCACATCAAATTCCAAGACTGAAATTTGTTCAATGCCTTCTCTATGGTAGGCACAACACGATCTGTAATTTCCGCCGCTTTGTATAGCGCTGAAATAAGAGCCTTATTGAAAGTCTCTACATCAGGAAAATGATAGGTAGGAACAATGCAGTGGTCGCCAAAAGTTGTGATCTCCGGCTCAAAACTACCACCAACATTTTTACCAATGACTACCCGTGGTAGATCAAAATCACATTCATAGGATGGTGATGCGGTGCCCAACGGGTCTATAATTAGTATTTGCGCCAATGGATTTTTGTCAGTCAATTCTATGCTATTATTCATCATCGCAGTCCCTTTATCAACTCTTTCCAATTGACCTTATGTTTCTTGCAATGTTTTTCGAGACGCTTCATTAGCGTTTCCAAATTACCAATGAAATACATATCACAATCGGAATAGATTGAAACTTTATAGACATCTTTTGATCCGGCTTTTTGACCTAACTTGAATGCATTTGCGGTAGTCTCAAATGCATCATAATTGTATGCCTCAGGATGAACGACAAGATCAGCACTATCGTAAAAAGTATCATAACACTCATCGTACGGGGCGCCATCCAGCCATTTATTATATAATCGTTCGAGAATATCGGTGAATTTATTATTGGTTTTGAGTTTCATCTTGCCTCGTGTCAATATGTAATCAGGAATAATTGAGTGTCAATGCTACTGGGTCGCTTCGTGCAACGCCGAAACCTTGGAAAAGAAAGGCTGACAATTGAGCAACGCCCGATGCTGAACGACGATGTTCATCGGGAATGAATTTCTGATCCCCACCAATTCTATTTCTTTCTCAACCGCATTGTCATCCAAGAAACGGCATAAGCGCTCTACATACCGAATTTTGGGTTTGGTGCCCCCATCAAAACACTTCAATTTCGCCAAATGACAAGCCGTGAGAACGAACACGAATTTTTCCGTTTGATCCAGTTTGGCATAATCGACGCCGCAGGTGCCCCGTTCCAAAAGCGAGTAAATGATCGGCTCGAAACGCTTGTAATGTTCGTGCCAAATTCTAAACTGAATTGCTGCCGCTGCTCCCACATAGCCTGCTATAATACTCTCGACGGTATCGAGATCATCCAAATTGAGTTTCGCTGCTTCTTGCATAGCATTTGACGCAAGCGTCCATCCGCGCGGTGATGGGCTGGCAAATTCAACACCGCTTTCAATTTCGCCGCACGCCAATTCGGGATGCCTTATCAAAAAACCAAGAATAAGTTCATTGAGACCTGCATCCCGAGCCCATTTGATCCAATGTTGGAAATTGAAACTCAAAATAAACTTGGCACCTCGATCGAGCAGGGCAGTGCTAATATTATTGGAATATGCGCCTTCGCTTATTAGGTTTCCCGTTAGAATGCACGCTGCGGCATTGATTGGCTTTCCATTTATTGTTCTGAATTGCAAAAGTTCCAATAATGGGGCAGTGATTTCACTATGGCACTTATCGACCTCATCAAATAGTAGGATTTGATCGGCCACGCCACCTTCTAACTTGGGTAGGTAATAAGGCTGCTTATAGACGACCACATCCGAGGCATCGTTGAGGATTGGCCAGCCTGCGAGGTCTGGGCGTTCAATAACTGAGAGATTTACAATGCTAATTTTATAGCCCATCTCTCGTGCAGCCTGCAAGGAGAGAAAGGTCTTTCCAATACCCCTCCGCCCAAATAGGAATAAATTGCCCTCAGTTTTGATATTGAAACGGAGTAAATTGAGGGCTTCCTCTTGATTGATTTCTTTTAGGTTGAGGGCGTTTCCCATAGTGTTATACTATGAGATATATCCGAATTACTTAGTCTTTTTAACGGCTTTCTTAGTGTTTGGCAGTTTGATATTGTATAGTTTGCTAAGGGCTTCTTTTTGAGCGGAGGACAAAGATTGGACAAGATCAAATTCAGATTGTTTCTCTTTGATCTTTTCTTGCTCTTGTTCAGCGATTATCTGCATATTTATCATCGCATCCTTATAGGATAGTTGAAAATCAGTTGCCAAACGTTTTGCTATACTCTTGACTTTTTGCTGAAAAGCGCTCGATGCCAATATTAGTTCTGTCAAATGATCTTTATTTGGCACTGACTTACCAACATAATTTTGGCATTCCTCAGGGTTATTCTCAAATAATTGATCAAAATAGGTAGGGACGTCTTCTACATACTGACCATCAGCAAAAGCAAGATCAGTCCCAGACAAAAAATCGTTCAATAATGATTTGCATTTTTTATCGGTTAGTGTTTTTTTTGTTGTCATTTTGCTTCTTTCACTTTTACATTGGGGTATTTTTCCAACAACGCTTTCAGCGTTTTGCGTTCTTCTTTTTCTTTATCTTCTTTTGCCTTTTGTTCGCGTCCCAAGCGTTTGGCTTCTTGTTTGTCGAAGGCTTGCCGCTCTTTGTTGGACATCGGGGCCCTATACGACAAGTATAGTTCTTGATATCCTTCTTCCCAGCCGGTAGTCGATACTTGTAATTGAATATCGGATATCTCTCCGTATCTTTTATATAGATCGTCAATATGATTATCTATTTGGGCGATATGCTGACCTATCTTCTTTTCGTAATCGGTCATTGTATAAGTGCCATCTGCTATAACAAAAGGCCCAGTAATTTGTTCTGATATCACTTTGCTATATTTATTATCCATATCAATGCACCTTCTTACACTGCGGGCAACGGTCAATTCCGACCTGCATCTCTTTGACCACCGTATCAATCGGACAGCCATCCTTCGCGTAGTAGATGAAATCGGTTTTATCGAAATCGGGACGGACGAAATACTCATCAATTCGAGCATATGCTTTGACCGTGCAGCCCTTGCACAGACACGCGTAGATGTCCATAAGCGGATACGACTCATAACTATCGGTAATCCGAACATCACTCCGCTTGCAGAGATTGCAAATATCGAAGATCATCAATGCACCAAATTACACTGAGGACATCGGAGGGTGCGCAGGCGATCGACCGCATCGCTATATTCATTACCATAAGCAACCAGCATCGGGTGATCTGGTGATTTGGCGGTAAGTTTCATCTCTTGATACATCTCTTTGGAACAATCAGGACAGAGATAAAAGAAACGTGAATCGATCGTCGAAGGGACTGAGATGTCTTTTTTGCAGAGATCACATTTAGAGGATATCATAGGTACCTGAATAGTTTGGAAGGTAATATTAGGGATGGTGTAAGTCGTAAGTGGAATATACTGCGTATAGTATGGATAGGTATAAGTAGTCGTATTCGTATTGAAATACGTTCCCGTACCAGTGAAAAAGGAATTAGTAAGAAGTGTAGAAGTTCCGGTGGTGGTGTATTGATAATAGCCGGTATTGATGGGAAAAGTTGATGTCATTGTTTAGTCTCTTAGTTAGGGGTGTTCTTTGCCGCACTGAGGACAGTTTGGTCTCTCGGCCTTCATTTTGATAACGGTTTCATCGGCCATACTGGTGAGAGGATAATAGTATCCGTTGATTACTGTCGGATCGGTCGGGCCCCAATGACTGCCTGTTTTGGCCCAACAAGTGTTGAGCATTTCGGCAGCACAGATGGGGCATAGCACCCGATAGTGTTGTTCAAAATCTTTGTCAAACCCCGGCTTGTTGCATAATTCACAGTTCATTGATGGCTTTCTCCACATTGAGGACAATAACCATTGTCTTTCTTGAAAGAGATGATCATACTATCAACAGCGCTCGTGGCTGCATATCCAAACCAATCGGCGGAATAAATATCACCGAATGTTTTCGATAACCCTGCTTTATAGAAGCATTCCCGGCAAATAACCCTATTCCAAGAGCCTGAGGAATACCCAGGCTTTTTACACATCTCACACTTCATCAGAAAGCCACCGATTTTCCGCAGCCGCAAGAGCCTTCGGCAAGAGGCGAATTGAAACGAAATCCTGAAGACATCAATCCATCTTCGTAATCTACCGTCGTGCCCTCTAAGTATTGGGCGGACATACTATCGATCACGATCTTGACGCCATCCTGCTCGGTGATCTCATCCATTTCGTTGGTGATATCATCGAACATCATATCGCGGGTAAATCCCGAACAGCCCCCGCCTTTGACGCAAATTCGGATGCTGAGATGTCCAATATCCATCTCTTCCGACATCTCTTTCAGTTTAGCGACTGCTTTTTCAGTTAGTATAATCACGAATATTCCCTTCCCATCTTACGAGCGCCCATTTCATCTTTTCCTGTCCCCCAAGATACATAAGAAATGTCTTTGCCGGTTGCCGTTTCAATTAGACAAATGAAATCCTTATAGGCTTCATCTCCAATTTCTTTCCATCCCTTTTCCTGAGAAATGATCGGTTTGGCTGAAAAGAAATCCTGACCTGAAATTGGATCGCCCTGTTCATAACTTAGACATACGGGTATGGTGTCCATACCAGTTAGAATATCCAATTTGGTTAGAATAAGGCGATCAATAGTGCTCTTAGAAAGAGCATAGCGTAATGCTGGCAAATCAATTCCTCCAATTCGCCGCGGTCTATTCGTTGTAGCGCCTTTTTCATTCCCGCGCTTTCTAATCTCATCACCCCACTCATTCTTCTGCTCCGTTGGTAGTGGCATATTACCCACTGCCGTAAAATAGGGTTTGATACAAGCATAAGTATTACTGGGCAAAAATCGAGCAAATCCTGAATTATAGATACCGTTCAATGAGCACTCGCCCGATGAAACATAAGGATATGGCCCAAAAGGAATTTCGAGTAGTATCCCTTGTCCGCCCTCGAAGATCAAATCGCTTTGTTGGAAGGTCTCATACATTTCCGACACATACTTGAATTGCACGCCAAGTTTTTGCAGAGATTGTATCACTTCGGTTTTGTCTTTGATGAGGGCGGATAGTTTGGTGCCGCAACGATTGATCCGATCTGAAAGGCAAGGCGTGATTCCCTTTCCGGTTGATCCAATGCGCACAACATTTTCTTTGTCCTGCTCTTTATGCTTCGGCAGGACAACGAATGCATCGGGATCAACAATTGTTCTGGCAGCGGCTCCGGGAAATAATTCCTCAGTTTCTTGCACTTCTTGCAAAAATGCGTCCGGATCAATTGCCACACCGGATGCCAAAAAGGCGTGAGCATCGGGATTAGAAAAATCAGTCGAAGGTAAGAGATGCCGAACAATTTTGACGCCATTATGGTATAATGTATGGCCACAATTTGCCCCACCACCGAAACGGACAACATAATGACGCTGATGATATTTATGCTGCGACCAGTATAATGTCGCCCTGCCTTTTCCGTTATCACCAAAGGCTGCGTCGAGTATTGCTATGTTGTCGGTTCTCATTGATTTTCCTCATCCTGAGTGGCGATTTCTTCTTCGGATACATTTGTCTGCTCTTCTACATTGAACTCCGGATCACAATCAAAGCAGATTTCATCCTCACCCTCTATCAATTCTTCTCCACATTCACCACAATGGGCTGAGATGTTGTAGTCATTACAATCTTCGCACATATCCCCGCCCTCATCAATTTCAATGCCACATTCTTGACAAGTAGTGATATCGCTTTCTTCTGAGGTGCTTTCTTCTTCCGGCATCGAGTACAACGGCTCCGAGCGCTCCTGATCAACCACACGCAGTACCTTGTACTTGCATACACGAATTTTCTGGTTGAGGTCATTAGGCACCGAAACTACATCGGCGGGATCGACTTCCACTTCCAACATTGGGCCATCACCATAAAAACCAAAAGCGTATGACCAACAAGCAGCGTGATACCCACTGCCACAATGTTTATCGGGATTATCTTCTACTTGCTCACGAGGCATCTCCAAGATTTGGCCAGGAGTATTATCGAAGGTGCCAGTATGACAATCCTTGAAATCCCATCTTACTTTCTTGTATAGAATGATATTTCCGTTCGGGCATATTGGTTGGTTATTCTTCTCCAAAAAGGCATATAATTCTTGTCGCGAGCGTTCTGATGGATTGTTGCCTAATTTCTCGGTGAAACGCATCAGCGGCTCGTATGGCAGCCCATCGTTCATAAAGTCAGCGATTTTCTGGGCTACCACCGGATGGGCCTCGGTGCCATTGACCATCGCCTTACCTTCTTGGACGGTGAAAACGCCTTTGCTACCGGTCTCCAAACGCTTGGCACGGTCAATCAGACCCTCGACTTTCTCGTAATCTTTGGATTTGAGGACATCAATGAGTTCGGAGGCTAAGGTCTCTCGACGACTGATGATATGGGTTTGCCCGTCGTAATTGACAACGACATTTTGGTTAGAGATGATCCAATTTACTTCTGTTTGCATTTTGAGGCTCCTTGTGCCGTATCGATTAGGTTGATGTATTGTATAAACGCTGGTGAAAGGTTGTTCTTTGAATAGTAATCCAATGAATTGATTAGAGGGTATGTGCTCTCTACATTCAGCCGAAGTAAGTCAGCGTCTAACTCTGGGTTTTTCTTGTACCAGGCTTGGATTGCCTTGGTGGGCACGGTTTTGCCCAAACTTGTGTAAGCGTTGTACAATGCTCCGTACTTGTTGCGCACTTCCAGTAGTTTGGCTATTGCGTTGTGATATCGAACAAACAAAGACTTCTTGTTGATAAATAAGTCCTTCTTCTTCTCGAAGAGTTCAATCATTGCTGTTTTAGGAAAGTTGTAGTTAGTGCAGGCGACTTGTATTTGCTCCATATCTAACTTGGAATCCGCCCCGAAAATCTTGTCCACGAAGTCTACGAAAGTTTGCGCCTTGGGAAAGACTTCCTTGATCCTGGCTTCTGGTATCTTCTCATCCACCCCATAGAAAGAGGTCTTGGGCGAGAGGTTTGCCAAATTGGTGAATAAGTCATTACGAATGCACAAAGCATTATAGAGAGACGAGCGCTCGCCGTTCCATTCATCTCGTTTTAGAGGACATAGCACCTTATCAGCGGCATCGTTTTCGACCTCCGCCGCTGGCAGCATACGGAAGGCCCCATTGACAAACTTGAATACGAGCAGGCGCGTGCTCGTACTTGCCTTTCGCTTCTTGGGAAGCGTGAGATCCACGGTAGAGAGTTTCTGCGTTCCTAATTCAGTTAGATGCAGTTTCTTGTCTAAGGCATCAAAAGAAGGAATAGATTCGTGATGATAAGCGGAAAGAATGCAGATATGTTCTACGGTAGGATTGTTGGCAAACAATGGCTTGATCAGATTGGTATTGATCTCGATAGTCTTGACATCCAAATCATTGAAATAGAACAACGCCTTATCGAGAATACGCATTGAGTACTTGGTAGAACGAAAGGTTTGAGTTGTTCCTGATTCTCGGCAAAACTCTATGATGATAGCCTTATCATTGTAATAATCGAGTTTGATACCGTTGTACAATAACTCAGCCCCCTGCCAGGACAAGGGTTTGAGAAAGTTCGTTGAATTGAATTCCGGTTGGATCGTTTCTGCCCAAAGACAATTTGCTTCGTAGTATGAGGCACATTGGCTGATTCGCTTCTCAATACTGGACTTGATCTCTCCAATAACGGAATTGAGTGTCGCGACAATCTTGGCTTGGGTGGGGGCGTCCAAATGCACCGTCTCTCTATTAGCCGAAAGAGAGAGTTCGCCAGTCTTGAAAAGAAGGTAGAGGGTACCGTTTAGGCTATTCCAAAATTCTTGGTTCTTGAAACTCTTCAATTGATGGACATCTAATGGGTATTCGATCTCATCGATGATTAGCCCAACACTTCGATAGTCATCATAAAGACCATCCGTGATCATCCAATTAGCGCCAGAAACGGCAGGTTTGATCTCCTCCCATTTCCAGCCAGTGTCGTTCTTGATGATGGGCTTGACTTTCCAATGACGACATACTGCTTGTGTATGCTCGGCAAAGGAACGAAAGTCTTGCCCCTTGACTTCGATGATGATCTCGGTACCATTGGGATCGTCAGTAGAGATTTTGGAAAGGAGCACGATCTTGCCTACCTGAGTTTCATCGATGACACAGGCGTAGTTGTACTTGGTGCCATCAACGATAGTTTCAATGGTGAAAGTATCGGTATATGCGAGGGGAACTTTGGCCCCAATTCCAAAACCACCCACTTGGGTGTTAGAGCCTCGTTTAGAAGAGGAACCAAACTTGACGAAAATGTTCTCCATTCGATCCGGGGAGATGCCCGGGCCCCAATCCTTGATCTTATACCAAGGCTCAAAGGCGGTAGGTAAAGTGATCTGAATTGGATGTTCGGCCTTTCCAACTTCTCGATGAGCATCCACTGCATTGGATGCGACTTCGCGGCAAATAGAGGAAATTGGGTTTGAGTAGAGTTTATTCCTGAGGATATCAAAGACCATCCCCAAATCACCAATAGAGAAAAAGTTCTCCTTGAAATTTCCGGAGGATTCAATCGTGGGTTTGATTGTATTGAGTATCATTCAATTCACCGTAATATGCCCGACCAATTGTCGAGCGGATAGTGTAATGTCGAAGGAAAAGCACGTCAATGATCTGCTCATTCTTTCGATTTGAGTTGGCTAACGCCGAATAACTGACGGGCCAGATCATTGACTTCCCGTCGCACGAAGTGTAAGTCCTTGTAAGTGATCGGGCCAAATGGCCCCATTTTAGGTTGTTGGCCATCTTCCGTTTTCTCCAACATCACGGGAGATAAGTCTTCGCCTTCGAGATTGGTATCGAAAGAAAGCCACCAAGTTTGGGTAGGAGCGTAGGCTTTATCTATGGTGGCTAATTTGCCCACATAGGAGATGCCACCATACACTTCCATCTCTAAAAACCACTTGAATTCGAGCAATTGATCGAAGGTCTTGTTGTGAGCGGGATGGCCCTTAGGAAGGCCCACGAAGCCCTTCCAGGTGCCCGAGACGGGTTCTCGGAGGGCAAGGCAGGGGAAAGTGTGGCGATACCAGAAACAAAGATCGGGCTCTCTTCTCTTCCAAATTCCATCTGGAAGTGAAGATTTATCAAAAAATTCTATTCTAATTAGATTAGACATAAGGTTATTTATCTTTCTTATGCCTTTTTCTAAGCACTCCGTCTAATATATTTTGCTTAGCACTTAGTGGTCGTAGATTTTCCAATGACCAACATTTCTTGAAATTCTCATCTTCCATAGAAGAATACGGAAGATCAGATTGAGGAATAATATGATCAATTTGCCAAGTCCAAGTGGCAGGATCATTATCATCCCAAGTATCTACTTTATACATTCCGTGGTTATTTCTATTCATCCAAGTATTTTCTCCGATCATTTGAGATGTCAAATGGTCTATAAGTTGATACATAGTATAACCAAGATATTTCATAATAGATTGTTCATATTTTGAACTATCACTTCTTTTGATCATTCTCCATATAGCATTAGAAAATAATATTCTAAAAGCAAATGCCAAATCATTTTTTCTTCGTTTTCTTCTATTTTTATTTATTTTTTCTTTGTTCTTATATTGTTCTCTATACTTTTTACCATATGCTCTATGATATTCTCGATTTTGTTGGCGATATTCTTTATGTTTTTTATTTATGTTTTCTTTATTTGCTTGATAATATTCTTTGGATTGGGCATTTTTGGCTTCTCTATTTTCTTCACGATATTTTTTATGCTGAACAGCAATTTTTTCTTTATTTTTTTGATAAGATCGTCTATTTCCGGCATTTAGTTTTTCTTTATTTTCTGCTCTTTTTGCCGCAAGTTTTTCTTCATTTTCTTTTCTATATTTCTTTACACGGACACTAATTTCTTCTTTATGTTCCTGATGATATGTTCTACTATATTGATTTAGTTTTTCTTTATGAGTTGCATTATATATGCGTTTTTGTTCTTTTCGGCAAGACTTACACACATTTCTACCTTTTTCGAAAAGGTCAGGAGACCCCGACAAATTGCATTTTATACAAATTTTTATATCAGTCATTGCAAAATAGTGTCATTTAGAGGGGCGGAAGAGATGTCTAACCCAGCGCCCAACACTATATATCGCCCAAACCAAGAACGAAGAAACAAAGAGTAATCGCAGTAATGGAATGGCAAAATCAATCATCTCAATCACCTAACTTATAGACCTTTCCGAAGGGAGCGACAAAATCTCCCTCATTAGTAATTAGCCAGAATACGGGCACCTGAGGGTTTTTCATCTTGGCCAAATCCTCATCGAGTAATCCGCCATCAGTAATCACGATTAGGAAATCGGCTTGACCCAGGTGCTTCTTATACTCATCGAAGTAGGATGCGAGCACCGTACCTCCGCGTCCCACCGGTTTCAGGTTTTGCAGAGTCGTCTTATTGAAGCGTTGCAGTTTGATAGCCTTATCCCAATACACTTTGGCATCGGCATAGACTATGCTTCCTTCGGCTCGTTGGTCTAATGATTGCAACTGCGATACTCCGTAGGCCATATTGTCTTTGGACATTGACATAGAGGTATCGAGAAGGCAGGCAAATTTGCAGCGCTGATCAATGCGTTTAGGTATTAGCAAGCCTGCAAAGAAAGCACGAGAACGAAAGCGTGTCCAGTCATTTTGAGAATGACCATCACGAGATCGAAGCATTTGGGCACGAATAGCGTCCTGAAACCTAATCTTGGGAGCCAATAATGCCCCTAATTCATCTTCCAAGGCTCCCGGCACCTTGCCCGCCATTCGTTTGGTCATATCCATCGCACGAGCGATCCGTTTGGCCATTTCTTCTTGGCTTTCCTCGGCGTCCATATGTTCATCAATGGTGCCCCCAAAATCGAAAACGCTACTATCAGGATACTTGGTTTGCAAATCCAAGAGATACTGGTAGATTTTCTCCGGTGAGCGCATCGCTTCCGGCAGTTTGGGATCGGCAAAGAAAAACTTGACCATCTTGGTCTTTTCTTCCATTGCGTCTTTTTCTTGCTGAGTGAGGTCTCGATTTTCTTCCGGATGCGGCATCGGGAGAGAAGGCATTTCCATATCAGGATCGACCAGAACGGTATCGAAATCATCCGGAATGGCCTTTGGGTCTTTACATAACTCTTCTAATTGACTAAGGGTAAGAAAGTTGCCAAGTTCCTTCTTGAAGGTAGCGGCAGGGTCTCTACCGCGAAGTTTGAGATCGTCCATTACGGTAAAATTGACCAAATAATCAACAGCGATGTTCCAAAGGTGAGGATCACGACGACCTCGACGCTGGGCATGCATATACAGGCAGTGCCATGCCTCATGACAACAAATTAATCGTAATCCGAGCAAAGACTTAGAAAGTATAAAATGGATGTTCCAAAAAAATTTACGGCCTGTTGTTGCGGCAGTGGGAACATGCGTTGTAGCAATATGCTCAACGGGAAACATTAGAGCAAATAATAAAGGAGACCCTCCCAAACCAGTTCCAATGGATGATGGTTTAGGATTTAGGCCAAGTTCTAAAAAAATCTTTTCTAATTTCTTCTCAGCCTGACAAATGAGATCGGGCTCAATTTTACCAATAATTTTTGAGAATTTCATTTCTTACGATGTCTTACTCTATGGACGCCATCTAATATATTTTGTTTAGCATTTAGCGGTCGAAGATTTTCGAGAGCCCAACATTTCTTGAAATTTTCATCTTCCATCGAAGTATATGGAAGATCGGACTGAGGAATGATATGATCAATATTCCAAGTCCAAGTAGAAGGGTCATTATCATCCCAGGTTTTTGGATCATATCTTCCGTGATTATTCCAATTCATCCAAGCATTTGAACCAATCCATTGACTTTCTATATGGTGTTTCACTTTTTGCTTTGTATATCCCAATATAATAAATGTTTTATCAGACTTGGGAACGCTATTTTTCTTCAAACTATTTATCAATAAGGCCCTAACCATTCTATGTATAATAATATTTGGATTATTTTTATTTCTATGATATTGTCTTTTAGATATTTCTTTTTTCTTTTCGGAATTTTCTCTCACCCAATTTTTATTATTTTGTAATTCCTTTTCTTTATTTTTATTGTAATATTCTTTTCTTTTTAGTTTTATTTTTTCTTTATTCTCTTCTCGATATTCTTTATAATGGGCGCCAATTTCTTCTATATTTTCTTGACGCCATTCTTTTTTGCGGGCCGCTATTTTCTCTTTATTATTTTCTCGATAATTTTTTTGTTGATAAGAAACTTTTTCTTTATTTTCTTTTCTATATTTTCTTTCACGATCAGCAATATAATCTTTATTTTCTTCTCTATATACGGCAATATTTTCTTTGTTTTTCTGATAATATTCTTTATGATATTCTAAAATATATTCTTTATTATTTTCGTAATATTCTTTCTCTCGCGCAGCAATTTTCTCTTTATTGTCTTCACGATATTTTGAATACCTAATTTTATAGCATACTCGACATTCAGTATTATATTTATTAGTGTCTTTTCTAAAAAAGAAATTTTCTTTTGTAAGTGGCTTGGTCTCACCGCAAACCCGACACTTTTGTATTTGTTCTACTGTTTTCTTATTCATATATCTATGCGATTTTATTTAGTATTTTATCAAAAATTACTCTTCTTCATTAGCAATTTTTAGAAGGACTGAGCCGTGGCAAGGCAGAGGAGCACAAAAACAGCCGAGTACCTTTCCACGCAATTCCTTCTTGGCTGCTGCCATCAATTCCGGCTGTTCTCGTAGCCACACCTCATAAAATTGGATAGCCTCTTCACGCGTATCGGCTTCGTATAATGCGGCTGTTCCTTTCTGATGAGAGAAAGGATTACCCCATTTTGATCCCTTCCCCCGTCCTACATAGATATCATAGGGCTCACCACTATGAATATTGACTACCTTGGGCGTCATTTATGCGGCCTCACATAGTGTCTTATATATCTCGCGCATAAAAGGCCAGGTCTCGTGCTTGCTCAATTTCCAATCGAGTATTCGTTGATGACCCATTTCATTCCTCAATGAGACGAGAACGGTTTCCTGTTCTACTTGTTGTAAGAAGCGTCCGACCCAAGTCAATTCCTTCGGAATCTTCACTTCCAATTTGGCATACTCATCCAAGAAGGATGCCAGCCGGGCGCACACCATTGAGCAAGCCACGAATTGTTGGCTTTTGTCCTTCAATTTCTTGAAGGCAGAGGACATATCATCGCCAGCAAAAAGGTAATCTACCATCGGCAGCAACTGCTTGTAATACTCGAAATACACCAGGTAATTGATGCCCACTTGCTTGCCAACGCATCCGCAGACTTTTTCGGACAAGAGATCGGTGCCCCAATTTCTCTCCTCTCCCTCAAAAAGGAGAGCAGAGGCATTAGTCCAACTACGGGGAGAAGGATCACCATAGTTATCGGCATTGTCTTCCGGGCCCACCAAATGTTGGGGATGATCGGTAAGATAGGTAGTGATAGAAGGGTGAATGGCTTTGGATACCGCAGCCCAGGCCAAAAATGCTTTGATATTGGCTTCCAACCGATACTTTTCCGTCCGATCCAATAGTGGCTGAATGGGTCGCTGGCTACCTTCGGTAAGCAAATTACCAGTCATTACTACGCTACGAAGATTGGGTAGCGCTAACCCATTGATGGTATGTCGTTGAGTAAGTTCCAATAATGGCGCTTGTAGGCTATGATCGGCCTTATCCACCTCATCCAATAAGGCTACCACTGGTTTATCGCCTTCAATCATTGGGGCGAAGAAAATGGGTAGCATATACTCCACAAACTTCTTTCGATCATCATTATTGAAGAGTTTTGGATAGCCTCCGAGATCAGGACGCTCTAATACCGAAAGATTGATGTAGGCTTCTACCATTCCAGCCTTTTTGATCTCTTGTTCGATGATACTGGTTTTCCCTATACCTCTTCGACCAAAGATGGCTAAATTACTCCCTACTGCCAATGAAGCGGCAAGGTGTTGGCTATACTGCTCGGTATTGAGGGTTAGCAGATTATAGTCAGAAGCGACGGTTGCTTGAATAGTGTCAGTCATTTAGTTGAGTAGGCTCTTGTCCGTAGTATGGCTCTTCCCTAACAAGTTCAACTTGTCTAAGTCATCATCATCAAAAACGAGAGTTCCATCAACATACTCTTTGAGAAGAGTTTGAGCACTCTTCCAAGGATCAGACTGAAAGGAAAGTTGGCCGTGAGAAAAGGCAATTCGCACCTTGATATTAGCGGGACATTTCAGAGCATCTAACTCAGAAGCAAGCCAATAAGAGGAAATGCAGATGTCTTTGAGATTAGGGGTGGTCTTGAAAGCCTCGGGAATAAGGGGATCGTTTTCCACTTGTTTAGTCCAGGCGCTGTATTGTTCTTCGGTAATGTAGTCAGGTCTCATTGATAGTAATAGTCTCCGTTATCAGTGTAAAGTAATGCTGGTCATTTGACCTGGCAAGGGGGTGCTAATTAGAGATGATAGAGTTTGCTACCACCAGATTTAGCGTAAAAGTCGCGGCTGGTTTTGTCCCAAGGTACCACGACCAATTTTTTGCGAGGCGTCAATCGTTTGGCCTTTTTGAGGATGGCAGTGCCTACTCCTTGTTTTCGATAAGAGCGGCTGACATAAATCTCGAAGAGACTTCCTTGAAAAGATCGATAACTGGTGAAACCAGCACCGTGGTTGCTTTCATAGATGCAGTTAGCGCCATCTTCATTGGATAGAAGAGCCCAGCCCGCAATCTTGTCATCGACCAAGGCTAAGATGGCTTTGGCATCAATCGAGCGCATTTCACTGGCTCGTTCTAAGTAATTGAGTTCATAATTCATCCCCGACCAATGATCCAGGGTAAGTTTGCGAAGTTGCTTATGCAGTTTGGGATCGGCGAAGACTTTGGATAGGGGTAGAGTTTTAGTGCGGACTTGTGGCATTATTCCTCGTTAGGATTGATGATCAGAATTGGTTTGTTGATGCTCTTAGCGTATTGGATACAGTTATAGGTACCGCCTTTGCTACCGTCGTGAATAGCAATCAGGGTATCGCAACGATCGACCATCCATTGGTTGCGGGTTTGCATCTTCGCAGGTGAGTACCCGCCCTCGCTAACGATTACTACCTCGGTAGCCAAAGCCAATAGTCTCTTGTAAGTCTCTTGGGATTGTTGGGGCCAGGCCGTTTCTTGGCCAATGAATGGCACTGCGGCGATGAACGGGATGCTGAGTTTATAGCAGACGAAGGCAGCATACTGATCTACACCGAGAGCCATTCCTGAAATGGCTTTCTCGGGTTTGAGTTCTTTGAGAGCGGCTTCGAGTTTCTGGCAGATGCGGAGATAGGTGGGGTTGGGGAGTTTATAGCCGGTCGCCTTGTCAGGCAGTTTGTCGGGGCGGTGCCCGGTGAATGCCACCATCATAGTTTCTTGACCTGCCACTCCAAATTAGTGAGTTTGCTTTGCAATTCACGCATCTCCCTCAAATCGTCGCTGGTTTTAGTCAGGATGGTCATGCGGCGCTTGATCGCAGCCACCTGTTTCTTCAATCCCTTCTTGTTCTCCTTGCGATTTTCGACTACTTCAATAGCAATCCAATATCCACGACCTTTACGAACGATAACGCGTGTTCCGTCCTTGGCAGACATCAATCGCTTCATCACCGACTTGGAAAAGGTACCCGGTTGAATATCCTCTAACTTGAAAGGGATTTTCAGAGCCTTAGTTTTGGGAGAGAGCCAATCTTTGATCTGATTAGTAGATACATAGTTGCTTACGAACTTGAACCTCTTCATTGTCATTCTCCTTCTTAGCACCCAAGGCTGCTGGTATGCCACCCACAATCATCCATCGCACTATACAACGGGCCAGTAGCATCATACATCTCACTTAGGCTAAGACCCGCCTCGGAAGCAAGATGCTTGGCCTCAGTAATGGCCGCACCTGCCTCCGCCATTTTGGCTTTGACTTGCTTCTCAACGGCTCGAAACTCTTGTTCCAAGGTGTTGGATTTGGTTTTGGCTTCCTCTTCCGTCATCAACCTCTCGTGGTCTAAGAGCAGGTTATCCTCTTTCTTAGCCACCCACGCACTATCCCACTTGACCATTATCTTGCCTCGGGAGGTGATATCTGTCACCGTTCCAAAGACGAGGTTGCTTTCTTCTCCGTTGAAAACGGGCTTCTTGTCGAAACCACCATCATAATAGCCATAAGCAGCACCAACACGATCACCAATCGCAAACTTCTTTGTCTCTGTCATTATTCTGTTTCCTTTCCATTCTGTTTCATAGCACGCATACGCGCAGACAAGTACGGGTGCAAATTCCACGCACATTCTAACGCTGCGGCCTCTAAGGTATCGTTTCTCACTTGATTGAGTAGGACTTCTAAGCCCCATACCAAATCGTCTTCCATCTCTTCATCGCCGATGTTCAATTCTTCAAGTAAGGGGCGAAGCCAAGTCTGAGCCAGTTTGTAGGTATCCATCATCGTTTTCCTTTCAATAGGTCAGTTCTGATTTCAATCCCGTCTTTTACTACCGGGATCACCTTGCGGATACCGTCATCAATTCGATGTACTTGTACCACCACAAGAAAGTCTTCCTTGGCTGGCAGCACCATCGTGCCTCCAAACCAAGCGTATTTGCTAAGTTGCATTTTCAGGGCCAGACATATTTGCCGGGCTTCGAAGAAGGTAGCCATAGGGGCTCCGTTTAGTGAAAGGTAAGGAAAGTTTGGATGCGCTCGACCATATCAGCGCGGTCTGACAAATCAGCGTCATCAAAAAGATGACCACAATCAATGCTACTGCCAGTTGATGAGGTGTCTATATACCAGCCCCCAGGAGGATTGAAATCGTGCCCTACCGTATAAGAGACAGAAGAGTGCGGTGAATAGTAGTGTAGTGAGAGGTATTCTATGCCGAATTGGAAGACTTTTCGCTCTTCACTATTGATAATGATGTTAGAGGAGGCTGAATATGAGCAGGGCCATTTGTCCGGGAAGGTTTTGCAGTTTGCGTGAGCCCAGAAGTAAAAGTCTTCCGGCGTATTGCGCAGCGTTTCCGACGGTTGTTCGACATATTGATTGGTTGCCAAATCAATCACCAAATCGAATTGACGAGGCTTGGTGCGTTTGCCACCCGTCAATGATAGATGGGTGGCGGTCATTTTTTGACCTTCGCACCAAAAAGGATCGGCAACAGAGAACTCTATCTTCCTTTTGCCGTTGCAAATTGGACACACCTCTATCTGCTCAATCAATTGGCCGAGAGTGTCGAAGGCAGGTTGCATCCTTAGTCGGTAGGTTTTTCTACCGTCTCAATGGTAATGAGAACACGCTGACCAATTTTGAGTTGATCAGCGATAAAAGGCTTGATGATCAAACTACCATCAAAAAGGGCTTCTTTGGCGGTAGTGGGTGTATCGAGCACGCTGCCATCGCATTTGATGGCGATATTGGTTTTGGAATCATTGATCTTCACCACATCACCAAACTTACCAGTTAGAACGACTTTCATTGCTTGCTCCTTTTGGGAATGGCCCGCACCCGAGGATAACTCTCTTCCCAGTGCCCCGCGTCGTCGCATCCAATTGCTGTCAATAGATGCCTATCTATTTCGCAGCACTTCTTACACCAATAAGCATATTGAGTTTCACGGGAAAGATATACAGGCATATCCGTCTCTTGCTCGCAGTGATCGCAGAAGGTTTTCATTCGTGTTTCTTTCCGCATTGGGGACAAATGCCAAGATCAATGATTTGGGTTTTGAGTTTGGCTACTTCTTCACGAAGTTGGGCCAAATCGTTTTCAACCTTCTTTTCGGGAAAGAGCGGCTCCTCGAAAAAGATGCCGGTGCAGCCACCACTAACAGGGCTGAAATATGCCACCCCAGAAGCCATAGAACGAATGGGCTCACCAGAAACGCCTGATGGGCCGGTAGGCCCGGATATGATGTTGTTGTTCATTGAGATATCTCCTTGCTAAGGAGCATAATCATCAATGATGGGATGGCAAGGGGTGGTTAGTGTTTTTGTCCGCACTGAGGGCAGAGATCGGTGGGCCAATCCAATTGAATTGAAGGAATGTAGAGATATTGAATTGGGTTTGGGAGTTGAATTGTGCAAGTATAAGTCCCGGTTTCCACATCAAAATTGGAAGAGAGTATTTTGAGTTCGGGGATGAGTTCATCCTTAGGCCAAATCTCAGACATCAATTCCAAATAGGTCGTTATGTTTTGGCCATCATCCTTGGTCATCTTTGCTCCTAAACAGATACCCCATTAGTCCGGTGCCGAAAAGGCATACCGCCCCACCTGCTAAGAACCACAACACAATGGGGAAAGGTTGCAACAGATAGACGCTTAGTCCTGCCCAGCATCCAAGACAAAAGGGACACTCGAACAATTTGTAGAAGAAGACGCCGAGATAAGGTACCCGAAAGAGTTGCAAACGAAGTTTGAGCATCAGATCGAAGGGCCCGTCTGCCTCCTTCAATGCGAAGAAAATTCCGAAAATGGCCAGAATAGAGATGACTATTGACACGAGAAACCTCAGTGGTTATACATAGTTAGGCATAGAAATGGAGCAGAAATTATGAATAAATATGTTTGCAACGAGAAAATTTTCACCACAGAAAATGCTTTGTCATTTTATTTGCTGGGTGTATTTTTGACTGATGGCTGGATCGAAAAATCCAAGCCAAATTTAGTAGGATTTTGTTCAACAGATTTCGAATGGATCAGAGATATCAAAAATATTATATCTTTGGATTTACCATTGCATACTAAGAAAACGAAATATAAAAATTTATACCATTTTGAGATGAATAATAAAATTATACGAAAATGGTTTGACAAATATGGATTTACTACAAATAAATCATTAGATATACAATTTCCAAAAATACCAAATGAATATATCATAAGTTTTATTAGAGGGTGTTGGGATGGCGACGGATTTATATCACATACATCTCGACACAAAACGGGTGGGCGTCATAATAAAGATATTTTATATCACGATATAAGTTGCGGAATTTCATCGGGAAGTAAAAATTTTATTGACGAAATGGGTGCCAACATAACAAGAATATTTGACATCGATGTCAATATAACCAATAAATTTTCAGAAAAACCTGATGCATTATATATCGTGGGTAGAAAATGTATTGATATACACGAGCATTTTATGCTGCGAATAAATGGAACTAAATGTTATAAATTTGTTAAAATGCTATATGACGGGGCTGAAATATTTCTTGAAAGAAAGAAAATAATAGCGGATGATGTTATCAACTATTATAATACAAATAACATTATACCACACGATAAAATTATGTGGCCAAAAATTGATTTACTCGTAGCAATGGTAAATAATAAAGGTTATAGGGCAGTTGGTCGAGAACTAAATACAACAGACTGCACAGTCAAAAATCATATAAGAAGTAATAATAAATTACATCTTGTAAAATCACCTTTCGTATCATTTGGTAGTAAAAATACGCAAGACAATATTAGTCAGCAGAAATAGCGCACCTTGTTCCTGCCTCATATTGACGAAACCGATTTGGATGAGCAAAATTTGAGAAGGTGCAATATTCGGGCCCACCATATCGCTGGTGCCAAAATCCACCCTTCGTTGCATAACCCCATTGACGGTTGGGTGCTTTTACTATCTCAGTCGTATTACCAAGCATATCGAACAAACCATACTCATTAGTGCATAATGGATGCGATCCTGATGGCGATCCCTTGAACAAACTCTTTGCATAGGGACGCCAAGTATTTGGAAACCATAACTTCCACCAATCTACCTTGATATAATTGATAGCGTCATCTCGACACCATCCAAGATGGTAGGTGTTGCCGTAGAAGAATTGATGATGCGCTGGCCCAAGACACGCAGTTTCCCATTCTTCTTCGGTCGCTAATCGTTTATGCTGAGATGCGCAGTATTGTTCGGCATCAGAAAAAGTTAGTGCGTAGTAAGGAAGATGCAGGTACAAATTTGGTGCTTCATAAACATCGAGGCAAAAATCGTGATCCTTATCCTCGATTTTTACCATCCCTGCTGGGCATTTGGATGGAATATGGATATCGATCTGTTTATCGGCCAGAAACTCAACCGGATGGTCTTCAATAGCATTCAACTGAACAGCGCTTAGTTTTGGTTGATCGTGTCTAAGCAGACTACCAAGCCATACGGCAGCCATAACATACGAAAGTCTCACCATCCATTTGATTAGGGCCGTTCGCAAAAGGGTAATATTCATTGCATTGCCTGCAAATCTCGCCCTCATAGTCTTTGCTCCGCTTACTTCTCGGAATATCCTCATCTATATAGTCTTCCAGCGTTTGATCGAGATCACCAGAAAAATCGAGGTTTAGGTTATCTGCCATGCGCTTTTCCCTTTCGAGGAGATGTCAAACTATTCGTCTAATAGGGTAAGGTCTTCTTTCAGAACCCAACAAGTGGCATTGTTTTGAGTGTCTTTGACCTCCATTACCGCAATGCTATGATTGTCGTATCTTTCTCTCTGTAAAAACTGCGGCCCGCTAACGATCATTAGTTGATCATACCCACTATCGAGTTCCACATCCCAGTCAATGCCTACATTCGCTAATGTAGAACTGAACTTGAAAGTTGGGCCACCCGTTTTGGTGAAACGAGCCCTTTTTCCAAGATAATCGTGCATTGTCATTCTATCTCTCCTTATTTGGTTTTCTTCGAACAAGCCTCTTGCAAGAGCCTGCGAACAAACTCCGATTTCGCGATGTATTCGCCCGTCTTTTTCAGATGCTTCGAGAATGCCTCGTCGATCATCTCATCCAACTCGGGCGAGAGTCGGATCAGGTATTGTTTCGTGAGATTTTGTTTCATTTTACACCGTATATTTGTATGTGGCGATATGCATAGTGTGGTATATATTTATTAGGAGAACGAAATGCCAGCAAAGAAAACAACAGAACAGTTCGTCCAAGATGCTCGTTGTGTGCATGGCGACACCTACGATTACTCTATGGTCATTTATATCAACAGCGCTACAAAAGTGCAGATTGGCTGCATCCAACACGGGATTTTCTTGCAAACGCCCAACGATCATTTAGGCGGACATGGCTGCAATAAATGTGCCAAAATAATAACTGCTAACAAGAAAAGAAGAACAAATGATAGTTTTATTGTTATGGCAAACGAAACTCATGGCAATAAATATGATTATTCACTTGTGGAATATTGTGATAGTCTTACAAAAGTAAGTATTAAATGCTCTAAACACGGAGTATTTAGTCAGACCCCAGCGAGACATCTTTCTGGTCAAGGGTGTCCTAAATGTGGCAGAGAAAAAGCAAATGATAGCATGCGCAAGGAACTATCTGATTTTATCAACGAAGCGATAAGCATACATGGCACTACATATGATTATTCATTAGTTGAATATATTACAACACATAAACCAGTGAATATAATATGCAAAATTCACGGAAATTTCCAACAGACGCCACACGGTCATTTAGAAGGCCGTGGGTGCCCAAATTGTGGCTATGAATGCGTATCACAAAAACTTTTATCTAATACAGGTGCCTTTATACAGAAGGCACAAGAAAAATATGGAAATCTATATGATTATAGTTTTGTTGAATATATCAGTAGTCATATACCGGTGTTAATTGTATGCCAAAAACACGGACTTTTTAGTCAAAAACCAATAACACATTTACAATATGGTTGTGTGCAATGTGGTTATGATACGACCAGTGAAAAACTCTCATATACACTTAAAGAATTTGTGGCGAAGGCAGATATTATACATCATGATAAATATGACTATTCCAAATCAATATATGTGGGGTCTCGATCCGAGATTTGCATTAAATGCCCGCAACATGGAGAATTTTGGCAGAAACCCGTAACTCATCTCAGGGGTTCTGGGTGTCCCAAATGTGGGAAATCTATTTCCAATGTAGAAACCATGTGGCTTGATACCGTTGGTGTCCCAAATGACAAAAATCATAGACAAGTATTGATTAGGATTACCGATGCACAATCTAAAAAGAAGCGTATTATAGTTGATGGATTTATGCCGGAAACCAATACGATTTACGAATTTTTAGGAGATTTCTGGCACGGAAATCCATCAGTTTTTGATCTAAATACTATCAATGCTGCCACTCATACAACTTTTGGAGAGTTATATGAAAATACTATTGAACGAGAGCGACTAATCAAACAAGCAGGGTATAATGTTGTCAGTATTTGGGAAAATGAATGGCATAGAATAAAAAATGCTATGTGAGCATTTCCAAAAAATCTAACTCTCCAATACATTGAACGCCAAGTTTTTTCGCTTTTTCACTTTTGGTGCTTGTCGAGTCGGATTGTGCTTGAACTAAATAAGTTAGACCCCGAGACACACTTTTGATTTCACCACCATTATTTTTGACCATTTCTTCAAGTTCTGCACGCTGATGTTCCATTTTTCCAGTAAAACAAAAACTTTTACCATCAAATTTCCCGCCAATCACTTTTTCTTTCTTTTCCATTATCTTTACTCCATTTTTCAACAATTTATCGATCACACTTTGATATTTTTTAAGTCCGTCAAATAAACTTTGTGATCTTGACTCGCCCATCCCTTTTACTTGCATCATTTTCTCAACAGATAGAGACATCAGTTTATCTATATTATCATAGCCAGCACTTATCAAAAGACGAATACTGCTTGATCCTATTAAATTTATTGACAGTCCGCCTACAAATACATCAAGAGGGATAGGATTTACTTTCCATAACTCCTGATGAACTTTGGTAGCGGATTTCTTTCCCATACGATCTAATGATTGTAAATCGTCAATAGTTAAGGTATATAAGTCTGAAACATTTTCTACCAAATTTTCAGAGACTAATCTCTCAATTAATTTCTGACCCACTTCCAAGATGTTGAGTTCCTTGACCCAATTCTTGATGCGACCAATGACTTGCTCGGGACACTTGTCGGTATTACGGCAAACCAAGTATTCCCCATCCATTACCAGTGAATGATCACAGGAAGGGCATTTCTTGGGGGCCTTGGCAACAATGGTAGCCTTCTTGACCACCTTTTCAACTCTCGGGATAATTTCTCCTGCCTTGCAGACCAAGACTTCTGCGCCTTCTCCCAATCCCAAACTTTCGATGTAGGAAAGGTTATAGACGGAAGCCTTCTCGATTTCAGAGCCGAGAAGTTTGGTCTTCTCAAACCAGCATCTTGGGTTTATTCTCCCCATACTCCCAGTCTCCCAGGTGATGGCTTTGACGATGGCTTTGGCAAACTGATTGGCAAACTTGAACGCCATCTTGCCTTTGGGCCTGAGATTAGTTTCACCAAGAGAGTGTTGGAACATAAGATCGTCGCAGGCCACTACTAATCCATCAATTTCGTAGTTGAGGCTATCGCGTGTCTTATCCTGGTAGTCTTGCCACATTTGATTGACTTCTTTGGTAGTGGTATAAGACTTCCAATTAGGAGTAATGAAGCCATTCCCCTCCAAGAAGTCAAACTTCTCGTGTTCATAAACCCATTCTGGGTTATCTGTCAGGATGTCATACATCATCAGAGTAAGATGTTGGCAGCCCTCCCCATCCAAACGACGACACAAGCCGGATGCCGCGTTCCTGGGATTGCTATAAGTTGGAAAGTACTTTTGATGGTCATCTTTCAGGAGGACGATTTCACCGCGAATGACACCAGAGAAATCTTCCCAATAAGCATCCAGTTTCTTGACTGCACCTTTCATTTTGCGAACATTGACGAGAATGTTTTCCCCAGTTTCTCCCCCGCCTCTAAGAATTGCCTTGACCAGTTTGCCATCCTCATATTGACAACCGATGCTAAGTCCATCTAATTTCTCGGAGACCACAACGGGCTTGCCTTCGAGATCCTCGGTAATCCAGACGGTCATCTCCTCGGGCGTATTGACTTTGTTGAGAGAGCCCAGGGGGAAGAGATGCTTCTCCTTCTTCCACTCGGTGGTAGATGGCTCTGCACCGACCTCGGCAAGGATCGGATTGGTAGGATCTAAGACGCCTAACTCGGCGATGAGCGCGTCAAACTCATCATCATCGATGATGGACTGACCATTGTAGTAAGCCTCTCGGGCTTTGTTGATGGTCTTCTCTAACTCTTGAACATTGGGCATCTTAGTGATCTCCTCCGCACTGCGGGCAGCATTCCTTGAAAGTCAGGAAGCCTGACTTTGATTTTCCGGGCTCTGTGGTGTAATACTTACAGACACGCGCCATCCGTGGGCCCCAATTACCTACACCGGTAGCGATATAGGTTTTGACATCTCTGTCATTATGCACGCCCATACATCCGTTCCCTGTCGTACAACACCAGACATTTCTATCTAACACACTCATATCTGTACTTCCTTTACCCAGTGAATTGTCCGCCCGTCTTTGGCTTGGCTTCGGATTACCGGATTACCCAATGGGTCTTGCTTTTGTCCATAGACCTTGAATTGGTCGTAGAAGGTACCCACATTTCCATACAAGTCGGAATAGGTGGCAATGGTCGCCCCGCCCGCATCATAAGCCTCCCGTACGATCTTGATCAGAGACTTGCAGAGAGTGGTAAGTTGAGTATGGGTTAGTTGGCTGACCAATGTATCAGGCTTGATTTTAGCGGCATAGAGAGCCTCCGCCCTTAGATAATTCCCAGTTCCGCAAAACCATCTTTGATCTAGCATCACCTCAGCGATGGTCTTATGACCACGAGCCTTTTGCAGTTTGGCAATGAAACCCTCTGGTATATGGGGCCATTCCAAGGCATCCCAGCCCAAGGTATTCAGTTTCCGAAAGGTGTCCATTCGAGAACTGATCTTGAAAGTCCCAAAATGTCTTGGGTCATTGAAGTAGATGCTACCATTGTCGAAGTCAAATTGAAGGGCAGAGTGCTTTTGCTTCTTGCCAAAAGAGCCCGTCATTCCGAGCGTGATATGGAAATCAACATCGGCATTGTTGCTGTCAAATGCTTGCCAATAGAGAAACTTGCCCTTGCAGCACATTCGCACATTGGTAAGCGGCCAATCGAGCCTATCCAAAAGGGCGTGGGTAATATCCATTCCTTTCCCGAAGCGCCCTCCTATTACTGCAATATGGGCCAAATTATGACCTCCAAATTCAGCATTGAGTTGATTGGTTATGCGTTTGACTTCGGCCGATTCAGGCATCGTTATTCCCCATACACATCAGCATCAATCCATTGCACACATTCAATCGCACGTAAGGTGTTATACACCTCATCTCGCTTCTTCTCATTCACCCCAATTCTCACTAAGGGTAGAGCGTTGATATGGGCATCTTGATAGACAAGAGTGTCTTTCAGCAGTTTGATGTCTTTGGCTTTGATCAGGGGCTCGATAGCGGTCAGAAAAGTCTGCTTGACCTTATCATCCAGTTTGGCCTGACCCGCTTGGGTATCGGCCTTCTTGTCGCCCTTCTTGGGGTAGTAGGGAGTTTGGTGTAGGAAGATAGTGTAGTGTTTCATTTGAGTAGCGGTAATCCCTTGATTAGTTTGGGAGCATTGGATTTGCGAACGGGGAACAGGGCCGCGCAGGTGATGGTGCCCGGATCAATTTCCGTTCGACCCGCGTCGCGCACCGTCGCATCCGCCAAGCCTTCGTCCAACAAGGCTTGCCATTCCACTTCGGATGCTGCCAACACCACCTTGGCGTGGGCGCTTTCCATCCACTCCTGCATCACTTGCTTCTGCTGCTTGGAAAGAGATGGCGTATTGGTGTAATAGCGTTGTAGGATGTATTGTAGAGCGTGGCAGCACTGGGCTGCGGTTTTGCCCGTTGAGAGACCTAACTCTTTGCGGACGACGATGTAGAGAACAGGCTCGTTGGGATCACTCATTGGGTGCCCTCACAATCTTGAACGGTTCATACGGACTAACATAGAAATAGCCGCGCTGGTAATCAGCATATCCTTCCGCTCGATTATAGTCAGACTTCTTGCCATCCGCACGCTTGGGGGCGTTGGGCAATGCATTCACTGGCTTGATTTGTAGATACACTTTGATAGTGCTGGCTGCTTTGGGGTAGAGCCAAAAGTAGTAGTACTTACTTTGACCAGCGTATGGTAGATTGTCATAGTCAATGTCGTTATTGAATTTGGCCAGCAATTGGCAATGGATATGGTCGAGAGCAAACTCGACGTAGGGGCCGAGGTCGCCATAGACAATCCGCCGATAGCCACGAGCGAAGAGTATTCCGTTAGGAAGGTGAAACTCGGTAGTTTCATCGCCTTGTTCAGGGAGTGTAAGTTTCTCTTCCAATTCTTGCTTGTCTTCTAAGCGATTGGGATAGATGGCGGTAGTTTGGAAAGTCATTCATCTTCCTCGATATTGATCTTCCTAACCATATACAGTTTGCCCCGCGTCCTCGTAAAGGCCACATAATTGCATCGACGTTCTTCCTCTGAGTTAGACCTCAATGTATCCGCTAAGATGAATACCGTATCACTTTCCTTCCCCTTGATACGATGTATCGATGAGCCCAATACAATACTCCTTTCATCCCCGTCCTTGAACAAGTTCTTGATGTTATCTTTTACCTCTTCAATGGAGGAAGTGCCGCTGCATAGATTTTGCAAGCATTCCGCCTTGTCCGAAATCCATTCGGTGTTGGCTCTTGGGTTTTTGTCCAGCATTCGTTTCCGTTCGGTTTTCTCCCAATTATCGAGCCATTTGAGGAAGGCATCTACTTTCTTTTTCTTGGAACGCTTGATCAGGTATAGTAGCCCATCACCAATATCCCTACCGAGGATGTTAGTAGGTATTCCGTTTTTGATTAGCCTCATACACAAGGCTATCAATGGGGCATTAGTTCTACTCAACAAATAGGAGTTAGGTTTGATATGCTTCTGAATATCGACAAGGGCTATATTGATGATTTCCCCATCACCATTATGCTCGAATGGTTGGATATCAGATACGATCTTCTGCGCTAAGGCGACTATCTTTTTAGGGCATCGATAGCAAATTGGTAGTGGAAACTCTTTCGGTTTCAGTCGGTGTCGTAAGTTATCTAAGGCCGATGCATCCGCTCCTCTCCAATTGTAAATTGCCTGCCAGGGGTCAATGACCGCGATCACTCTACCACCAGGCTTGACCACCGATAATGCTAACGCGATCATAATCTTGGATAGGTCGTGGCACTCGTCGATCATTACCACATCAAAACTTCCGGCATTCAGATTGAATACAAAAGGCCACCAAACCATATCATCATAATCGAGAGTATCAGTCTTTTCTTTACACTGCCTGAGAGCCTTACATACATACTGAATGAATACTTCGCGTTCGACATCGCAAGTATCGATACCATATTGATCAATCAGATCATCAATTTTGGACGATGTATCAATAATGGTCGATTTGCATAGTGAAACGGTTTTGCACACATTGTCAATCAGATCGTAGCGTTCTTTTGGGTCATCAACGAGATTTTCTACGATCTCCCAGCACTTATTGTTGTTGAGAACGACATTAGGAAATCGTTGGCGCACTGCTCGATACCCGAGGCTATGTAGCGTCATACAATCCACGAAAGAGCCAAGTTTGCTACTCAATTCTTCTTGAATTGACTTGTTGAATGCACAAAATAGCAGCCGCTTACCTTTGGGTATATATTTGGCACCCTCGACAAGGACGGTAGTTTTTGCTGAGCCCGCGCGAGCAATGACAATCAAATTGTCGTTAGTTTTGGCAATGGCCCTGAATATATCGACCTGGTACGACGACCAGTCCAGTTTCTTCTGCATCCTCTACTTGTAATTCCACACCATTCACTTGTCAATGCCCAACAATCGCAAACACATCCCACACTTCTCTTTTCTCCGCTTCCTCACCGTCGAGAAACGCCTACCACACATTGTTCTCGGCCCACCATTCGGGATGTAATGCTGCGTGCTGCCTTCCTCAGCATCATCGAATACCTCGACCCACCAGCCCCTTCCTGTTTGGCCGTAGTAGGCTTCTTCAAGGGGTCTAATGCTCATTTGGATTCTTCTTCCACTCCTCAAATCCCACCTTCTCAATCTCTTTCTCGACACATTTATTGCAGGTTCCATAGGTGCATTTCACCCCACAAGTCCCACAAGAGGGACAATTGGCTTCGACCCATACTCGACACTCGGGGCAGTCAGTTTCCTCGGCGGTGAAAGTGTATCCAACATCGCAAGCGGGTTTGGGCAAATGGCTGTACTTATTGTCGCGCTGCACGATTGCCCAAGTCGATAGGACTTTCCCGCACGCCATCGTAGCATCCTGCGCGGACTGATAGACTTCGACGCAGTAATGAATGGCTTGTCCATCCCAATCTTCAATCATTGCTAAAACCACATCAATTCCAACACTCCGTCCTTATTGAGAGGACAAGTGATCATTGCTACGGCAGGATGGAATAGGCTTGGGCGTCTGGTAGTAAAAAGTCCGTGTTCAACATAGAGATTAGCGTTGAGCGGATATTCTGCTTGGTGATCATACATATCAGTCTGAAAAATCATCCGCGTTCCCCAAACGGTCATTCGGTTAGTACCCTTTGTACTATCATCGTGCTGATCTCTTATGTCGTCAATAATGCCAATGGGGGCGGTACCATCTGATACGGTGGCGACTACCTGACTATCAGCCACAATGAGTTGCGCCACCATACCGGGTGAAAATGTAGCGTTTGGATGGACGAGGAAAGAAGCCGGTAATCCGTGTCCAAAAGTATTTACAAGTCGTAGCATATTAGTGTCCTTTCTTACTTGGTGTTTGTCTCGTTATCGTTTCTATCTGTCTATACATCTTGGCTGCCTCCCCTAACTCGGGAACATTATGGGCATACTTTTCCGCTACTTCCAAAACATAGAGAAGGTATTGCAGTTCCATTTCGGCATAATATGGGTCTTCGTGTAGTTCGGGTTTGAGATATGGTCGTAGGCTTTCTTCTGACCATTTTGGATTGGCCTCGCGTACGGCAGTGTTGCGCTCTTTGTTCATTACTCGTGCGCAAATTTTCACCGGGTTGAACATATGCTCTGCGATATACTTACAACCTTCTTCGGTCGAAAGGAGTTCTTCCAATGACTTCTTATCGCTCATAATGTCTCTCCCATCCCTCAATAAATCCATCCACAAAGCATTGCAGTTTGATTTGCCTCGCGTCGCCCAATGTATCCCAAGTTGCCCTTTTGATCATCAGCCGTGAGGTATGACCGGCTTCGACATTTACGAAGTCAGTCCAAATACCTCGCTCTATTCCCAGCCAAATGGCTACTTCATATGCCGCATCATTCAAGCAGTCTTCTTCTTTGGAAGTGCCAAGACAATAAGTCTCGATCTCGTTGCCTTCATTGTCAATCATCATATCTGTCCCATCAAAATTGACCTAACTATTTTCATCTTCCTCTGCCATTCGGCCAATAACTCTTCACTCTCTAAAAGTTCTCCAAGTCGTTCTTCCAATGCTTGATGATCTACGGGCCCTTCCCATAAATCACCAAATACTACCTTGTTGATCTTTTTGACTGTTAGTTTCTTCATCCCTCAAATCCTCCCTCTATTTTCTTGCCTTGCTTGATCATCTCGGCCGCTTTGGCAAATGCCTCGGCTTCGGCGCAATGGCTTGTTGCCCACCGCATAACTAAAACTTCCTCCGCATCTTTGAGAGCTTTCTTTTCCAATGAGAGCAAAAACTCCACCACCTTGGTGCGCATTTCTTCATAGCCTTGATCATAACTATCGTGTAAGTCTTCCATATTGATACCAAGTGCCATCGTATTTTTCTCTATCGGGGATTTATTGACCGGACATAGATGTTGTCCTGCCCCACACAAACTGCTCGATTTGGATAGCAGGCTTGAATTGGATCGTCGCCGCAAACCATTTTGCAGGCACTCATTTGCATTGCTTGCTCCCTCACACCCGCGCCACAATAAACAAGCAAAAATCCAAAACTTACCAGCATAAGCAGCGCAAATCCGACCGTGCCTGCGATCTCCCAAAATTGTTCTCGTGTCATCATTGAAGTTTCCGACAATAGCAAGCGTTAGGTGTAGGGAATGGTTTAGAGAAGCAATTCCCCTGTAAACAAGTAGCCCGATCGGGATCATAGCAATTTGTTGAGCAGGATGCATAGTGGGCGCCACGACAATCGAGCGCATCAACATAACACGAGTTCGAGTTAGGGCAATCTGCTGCCGCGAGCGAGGTACCCACCATCAGTGCCAAACCTAAACCAATCATTACCTTCTTCATTGTTATACCTCGTTATCTAATCCACACATCAATCTAAAACACTGCGGGCACCTATCATAATGACCGTATTTGAGCACCTTGGATATCTGAATGTTATTGGCAGGCCTGCTGGTAAATTTGGGAGCCATCATCCAATCCGTCTCGTATGAATCCGTTTTGGTTAGAATTGGATTCTTATGGGGTAATTCCAATCTGACGCAGCAGCCAGCACCACACGTGCTAATCACGCAGCCTTGTATTACTATGTTGCCAATTGTAGCGGAAACAATATCTCCCTTGTTGATTTCGGATAGCGCAATCATTCATCATCTCCAAGTTCTACGGACACCAAACGTCCATCTGGCGTCGTGTCAAATCCCCGCAGTAGATCATCAATCTGGTGATGATCCCATGCCTCTAACCACACACGCACGCGTGCAAGTAAGGGCTTGTAGGATGGTAGGTGGCCCGATAAAGGGTAGGACGCAGAAAGAAACCCAATAGCGATAGTGGTGGTGGTAATCTTGCCTAAATCCACGGCTGCCAATGTTGCATCGATGGCTGCAAAGTCGGGCCTCTCATCGAAAGAGCAACAAGCACGATAGATCAGGTCGAGCGCACGATCAATTCGGTTTTCGGATTGTAAGGCGTAGAGTTTGTCCCAATCGAGTGGTGTAAGGTCGCTCATTTTCCCCATAACTCAGTTATCGGATACATATGCGCACCTTCGTGATTTGCTTCGAGTTGGCATTGCGGCCCGAGGAAGGTTCTCTCCTGTTGGCAACGATTGGTCTCACCTTTTAGTTCAACCATTGTTCGTAGAGTAGCACGCAAGCGTTCGTTCTCAGCACGCAACTCAACAATCTCTTGCTGCTCTTTGGTGCCGGGGCAGGGCAAATGGTCGCGGTAATCCTCACCAGTTCTAAACTTGGTTCCGCAGGTGCAAAAATCATCCATTGAGTATTCTCCTATTATAGGGGTAGATAGACGCCCTTAGGCAAACGAATTTGCAAGTCCTTAGCCACCGATAGGTTGGTGCTAAACCGATCGATATACTCAGCAATCTCTCCGTATAAGTCCTGCAATTCGCTCACCTCAGTCTCTTCCGGCACTTCGATTTCAATGGTCATCTTGGTAATCATCAGTTCAACTCCTTGGTTTCCGTTTCTTTTCCGTGCTCCTCATACGGCTCTCCGCAGTCGGGACAAACACCTTCACAATGAGCGTCAAAAGCGCTCCAAAACTCATCTTCCGTCCAACCAGTCGTAGCCAAAAACAAATTCCATAGCGAGATCATATGGAAATTGAGGGTTTCATCTTCTTCCAATCCATCGGGATGGAAGGCATTGAAAAGAGCGTCATATACCGAATTGACGCCATCAAAATCGGCTCGGAAGCCGGTGTCTAAAACTTCCTCTACTACTGGGGTCGTATCTTTCTTCTCTGTATCGTTCATCGTGTTATCCTTGTTTTTGAGGCCGCGTGGGCCGTATGATAGGGGTAATGTAATCAGGATGAATTGAGTGTCAAGATTTTGGTAATCAGAATGATTGGAAAGGGCGAAAAACGCTGGTAGAACGGATATATAGACGCTGATGACGAAAATCAATGTATCGCCCGAAAAACTCGCTGATATGGTGCGTCAAACTTCGATCGCTGAGGTGGCGAAAGAATTGAATTGTAGTGGTAATCTTATTAGGACGGTTTTGCATCGAAACGGGTTCAGTAATCTGGTAATGAGGATGAATAAGCACATCCAATGGCCAACAAATGAAGCGCTTGTCGAATGGATCAATAATGGATCACTAACATCCGTTGCCAAGCAACTAAATTGTTCAATAACGGCAGTCCATAGAAAGGTAAAAGTAGAGGGCTTATCTAACCTTATTGACAAGTACTCCAATTTCGTGGCTTACAACAAACAAGTGCTCTTGGATGAAGGGGCAGAGGCCTTTTACCTTTTGGGCGCCTTTATGACTGATGGGTGCATACGAAATACGCATTGTTATGCGAGCATAACATCAAAAGATGGTGATTGGATCGAGATCATCAAGAATACTCTTTGCCCCAATGCAAATATCGTCAAAACCGGCAATGCTAACATACTCAGAATATGCTGCCTAAGAATTGTAGAGTGGTTTATTGACCATCAATGTACGCCCAAAAAGTCGCTAACCCTACAATTTCCCAATGTACCGGACGAATACCTACCAGACTTTATTCGCGGATGCATCGATGGTGATGGAAGCATATCTAAAACTCACTCTTTTAGTAGGCGCAATAATCGATATTATGATGCCGTATCTTGTTATCTTTGCGGCAGTTCCTTAGCGTTTATGCAAACACTTTGCGCTATACTTGAAAAACAAGGCATTGAGCATAGCCTACTCACTATTGAGAACAATACATCAGTATTAGATGGTAGGGTTATAGAACAACAACACCCACACTATCGGGTGGGTTTCAAGCAGCGCACATTGGACAAATTCCTCGAATGGATTTACTATCCGGGACATACATTGTCAATGCCAAGAAAGAAAGCATTGGCTGAATACGCTATCGCTTTTAGAAAGACCGTGCGGCCACATATTTGATCAACAATGATCAACTATTATCAGGTCTGCTCAAATACCTTGACATATCGTTGGGCTATTTTCGTCCAACTATTCTCTTCTATGTGTTTGATTTGCTTGGCGATTTGGGCTTCCTTGCCAGCCGGATCAGAAAAGAGCTTGTCCAAATTCTCAGCAATTTGCTCAGGCGTGTCCGCTTTGATGGTAGGTAGGTCGCTAAAATGGGGAATAGAGGAGCTGATCACCGGCATCCCCGCAGCCATCGCCAAACGAGCCGCGCCCGAGGCCCCGAAAACCTGATGGCCCGGTGCCGAGACATAGGGAAAGACCGCTACTTGATTGGTGCGCAAGTAGCTCTCTACTACCTGATCAGATTGAAACCCCCGCACAATACCAACTTGCTCCCGTACTCCCAGCTCTTCGATTAGCCTCATTAGGTCATCGAAGTAGAATTGATGCTCAGTTTTGGCGAAGGGACTTTCGGAAAAGACCGCAGTGAAGAAGATGTCCGGATGTTTGCCTTTCAGTAGAGCAGTGGCCCGGATGCAATGCTCGAAGCGTTTGTATCGTAGTCCAAACCCTATCTGAATGAATGTCTTCTCCGACCGATAGAGGTTCCAGAGTCGTTCCTTACGATATGGATAGCAGCCGTGAGGGATCAAATGGGTTTGGGCTAAAACGCCTTTGTTCCGAAGAGCTTGTTGTCCGCCCGGAAGATGCACGATGATCTCATGCATTGCTGCTTCGCAAATGGTTTTGTCCAAGTGCGTTGGGAAGATGGAATGCATAATGGTGATGACACGAAAGTCGGAAAGTTGAGTGAGTAGGGAGAGCCAGTGCCGAGCATTGGGAAAGAGCCCGAACTCATGGTTGAGGAGTACGATGTCGGGATCATAGGACTTGACCTTGGCTACCAATTCGGTCAGACCTTCTCCTCGTTTCCAACAAGAGATGATCTTGTCCGATGTCAGTTTGGGATTGGTGTAGGACGGAACGGGAGGATTGCGTTCGGCAAAAATGCGAAGCTCGCCCACCATCTCTACCAGCTCATTGGCCAACGATTTTGCATAGGAAGCAAGTCCGCACTCCATATCCCAATTAGTGATGAAGGCTACTTTGAGTTTGGTGGGACACTTCTTTTCGCTCTTGCAGCAAATTTGTCCATCTACTATCTTGTAGTTGGTTAGCAGTTCCTTAGTTGGCACCCCATCCAAATCCTTAGCCTCAATTACTCGCAAGTCAGGATGATCAAATGGCTGATCAGAAACTAACTGGATACGATTCTGCTTGATTCCAAGGTACCGCATCTTTTAGCCTCCACCTATAATTGATCTCACTCTTGATTTCAGTTCCTCAAAGAGATGAGTTTCTATCGGTAGGTGCGGAGGTAGTTTCTTGCTTTTGGCCTGTTCTATGGCGGAAAAGAGCCGATCTTTCGAGAAACCAAAGAACGGCAGTAAAACCCCTCCTCCGGCATGAGTGAATTTCAACTTGTCATGATGGTGAATTGACACGCAGGGTGTTCCGGCTAATTCAGCCAGAATAGTGCCGTGGTATCGTTGGGTGATCACCAATTGATACTGTGAGAAGAGATAGGTAAGCCTTTCGATAGTGGGAGGTACTTGGCATAGCAAACCGTCGAAGTTTCGAGCCGCAGTTTTGCTCAATATCTCCATCGAAGCGGCATGATCATCCAAAGTTGCGTTTTGACACATCGGATAGAAGTCAATCCGATACTCCGGATACAATGCTTCCAATGCCTGAGCAAACTCTGACTTGAAGTGTTCCCAAGCGGTCTGCTTCCAAATAGGATCGTTCCAAGTTGGAATGACCAAACAATTGGACATAATAAGAATGGCTTGTTGCTTATTCCAAGATCGAGTCTTGCCATCCAACGCATACACCAAATCAGGAATGTAAATACTGTTGGGGTAGATCTGATTGGGGGAGCGGGTGGCGATCAGTTTGGCCCGATCCAATAGGGCTTGATGATCGGGATGGATATTGGTTTCCAATCCGACCCCAATGTAGAGGATAGATCTAGCCCGCAATGCTTGCTTGACAGCAGCATCCGTCGGAAGCGGATTGTCCAAGAAGGATCCGCCCCCCAAGAAAACCGCATCTGCGGCTTCTATGTCGATTTGATTGAGTTGATCGACAAACTTGAAGTCGATCTCAGGAAAGAGGTATTGGAAGGACTGCTTGAAGAGTTCATCTCCCGCGTTGCCCTTCCCATAAAACCCCCACACCAAAACTTTCGGCACTTGCTACCTTTAGTAGTCTGCTTCCCAAACTACTTCTCTGGCCGAAGAAACCGACCATTCAATCACGAGGAAGTGTTGCCCATTAGTATGGGTTACCTCGAAATCGAGTTCATCTGGCACTGCATTACTGCAAGGAATTTCAACCAGTTCACACTTGAAATACACTCTTACTCTATCCGGCTTACCACGTCGCAAACGAAGTGATACCGAATTACTTCCAACTACAAGTAGTTCTCCACTGATCATATTGCCTCCATATAACTATGACAGGTTATGCAGTCAATTGTGAAGAATTAGCCCTCGTCGTCCGACAATCAGAGAATCGTTTGTAATGTGGCGGGCTTAGACCTTACAAATCACCTGATCTTCGCGCAAAACCAAGTAGTTCTTGTTGTCAAACTTGACTTCGGACGCGGCGTGACGACGGAAGAGGATCCGATCACCGACTGCTACCTCTAAGGGCAGAATGCCATTGTTGGTAATACGTCCAGAGCCGATAGCAACGATGGTGGCCTCGATCTCGGCGGAGTCGATATTGCCCGGCTTATAGAGCAAGCCTCCGGCAATCTTCTCGTCTTCCTTCTTTTCGGGCGCTTCGCAGATAATTCCGTCTCGAATAGGTTGTAGCATAATGTTAGTCTCCTTGTATAGGCGTTTCAATGATAGTAATGAGTTGTGAAAAGGCCTGCTTGATCCGTTTGACTTGCGCAGGTTTAGAGAGTGAGAGTTGAATATCCTTGCAAGGCTGTTTCAATTCGGAGAGAAAGTCTTTCAGGATAGTAGGGTGATGATGCCAATAATCGTCTTTCAGTTTGGAATGGGCCCAGGAGATCAATTCCTTAGGCACCCAAGGCTTGTCGGTTTGGATAGCCTTTTTTCTGCCCACTTGCAGGATTTTGATTTTGGAATTGGCAACGAAGAGGTGGAAGTACTTGGTGATCTTGATTGTGGGCCAATCAAATTCGGCAGCAAACTCGAAGAAGTTTCGATGTCCTCGGCGCTGGTTGCAGGGTTTGCAGGCAACGGTGAGATTGGTGGGGCAGAAGGCCCCGTCTTTTGAGTCAGGCACGATATGGTCTAAACTCACCTCTTCGAGATCGAGATAGCACTCGCAAAAACAGCAGATCGGCCCGTCTCGTTTGATCACTGCTTCGCGAATGCGTTTCTCTTTACGGCGTTGGGAGGCGCTCACTTAGTTGCTCAGTAGGCTTCTCAACTCATCTACTGGGTTGAGAGGCTTATTGTCCGAAGCGGTAATCAGTTTGGCCAAATCCATCAGCGCATCCGATACCGTCTCTCCGGATGCCTTGAAAGCCACTTCTTTGCCGCGGCCGAAGGCGTCCTTATGTCTGACTGCGGAGACATACCACTTACCGTTCTTCAATTGACTGACTAATACGCCTGGGGCGGTCTTATCCTTGTCATACTTGAACGTTAGTGCTTTTGCCACCAACTCGATCATCGTTTCTGTATTCGTGTTCTTCATTGTACCTCTGGGAATAATGCGTTGAGTTCTTCTTGATCACGGTTCAATAACAAGCGATACCTTGCGAATTGATTGCTTGGCCCGTTGTTGATGATTACGTGATTGCGGCGGAGGAAATCGAGTGTCGTATCGTACTCCTTGGAAGTGATCTTGCACTTCATCGCCTTGTCTAAATTCTGCTTGATTGTCGTGGTCAATATCGGAGTAGTCGTGTTGAGCAACGAGACCAATTTTTCCGCGATATCCTTCACCTTTGTAGGTGCCTTGTCCAAAATCGAAGTGATGCTGGGCTTAGCAGATGGTAATCTAATCACCGGTGCTATTGTTGGCAAGGTGAGTTGCGTCGATTTGGTTTTGCCATCTCCAATTCCAGTACGGATAATTCCAAGCAATTCCTTCTTGCACGAAGTAAAACAAGGAGAGCAAACTTTTCGACCTTTCTTCTCGTACTCTTCGACTGTGCAGGGCCGCTCCTTAGTTAGTTTTTGTTGGCAGGCAGAAGCAAACACTCCATCCGCATTCTTGACCAAATGCACTTGATGCCCTTCCTTGGCGAAGTAGAGTTCGTTATACTTGCTATGTTTGAGAATGTCTCTCAATCCAATGCGAGGCTCCGGCGGAGCATCGTTCGGCTTTGTCGCCGCTCTCACCGTTTTCGTCTCCGATGTTGTCTTGACCACCTTCGGCTGAGGCTTGCCCCCGTCGAGGTCAAACTTCTTCGCCAGGTCGAGCGTCAGTTTCATCGCTTGATCGGGATCGTCCATGTACGAAAAAACCTCCGTGAAAATACCGATTACCGTTTCTTTATCCATCATCCATTACCTTTCTCTTGATGGGGCTCACCACATTGCGGGCAAATTCCCATTGTTCTTACCTTGTTGATTGTCTCTTGCCACCCATCCATAAACACACCATCACATTGATCACGATCGTTTTTCCAATACCACTGAGCCTGTTCTCGTATATCAAACACTCGTTGCGAACATCTTCGACAGCATATCTGTTCTGGTCGGTTGCTTACCTTATGTTCATCTTGATTCACAAGACTATACAGCGGCTTCTCACAACAATAGCACTTCATTGCTGCTCTCCTTTATGGCTTTCACCACACTGAGGACAAATGCCCATTGCTTTCACTTTCTCGATAGTACCATGCCAATCGCCTAAAAGTGATACGCTATCATACACACTCCTATAAACGGATTCTTTCCAATAGGATTGGCAGTCTTGCTTGATATCGAATACACGTTGAGAACATCCGCGACAACAAGTCTTGCCGCTTGCGTAAAACCCATTGCTGGACTTATAGACCGGCTTCTCGCACACATAGCACTTCTCCATTAGACGCTTCCTTCCAAAGTTTTGGCCACCTCAACGGCCAAATCCGTTTCCTCTTTCACAATGCCCTCGCCTACCACGCATCTCACGAAAGACAACACACGCACTCGTCCCGCCTCTCCGCATAGTGTAGTCGAGAGTTCATCGGCTAAGGTAGCGATAGTCTTCTTGGCAGTGATAACGCTCTCCTGTTCCAATAAGCAGGCCTCTGAATACCACTTGTTGAGTTTGCCTTCTGTGATCTTGGGCCAAGAGGCTTCCGGCTTGCCTAACTCCTTCAACTGGGTTTGGAAGATGCCATTCTGGCGCTCAATCAATTCGGGAGCCAGTTTGTCTCGACTAACCGCGATCGGCGCCATGGCAGCGATCTGCATGCACACATTGTCTGCAAACTCCAAAAAGGACTCGGAGTGCAGGGTATCGGCAGTAGGTGCCTCGAAGGAAGCCAAAACGCCGATCTTGTCGTTGTTATGAACATAGCGCCAAATCATCCGATTATCGCCCGAAACCTCCTCAACGAAGAAGCGGCGGACTTGGATGTTCTCCTTAGTCTTAGCCACCAACTCTTGGCGTTGGACTTCCAACTGCTCGTTTATTGGCTGAGCGGTGGCGAAGTCTCTAACTGCCGAGGAAAGTAGTTGCTGCTCTATGGCATCGGCGAAGGAGAGAAACTCGGGAGTACGGGCTTGAAAGTCCGTATTCGAGGTTAGTTCGAACATAACGCCCATTGGGGTGTTGCCATTGGCATGATGAATACGAGCCCTGACAACACCCTCGGTAGCGACTCTGGTCTCGGTGTTCTTGGTCTGCTGCAAACCTCTGGATTTGATCAGGTCGGTGGCAGCCTCCATCTGGTAATCGGTCTCTTCCAAGGCGCGTTTGACCGCATTCATTGGGGCTTGCGTAGTTTCACGAAGTTGCTTGATGAGTTCGAGTTTATTGATGGTCATGATAGGTGTCTTTCTTGGGATGTAATAGTGAGGTGAAAATGGTGCGCTTCCAGCCACATGCAGGACAACAGGCTGTTTTGATCAGTCGTGAAGGTTTCCACGGTGTGTCGCATTGAAAATTGAACCACATTCTATGAAGAGGCTGCAAACAAGCATCTACTTGTTCTTGCCATGCCTGTTGTTCTTGTTCGGAAGAAGAAAGCCAGTCTTTGGAAAAATCGAAACCTTGCCAAGTTCGGAACTCATTCCAAAGGCCATCTTGTAAAGTGCTGTTATTCATGAGGTGAGTGCGATGGGGGCAAAAATTGGCATAGAGTGTAGGGAGATAAAGATGCTGATAGCCGTGCAAAATCTGAGTACTATGGTAAGTGATGCTGATGTAGCGACAATGGTGGCCGCAATTGATGTGCAATTGAGGTTGCAATTTCTACCCGCTTGGCGAACGAATAGCGTATCCATTCAATTCTTTGCGAAAGGCACTGCTATCCCTGGCTATGCCTGGGTATTGGACGTAATTGACAACGATGCCAGCGTACCTGGGGCATTAGGCTACCACTCCGAAGATGGCGATAAAATCGATGGCTACATTATGGCCCAGCCAGTACTGACTAACGGCGGGGTACCTCTGATTTTCGACCCAACCAATCCTGGACGTTATACGGTAGCAGCGACACTTTCGCACGAGGTATGCGAGACGATAGCAGATCGCTTCGTCAATCTCTATGCGGACAACGGCAACACTTCCTGGGCAGTAGAGGTTTGCGACCCGGTGGAAAGCGTATCATACGGCGTGGGTGTCAATGGGGTGGTGGTGGCAATGAGCGACTTCGTATTCCCCAACTTCTTCAACCAAGAAGCAACAGCATCTAACGCGCCGTTCTCGTTTATGAAGAGTGTTTCGGCTCCCTTTACTTTGGCATCGGGTGGGTATGCGGTGGTCAGGACGGGTGGGCCCGGAACCGAGCAACAGATCTACGGAAAATCTATGCCCAAATGGCGCCGAGATCAAAAGCGTTCTGAGTTCTCACGGGCCTACAAACGCAGTGGCATTGGAAAGTCCTTTTGGGGAAGGCTTTCACGGGCTCTCTTCTAACCTTCGCAACGGAAACCTCTCTCCGCACACTGAGCACTTATGATAAGCGTCCTTGGCTTTCCTATTCATAGTCAGGATTAGCACTCCCTTGCACTCCTCGTTTTCACAGGGCGGGCCATACAACTCAAACATCGGGACATCGACATTCTTTGGGGACATTGATCATCCTTTCAATCAACTGGATATTCGTCTTCGACCGTAGTACCAATAACCAACGGTTTGCCGATTTCCGTCCAATAATCCTCGGTTGCCAATTCTCGGGAGAAGTCTTGCGCGGCTATCTTTTTGGCCATCTCGAAGGCTTCTTCTTGTGAGGAAGCCTCTATATCTTTGAGAGATGAAAATCGTTGTTCGACAATCACTTCAATCACATAGTGTTTGAGCTTTTGCTTCTTGGTTCGCTTTTTCATTGGTGCTCTTTCCTGCACTGCCCACACAACTTCTTCTCCTTGGCGAACATCCTATCAAGAACGCCATCGGTATAGGCCGCGTCATCTTCCCCATCATACAGTTCTTCCAATGCCATCTTGGACTTGAACGGCTTGAACAAACCGTCGAGATGACCATCCGATATGCTTCGCCATCGCTTGGAACGGGTGAGATAGATCACGGCGTTCTCAGTCGAAAGATACCATTCGAGGGCGATGAGTTTGGTATCCTCGAATATCGCGGCGAAACAATGGCCATCATTACAATGGGCTCGAAGGGCTTTTTCGTTGTCGGAACGCAGATCGCGCTCAATCTTGCCGAAGGGCTTCTTGCAACGGGGGCAGCCACGCTTTTGTAGGTCATCCCAAGTAATCATCTGCCACAATCCTTTCCACACTGCGGGCACATCCCAAACGGAAACTCCATAAAGAATCTAACCATCGAGTCTATATCGCTTGGGGAGAACTTGATTGTGGTAGTGGGCTTGTAATCCAAACTTCCACCGCCAGGCAGGTGCAAATCCTCATTACGCAGCGAAACACACTTTCCAGTAGTATGGTCGTATATGGCTTGGCTCATCTGACTAACATCCCCACGGCATCTCTCTGGCAATCATCTCTACATCTGCCAACTCTACCCAATCCGTGCTTTCATCGATGATGCCAATCTTCTCTAACCAAGCATCGGCAATCCATCTGGTACCCTTATAGCCAGCAATAACGGGGCCTATACCACCGTCATTGAGATGCAGAAACTGAAACGGTAGGTTTTGATTGCCTCGACTGACGACATCTTTGTTGGGAAGGGGAAGTGTAGTGGAAAAGGCCCTGCTCAATTTGGGGCGATCCAGGTGCATTCGGGCTATCCCTAACTGGCAGGTCGAGTTGCCCATCCCTCGGTAGAGCTCGAACGGATAGATGGTCATCGAGGAACAATGACCGATGACATCCATATTGTCTCCCACACAAACAAGGATTTTGGGGGTGGGTTTGGGTGGTGCTTTGGCTAATCCTAATTGGAAGAGCAGGTTATGGATGGTGCGTTTGAGGTTCATTGACTTTTAGGAGCGCTATATGCTATCGCGAAGCCACGACATTCGGGTGCGATCACTTCCTCGGCTTCCAAGGTCATCTCATCGACCAGTATCCAATCCTGAGCCATATAGGATGTCTGGCACTCTGTAATCCAAGCGTTTTTGACTTCCACTTTCCCCACGACAAGGTTATTCACCGTAATTTGGAAGGGCAATCTCTGAGCATTCTGATGCACAAAACCCCGGGAAAAGACTTCTGCTATCTTGGCTTTGTCGAAACGAATGTACTGGGCAGTAAGCCGATTTTCAGGCGGATCGTTATCAGTTGGAAACTCGGGCTTTGACCAATTGAGACGCTGAGCCAGTCCCACTAATTGATCGCCAACGAAGATTTGGATGCTGGCTACCGGCTCTTCTGGTTTTGCGCAAGCCTCTTGCACGGCATCGATAATCTTCTGCAAAAGAGCAATGGCTTCTTCTCGGGTCAGGTCTTGTAGCGTTTTCATCGTATCTCCTTGCACTTCCTATATCCGGCTATTCTACCGTCGGTTTGGGGTAGTAATCTGGCAGCGTCGATATAACCAAATCCATCTCGCACTGATTATCGAAGTCGTTGTCATAGGTAGGGATGACCACACCTAACTCATTGGATAGCCAATATAGGAAGTCATCGGTCAGCCCGGTATGGCCAATGATATACTCTTGGCGAGCGCGGAGGGTGTTGGCGATCCGAAGAAGTTTATCGATGGCTTCGTCGTGGGTAAAACTGTCTAATGGTTTCATTGTCTTTCTCTTTCTTACTCAGAGCGATCTATCGGACTCGAACCGATGGTGATGTCTGCTTGGAAGGCAGATGCAGTCGCCGCTGTGCCAAGATCGCCTATATCTCAGTCGTCGTCCCGATCCCAACTTTGAGTATCACTCTCGACCGGTTGAGCATCATTATCTCGATATCCACCTCGGCCATCATTGATCCAACGACCACGATTTCGACATTCGCATATCAACACTGGGCCATCTCCGCAACGACCGTCATAATAGGCCGCTGCACCACACTTGGAACACACATAATTACTCATCACACACCTCTTTACCACATCGTGTCTTGCACCGCGGGCACAATTTGACTATCATCTCACCACAATGGGCACACTTCTCAGGTGTGAGGCCGTTGTAGTTGGTCAGTTTTCCGCAGGCATCGCAACCTACTACATTGACCAAGCCGATGGCGATGGTCTCATAGACTTCCCAGCCATTCACACCTTTATTCATCGCTTTTACTTGCCCCAGTTTATGCGGATTTCCTCGAAGGGCAAACCTAATACCACATCAGGCCCGACCCCCATAACGAAGGTGATCGCTTCCTCGAAAGAAACATTGGCTGCCCGTTGCACTCTCGCCACAGCGTTTTGCTCTGCTCTGGTCAAATCTCTCCCGCCCCAAGTAGGAGCCACTACATTCGGCTCTTCCAATACACCCTCAAAACTGGTTTCGCCCTTTTCGTTATGGGGCCGGTGCTTCCAGGCGTGTTCTTCGCCTGATCCAGGTGGTAGGTGCTGAAACCCTTTGTTGATCTCGTGCTTCTTCTCGGAAGTGAAAGCGGCAGCCATATAGCCTTGCCGATATCCTGCATAGTCGATGTCGAATGGTGTCCCCACATACATCTCGTGATGCTGTTTGCGGGCGATATAAGCCTCTCGCGGACTGCCCCACTGATCCAAGTGAATGTCCTCGGTGCCATCTTGAAAGCCCTCTTGATAGGATTTGGAAGTGGCTAACTTCTCAAACCGAGCGGCAAGAGAAGCGGTCTTGGGCTCTTTGTATCTGCCAGTCGGGAATACTACCCCTAATATCATCCGACCACTATCTCGAAGTTCAAGAACAACGTCAATATGATCGCCGTAATGCCAAACGTGCTTTCTATGTGTGGCCACGGTGATGGGCGGAATAGCCTCGGTAATCACTTTGGAGAACTTCTTGAACTGATCCAGTTGCTGATCAGGCGTCAAAAAAGTCATCTCCGCTATCATCGTCAGTTTATACGTATTGTCCGTAACAGGAGCGTCCTTGAAATGGAGGTCTGTTCCTATGGTGTTTATGCTCTTGAAATATCTGGTTAACCTATCGAACAGGCTATATGGCGCCGAGGTATGGGCAGGCTGACGAGTAATGGGTTTTGGCTTCTCCGGCTCTTCTTTGCCTCCCCACATTTGAGCCCGCATCTTACATTGACGACATACATAGTTCGGATCGGGATCCATATAGGGATTGTCGTAGCCGCACTCTTTGCAAACCGCAGTAGCGTTTTTGACAAGTGAAGAGGCCAGTTTATGGAAGAGAGCGGCGAGGGCGATCAGTCGTTCAGCGTTCATTTCCAAATGCCGAATTACGCATATCGGTTTTCCCGCATTCTTGTATGACCTCTCCCCCTGCCGCATCCTATTGCCCCCTGGTTGATCAGCCTTCCGCCCAACAATTGGTGCTTTATAATCGAGCGATACCGGGCCCTGTTGAGTTTCCGCCCACTTCTGTTTGGGTATGGTCAGGCTCAAACTGGGCCGAGATAGTCAATCCCACCTTAGCCGATCGTGTCGATCCCCTCTTTGCCTATGATGGCATCAATGTCCTTCTTTATGGGGGTCAGAATAACTACTCCTTTACCACCGACCAAGAGACCTTTGACGGTCATAACTGGTCAGTCTCTTCCGCCATTCTTCCTCCCCCACGCACTCGTGCTACTGGCACCTATATAGCCAGTTTAGACGAGGTGGTAATGGCCTTTGGCGAAAGTCAGAATATGCAGTTGAACGAAACCTGGGTCTTCCATCGGGGTACTCAAATATGGAAGCACGTGCACGTGCCTCAGCCCCCTTGGCGGACGGAAAGCCCAATGGCTTCGGATGGTATCAATGTGCTCTTGTTCGGAGGTCTGCCTGGTGTAGGGTTGCCCGTACTGGGAGATGTATGGAACTTCTCGAATGGGATATGGACTCAATTGAGCACTATCAATGTTCCGCCACCCCGTGCAGGTCATGGATTAGTGTTTGATACGGTAAGAAATCAGTTTGTTCTCTTTGGGGGTTATGATGGCACCGGACGATATTTCAACGATACCCATACTTTCGACTTCCACACTTTGACTTGGAAGCCATTGGAGCCTAACTTGTCTCCTACTCCTCGGGCAGGCATTAGTATGTGTTGGGATAGCACACGGAAGAATACGGTGGTTTGGGGCGGGGTTGATGGATCAGGAACGGTGTATAAGGATACCTTTCTCTGGGATGGGAATAATTACCTGCCCGTGCAAGGGATTTAGCCTACGCCTAATTGAGCATATTAGCATACCCTAAGAGGCTTATATGACGACACTCGCTCCTTATCCTTGCGTTTTTGGCTCGTTGGTGGATTATCCAACATCATCAGTTCAGGTGCTCTATAATCCGAGCAATTATCCACGCACTAATTTCCTTGGTGGTAGCGGATCGGTCTGGTCATATAACGGAACAGCCTGGACACAGTTTGCTGGTTCTGGCCCCGCTGGAACAATCCCGAGCGATCGCACTGGTCAAACAATGTCCCAGGACGGTACGAACTTGGTTCTCTTCGGAGGTGAAGGAACTATCGCCTATCTCGGAGACACTTGGAAAGGAACCAACTCTTCTTGGAGCCAAAGCACTGCAACTTGGTTTGGTACTGCTCCGTATCCCCGTACTAACTGCCAAACAACTTACCTCTCAGGGACACCAACGGTCGTCTTATTCGGAGGCGCTTCTCAATCTTTCGTCAATCAAGAAACCTGGACTTGGACGTCTTCTAACGGCTATTGGACTAACCTTGGTCTTGCCAGCACGGCGCAACCTCCTTGGCGACAATATGCCTGCTTCGCGGCCGATCCAACTCACGCCATCTTATTTGGAGGACAAGGCAATGGCAATCAGGTCTTTCAGGATACCTGGCAATTTTCAGGTGGTCTATGGAGTGATTTGAACACCATCAATACTCCCTCAGCCAGATGGGGAGCGTCCTTCGTCTATGACAGTACCAACAGCCTTTTCACTATGTTTGGAGGGTGTCAGATCAGCAATAGCGTTCCGCTCAACGAAACTTGGGTATTCAATCTGGGTACATTGACCTGGACTAACTTGTCCGCTGGACTAACCAATGCCCCAAGTGCTCGATATGGCGCCTCGGCTTGCTGGGATAGTACGCATCACAAGATGTTGCTCTTCTCTGGTGCAAACCAAGATGGATTACTACCGGACTTTTGGACATTCTCAGGTGGGCTTGCAGGGACTTGGGTACAGGTCTTCTAAGAAACCCAAATCCCAATAACCTACTCGTAGATCGTTTCTAACTCTACCGTTCTCAGATGAGCCAATAATCGTTCCAATTCCTTCCTCACAGTATCGAAACTGGTGAAAGGCTTTTGATCGCCATAATCAGCATATAGGCTGGCCAAACTATCGAGGGAACTCATGGCTTTGTCCAAATTTTGGATGACATTGCTCTTGGCGATCTCGGCTTGTTGTCCCGGGGGAGGGCCGAAGGAAGGTCTGGTATCAATCTGACTTGGCATTTGGGCATATTTGGCTTGGAAACGTTCGGCGAGAGAGGCAATCTTGGTCATATGGAAATGTCGGGATATTCACCAACACTCATCCAGCACCTCTTCTACATTGACTTCCTTGTAATCCCAGGCCCGTTGCACCCAATTTGGAAGCCTATCCCACTCATCGCCATGAATAGTGAGGGTATTGGTAGGAGCAATCGCCATAGCCAACTTCTTGCCATCAAAACTACCCCAATAGAAGATGTAGCAATAGTCTTTGCCAGTTAGTCGAGCGGCAATTAGGGCATCCACCAATTCCTTGCCAGTATATGGGGAAGGGTATAGGAGTTGTTTCTCTCGGTTAGGATAGTAGCCATTGTAGATGGCCCCGATTTCACCTTGACCATTGATGCGAATGAAGAAAGGGGTCACCACTTCACCATACTCTTTACTGGCTCGTACGAAACCCGATGCAAAGGCGTTGCTCCATATTTCTTCAACGCGGCCTTATGGTCTTTTGTCCCATATCCCGAATTTTCGGCCCATCGATACTCAGGATGTAATTGTCCCCAAATTGCCATCCTTCCATCTCGATAGCATTTGGCCAGAATTGAGGCTGCCATCACCTGGGGAACGAAGTTATCGGCCTTGGGCAACCATCTGACATCGGTCATATTGGCGGGAGGCTCTCCCTTGGGTCGTGCTCCGTCTATAATGAGATATGAAGAGGTTTTGAGGTCGGTTTGGGCCTTGGCTACCATCGTACCAATCGCCTCGCTAAACGCCTCTGAGAGGCATTGAGTAATACCGTAATGGTCAATATGGAGATTAGAGCGCTCTGCAATGGCAAAGCCTATCTCTCTCCGTTCATATGCGGCTCCGATAATTGCTCGCATTTCTTCTCGACGCTTCTTGGAAAGAGCCTTGCTATCGTTGAGACCCTCTAATGTCCAGGATTTAGGGGCAAGAATGGCACAACAAACACACGGGCCTGCAAGTGCGCCCGTACCGACATCATCCGCCCCTATCACCCAATCCTGAGTAATATGACTAAGTTCTTCTTCCCATCGTTTATCCATCATCGGTGATCCAATCCGCATTGTTGACAGCAGCCAGAAAGACCTGAGCCGTTGCAAACGGGACAAGTTCGGGCTCCGACATTCTCAGGTTCGTTGTAATCGAGATATTGCTCCTGACCTTCACCACCACAATTGGAACAGGCGCCAGGCGGAAAAATGGTCTCGCTCTTTTCGATCAATTTCCAATCGAAGTCTCTCAATGGGTTTCTCCGCATTGAGGACATCGTTCTACTACGACAAAGCGTAATTGGCTATAACTGCCTGGCAGCCCACTGATCTTGTAGTCGGGGTTGTGCACTTCTGCGTCATACACCTGTCCCAAAACCAGTTGCATCTCCTTATCGAAGTATTCCGGCGAGGCATTGAACCTGTTGGAGACATCAATGCACTTGACTTTCATGGATGTATCTCTCCACATTGGGAACAAGCATTACTCGGCACAATTTGGAAGCGGTGCTTGAACCACCACCCAGCACCTTTCAAATGATAACCATCACCGTATTCAGAAATCACTTCATAAACCCTGCCTTCAAATAATGGCATACGAATACAATCACACCCTTCTACACACTTGACTTTCATTAGTGAGTTTCTCCGCATTGAGGACAACGCTCGCCCTCTTTGACTATCACGAAACGGTTGCTACGCCACCAATCAGACAAACCTATTAGGTGGTACATCGTCATATTGAGGGTGGAAGAGTGGTATGCGCTAAGCACTTCATACTCTTTGTCTATTACGAGATCGCTTTTCTGATCCAGATCGCCCGGAGCAGCATCTATACATCTAACTCTCATTGATGTACCTCTCCACATTGATGGCAACGAGACTTCTTCGCGAAGGCTTCCAATTCGGCAATGATGCCTTTATTGAACCACCAACGAGGTAATTGGTTATCATCCCTAACTATATCCAAAGCGCCCCACGCACGGGTGGCGAAGTCCTGATGCCATTGTGCTAAGGTAGAGAAACACTTAGCACACCAGAGATACCAGTCTTCACTGGTGTAGTTTTTGGTTCCGGGCATTGATATGCCGCAACACTTGCAATTAGCCATCTTTTCCATCTACAATCACACCTATGGGTTATTTCGCATCCTGATATGTCCGCCAAGTTATCCAAACTAAGCCGGAAACTGCTCCTAAAATGGGCGATGAAACTCAACATCTCCGACGCCCCCTACTATTCACCAGTCCCAAAGGGAGAGGAATGGGGGAAGTTGGAAACCGGCTCAGATCCTCTTTTACCAGTCGCGCCTTCTACCGCGCCATCCCTTTTAGACCTGTTGAAATCGAAGGCTACCCAGATATACACGGAGGGCAATACCCTTCGGATCTACTTGGAAGCCGCGGGCGGAGAAGATGACCACGGCCCGCAACGGCAAACCCCATCTAAACGCCACCTACTGATGAAAGAGGCAGCCAGAGAGGTCGTTAGAGCCATTACTGAGGTGGCCGATATTCTCAATGCGATAAGGAAAGGCGATCATTCCGTTGATGATCTGGCTGCGAAAGCCAAAAGCCTTTGGAAACTGACCCAAACGCTAATGGCCAAAGAGTATTCCTTAGAGATGGAAGAGTTGGAACGGTTTCATCTCTATCTTGAACAGTTCCTTGGACTATTGAGTAGTATCGTTGAATATGAGGATTACAAGGAGTTCTAATCCTTGATCTTGCCATCTTTGCCCAAAACGATAGGCTTCTTTTTTCCGTTGCGATCTACCTCGACCAATATCGGTAAGAGGACGGTATAGGCATTACCATCTTCATCCTTATAGGTTGAGTAGATGCGATTATCGCTGTAAAAGTGCCTTACTAATTCAGCCCTCTTCATTTAGCCTAACCGATAGGAAGATACCTTGCCACGCTCAATAAAGAGATTGACCCGCCCCGTCTTGATATCATCGGTTAGTAATCGAGTGTCCCCATCTTCTTGGGCAAGACGCCATTCACGTTTGTTGGTTTCTAAGGTGGTGATGGCCGCTTCCTTGGTCATTCCGACGATGGAAGTGAGTTGGAATCCCTTGACCGAAACCGTATCAGGCTCCACATCTCGTATCTCGGTATGAATTTCAGAGAGTTGTTCGGGAGTAATCTTCTTGTCAGTAGTATCCATTTTGTCTTCTTTCTTATTATTTTATTTGAAATGTCAAATAACTTCCGATATATATGTATATATGAAACTATTTGAACAGTTTGAGTTGTTATGTGTTCCAGAGCCTAATAGTGGATGTTGGTTATGGGCCGATGAAATGGATTCCAGAAACCAATATGGCATATTTAGAGTTGGCGGTATTCCGTTTGGAGCCCATCGTATCGCGTTTGAGTTATACAAAGGGCAGATACCAGCAGGACTGCAAATATGTCATAGTTGCGATGTTATGGCTTGCGTCAATCCAGAACATTTATGGCTTGGAACAAAAGAGGATAATGCTCTCGATGCCGCTGCAAAAGGCATTTTAGCCAAAAGAACAAAGAAATCAAACAATGTAATTTGTAATTATTCCCAAAATAATATAAAATTCATCCAACCCACTTACCAATATAATCAGATCACTTTTATTGAAAGATTTCTCTCATCTTTTGATGAAACGAATAACTGTTGGAATTGGAAATCAGAATTGAATTATGCTGGTTATGGCATCATACGAATTGGGAAAACGCAGATACTTGCTCATAGGCTTAGTTTTCAACTATTGAAAGACGATCTTACTAAGGGATTATTTATTTGTCATTCTTGCGATAATAGGAAATGTATCAATCCAAAACATTTATGGTTAGGAACTCAGAAAGAGAATATGGCTGATGCAAAAGCAAAAGGAAGAATGAATCGCGGAGAAAATAATTGGAGCGCCAAACTAAATGAAAATGATATTAGAAATATTTTTGATATGTATCATAATGGATATAGAACTGCTGAAATAGCACAAAAATATGATTTAGATCAGAGTTATGTTTCTCATATATTGAGAGGGTTGGTCTGGAATCATATTGATACACCAAAAATCAAATCAACAAGAACAAATAATGTCAGTAATAAATTGACACAAAATCAAATTGACGAGATCAATATACTGCGTCCAACAATGACAATAACCGAATTGGCCAATAAATTTGTTATTTCTCGAACCACCATACAACGAGTATTATCAGGTAAATTGACGGGGCGAAGAAAGTAATTTTGTTTTATATGTTCTAAACAATCTATCAAACAAGAACATAAAAATTGAAAAATTTGTCCTCATATCCAAGTGATGAAAATAATGTAATTCTACTAATTTATTGTATCCCTTTCCACCAATCTTACCTATCCAATGATTGGTGATGTGAAAACTGTCGTGTAAGAAACCGTTGATCCCGCCGATCAGCAGTATCTCGACTACCAATCCCAGTGCCAGCCAGATGCCGAAAACCCCGCAGAGCCAAAGTACAATAGGCAATAGCAGGAGAGGGGCACCGCCCATAACGAAGATGATGGTAGAGTCGTCCTTGCCCGCGTCTCGATACTTGTCCGAGGTGAAATCGTGAGCCGGATAGAGTTTTTGGTGATGGGCCAGATGATTACGATACCACCGTCCTGCACGAGGGGTGTGCAGGAAGCGATGGAAAGCGTAGCCAAAGAAACAAGTGAGTAGAAAAGTGAAGATGAATAACGATACTGCTAAAAGCATAGTCTAATTCCCAGGTCGAATATTAGGTCGAGTCCTCTCAAAGTGCTTGATCAATTTGACCACTTCGGAGGCTTGTAATTGGGCATCGCCAAAGTAGAAGTTGCTGGCGATCCCTTTTAGGAAGTGCTTGATGTGGGGGAGCGCCGCGACATCTACCATACGCTCATCTATCGCTTGCTCTACGCCATACTCAATGATGGCTTCGATTTGATGCTGCATATTCCATCCTAAGCGATGGTATTCTTTGCAGACGGTGAGAATGTCAGAGATATCCAAGGGTAAATCCAAGTAAGGAGTTTCTTCGGTTGAGACCGTTTCATTGATGAGAGCGAGTGATTTGTCGGAAACTGGGGGTCGCATAGCGGCTCCTATGAGAGCAGAAAGTTATGGGTCTTGCGGGGAAGTTTGTAGATACACCTCCGATGTCGGACTCGAATGTCCGTTGTGGTAATAAGTGATTGGGAGTGCTAAATCGAAACGGCAGGCACCTTTGCAGGCACCCGCCGTAAGATGTTGTCGTGGCGGGTGAATTAGGCGGACTTGCTAAACAAGCCCATAACCGCAGTCCATGCCTTTTTGAGAGCACTGACAACAAATTGAACTGGCACCATAACGGTGTTGAGGGCAGCCTCGACAACGGGAAGTCCCGCCATCAAATGCATGGCAAACGCGCCAACAACACAGCCTACGACGAATGATAATAGCGACATGATATTCTCCTTCTGAACTGACTTACCCGTTCAGAGAAGATGCGCTATTATGCCCCAATTCATCCCAATTCGTCGAACAAAAAGTCCGCACCGAAATCCTTGTAGAGTTGCGAGAGTTTATCTCTCACTCCGGGATTGGATTTAGAGGCGGTGGTGGATGTATTCTGGTGAATGTCTTCCAATACGTCTAATAGGACGTCGAGATCGTACTCCGCCTTCAATCCTCGGATGGTGCCGCGCAGAGCCTCCAAGGAGAGTTTGGCGCCCACATACTGATTCATATTGGCCGTAAGAGACTGAATGTAATGGACTTTCACTTGCAGTCCATCAATCTGATCTGGCACCATCTCAGAAACTACGTTGTCCATTCGATGAACATAAACGATGAGTGCTTTGGGGCCATCTTGAATGACTTGTCCCGAAAACCAATCGTACTTGGTGAGTTGTTCTTTGAGTTGTGTAATCTGAGTATCCATAGATGTTCCTTATAGGTGTTGGGCGCAGTAGCCACCATCGGCATTGACCCACTGTTCTTGAATCAACCAATCCAATCCATCCAAGTGTTGATTGGCGGGACTACCATTGGCACTTGAATAAGTGGTGGCATATATCCAACTACATTCATCACTTTCCTCCTCAAATCCTGTCCAAGACTCCGATGTTGGATCGGTCGTTGCCTCACTCAATTCGTGGAAGATGATGCTCGCCATACTATCAGACGAGAAGTCTCCGTTAGGGGTTGGCAATGCGGCATCATACCCACCAGCATCTTCCAACAAGGCCCACTCATCACATAGACCGGGACATTGGATCGGATCGCCCACAAAGGCGATCTTGATGGTGTCATTACCGAAGGGATAGAAACTATGGTAGCCGCAGTATATCGAACACTCATTACCTTCCACAACATCCTTAGATGTCAGGACGAAGTATACCCCATTAGTATCGACCGGCAAACTCTTGTCAGTAAGGTGGCTGGATACGATGTCCCAGATGTTGTTGCCTTGTAAATTGGCGCCAAGTGAATAGAGATCATTGACAGACTGCACCAATTGGACTTTGCCGCTGACATAACTGGGATACCAAAACGGCGGGGGCGATTCATCAATACCAGCATCACCATAGACAATGGTGCCGCAGTGATCAAACTGATAACCTACTGGGCCACCATCGGTTCCTATCCCGTCTAACTGATAGTAGCCGGTGTTGATATCAAGTATGGGTGAGGCATTCAATCCGACAATCAGATCGTTGACTAACCCTGGTGCTTTGGGCGCGTATGACCAATCTCCGTACCAGATCAGATAGACATTGACAGTATTGAGGATGACTGGCCCACCACCATAAGGAAGCCCATTGTCAGGGACGGATACCGAAACACAGCCCGAAGTGTCAGGCTGAAAACCAGCATCGCTATCATCACCGTCCGTGAAAGATGGATAGCCATCGGAAAAGGGACGCCCTACATCAGGACTACTGGTATCGTGAGAAGCATCTACAATAACCATCCCACCATCTAATGCGGTGGTATCGTCACCCATGCAGGCGATGAAAAGGAGAGGGCAGATCGAGAATAGGACAAAGAGCCAACGCTTGTTCATTGAGGTACCGTTGAATGAAGGTTAGGAGGATTTGAGGAGCGGCAGCAACATACGCATGCGGGACGTGTCAGGATGCTTCGGATACCAGTGATTGAAATTACGCCCATCAGCAGCATCATACTGAATACGGTGCGCGGCGAGCGACGTCTCATTACGTACGGTGCAAGAGCGACACAACACAACGCTGAAAATCTCTGCGAAATCTCCCCAGTAATAACTGGTCAGATTGTTGGGAGAAAACTTCTGCTCACAACAGCAACATATCACTTCCATAGTACACCTGTTCTTACTTTGAGTCTTGTACGACGGGGCCCATCTCAGCCCAGTCCTTATCTGCTAATCGGTAATTCGAGTACTGCTTCTCTTCGGTGACCTCTTTGGTAATCTCTAACCAAGGCGGTAATTCGACCTTCTGTTGCTTACTCTCTAATTCCAATTCCAGGATGATCATCCCTTTTCGTTTGGGAAAGATATCCAACTCGAAATCCTGACCATTGTAGTCGAAGGTATAACGGACTTTGCTTATCGGGTCTTTCTTAGGATCGGCTCGTTCCAAGAACTTATCGTACTGTTCTTTGGTGATTTGGTTCTCGACCTCCCGATTGACACCGTTTTCAATCAGGGTCTTCTTAGTATGCCAATAGGTCTTGTTGGTACCGAAGAAATCGTGGCTGACTTCTCGTACTCGTTCAGTGTCCTTGTCGGTAGAAGACTTCATATAGGATTGGGAGATGTACTCGATATCTTTGGCATTAGAGACGATATGCTCGATGGCCTCTATCGAAAGAGGGTGCTCGACGCGCCATCTTCTTTCTATTTCCAATTCGTCAGTCATTTCCAATTATTGCCATAGATGATGTCTTTGATACAACTTACGGAAACACCATATTTCCGTGCTAAGGTGGTACAAGCACCATATTTTGGCCGCTTGATATGATTTGGCATCCAATACGCATCATACTCTTTCCGAATATTTGCTACTTGAACATCAGTAAGAATGGCGCGGCCGTTTTTGCTTCCACTTTGAGAAATGGACATTTTTTCCAACGTTTCGTTAGTATGTTTCGTGCCCCTTCTCGAAAAACCAAACTCTAATAAATTATAGCCGTTGTCAATGCTGTCAAATTTTTTGATGAAGAAGTTTTCCCAGTAATCGGCTATTTCTTGCGTATGGCATATCATCAAACAATGGATGAAAAAATTGTCTTTGCCATACTTAGCGATGGCTCTGGCTATCTTGACACAATGGTTATGCGGGCCTATCCGACAATGAGACATAAATCGAAACTGTAAATTCTTCCAAGTCTGCCCCACATATACCTTGTCATTGACCGTATTTCGGATCACATAAATAAAACAATGGGTCGTTTGATTTTCGGCTAAACTTCTTGGGCAATACACCATACAAGTCTGCTAATTTATTGGCAGATTGCAAGTCATTTCGGAAGTAAGATCAGTGTTTTTCTCCGCACTGAGGGCAATTTTCTTCGGCTATCAGTTTTTTGAGGGCCTCATAGAACTCATCGCCATCTTCGAGAACGAAAGAGTAGAGAGACTGCGTTTTGAGATCGTTCCATAGGCTGCCCCCAACGACTTCACGGACTCGATAAGCACACGGCCCACATACCACGCCAATGAACGATTTTGGATCGAAGACAAGTCTATAATGGTAAGACCATCCCTCGGTCAGTAGTTTGCGACAAAGAGGACACTTATAGTCCATGTCGTTCTCCGCACTGAGGACAATATCCGAGTTTGATCCTGGCCTTGTATAAGGCACTAACGAAACTTGGGCTTCCCCCATCCACACAGAAAGTCCATCCTGCTTCCGTACCCGCATACCACTCAGCATGGAACGGCTCTCCCTTTTCCCGATACACCAATTCAGCGCAGGACAGGCATGTAATCCCAATATTAGCACCTATTTCCCTGGGTATTGAACATTGACACAAGAAACACTTAGACATGCACTTCTCCGCATTGAGGGCAAGGCTCTTCCACTACCTCAAAGCGAGTTTTGGCCCAGCACAATCGCTTATTCTCGACCAATTCATAGTGGTTTTTGTGCTCTACTGCGACCGTATAAACTACGGTCATACCGAGAGTGCCGTGGCCAAACCCACGATCATTGATGCATCTTACCTTCATAGGTGTTTCTTTCCGCACTGAGGACAATTGCCGTTCTTTCTGCTTTGCAGAATATCCAACACCGCCTTATCCAAAGGCGAGTCGCCGTTATAGCCAGTTGCTCCGTATTGTCGATACATTCCCGGTAGTCCTAATTTACTTACTGCTTGAACAGCAGGATGTTGATAGGCAATTTCAGCACAAGGAATGCAAAGAAACTTAGAACAGCCACTAAGCGCCGTATGTACTTCGATTCTGCATATCTCGCAGTTATTCATGTCGCTCTCCACATTGGGGACAACCATTCTCTGGCACCTCTACAAAACGCCACTTGAAAAAGACCCAATGCGGATTTCCTAACTCATAGCAATCAGATCGGCTATAATTGGAGCGAGTTCGATATACCTGGCCCAAAACAAGCCATCCACTGATATCGCCGCTTACATCAATGCACTTGACTCTCATTGATGCTTTTCTCCACACTGCGGGCAGTACAATTCCGCTCGGGCTTTGAGAATGGCTTTTTGGGTAGCCAGATGCCTACCATCTTTCTTTTCCTTCCCATAGCAGATAAATCCCGAACAAGAGCAGGTGTATTGGGCACCATAGTCTTGCTCTAACATCTTAGCGCAAGGATCGCATAGGTATCCAATACCAGCCCAACCATGCTTGTCAATTAGGCAACTACAAAGATCACAGCGTTTTTCCAGATTAGGCATCATTCATCTCCTACACAAAGACAAAAGGCCCAGACCTTTCGATCTGGGCCTCCTTGGCTTACAACCTCATTTTTGCTTACTGGCTATCCGAAGTATCCGTCTCAGTAGATGAGGTCGAATTTACCTTGCGGGTGCCCTTGACTGGCTTCTCGCCGCGAATGTATCCGCCAAACTTGCCGCGGGATACATAACCCTCGGGCTCGTTGTTATGAGCAAACCAATCAACGAAAGGTAGCACTGACTTAGGCTCTGCCCCTACCGTGCGACCTACATTGATGGACATCTCCATCAGGGAGATGCGATCTCCGAGGCTCATGCTGTCGTTCTCTGTCTCGAATGCGTCGAGGATGTTCCCAACGCGCTCTGTTAGTGTTTTGCGTGTCTTCATAATGTCAATTCTCCATAATTGGGCGGTCATCACGACCGTCCGTGTAAGTACCAGGAATATAGGGCCCCTGGTGAGCCTTGTCAATGGCCTACTCTCAAACAGGTAGGATAAGATGCGCTAATTGAGGAGAGTGGCGCTAAACTCACGATTGATGGCGTCCAAAACTTCGGAATATCCCGCCTTCTCATCTGGGTCGGTCGTCGTCATCAATTGGTTTCTAATCATCCCCGTATAGAGTTCAACGACTTTTTGGTCGCCCACGGCATCAGCCGCAATTGTCAGTAATTTGGATAGGGTTTGGGTGGCCTCTTTGGTTTCCGACCAATCTCTTTCAGGAGAGAGGGTTTCGGCTTTTTTGACGAGGCCGAAGAGGACTTTGACAAGGCGGTCGAGATCAGTCATTCGTTGGGTCTATATCGCCGCTTTCGGAGATCAATTCGCCATATTTGGTGAGGAGGTAATCTGCCATTGCCACTACTTTGTCGCGACGGTAATACTTGGATTTTGGGGGTTTAGGGACGGGAAGTTTTTCGCGGAGGCCTAATTGGACTTGGCGAGCATAACGGCCCGCGCATTCTCTACCACAAAAGGCGGAGACCTTTCCTTTGCTGGACTTGTCTCTAATCAAGCGAGGGCTACGCTCAAACTTCTTCTTGCACATCGGACATTTGAGTTTGACCATTTTGACCCTGCGAGTATCAGATGCTGAATGTTCGGAGCGAGGAAGTAATTGGAGGTTTTCCATTCGATTATCATTCCTATCACGATTGATATGATCGACTGTCATCTCGGCAGGAATATCACCGTGATGCTGCTGATAGAGCCAACGAGCCTCTGACATTGTTTTTCGAGTGCCATCAGGCCAGAGAAGGATGACAAAACTACGATCGGCTTTGTTGCGATACGGCCCGAACACTTTTGGCTTCTTTTTTGCCGTAGCAATAAGTTCGTAGAGTTCCGCAAATTCGGAAAGATCGCTATACTTTTCCACACCCATATGCCACTATAATGGCATACCACTATGTATGGGCCCTTATAAAGAAGGCAAATGAATGAAACTCAATGAATACGCTAAGACCTTAGGTATCAGTTATAGTGCAGCACGAGATCGTTATTACGGAGGGAAGATAGATGGCGCCTATCAAGATATCAAGGGTAGAAGCCTGCTTATCAATACTGGCGATTATGACAATGATCTAATCCAGTGCGGCAAATATCGATACAACTTGGGAACACTTACCAGAGAAGACGCCAACTCATTCTACATCCTCGGCGCATTCATCACCGATGGTAATATCATCTCCAACAATGGATGTAGTTGGCAATGCGAAATCAAGTCAATAGACTATGATTGGTTAGAGTTGATGGCATCAAAATTGGGGCCGGACTTGAAACTACATCCGACACATAATAGGTGTAAGAGGATACGGTTATTCAGCCGAGAAATCGGAGATTGGTTCATCGCTCATAACTGCACGCCTAACAAGTCGATGACAGTAAAGATGCCTAATGTCCCGTCGCAATATCTACCAGACTTCATTAGAGGAGTAATTGATGGTGATGGAACACTAACCATACCACCCAATAGAAGTGATAGGGCTTCGTGCCATGTATCCATAACGACTGCGAGTATCGATTTCGCAATGTCAATGCGGCAGGCGATTTCTAATACCTATGGAGTGTATGTTGGCCTAACTCTTCCCAAAATGCGAGACTGTATGATAGATGGACATCCAGTGATAGCGCGAAACCAATTATACACAATAGGGGTAAGTGGGGAGGGGTGCCGAAAACTACTTGAAAAGGTGTATTTCCCTGGTCATGAAATGGCGCTCAAAAGAAAAGCCGCTCTTGCCTTGAAAATCATCGCCAGACAAGAACAAATCGCTTTGCAAGCGGCAGAGCGAAAAACTTACTACCTCAGGTCAGACGGAAGCAAATTCTTTTGGCCACCGATAGAAAATTTGGTCTCAATGATCAATGAGAGTGGTGTTGAAAATCTCGGCAAGGAATTGAACATCGGCCCACAAGCCATTAGAAGGCAAATCAAGAAGTTTGGGATGGAAGACAAAATCAAGAAGTGGAAAACACCCAAAAGAGTATTACTACCATTCTCAAAAGAGGAGATTATCGACTTGCTCAAAACGCACAACTATGTTCAGATCGCTAAAATGGCTAACACATCAACAACTACGCTTCGGCAAAAGATGAAAGAGATGGGATTACCTTAGTCATATTGCTGCAAATTGTTCATCTCTTGCAGGATTTCGTCCTTGACGCTGGCAGGAAGACGCATAAGCATATAGGTGTTGAACAAGAGGAAAATGGCCAACAATAGCCAGCCTAAGACATTCCAAACCCGATCCTTGCTATCGTCTCGTCCCATCATAGTAGTTTCCAATACGGTGTCAGCGGAGGATTGATCTTACCCACCAATTTCTCGATTACTTCTTCGAGAGGCCTATCTTCTTCCTCAATGTCGAGGAAGCGGGCCAGGCGACGGATATCCTCGGGTTTTGATCGACGAAGTTGAGATGCTTTGATTATCACTCTACTTCTCCTTTGCGGTCGCGAGGTGAAAAAACCCACACAGACCACATTGATAGGATTTCATCGGTCGATTATAGAGGGCTGCAACGGTTTTGGCTTCCTCTTTTGCTTTGGTAGCCGTTTTATAGACCGTTTTACCGCGACACTGATCATTCATATCGTTCATAGCGTCTATGCCTACTGTTTAGTAGTTGGCTACTGAGCCACTATAATAGGTCTTCCCTCAGTTGTTTCTCGGTCGCTCTAACTTCTTCGAGAGTTTTCAGACCCTCAAACCGTTTGAGACAACTGATGAAATGATCCGATCGATAGTCAGCGCCTACGGCTATCTTGCACAAGGTTTTCACCTGATCAAGCCTACACACCCTCATCGCATCGCATAGATAGACCAGCAATGAATGCTCGCTTTGGGCGAGACGCGTCTTGTATTCGCACTCGGCGCACTCACCGCCTTCTGCATAAGTAATCCTACCACATCCAGAACATCTCTTTTCCAAACTATCGACCTTAGGTAGATGATGAACCTCAGCGTGCCTCTTGACATACTCTTCAAGAGAACGAACACGATTGGTCTTGCCATCGTGATATGTCCAACAGAGATGACACATTACCTAACCACCTTCCACACTTCCTCGCGAATCTGCGTCTTGGCCTTATTGACCTTCCGGCATTCCTTGGCCATTGTTTCGGCCTCTTCGATTGAGAGGTACATCCATTCGTTCCAAGGGCCGATGTACTTGCCGTTGCGTTTGTAGAAGACTGAATAGAGTTTAGTCATTACTGTCCCTTTTCCCATACAACAGCATACCGTTTCACAACACTTTCCTCATCAATATGGCAGTCATCACAAGTGCCACCCAAGGTATTGATGTTGCCAATGAGATATTGAGTGATCTTGCCGCTTCTGTCTTCGATTTCAATCAATACCCCGGCCTTGTTGAGACCACGGCCGCAAAAGGATTTGGTGTTCTGTACCATATCGTCCGCCTTAGTAATCTCGTCGCACTGCTTATTCCACTCAATCATCTCTGGCTGCTCATCGAGCCAGGCATTATAGCGCGTAAGAAAGTCGTAGTAATCCAACACCTTGTTGATTACCGGCTTATTGAGTTCTCGGAGATAAGTGTCTCTTGCCTTGCGCTCACGCCCAACATCTCTAAGCGCTTCGCTCCCGGCATACCAATATTCATCGTGATTAGGATGATCGAGATATGATTCGTCTTCTTTGAGACCGGGGAAAGCCTTCTGCTCCTCTTCTTTGATAGTAGAGCCTAAGGCGGTTTCAGCCCGAACGCTTAGATCGGGGACGGGCGGAAACTCCGGCCGTTCATAATTGTAGCACTTGAACGGTAGATTGAGATCAATCCATTTGGTCATTGGGAAGTTCTTTCGTTGGTGTTAGGATGGCATTGAGGTATGCAATTGGAAGCAATTCAGGAGTTGGCCAATCGGTTCTGCAAACTGGCCATCCATAACTACTATGCGAATGATGGACTGAGCGCCGAGGATCGGAACGAGATCGATCTCTCGATGGCGAATGACAAGCATTATCCGTCGTGGGTGGCAGACCGCAAAATCTGGGATCGGGCGAAAAAGAAGGTCAATAAGGTATGGAAACGGTACAAGAATCCGTACAAGATCATATCGACAATCTACTTTTCGATGCACGGGACAAAGAAAAAGGCTAAGTAGCCTATTCTATTCTCCTAAGCACTTGCGTCGTATGCTTGCGCACTTCTACACACGCCAGCCATTTGAGATCATCCAGGTCTTTTGACCGCTCCTCGATATAGCGATTGGCATAGGCTACCGCTTCTTCCTCAGTAGGGAAGAAGTGCTCTCGTTGCGTGCGCTCATCTGGCTTGTCTATGGGGAGAATAATCATCTCACCATTCTCATCGATATCGTAGGGCAGATCACCAACGTCCCAATCCACAGTATATACAGTGTAGTGAGTTTCAATGGGGCCGGGAACGGCGACTTCAATTTGGTAGGGTACTGGTTTCATACTTCCTCGATTACTGCCTTGAATCCATAGTTCTGGGCAAACCTAACGAGAGCCTCTAAAAACTGAGGGTCGTTCGGTCTAATTCTCTTCGTACGGATATCGTAGTCAGGCTGACCACTGGTACCAGTTTCGATTTGTTCTTGCAGCCCAATCTTGATGATTCTCTCCATATCAGGACGCATCAATACGGATGCGCGGACAAGAGTCAGGGCGCCATCATTACTACGCTCTACCACCGCTAATTCTTTACCATCTCCGCGATCGATTGTTAGTCGTTGCATTGGACTGCTTTCAACTCCTGCTTGACTTTTCGTTCCAAACGGGAAAGAGCGGTAGGAAGGGTTTTGCCGGTCGCCCCCAATACTAACCAGCCATTATCCTTGTCCCACATAGAACCTTCCATCTCGGCATCAACATAAAAAGGGTGGCCATCTTGGGCGTCATAAACGACGCAAACCTGACAAGCCTTATCATCCACACAATCGATGGCTACCATCACGCTCTCGTAGTATATCTCACTGGCGATCAGTAATTGTTCAGTTAGACTCTCAATATGCTTGATCTGCGCTACTACTTCCATCTTACCTGCTCAACTTTCAATTCGTCAATTAGAGGCCTTCTAACCAGGCCAATACTTCCTTCAATTTCCCCTCTAACTCAACCAGTTTCTCTTTGGAGAATTTGCCGGGATTACTCTCGTAATCGGTCAAGGCCTCGTGCAGTTTCAATGCTCGGCGCCCAATCTTCTCTAAAAGGTGGGAGTTTCGATTGATCAGGGAAAAGAGGTCGGTGCGGGGAGGGAGGAGTTTCTCTTCCATTCGTTGGGCCAGGGCTAAAAGATTGGACTTCATAGAGGAAATGTCGAAGTATTACTTGCGCTTTTTGCGTCCATCCGAGTATGCTTCGGGGTCTGCCCGACTGACATAGCCTGGGACGGACATCGCTTCATCCGCTTCTTTGACGCACTTGATGGCTAACTCGGTCATTTCCTTATTGACCTCTTTTTGAGCGGCTTTTAGGAAGGCCTTCTTTTCAGCAGGAAGCAATTCGTCCCAAGCCATTCGGAGAGCACGCATCTCGATCTTCATCTGAGTGAGATCGGTAATGCTTGGCGGGCTACCCAAAAGAGTCCGCGACCCCATATCTTTTCCGTCTTTCATTCGCGTGTTTTCCTATCGTGAAAATTGGCCCCAAAGGCTTGCTTTGATACAAGCGTCTACAATATCATCCATCTACTCGGCCGCGTCAGATGTTGTTGGGCGCCCACAAAAGGAGGAGGAGAGGGTCGTCCGGTGATGATGTTGCTATTTTGCTCCTAAACTACTTTGGGATTGAACTGTTGCCGCATAGGCTCGTTCGCCTTCGGCTGTAATCTGATACTCACGCATTAGGGTAAAACGGATGAAACGCTGCGCTTCAAGGGCCTGTAAATCCTGTGCGGCGTGCTTACTGATCTGCAAAACGGCTCTGATGTTGTTCTTGTTTCGATTGTGCTTCTGAATCTGAATGAGGGAGGAGAGGATTTTCCGTTGGGGGTCAGTCAATTCAGTCATTCGATAGTATGCTCCGGTATGCGTAGTGAATTATTGGTGCTCTCCCCAGGATTCACACCTGGATTATTCCGGGCTTTTGAGGGCCCGGTGCCGTTAGTAATTACGGCCAGAAGAGCATTGGTGCCACCGCCCCGCCTTTCACAGGGATCATTCACGGGTTTTCAAGGCCCGAGCGTTCTGAGTTATTGAACTACAATGGCGTGGTGCAAGGGGCTGGATTCGATACCAGCATCTTCCCACCGCGGGGGCGGGATGATCTCTGTTGATCTACCCTTGCGTGAGGTATAATCTAAACCACCCTCATTGGGGTGTCAAGGGGCTTTCGTTTTCTCCGAATTTGAGGAAGCCTCCGCCCTCAATCTCAGACCCAGATCGGGGATCGGGGGTGCCCGTTTTCTCGACTTCAATTGTCTCGGTTTTGGGAACGAGGGCATCGAGCGTGGCCAGCCAGCGCATCGGTCGATAATCATCGGTAATATGGCGACACTTCCCCTTATGCAGCCATATTTTGGTGCAGGGTTTCCCACCATCGTAATGCCACACCGAATGAGGTACAATATTCGTGCATCGTTTGTAGGTATAACGAGCGCGAAGTGCTTGTATCTCTTCGGCGCTAAACGGCTTGATGTCAGTCATTGGTCATCCTTCTCTGGTACGGTCTTGTTCTCTTCGGCTATTCTCTTCTTCATCTTGCGTCTGATTGACCACGGGGACAACGGACAATTGAGCAGGTGATATCTGGGTTTTCTCTCTGGCCAAAAGGGTTTGCAAATGCAATCGTCCGTGTTCATTGAACATCCTTGTAAGCCAGTTTCTCTTTGGCGGAGAGTGATTTTAGGTGTGCTTCCAAACGCTGCGCCTCGCTTCGGGTCGAACGAATAAACGACCTGATGCATCTGACAGGTCGTCTGCCGCGAGTATAGCGGGCACCACGGGAAGTGTTGTTGTGTTCGTGCAGACGCCGGTCGAGATTGTTGGTGATCCCCGTATATAGAGTATCATCGGAACAACGCAGTATATAGACAAAAAAGGGCTGTTCCATTGATTATTCCTGAGGAAACAATTGCTCTTTGCAGCGCTTTATAGCCCTGAAAATAGTGCTCTTGGTAGCACTATATTTAGTTGCCAGTTCTTTCATAGTGATATTGCCAGCCATATATTCTCGATAGATTTCCATCTCGATTTCGGGCGAGAATTTCATTCTGGCTTTGCCAATTTTCTTTTTATGCTCCTCAGATTTGGGCCTGCCTCTCCCGGCTATAGACATTTTTTGTCTCGCTTCTTGCGAGACAATTTTACCGGTATTGGCTATCGATAGTTTTTGTCTCGTCTCTGGCGAGACGGGGCGCCTCGCGTTGGATATTGCGATTTTCTGTTTCGTCTCATCACTATGTTTTCGGCCAGTACTGGCGATTGACATTTTCCGCCTTGTTTCTTCCGATGGAGTTTTTCCGAAGTTGGGATTTCTGTTGCCCTTCTTGGTCTCTGCGATTTTCTGACGGGTTTCTTCTGAAAGGGGCCCATTCGATTTGCCCTTCCTTATCTTGCTTATTTTGCTTATTTTCTTTCTTGTCTCCCCTGAAACTGACTTTCCTTTATTGCCTTCACCAATTTTTCGTTTATGCTCTTCTGATTTTGGCCTGCCTTTTGCGGCTTTTGACAATTTTTGTCTTGTCTCTTCCGTATGTTTCCTACCTTTTCCGCCTCCCTTACCTATATAATGAGGATCGTTGTATAGTTCGGCGCCAATCAACTTGAAATAGCCATACCAAAATTCCTCTGCATCAGGAAGTTCGGAAGTAGTTGCGTATTCTTCGATCACTTCCATTACAGGTTTTAGTCTTTGTTTTTTGAGCCCGCCGATCCAAATACATTTCTGTTTGGTGCCCTCTTTATTTTGACAATGGGCTTCGTATCTTCTTTCTTGGTTAGAAGTGTATCCTATGTAGTGCAAGCATTTGCTGATAGGATCGAACAGGCCATAAATTACATTGGGCCCGTCAGGTGCAGTAATGTTCATACCATCATTCTAACACGTGGTATGACGGATGTCAAGGTCTGCGCTTCACTTAGTTTAGTCTTCCCATCTTAGTATCGCCACGAGCGTTGATCATCCGTTCTATCCCGGGCTCCAAGGTCGGGCCCAATTCCTCGTCGAGTTTAGCCCATTCTTTGGTCATCCGATCTTCCTCATCGGGGTAGTAGAAGCGTCCTTCCTCGTAATTCCAATGGCGGTTATCGGTTATACTCAACTCATAGAAGAACAGGCGAAAGATGGAGAACCAAAAACGGAAACCTGCGTGATCGCCTTTGTTAGTCCATCGAAAGGTGAGTTGGAAAGGATCGATGGCTAACTTTCGACCCCATTGGTATTCGAGGGACTTGTTCTTGGTGAGGGTAATGCTGCCGGAAAACCAGCCGAGGTGTAAGAAACTCATCGATCAAACGCTTTCTGCAAGACCTCTATTATCTGCGGCAAGTTTGAGCCATCATAGCGATAGAAACGGTCATGCCTAAAATCTCTGTTCCAGGGCTGAGCAACGGCAACAACGACGCCCCGCGGTCTCTTTTCGAGCCACGGTTTGGCGTAGGGAATGAAATCGTCAATCAATACCCTACCATAAACCAATGACTTATCTTCACTCACATGCATCTTGGCATCGGGGACGTGTTCGGTCGCCCACACTAACTTCTCTGACCAGGCCGCGGGCGATGTTCTTGGGCCCTTCGTGAGAATATGGAGATCAAACCCTATCTTGCGCACCTCATCCAACAATTGAAAGCCCAAAGGATGGCGGGGCAAATTGCGCCAGAAATCTGGCTTGGACTGTACCAGTTTGCGTCGAGCAGCAATATGAGGCTCCTCGAAGTCATCGTGATCGCGTCCCTTGTATTCGGGCTCGCCAGGAGATTGTAGAGAGCGCATGATGGGAGTGAGAGCCGAGTCATAGTCAGCAAGAGAGCCATCGAGATCCAAAAGACAAACCTTAGCATTCACCATCGTTCAATTCCTCAATACTGTTGCTCTACTATCAGGCCCACAAGGGCATTCGAGTTGTAATTCGTCGTTCCTAATGTCTTCGATGTCGTTTTCATCCTCAAACTCAACGGCGAAGATGGTACCGCACTCGGAGCACTTGAAAGTGAACTTTTGTCTCTTGGTCTCTAACATACCAAGATGCCGAGTTATTGAACGGCGAAGCCCTTCCTTCGGCTCGGTCTATTGTTGAGCAGATATTGAGTCCAACACTTAGGGCATCCGTCTACGAAAGTACGCGTGGGCACCGGCAGGCGCTTGGCTCTGTATTTCGGATGGGTTTTACACTTGGCTTTCATATCGATGATCCTTTCCACATTGGGGGCAGAGCCCCAGTCTTACGCCTTGTTTCAGTTTCGATACCGCATCTCCAATCCCAGATGGGCCTGTACCATCTAACTTGATAGGGCGATAATCCACTCGGCCACGACCCCGATCTTCGGTTAGTATCCGATAGTCCTTCATGTACTGAAAGACCATCGTCTCAGCACAAGGAATGCAGATGACGTGAGTATAGGGATCGCACGGCGGGATGGGAATGTTGATGCCACAGACTTCGCAACTATGCATGTACGCCTCCACATTGAGGACATTTACCTTGCCTTCTTTCGGCGAGCACTTTGTTCACCATGTCTGCAAACCGGGTGGGACGTTGATCGGCATAAGTGAAGCGGTAATCAAACCTTCCTCGTTGATAGTCAACGGATTCGATTGGCAGATGTTGTATCTTGAAACGGACAAGCACTTCCTCAGTACAAGGAATGCAAACGACATGCGTTCTTGGTGCCACGGGAGGGATAGCGATAGAGGCAGAACATAACTGGCAACTATGCATGTTTGTTCCCACACTGAGGGCAGTGTCCGGCAAGTCTTCGTTCCAACAACTCTATCACTGCCTTATCCATCTGAGAGGTAAGAGAGTAGAGTAGTCTACCTTTTTTCCTATCACCATTAGACACTTCCCATTTGGGGTTCAGATGACGCATTGCGATCTCGCCACAAGGAATGCAGACATTCCCAATCGATCCGGTGAGGTAATCAATGTTAGGCATCACTACATCACACAACGAACATCTATTCAACGAACATCTACTCATGGGTACCTCTACATTACTGACTTGTTTCACCGATGAATCCCTCCGCACTGAGGACAGAACGCCTCACTTCTTAGTTCTGGGTGAGCCATTAGGATATCGTTCATCTTGGACTTGATCATGAATGGAAACTTGCCTTCGTCCTCGTTCCGGCGCACCCAAGGCGAATCCCAATTCAATCCTCCAACTTGGAAGAGACGATTGGCGCAAGGAATGCACAACACCAAGTCATACCCGGGCCACGTCGAAATTGGAATGGCACACATGGCACAATTGTTCGTCATCTACTTCCCCTTCTTGCCCTTCTTGGGCTTTTTGCTACGGGGCCTAACTCCGGGAATACCGATCTTCTTGGTAGGCTTGGACTTACTTTCGGCAGTGCCGTTCTTCCAGGTCTTATCACCTTCCTGATGCTTTCCCTTATGGCCCTTTTCCAAGACGCAAAAGTGCAGCATCTTATGGCAGGCGTTGCAAAACTTGGGATCATCAGTCCTGACAAGGATTTCCACCACCCGTTCGCGCATGTCTTGCACCAGGAGCGAGGCTTGGGTTTTCCGAGTAAACTCCTCCGCTAAGGATTCCAAGTCCATGGCTAACAAAACCAACTTGGCCCTACCAAACATCCATTTTTCGTCGTTGTTCATCGGTGTTCTCTTTCTTTGACCCAGGCATTTCCTGGTATAGTTCAGTGCAGTTGAAAAGGCTTTTCGCGGCTGTTGTTTGCGGCATCGCTCTTTGCGTAGGGTGCGCCCCCCAGTTTCAACTCAATAAGTCGAATTACGCAGAGAACGACACCATCTACACCGTATGGCACGTCGACACACGGTTTTCCACAAGGGAACGAGCGGCTATCTTTCAGGCCACTCAGGAGTGGCAGCAATTCGCCCGAGGTAAGGTAGAGATCAGTTTGATCTTCGACTTGGACTATTCAGATCCTTCCATTCTTCGAGATGAGCGTCTGTTGATCTATTCCTCATCCAAATCCAGAGCGATAAGCCAGGCTGATAAGGAAGTCAAAAGGGATGACCCTGATGCTTACACACTTGGGCTATTCGAGAAAGATGGGGTGCTCGGGACGCCAACGATATCGATCGCAATGGATCGGATCTGGTCGGAACGGATGTTGAAATCAGTTGTTCAACACGAGTTGGGGCATAGTTTGGGGCTGGCACACACGAAAGGCATCGGAGTAATGAACGCGATGGCGGGATGCCATTGTCTCACGCTTGCGGATGCGGAAGACTTCTGCGGCGTGTATGGCTGCAAACCAGCAGACCTCAATTACTGCGATCCGAGCGCTCCCTAATACTCTAAGCATTGGAAAGTAGTCGCAAACTTCATCCAAGCATCGGGAGTGATGAGCGACTTGAAACCCATTCTCTCAAACTCTTTCCTGAGTTGGTGGAAATTGGTTTGTCCCTCTTCCACAATCAGATCATCCAAAGGGATAGACCTCAATTCAATTAGGTAGCGATTGATGGCGAAGTTGGCTCGGTTTTCTTCGATTGACATCCATTGCTCGAAGAGAGTAGGATTGGCCAGCATTTTGAGAGCGGTCTTTTTGCCTACTAAGGAAGGTATGTTATCAGCCGTATCGCCATAAAGGGATTTCCCCGCCACCACCGGATGAGACGGGGGTTTGACGAAGACCTTTTTGATGGGGTTGTAGATTTTGACCTGATGTCCCAATTGGGGGACTTGGAGCAGATCACTATCGTTGCTAACGACGGTTAGATCTTCCCCTTGGAGGTTTTCCACCAGTGTGAGCACTACATCATCCGCTTCCGAAGCGTCATGACGGACGCGAGTAATCGGAAGGTGCTGGACGGAATTGAGTGCTTCGTTCTTGGACAAGCGGAAACGATCTACTTCCTTTTGCGTCTTGGAAGCGATCTTGACTAAGCGATTGGCTTTGTAGCCGGGGTAAGCGTCTCTACGAAACTGAGGATCTCCTTCGAGAACAAGGAAGCATTTATGGGGTTGAAACTGCTCAATGAGAAGTCGAAGACTACGGAAGAAATTGAACACTGCCACATAGCGAGTATCGATCGGATTCAATTCGTCAGGTTTAGACTTGAAAGCGACCTGCGCGCGCCATAAGAGGTTGTAAGTATCGAGGATAAGTATGCGATCCACCTATCAATGCGTGGATAGGCATTGGAGGCAGAAATCGGGATTGACGGTTTTAGCCTGCTCCCATATGCTCTCCCAGCGTCCGTAGTGCTCGCACACATTGGTGAAGTAGTTGCTGCTATTATGACTCCCGCCACCATCGTCTGCGATATTCGCCTTACGATGGCAGATCAAGCACCGCACAGGCACCTTGATCAAAACGCACCTGGTGTCGCGAGAATAGCCCTCTCGTCCCGCACTTCTGATCACATCCTCGCCAAGCCAAAAGTCTTGCGTTTCCATCATCGATGCTCCTTCCCGCACTGCGGGCATATAGGGAGATTAGTGTTGAGGTGCCAGGAATGCTTCCATAGGTGAGAAGTTCCATCGATGGTGTCGCCATAGTGGAAGTGATTACAGTGATTGACGAAAGAGTCCCTCGCGCCAGGAGAATGATCGAGTTTGATGCGACGAGAGCATACGGGGCAGTGGGTAGGGATCTTGATGGTGATCAGGTCTTTCCCTACCTCGCCCCAGTTCAACGAACGGACTAACCTCATCCTCTCTACCTGAAAGTCTTGCGTCTCCATTACTGATGCTCCTTACCACACTGCGGGCAGACATTGAGCCATGGATTGAGATGGGCACAGTGCTTCCATAACATGATGGTGGTGCTATTAGCGTCGCCGGGGCCGTAGTGAAAGTGATTACACCAGTTATCCAGAATGGTGCGACTCTTATCGCTGCCACCAATAGTGGTGATCTTCTTCCCACAGACAGGACAATTCAGTGGCACTCGGATCTTGATGCACTTGGAGGAATTGCGATGGATCGACAAACGATCGGTGAGGTATTCCTTCTCTAACCAGAACTCCTGCGTTTCCATTCTTACTTCTCCAAGTGAAAGTGTCTCACCACCTCATCACAGATGGGGTGATTATGGTCGTAATCGATGGTAAGCCCACCACATTCCACCACATTGATTTGGTTATCTGCCACGAAGAGAGTAATCCACATAGTCAATTCAACACGGGTAGCCTGAAAGCGATATAAGGACGGACTGCCAGTGATGATCTGATCCTTACTGGCTTTCCATCCGGCTCTAAGCATAGACTGGCGCTTCTTGATCCCTTCATCGAAGAGGGTACCAGAAGCGATGGTTTGGTCGATGAACAGGTGAGTCATTCCGTCATAGACGGTAATGATGTCAGGGAGGGAATGCCAACGCTTGTCGAGATCGAGTTTCCATCCTGGGCCAGAAAGGGACGCATAAGTAGCAGCAGATGCTGCCGCTTGTTTGGCTTGATGTTCCGCGATCATCGACGGAGGCAATTGAAAACTACCTCCACCACAACCGAAGAGACAAGCAAGGATAGGGATGTATCTAAGCAGACGCATCCATTACTCCGTGATGTAGAAGCCCTGCAACACTCGATCGCAGAGCGCCTTATTGAGGTCTTGCTTGATGGTTAGACCACCACAGCCAATGATATCGGCATGCTTGCCGGTCGCAAAGATGGTCGTCCAAACGGTGATGTTCTTGATGGCCATGCTCATCTGCTGAGCGGAAACGCCATTGACAACGATGGTCATCAGATCAGATACTTGCACTTCCTTACTGGCCATCTTGTCGTGGATTTGAGGTGCCAACACAAGTAGCGGTTGATTGGTCGTCAATTGCATGAACACGATATGCGTGTCCGCATCTGCATTGTTGTCGAGAATGAACTCATCTGTCCCATCGGAAGGGGTATTTGATAGGTGCCAGGAAGATACTCCATTCAGATTGAGATAGCATCCATTACGCGCGATCTGCGTGATATGAATTGGCATCGGCGTTTCTTCCACTACTGGCGGTAGTGTAGGCTGAGGGGCTGGCTGAGGCTGCGTTGAGGTGGCGCCACCACAAGCGAGGAGTAGGCTGGTAAGTAGAGTAAGCAGTGTCTTTTTCATTGGGTGTTCCTTATTCAGTGATCTGAAAGCGTCTAATTGCAGAGTCGCAGATGGGTTCGTGTTTGCTTTTCACTTCGGTTTCTCCGCCACAACTCAGAACGAACGCGTGCTTGCCGGTAGTGAAGAAAGCGACCCACATTGTTGCGGGGCCGGTCGTCGTTTCCAACTCAAAACTCTCTACGCCATCACGAATTACGGCATTGTCCCAAGCAATGGTAAAGCCTTCATTCAGCATCTGAGCGCGTTTCTCAGAAGCGAAGTTGGTTAGTGTTTCCGTTGAGTCAAACTGCACCACCGTCAGCAAAGTCTGAGCAGCCTCGGCACGCAGCACTAAGGCTCTCATACCAGGACGGTGCGGGTGCATATTCACCTGACGCCAATCGGCTTCCGGCCAATTGGTCAGATCGAGTTTCCATCCGGTGCCTGCATACACACCCGGACTGCCAGCCAAGGGGCCAGGCATTGGGGCAGTATCAGTCGGGTCGGGCGTTGCGGGAACAGTTTCCACCGTAGGCCCGCCGCAACCTATCATCACACACGCCAACATCGTCATCAACATCTTCTTCATACCGTCTCTCCTTTATCTCGCAGTCCTTCTGCGATCTCTTCGTTTCGTAGTCTTTTCACTTCGGCTTCCTCAGCCTGAACTTTCTCTCTTGCGTCTCGCATTGTCTTCCATTGCACTCCGCCCTTCATTCCTCGCTCGATGTAGTAATCGGAATGCGTGCGGACATAGGAGCGGATGATCAATTCCAATCCAGGCACCAAGGACGGATCCAATTTGAGTTTCGCACCGATGGCCCCCATCATCGTAGGAAGGGACACGCCCTTCTCCTGATTGATCCATTCGGCCATTATGGCTTCAATGGTCTCAAACACTCGCTGATGGTAGGCGAGGGCCTTTTGGACGTTCGCGTTCATCGCTGCGTCTTAGTCAGTAGTTTGCTGCGGGCTCGGAGGTAGAAACTGACGCCGAACGCTGCTACCAAACCGATTACGAATGCGACCGTCGAAGAGCCACTTAGCATACCAGCATAGCCAAAAGCCAAGTCAAAGACCGACACAATCAAAATGAAGTCGCACAAGAACATCAACCCAAACATCATCCATCTATTCATCAGTCTTCTCCTTAGCAAGGTGTTCGATTCCCAGATCGAGGAGAATCATCTCGTCATCATAGTCCAGTTTGCCGCGGATCAATTGTCCGCCTGAGGTGTCATTCAGGAAGTCCTGAGCCGCGCAGATCAGGTAATTGGGCTCGCTAATGTCCCATAACTCCTGCCAAGCAAACTTCTCGAAGGCACCTGATAGAGACCATTGATAGGCCTTCTCGTTGGTCGGATCGATCTCTTGCCCAAGCGTATCGACCGCCTTCGGCCAATACACCCAAGTCTTAGGTGTCAAGAACAACTCTCTGGTCATTCTCAACAGCCTAAGGACTTGCTGGGCATCTACTTCGCGCCATCCGAAGAACGGCATTGATAGTCTCCTCTTTACTGACGTTCCAACCGCAGTTTCAACTGTCGGAGGCATTCTCCAAACTTCGCGTGGAAGTCTTCGGCTTCTTCAACCGACCAGTAGAAAGTCTCGTCCCACTCCGAATAAGCGTACTTCGCATCGAAAGCATCCGAGCCAGCAGTCCCCCAAAAGTGGGCTTTGATCTCGTTATGAGCGGTCAGGCTGATCTCTTCGTTGCCACGATCTTCTGGCAACGGGTATCCATAATCAAGTGTATCGATTGTTATCACTGTTGCAGTTCCTTCTCTTGCTTGCGCGAGAGTCTCGTCTTCAAGCGCTGAATAGCGTTTCCAAGTTCATTGTAGAGGAACTCCGCCCTATCGAGATCCAATTGAAACTGGTCATCGAAACCGGCCTCATCCCAATCAACCTCTCCCTCAAAGCGGAGATCAATTCGATCTGCGCTTGATACTCCAACCGTTATGTCTAAACTGTTCTCACTCATTGTCTTTCTCCTTAGTGTAATCAGTTCGTATCCGTTCACCCATCTGATAGGCTTCCAAGTCTTTCGGCCGTACTTTCTCTTCCAAGGCCCCTCCATCAAATCCGCGCCAGAAGTGAGCCAACCATTGGAAACTGCGTTGCAACTTCTCCTCCAATATCCAGGCTCGGAAGTCGGTCTTGTACTTAGGGTCTTCTTCCTGACTCTCTAAGATGACGCAACTCAATGCGCAGCAGGTCTTAGCCTTCTTATCGACGAAGTGCCAGTTTTCCTTCTTGCTCCACTCTACTCCCCAAGTGCCGGGAACAACGGTAATGCCTTTCTCAACACACTTGTTGCAGGCCTCTCGGATCAGTTTCTCCACTTCCTCATCGGATAGGAGAACGACCTCTTCAATCACCGGAGTGATAACCTCTTCCACTTTGACTGCTTCCATCAGTTCTTCTCCCTTGATTTGCCACCGAAAATGCTCTCAAAGATGCCCGGTACCTCACCCTTAGGTTTAGTCGCCAAGCGAGAGAGTTGAGAGAAGTCTCCCTGCAATAGTAGGGCTTCGTTCTGAATGCCAGCACAAAGTCCAATCAGTTTGGATACGGCCACGATGCATTCGGTGTTGCTTACCTTGTCATCCTCATAGAGTCCGCGTAGGTTAGTTGTTCCCCCATTCAATTCCCTCAATAGGGCACTAAGCACCTCTAAGTCGGGTATCTCAATATTCGAGTTCGTCATTGTTCCTCATCGTAAGTTTGAGTCTATCCAAGTCCACCAGTCGAAAGTTGCCACCGGCGTCCTTCATTACGTTCCGAGTATGTAGGTCTAAGTGCTGAAATTGACCCGATCGCACTTGCCAGTAGAGCAATCTAACCCCCGCTATTGAGAAGTCAAGTCCCTTCGCTAATCCTTCCAATACTCCATCCAATTCCTTCTCATTGTAGTCGTGTCGTAGATGTCGGTCTTCGTGAGAGAGTATAGTCTGAAACACCTTCTGCTCATCCTCTGTCAGGGGTAGTAATTTCTCCATCCGGCAGTAATAGACCAAGTAGGGATGATCTTGCGGCATCAGGGTGCCATAAGTCAGTACATTGAGATCATACACCCTCACCAAGTAAGGAGGTCGTCGATCCCTCACCTGATGCAACACCCACCAAATCCGGGCATACTCTTCGTGCAGGTCGAGCCCCTTGTCTGCCCAATCCGAAAGCACCGTCAGTTTGACTGCTGCCGTATCTGAAAGAGAGAAGACTTCCCCATCGCTTCCACCCCCAAGCGATTGAGAGAGATCGAAGGGCACGGTAAGATGCGGGTGATGCTCTTGCAAGAAGGTCGCAACTCTCATTGAGCGAGAGACTTCAAGTTGTTGGCTGTAAGGATCAATTCCATCTCCTGAGCAGAGATGGTACGACGTTCCTTCTGCCAGAAGTCAAGAACGGTTTGTAGAGTAGCGGGCTTATCGCCTAACTGGTAATGGACATCATCCATCACGGCGATGGTCATGAAACCGTAAGCAGTTTCGTCGCGAAAGAGTTCCACGACCTGGCCGAGCACATCGGCTCGGTAATAGTCAAGCACTACCATATCGACACCTACTTAGTGTAGAGAGAGCGGATCTTACGACCCATTAGATAGCCACTGATTGAGTTGCCGTGATTGGGGAAGCCTTGCCAGGCAAACTGAAAACTGTCCACCCAGATAAGACGACGATCGAAGTACTTAGCGATGGTGGCGATGGCGATGTTGTCATAGCCTTTGCCAGCAGGTTCGATCTGATTGGCAACCAAGACGCAGGATAAAGCATCCGCTTGTAGCGAAGAGCGCCAAGCGTTCTCCCTACTAATCCAAAAGGCGCTGAAACAACCGTCTTCTACGCAGGAGAAGTCTAATGAGTGTCCTACGACGAGCAGTTTGTCGATCGCGGCACAGATCAATTTCTCGATGGTGAGGTCGTTCAAGGCATAAGAGATGCGATCTTATGCGGAGAGGCTATTTAGAGCGCTTCTTACGAGGCTTGATCTCTTTGACCTGACACCCAAGTTCTTCGAGAGGAGCGACCAGACTGATCTGCATCTTCTCCAACTTCTCCTTGTGTTTGTTGAGAGAACGGACTGCACCCTCTTCGGACTTGGCGTTGCAGGTGTAGGTGAGTTTGACAACTGCGTGATAGGAGGCTTTGTATCGCTTCATTGATGATACCGTTTGCATTGATGGCATCGTTGAGGAACGGAGATGCCAAGTTGTTCGATATACTCTGTCCAAACCCTGATGGTAAAGGCATTGCCTCCGGATTGCTGGTAGATCCCCGCTGAAACGGGGTAATTGGCCTCTGCCGCGAGTTTCGCAGAACAGGATGGACAGGCTGCCATTTGATCGGCGTGCATTGCGAATGACAGTTTGACCTCGGCAGTTTGGCAGATGAAGCACTTCATTGGCTACTCACCTGGCAACATCTCCCGTCTGTGAAGTTATGATACCCAGCCCCATGGTTTTTGGTGATGGGGCGACAGCGATGTCTGCCACCAAACATTGTTCCCCCTTTCAATCCTGAGCGAAGCATCAAACCAGGAACGGAAGAATGCGCATACTGCGGAACTTCAATCCAATCATCAGTATCTCCCACCATCTGATGAACATGGTATTGCAGACTGGTGCATCCAGGAAACTCCGTAATGTTGGCGCGGTAATCACATGCCTTGTTTCCGCACATAATCGGTTGGCGCTCAGTATTACAGGTGGTATTGCTAAACTCAAAACCGCTGCCGTAAGGATAAGGTGCCATATCCTCCCCCTCGCAGGCCATATTCCATTGATCCTCGTCGCATAACTTCGCGCCACGATCCGTACACATCTTTTGCGCCTCACCCCAGGTTAGATCATACGGCATCCCCATCTCATCATGCAGTTCTTCCCGATCGATGCAGTAATCCATATGCACACGCTGCTTGGATAGACATACAGATGGCTGTTGGTATCGTTTGCATCGAGCCCAAGGCTTATCAGCCTCTTCCTTAGACATCCATTCGAGACACTTCTGTTCGACTTTGGGGCAGTAATCGCCCACCACATGCACCATTCCATTAGGGCAATAAGTAGGCTCGGGAACAACGGTAAAAGTACCCTCTATCTTCACTGAGTTAGCAGGAGGTGGAGGATTAGGGCAACCGTTAGGATAGCAGACATTGTGTAGATTATTGGGAGGTGGTGTGGTTTGCTGCACCGTATGCTGACAAGCCATTACACTCAGACAGATGATTGATGGAATCATGATGCGCATGATGATACTCCTTGCTACTGAGAATGAACGAGACCACATTGAGAACAGGCGTTTTCTTCAACCACTACAAAACGATCTTGAAACCAAGGGTTGCCGGATACTTCTGCCAACACGTACCCGCATTGCGGACACGCTCCATAGTAGTCGATAGTGTTTCGCACCGCCCTCTCATGAGCATAATGACCTTTCAGCATCTCGATCCTTTTCCCGTTCTTGACGAACTCTTTCCAGGAGTCGCCAGGGAATAGGTCTTGTCTCAACGCAGTGGTGCGGTCATAGATGCCCTTGGCGCAGGAGCAACAAAACTCGTACCAGCCAGGACTAAACTCTTTGTCTTCGCAAGAAGAGTACTGGCCGCACATGTCGCACTTGAACTTGATCATCGATATCTCACGAAGGGTAAGGAGTGGGCGTAATGTCGTGTACAAACCCACACTGACCGCAGGTAGTCCAGTGAGACTTGACTTGCTCGACCGCAGCGGCAAAGTGCGGATTGCTTCTGCTGTAAAAGAAGCCCCTTTTGTCCGCTTCTGTATGCGCTATCCGTTTATGCCAGCCATACTCTGATCGGTCTGCATAGAAGCCCGGCGCATGGAGGAAGACCTCCCTCGCACAAACGGGACACAAGTGCCAGTAGGCATCATATTGCTTGCCAATCACCCCGACGCCACATAGATCGCACTTGTTCATTGGCTCACCTCTAACTGAATGGGCGGAACCCAATGACACATTCCACACTGCAAACAAGTACCATACTCGGCTTTGATGGCCTTGATAGTCTGATCGAATGAAGGATAGTCGACATAGTTGAATCCACCACCACGCCCATCGAATATCTCGTTCCATTTGAGCCATGCTTGTTCAGAATGATCGGGGAAGAAAGCGTCCCGAAGGAATATCTGCTTGGCGCAATGGACACACACCTTACGATATTCTGAGCGAAGGTCGAAGTCTAACTTGACGCCGCATATGTAGCACACACTCATCTTAGTACCTCGCCTCTGGGTTCTCGAAAGGATCGGTCAAAGAGTTGGTCTCCTGGTAGTAGGCGTCCAACAGTTTTCGATACACCCGCATATTGGGCTTGAATCGACCGGAGAAAAACTCCTCGTCGTTTCCGAACAAGGCCTTGCTCAACGCTCCGGCTACACCACTCGATCTGCTAATTCCGCCATCACAATGGATGACGATGCGTTGAATGTAGTGCAGGTGCTTTCTGACGAATGACCAGATTTCGCCAGCCTGCAAAGCAGTGAAGAGTTGGCTCTCAGTAGTTTGACCGACAGCCACATCGGCATCCGCAAAGGTCAGCCCCAAAGTTCCCAAGCAAAGAGGGTTGGTCGGTATCTTCGGTACATCATCCGCTCTGCTGGTGATTGAGATGATGATATGCGGTACCTCTTGCGGAGCCACTCTTTCGATGGCAGCCCGACTATACACCAGTATCTCCACCTTCTTGTTCTCTTGCTGCTCATAGAGACGAGGAGCAAAGAGGATCTTATGCCACTGATGCTTCTGATAACTCCGATATTGGAGGTAGAGGAAGAAACCAGCAGAGCCAACAGAGAGGATCGAGAAGAAGTCTATCCAATTCATTGAGAGTCCTTATTGCGACCAGCGATCGCCATTACGAAGGATGCTACCACCATCATTGGGGAGAAGAGCCAGAGCAACACTCTGGGGGACAAAGGCGCCTTACCTTCGGTCTGATGCGAGGGCAAGAACACCAATGCTCCCCAGAGATAGGAAGAGAGGAGGAACACGAACAGAGTGAGTCGTAGCAGAGTATGGATCATTGGGTGGGGTTATGGTGAATGGAAGTGCTGAGGTTTCCTTTCATCCGCTCGATGGTAGTACCGATCTCGGTATTGGCTTGATTGAAGAAGACGATCTCCAACTGCTTTTCCAGATGGTTCTTGCGCCTGATCAGAGCGGCAGTAGGCTTCTTGGCAGCCTTAGCGGCTTCCAGTTTGACCACAATACGAGCCAACTTGGTTTCGATAGTGGCAGCATCGATCGACTTTTGCATGGCCTTGATGCGGCGTTTTAGGTTCTTACGGCTCATGATGCCACCTCTTCCTTCTTGGGAGAGTGTTGTATGACCAGTTTGGCGCGCTGCTTCTTAGCACCAAGACCAACGCCGAGTCTGCTATCCAACAGAGCGATCTTCTGCTCGGTAGAAAGCCCGGCAAAGAACGCCTGACGCTCGATGGCTTCCTCACGCTTGTGTTTCTTGTTGTCCGGACGACGACCATTGCAACCAGGATTACGACGCTGACGAATATGCTTACCGCGTTTCGATACGAGAGGTTCCATTATTGTCTTCCTTGTTTGAGTGAATATGCAAACAGAGCCGCAGCACTTGCAGCCCCAACATTGATTGATCGAACAGAGCCGCGCATTGATATCTCTACCAGATGATCCAGCAACGCCAATATCTCAGGCTGCAAACCGTCCTTCTCTTCGCCAAAGCATAACAGCGGTTTCTCGGGCCATTGGAAGTCTTGCAGTGGCGTAGTTCCGTTGATATTGTTCTCCAATCCGACGAAGGCATATCGCTCTTTCAGAGCGGACACGGCTTCGATAGAAGGAAGATGGATGACATCAGTATATCGGTAGGTGCCTTGTGCGGCTCTGCGATCCCAGTGTCTTCGACCATAGTAATAGACCGCTTCGGCTCCAAAGGCATTAGCGTTCCTGACCAAGCAACCGAAGTTGAAGTCGTGTTCGATCTGAGCCATCAATACTGCGCAAGGCAGCGCTTTGGCTTTCAGATCAGCCTTGATCTCTTCGGTGCTTAGTGCCCTATAGCAGTCTCGGACATTGCGTTGCCAGAGGAAGCGCTCATCGTACTTCTGCTCTTCCATAATTGACTCCGCAGATCAATCCAATCAGTTTAGTGATCAGGAAAAAGACGAGTCGATTCCACCAAGTGAAAGGGATGTACTCTCCACACTTGACACCTCTTACTTCGTCCTCGAAGGGAGAAAGGACGGGATAGACCCAATGAAAACGACTGGGGAAGTAGCCACGATTGTCTTCCTCACGCCAAGAGCCATCCCACTCACAATAGGAGACCTCGCCACAGGTACGACAGAACTCGCGGATGCGTTTCATAGATCGATGACGATGGGAGGATTGATTGGCTGATAATGTCGATTGCAGGATGAGGCATTGACGAACTTGACGCCATTTCTTTCGGCAGTGCCATAGCCTTCGTGTATGTGCCCACAAGCAAAAAGGCGCAACTGCTTCAACTGGTCAATACGACCCAACAAGTCTTTATCTCCAACCTTCTCTCCGGCTTTGGTAGTATCCAACATCCCGTAGGCAGGCCCGTGTGTCAAAAGAACTTGTGTGTCGTCTGGTATTTTGGCCCAAACCGCAGCGATATCCGCACCTCGACGAACATTGAATGCCCAATCAAAATACCACGCAGAGCAAGGCGAGCCGTAGATTTTGAGCCCATCGATCTCGATTGCTTCGTTCTCCAAGTAGATCGTGCCTGACTCTCTAATCAGATTGACGCAAACATCACGATCTCTATTCTCGAAACAGAAGTCGTGGTTTCCCGCAATGAACACTTTGTGCTTGTGCGGTAGTCCTCGAAGCCAGTTGGCAAACTTGGCGATCCGATCTACGGCACCGTGATAAGTCGCGTCGCCAGTATGGATGAAAATGTCCCCGTCCGGAACGACTACTTTCTCTTCCTGTTCGTGTGTATCTGATGCTAAAACTAAGCGCATACTCTAAGACCCTTTCCTAATCAACGACCACAATGATATCCACACCCACACTTTCCGTTGCGACAATAGACCTTCTCGGCCCAAAAGTGCCAAGACCGCGGGTGCTTACACTCCGTACAGACCTCTCCTTTCGAGAAGCCAAAGCGCCACCATAACCACCAAGCATAGTGTTGCAAGTCGCGATACCAGTTCAATGCACATCCCCACACTGAGTGCAGCGACTACTAATTGCTTCCTTCACTCTTCCTTCGTTCCAATTATCCCACCCCGTATATCCATGTTCCAAATTGGTATCATCAATTGATGGTATCCATAGGCTATGACCAGCCTTGCTTATGGCCTGCTTGTAGATAAGGCAGCAGGCTTTACACATCACAATGTGCTTGCTGGTGGTATAATGCCCTGGCCTACATATCACGCTCTGCTTACAATGCAGGCACTTATGCTCGTTCATTTCTTCCCACCTTCCAAAGTCTTCTCCAACTTGTTGCACCCCTGCCGTATCATCAGCAGTTGCTCTCGGATAGTCTTGTCGTCTGACTTATTGAGCAGGGTAGAAGAGGTCATCTCCAATACTCGTTTCAGGTCGATCAACATCTTGCCCTTCTCGGTCAGTCCGTACTCTTTCTCTTCGACTTCCATCTTAGTGCCTCTTTCTGCATTGGGGACAGATCTCAGCCAGAATCTTGTCTACTTGATCACTGAAACAACCACCGGAGCGCACGAATGTGAACCAATCTTGGGTAAGTATACTCGCATATCCTATCCCGTGCTTATCGTCTAACCCTTTATAGACTTCCACTGCACAGGCAGGGCAAACAACACCTGTCGTTGATTGGTTTGCGGGCGGGTGTACGAGTTTTAGACACATCTCACACGACTTTTCCATTGTCAGTGTACCTTTCGACATTGAGGACAAGTCTTCCCAATCATCCTGTCTACCTGGCCAGCAAACTTCGGGGAGCTATTACTGAACGACCACCAATTACCCTCTGATTCGTGCTGAGCGTCCGAGGCACCTTCTTCGTCTCCTATCTCACGATAGACTTCCGCCGCACAATCAATGCAGAGCATACGATGCTTCATTTGGTTGGCGGACGGATGGACTATTCTCAAACAGAGTTCGCACGGCTTTTCCATCTCTTCACCTCAGTGTTGAATGCCACATTGCGGACAGGAGCCGGGCGCAAGCACTGTAAAGTGCCAGGCATAGTACCACGCTAATAGGCCCAGGTTATTGATCAGTTGATAATCACCCACATTGTCGGGGTTCGATACCGTATAGACCTTCCCCACGGTCAACTTGTTCTCATCTACACCAGTGGTGTTGATGCACTTGACTTGCTTCATTCAGTCTCTCTTCTTAGTGTTTCAGACCACACTGCGGACAATGGCCACGCTTGATGCGTAGTATTTCCAGCCCTTCGGCAATGTTCTTGCTAGTCTTGTCGAAGTCCCACCATCCCTCAGTGTCTCTCTCGGCACGGTCTCGTCTTTCGCGATCCCCCACTTCCACATAGGCATCTACGGCGCAAGTAGTACACACCACTCGTCGTGTAAGAACTTCCACGCGCGAAGGACATTCCAATACCTTCGAACACAATTCACAGTGTCTTGTCATTGTCTTTCCTCCTCGATTGAGGGTTAGTTAGAAGTCTTCGGCGGGCCCCAACCAGAATCGATATGCTTCAACTCTTCGTGTTGGTATTGCTCGGGAGTATACCCACAGCGTTTCAACCACTCTACATACTTATGGTAGTAGGCAGCCGCTTCGTGATAATCCTTGGCCATCGCCATCTGACTAATCAGGGCATCGGCTCGTTCGGATACGAAGTGATATGGGAGTTTAGCGGCCATACCACTATGCCTTATTCTGCGCAGCGATTGATCCTCTCTACCGCTTCCTGCAAGGTTTTAGCCTCCACCGCCAAATTGATCCTGATATGGCCTTCCTTACCGAAGTGCTTTCCATCTGGCACTGAAATCTTGGCCGCTTTCAGAACATCCGGTCTCTTGCATTGTACGAAGGCGAACATTCCGGGCTGTTCCGGCAAATCCTTGGGAATATCCAAAACGGTTGGATTGATCTTGACCAAGGTTTTCTTGGCTTCTTTCAAGGCGTGCCGAGCATCAGCCTCAAAGGCTAACTGCTTCTCGGGACATTCCTGCATAGCCCGTAGCAGGCCGTAAACGGCCTTCTGAGAGGCAATTGAGACCCCGACCGTGGTCATCTCCACATACTCACGGATAAGCCCGTAGAAGTCAGAATTGGGGCATACGGCCCATCCTACTCGGAGGCCGGATAATCCCAGATATTTGGAAGCGCTGAATAGTTGGATATCACCGATTGGGGGTAGAGGATAATCGGCGGGAAGATAGAGATGGTTGTAATAGACCGCATCGTGAATGAGCGGCACACCCTCGAAAGCCCATTCTCTTTCTGAGGTATCAAGTGAATTGTCTGGATTATTAGGTAGCACCAATAGTTGAGCATCAGAAGGCAAAAGGGGATCAAACTCGCAAGTAAGACCGTGGCAGTGCATCACGGGCGGAAGCAAACACCAATAGATCGGGCCCAGTCCGATCGATCTTTTGCCCATCTTATGCAGGGCATACGCTATACTTCCGAGACCCTGCTTGGCTCCGTTGGTAATCACAACCGGAGCCTTATACTGCTCTTCCAAAAGACCGACCAATGGTTTATAGCCAGAGGGATCGGGATACTCATACTCGTGGTCAGTGAGTTTGTAGAAGGGAAACTCGAAGTGTTTGGACAAGGCTTGCCGGACTAAAACCGCTTCACCAACTGATAAGTCTATCCAATCAGCGGGCAGTTTTGGTTTGGCAAGGAGCATGTCGGTCATATAAGGATGTCGGAAAGTTAGCGGGCCTCAATACCTAACGAGAGGGATGATTTTCACAGCAATGGACTACGAGATAGAAGCAGCGATCGCATTTTGATCCGAGGTCTGTCTTCGTCCAACGATGTCCGAATAACCGACACCAGATGCGCCTCCAATTCACTTGATCTCCGTTCCACCATCAGCGGCAGCGCATACAACGCGTTTGGTACAAAGTTGCGGAGAAGTGCTTTCGCAATAGGTCTCGATCAACTGAAACGGATAGCACTTCTTTTGATCCTCAGTTGCTTGATAAGTCTCAACACACCCAGCACACATCAACACTGCCAGCATTAGCCACTTCATTCGCTCTTTTCCTTCCGCAGTTTCAGGTCGAACCCTTCCTTGCGATTGATCTTGGTCAGGTCATATCCCGCCTTCTTCAATCCCATCAGGGCGCAGCAAGCCTCATCGTCATTCTTGCCGTTGCAAGCCCAGGTGATCTTCTGGGTAGCCTCCGCCTCAGTCAGTATCGGCTCTTCTTCCATCGCAGGCTCTAAGACTTTCAGCAGTCGAGACCAATCCTCTTTTCGGAGGAGGAAGTTGTCGAAGTGAAAGGACTTGCCAAACCCGAGAACGTACTCAGCGGCGACTTGCAACCTCTTCAAGAGGGGAAGTGCCGGATTGAGGTAGAAGTCGAAGTTGAACTCTTTGTCCTCTTCGTCAAACTCGATCTGCATGACGTGAGAGGGATCAGAACACTGACAGGTAAAGTGGGCGGTATTCACTTGGTCTCCTTGATCTCAGTTTGGACATACATCTTACCCTGGTAGTCGCTGCGGTATTCCAGTTTCAATTCTTGTTGCCCCAATTCGGGATAGAGGCGTTGGAGAAACTCGGTTGTAGCCCGTTGCAACTCGTTGGGAGTAAGAACGAAGATGGTGGTCTTAGTCATGGGCAGACTCCTTTATATGCGGAAGGTCTTCTCTTCGCCAGTCATGGGGTACAATACCCCGTATGACGAACCGTCTATTGTATAGGCAACTTTTTGGGTGCGCTTAGAACGGAGGTAGATCTGGCAAACTGGACACGGCCGGGAAAGCGTCCAGCCACCACTTTTCTTCGAGATACGAGCCACCGCCATTACACCTTCGGCGCCAAGTTTCCGAAGCAGTCTGACTTCGGCATGGGCTTCTGGTATGGGAAAGTAGCGATCTACTTCGGTAGAAAACACGGCACCGTTTTGGGCCCGCACGATAGTCGAGTCTTTTCGTTTGCCAGCCGCGCCAACAAGGAAGTTCCTGGCATCGTTCTCATCATTCGGCAACGCATAACTGGCCGCAAGTTCCAACAAGTCAATCATTGTCTCTCCACTATCCCCAGTACCTTGAATCGCTTTCGGTCAATCGTCTTCTTGGCTTGCTTCTTGGCCTTGCGTTTGCTCTTGGCCCACAGGAAGTACGTGCCTTCCGTTTGCAGACCCTCACGAGCAATCACCTTGACCAGATACTCTTTGAGAGTCATGGCAATCACTTATCGGCTTCTTCCCACTTGACCAACTTCTTGGCATACTGATTCATCTGTTTGTCGTAATCGGGATTGGGTACAGTCTCCTGCCAACTGATGTATAGGTATGCATCAGCACCGTCTTCCGGCCATTCACTACGATAGTCCTGTATCACGTCCACCAGAGCGATATCTCTGTATTTGACCGGCACTGACTTCTTGACCCACTTTACGAAGTCAGAGAGGCCCATTGAAGGATCCCCTTCTTTCTTCTTGACTTCTCGGGTAATGACCATGGTCTTGGTAGGTCGTTTAGGCTTGTTCATGCTCAATTCTCCTCGTCTTCCCATACGTCTAAAAGGAAGGCTCCGCCCTTACCCTCTACAAACTTGACATCAATGCTATCGTCATCTAACTCGATCTGAGACCCATCTGCTACCCCTCGAAGATAAGCGATCGGATCTTCCACCTTGGACTGAGCCCCAACATCAGCCGTAGACTCAATCTTGGGCGGGGCAATCTTCTCTTCGGTATCGGTCTTGACCATCTTGGTCTTGTCTTCCGCTTTGATCTCGGGCTTGACCTTGACCATCTTGGGAAGACTGAACTCTAAGTAGTCGAGTACCTCACGAATACCGTTGACCGCACCCTCTTGATAGGAAGAGAGATAGCGTTCGCCACGTCCCACACAGTTAGTAGCAACCAACTCCTCGATCTTGGCAAGGAAGGCATTGAAGAGGTGCTTGACCAACGGAGCGTCCTCATCATCACCGTAGAGGAAGTAGACGTACTCACTTGGGCCTTCTGACGGGACTTGGTGTTCCTGCACGACATAAGAGTCATACTTCTGACTGAGCAGCAACGATAATAGCGACTTCCATCCCACTATGGTTGGCGTCCTGAAAAGGATATCGCTGTCATCATAGAGAGGCAATTCAGAACGAATGCTCTCACTCAATTCTTGCTCGGAGATGCCGTGCTTGTCAATCAGTTTTTGAGCGAGGGTCTTGGCAGCGAGGGCTTCATTCTCGTTGGGAGAAGCAGCAAGCCGTTGTAGGTACTTCACTTTCGTCAGGATCTTGGGATCAGTTTCGCTCATCGATCATCTCACGAAGGTGCTTCTTGGTTTGGTGCAATTCGCAGCCGCTGGTATGGCAGAACTTGTTGATGTCATAGCACACCGGGCAATGCTCGTAGTAGACAAACTCAAAGCGATCAAGGAAGGTCAGTGCAGAGGTAAGCGTTTGTTGGGTAGTAGGGGTGTTCATTGATGGACTTTCCGGCATTGAGGGCAGACTTTGAGTAGGTCATCGCGGAAGGACTCGGGCCAAAGATCATAGTCCATACCGCTTCGCCAGAGGCGATTACCCTTAGACGCATAGTAGGCCTTGGCACAAGGAGTGCATACGTAAACTCTGGCTTCCAAAGGTACATCGTAGGAAAGCCAGATCTCGGCATGACAGATCAGGCATTGAGTAATGCAACTCATTGATGAAACCCTTTGCATTGTGGGCAGTGGGCCTGAACGAGACGATCGTGCTGTTCACTGCGCTTTCCGATCAGTCCGTAAGGAATGACACAATCCTTCACAACGGAGACTCGGCCTATGATCTTCCCAGCCTTTCCAGCGCAGGCAAGACACAAGTAGGTAGCATTACCCGCACCACCACGAGTGCTGTCAATGAGGGCTTGGCAAAAGAAACAGTTGATCATTGAGTCTCCACAAACGGCTTCACCAGTCCACTCTTGGTATCCGCCTGAAACTTCTCCCAATACCCTTTCGGGTATAGTTTGAGGATCTCCGGCCCGTTCTCAAACGCAAACTCTCGAAACCATCCTGAGGTAATGGAAGACATTACCTTGCCCAGAGCAAACTTCCACGCACGCTCAGGCGTCCATACGCCAACATGAGGAACAAGGGAACGCTCGATGGCCAATACAGCCGCTTCTTCCACCACACCAGATAGTTGGATCTCACGTGTACAGGCGAAGAACTTTTCCTTGTCGCACTGCACCTGAGCCCCGTCTTTCATGTAGTAGGTGTAAGCAGGCTTCTCTTGTTGGGCCACGGAGAGATGCACGGTATCGTGATCCCAGATATAGGTTAGCCCATCGCTCTTGAAGAAGCCTTCCTTATCCTGATTGAGTTTGGGATGCTGATAGGTATAGGTCTCCTTCTCGCGTTGAGCAAGGAAGTCTCGATACTCAGGACGCACCTTCGCACCCAATCGTTTCATCACGTGGTAGTCTCGGAAGGTCTTCCAGAAGACGTGATCGGAGTACTCAAACTTCCGATACCGATGAGAGGCCTTGATGGTGAAAAGCAAGTCGAGAGTGGGCACCCAGCCGAGAGATGTCTTGATGCTCTCTTCGTTATCCTCTACCAGGCCTTTCAACATCTGGCAGGAAGTGTCGGGCTGAATGATCTCAAACTCGCAATTGGTCAGACCTTCCACGATCATCTTCCCATTCTCGGGATAGACCTTGGTAGGTTTGACCTGAGCGGAATTGATCTTCATCCAATGCTCATACTCTTGCTGAGTGCAGACCCAATCGAAGTCCTTGGGATACCGAGAAAGGGCGTCGGGACATCGGAGGAAGAAGGCTCGGGAGCCGATGAGGATCATGGGATCAGCAGCCTATCGAGGAATTAGACCAACCATCTTTTTCCAGGTCAAAGAGAGCGTCAGACAGACCAGAGGTGGAGTATTCATCTCGAAAAACATCGTGCTCATTGACTATCTCAGAGGCTTCTTTGAGCAACTTGGTGGCAGCCTCTATCTTGGACTGCACTAACTTGATGTACTCTTGCTCCAACTTGTTCGTCTCTTCCATCTCAGTCTCCATTTCTATGGGCCAAACCATTGGGATGTTCCTTAGTGAAACCTTCCGCATTGAGGACAGGTATGCCCTTTCAGGTTGTTATGGAACGGCCAGTCCTTATGGTAAGCGACCGAACCGTAGTCAATAACCAGACCTAAACGAGCCATGACCTTGGCACAATCCAAACACGCGTGTAGAAACTCGGGTTTGGTGTATTCAGTAGGTGTCAATCCAACGCCGCAAGTATGACAGGTGTGAGTATGCATTTAGACCTCATGAATATGCAGGCATTGGGGGCAGGCGTGGCTCTTATGCTGCTCTAAGAGAGGCCAATGTCGCCAAACTCGTTCTTCAACGGATACATCTCAAAACGAGTATCCTTATGCAGGTTGGTGTAGTAGTCCCAACCGTTCTTGCGCTCTAACATGAGGACATCGTGGTAGATGCCATCATCGCTGGGGGCGATCCAAAGTCGTAGGGGGCCATAGCAATGATCAACGCCGGATACTATCGACATGCCTGCTCCTTGCAAAGGAAAGTGATGTCATCTTCATAGAGGTGAAAGTCCGTTTCAACTTCATGCCTGATGGCTTCGTTCATTATAGCCGGGTGTTCAATACTGAGATCAGGTAAGTTCATGACATGGCCAAACTCATGCGAAGCGAACACTCTCAACTCCGACATTCTACTCACTCGATCTTCCATTAGCCAGATCGTATTGGTCGCAGGCTCATGCAATCCCATCGTCCAGAGCCCCGGATGATCATAGGTGCTCGTGATCCATCGTCTCTTCTCCCCAAACGGTATCTTGACTTGAATGGCATTGGGCTCGCAACGCTCGACAAACCTTGCCTCAGGCGCCCTATAATCCCATATGGCCGCGCCCTCTCTAATCATCTGCTTCTCTTGATCGGAGAAACCATCGCTGATGCAATATGATCGCTGCACGAAGGCAGGGCGTTCAACGCTGCGATGTAGGAAGGTAAGTGTCCAAACCAGAATGACAGCAATCAGAGCGAAGCGTAAGCCTAAGGAAAGCCAGATGGACTTGAAGGTCATTGGTGTATCTCTCCACATTGAGGACAAGGGGGATGCAATCGCATCTCCTCGATGAGAGCGTTCCACTTGTATTGAGGGGACAGAGAGAAACGACAAGGGTTGGTTTCCAAACCCCCGTCATGACGCTTCCATAATCGACCAGAGCACCTGCCGCAACACAATACCATCTCATCAGAAGGGCCAAGGCCATACGATACGCTGGCTGAACACACATAGCACGGATTGATCATCAATGAACCTCGGCGCAAACACCCACATACGAGCCACCGCCCTTGTAGCAGACGAAACCGCTACTGCACTGACTATCGCTCACACAATGGGGATCAGGGTTAGTGGAAGCGACAGGAGCCGCATTAGGAGTGTTCGGATCGCTACACAAAGAAGCGTAGCAATAATCGCCACACCCCAACATCAACAAACAGAGGCAAGCAATTCTCATGACAGCACCGGAGGCTCAAAGTCATCAATGATTAGGTAGTAAGGATGCACCGCTTCTCTAACCATCTCAATCTTGTTCTCGGGGCACTCTATCAACCGTACTTCACCATGAGTGCTAAGGATACGCAACTCCTGAAACGACTGCACCAAATGCTCGAAACGAGGAACGGTGATGGTGGTTGGGGAGGGGGTGAAAAACGCGACATACCTCATTGACGGAATACCTTGTTGCAATCGGTGTTTGCCCCATTCTCTACCACGCTTTCCAAACAAGCCCGATAGGACTCGAAGTTGCGAGAGATGCGGGTGGGGGTGCAGAAGCGGTAAGTACCTGCGTAATTGGCCATGTACTCGGTGATAGTGGGCTCTCGTTTCAGCCACTTGCGACAGAAGTCTCTGTTCTTGGCTATCAGATAGGTGCCCATCCGGATGTTGGTCTCAGGATTGAACAGGTCTTGGCAGGGAGCCTTATAGGCAAGACCGCACCTGATTTGCATAAGCCCATAATCGAGATGATCAGAAGAGATAGCCATTGGATTCCAACGGCTCTCGTGTTTCGCCACTGAAACCGTGAGTAGGGGGTCAATGTCAAACACCTCGGCCTGCTGTTTGATGATCTTGGCGTAGGCTTCTGCCTGCACGGCTGGCATTGTCGGTGCAGAGAGTTGAATAGCGAGGACGATCTTGGCAAGTTCTCGGAACATGAGGTTATCCTTTGTCGGTTAGGTGCCTTCCCCACGGCAAAGTTGGCTCGACAGGCAAAGACCGTTTGGATCTTTGCCCCGTCGAGGTGCTGCTTAGAGCGCTGCCCAATCGATGGGATCAGCGCCGTTATCGGTCAAGAACTGATTGGTGCGTGAGAAGTACCGTCCGCCAAACCATCCGCCACGATTAGCGCTGAGCGGACTGGGATGTACTGCCTCGATGATGAGATGCTTGGTGTTGTCCAGTAGGTGCCTTTTGCTCTTGGCAAACGACCCGAACAACAGGTACACCACCGATCTATCCAAACCATTCACCACTCGGATGATTTGGTCGGTAAAGGTCTCCCACCCAGCGGTCTTATGGGAGCCAGATTGTCCTTGTCGGACGGTAAGAACAGAGTTGAGCAGAAGAACACCTTGCTTGGCCCAACCAATCAGACACCCATGAGATGGCGGATCGATGTTGAGATCGTCTTTCAACTCCTTGTAGATGTTGAGGAGAGAAGGCGGAGGGTCAATGCCTTTGGGTACGGAGAAGGAAAGACCGTGGGCTTGGCCTGGGTTGATATAGGGGTCTTGGCCTAAGAGAAGGCAACGCACATTATCCAAAGATGTATGCTTGAAGGCATTGAAAATCTGGTTATGCGGAGGATACACCTCGAACTTCTTGGCATCTTCCTGCACGAACTTGATGATGTCTTGGAAGTAGGGCTTGGCTTTTTCCTCTTCGATGATCTGCTTCCAGTTCAACTCCATACCAATCCGATAGTGTTCTTGTTCTCTTTGGTGATCTCAGAAGGACGAGGCTCACACTGATTCACGAACCAAAAGATTGCTTCCCTCTTCTTAGACTCCTTAGGAAGACCCACATTCACTGAGCAGAAGAAGTCGTCGTCGATCTTGATGGTGGCCCCCATCTTCTCCAACTTGGTGAGAAGGGTTATGACCTCAGCATCGGTATTGAAGTTGCCATCGCCGAAAGTGTAATCGTCATAAGCAGTCATCTTGTGTATCTTGTGTCGTTCCTCAAACTCTTTACGCCAGTTCTTCTTGTACATCGTCGTTTCCTTTCAGTCCCATTCTAAGACCATCTTGTTCCGTGTTTCCATATGTGCTTCCCTCGGAAGCGGCTCAGCGGTCATTGTTCGCCGTAGTATTCGATCCCTTACTCCGTGCTTGTTCTTCCCGATCGGGAGGGTCAATCGCACCTTGTTGAAGCAGACCTCATCGATCTCGATCTTGACCCCCATCTCTTCCAGGTCGGAGAGGTATTGGACTGCGTGAAGATCATCGACGAAACTGACACCACCGAAGGCGTTATGTCCTTCTTCTTGTCGGAGGTCAAACTCTTTGCGCCAGTTCTTTCTCATGGATGCCTCTGATAGCATTGAGGGCAGATATCGCAGATGACAGCCACCTTCCTCGCGGCCGAAGCATACTTGCCTCCCTCCGCCTCGAAAGGCCAATGAGTGAAACCCTCATCGCGTATAAGGCTATCATCAACGGAAGTCCATATGTCCTTCAATGAGCCTTTGAGGGACGAACAGCACTCTGAACACAAGATGACAGAAGGAAGATACACCTGAGCAAAGCCTCTGGCATCGAAGGATTTTCCGCAACGGCAACAACACCAGTTCATGGATGAATCCTTTCGCATTGAGGACACAAGGGATACTTGGGTGTGATGGCGTCAATGAAGAGTCGGTTTTCCGACCACCAAGTATAACCGCACTGCTCGATCATAAGTTGGCATCCGTACGTCCAAAGTCCATTCACGCTAAGAAGCGTCTTCATGTTCTCTAAGCAGCAGTCTCGACACCAACTAACACGATCGAAACCGATCTCCCTTGTACCGTTTGTCCTTATCTCTTTGCCACAGTGAGCGCAAGGGAAGATCATCCGTGAACTCTCCTACACTGCGGACAAACCGAAGGCAAGGGAAGAAGCGCTTCCGCTCGCTTGGCTCGATCGGTCATATTGGGACGATCCAAGATCCAACGAGTGTATGGCTGATAGTCCAGCATGTGTTGATCGTCCTCTCCCCAGATCCCATTATCGACCAGCAGTTGTTTATCGATCATGCAACACTCTTTGCACCAGAAGACGTTCAGGTCGGTATAAGCGTATTCAACGGTCGTGATGAGTCGACCGCAGTGATGGCACCAGATCTGCTGCATTAGTGCTTCTTTCGGCATTGGGGGCACACGCCTTCAACAGGCATGATAGCGGCCACCTTGGCTGCTTGCTCCGCAAACACCACCCAACGCTCTAACGGCCAATGCGTATAGCCGTACTTTTCGAGTAGGCCTCGATCTTGGCCATCTATATTCACCTTCGAGGAGAGCAGGGCTGCATAGTCGGTGCAGCACTTCTTGCACCAAACGATAGTGGGCCCATAGTCTTCCAGATGCCCCTGCGAATCGATCGGGGCCGCACAGTGATTACACGAGTACTCCATATCAGTTCTCCTTCTGTGTCTTGGTAAGCGTTGCAAACTTCATGGACAGGGCGTTCTGCTTCATCTGGTTGTGCACTCCGCGTAAAAGGTGGCCGTGTAATACTGAGGAGCAACAACCATCGTCCAAGTCTTGGACTGATGGTCGGGAGCATCGGACTTGCAGGTGATGGTAGAGCCGATTGGCGTATGACCGTTGCTGCAAGCAAAGCCGGTGGTGTAGAACTTGTCATCCGAACTCGGAGAGATGCCAAGACGAACGCAAGCCCAATTGGCTTTGATCATCCGAGCAGGAAGAGAGACGCCAACGGTTTGACGAGGATCCTCCGGATACTCTACCTTGCCACGAGCATCCTCCACATAGAAGGAGTAAGTGGTATGCAGAGGCTCGTCCGCCTTGATGGTGGTGGCGGTAGAGAGACAGGCGGTAATGAAACACAGAGAGAGAAACTTGACCATGGAAAACTCCTTAGGGATGAATCTTGTCGCATTGCGAACAACGAACGACTTTGGGGATGGCGCGAATGCGCTGCTTCATCTCGGCATTCACGATGCTGCTGAGGCTTGCAATTTCCTCGCAGCCCTCAACGGTGCATGGTGGCGTGAAACCAACCTCTTTCAACAGGTCAATGCCTTCGCGATGATAACAGTCAGCACACCAGAAGAGTGCGGTAGGAGCGTTATTACTCGATCGCAGAAACCTACCACAGTGATCGCAATCCATCTTCAACCTCCAAACGAAACCAACCAAGCCCAACTCAGATCCGCATTCAGCGGATACATCTCGTTCCTACCAGATAACTGGCGGGCGTCCCAGTATCGTCCCTTGTCGTCCAACCACCAGTTTTTCAGGGTGGGGAGATCGCAAGGACGCAGGACGCTCATCGAGAAGTCTCCCCGAAACTCGGAGAGCATGACGATCCGACAGTCGGGATGGATCAGATCAGCAGAAGGAATGGGTGCCGGGCGCCATACCAATTCGGATAGTGAGCGAATGATCATGGATGGAGGTTTCCGCATTGGGGACAGATATGCTTGGCTTTATGCGCATTCAACTGCTCTGTCCATCCATCGAAACCCATCGCAAGACTGCCCTTCAACTCCTCGATATAACTCACGCTAAACTGATAGAGCCTTTGCAGTTCGGTCGCGCAAGAGAAGCAAACGATCTGATAGGAAGGACTATAAGCCCTGACGGGGCTGCACTTTTTACCACAGCAGTAGCAATCGAACATGATCATCTCCGTTCAGTGTTTGAGACCACACTGGGGGCATCGTGCAAGGACGTCCAGTTGGGACTCCCAGTATGTAGACCACGCCACTCCGTCGTGTTGCTTGTAGAAGATGGGGTAATCTCGCTCCCAATCGCAGCCGATGTAGTCGTAGACACGCTTGGAACAAGCGAGACAGGCTATCTTGGGCGAATACGAGGAAAGGCCATAGGGCTTATGACAAGTCGTTCCACAGAATATGCACTTATGCATGTAGATCTCCACATTGAGGGCAATGGCCCATCCTGACTTTGACTACCGAGACAGCAAGATCCAATCTGTCCGCGCTCCCAATACTACTTTCCCATGTCCATCCGTTTTTGATTCCCCAATCAAGGGGAGGGAATCGACCACAATACTCTTTGTACACCGGCTGCAAACACTTGGCACAAAGGATCTTCTCACAAGCCGATAGGCTCCTGTCAATGAAGACCTTGCAGATCATGCAATTAGCCATGATGTAGCCCTCCACATTGGGGACAGCGGATGATCAATGGACTTCTCCGCACTGAGCGCATCTTACGCCCTGTTTATGGGCCTTATCGATATACTGCTCCCAATTATCGGGATACAGGGTGCCATCGGTATTGGGATACCACTCATCGTAGTTGGCTTTACATCTCTCCACCTCAGACGGAGAGTACTCACCATAAACAGCAGGAGAACAAGTCTTGCAAACCGCCAGCGGAGAATAGCCAACAAACGAGGCAGCATGAACGCGGTAAAGAGGTTTCAAGCAGAGAAAGCAGATATGAGTAGGGTTAGTGTTCATTGGCATAGTCCTATCTGGTTAGAGACGAGGCCGGAGCCAAGAATGGCCAAGGCCACACCCCATACGAAGAGGGCAATGAATAGGTAGAGGAAGGCATAGTTGACCGGATCTGTTTTGATCCGAGCGTCTTTATGCAGGTAGGCAAGGAAGACGAAGACAAAGGCGCTGACCACGAAGTAGAGGATGTTCCACCAGTACATCATGAGTGAACACACTTACACTGAGGGCAGGTCAACTCTTTTCTGACCGCTCTTAGTTCGGTAATCCAACCTTCTGCGAAACACACGGCATCAACTCTTTTAGCGGCTATCACGGCCAATCTCTCTTCCTCCTGCCCTTTATAGACAGAACTGACTTGATAGGTCTTCTTACCACATGGAAAACAGGTCATAAAGACCGCCCATTCAGGCATCAATCGTTGTAAGGTGGTTCCACAGCAAAAGCAAGTGTTCATCAGTCGTCTCCCTTATACACCGGCAGTGGAATGATCCCTTCCGGTACCTTGTAGTGTTTGGCAATCAGTCGGATGAAGTTCTCCACCTTCCGACCATCATTACGCCGCTTGACATTGAGCAAGCACTGAGCGGGGTCGTTCTCGAAGAAGACCCACTCAATAGTGGCGTGGGCACTAACTAACTTCTCTACTGCTGTTCGGTTCTCGGGAAAGCAGAAGTGCGGATCGATCAACACCACCTTCTTGCCCTCAGCAATAGCGGCAAAGGCATCTTCCTTCTTAGAGGCTCGTCCGAGATCATCAAAGACCAGGTATCCTTGCGTGGCGTACTGAGCGCCGAGATAGGTCTTACCGCAGCCTGGCGCGCCACATATTCCAATGACAAGCGGATCAGCCAACTTTCCCTGCCTTGACCAATCGGTCATATAGGGCACGGAGTTTGATCGTCTTCTTGGCGTAATCAGTGTAGTTGCCGTAGTAGTCGTTGCTACGATCTTCTGATCGAGTGATTAGATCTCGTGAAAGCCCCTTGTACTGGATGAAACTGATCTCAGGCCATAACCGCTCCAACACCTTGTCGAGAACATCGAAATCCGGCTCGGGCTCAGCATCACAAGCATAATGACTGCTCTTACCATCATCCCAACAAGAGCCACCATATTGGCCACCAGTTGTCCAATCAACGCTTATCTGATCTCTTTCGAGACCATCCAAACCAACCAGATCGGAGATGCCATCGAGAAACTTCCGATACTCCTCAGGCTCAATCTCAGCCAGGGCCTTCTGCTTAGCCTTCTCCTGCTGCTTCTCCTGCTGCTCCTCCCACGAAGGGCGCTTCTTCTCCTTAGCCATTGCTATACCCCTTCCACCACCGGCTCCCAGAAACACTCCGTTCCGAAAATCCTCTGACCATCTCCCAACAGGAACATCCGGTTCAGTTTCCTTTTCGAGTGTATCTGGTACTGCGAGCCTAAGTATCGCTTGCCACGATGTCTGCCAGAAGTCCAACACCATCCCTGATAGATGGCTTCTTGTCCGTTGGACTTCTTCTCCGTCGCAACCTTCCTATTGTCGATCGCGATCTTGACCTTGCTTCCGACCTTGATGTCTAACTCAGTTCTCTTCGTCTTCTTCATCGTCATCATCTCCAATGGGCAATTCACCCTCGTCTAAGCCAACCAACTCCTCATCCACCTCTTTCAATCCGGTATGGATGATGATCTCACCATCTTCCCCCTCAGCGAGCTCAAAGTCATTCAGAATCTCGGATAGGGCTTCCTCCAACTCGAAACGGTTCATACTGATACTCCTTAGCCCAATGAGGATGTTGCCAGGCTGGCAATGGTTTCGACGGAATCCATCTCCATCGACCTCTGCTTAGCAGCATACTGCATCCACGCTTGCGCGGCCTTGCGGGTGCGATTGGGGATCTTCTTGTCCTTGATGACATCATCCACCACTTCACGAAGGAGTTCGTGCAAGGTCGATTTAGTCCAAGGCATCAGCACTCGATTGGGGTCTTCGATGGCCCGACCCAAAGCCAATTGGCGACCAACCTTGCACTTGCAATGGTCAGCGGGATTGCAGGTCGAGACACCATAGGAGACTTCCATTCGACTCTTGGGAATTACCATCGCAATACAAGCAACCGGAGTTCGATTCTTGTCGCGTAGGTAAAGGTAGCGGATCTGGGGAGTGTCGGTGAGATCAGTTTTCGCGAGTCGCATGTGGTGCTTCCTTCTGTTTGAGGATCGATTTCAGGGCCAATACGATGTTGGTGATCTGGGTTTCGGTTTCTTCGATGGTACCATCGGTAGAGACAGGTATGTCTGCGTACTTCATCTTCTCTGCTACCGGCATCTGAGCATTGACCCGTAGCAGCGCTTCTTCCCGAGAGAGGGGGTTGCGTTTCATCAGACGTTGTACTTGGGTTTCAGGAGAGCAGTAGATAAGGATGAGTGGCTTATAGACCAGCGCATGGCCCGATTCGATGATGGTAGCACCATCGAAGCAGATCAGTCTATGACCCTCTTCCGACAACTTCCCAAACTGCTTCTTGGCCTCTCGATTGATAGCGGGCAACATCAACTTGTTGAGGACGCGTAGATGTTCAGCATCGCCAAAGACTAACGCTCCTAACTTGGTACGATTGAGAGTGCCATCGGCGTTTAGATACTCTCTACCAAAGGTCTCAATCAGATCATCCAAAAGGAAGGTGCCCGGCTCAACCACTTGGCGAGCGATAAGATCAGCATCCACAATGGGGATGTCGTGCTTGGCGATGACATTGGAAGCGGTGGTTTTGCCCGCGCAGATACCGCCTGTAAGACCAAAGACCCAACTCACAGTTCCACCTCGGTCTCTTCTTCAACCGGCTCTATCGGCTCAATTGGCTTGATCTCTTCCTCTACCTTAGTCTCTACGACTGGGATAGAGTTGAGCCGTTGGCACATAGCCAGATGTTGTTGGCCCGCCTCGAAGAGGTTAGTAGCGACTTCGAGATTGGTGGGCCCTACGATACACCACTGATTGATGGAGAAGAGGGTATGTACCTTCCGACCATCGGCGAGGGTGGTGCGAATCCTAAGCAGGGGCTCAAACACTGAGCCACCTGAGTTTCTTGACCAGAAGCCACTTTCCAATGCGCTTGGAGAAGAGGAGAGTGAGAAACGGAACAAGAAGCGTGCCTATCCCGATAAACCAACCGACCAGCCAACTTCCCATTTCATCGGCAGTCCCAAGTGATTGTTTGGTCAATTGCAATCCGTACCAATGACGACCCACATATAGTCCAAGGTCGGACGTCTTGGGGAAGACCACCCAAAGAGCCAACAAGGCCACCATCGTGGCTGCGGCGAGAAAGAGCATCCCACTTAGCATGATGAGAGCGTGCTTGCCAATCTTGGGCATATGGTTGCTCTTGCGAAGAAAGGCTTTCAGCAGAGCCGAGAGTTTCTCTCCCGTCCCAACGCCCGCCTCTCCGGTCAATAGTCCGGAACGATAGGGATGATTGGAGACGACTTGATGGCAGGTCTTACAGGTGTCCATGTTGTTTGACTCGCTTGATTAGGGTTTTGGTGCGCTTACTGGGCTTCTTAGTGAGGAATCCACATCCACGCGCAGACGCGTAGGGTGGAATAGAGATGAACTGCTTCTTGGTCAGATCGAGTATCTTGCCCGACTCGTGTTTCAGAAACCAGTGAGTAGCGTTCTCGTGGCGGACGACCATCGGTTTCCATCCGGCTTTCTTACCGCCAAGGAGATGATAGGCACATTCAGATGCCGTATAACAATGATATGCCGTGGGGTGTATTCTTGCGCGCCATTGATACTTGGGTTTCAGTAAGTCGTCAGTCAGACTGGCTTGGATCAGTGAAGTAAGTTTGCGTAGGGTCATCTAACGGTCATCCAGACTATCGGGATCAGAAAGAGAAGGTGAGTGAATTGATCGATGGCGATCATCAGGATGGCTCCAACCGGCTCTTGGATGGTGGTGCGAAAGGCTCGGATATCTGCTTCATCAATCCGCCAACGAAACTTCATGTCAGTCATGGCAGCAAAGGCGGGGGCCTTGCGGATATACTTCATCCACATTACTGTTGAGTAGTAAGTGTCAATGGCGTGATGACTAACGAACAGGATGGCAAGTGATGCCAGTATCTTCCACCAGCACATTCCAAACATGAGGAGTACTGGTAGGAAGAGAAGCGCGTAGATGGCACAATGCTTGGTGCGGATGCGGAAGTTGGTACTCTTGTTAATAGCCTCAAAGTGAGACTGAGGTATCCAATCACTCAACACATGCACAAATGCATACCACGCGAAGTATCCACCAGCGATACCGTAGATCATAGTTCGTCCTCTTTCTCCGTCTCATCCCGCTCGAAAAACTGACACCCCATATGCTCGTACGAAAGAAGCCCTGCTCGCTCCGAAAGAGGATTCGTACAGACACCCCAGTCATATCCCTCATCACCTTTCAATGGATGAAAGTGTTTGCACCCACACGAGCAATCAGGTTTCTCGTGGTTATCAGTATCGGTGCCAGCCTTATAGGCTTCTTGATCTCGACACACTTTCCATAGTTGCAAGTGCGTAGCCATCATTCATCTCCTACCAGCCACAACTCGTTCTCTACCACTGGCAACTGCATGTAGTAGCAGCGCATCGTAGTAGCAGCAAGGAGAGCAGCCTGCACATTGTCGGTCTCGACGACCAAAGTCTTCTTGCCCAACACCATAGTGATTGAGCACTGAAACTCTTGATCGCCTACTTGGATGGGGAAAGTCATTGGCTACCGCCGAATGATGAGGTAGAGGATGATTCCAACCATCAATACCAAAGCCGTAATCTCTGCGCCGTATTGTCTAAGCATGTACAGTCTCCATTAGTTGGGCGTCGATAGGACGCCAATGCACTTCCATGATGTCCCGCCCGTCCAGAGTATGGACAAACGGCAACCCCTCTTGACTGAGACGGATATCCACCTTCTCTCCTTGGTAGAAGCGAGAGCGATGCCATTCCGATCCCAGGTAGCGATGATTGAGTTTGACGAAGAGGAACTCCCCCTTAGCCTGTACTGTCCGTTTCATCTGCCTTGGCATCTGCTCGAACATAGTTGTCTCCCCAGGCGATAGCCGCAGCATCGTCCTTGAAACCTGCCTGCTCGAATAGCAGTACCCCGTCCTTGTAGATGAATAGCCAGGTGCCATGATTACCATCCAACATTACGAGAGCGTAGGTAGTGTCGCCTATCTGAATCGTCTTCTCTCGGTTACGCATTGAACACCAATCCATCGTGGGTATGGATACTGACTACCTGATCATTTGAGTTCAGATACACCAAGTCTCCGGTGTTGTACTTGATGGATGTACGACCAATACCGATGATGGCGGTCTCCTCAGCACCATTGGCATAATGCTTGATGACCAGATCGCTCTCCTTCAACTCATCTTCCTGGTGTCCCTTATGCCACTCACGGCACTTGGGGACATCGCATTCCAGGAATCCGTCAGCGTGCCAAGTCCAATGAACCGTTGAAACCATCGTTATTCCTTTGCTTATCACGTCGCAACTTCGCGATTTCATTTGGTAATCAGGGCATAATGGTGCATCCACTTAGACCCATGATGACCTTCAAGTACAAACTCTACAAGAGCCATAAGTTTGGCTACTTAGAGGCACTTTTGCCCATCGCCTGCGATATCTACAACTGGGTGCTTTTGACCAAACGGGAAGCATATTCATGGGATAAGACCAACATCAGCCTTTATGAGATGCAGAAAATGGTCAAGGACAGGCGGAACGAGTCTAATTCGGCGTGGAAGATGATCGGCTCGCAAGCCGTAGAGCAAATCATCGATCGTATCTACAATGGCTATGAGCGTTTCTTTGGCGATCTGAAACGGGGCGTGAAAACTTCTCCTCCTAAGCTCAAAAAGACACCTAAGTATCGGAGCATCACATTTAGACAGGGCAGGGGCTACAAACTACTCGATAACAACATCATCTACATCAGCGGACAAGGCTGGAAAGGACGAGGAGGCAAAACATTCAGGTTTCACAAACACCGAGATTGGCGGGGCCAGATCAAAACCCTTACCATCAAGAAAAACAACTTAGGCGAATGGTTCATCTACATCACAACGGACTATGAGGGAAAACTTCCAGAGCCAACCAGAACGGGTAAAAGCGTCGGTTTGGACTTCGGGCTCAAAACATTCCTCACCACATCCGATGGTCAGATGATTCAATCTCCTCAGTTCTTCAAGCAAGGCCTTCGAGAGATCAAGAGACTGTCAAAACTGTTGAACTCGAAGAAGAAAGGCAGCAACAACTGGGAGCGGGCGAGACTAAACCTTGCTCGGGCCCACGAGAGCATAACCAACAAGCGGAAAGACTTCCACTGGAAACTAGCAGTCAAACTTTGTCAGCAGTATGAGTTCATCTGCTTAGAGATACTCAACCTCAAAGGAATGAAAGCTTTATGGGGTCGCAAGGTTTCCGATCTGGGCTTTTACCAGTTCGTTCAGATACTCAAATGGGAGGCCCAGAAACACGGATGTAGGGTGATCCAAATTGATCGTTGGTATCCTTCGTCGAAAGAGTGCGGTGCTTGTTGGCACATCAATCAAAGCCTTTCGTTGCGAGATCGAGAGTGGAACTGCGTTGCCTGCAACGCCCATCACGATCGTGATCTCAATGCTGCTCAGAACATACTTAGAGTGGGGTTAGCCACTCTTGCAGGAGCCGATGTCAGACCTCTCAAACCCTTGCGGAAGCAGGGCAAGAAGGCATTCGGCGTTGATAACACAAGATCGAAGCGACACAAATCGCTTCGGATCAACTAACACAGCCGATCAGAAGGAACGGCAGGGCTGCCATCGCAGCGATGAACGCCGTTAGACCAATCGCGTACCAATAGGCCGAGGGGTCTTCGGGGATGCGGACGACTTCGATTCCACGCTTCGCGTCTTGTACCAGTAGTTTCTTCATGATCGGTCTCCTTGTTGTTAGTGTGGTAAGTAGCATTGAGGACATACGGCTTGCTTGATCTCGGAGGCTGCGACGTACCAGAGTTTGCTGGCCCTGTACTTGTCTTCCAGACCCTCGAACTTGTCGTAAGGCTGCCAGAGCCAGCCATGACCGTTTTGACTAAGGACGATGTAGCCGGTGTCATATGCCTGCGGCGATAATGCATTAGTTGAATTGTAGGCTACGATAGTGTGAAACTGGCCACCACCGGTATCGAAACGAACTTCAATGGTGTCGCCAATTGAGTACTTGTGCATAGTCGCTCCTAAGGATGGTTTTGCTTGCACTGCGGACAAACTTCTTCTACCACTGAGCCTCGGCTAACCCAGTAGAGTTTCTCGTTCTTGTACCTCTCATCCAATTCCTGGATTTCCTTGTAGAGGGTGGGGTTGCTTTCCTTCGTCCATCCATTCAACGGATTGAGAACAAAATACCCGCCATATCCACGGCCAACGATGATATGGTAATGGGTATCGGCTACATAATGGCCCAACCGTACATGCGTTCCAACTGCGTATTCCATAGTCTATACTCCGTGGTGTTTGCCGCACTGAGAACAACGATCTTCGGTAATGACTTCTCCTCTGATCCACCAATACCGATGTCCATGATACTCTTGCGGCATCGCCGTGATCTTTACGTCTTCCATCTCAAACCAGCCATCGTCTTGCAAGACCAGATATCCCTCTTCGCGATTGTAGATGGCATGCGCAGCGATCTTTTTCACCCCGGGCCCAATGCAGGTCGCATTACTGACATAGACCATCATTCCGATCGGATACTTCATCGCTTCACCTGCATGAGGATCACCCCTTCGTTGAGCCAAGCCAATAACTGCTTCCACTGCGTTTCCCCCAACGGAACAATCCGTTGCCAGTCCTTCTCGGACGCTTCTACCTCCGCCTCGAAGGCAAGCCAATCTTGTTGAGGCTGACCCCATGACGGGACGCCCTTGATGAACTCGGAGTGTATAGTAGGGCTCAGGTTCAATAACCAAAGCCGAACAGCGATCAACTTCTCATCGTGATAGGCTAAGTGGTTAGTGCCTGGGATAGTAAGGTAGATAGTAGCCATTAGTATTCAGGAGTCCCCCTCTTACCACACCTGGTGCAAACATCGTAATAGACCTCTCCCCACTCATACCATCCTGCTTGTTTCCAATCATGGCCAAACAGCAAACAGTATAGGCGCTTCATCAGAACTCACTGACCATAACGCCAAACTTCTTGCTATGTTCCTGATCGGTAATCGCATCCTCGGGAAACTCGGTCTCGGCAAGAAGGGTCTTGATCGCAGTCTTCTCGGCTTCTAAGGCAGCAGCAGAGAAGGATTTTGACCACCACTGCTTAGAACAACCAGAGCATTCCACGCCCTTGAAACCACCGTCGTAGAACATCCAGGGGACAAGAGCGCATCTGCATTCCGGGCACCGCATTCCAACGTCTTGTTTCGATGTCTCGATCCAATACCTGCGTGTCTCTCTTTTGAGAGCAGCATTCCACGCCCTATCTTCCAGGACACCGCCCAACCTCTCAATGATACGATAGGAGGCTATGTTGTCATCGGCGCAGGTCAATAACGCCTTCTCAATGCCAAGGGCCTCGCAGATGGGCAGTGCTTGCTGCATCATCTCAGAGCCATATCCCTTGCGACGGAAGCGCTCTGCTACTGCATAGCCAATATGGCCACCATAGACTTTGAGGGATTCGGTAAGGCGATGTCGGATGCTGAGACGACCAACGATGGCTTGTCCCACGAAACCATAGAGCACGGTATGGGGGGCCCAGCCTTCGGGCAAGTCTTCTCCGACCTGATGCTTTTGCAGCAGGGAGAACAACTCCTTGTAGGTCATTCCCTCTCGCCAGGATGGGGCATACCAATGCTGGTCTTCGGGTTTCCAGTCTTTGAGACCGAGAAGCCAGGATTGTTCGTCAGTTTCGGTGAGGGGTCGTAGAACGAGTTTGGTCATTGTCTATCCGTGAATGGGGCAGCCGCGGCTGGTGTATTGTTCGCAAGAGCAGCGAGGATCGGTTTTGACTGCCTCACGCTTACCCGTGTAATCTTTCAACGCTTGACTGATCGTTTCCTCTACTGCGTTGTTGATGTCCTGCGCATAGTCCTCATCCAACTCCCCACTCTTGTCCTTGATCATCTTGGATAGGGCGTCGAAGAGTTTCTGCATCGCTTCGTTGTAGTCGTCTCGATCCCGCCAACTACCGACTTGGGTAGCAGTCCAGAGTTTCTTCCGCTTACTCATCGTTGTCTTCGCCCTTCTTTGCCCGATCTTCCTTCTCTTTGGCTCGACGCTCGCCCTGCTTATGCAAGCCTTGACCTGACTTGAACTTTACGGCAAGGGCCAATTGGCTCCTGGCCTTCTTCTGCTTGCGCGGTTTCTTCCGTTTGGTTCTGCGCTTGTGCATCGTTCCGCACTGCCTCGCTATGATCATAACAGCCTCAAATCTGAGGCGCTATTGCCTCAATTGTCGAGTGTGTTTGTAGATGGATTCGATCTGATCGAGAAATTCATCGAGTGTCAGATCACTCTTCATCCAGTTGCATATCTTGCAACATGGCACCACATTATCGATGATGTGGCCCTTAGAACTATCGATACGATCGATGCCGTTATAGATGAACGGTTCAGCTTTTTGGTCGTCGCCCTTCAAATTGAAGGAGTTGCTGGGTGGGCGCCCGCAATAATAGCACTGTTCCTGTGAAAGGCTATAGAAAGAGTCAAAATCAAGGATCTCATCTCCGTACCCTCTATCTTTTTCGCGGGATCGATAACCCCTCCACACGATCTTTGCAAGAGCCACGATAGGCGTATACCTTGTCTCAAATCGATGAGACTTGGGGCTGGTATGTAGCGTCGCGCGATGTTCGGCTGCCATACAACCACAACTCTTATTACGCCCGCCTTTCACATCGGCTGGGGTCGCAAGCGTCTGATTACCACAATCACATTCAACTTCCCATAGTACACCGTCACGACGTCTTTGTTCTGTTGGTTTGAGAAACTTGAGTCGATGGATTTTGATCTCGGTCATATCCAAATTGGTTCGAGTTTTGCCGGGGAGCGTGGCCGCTTCAGCCGGAGCGCCAGCCTTTTGGTGAATAGGATTGCAACAACGCAAATTACCACAGGTAGGGAATACATAAGCACCATTAGGAACAGTCCCGTGAACCACCAAATAAATCGCCCTCCTATTATAGGCGTTCGTTTTTCTGCTCACGCTACCTATGTATTCCCAGCATTCGTTCTCACCACAAATACCTATCCGTTTCCCGAACCGTTCTTTGATCTGTGCCAGTATGTCTTTGTCCATACTGAATCATATATCGAGCGATCCAGAGATGTTATCCTAACGATTGGATTTCGATGAGGATTATCGGTGTCTTCCTCCTCCGCCATGAAAACCGCCTCTAAATCCGCTATGATACCCTCTCCCGTGAAAGTGATACTCGTGATACCGTCCATACCACTCATGGCCGGGGCCTATCCATCCATATCCTGGGTGATAGTAATACACCACACCATTGTATCCGGTGTAATACTGCACCTGATAACAGGCGCCGGTCTCATCACAATACTGCGTGTATCCACGAGGATAGTCCGCATCATACGGATACACCACACACCCACTCAGCATCAAACACGCACTCAGTGCCAACAGTAGTCTCTTCATAGTCTTCTTCCTTTCAATGCAGGACGATACATTGGTCTTTCTGGTACTTGACTGCGAACTGAATGAATACTGGCTTTTGAGTATCGGGGTCGATATAGAAACGGCTTTCTGCTATCCCATACACTGATGGTACTGGTGCGCCGGGCCCAACATATCCCGTATCTACGAAGCACATTGTCCCATAGTATGAGGGCGTTATATACGGTTGCCTTTGAGAAGCACATCCGAACATACACGCACTCAACGCAATCAATAGCTTCTTCATCGTACTACTCCTATCGGAAGGTTTGGATACGCTTCCATTGGTTCAACATACACGCCCTTGTCGCGACTATCCGGATGCCTTCTGCAATTGGGGCATCCTGATCCGAAGAACACTCGGGTGCAGGTACCGCAAATGGCAGCGTTACATACCGGATGTGTGGTGATGCGGTAGGGACTTTTCACGGGATGAACTTGGTCTTAGAGCAGACCAAACACTGCTCATAGTGATCGTTCTTCTTGAACCAGCGATGTCCCTTGAACTCGCAGGCCAAATTACGGATGGCTTGAATTGAGCCAGGCCCTTCCTTCTTCGGCTTGTCCTTCTCTTTGCGGAGCAGTTTACCGAGGAACGTGTCCTTATCGATGTTCATGTCTATACCTCTTCTCTCAGGTCTTCCAACACTGAGTAGGCATAATCGAATGCCCACTCGTCATGCTCGTAGGCTTCCATCGGGGAGATGCTGCTGGGAAGATCGTCGATCCCTTGACCGACCACCTCCAATAACACCTTATCCACTTCCTGCTTCCATTGTTCAAAGGTCATCGCACTTCTCCTGGCTTTTTCATTGAGTTGTCTTGGATCTTGGGATGCTTACAGTTTACGTGCCACCAGTTGTAGTTATGACTATGACTGAAATGCATCTCGTTCAGTACCAGACAGGGACGACAGATCAGAAAGGCGCTGGTCTCCTGATAGTCATGGAGCCAGTCAGTCTGATCGGGAACGATCTCTTGTTCGCAGTTAGAGCAGCGATATTCCATGTCAGGCTACCCCTTCAACGGTTGGATATGCAGTCGGAACCATCGTGTTCCGTCGTTCTTTGGTTCTGACCACTCCCATATCTCGATAGCATCGCCCTCTTTGATCTGACCTGAGACGGTGATGTGGGGAGCCTTGGCGCAGAACTTCAACCACTGCTTGGGGCCGAGAGTTTTGGGACGCACCTTCTGAAAGGCGATGTAGAAGGCATCATCGTTCCATCGCTCAATGACTTGGGCGATATAGTGGATGGAGTTAGAGGCTGGCCCGCTGATGTACTTCTTAGGTGGCAATGTCCTGACAGCAAGTTGCTTGGTTGGCTTGGTAGGTATCATAGGTCTCCTCATTGGCGACGGAATGAATGGGAAGCACGGTGCCATGACACTTAGGGCAGGCGTCATAGACGGGGTAGAAGGAATAGACGGGGTTTTCCGCCCGTTTTCCACCCCAAGAACATGCAATGCACTTCACTCGGAATTTGGAACTGGCTGTTTTCATTGATGATCCTGTCTGGTAATAAGGGGGCATCCAAATAGACCCCTCTTAGGAGCCCCCAATGGTATCTCTCCCCCAACTCTCTGCAAAAGTCGTCTTCTGGTTCAATCCCGCGGATGGCATTATGGTGCAAGCAGGCACCGGCGTTTCCAGTCTTTTAGACAGCGCCAACGGCTATGCCCTCACCCAACTCACCGTCGCTAATCAGCCTACACTAAACATCAATGGGATGCAGTCAGGCCCGCAGCAAGTGGTAGGTACTACCTACTTCAACTGCAACTACGACCTCAACTTCGTCCTTGCCTCAACTCAGTACATGACCAATAATAATATTGGAACTGCATTAAGCCAACAAGACTTCACTATCTGTTGGGCATCGAAAGTAACAGCAATTGCTGGCGCCACCGGCGATGTTTTTTCGTTAGGTCATTCAACAATTGGCGGAAGTATTGCGGTCGGATTCGGTGGTGGGAATGTTACTATTGGTGCATTAAATGACGCACATAGTGGTGGTGGTGTTTCGACTACTGCGACAAATGACGGTTTGGCACACGCTTACACCTTAGTCAAGCATGGATCTAACCTAACCATTCGACAAGATGGTGTTCAGAAAGCCCAACTCACCACTCTCTCGGGTACATACAGTTTCGACACCTTCACCCTCGGCGCTCTCGCAAGAGGCGGAGTGGTCAATACCCCATTCGGTGGGGACATTCTCCAAATCGCTGGTTGGTTTGGCGCAGTTGATACTCCCAAGCCAGTAGAGACCTACCTAATGGGTCAATGCGGAGTGTCCAATCTCGATTGGAACATGGGCTAATCGCTCAGACGAACTCCACTTCCACATCGTGCTTAGCGAAGATCTCCTTCACCGTTTCCTCACGCTTATCCTCAGCGATAGCGAGAGTATCGTTGGCTATCGTCAATTGATAGCACTCTTCCGAGACATTGAACACGTTGCCACCAAAGAGCCACTTTGCCGCTTCGATGGGGAATAGGGTATCCTTGTACAGGGCCTCAATACCAATCGGGGACTTGACGTCGGTCAGTTTCCCAGAGTCCAATCCGAGAGCCGCGCAGTAGAAACCGAGACAGCACTGCTTACCATCCTCCTTACGACGGAGATAGGCGTTGGTACTGCCTTCGCCTCGGAGCCAGGTAGATCGATCAATGGTGAGTTTCATAGCGGTGTAATCCTTTCGATATGGCATGAGCCGTTAGGCCATGCGAAGGTATAGCGTTCGATGTTCTCACGAGAAAAGCACCTCAGGTAGCGGACAGCCTTCCGATTAGTGATTCGCCTCTGGTAGAAGGGATCATCAACGGAAGTGATGTTGATCTTGGGTTTGCCGTATTGAGAGTGGGTCAGATCGAAGATACGGCCTTCGTGCTCGACCCAAGCATGCCCGTTCTTTGGATCGGTAAAGTACTTGCCTACTACCAGGGTAGGCTGAAAGTCCATCTGCCTCAGTCTCAGGAAAAGCGAGTAGGAAGCAACTGAACAAGCGCCTTTGAGGGTCTGAGGCGAGAAACCTGCTTGATGGGCTATTCGGGCGCAGGCGAGGCGAATGTCGGGGCCCAATTGCTTTTTGACCAGATGGTCGATCATGGGCTTGCTACTTGGCTAAACCGTTGGGAGTAATGGTTTGATGCTTCCAATGTACATCGGTCTGCACATGATCTTTGCGTACCCACTTCTGCACACACTGAGGAAACTCCTCATCGGAGAACTCTCGTTCTACACGGACAACCACACCTTCTCGAATAGTACCCAGAGCAGATGGCTGCTTGGCGAGATTGAGAATAAGGTCTTTCAATGTCTTGGCGGTATCCACCTTACCCTCAAACAAGACTGGTACAGTAGGCAGTCCAAGTAGGGAACAGAATCGACATACTGCACTCCAACGCAGCCAATTATCGTTGATCCTGATGCCGAACATCATGAGGTAGCCGGGGAGTTTGTCGTAGGCTAAGGAATGCTTGGCGTAGGCGTATTCGCCAAACCATTGAGAGTCAGGAGGAATGTCGTGCTTGATGGTAGCGTGTAGGGCTTTCAACAAGTCGAAAGAAGGATGGATGGGAGGGCCCGAATGAGAACGGGCAAACACTCCGTCATGCTCTAAGCAGACATTGGAGCCATCAATCTTCTCCGTAATGACAATGGGAACATTGAGCAATGCTTCTACACTGTCAGCGATCTTGTCGTCGTTGGTGGCACCTTCCGAGAAAGGTAGGTGCATGGTGCGGGGATACTTAGGGCTGGTCATGACTGACACACTGCTTAGGGATCGGCTCGCAGATACATCCCTGCACGGCGGAATAACTCTTCATATGCTGGCCTTGTTGATTACAGACCCCAGCGCAAGCCCTTATGTTGATGGCATCGTTCATACCTACACCATCACACGCGCACAGACACACCAGCGCAATCAATAGGTATCGCACGGTTAGTTTCTCCTCGGGCGGAAGTCCTGCGCCTCGATCTCGACCGGCTCGACCTTACAATCAATACCTTCCTCTCGGAACACCTTGTCGCCGTATTGATCGGCCTCTTCCTTGCGGATGGTTTCCAATCGAAGTCTTCCGTTCTCACCAGTTTCGCGAACATAGTAGCAAGTGATCTTCATTGAGAGATGCCTTTCGTTGAGTGGAATTGACCGCATTGTGGGCAGAGACAAGCCTTCAATGTATCGAGAGCCGCGAAGATCGGATCTGGATTACCAGCGGCATCTTCGGGATCAGGATACCAGCCCATTCCGTCATAGTGATCGTACCAGTAAGGAGACACCTTCCCATAATCCATCAGAGGGCGCGCTGCTGTATCGCAGTACTGGCATAGGATGATTGGGGCTTCCGAACGGTAGGTAAGCGTCTTGGCGCAAACAAGGCAGTCGCTCATTGGTGATATCCCTTACACTGAGGACAGAGTGAGGCTCGTGTTGCTAACACCCTGTCTTGGTTTTTCGAGGTATTAGCCCAGCCATCTCCGCCATACCTTTCCCAGTAAGAGCGGATATACTCACAAACGGTGTCTCCCAGCCTACGAGCATCAATTTTAGCGCAGGAGGCGCAGATCACAAGCGACTTTGTTTCGTACCTGCACTCTCGATCACAAACTACGCAGATCATGGATGCACCTGCTTGCATTGAGGACAGAGGGCCAACTTCAATTGGACTGCCTTTATTCTCTCTCGCATCATTAGCGTATCCAAGAATCCGTTCCCGTCATGCTCCGCCCACCAATTACGAAGGTGCTCAGATGGTTCTTTCCCTTGCAAGCGTTCATCGATCTCATCGCAAGCGGGGCAGAAGAACAATGGCAATTCGAGGCCATACCTACACTCGCGTTCGCATGCTGCACACTTTCTCATAGGTGAAACTCTCCACATTGAGGGCATTGAGTGTTCCACTGCTTTGAGTGATTCCAAAAGGCAACCCAATCTTTCAGGCAATCGCACGCAGCATGCGCGAGGGTCGACCTCTCATTGGGGTCTCCCTTGGCCTTCAATTCCACCTTCGCCCCACACACCGAACATATGGCGGGCACCCTGACCTTGGCAAACTTCTTGCTGCCCACTGCTTTCAGGCCAAACCAACTCGGGTTGACCCAATACTCTAAGAACTCCATCAATGCACCTCACCACATTGTAAGCACAACTCGTTCCATTCCTTGCACATAGCCCACGCATCAGAGACATTGTGGACATGTTCGCATCTATCAGACGTCAGATAGGAACGCTCACTTTTAGACCCAGGCTGCAACAACTTGATGGGATACTTGCAGATAGGGCATTCGGTTGGCATTCTGATCTTGATCGGTCTGCGAGGCATGCCTTCTGGCAAGACTCGAATAGCCCAAGAGTTGATCCAGTAGTCTAAGAACTCCATTCATCGCTCCACGAAGGTAGAAGGTAAGACCGGATCGCCCACGTAGTAGAAGGCAAACCCGTAGAAGGTATGGTAGGTGCCGTAGCACTCACTACTACTCGGGTCGGTGGTCAGGAAGAAGAACTCCTTCCCGGGCCACTGATCCCCAATCAGGAATACACTGTCAGTAATAGCCGCGTCTTGCTTGTAGGCATCCAAACCTACGTACGGCATGATGGGAACATCCCCATTCATCTTGACAAGGGCAATTGGCTGAGAGCAGCCAGGATCCGCAAAGAGGAAGTTGGTCGTTTCATTGTTGGGAAGACACCGCTCTAAGTCATCAGCGGCCAACCCCCAGTTGCAAGTGATCTGCAATTGGCTATCGAAGTAGTGGTCAAAGGTGATCACGTTGTTGGAATCGACGCAATCCACCTCAGTCAATCGGGGGTATTCGGTTGGACGAACAACGGTAGAGACGCAGTAGTTATAGGGAGTGCTGACATCACCAGCATCATCAGAAGCGGTGGCATCCACTCCCATATCATCAGAAGTAGCGTCATTGGAAGTGGCATCGGGAGAGCCATCGGATGCTGATCCGGCATCAATAGCCGGGTCAGCAACCACAATGGAACTGCAAGCCAGTAAGACAAGACAAGCAACGATGAGTTTGCGCATCAGACTTCGAGCCTTGACAGCATCTCCGTCTTGGTGGCGGGCTTCTCATGAGCCGCTTCCAAAGAAAGCAACTTGGCCTTGCACTTCCTCAATTCCTCTTCCACCTTGGGCAAGTCTTTCTTGGCCCAAAGCATCGGCAGGTAATTGACGTCATCCTCTGCCAACATCTGTACGTAGTTTGGATGAATGGCTACATACAGGTTAGAGGGCCCAAGCCAACGACACCGAGGGCGATGCTGCTGCAAAACGGTGCCTTCCTTCTTACCAGTTTGAGCACCGCAGAAGATGCACATGTTGCCGTTATTGAGGTTGCGCTGCCAGTAGGCACTAAACTTGTACCAGTAGCGATGGATGAGGGAATTGAGAGACCAGAGGAATTGGAGGATGAGTTTCATGACGACTTTCCCTTCTTGGACAGACGAGTGGCAGACTTCTCTTTGGCCACGCGCTCCTTGTTCTTCTCGGAACGATCGGCGTTGGCAGCGCCACGCTTGTTGGCGATTACTGCCTTGGCATCCGCATCCCCGCTCTTGGATTGGGAACGCATGTACTGCTTGAAAGAGAGGTGGGAATTGGCCTTGCGCCAACGGGACTTCAATCGCGATGACGGAGTACCAGTACCGAGAACGCCGCTACTGTTGCGGGCAGAGGTGCTGCTAATGGTACTGACGGTGCCACTGGTAGTCGTCGTGTTTTCTTCGCTCATTTGGACTTCTTGCCTTTGGTCTTGGGTTTGGACTTGGGTTTCTTGCCGGAGGTGAGGTCGTCGAACAATTTCAGAGACTGCTTGGGGACTTCACCCTTTTGCTTGGTCAGGTTAGTCCTGACCTTCATCAGGTCGGTATAGGAGGAGTTTCCGATGATCCGGATCAGATGCTGCTCCATTCGCTTGTAGGTCGGAGTAGAATAGTATGGGATCTTGGGATTGGTGCCAGTGGGCTTTTGGAGGGAGATGATGGAAAGTTGATCCAGAAGGAAAAGACGGGTATCGACCAGATTACTCATCTCGTGCCTCCCAATACTGTGTGATCTTGGCCCTGATCTTACCGTCAAAGTCAATCCAGTAGTTGTAATCGCGTTCATCGCCAAAACATCCACCTTGTTCATAGGTATCGCGCAGTATCAACCCACAAGGACGACATACCAGAGCACAGTAAGTTTCATCAGGTGGGAAGGAGAGATGGACTTTCCTTTCGCATCCGATACAGTAAGAGACATGAGTACTCATCGTTCGTCCTTGATCATCAGGGACTTCTCGTAAGCCTCTACATCCTCGAAGCCGTTGGCGATGGCATCTTCCTTGCGTTGCTGATTCCAAAGACGGAGGCCTTCCTCGTTGGTATTGAGGGTCTTGGCAATTTCCCAACCAGAAGCAATCTGGGTGTTGAGAAAGTCTCCGTCCTCGTTCTTGACCCAGCGCCAGTAGGATTTAGAACGACGCTGAACAATTACTTGCTGGCACTTCTGGCCCGGCCGAGACATCTTCTTCTGTACCTGATCGTAAAACATCACTCACACTCCTTCGTGGTTTTCACCACACTGACGACATCTTCCGCGGCACTCAACAATCACATCATCCCACTCACTGCCCTTGGCAATGGCAGATCCATAGTCTATCTGTATGCGTTTCATACCAGCATTGGGTATGCTGCCGTACATCACAATGCAAACTAATTCCGAGCACTTAGGGCACAGATAGTGATAGCGGACGCCATCCTGCGTGCCACCAATGTAGTCGAAGTTAGCATCACAAACGGCGCAGGTTTGATTCATCTCAGTACCACGACCTGCTATCAGTGGTATTCTGGCGGTAGGTCAGATATCCACGCGTGCGCCAGCAACGGCCGCAAAAGTCGCCTGCTCCGTATAGGTGCTTCCAGTTATGCCCCCTCATCAGACAAGCAATCAGCCTGTACAAGAAGAAGGCCCAACTCACCATCATGATCCGCATTCTCTCGATCTGCCAGTTCATCTCAACACCTTCCTGAGTAGAAGAGTCCAATCATTCCACCGAACACCAACACACTGGTGAGAGTTAGCGGCACCCAGGTGCCAAACCGATCGTTCAGGTAGTTCAGCAGTTTGCTGAACAGAAAGAGCATCAACACTCCCCAGGAGATTAGACAGTACCACAGAACGGCTCTCGGCATGCTATCGAGGATATGGTCGATCATCAGTTTCGATCTCGGGCGACCAACAGCAATTCCTTCCCGTTCTTTCGGGCCAAGGAGATCATCTCTCGCTCGACTTCCTGTTGAGAGAGGGCACGATTCCACAAGAGGTTAGCGTAGGACGCCACCTGATAGTGATTTAGGCTGGTGGCCTTGCTAACGGAGGCAATCCAATCGGGAGTCAGTTTGAGTTTGCTCACGTGTCGATCCTATCAGTTATGTAGAGGGTGATACGGCCAGAGAGATACAACGGAATGGTTAGAGTCCCAAGACCTAACCAGAAGGCGGTATAGGCGATCCTCCGAGGGGAAGACCAGGCGTGCAGATGCTGAGCCATCTCGAAGGAGATGGCGGTGGGGCATCCTGCTGCCATCATCAACAAGCCAGTGTTTTCAATCGTTCGTTTGAGTCGCATAGTCCAAGTGCCTTTCCTAAGGAGGTAAACCCTGACCCCATCTGTTGTAGGGTCTGCTCAATCACTTCCGTCTTGAATCGAGTGGCGTAAGGAGTCGAGGCGGGAAGTAGATCTCGAAACTCTCCACAAAAACATCCATACACCCAGCAAGCAAACCAATGGATTTGATCTGGCTTAGCCAGATCCTTGATCATAGCGTGATGCTTGGATCGCTTATGCTTGCACTGGCAGATGTCTATGGATGCGTTTTGCCGCATTGGGGGCAGACCTCCACTGAATCGAGAGAGACCCAAAAGACTCGTCGACCATTGTATTGTTGATCCCATTCACGAGCGATGCTACTATCTACAAGCACCCAGCCCCGATCGTTGAGTACGATATACCCCTCTTGGGAGAGATAGACGCCATAGCCAACGATAGTGGTCGGTCTGGTTTGATTCGTGTTTGGACTCGGCCGCTCTAATAGGCTGCCAGCAGCGGATGCACCAATTCTAACCTGAGTGCCGATGGGGAGTTTGGTGATCATCTTAGCCTTCCAAGATCACAGAGGGCTTCTTGTACTTGGTCGGATCCAGTTTCTTGCAGGTCGAAAGGGAAGCGTCAATCCATGCCCAGCCTGCGATCTTCCTCGCGGCGGGGACACAATCCGCAGCCACGATCATCTCTGTTGGCACCATATGGAAGTCCATACACCAGGAGATATGATCCTTAGGGGCGAGGTGGTAGATGTTCATCGGCTTCTTGGTTGCCTTGACTTTGGACTTCTTCATGGATGTTCCTTTCCACATTGGTGGCAGAGGGAGGGGTCGATGACGATCTGCCTAATCTCGGAGGCGCGCATCGTACCTGTCTCCCAGAAAGTCCAGCCATGATCCGTCGAGAAGCAGTCATCAATCGATCGATTGACCCACACTTGCAGTTGATCGGCACAAACCAGGAAACACGCCCGACAGATGATGATGCTGCCGTAGCGGATCTCACTCTCCCAGACATTGGGAATGGACTGATGGCAGCGAAGACAATTGGTGGTCGTCATGGGTCAATGCACCTTTCCACACTGAGAACAAGGATAGAACGGAGAGAGGGAGAGCAAGAGCGTCCACTTCTCCTGACACTCCTTCGGAAGAGACCAGTAGTATGGGCCCCAGAAGGTATAGCCAGAGGATGTCGAGTGCAACTCATCTGAGGGGCGGAAGATGTCAGCCAGCGTCAGGCAAGAGCGTTGATCGAGACAACATGCCCTACACCAGATCATCCAATCCTTTTGCATCGTACCATTCACCTGGGCGTTGCAGCGATGGCAATTCATGGCTCAGTGTTCCTTCCCGCATTGGGGGCAAAAGAGGCCAAACAGGCCTAAGATGGACGACCATATCTCCTGGGCCGTGCGTAGTTCTTCGGAGAAGAAGGTAGCGCCTTCCTTGATGAAGTGGGCCGCATCAATACTGTCCCAGAGTCCAAATCGTTTGAGTTGGTTTTTGACAGGAGTACAGCATTCCACGCAAAACCAGTGGAAGTCTTTGCCGAGGACGCGGGCTTTCGGCAAGTGCTTTTTGCAGGCACGGCAATAGACCATTTCCATTCGATCAGCCTTCCACGATCTTGACCACCGGACTGGTGATGGTGGTGGGAAGAGAGCCTTCGACCGGCGGTGGCTGAATGTCGCTCGTCCAGACAATCATCACTGACCGTCCGACTTCGATGCCACTGAGGATAGCATCGTAGTGTTTCCACTCACCATCCTTGCCCTGACGAGGGGTAGGATCGCTTGCGCCATTGAGACGACGGACTTGCTTGTCGATCTCATTGACCTCGTAGAGAGAGCCGCTTTCAGTTTGGAATCGCATAGGGTAATCCTTTCTAAGGGTGAGTGCCGAAGCATTGGGGGCAATAGATGTCTGATGGGCAAACCGCAAGAATGCGCTTACCATCGTGAGTTGTCCAAAGAGTGAATCCGTTTCTGTCTATCCAATGCTTGTCAGTCCATGTCCAAGTATCCCCAAGTATCGGAGCCCGACTAACAGCGCACGCAGCACACATGATGAGAGTAAACTCACCTCCCATATGGCCATCATAGATGAGACCGTCCTTAGCACACCACGAACATCGATAGGTAGTCATGAATGGACATCTCCGCATTGAAGACAGATCTGATCGAGCGGTGGCAACTGACAAAGCCGGTCGCCATGATCCTCCGCAGCACGAAACCAAGTGTGCCCGCGCGTCTCTAACAGGTAGTCATCGCTTTCCGTCTTCCAGATGCCAAGTCGGAGTAGACTCTTCCTTTCTCGAAGAGAGCAGACTTTGCACCAGACAGGTATTTCGGCAATTGAACTGGTCGAGACAGAAACACTAACACCGCAACGCCAACACTTAGTGGGATGCATTAGTGATGTACCTTTCTGCACTGGGGGCAAGAACCTTTGAGAGGTAAAGCGTTCAACTTCCGCAGATTGAAGTCCGCGCTCCAATCCATATAGCCCTTACTCTCGACATACTCATCGTTGATGGTGATGTCGTTGGCGATTAGGAGAGGTCTTTCGGATCGATAGCAGTCAGCGCACCAACAAACAGTGTAGCAACCTCCGGACTGCTGCATGCCTGTACAACGATCGCAAGTGGGAGGCATTGGTTAGTGCCTCTTGCCACATTGAGAGCAGATAGGATCAAGATGATGGACTGGGGCCGCGACCTCTTCGTCATCATCGTCCTCGTCCTCATCAAACTCCTCTTCCTCTTCCTCTTCCTCTTCCTCTTCCTCTTCGCAAGAACAGCATTCGATTAGGTCGCCACACTCGTAGCAAGTACAATCGCCAGAGCAACCGCAAGTATCACAGTCGCTGCACGGCCCTTCGCAGTTAGATTCGCCACACTCACTACAACACTCGCAATACTGCGGACAGTTATCGCAACCCTCACAAGTGTCGCAAGGGGCACAACAATAGGAGCAGCACTCACAATCAGATTCTGGCTTGTTGCATTCTGGGCACTCGGGTTCGGCGAAGAAGTCATCGTCCAACGGATTCGGTGCTTCGACTTCGATCTCAGCCTCTACGCCAGCAATCTCGATCTCGAGATCACCGCCACCATTCTCCTGAATGAAAGCCTTTACCGCCTGTTTCCATTCGCCATTACGAATCAGATCATTGATATCCTTGCCAAGTTCCCGATCCTCTGGCTGATCCATATTGAAGTTCTGTTCGATACAACTCACGATGGTATGGCATGCGGCTTTGGCAGCCAACTCCTCCGTCTTGTAGATGGAAACTTCGGGTTCGTCGTAGCAGGCACTGCTGTCTTTGGTCGTAAGCATCCAAGTCTTCATAAGCAATTCTCCTTAGCAAGCGTATAGATTCCAGGGTCGATGATCAGCGTCCAATTCAGGAAGTGGATCATCGTTCGGTGATATATGGGTCAAAACACCGTTGGTGTGTCGAGCGATGGCATGGTCGCACGCATAGCACCAGCCACTCTGCACACGGAAGTACGGACGCACGGAGGCAAAGACCTCTTCGTCAAAGTCCGGCAGTCCCATCCACACCACATTGAAAGAGGCGGAATACTGCGTCCAAAGTTGCTGAGCCTGCATCGGAGAGACATCATAGTCTCGATCTCGGAAGACCCTGACGATCCGATCACACTCACGTGGATGCGTGATGGTGGGGGCAGGAGTATGAAGTTGGATGGATTTCAATGGGCTTCTCCGCATTGAGGGCAGACATTGTAGAGGGTCATCGGATTACTCCAACCATACTCTACGCACTTCTCAGCGTGAGCCTTGCGCAATCGAACGAGGCAAAAGTCGCCGCGGCCGCTGATGGTGGTGTAGAAGGCCATGGTGGCAGGATCGTGGCCACTATTCCGACAACACGCACGATAACCGTTTTGATCGCAGTCGAAGTAGATGTCCATTGTAGTCTCCAACAAGCAAAAAGCCCGCAGACCTTTTACAGCCTGCGGGCTCAGCACTTCGATCCCTAATTAGGATGGCTTACCAGCCGAGGTCGCTCTCGATTTCGATAATCGCATCCACCTTGCAGTCCTTATGGAAGGAGTAGGTTTTCTCGTTGATCTTCATGGTGATGATCTTGTTGCGAGGTGCGCCCTTCTCCTTGCATACAAAGCACTTAGGCTTCGCCAATTCCCGCGCGTGAGCCGTTTTGATGAACTCTTCCAGAGCGGTTGCCTGCTGGGAATTGTCGAGGTATTCGGCCACTATTTCGAGGGGCTCATCGCCCAACTCTTCACTGTACTTGTTGATGATCTCTAAACTGTTCATATGCGTATTCTCCTTGTAAGTCAATTCAGTTCCAACCCAGTTTCTTGGCAGCCATATCGAAGACCGCCTCTCTGCAACACTCGCTCTCGCAATAGCGCAGGGTCTCGTCTCCGTTGATGGTATGGACATCGCCTTCGTCAAACTTCTCTTCGCACTCGGAGCACTTCGGACGATCCAACTCTTCCTTGTAGCGTTCCTGCATGAACTCGTCAAACTGGGCAACCATACCCTGCGTCTCATCGATGAACTCTTCGATCGTCTCACTGGCATCCATACACCACGATCCGTTCTCGTACTGATCAACCAGATCAGATACCGACTTGATCTCGTTCTGATCCTCTTTGACCTTCTTCTCGAAGAACTTCGTCAAGAGATTCAGACGACTCTTGTCCTCATCGATGAATGCTTCCATGTCTTCCCAGTTGCCATCGTAGAGCATGATGCCCTCGTTTTCCAACTTCTCGATCACATCAGCGACCGTCTTACACACCTTGTTTGTACTCATTGCTATTCTCCTTCATAAGCCAAGCGTAATTGCCAGGCAACATCTTCGTTCAGTGCATTAGCCCACACTGAGGGCAAGCACACTCGTGTAGGGTCAAGGGGTGAGTGCTCCAGCCGTATTCACGCGCGTGCGCTATCTGATCCGCACAAAGCAAGACCACTTCCTTGCCCCTAATATCAGTGCGATACACCCTTTGGGTATGCTTATCGTGTCTACCTCGTCCCTTGCAACAGGCGTGGGGCGCGTCAGCACAGTCCCAATTGATCTTGACTTCGGTCATCAGTGTATCTCGCTGCACTGAGGACAAGCCAATACGGCAGGACCTTTCCATCCATATCCACGCCAACCATCAACCCACTGCTGACAAGACTTGACGCAGCAGTCATTACCGACTGAATTGATCACTCGATACAACTGTATCTGATGGGTGCTATGATCACTCAGTCCACAGGAATACTGTCCACGATAGTCTCTCATACTAAGTCTCCATTAGGGCGAGAATGGGGCGATAGCCTTTCGACCACCGCCCCTCAGTTCGCTACTTACGATTCTTCCACTTGTCCAGGATCAGTTTGAGCAATTTGGCCAAAGCGTCTATGATGTCATTCATTGTTCAGTTCTCCATTGTCTTGGGCGTTTCGGTTTCTTCGGACTCGGATACTGTTTCAATCGACTCTTCCGCGCAGACACTTGCGCCTACGGTAGATTCCGCCTTCGGAATCCCCGAGAGGGATTCGCTAATCACCGGCAGCAACTGCTCCAAAGCCATCTCAATCATCGAGTTGCCGATGACCGAAAGACTCTGCACTCTAAACTCAGTGGCCAGTCGTTGCGCCTTTTGATGCTCAGAGAGTTTAGGGGCGTAGGTAAAGAGCAGACCCAGAATGGCGCTAACCAAAGCATCGCCAGCCTCCGTCTCCATCAATCCCTTGATGGATTCGACCATCTGACTGTTCTTGCCCTGTTGTGTTAGCATTCGGACAATCCCGGCCTTGGCCGCTGCATTGATCTGAGTTGCTGCAACTCGGTATAGAGCCGAGGATGCGTCTTCTTTGATCATGGCACCGAAAGGAGTACGATGGATAGCGACTGCTGCGGCCGTGGCCGCAACGGCTGCCGTTGCTTCTGGCACAAACTTGGGTTTGGTCTCTATCGGGGCGGTACCAGTAGAGGGACGGAAGCAATTGGCTTCGCTCTCCAATCCAGTGACGAACCAGGTGCGTCCGCCTTTGGCCTGTTCGACATATGCGGGATCGATGAAACCCGCGCCGCAGTCATTGTGCCATGAATGGCCTCTGGAATCGAGAGGAAGACTCAGCAGATAGCCAGGAGCGCTAGTGTTAGTCCTGATTCCAATGACGGTGGCTCGTACACTACTGCGAGTTTCGTCTCGCTTTGACTGCGAGTGATAGCAGTAATGCCCATCATCCGCGACGAAGAGGTCTACCTTGTCGCCAACCTTGGTGGTCGGGATATACTTCGGCTTCTCTTCCTTCTTGACTTCGACCGGCTTGGGCTTTTCTTCGAGAGGCGGAGGGGCGTCTGGATGTACTTTCTTGAAGGCATCGGCGATGTTGATATACCAGCATCGAGTGCCTTTTTCCATCACCATCTTCTTGTAGACGAGATCGACTTCTTTGAGGCGTCCCTGATAGTCAGATATTGGCCAACCGATGTTCTCCTTAGTCTCGAAGTTGACTAGGATCTGACCTTCACCGACACCGACTACGGTTGCTAAAACGGTCTTTGGAACGGCTGCGTCGCTGGCGGTAATCGAACACAGACTTCCGTTGTTGTTTTGGTAGACCTCGATTACATCTCCCACCTTGACTCCAAGAACGGTCTTGGACTTGCGGAAGAACTCCTCGTCGTTGATCCAGTAAAAGGACTTGCCTTTGGACTTCTCCCGGTATTCGGGAGTGATCCACGAAAACTGAGTCCCATAACTATGGCCATATCCCAACGAGGGATCCAGCATCGCCATCGGCTTACCATTCGTATCGAAGCCGCAGATGGTGGCCTTGATAGGAGACAGGGTGATATCCGGATCGTAACCCAGATCAACCAATCCTCCGGGGGAGCGGCGGAAGATCTCGATCTCATCGCCAACCTTCAATCCGTAGTTGCCTTCGAGGACATAAGTGACTCCCGTTTTGGCAGGCTCGGCCGGAGTTTCCGCGACAGGTTTCTCTTCCTTGGCTTCGGCCTTTTCAGTCTCCGTCTCGGCCTTCTCCTCTACTTCTTCATCAGGAGCGCTGGCTTCCGACTGACCCTCCTCGGCCTCAGTCTCTTCCGTTTTGGGCGAAGGGACTTTGGTGCCAAACAGGAAGCCAACCTTCTTGAAGGCATTTGCCGAAGAGAGTTCCCAGCAGTCCTTATCTTTGACCTCTTCCAAATATCGAGGGTCAATGTTGTACTGCGTACCACCCTTAGAATGACCAGAGTTGACACCGGCTGCTTTCTTGTCAAAGACAGCCACCGGATAGCCATGAGTGCTGAAGGCGACGACGGTAGCACGGACGGGCGTCAATGACTTATCGCCTACCGATCCATCAGCGAGATACTTCTCGGTCTTCCGATCAATCGCGATCACATCTCCGATTCTGACCCCAAGAGAGGTTCTCTCGAAGGCTTTCTCTGAGTAGATGAATTGGAAGAACTTCTCATCATAGTCATCGACATCCAGACCGAAATCATTGGGGCTATGACGACAGTAATGGTCGTCGCTATCATAGGCTACGACTGGGCGTCCAGCCGAGAAGGCAACCACCTTGGCAGGAAGGGCCTCCTGATTGAGATCAGGCTCCTCGAACATATCGATGACTTTACCGTCCGAGTCCTTGCGAAGATAGACCTTATCTCCGACTTTGAGACCCAAGGTCTTGTCCGTCTCACCGAGCGTAAACACACTATTGGCGGTCAGTCTATGAATCGCAGCGTTTCGCTTCTGCGCTTCCCTGGCGTACTTGGGATCGATCTCGAAGTCGAGATACTCCTGATTGGTGTTTTGGAAGTCTTTGGAATCCAGCATGGCAAGCGGATTGCCATCGAAGAATCCAACGATGGTGGCCACTTCCGAGCCCACGGCGTCTTTCGCCAGGCTGGTTTCGTCAAAGCATTCGCCATCCTTATTGACCTTGATCTCGACCCGATCTCCGATCTTGAGTCCGAAAGAGTCCAACTGCGGCTTCTCGACCACTACGAAGTCAGCCCGATCAAACAGAGGCCAGAAGGACTTGTCCTTGAACTCTCCCTTGACCCTCTCCTCTATGCCGAGGTCTTCCATCGAGTCTTCGAGACCATCGTTGATGCTGGAATCGAAGGCGACAAGGGGTCGATCCTCACTATCGAATCCAGCAACTACAGCCGGGATCCTCTCGGACTCCTTGTCCGCAGTGTAATCCTCGTTGATCAGATCTCCGTCCTCATCGCGGTACATCTCGATCTTGTCGCCGATCTTGAGACCGAGCCTGATAGAGGGTTGACCCAAACGTCTGCAAAGACGCTTGTCAGTTTCGGGGCCGAAGCAAGACTTGCTATCCAACTCCCAGAGGGGGCCGTATTCCGATTCCTCGATATACTCCTCATCAATTTCGTAGTCTTCGCCGTGGTTGCCGTTGCCATCGTTGTTTTCCGCATCATCCAACAGAACGACCGGCTTGCCTTCCTTAGTGAAAGCGACAACAGTGGCAGTTTCGGTCTCGTACTCTTCGTCCCGCTCTTGATCATCTTGGCAGAGATCACCGTCCTCATTGCGGAAGACTTCGACTCGATCTCCGATCTTGAGACCAAAGGTTTTCTCGGGGCTGTACTTGGGACTCACCTCGAAAGCATCCTTATGAATAAGGCCCCAGAAGGACTTGCCTTCGGTCTCGCCTTGGTACTGTTGGGCGACGTTGAGACCTGCTGGTGTTCTTGACAAACTGAGACTGCTGAAATCGAGATCCAACATGGTCAATACGGCGGGACCACTGAATCCAACGACAGTAGCGGTTGCGGGGGCGAAGGCCTCCTTGTTAGCCGGAGCGCCGTTGTCGCAAAGCAGATCCGTTCGATGTCGCCAGATCTTGACCCGATCTCCGACCTTGACTCCCAGTTTGGGAGAGGCATAGGACATGGCATCTTCGAGAGTCTCATAGCCGTTTCCGTCAGTAGACCCATCACATGCTTCGCAGATATTGAAGTAGCGTTCGCGGGCGGAGGAGCCATACTTGCCCCAATCCTTGCACGGGGCTCCGCAAGCGCAACAGTTGGTCATAGGTTTAGTGGCCATCGTTATTCCTCTTTCGCTAAGGGAAGTTCACTCACTCTACAAACGGCGAATCGGGCGCGGCAGATTGGACTTACATCCAATCCACCGGCCCGACCAACCGACAATCAACTACAACTGGTTATCAGTTGACGTGATTGACCTTGGGGGAAGCCGTTTCCTCTTCCACCACTTCCGTCTCCGTCGTTTCGCCGATACGACCCTTTTCAGTCGTGGTCGTGCTGGGCAAGTTGCTCAGCGCCGAGGTCAGGACAGGGAGGAAGTGTTCGACAGCGGCGCCGATCACTTCGTTGCCCACGATGGTCAACGACTGAGTACGGAACTCACCTGCCAACTTCTGAACCCGGGGATCATCGCTGATCTTGGGCATGTATGTGAGAGCAAGACCGGCAATGGCATCCACCAAAGCGGTTCCGATCTCCGTCTCCAAGAGATCCTTGACAGCGGCCATCTTGCCACCATCGAGGCCCTTGCTTTCCATCAGACGCAAGAGAGCGACTTTCACTCCCTTGGCGATCTGGGTGGAAGCCACACGGTACGCCGCGTTTTCGGCGTCGCCCTTGAACATGTCCATGAACGTCTGCTTGTCGCTGGTCTCACTCATTGTCTTGCTCTCTTTCTTGGTTGCTACTTTGCTGGTTGTCTTGGTTGTTTTGGTTCCGAAACCCTTCTGCTTCAGTTTCTTCCGGCGATCATCATTGATGCCGGGAAGTTCTTTGTACGTGCCCTTCTTGATTCGATCCGTTGTTTCCGCTACGTTGACCTCCGGGAGCATGGAGAAGATCACTCCGTCCTTCTTCATTGCCAACATGTTGACATCGGCATCCTCCGTACCAGGCGTCAGCGGCGTGGTCAGAGTGTTGTTCCCGACGACAACATCCATCATCACCTCATACCCGTTTTTGGAAACGGAGTAGAGAGGCTTGGTGGTAATGTCCTTGCCTTGGCCATCCTTGGCATAGGAGACGAAGTTGACCTTGAAACCTGCGGCCTGCAACTTGGAGACGTAGTTGTTCGGCTCCTTACCTGCCATGAACAGATTGACGTCAACGAAGTCCTCGTTTCTGATCTGGTCTCTGACCACTCCGCCGTAGAAGTAGTCGGTGTTTTCCAGATGCTTGAGCATCTCCGCGACAATCGTCTGACGCTGGGTCTTCTTGACGATGGCCTTCTCGTTCTCCACTTTGGAGTCCACCTTCTTGAAGGACTCCTTGGAACAGAGATACCAGAATCGACGCTTGGTCGGATCGGGACACAACTCCTTATCCACGAAGGGATGGTAGAGAGTTGCTTCCGTCATACCACCGACGAAGCCTTCGTCAATCATGACGACCGGCTGCTCCTTGGTATTCCAGCCCACTACCGTGGCAGTGGCACGATGCTGAGTCTCGTTCCAACTGGAATCGCACAGTCGGGTCAACGTGTTATCTGTGTATGGAAGCTCCACACGATCTCCTACTTTCAACGCATAGTCCGCTTTTGCCATTGTCTTCTCCTCTTTGATCTGGTTCTTGTAGCAATCCGAGTAGTTCCGATAATGCTCACAGGCATTCCCATTGAACCAGAAGTTCTGGCCATCTCTGGTGCCTGCTCCGCCTAACGATGGTAAGGCTTTGGAACATAGAGGGCAAACCTTTGGCAGTTTGACTGCAACGCCCTTAGTCGGACTAAGATGCGTTTCCACATGTTCTTGTAGCCATGTCCTGCTGATGAACACCGATACGGTGTCAATGATCTGAGTTTGACTCATCGTCCTCCACTCTAACTAAGGGGCAGTTTCATTGGTCAAACCTTTCGTATTCAACAGTCCGATTTCACGACTAAACCGCGGGATCGACGGATATAAAGGGCGTTATGGACGAGAACTTTATCACTGAACGTATCTTACCGAACATCAAGATCACGCCAACTGGTTGTTGGATATGGCAACTATCCACTACCAATGGTGGATATGGCCAAATTTCCTTTCGAAGGAAACCACAAGCAGTACATCGTGTAGTGTATTTGATGACGCACGGCGTCATACCAGAAGGACTGTATGTTTGCCATCTATGCGACGAGAAACTCTGCTGTAATCCGGAACATCTTGATGCTCTCACCCCAAAAGAGAACACTATGGACTGCGCTCGGAAAGGTCGTCTCAACCATGCCACGTATCAGCATGGACACGAAAAGTGCACTCCTGAAAACTTCTGGGAGAGAACGACCAAACGAAAAACGGGGTGTTGGGAATGGAATCGTTCAACCGACCATAAGGGATACGGTCAAGTGAAATTCGATGGTAAAACCAGAAGAGCCCATCGAGTGGCTTATACGCTGATCCACGGTAGCATCCCAGAAGGAATGCTTATATGTCATGCGTGCGACAACAAACTTTGCTGCAACCCAGCACATTTGTTCCCTGGAACGGCATCAGACAATGCAAGAGACTTGGTGAAAAAGGGACTACACAAACGTGTAGCGGCCAAACTTACCGACAGACAAGCGGTACGGATTAGAGAGTTGTACTCCGATGAGTCGTACACCTATCAAGAGTTATCTGATGAGTTCAATATGTCGCTAACTGCCATTGGCAACATCATCCGCGGTACAAGCTTCAAGCACTTACTATAAGTGAGGTGGTTCTGCCGGATTGATGGGGCTCCCGACAAGGGAGCCCTTTTGGTAATCGCACCGGCAGATGGGACGGACTAAACCGCCTCGCGCTCACGGCGCGCTTCGAGGTAGTTCTTGATTTTGTCCGAGACCACGCTCTGAATCGCCGCGCTGGCGATATTGACGAGCACGAAACTGAGAGCCTTCTTGATCATTGATCGATCCATTGTTGTCTCCTTGTTAGGGGTTGAAACGCTCAGTTGACGTTGAGCGTTGTATCCGTGGAACTACCACGGCTTTTCACGGCCATACGCCGTTTCACCTTCTCGTTGACCAGTGTACGAATTGCCTGATCAACCGCCGAGTATGCTACGAGCACACCCATCTGAACCAGAAACTGTCTGAGCATTCCACGCCAGTTATCCATTGTCGTTCTCCTTGTTTTCGTTGTTGAACCACTCCAAAACGACGCGGGTGATCAGCGATGTTATCACCGTGATCTTGGTGTCCCGAAGGACTCCGCGTCCAATCTTCTTCCAATCCATCAGTTGTCTCCGTTCTCTTTGCGTTCTTTGCGAGCCGCAACCCATTTGCGGACGCTTCGTACCGTTAGCCATGTTGCACCAATCAAGTTGATCAGCACCGAGATTACCAGAGCGATCAGGGCATACTTATGCGACCACATTTCGAGTAGCATGAAGATGATGTTGATCAGCGCAATGATGGCGTTGATGATCTTGACGATCAGTTTCATGGGAGACTCCTTCTATCGGGTGATGAAGATGGTTCCAACAACCATCATCGCAAGTCCTACGCACTTCTGCCATGAGAAACTCTCATGCAGAAAGGCCACTGCCAAGAAGAAGGACAACATCGGATACAACGCAGTCGTGCTAATGGCCGAACTAACGCTGGTACGCATCGCCAGAACAGTATAGGCCAGGACTGCGGTGCAAACGCAAACTGATGATGCTACTATCCATCCCACCCCTGTCCAACTCGTCTTGAACGACTTGACCATCGGTAGATAGAACGGCACCATTATGAAGTTGGACATCATACCGATCATCATCGTTAGGTACGGATCCACTCGCTGAGTGGCTAATCGATTGAAGATCGACCAGAGGGCCCATCCAACGATGGCAACGATGATCAGGAAGATGTTCACTTGGGAACAGGCTCCTTCACAAGGAAGAAGAGCACGGTACAGGCAATGACGCAGGACACATTGAGAGCGAAGAAACTCCAATGCTTGCTCATCAAAGAGGATGAGCCCAATAGGAAGTTGATGATACCGAGGACTAAGAACGTCCACTTGCTGCCACAGATACGATCGATCATGATGTTGCCTCCACTTCTTCTTGTCCACGAGGAGTGATCTTCAGATGGCAGACGTTTCGATCGTCTACCAGCACGTTCTCCCATCCGATGTATCCGCAGCATCGCAGATAGAACACCGAGTCTACGGTATGATCGCCAAACTCTTGGACGAGATAACTAAGAGCGAGAGAGGATTGATGCAGCCGTTGCAGCACTGCCAATTCGCGTGTATGCATGCTCGTCCTTACATCCGTAGGATGTTGCCATAGGCGGTACGACGGACTCGGGCACCATCCCAAGCCTGCGCCAAGTTATAGGCCTCTTGATCGGAGTGAAAGTAGCGAAGCGGCTCGATCACGGCACCATCGGAGAGATGGACTTTGACCGATGACACCTTGCCACCTTGCTTGATGACTTCGGTATGATCGACTCGAAGTTCTTGGGCCTCCTTGACTTTGACTTCGACTTTGGGTTTGGGGCCCATCCACAACGAGATGAGCCAGGCCTTGAATTGCAACAGCCAGAAAATGACCCACGACATGGTATACCTCTCACTCTCTATCGAACAGTTTGGGGAATCGGCGGAGGGTTTTGCCCTTACGACGGTGCTCTTGCAAGAGACGCTCCTCTTCTTCCTCATCATCATCGAAGGTGAAACCTTGCGGCTTCAACTCCTGCTCAGCCTCTTTCTTAGTCTCTTCGCTCATGACTTGTACTCTCAGGTAAGAGAAGTTTGGTACGCATCAACTCCAACAACTCAACTTGTCCGCACCACTTGCATCGCCGAGAGTTTCCGGCCCAACAAGGGACGAACATCCAATCGTGTCCTTTCAGTTTGCAGATCAATCCAATGGTGATGGTTTTCGCATAGCGCTTGGCAAGCCTGCCAAGGTGAGACACGTTTTGTCGCCAGGAGTGCATTGGTCTTTCCTCAATCGCAGTAGGCGGTGGATTCAACGTTGCAGCCGTAATAGGCGCATAACTCAGTCATGTCGTTCTTATCGAGACACTTGGTGCCGGTGTACTTCCGATACATCACGTCCTTACTATCGCCCGAATCTCGAAGCCACAGCATATGGCCAAACTCGTGAAGAGCAACCTGCTCGAACATGTACTGATCAGTTATCCTGGGGCTGATCAGGAACATCCTCTGCGGCTTGGTATGATCCGTCTCGTCATGATCCGTGAGCGCGACCACCTTGGCACCGGCAGTGTAATCCGCCCGATCAACCAACTCAGTGTGTTCTGTCGCCAATCTCAGGATCATGTTCTGATCCTTGAGCCTATTGATCGAATTGATCGAAGTGAAGTCTAAGTCATACTCGATCACAATCACTACTGCCTCATGGGAGCGCCGCGTCCATTCATCACCCGCACTGTCCAATGCCCAACGCTCACCAGGAGTGAAAGCGGTATCAGCATGTAGGATGAGAGGCACATGAGGATGTTCGTGCGTGGGAGAGACTGGCAATTTAGTCTCTCCGCACGCAAAGGTCAATCCTGCGCAGATGGATAGGACGACAGCAGAGCAGAACGCCTTATAGGCAGATGCCATAGCGCTCCCCCGGATCCTTTGAGCAGAAGGCGGGCCATTGGCATTCGGAATCAGCAGAGCAGTTGTAGTTGCGCTGGATGGGAGTTGTCTCCTGATCGCGCAAAGAGGTATCGTGAGTGCTGGCGCAATTGAGACAGGAGAGGGTGAGGATACAGAGGAGGAGAGTTTTCATGGGGAGCCTTTTAGGAATGGAGGGAGCAACGGTTCGTGTAGTGGCATTGACATTCTGGGCAATAGATGAGGGTGGCATCATCCAGTTTGCGGAAGCGCGGTGGTTTGTATCCGCAGCGATAACAGTCCTTCCGAGAATCGAACTTGCTATCACCACAATTAGGACAGGATTCATCTGACATCAGTGTATCTCTCCGCATTGAGGACAGGAACGATCGCAGCAACCACAAGAGGTCATGCTTGATGCACCTTCCCACACTGCGAGCATTGGGCTTTGAGTTTGACCAACGCCTCTTCGTATGCAGGCGTGCGCAGGAATGAACATCCACCTTTGGATTCCCAGTAGGTGCGATCGAAACTATGCATCCCAATCATCTCGTGCACCTTCTCGCCGCAGTCCGTACAGAACAACAGGTCATCTCCCCAACGAACACGAGAGAGAGGCGTTTGGCAGTGATCGCAACGGTTCATAATGAGTGCTCCTTACCGCACTGGGGACAGATCTTTTTCTCCCTGAGGAGGAGAGCGTACGAGTAGTAGGCGCCAGTAATCATGCCTGGGTATGGTCGATGATTGATGTTCTGTTCGGCTAACTTGGGATGCGCGGCTCTCTGCACTGCAACATTGCAACACTTGCACATGTTGTACGTTCTGGAATCAGGTTGGGGCAAACTGACTGGTTGGTTGCAGCAGAAACACACGCTACTCATGGGTAGCACCGCACTGAGGGCATATCTTGCCCTTCAACTGATTGACATAGGTGATGTACTTGCCTTCGAAGGAGAGTTGGATGGCGTCTTCCTTTCGGACTTCTGACCAAGGAGGATCGTCAAACAGTGCGCCAGCCGCATTGGCACAAGTGAAGCAGATCAGGTACGAATACTTGGGATCGCAGTTCCTGAAAGGGAGTTGCTTGCCGCAGCAGTAGCAAGTGCTGGTCATGAGTGAAACTCTCCGCATTGGGGACAAGCCCCATTATCTCGACGCACTTTGGCTATGGCACGAAGTCGGTCTGGCTGATCTCCAAAACCAAAGGCGTCATAACTCAGATGCGCAGTAATGGGTATCTCGCCCAAAGCCTTCCAAACCTTGGAAGCACAATCCCAACATACCATTACACAGCCCTTCACGTCGTCTCGTGTATAGGTGGCGGGACAGCAGGCACATCGTTTGGTCATGGCACACCATAGAGTGAAAGGTTGGGCAGTTTGGTTTCGTCAGACTTGCCCATAAACCCGGCCTCGCTGGTTTTACGACTCCACCACTTCCAAGGCCAAAGCCGAATACGGTGTTCGTCGCCTATCTCGTTTTGACGCCTAACCGATTGACGCTGTAATGAGAATGACCAGGACGAGATAGGTGATCCTGACCACTGGCCCACCAACGATACGGGAAGGCGTAAAGTGCTAACTGGCGAAGGCTGCCAGAGCAGGGCCCATCGTCTTGATCTTGGCAACGGCTCCGCTCTTGGAAACCAGTTCGCAGGCCTGCAATGCGGCGTTCTTTCGATCCTCTTCCGAGGCGGAGGCGGAATTGGCCTTGCTGACCAACTGCTCCAACTTGACAGGATCGATGCCCAATAGCATCTTGACCATGAATGCGTGCTTCTTGAACTTGGCTACGATCTCTCCTTGAAAGACCGTGGTGGCCGCTTCCAAGGCTGCGGCCTTCTTCTCCTCTTCCGTCGCGTTGGACGAGTTGGTGATGTTGAGGAGTTGCTCCAACTTGTTGACGTCGATGTTCATGACTTGGTTCCTTTCAGGAGAGAGACGAGGTACTTGGCGAGTTTGTAGAGTTGAGCAATCGCTATGATGCCCAATAGGAAGAACGGGAACAGCAGGATCATCAGGAAGACGTGCATGGCTACACCTCTCCGTCGACGACCACGATGTCAGCCGAAGACTGCTTCTTAGCCTTCATCGACTGCTGGCGGTTTTGAGTTTTGCGAAGAGACCGAGACATCGAACGCTTGTAATCGGTCTTGCGTTTGCCGCGAGACTTGCGCTGTTGCTTGGTCAACTTCTTCATGGTGCCTTTCTTCATCAGTGCCTCCGAACAATCAGCACGACTACGATCATCACAACGAACAGGAAGACGCACATGACTTACCGACCCTTTCTGAGGAGCAAACGGTTGAACCAGTATCTGACGACCAGGAACGAGAACGCGCATCGATAGTAGAGCGTCAGACAGAACATCTGCCATCGACTGAGAGGGAAACCTGCTACTCTCCCGGCCGTACTGGCGCCGAGATGAAAGACCGCTTTACCCATTGGGATCCTCCTTCGGATCGTTCTTGATCACCTTGACGGAATCCGTCAGGCGATTGTTGAGGACTTCGACATCCTTCTCGGAGTCGCGACCCTTGATGGGTTGCAGATCAATGGTGCCATCGTCATTGGGAAGGACTTGGTAGGTGGTAATCACGAAGCAGTCTCCTTGGTCTTCTCTTCGGGGACAACGATCTCGTATGGCTGATAGTCTTTGGGGGCGGTATGAGCGAGTATGATGTACTTGCCTTTACAGCCCTTGTAGGACGGATCGGAATCTGCGACTTTGCAAGTATAGTGGCTGTGGTGATACCGAACCAGATCACAATCGCAAAGTGTGATCCCTGTGGAATGCCAGCCTCTGCTGCAATAGGGACAATTCCACCCTTTCTTCCATGGATCGTCGCAGTGAATTACCCTCTGACGTCTCGACAGAGGCGCACTTTCCAATTCTAGCCTCGCCAACTCTTGATCAACTTCGGCAGCAGTCTTACGCTTAGGCCGTTTAGAGATGAACACTCGCGACCATACCCAGCCTGCGGTGATGCTGGTGCTAACGAGAGCAAGGGTTTCGAGGATCATAGGCTAATGCAACTCCGTCATCGCGATCAGCGCTTCGAGCGAAATGGGTTTGTATTCATGAACGTCAACACCTACGTTGATCATCTTGTCTTTCCGAAGCCATGCTTTGTGCACGTGGCCACAAATTAGGTAGCCACCATCGTTCTTCGGGCGCCACTCAGGAAAACGAGCCTCATGCCCTGTATCATCGTCCTTCATGTACGGTAGGTGATTGACAAGGAAACGCTCAACACGTGTCTCCATCATCACATCCTTGAATCCATATCCGATGTATCGCTTGATGGCTTCTTCGTGGTTCTTACGACCAGCGAAAGTGCGATCATGGTTGCCAGAGATCAGGTACTTGATACCTTTGAGAAGGGGAACAACGATCGGTACGATGCTCTCCTTCATAGAGAGGTCTCCCACATTATACACCACATCATCATCTTGCACTACGGCATTATAGCGGGCGACGAGTTCTCGGTTCATCTCGTCGATGTTGCGGAAGGGTCGCTCACTGTACTCGATAATCCGAGCATGCGATAGGTGGAAATCACTCGTAAACCTCGTTGTCATCTCGTCATCCACTCCCAACATCGTTGCCACCAGGGCTTCTGCGACGAATGAGCAACCAACGGCCCCTCAGGCTCATCTTGATCCTTAGGCTGGTTATCCACCCACTCTTTGATCGTTTCCTTCGACAAGGCAGGCAAGATGTACTTCGCCCGCAGTCTTTGTCCAATCGCATAGACGTCCTTGTCGTACTCTTTGCTGACGTCTTCCATCTTCATGTCGTCAAAGCCATACCAGATGGAATACACCTGCGAGTAGCCGAGCCTCACACCCAACAAGATCGAGAAGCAATCAACGCTGGTGTCGAAGTGTTCATTCTGGGAATTGAGTAGGGCGGTGATGGGGCAGCACTCATTGCCATTGTTGCTACTGAAACGCTTGTCGATGATCTTGCCACCAGCGGAGATATGCTTGTCCGCCGCTTCGGTCAGCAGTCGTTCCAACTTGTTCAACTGTTCGGGCGTCATGACTTCCTCCATCCCAGCATACGGAATACCCACTGCCAGAAACCGGATGGCTTCTTGCCTGCTTCTACCTGCCAGGTATGCAGCAGATAGCGCGGAACGCAAACTAACTCTCGCTCTTCGTGGGTGAGTTCTTTGGGCATGGCTATTACCTCGGTCAGTGAATCAGCCCGCATTGAGGGCAGGCATTGACATCAATCAGAAAGCACTCGGCGGATTGCATGATGTAAGCGCCTACCGTAAACCCCGGCATGTCGGAAAAGGTTGGACACGTCAGTGGGGTGGTAATCTCGCCCTCTTTCCAAGCGATGAAACTGCCACTTTGGAAGATGGTGCCAACGATGCTGCCATGCCCTTCATCCTTCATGGCGAAGTTGCTTCCTCCGCCGCGCCATACTCGAACACGAGTTCCGTCTTTGACTTCACGGAGTCTCATGTTGCCACCTTTTGATGGATCAATCCGCACTGGGGGCAAGCGTTGTCCAGAGGATGCACTTTACAACTACTCCATACAGCCGCTTTCACACAGCCGAAGGCGTTTGGAGGACTTCCGCAAGTGATCTGGGGGGTCTCTTCGCCATCCTTCCATCCCACATAGGTGGGGCCAAGAACGATGACTTCGGTACTCCCGAAGCCTTTATCCATATCTGAGATGAAGCGTTTCTCAGAAGTCGACCAGAACAACTTGACCCTGGTACCCGGTTTGACGTCTTCAATCTTCATACTGCAACCTCTTTCCCTAAGCACTCTCGCACCACGATCTTGTCGCATTCCGGGTCTTTGCACTTCCAGACAAAGGTGGTTTGACCAAAGGTGTATGCCTGCATTACCAGATCACTCGGCGTCCATAGATATGCATCGATCTGTCCAGCCGGAACTGGTGCGGCATAGGTCTTTCTGACCAAGATCAGTTCGTGTTTGTGGAACCAACTCACTTGGACTTGACCTTGGTGCCATCTTCGGCAGCCTTACGCATCCACTTCTCAGCCAATTTACCTCCGGTGTCTTCGGAGTAATCTACCTTGCGAAGGTTGGACGGGGCGAGGAGATAGGCGTCATTCCCGTAGGAAACCGAAAACAGGCCATCACTGGTACGACCCACGATCTCACCGATAGCATTGGTGCCACGGAGATTGGGATGCTTGTCCCCGACATAGCGCACATGATCGAATACGTTGAGAACCTGCTGATGCTTATTCATTGAGTGATGCTCCTTGTCTGATTGATGGCTGACTTCTTGGTAGCGCCGGTGGGCCACGATCCCACAAGAGCATTACTGCCCAGCAGTTTTTGAGACTGCCCTGTATTCCAATTCCAGCACGGCGCCATACGCTTCTACTTTCTACCGTGTAGTCTCTCCAACGCTTCATGCACCATTCCAATCAACATCCAAACTGGTGCCAGAATGAAAAGGAGTGGCCATGCCAGAGTGGTAAACCCACCTCGCCAAGTCCAAGACTTGGTTAGCCAATCAAAGGCCAGTATCACTACCGTCCCTGTGATGTACGCTATCAGTATGTATCCCAGCATCATCTCACCAACTTCCCTTCGTCTCCACCAGATGGTCTCTTACCACCCCATCCTCACACTTCACCAACAACACCAATCCACCAGTCTTCAACGTCCATCCATGACAGATGGAAGAGATAGGCTCCTTGGCGGGGTCTTTGTTCTTGGCGACTTCGGCCTTGACTTCGCTCACTACGCGCTCTCCACCCATTGCTTCGCCGTACAGACCAGGCACTTCTCCGTATCGCTTCTCTCCAAGCAAGTGCGGAGTTTCCAATCGATGAAACGGACTTCCTTGCAAGCAACGCTGGGCTCTAAGGCTTTGACAAAGGCCTTTGCCCTGGCCAACTGCTTTCGCATGTCCTCCAATTCCTTGGAAGGCTTGGTAGCCTCGGCCTTGGCCTCGGCCAATTGCTGACGAAGGCTTTCCAACTCCTCCGGTGGCTTCTTGGCTTCGCAGAGTTGCGAACGCAGTTTTTCCACCTCATCGGAGCATTCCGACTGCGGGTCTTCGGTATCCTTCAACACTTTGCCGATGATCTTGGGATGCTCTTCCTGAAACCGTTCGAGGGCTCCGCGAGCAATGGCGAGTTTCTCTCGGGCTGAACAGCCCCACACGTTAGATGTCTGCATAGTCTATGTCCTCTCAGTGTATCGTTGCGTTTGACGATAGGCGAAGTGTCTACCATCCGTGTATCCATCGTAGTACGCGTCTTTCCATTCCGCCCGAGACTTCTCAATAGCGGAGAGTTTGGCTTGTATGGCTGCCTTCTCCTTCTCCCAATCTTGCCGCTGAAACCAGAAGCGAGAGCGGAGATGGAAAGAAGGATCGGGTTTGGGTAGCCCAACCTGCTTAGGACGAAAGAGGTGTTTCAGCCAATCAAACATCGCTCTCACTCCGGGCAATCGCAAGGCAACAGAATGGTGCAACGGACGCAGTAGTTATCCCTTGCGCCCAGCAACTTCTTCCTGACCTGAGCCTCTATCTGATCCAACATCTCCTCAACCACTTCGTTGGGAGGAGAGATGACATGCAAACCAGTTTCCTCTTCTGCGTTGTCTGCGTCTCCGAACAGGATCTCACGAACACGAGTAGGCAGGTAATCGATGTCCTCTTCCAGCATCTCCCAGATGTCAGTACCACGCTCGCACTCGTTGAACATAGCGCTCATACAACACGCCTGCACACGAGGATCAGCGGCGACGATGGCGATCTGTTCCGTGATCTCTCTTCGCAGCATTGTCCTTATCCTTCTTTGCCCATGCCAGAATGGTCTTAGCATGAGGGAATGAGATGCCATCCGATTGGAGAGCAACCAGAATAAACAGGTCGCAAACCCCAACAGCAACAGCAGCCTTGCTATCCCGAATCGCTTGCACCAGCATCAACTTCTTCACGGCATTACCTCGGCAGACAGAATGGCTTGAACCAGTGTTGACCACGAGAGTCAATCACCACATCCACCTGGCACAACTCCCTTCGAAGGGAGCGATAGGCATCGGAATTGATGCCGTAGGTTTCAATGACCATCTGCAATCTGAGTGCTTCATCCTTGACCTCCTGAAAGAGTCGTGCATCCCGCTCGGCCGGAGTTAGCAGGCGAGGAGCGCGATACACTGGGACGGGCTGATGCAGCGTAATCTCTTGCTCATCGGAAGGTGGTAGATACTCGGCCGGATTGACTGCGGACTGCTGAACGGGCCTGGTAGTACAGGCGACCATGGAGAGAGCGCACATCAGAAGAACGGTTTTCATGACGACACCTTCTTAGGGATGGTGGTTATTGGGACGCTATCTTGGCGAAAGAACGCATGATGGGGTGATTGATGTTGTAGAAGGAGCAAGCACGCCAGATATCATTGGCATCCAACATGGCTCCGTCCTTGACCTTGCATTCATCGCACCACACCACATGGATGGTTTCGACAAAGAAGCCATAACAGGGATCGGTGATATCGACCGGCTTCTCGCAATGGTCGCAGAAAGTGGTGGTCATAGGGTACCTCCCAAGGCAAGAATGCGTTCGCGGTAGTAAGGGATCTTGGTCGTCGCCAGCATCTTCTTACGCTGACGGAAAGAACGAGAGTCGTCGAATTGGAGGGATATGATGCGGCTATGGCAGAAGGACTCTTCCCAACAGGCAGCGTTGAGTTTTTCTTGCCAGTAAGAAAGGTCTCGCATAACACACTCCGGAAGTTGATTGGACACCTACGTTTAGAGACCGGGTGTCCGGACGGTCTTTCCATGGCTGGGATCGTTCTTGGGGAGAGAACGATCAACCAGCCTTGGAGAGGCTACTGAGCCAAAGATGGCTGCGCATTGAGCCAAGACTTTCTTTGCTCGACGATGATCCGTTTGGCCCCACATCCCGGGCACACGTGCTCGTAGGTGCCTGGCTGCAAGACGATATAGCCGGGAGGGTTATGTTCGGGATGCAAGCAGGGCTGTTGGTGCCAGGTTCGTTCGTCTGCGATTCGTCTGAGTGTCATTGAGTAGGCTCCATAATTCGGTTCTTCATCAGAGCGAGGACAGGCCATGCCAGCCACCAGAAGAAACTGACGATGATCAGTTTCCATTCAGGAGCGGCTCGGTTAGGGAAGAGGACTCGCCACAAGAGGTAGGTAATGGCGGTTCCGGTAAGTTCGATACCACCAGCGATGAGTAGGATGTTCGTGTTCATTGGACGATGGCTTCTCTTTCGATGTTGGGGTGGAGACGACCACACTGAGGACAGAGATGCTCTTTCAATCTGGCTGGCATCTCTGGTTTGCCATAAGACCACCAACCACCATATTCACCTGCACGGTTATAGATCCCATCTCCCACCAATTTGCGGTCTACCAGGTTGTAAAGGGTGGTGCTACAATCAGGACAGAGATAGGTGTAGAGAGGCTCTTCGTTCGTTTTGAGCACGGGCTGTTTGCAGAGGACACAGTTAGGGGTCATAGGTGAAGCCTTCCGCATTGAGGGCAACAGATCTTCTTGAACTCAGCGTGGGCACTACCATCCTTGTAGATGGCAATGGAGGTTGACCGATCATTAGGCCAACGATACCTACAGCAATCACCGCAAAGGAAGATGATGCCGGAGACTGAGCCATTCTTACGATCAGGTAGTGGCTTGTTGCAGTAATGGCAATAGGGGATCATGGGTGTCTCTTGCCACACTGAGGGCAAAGTAAGGGTTTGAGGTCGTTGGGCACATCATAGAATGGATAGCCACCAGTACCTGTACCAGTACTGAAACAGTGCTTACTACCATAGGCAATGACAATACACTCCGTGCAATACCAAGAGTAGTTTGCTTTCGGGCATAAGGGAAGCGGTTTGTCGCAAGCAGCGCATACAACGTCCATCACTTCTTCACCAGTCTTTTCAGGAAGCCAACCACGTTATCCAGCGCTTTACCACCAGCCTCTACTACATCCTTACCCGCATCGGTCGTCTTCTTGACAGTCGCAGCCGCTTTGGCTTTCAATGCCTCTTTGGCCTGCCGCAACTTCTCTTCTCTCTCTTCTCGTTCTCGTTCCCTATCCTTCTCTTTCAGATGACGGATCAGGAAGAGGCCCAACATCCCGCAGAAGCAGGAGGAGCCAATGACAACGGCGAAGGATGGCTCGAATAGGATGAAGCCGAGAATAGCTCCGCCCACCGTAAAGACAAGCACCACATTCAGTGTCTTGACTTGCAGCCACATGAGAATAGTCCTTTCAACTCCACTTGAGTCGTTCTTGTTCGACCAATACTCGACGTTCTTGTTCCTTCTCGTACTCTTCGTCTCTGAGTTCGATATGGGCAATGATCTGGTCAGCGGCCATGGAAGAGTAGTCAGGCTGCTTCTTGTTCGGCTCCACGCACGATTCTACCTCCCCCACATAACGCAAATCGTCCCAGAGACTGTTGGCGGTCTTCTCTTTGGTGACTTCGGTGATCTGCACTCGTTCGCCCTTGTCATTGAGGTAAACGGCAAAACCGAATCGATCCGCAGCGTACTTGGAATACCAACCATGCATGACTACTTACCTCGCTTTACCGCAATTCAATGAGCCACACTGCGGACATGGATTAGCCATCGGCACATATGGACGAACGCATGCACAATCGGGATTGTATGCGTGCGCCTCGACAATTCCCCACTTCTCCCACTCAGGGAGGATCTTCCTCGAAGAGGAGTTTGTGGGAGGCTTCTCTCCGGACTTCCACCCTAAGATGGTTTCACCGGGAGCATTGGATAGCACCATGGCAGGGATGCTCCGAGTGGTCGGAGCGATATTAGCGTACCCCTTCTCTTGTAGGTACATCTCAATAGTCTCGCCAACTTCGCAATCACGAAACCTGGGCACGACGACCTCCACAATCAACGCGATGGCATTGAGGACAATGCTCCATCAATCGGAGTATCTTGGTTTGTCGGGCTGAGTAGTACCACCCAATCGGCTGGGATGGATCGAAACCAAACTCCCTTGCCTTGTCTTCCAATCCGGAGAGTTGGTGGAGATTGGACTTGGCCTCAGTCTCTGTGTTGTAGTAGGGGGTGTCGAGGGCAAACTTACGAGTGCCACCATCAATACTGCCAATCAGCGTCGCCAATCTCTTCTCTCGTCCCTCAATCTCGATTTCCACCACGTCGCCAACTTTCAGTTCCGTTATCTCCATGGCTCGTCTCCTAAGTTAGGGAGCCCCGTTAGCAGCGCTGCCTTGTACCTTTGTCCTTCTCACCACGGGGCGACGATGAGAAGTGAGACCGATATGGGGTGGCTATTCTCGGTCTATCCTGTTCGTGTGCCACCATACGGAGCCCACCTTTTGGGATGGGCGTCATTAGAGGTCATCAGGCGTGGCAGCTATTCCACGGTCTCCTGCGGGAGCAACTCATTACCCAACCAGGCAAGTCAGATGCCGCAGCACGTTGCCTGAGAGTTGAATAGCAAGTCCCTGATGACCAGAGGGAATGGCAAGGTTCGCATCTTGCTTTCATCGAACAGGTGATCCACCACGAGCCTGTCCGACTATCTTCCTCGCGAAAGGAGAGCGAGGCATTCCCAACACCATCGGTTTAGACTCCAAGATGGCCTAAGGAGTTTGAGGAGGATGTTCCCTGGCTTAGAGGGTATCTACATCGTCCTCGTTTCATCGGTCGCCTCCGTGGGCGCCGATAACTCGTGAGCATGGCACTTCTTGCCGAACTTGGCATGCCACCAGAGATGCCATCGTCGGAAGTAGTATCCAACGAAGGGGATGGCAGACATCAGAGCATAGGCTTCATCTTGACAGAAGTGCATCGAAACTACCGCTTGCTGAGATAGGTTCCCAGTGCGCGAAGAGCCTTTCTCGTAGGCTGCACCACGTACTGATCACCCAACACCGCGGCCACGGCGAGAAACTCCTTGCCAGTTTCGGCGAGAGGCTTTTCGGTAGAAGGAGTGGTGGTCGTTTCCAGAGCCTTGAACTCGGGAACATATTCCACCTTGATGCTGACCCCATCGACCAGGGTGGGGAATCCGGTAGGAACCGAATCCACCCCATTGAAAACGACGCGGAGAGCATTATTGCCATCCGTGTCCTTGGTCAATCCCACGGTCAATTCGGGATAGGTCTTGAGCAGCGTTTCCTTGGCAGCCTGGGCTGCCTCTTTGGTAATCTTCGTCATTGGTTGAGTCTTTCTTGGGTTAGGGTGAATTTACTGAGAGGTGAGGATATAGAATGTGGTAGGGGTGATTTGGGCAGTAGTAAAACACGAGTAATTGAGGATGAGATGACGAAGAGCAGGGGCATTAGGAAGCCGTTTACAGAAGAGGAACAGAACGCAATCTGCGTAGAATACAGTGGTGGCGCGCTTATGGGCAGTCTAACAGAGAAATACAGGCGTTCTGCGAATACGATTAGGAAGTGTCTTGTAGCACACGGTGTTCAGAGTATTGATCATCACGTTGGTCCATCCAAGTACATCTATAACACGCAAGTCTTCACCAACGAAGATGACATCAGCTACTACCTGCTCGGAGTATTCATGACCGATGGATGTGTTCGGTTAGACGTTCAGAAACGGAAGGGCAAAGAGTACCCCTACTATCGCGTCTCTTTGACCAGTAAAGATGGGGATTGGATGGAAACCATCACCGATCTCATTTGTACGGGGAGAAAACCAACCGAACGCAAAACTCGCAACTGCTACGAAGTAGAGTTCAACTCCGGTGAGATAGCACAATGGTTGATGAGTAAGGGATGTTTGCCCCGGAAATCTCTTACTTTGCAGTTCCCAGATGTTCCGCCTCAATATCTACCTGACTTCTTGCGTGGTGTAATCGATGGTGATGGTATGGTTTCAATGACTAAACCAGGACGCATAATGACAATGCGTTGCGCCGTATTCACGGGAAGTCTTGATTTCGCTAATGGTATTGAAACAGCGATCAGAACACTTGGTGTTGAAAGCAAGATACTCGTCCGCAAGATGCAACCCAGACTCATTGGAGATCGAATGGTTCTCTCTGAGAGAGATAACTATGCGGTGCGTCTGAAAAACGGTGAGAACGCCTGCAAGCTCCTAAAACTCGCCTATTACTCAGGACATCGGCTTGCCTTAGCGCGTAAGGCAAAGACAGCCCAAGAGCTGATCGCATATTGGGAACGAGAGTTCCGATGCGTTGATTGCGATCAGCTCTTGGTCATTGGCAAGAGATCGCGTTGCACGAAATACTGCGACGGATGTCGCATCACACGCACAACGACCAGGATTCAGTAAGCCTTATCCTATGATCTCTACGCCAAGAGTCTTGACTACGGCGTCCATGTAATTCAGAAGCGTAATCTGGCCCCCGCCCGCATATAACAACCCAAATGGCCGATTACTGCCATTCATCACACAACAACTTCCCGAGTCGCCTCCGGAACTATACAGACCGCCGATGCCCGTCACTTCGATCTGATCCTTGAATCCAAGGACTCCGCGTCGTCCGTAATTGACTCGCACATTGTCCAGCTCAATAGCGGTAATGTGGCCCAGAGTCTTTCCGGTGGTACGACCGAACTTGGCCACTTCCTGGCCCGGCTCGATCTCGTCATGGTGCATGACTCGCTTGTCCAACTTGCCCAAACCATGGACAGTGGAAGGATCGTACTTGACTCCATCCACCAATGTCGCCACTGCGGCGTCGACGACGTTTCCACGGCTCTGCAACTTGACCCACTTGGTCAGCTTGGCCACCGTATCGGACTCCTTGCCACCGTCATGCTTGCCGGGCTGATAGATAGCATCTCCCTCCTTGGCATAGTCGCAATTGGCGAGCACGTGATTGTTGCTGAGAACGAAAACGGTCTTGCCCTTCTGAGCAAAGCATCCGGTTGTTCCTGCCGTGATCTCGTAGTGCCCGATGCTGGCACCGATTCGGAGCGGACGATTCTTGCGCTGTCTCCAATCGGGGAGATCATCCGGATTGCCGAATGCACACATCTCCGGAATCACCTTGAACTCGCATTCACCACCGACCAACTTGTGCACCAAGCCAGCCACCATTCCGAACGCACTCGCCTTGTCCGCTCTCAGGGCCAGGATGTTCTCCTTACCCTTGCGCGTGATTCCGACCGAGACGCTTCCGAAACCCATCGGGTTGGTGGTCATTGCCACCATCGAAGCCACCTGAGACAACACCTTGGATTTGCATTCGCGAACTGATTCCATCTTCATGATCGTTCCTCTTTCCTTGTTAGGCCGCACTAAGGCAGCACTTGTTGCGTTTCACTTGTCGTCTGCTGTTCGCATGATGGCTTCGTACTTGCACGAATTACACTTGTAGTGGAAGTGCGATCTTGGGAAGCAGAAGTCATCGCAGAGTGGATAATCCGTTCCATTGCAGGCGATTGATCTGCACTTGGGACACCCGTACCCAACATAACTATGACCACGCTCTACATAGTCCTCCCATAGGAACTTGTGGGAGAACGGCTCCTCAATCTTGGGCTTCTTCCACTTCGACCAGCCTTTACTCATACTGAGGGTAGAGACTACACCAGCCGCGTAGCAGATGGTATCAACCAGGATAGTCATGGGTGTTGTTCTCCGCATTGGGGGCACACCTTGCTTTTGAGACGGGCTCGGACTGTCTCGATGCCTGAATTGCGTCTTGCGCAAAGACCCTCACCACCCATCGATTGCCAGTGTTCCCGCCGATACTCCTCGATTTCAAGGCCCATCTCATTGAACACCAACTCAGCGCAAGATGGGCATGCCAGGGTATAACCACTGCCTGGCAGCCCATACTCACACTCAATCAGTTTGCCGCAGACTGCACACGGGCGCGGGCTCATGTCAGTACCAGTTTCCCATCCACCACATCCACCAATACCGTCCTGCCATTCTCGAAACGACCAGCCACGATCAATTCGGAGATGGGGTCTTGGATGTTCTTCATGATGGAACGCTTCAACGGGCGGGCGCCGAAACGCGGCTCGTAGCTGATATCCACCAACATCTGCTTGGCTTCGGGAGTCAGGTTGACCTTGGTCTTCCTGTTCTCCAACACCTTCTCCAAGTTGCGTAGTTGGATATCCACGATGCCCGTCAGATTCTCCTTGGTCAGCGGCTGGAAGACCACGATGTCATCAATACGATTGATGAACTCCGGTCGAAGGTGCTTCTTCACCTCTCCCAACAGGGTCTCCTTCAATTCCGCCACTCCTTCCGCCGAAGCGAAAGTCTCTGGGCGTTCTTTGGCCACATCCAAGATCAGCGGAGTGCCGATGTTGGAGGTCATGATTACCACGGTGTTGGAGAAGTCCGCAGTCTTACCACGACCATCGGTGAGTCGCCCATCATCCAGAACTTGGAGCAGGAGATTGAACACGTCCGGGTGCGCCTTCTCCACCTCGTCGAAGAGGAGAACGGAGTATGGACGCTTCTTGACCGCCTCGGTAAGGTGGCCACCGGCCTCCGAATCGGCATAACCAGGAGGCGCACCAATCAACCGTTGAGCCATATGACGCTCCTGAAACTCCGACATGTCGAATCGAGTGAGAGCCTTCTCATCATCGAAGAGGAACTCAGCGAGTGCTTTGGCCACTTCCGTCTTTCCGACACCGGAACTTCCCAGGAAGAGGAAGGATCCAATCGGTCGGGTGCCCTCTCTCAATCCAACGCGAGACCGACGCACCGACCTCGATACGGCTCCGATGGCTTCGTTCTGTCCAACCACCCTCTTGCCGAGAGTGCCTTCCATCTTGGACAACTTCTCGTTCTCCGCTTCCATCATCTTGGATGCAGGGATGCCAGTCCAATCCGAGAGAACGGATGCCACGTCGTTATCCTCCACCAATTCGGCGGATCGGATCCGACACTTAGAACCCGCTTCGTCAATCAGGGAGAGGGCGGATTCCGGCAGGAACTTGTCCTGCACGTATCGCTTGGCCAGTTTGACTGCTGTTCCTGCCGCAGCCTCATCGATCCTCAGACTATGGAAGATCTCGTATCGAGGGTAAAGAGCCTTGACGATCTCGGTGGCGAAGTCGAGAGAAGGCTCCTCGATGTTGAGCACGGTAAAGTGCTTCAACAGATTGGTATCCTTCTCCTGCACCTTCTTGTAAGAGCCCGGAGTGGAAGAGGCAAAGAATCGCGTCTTGCCGTTCATCAGGATGGGTTTCAGACAATCAGAGAGGTTGCCAATGGCTGCTCCCTGATTGACCACCGCTTCGATTCCGTCTATGAACAGGATGACATCGTTCTTCAACAGAGCGACAACTTGCTTGATCCTCTCATCAACTTCGCCTCTGGCCTTGACGCCTGCGAAGAGTTCGTTCATCTCCAATTGCAGAATGGAGACGTGTTTCAGATTGGGCGGGACGTTGCCGGAGTTGATCGCCTTGGCCAGAGCCATGACGATGGTGGTCTTGCCCACGCCATACTCACCCACCAGGATAGGGTGGTTCTTGGAATGACGACCCAAGATTTGGATCAGCCGCTTCAACTCCTTCTCTCGACCTACCAATGGATCGGTATCCGTCTTGGCCAGAAGAGACAAGTCCTTGGTGTACTTGCCTACTCGGGAAGCCTGCTCGCGCTTACCCTGTAAGAACTCGTTGAATGGATCGAAGGCTCCCTTGTTGAGCGAGAAGGTCTTCAACAAGGTATTGGCCGCACCATTGACTTCGGCTGAAACCAGAGAGAGGAGATCCTCGATCTGAATCGGATTGCCATCCTTCCGCTTCTCGATCTTGGAGAAGAGGGAGAGGAGACGACCGGGCCAATAGGCGTGCTCGTTTTGCGTCTTGGGAAGAAGAGTGAGCGAGCTCTTGATGGCTGCTTCGCATACCAGCAGATCAATGCCGAGCCTCTCCAAGATCTCCTTGACCACATCCATCTCGAAGAGACAGGCGAAGATATGGATCGGGTCGACGACTTCGTGGCGATTCTTGTCCGCCAGTTTCTCCGCCTTGACCATGATCTCTCGTGCTTCTCGCGCGAAAGTCTTCAAGTCAAGCGACTTGACCTTCTCAGTCGCAGTGCCGTTCTGGGTAGCGTTGTTCTCCATTGGTCTTTCCCTTTCAGGTTGGGGTAGTCAGATCACCAATAGCGTTCCAGATGGATGATTGGTGTTTGGTGTAGTCCTGGTAGGCAGATGTACCTGCGATGATCTTTCAGGTAGAGGCGATGGACGCGAGCAAGACACTTGCGGCAGCGTCGAACATCAGGCCCCGAGGTATCGAGGAACAGGTATTGGCACACCCATCGAAAGAGATGGGAGAACCATTGGAAGATGGCTTGCATTGAACTGCCCTAAGTGGTTAGAGATTAGCCACAATAGCGTTCAGAACTTCACGCACATAGGTGGCGTTGGATCCGAATAGCGCTGACTTTACGAGGGTGATACTCTGGCCAAGAGCGGCCATCGGGGGCATTCTCTTATGGGCAATCTCGTTCTCATTCAGAACCCGAATCTTGCCCTTCAAGTTCTGAATAGCGGCTTGACGACTCTTCTCGGGGATGCGGCCCAACATAAAGCGAATCACGTCAGCAAGATAGCGGCCGGTCAGTGCGGAAGCCGTAGCACCCTGAGAAACAAGGCCATACTTGGTCTCCATCTTCGCTGCTAAGTCTCTGACACCCATATCCTAATGCCGAGTTATCCGTCAGTGAAACTGGCCACACTGAGGGCAAAGAGTGCCTCGTTCATCGCGGAAGTACTGTACCAGACTGGGAACGAAGACGCCGTTTTCACAAGGCCAATGACACCAAGCGATCGGATCATCGGCGTAATGAGAGCCATAGTTCTCACCACAAGCCAAACACTTGGTGTCCATCGGTATATTGACCTTCATTGCCGTTCCTTCTCCTCCAACTTGCCCCATTGCTCGTAGAAGTCTGCTGATAGATCGAGTTTGGTTGCCTTCGTCTTCATCATCTGATCAATGGCGTAAGCATACTCATTGATGAACCATTGCCGTTCGAAGGAGCGACCAGACTTGATCGCGAACTTGGACGTCTCCTTGCGGGACTTCCTTATCTCCCACTCCCCCATCATCCAATGACAAGCGTCTCGAATGATCTCGCCGAGTCTGCATGCTGGCCCTACGAACACTTGACGCCACGCTTCCGATAGAGACCTGCGTTGCTTGCTCCATAGTCCCGAGAAGTCCCGATAGTCTATCGACCAGGTGTTAGAGTGAGGCAGGCGATACGAGACCAGAGGGGCTCCGAGTTTCACCATCGCTTGCTTCCACGCATCTCCATGTCCGTGCTCATGAGAGAGAAGATGGGCTACCTCATGCCGCATCAAACGCTCATCCCATATCTGCTCCAAGTGAGGGAAACAGATCACTCCGGATTCAGAATGAGCGTGGGCCATATGCTCATCGTACTTCCACGCGGTCTCCACATCGTAGTAGCAACTGCCGATATGAATCACCTTCAACTCATCGAAGGCTTGCAGGTATCGAGGCCACTGCTCTCTTGATAGAGGGTATCGGTAAACGACTATCTTCGTTCGCAGAGGGTCGGGACTAATGGACAGCGTATACCATCCCCACCAAAGCAGGAACCACGCTGCGAGAAAGGCAGCAGATTGGACGATGATGCGGAGTTCGTAGGTCATAGGTACCTGACCTCAGTTGTCCTTCTTGGGAGTGTAGAGATCAGGAAAAGCGTTCGGCGTAGACACCATCGATCGGTAAAGCGGAAAGTGCTGTACCAGTTTGACGTCCCCATCTCGCTTCTCTTGCACCTTGGCCTTGGCTCCTTCGAGGCAGAGACCGAGACACTTGGCTACGCGTTCATCAGGCGTCATTGGAACTTCTCTTTCAGCCACATCGCCAGTAGCGTGCATCGTACCCGAAGCCACACCTTGAACAGACTCCAACGAGACCAATGCTTGGTCAGCTCAGACCACTTACGATGGCCCATGAATCCCTCCGCACTGCGGACACAATAGCGACTCGATTCGTTTGGCTGGTGGAGAGCCACGGCCCTGCCACGCAAACCCCTGTCTCTTGGAATATCCGTCATCATCGTAGTCCTGTACGTCTTTGATCAGATGGCCATGCTTGACATAACAAGCACGACACCAGATGATGTCTTCGTCATTGGCATGACAAGTGGCCAACGAATTGGTGATGACTGCTTGGCAGAGATTGCAGGATGCGCTCATAGGTGCAGCCTTCCACATTGGGAACAGCACAATGGCTGAATACTCCACCAAGTCGTTGCATTGCGACTCCACCAAGCAAACCCGTGTCTGCTGGAAAAGCCATCGTCATCATAGGTCAGGAAGTCCTTGATCAGATGGTAGCGCTCCACGAAACAGGTACGGCACCAATTGACGATGTTGGAATGATCGAAAGCCAATGGCCCAATGATGGTGGCTTGGCAGATCTGACAAGTAGCAACACTCATAGATGAATCCTTCCACATTGAGGACAAACCTCAGGGTCTTGATCGAAGAAGTTGCCTGGACTTTTGTTCGGCAGCAACTCTCTCACTCGTGCGTCCAAACATCCGAGCACGCCCGCCACTTCTTTGGCCTGATGCCAGGTCAGCGGCTCAGGATTCTTAGGGTCTTGCAAGCCGTTATGAAAGGGGAAACGACGGTTAGTCCAACGATAACTGCCATCATAGTTCTTGACCCAAACTCCAAACACTCGTGTACTCATAGATGCACCTTTCTGGCACTAACGAAGTTGATGCGGCTCTTTGATTGGGAGCCGCAAGACCAATCTTCCCTGGCCGGAGAAGAGGGTGCATCGAGATACCGGAGCGACCGGCGCGAGCCTAACACGTAGCAACATCCCAATCAAACCGGCAAAGAGTGTTGGCTTCTGCCAGCCCGCAATTGGAACGCTTCTCTCGATGACGACAGGTTGTCCGGCTATTCACGTACCGGACTGAAAGGCTACTCGACCCAGAGCGGTTAGTCGTTCGCCTCAACGGATGGACTGCGTGTCTATCGGACGCCATGCTTGACCTAAGAGCATGGGAGGACTTGGGAAAATTGGCGAGGAAGCAAGAGCCCTAATATCCATGTTTGAGAAGGAAGGACTCTTTGGCTCGCCTAACATTGACGGTGGGGAAGCAGAGACCGTAGGTTCATTATCTTCGTGCCCATAAGAGACCGTTCCTTTCTGAGTGAATTGAAGAGGCTTCCGGCCAACTTGTCGATTGCCCACCAGCCATCCAATCCCCATCACAGAGATTGGCGTGCCGGGCCCAAGGCCCGGTGCTAATGGATCGGTTTACCGGCGAAGCCTCAGTTGGAGATGATGGAATCGAACCATGCGACCTCCCTCTTTCGCATTGCTGCGACGAGGGTGCTCTGCCACTGAGCTAATCTCCAAAGCGCCCCGTGTGCTCATTGAGCATGATTGTCTCTCCTAAACCCACGGGGCCACGGGTCAAGAGGTTAGTCGAGGTTAGAGTGGCGACGCTCGACCTTCGTTCTTTCAGCCACCATAGCAACCGGCATTCTGCCGATGATAGCACCCATCTACTTATGGCCAAGGCCTCGCCAGCGGCTTTCATGGGTGCGGCGTCTTGTAGTCTCTCAATGGTACCTGCTGCATTGAGGACAACGATCTACATCCTTGCGGGCGGTTCTCCCCGAATCGATGAAGGATGTTCCTTCCATGAACCTGTTCTTGAATCGTGGCCCGTTATTCGCATCTTGTGGACACCACCCACTCCTGCAAGAGTGTTCTCCTCTTCGGAAACTGCACAGATTGCAAACGGCATCGCGAGTGTTCAATGATACCTCCCACACTGAGGACATCTCGGTACGCCTATGGTAGCCTCAGTCTTACCGGAAGAGACGAAGGCGGTAATGGCATACCCAGATTCGGGGTAAGTGTCTTTGGCAGACGGGCACACGGTAGTGCCAGCGGTCTTGCTGCCATGAGAGTAGTGCTTGCCGCGAGCGAACAAGCAAACAGAGCAGACGGTATCGTAAGGACTATCGTCGATCATGGGTGCAGGTTTCCGCACTGCGGACAGTTTGGATCGGTCTCGAAAAAGCGACCTCGCGATCCATCAGCGAGCACTTCCCTAACTTCACACCTTGGATGCGGCGTGATCTCCTTCACCCACTTCGCTGCTTCTTGGTAGGTAAGTCGTCTTACACTCCCAGGGCCCTGGCCGTAGTTAGTCCAACGCTCAGGCCCGTTTGCGGGATAGCACCAGACATTGAAGACGATGCTACTCATGGGTGCAACTCTCCACATTGATGGCAAGTGGGGTTTTGCGTGAAGACGTTGCCTGGGCTGCCATCCGTAAGGACTTCCCTGATCACCGGATGACGATCATTGCTGATCGAAGCCATAAGTCTCGCTGCCTCAACATAGGTCAGTCGGTTTGGGTTTTCAGGATCGTTGCCACCAGCGATAGTCCAACGAGAGACTGAGGTATCGTTCTTCTTCGGGGTTTGCAACCAGACATTGAATCGCATGTGTATCTCCTAAGATGGGAAAGGGATTCCAGAGAGACCAACGGACTAATTGAGAGCGTGTCGCGGGGGAGCGGAGACACACCCTCATACACCGTCAGTCTCTCTGAAAACTGGGGTCAGCCTGCATAGGTCGTGAGATCGCTACACGTCTCTTGCAGGTCGATCATATCGGCCTCTCGTTCCGTTGAGCCTATCTCAGTACGGGCCTCGATCATCTCCTTGACCCGACGAATGGCATCGGTGATGATCTTGATCTCCTGCTCAGTGAGCATCGGTAGAGATCGGCTCGTAAGCGATCGACTCGGCGTTGATGACTCCTTCCGGAATCAGTCCTTCGATCTCTTCGAGGTACTTGGCACCCTCTGCCTCGGCGAGAGCCAACAACTCTTCCATGTCCTCTTTCCATTCGGGCATACCCTTAGGGAAACGAGCATCGAGGCCTCGCAGGATGGCGATGGCGCTCTTGGCCGCAGTTTCAATCAGGGTCTTGGTCTGTTCGCGTTCAGTCGTTGTAAGCATCGTTAGTGTCCTTTCAGGTTATGGGTTAGAGGTATTGTCTGCTTCATCGGCCAGGAGTTTGGCCTCGTCGAGGAGAAGGATAACCAGATCGTACAGACCGTTGTATCTCTCACCCGAGTTTGCGGGAGTTCGTGCCCTGATTGAATCGCGGGCACGGAGAATGCCGAGTTGTGCCTGCGTTCTCTCTTCGTCGGTGAGAGTGTCTTGCTCGTCCGGACAGGCACTATCTTGTTGAGAGTATGGAGGCAACATCCCTTCCAAGAGTTTGACCAACTGCTCCATGTATCCCTGGCTCGACTCTTCCAGCAACTCGAACCAAGAGAAGATGGCAAGCCTTCGCTGCTCTTCGTTGGAATTGCGGTCGATGATGCTTTTCAGCGTGAAAAGCAAGCCTTCCCCGACAGCCGCGATGCTCATCTTGGTCATCAGTCTTTCCGACCAAGTAAGTGGAGAACTCTGAGCCTCCACTTGCTGCTCGGCCTCAATCAGGTCGAGCAACTTTTGGAAGCGCTCGTTGCAATACTGTCCAATCTCGCACAAGGCTTCTTGCCTCTGCTGGGGAGGACGGGACTTGAGACTCGCGTAAAGCGAATCAACGCAAGTGTCAATGGTCTTCTTCTCGTGCTCGGTAATCATGGTAGTCTCCTTATGGCTTCATTACACAGTGGTAGAGATGGGCAGACGGGAGACACCCATCCGGCCCCGACATGCAGTCGTAGGTATGAGCCATGGTCTTCCCATTACCATCCGCCCAAAAGCAGACAGCGCTGAGAAGGAGGTAGAAGTAGAGGCCATACTTGACCACTTGACGATCGTTCATGACGGTTGCTCCTCTGAAACGGTTTCGACTATTGCTGCCGTTGCCTCATCACCCAATACCACGGGCGCTTCGACAACCTTCTCCTTGATGCGGAGGTCTTTCATCAACTTGGCGTGGTCTTCGGCATTGGGCATGACAGGGCAACCCATACGAAACCACGCTTTCCTTCTCGTGTGATAGTTCGGATGATTGACCGTCTCATCCGGCTTCTTTGGATTGAAGATGGCCAACGGGTTGCTCATGTCGAGGAATCGTTCGGGGGGCAGGGCCCCGGAAGCGATGGCTCGCTCCGCTTGCATGCGCGTGTACTGACGAGCGGGTTTGACTTTGACGCGGTTCTTCTTCTTGCTTTCGGACATGGCTTCCTCCTGGCCTTAGCCAATTGGGTTTGGAATTACGGATGTATCTGACCACACTGAGGGCAACAACCCGGATCTTGTTCGTAGACTTGTCCGCAGGTATTGTCGGGTAGCAGTTCTCGAATGCTGAGTTCGTGCTGTTTCCATCCAGCACGACGGAGAGACGCCATCAATATCTCGGCTTCCTGATAGGACTTTGGAATAGGGGTTTCTTGGGACTGACCACTATTAGTCCATCGATTGGCTTCGGGGATTGATACCCAGACATTGAAAACCATCAATGCACCTCACCACATTGAGGACAATAATCGGGGTCTTGGTCGTAGAAGGCGCCGGGAGATCCATCGGGAAGCACTTCTCGAATGCGAGGTTTCAACTCAACAAGGATGCCTCCTAACTTCCCCTTGACTTCTTTCCAGGTGAAGGGTTTTGGCGAGTTGGCAAACTGGCAACCAGAAGCAATCGTCCAGCGTTCCTTGCTACCATCGATGACCCAGATATTGAAGCGCATAGATGACCTCGTTGATTGAAGAGTGTCGTGCTGTGGCTACTTCGCTCGGTTTCGGGCATGAAACCGCTAGTCCTACTCCATCCATGACGATGCGGCCTGGCAGCAAACACGACACTCAGTGGAATCCCCTTGAATCGAACAAGGACTCTAACCTCCTACTTGCCCCTTTTACACCGCGGAGGGACTTTCGGGAATCGATTAGAGAGGCTGTACCATCCTGATCCCGTAAGCCCCCACCGTTGTTTTACGGGCTGAGGGGGCGATAGGCCCGGATGCACCGTTGCCAGTGCATGCAGCCTTCGTTGCCTTTACAGGCAAGCCCGGCTATCGGCCCGCGCCGGTATTTACATACCATGCGGAGAGGGCCAGTGCCATTGGATTGAAGTCATCTCACCAATGGCTTGCAACATCTTTACTGCGGGGAGTTGCCAGACCCCTATTCCAGAATCAGACCGCTTCCGCAGTCTTGCTCGACTTCTTCTCGACCGGCATATCCTCGCCATGCTCCATGTAATAGGCGAGGCTTTCTTCGTTGCGAATCGTGCAACCGCCTTTTCCACGACTAATGCGGAAGCGCGGATTGCTGCGCATACGCTCGACCACGCGACGCTCGATCTCCTGAATCGTATCCGCCGAGGTCTCGATCTCCTTCATGGCAAGACCACGCCACACGGGAACCGTATAGCCCTTGTCATGATTCGCATCGGCGAGCTGATTCAGCACCTCGTCGATTCGCTCATCATTGGCAGCCTGCAACTCCAACCACGAATCGAGTTGCGACTCAAACTTGGCGATCGTCGCATTGCGATCAATCTCCTTAGTCTGATCATCACGCTCAAAATTGCTCACATCAAACGAAAACGTTGCGCTCATGTTCCTATCCTGCTTTCTCTGTCTTGTTGTTGCCGTATCCTTGGGCCACGCATAATCACACCATGCGATCAGTTTGGCTTGCCAGCGAACGAGAGCGAACCTTAGCGTTCGTAATCTCGATCGCGTCGTCTGTCCTCATACCTTTCACGAGGAGGGGCTGCGGTCTTATTCACATCCTCCTCAGCAATGGGAGCGAAGCCAATCTTGGGCGTCGCAACCCAACGATTGGATCGTACGGTAGGAGACGGGGTGGAGCCAACGAAGAGGCTGATAGGAATCTCCGTCAGACCCACATAAGAGAGACCCTTCTGTCCCTCCTTATAGAAGACCTTACACACCAAGCAGTTCTTGTTGACCGTCGAGTTTCTGACGGGCTTGACAAAACGATCCTGATCGATCTCATCGCGGAATAACTGGTTGAGCATTACCGCTTCTCCTTCTTCTTGGTCTTCTTCTTGTCGCTCTTCTTCTCGGTTTTCTTGGCAGCCTTCTTCGCAGCCTTGGCTTCCTTCTTGGCCTGCTTTGCTATGCGCGCTTCCGCCTCTTCCAATGCCACCCTATCGGCATCTTCCTTGGCCCGTCTGCGAATCTCGACTTCCAATTCATCCGCCAATTTGAGCGCTTCCCCTGCGAGGTCTCGCAAGTGATCGGCATACAACTCACGGCTCAATGCAACGGAAGCCTCGCCGTTGTTGTAGTCAACGAGGAAGGACTCGGTAGAAAGAGTGATCTCCGCATGGTCGGTGCCAAACTGATTCCGAGTCTTGCGAAGTACCATGAGGGTATTACCCCAGCCGGGAGTGAATCGGATCTCATCGAGTTCGTTCGTCATTGGAGTGTTCCTTGATGTAGTTGACCACATTGCGGGCAACATTGGAGGGCTTGTTGCCATTGCTGTCCGCGACAACAATCGGTAAAGGTATAGCCATCTTGTTCGAAGAGAGTCGTATCGGCACTACCCAACAGAGACTGAATAGCCGAATGCTTGCCACAGTCCGCGCACAAGAAGAAGAAGGGGGTCGATAGATGACCGGCATTGTTCTCATCCACCATCAGAGACTTGGAACATCCGACGCAGGGCTCTTGGTAGAGCGGCGTACCATACTTGGCTGATCGTGCAGTCATGAGAAGACCTTCTTTGCTGCCATCCAGGCTTGCTTGAATGCCATCAGAACAATGACCAAGATACCGAGGGGCCAGCCGAAGGTAAAGAGGGGCCATCGTTCAATGGGGACACTCAATGTTCCCCATGCTATGAAACCAACGGCTGCCCCCACCACATAAGTGGTGCAGAGTCCTGCGATGGTGTCGTGGCTCATAGGAAGACCTTCTTGAAAAACGCTACGATGATCCCCCAGATGGTAAGAGCATATGCCTTGATGATGAGCCACGCCATTTTGATCTTGTCCATTGGGCTAATCCTTTTCTTTTGAGGGCTGCGGAATTTGGCTCGTTCCTGAGTCAAACCGGAAAGGCCGGGATATAGAAACCAGCATGAGAAAACGAAGCGTGGAAGAACGATTCTGGGAAAAGGTGCTGAAAACTGAGGAGGGGTGCTGGCTATGGACTGCCGGTAAGTTTCCGTCAGGGTATGGGGCCTTCGCCATATCACACCGAAAAACGGTGAAAGCGTCCCGTTATTCCTACGAACTACATCACGGCCCATTCCAAAAAGACCTCTTCGTTCTCCATACTTGCGATCAGCCTTCTTGCGTCAACCCATCCCATTTGTTCTTGGGTACTCATCAAGACAACATGGATGACCGTACCGCTAAGGACAGGAACCACAAGAATCGTCCTAATCCACCACCGATACTAATCACCCTACCAACTCGTAGGCCAACTCTCGAAGAGAACTTTTGGAGTATGGTAGAAAAGACAGATGGTTGCTGGGTTTGGAAGGGTCAGGTCAGACATGAAAGTGGAAAGGTAAGAGGGTGTTTCTACATCGGGAGAGAGGTTGGGGTACTTCCTCAACGGTTCTCATATGAACTACATGCCGGAATTACCGTTGATCCGAACAAGGATCAAATCATCCAATCGTGCGGCGAACGACTATGCGTCAATCCAGATCACTTGTCTCTTCGTAAGCGCTACATGGACAAGGACGAAAGGTTTTGGTCTAAGGTGGATAAGACAGGAGAGTGTTGGGTATGGACTGGCTACAAGCCAGAAGGCTATGGCCGCTTCTCGTATTGCGAAAACGCAGTAAGAACAAACATACCGGCTCATCGATATTCTTGGGAACTACACAGCGGCAAAATACCGGAAGGTATGTTCGTTTGTCATCAGTGCGATAATCCACCATGCATCAGACCTGAACACCTTTTCTTAGGTAGCAACATCGACAACATAGTCGACAGCATCGAGAAGAAGAGGCACAGTTTCGCGAAACTCACTATTGACCAGGTGAAACTAATACGCTCACCTGAATTAGCAACTCATAGCAGCCAGGAACTCGCAACCATGTTTGGTGTTTCTTCATACACCATTAGCAAGGTTCTGGATAGAACAACTTGGGCTCATCTACCATGATTAGACCATGGTCCTACAACCCGCGTCTGCACCGTTTTTTGCCCTGCTTTTAGAGACTTCGTGGTTTTACTGGGCACTCGACAAATCGCCCCCTTCTTCTTAGGGAAGATGGTTGAGAAGGCATCGGTTCGATTGATCTCCGTCTTGATCGGAGAATCGAAACAATTCACCACCTCACCACGAGTGCCATCGCCACGAGCCACCAGCACACGACAACCCTTTCGATAGGCTTCTTGGAAGGTTGCGTAATGCCACAGCATCGGAGTATGGATTTCGATCTTCCGCTGCTTGCCGGTCTCTTCATCTTCTTCGATCTTGTAGGTGATCTCGACGCCAAGGCTTTCGGTTTCGATGCCGAGTGAATCCACCTCTTTCGTCCATACCGAAACGCAATAGCCATCGGTGAATCCAACCTCCGGGGATACCACCCGAATCAGATCCGCCTCTTGCTTCTCTTTGGCCCTCTGCACCGCTGCATCCGTTGCCTTGGACTTGCATTCCAGGAAATAGGCATAGAGAGCCTCATGAACGCATTGACGGGCCTGAGTCGGAGCAATGACCTGCTCACGATACGCCTGCAACACCCCATGCAAGAAAGAGAACGATTCGAGATACGCTTGGTGCTTGGCCAGAAACTCATCACTCGGAGTCTTGCCCTTGGACGGATCACAACTACGGATGAATTGGAGAAGCGATCTTGGTCTCTTAGGCTTCTCCTCGCCCAACAGATCATCCAAATCGGCCACAGGCTCCGACGGTTCCAGCATGTCCAGAATTGATTCGGTCATGTTCTCCCTCGCTTGTTTCAGCAGACACCATTATCCGCTGCATTGAATTGGTTGCCCCGAGTCCTCGCCGATCTCGTTTAGAGGGCCCCTCCATAGAGGAGCGCTAATGCGGCGCGATTCATTCGTCTTACAGACAAGGGGCAAATTTGGAGGCAGTGTCATCGGTTTCCCAATGCAAACGCAGAGTCGACACCTTAGCGACCACCGCCATAACTCCTACTTGGCCAGCCTAACTATCAGTAGGATGATCATCATCAGCACTGTGCTGGCGAACATGAAAGCAACGAAGTGTTCTTTGGTAGGAAGCATCCTTCGTTCAACAGGCAGTCCCCAGGACAAACATCGATCCACCAACCAACAGAGACAAGTTAGAGGCAAGCCGGGAAGACACAAGATGAACATGACGGTTAGTTTGATGTTCTGTTTGGTCATCGGCTTGCCTCTGTTGAATTGGCCCCAGCGTCTCGTTTAGGGAGCAAATCATTGACGGTTGGTACCATTAGTCAATGATGCCGCTGGGATGATTAGGTGGGAAGCGGAGAGAACTTCTACTTGGCGGTCTGCCTATTGGCGGACATCTTGCCCATTAGGTGCGAAGTTCTCCGCTTCCCGAATTAGCGGCTCTCTATACGAGAGCCATTGATAGATGAGCGAGGTGGGGGCAAGCATCTTGTGGCTCACTCTTTCCTCTGGTTAGGCGGTCGATTAGTCCGTGGTCGATACCAGCGACCATGTGAGAAGGCTTTGCCTTCCGGGTTTATCGTCTCCTTCGTTTCCACTCTCGCTCGGCATTCGGAGATTGATGAGGCACCTATCAGCATTATCGGGGCGGTGTGCCTTTTGGGTAATCTCAAACCGAATACGGCTGTTTTGCGAAACAGCCAAAATCGAAATCCCTCGGCAGCAGTCCTCTCCTCTTACACCTCACGAGGCCAAGAAGAAGAACCGAGAGGCAGGAAGACCGAACACGGTCTGAGGATAGCATACTGCAAACACAATGCTACCTTCGCACCCTTACCCATCAAGCGCTCATCAGAGCAGTGGGTTCTGCCAGAACTTGTTTAGGCGGACTTTTTGCCCATCTGAATGTATCGGATGAGGAAGGTTGCGACCAGAAAGAATCCGGCCAGAAACACTATCATCGGATAGGTTGGCGTGAGATGGAACAACCTAACTATGAGGTAGGAACTCAACGCACCGCCGAAAAAACCGGAAGTCGTTTCTTGGAAGGCGGAGAGAAACGCAGTCTTGAATCGAGAAGTGTTCATGTGATGTCCTTTCGTGTCTAAGTGTCCGACGCCTTGGAATTGAACCAAGCTCGAAGATCCGGGGTTATAAGCCTCGCGGCACTACCTTGTGCCTTGCGTCGGTAAGTCTATCTCTTCATCAACAGCATCGCCCCAAGCACCACCGCTGCCAATCCAACCGGCACTACCAGATACCTTACCCACCAACGCGTCCTCGGAAAGACGACATGGTTGAGAACCGGCGCTACAAAGAACATGATCGCGAACACGACGATGCTTTGCTTATCCATTAGTCCATTCTCCCACGCGTCTTATACAGCCTCACCACACTCTTCCCAATCAGCAGCAACCATGTTGTCGAACCGCTGATCCATTCGATCTTCCGAATCCCCAACCACTCGAAACCGAAAGTCTGTATGGTAAGATGTGGGCTCATCCCCCCTCTATCCCGTAGTACCTGGCTATCTTCTCCGCAGCCAATCTTGCTTCGTGAATCCGAATCCTATCTCTGGTAGATGGCAAACCTGGCGTGTATGTCTTGCTACCTTCCGGCAGACTATACCGATTGCCTTCTTTGCCAGCGCTAACTGGTTTCAATCTGAGTTGCGCTTCTCTTCGCAGGTTATCGAAGGCGCTGGCGAATGAAAGGCCCTGAGAGATGTACTTGCCACCACCGTTCGCTAATACCAACGGTCGAAGAGACTTGTTCTCTACATAGAGAGAGGCCCTCATAAAGTCCTCATCCCCTAAAACATGCGCTTGACAGAACAAAACCGGAGCAGCCTTACGACTCTCCGGTCTGTAATCGAGGTCTATCGATGTAGAGGACTTGCGAGTATATGAGCGAGTAGGCTTGTCTTCCTTGATGCGGGCTTCTTGGCGAGCCCTTTCCTTGGCACTTTCGAGAAGATCAACAATGAACGAAGGCAACTCCTCTTGCGCAGGTGTTTCGATCTCTTCCTTTGGTTTGGTATAGGATGCACCTGCACTTGGAAGTCTGGGTTTGGGTGAGGAGAACGAACTACTTGTTTCTTCGGTTTCGATCTTGGTATCTGAATCGTTGGTAAGGGATGTTGAGATGGGAAAGTAGTCCGTCGTTAGCATTAGGTGTGATTCCTTTCGCGGCGTTTCGTGAAACGGAAAAAGAGAAGGGAGAGAAACGGGACGGTCTGTTTCGAGGGGGACAGACAATGTAAGGCTCGGCCTGAATCCGCGCCACCTGGCATGGATATTGCTTCGGGGGCGCCCACCCCCAGGTAGGCAAGACGCCTACATGGCCATACTCCCCCGCGCTCGGCAAGGGAGGGGTGCAACGCATAACCTAAGCATTCTGCCGCGCGGTGCAAGGGGGTGTGGCAAAGAGACGCGCCGGAGACAAAACCCTGACGCGGTGCAGCAACGGGGGCTTGGCATGCTTCTTGCTACGGCGCGGCGGATTGTCCTACATGGTAGGACGGACGGAACGGCGAGGAGGGGGGCTGAGGTAGGTGCTGGTAGGGGAAGGTGCGGGCCAGTCAAACCCACTTTGTAGGCCAATGTGCGCTGTTATCCTACCCACACGCCCTACATCGCTTGCAAACACGCCACGAGCGTGCCTTTTCAATAGCGCAATGCACCGTATCCCTTATCTTGATGCCGCAATGAGTGCGCGCCCAACCGTCAATATGACCATCGATCTTATGGATCGAAGGCAAAAACTCGGCTCGTTTGGGTGGTTGGACGAGAAACCAAGGCTCGATTCGATTACGCTTGTTCATCGGCATCCTCTTCTTCCTTCTCGTAGTCCTCAGGTTCCAATTTCTCGGAGTAGAAACTGATCGGTGGTTTCGTGATATCGGCGAGGACGCTCATTGAATCAAACCTCCACATAGTCGCACTTCTTAGCCACCCCAACGCCCATAATATGGGTTGCCGCGGCCTCGATAGATCGTTCGATGCGTCTGCGAGGAGAGCACTTTGACAGAACATGCATAGCACCGAGAGCGACTGGTGCCCCGTTTCCAATGCAATGGAACTCAGCCTTCACACGATGCCACCCAGCAATATTGCCCATATACACGATCGTTGTGTTTTGAGCCAGAAGTAGTTCGCCATTGCCAGTCGAACTGGCTGTTTCTTTGAGCAGATTGAAGACGTCCAGCAAACTACCATCATCGGTAGAGATGTCTATTGTCGTGAAGCCGGTTTCCGGTTTGATTAGCACTTCCTCAATTGAGTTTTGCAACGCCAATGCTCCAGAAAATCCGACAACTACACCAGACGGAAACCTCTTCAACTTTTCTCCGTTCAAATGAACGCCACCAAATGAGTTTGAGATCGCATGATCCGCACCCATATGAACCTTACCATCGTTTCGCAAAGCAATAATGCACGTCATCTTGATCGATTCCCTTCTGTCATTGGTAGTGTTCTCACCTCTCCCGCCATCCCACGAATAGGACAGCGGAAGCGGTCAGAACCCTACTTATTCGTAGTCATACTTCTTTCGTTGGCAGTATCCAATATCCATCGATGATGGCTGTTCCATCCTCCGAAGGATCGAACGTGTCGTGGATCACACCGTCTATGACTGCGACATAGTGTTCAGGAATAGAAACCACCAATCTCCCCATTGGAAGATCGCCCGCGCGAAGCCGCGTGTTCTTTCCTTTGCAATCCACATACACCCATCCACGAGATTCAAGATATGGTTCATACAGATCGGGAGCGCACCCATTATCCAGATTAGAGCTAAACCATACCTCATGCAGAACGACCGCAGCATCATTTCTTTCTGGATCGTCGCTTCGACCACATCGAACCTCACTTGCGAACACAGGATCAATGCCCTCAAGTTCTCGCATCTGATCTTCAACTTCTCCTTGATGAATATTTGTTAGGCCAGAACGGACGTCCAGATACGGCAAGTGGTTAGCTATAGCGATGGCACGATTTACACAATCGCTTTTGTATTCGCCAAGACCAGCCCCAGCCCTACCACCATCGTTCAGAGAGAACGGCATAGTCTCCCACCGTTCTTTGCAGTGAGATAGTAATTCTTCGACAGACATGCAGTTATCTTCTGCTTGCTGTGGTATATCGTCCTCCCGCACCACACGAGAGTAGACGTTGGGCAGTTTCATCATGGCGAGAACGCCTTCTGGAAGTTCCCCCAGGTCCAAAGGAGTCTCAATACGGAACATCTTCATGATCAACCTCATTTTGGTAGTCAGCTTTGGGACGGGGCAGAAGACATTCGGCCCCGTAGTCAAAACTAACTACGCCTATCATCAGAACTAGGACGACCACGTGGGTGGCATGCGTAATGGACGACACGACAGTTACTTAGTTCTGTCCGACCGCCAAGGCTCATATCCTCCCGGCGGTTTGCAGTAATGCGTTTTTCGGCGGTGGGGTACCCCGTATCAAACCAGAAGTGGCTCTGTTGCGAAGTTCTATCGGTCGATAGGGATGTTCATTCATTGTCCTTCTCCTATCGGATGCATTGGCTGGCATCCTTGATTCCGATGCTTCGAGCGAAGCCATCCACATCGTTCCTATCCGGCACTTCTACCACTTTGATGTCGGTCATATTGGCAAACGGCATATCCGGGCCTTTCACATAGAGTTTGCCACTGCCATCCGCCTGAGTCTGCGGAGAGACCACCCAACAACGAACCACCGCATCGTCAGCGCCATACCGCGCCACCAAATATCCCATCTTGTTGATGCGCTGGTTATTCTCCTGCACTTCTCTTTTCAGAGCCTCACCCAGACACGCTGCGCCCAAAACGAAACCGATGGCAATCCCACCCCATATCGCAGACCAGAACGCCACCTTTCTTGTCGAACGCCAGAACGGCGACCAATCCTTCTTCGGCTTGGGGGCGGGCGGTTCTTCGGGGATATCCATTGCAGCGGGCTCCCTATAACTCGTCGTTGCTTCCACTTCGCCGGAACCGTTGCAATCGAGACACTTTTGCTTACTCATGATTACACCTTCCCTTTCTTCCAACAGGCATTCCGAAACTCGGTCTCATCGAACTTTGGGTTGTCCCTGAACAGATCGACGAAGGCGTTGATGACATCCAACTTATGAACGCCGCAGCAAGCAGGCCCAATGATGTTGGCAATCTTGATGGCCTTGTCAAAGTCCTTTTGGCTGCTCATCGGTCATTGCCCTTTCAGAACGGCATCGACGCGCACCAACGCTCGTTCATCATCAGCCTTGTCGTTCTCTACATCCAAAGAGCCGTGGAAAACGATGCAGTCTCGGGCAACGACCAAAGCATCGCGCATTCTTTCAGTCTTCTCCTGCTCGTTATCCAAGGCATTGACCAATTCGACGGTATGTCCATCCGCAGCAACTTGCAACAGACGCACCTTCTCTCGCAGTTTCAGTATCTCCCGAGCCATCTCGTGGCCCTCATAGGGGCCAAAGACTTCGGCCAACTCGACGAGTCGGTCTTCGGATACACCTTTCATTGTCTCGCTCCTTACTTGCTTGCCTTCATCAGAATCGGAACCAATCGACAAGTCAGTTTATGATCCTCGAATGTCTTAGGGTAGGAGAGAAATTCTCGACAATCTGGGCAGAAACCAGACAACTCCCCGTAATACCCAACCTCAAAGGAGAGGTAGAGTTTGACCAGCATCTCGATGGTCTGCTCCGGGGTGAGCGAAGGTAGGCCGGTCGGGTGTTCTAACTTGCAGTTTGGCCGAAAGAACCAATGCCCAGATTCTTCCTGTCTGCATCCTTCGGGATGAGTGTTCATTGTCTTGCTCCTCGGGTTAGGGTCGGTAGTTGAAAGTGATAGACATCCCGGTGGTGTTGGGCTCGGTGCAGATATACACCTTCGACTTCCAGGGATAACAGCAGCGGATGAATTTGCAGGACAAGGATTGGTCAGGCGTTTGGTAGATGCCCTTCTCGTAGTCGAAGGTACCCGCACACCCGCACATGCTCAACAACACCAATAGACCGATATACCTCACCCAATAATGCGGGGCTATTCCTTGCGGACGTGTAGAAGCATCCGACACCATTGGTGATATACTCTCCGAATGGTTTTAGCCGTTCGAGATTGTGCCATCAACGCTGAGAGCCTGCTTGCCACGCTTGCGCGTGGGCTTCGCAGGTCTTACCTCAACTCCGACAAGGGTTGATATCCCAACCCCGTTCTTGCTTTTCAGCAAGGACATACCTTGTGTATGAATGTTGATCGCGGCATTCGCATCACGATCGTGATGCGTGCCGCAGTTTGAGCAATCCCATTCTCGATCTTTTAGGTCGAGAGTCTCATTGATATGCTGGCAGCAAGAACAAGTCTTGCTGCTCGGATAGAAACGATCAATGAAGATCACCTTTGAGCCATACTTGCTGGCCATATAGACCAGTTTCTGAACGAAGGAGTAGAGGCCTAAGTCTCCAATCTTGCGACTACATAAGGCTTGCATCCCTTTCAGGTTGAGGGTCTCTAAGCAAATTGTCTCGTAGGTTTGCACCAATTGGTAAGCCAACTGCCAGTGAAAGTCTTTTCGTTGGTTGGCGATGTCGTCATGAGCCTTGGCAAGCGCACGAAGTGCGCGCTTGCTATTCCCACTACCCTTGACCTTACTATCTAACTGCTGATTGAGTCTCCTGATCTTCTTGCTGCTTTGCTTGAAGAACAAGGGAGATTGGATCGCTGTACCATCACTTCCTGTCAGGAAGTTTTTGAGCCCGAAGTCGAAACCGACGCTTTTACCCGATCTGGTTTCTTGTTTGGACGCTTCCTGAAAGTCTGTGGTGATGTAGATGAACCATTCTCCTAATGAGTTCTTTTTGACGGTGAGGGTTTTGATCTTACCCTCCCAGTCTCGGTGCTTGTGAAACCGAAATGTCTTTCCTCCTCGGCCGTGATAACTTTGTCCGCTGATGTAGAGCGTGTTGTCATCGAGTAGTTTGTAGCCAGTATCTTGCCTGAATGTGATGCTCCGATACTTGGGCGTCTTCTTGAATTTAGGAGGAGAGGTTTTTACGCCACGTCTCAGATCGTCAAAGAAGTGATCATAGCCGATGTATATACGGTCAACAATCTGACGAGTGGCTGTAGCATTGATCATCTGCCAGGCAGAATTAGGCTCGTTTCGCCTATCTCGCACCAGCCCATACATGTCGTAGAGACTGATGTAGGTCTTATCCCGAGAATATGCTTCCCGCTTGGTCAAAAGAACCCAATTGTAGATGTCGCAAGCCACCGTGAGCAAGGCGTCCAAATAGCGGGTTTTGCGAGTGGTATAGAGTTTGTAGGCGTAGGTCTTCATCTCACCATATCGTAATCCTCTGAGAGATGGTTGTCAAGTGATCTTCTTTGGAAGGTGTAGGTGCATACGACACCAATTGCAGTATACGCACACCTCTTCCGTTCCCTTCGTATGACATTGCACACCCACTTTCTTGAACGGACAGGTCTTGTCGTTCAGGTCGTGCGATAGAGAGTGATGCACGCACTCCTGCACCATCTTGCGTTCCAATTCATTCCGTTCCTCAATCAATCGATTGATGCGACCATCCAGACGAATGAGTTGCAAGAGGTAATCGGGGAAGGGATCGATGGCGTCTTGCGGTTTAGGAGTAGGTATTGGATTGAGGGTGGTATCGGGCAATCGAATGTCTCCCACCTCTTCGAGAGAGCATCCCAGTAAAGAGGCTAATCCTTCCCAATTGACCGTTGCGGCCGTGTATCTATCACCACTGCTCATTGGTCATCCTCCTTCGTATTCATGGACACACTCAGATGAGGCTGATTTCGGATTGCTTGGATGCAACCCGCACTTGACACAGAGTTTGGCATCCCGCTTCTTGGGTGCTTCTTTGGCTACTACCTTCTCGGCCTCGGGGTATTCATGAGCAAAGCCATATTGGCATCCTTTTCCAGGGTTTAGACACCAGGGACGCTTGTCGCTTTCGGGTCGAATGCAGAAGAGGCAGAGACGATCGCTCATTGGCATAACCTCGTATGAGTGTATGAGTTCAGACTTGCTACTTGCTTTAGCGGAACACTTTGAGGCCCTCGCTATCGGCACCGTACATGACCTTGGCAAACGAAGACTACTTACCACCGTCCTCGAAGCCATTCGTTTGCGGAAAGACCCTTGGGAGCATACCAGCGCTCTCTTGAAAGGGGTAGATCGGAAGCAGGTTTCGGATGCCCTCTTCTACCTGTTCGAGTACGGGGAGATCACCTACAATCGGGAACACGGATATGCCTTAGTCCCGAAGTCCCAACAACCCAAACTCTCTCCTGAGAGCATCCGCCCCATTGAGAGAGATGTCGCCAAACAAGACAGGATCGCTCTGCAAAACCAGAGGCTATGGGACGCCATCCTGAATGCCAAGAAGCCTCAGCGATAGACCGAGGACAAGAGCACCAATTCCCAGGCGATGATGATAGCCGATATCCAAACGGCCCTCTCATAACCCATCTCCTTTCGATAGGCATAGAAGGCGTAGATCAGAACGAGGATGGAAGCGCCACCAACCAGTAATGGCATCATCATCGGTAAACGCCCATCTTCAATTGCGCCCGCATCTCTTCCGGTATCTCCTGACCATTGCCCATGGCCAGTCTTTCGCAGTAAGCGCGGAAACTGTCGCCATCCACCCTGATATACTCACTTGTTCGTGAGACCGTAATGCTATTACGAGTGCATAACTCGATGAACAGGGTAGCCATCTTCTCGAAGTAGCGATTACTTGCCACACCGAAGTCAGCACCACCAACGAGCCAATGATCCGCCTCTGGTAGGCTGCCGATGTACTTGAAGGCTGCTTTCATCGAACGCTCAATGTCCAACCTCTCCTCCGCAAACCTCTTGACTAATGGCTTGGCGCATTCCTTGAACAACTCCTCATAGTCAATCGGCTCCGGTGATGGAAGAAGTTTGGTAGTGATGACGGAGTGATCTCCTTCTTGATAGGGAGGGAGTTCGGGCGACTTCTTCTTCCGAGGAAACACGCCCATCCACCATCCCATCCCCGCAAAACCAATGAACAACAGCAGCGATAGCGTTATCACCATAGTCATTCTCCCTTCAACCAATTGAGTGCTCGTGCGAAGAAGCCAGGCTTCTTTGGCATCCTTCGTTGTTCGTCCATATCCTGATGGACATAGTAGAGACAATCGCCTTGGTCAGAGTTGATGATCATTCCGCCATCATCCATCGCATAGACCTCGGCCTCGGCATACCCATACACCTTGACTTGATCATTGGCGAGGGCTTTGGCTTCCTCTTCGGAGAATGCCGTTTGGATATGACTCAGGCCAGAGCCTGGTGGAATCGCCTTCACCGCATAGCGCATAGTCTTCTTCGACGCCTCGTAGTCCGCTGCCTCCGCACGCAGCATCGCCTGAAACTGCTCCTCATTGTCTTTCTCATCGTCTTGGTTCATCGGACTTCCTCCTTCGGTATATGCCCGCCTGCCGCTTCCCAATAAGTGAAGCGTGTGGCCTCCCAAGAGAGAAGGGATCGATACCCATCATCCTTCAACATCCGTATCTTGCCGCAAAAGGCGCAGCGCCACACCGTTCCCTCATACAAGGGACGGAAGGTGATCCAATTCCAAAACCGATACCAGAGTCCGGGTGGTTCGCACTTATGCGGTTTGATCGGAGGCGGAGGTTTGCGGGCTCGGATGATCCCTCCGACTTTCAGAGGCACCACTTCGGTCTTGGCGAGAGTGTCCGGAATGCGATAGGGCTGAATCTCGTTGCTCATTGCCGTTTTCCTCCCACCATAGTCAGTATATTGGCCACTACCGCTGTTCCTACAACGGTTTCCAACAACGCCTCTATACACTTCAAGTCGTTTGGACGCACTCCCTTCTTTCGGAGGGCTTTCAGGATACCGGCCTTGGCCTCCAATATCTCCTTGCCAGTTCTAAACACGGCCAATTGACGACGCTTCTTTCCCGTTCTCTTCGATGCCCTCTTCATTATCCTTCACCATACCCTTGGGTTGCCATAGGCTACCGTGTCAGTCTTCTTCCCACATTGTCCGCAGAGGTAGTGCTTGCCCCACTGAGAGGTGTAGGTCTTCCAATAGTGGTCGCACCATAATCGTCGCCACAGAGAACACAGCCATTGGATCATATCTCACTCCTCCTATACGCCCTCAGGAAGCGTTTTGCCCTCAGGATGACCCGAGAGACGTACCTAATCAGTCCGAATTGATGGCGGGCTCATTAGGAGCGTCCGCACCCTCTTCCTCATCCTCGTCCCGCCCCGAGCGTTCGCGTTGCTCCTTCGTCCAATTCTCCCAATTGAAACTCTCATCATTGCCTCGGCGCGTATTGCAGAACCAATGGCTAATCGAGAGGTTATCCATCTCATCACTGCCACCCTTCGAGAGTGGGGTTTTGTGCTCGATTGTGGCAGCAGAGGGATTGACGTGTCTTTTGCAGACGAAACAGGGAACAATCCCGTCGTTTTGCTTGCTTAGGTACTTGTAGAGAGTTTCGCGACGGGAGGCGAGTTTTTCTCGTCGTAAGCGGGCGAGGGCTTTCTTGCTGGGCTTTCTCATGTCGAGGTCTATATCCCGCCGAATCAGGATCAATCCTTTTGATTGACCGACCCCTTGACACCTAATTCCGCAGATACCAGATCTGAGATGTCCTCACAAGTAGATCTTAGTCAGAAGTAGAGATGTAAGAGAGTGAGATCAGGGGCGGGTCTTCTTCTTGTCGGATAGGTAGACTACTATGTTCGCCACCACCGACCCCAGGAACATCAGGAAACCAACACCAATCAGTATTAGAGGGACTAACATTGACTTGTTCCTTCCAATTGACGGTCATACCATCCACATATCCAAACCACGAACGCAGAGTAGAGCATCGCTGCTACTCCTGCTATCACCGTGTATTGCCACACATTCACTGTTGAGTAGAGAATGAACAGCACGCAGATCACTCTCACCCAACGGTGTAGGGAAGTGTAATGCTTCATCCAATCCCCAGCCATTGCAACGTCCGTCGCCATAGAGAAGGCATAGGAATGGGTTCTTGTACGCGTTCGTAGGTATGCGCGATCTTGGTAGCCTCTTGATTATCAGGATGTGGGCGCTCTCCCCAGCCGAAGCCAATGCGATCCTCTTTGCAGATTGGATGGATCTCCACTGGTTTGCATCGCTCCTGAATTGCCATCCCCCAGAAGGTGAAGGCCAAAACCAAACTGGTCGTTCTCTCGATACAGTCTGCCAGAGGAACAACGATCTGCTTATGCTCGGGTAGTTGCTTGGACACGATCCATCCCCTTTCGTATGTCCAATCGATGTAGTAGCGAGCGTAGATCGGGGGAGACTGTCCCTGACGAACGGGGAGGATGAGGGGGAGTTCGGGCAGGGTATGAGCCTGTCGATCTTTAGCTCTCGTTTCGTCCATCCAATGGGCATTGTAGACGGGAGGGAGGGGCTTCTTGGTTTGCTTAGTCGTATTGGTAGACATCGGTTCTTCTCCTCAGTTCCAGCCCATATACCACTGCACCGACGGAGCCAGGGCATTCTCGGTTTGACCGTTGGGGAAGGCGGTTTGAGCAGTGATTACGCGGAACATAAAGCCCACCCTCCGATGATCTCGCTCACTCCAAGGGGCGATCCTCCAATCATACCCAATACCAATACCAATGTTGCCTCCCCAAGCGGTGGCGCTGGTCTCTGCTGCGAGAGAAACCGCGGAAACGCCACTGGTCAGTAGAATATGCAGGCCCCTATACGGCACGGGATACCAATCAAGATAGGGCCCAGCGCTAAACAGGTTGAGACTGACATCGTTGGAAGTCGGATGGTTTTGCACCCCATTGACGGTCACGGCCGTGACGATCGATGCCACTTCCGATCCATATACCCCGAAGGCCAAACCCGGCAGAACATACCCACCGAGATAGGTCTCAAACGAGAGCGCAGGGCCTCCGACAGAAACGCCGCTCAAACTCTCGGCGTCTTGAACGGCCCCGATACCGAAACCTGCTCGGGCTTGAACATCTCCGATCTGGCGTTCTCGCTCTTGCGCATAGGCAGGAGCCACCATCGTTGTTGCCATTGCTACCACCGCACACATCATTGTCTTCTTCATTGTCGTTCTCCTTTCAGTATTCCCGGCCGATCAAAACCAGAATGGCATTGATCTGCCATTGGACTCCTCGGCCCACTAACAGATCAATGCCATTCAGGCATGCTCCTTCCAGTCATGCCACGACTATGCTTACAGTGCTTATACCACGCTTACAGTGTCGATCATGGTAATCGCTGGTGCAGGTGCAAGTCTTGCAAACTTGCGCTGATTGTCGAAGCCCAATTCCGCTGCCTCGACATCTCGTCTCCATTGCGGAACATTGGCCCCGAAGAGCAGTGTTTCCGTTCCTGGCCCGCCGATACGGATGACTACGCTGCCACCGACAGACAAAGTGAAAGGCGTCGAAACGCTATTCATGTAGGAGAACGGAGCGTTGGCTACCGTCGCCTTGCTGTTGAAGAAACTCTCGAACACGAAGTCGCTTACGGTAACTTCGACGCCGTTGATTACGATACCGTATGACACGTCCTCGACCGGGGTGCAAGCATCGAGCGCGTATGAGGTGTACCCGTCATCACAATAGGTGACATCAAACCGATTGAGGATCAGTTTGAGTATCTTGCGAGAGAGCGTTCCTGACACCGTATATTGATGCGGATTGGTGGGGTCTTGCACCATCACGGCTCCGCCGTTGTTTAGGATCTGATCAACGATCACGAACTCAGTGTCCTTGCCTCCTAAGGGATTGGTCACCACAGACGCGTTGCTGTCTATGATGGCGATTGTCCACGCCCAGTCAGGGGCTACCTGTCCCTTCGGGTAGAATTGGCATCGTACATTCGAGATACGCCAAGCCGGTAGGAAGTGCAACCAGAGTTGGTTGTTGATTGCGTTTTGCATTGTTGCTACATCAACATCGTTGACGAGCGTTGAGTTGTTTACGATTGCTATTAGCATACTGTTCTCCTGTAAGGACACTACTCTTACACGATCTCCATGATCGTTTTGTTGCTCCTCATCCTACAAGAGATACGCATATACACCCCCATTTCAGCGGGGTGAAAAGACGATTGTGGGATAACTCAGCAGTATCACCACCTTAGGGTAGAAGATAGTTGCTCGAATTACCGTCAATTGAGCATCGCCTCATCGTTTTGCCCTCTTTGGGAAGATAGGTCGGTCATACACCCACGACCACTTACCAATCGTGATAATCCAACTACTACCACCCTGAGACCATTGGAAACGAACTGCTCCAAACTTGTCCCAGCCGTATTGGGTGTAGGATGCGTCGCTCATTGTCGCCACCTGCTGCGTCCTTCGATCATCCAATACCACTTGAATATGCTGATGACCCAAGTGGAATAGGCCACCCAACTTACCAGGGTGATATGGCACCACTTCGGGCCCCAGGTTTTGATCTGCATACCAGGAAGATCGTTCATCGGATGATCAGCCACTTGATTAGGATGGTCAGCCAGATGATACCCACGCCCGCAACATACCCCAGAAAGTCGGTGATGTTGTCGAATGGCTGTTGCTTGGGCAGTTCGTAATTGGCGTCATACCAGAACTCCTTGACCGCGGCGAAGAGGATCATTCCGGCAGAGAGAATACCGATCACCATTAGGTTGGGAAGTGTTGGGTAGGCGATGATTGCGCCAATCGCCAGAATGAGTCCACACCAGCCAGAGTGGGCCATAAACGCAACGTAGTAGTTGTTGGCCATCCATGAGTTGCTGATATGGGTTTTGAGCCAGGCTTGAATGCTGATGAGATGAGTTTTCAACCAGATGACGAAGTTGTTCATTGACTTGCTCCTTTACTCAGCCTCATTGCCTAAGGAACGCGGCCTTGCTTACTGCTCGCGCTCGAATGCCCATCTCGTTTCTCTCGGTGAAGACCAGTTCCAACATCACGCATTGGGCAGCCCAATCAGCAATGCAGTCGTTGCATACATGCACTGATCCAATTCCTGATGCGTGTTGCATCACCTTGACTTTCAGAACGGTAGTTTTACAGAGGGCGCAGTAATGTCCATCGGCGACGCGGTAAGGAACGTCCATCTCAATGCACCTCGTATGTTGTTGGTTTGCCTTCCATCTTTGTCCTGATCCATTCCAATGCCTGCGTCTTCAATTCTCCCTCTGCGAAGGAGATGGTCTGCGGCATTCCGAAACGGATGAGGAAGTTGCTAAACTCCTCAATGGTGGATACCGAACACCAATCGCCCGGTGCAGCCTCCATCTTCGGATCGACGAAGAGGCGATACCCGAGCGTTCTCGGCTTGTAGATCTCGCTTTGATACTCCTTGTCCTTCTTACTCATTGGTCGTTCTCCTTCTTCCAACACTTAGGGCATACATCGAAAGGAAACCACGGTGCCAGCCACTTCTCGCAAGTCTTTGTCTCACACTTCGACCAATCCAATCCACCGTTGTTAGGCATCTCACAGTCAGCAGTATCGCAGACACCGCAGTAGATCTCGTCGCCAATCGCGATAAACTCACTACCGCAATCCTCGCAGCAGTTTTCGCCAATCATCGTCTCACTCATTGTCGTTCTCCTTCCTCAATCCATAACACACCATTCGGATGGAACCTGAACCATATCCACGCCGCTAACTGTGCAGTACAATACCAGCGATAGTGTCGGACAACATCAGATGGGTAAGTGATCCGCCACATCACTTCTTCCTGAATTGGATGATGACGTCTGCATACGGATGCCCCTGCACATACCACCAGGCAGCCAGCCAGGCAGACCACTTCCAGCGGTAGTATCCGACCACGAACGGCATCTTGTCATCGCCTACTTCTCGGTCTCGCGCAAAGGTATCGACTACTCGCCAGTTCTTGGAGGCATTGGGATCGATGGTGGTAATGATGTCAGGAGTGCGATACGGTTGAGTCGTCATTGGATACGCTCTTTCATGGCAACGAACACATCTGCACTTCTCGATTGGATCGCGAAGCCATTCCGCACGCCACTTGCTCTTTGGTCATCTTGTTGGAGCAGAAGGAGTAGAAGCGTCCAGTGGTGCCGTTGTCGCGAAACTCCTGATCGATCAATTCAGTAGCGACTTTCAGATGCAGCGCGTCATACTCGTGGTCGGGATCGAATTGAGTGGCGATGGTCAGTGCGATGCTATGGGCGTAGAGCCGGTCGCAATCCTTGATGGACGCTTTGAGCGGCTTGTAGATGGCAGCATTGGAAGGATGGCGAGCGCATCCAAGGAAAGAGAGAACGAGGATGATGGGTAGATACTGCTTCATGGTGATACTGCCTTTCAGTGGCACTTGTGGTTAGCAAGCCTTACGATGGCATATATGCCCATCTACGCATCTTACTCTATGATGATAGCAGTCTTTGATTCCGCCGTGATTATAGCAACTCGGATGCGCGGGATGACTGATACCATCGGATGGGGATTTGGTATCGAAGAGGCAAGCGAGAACAAGGATGATGATGGCTGCCTTCATGACTTTTGGAAGCAGTCCAGAGAATTGATCAGTTTGACGCAACCCAATTCATAACACGCCAAGCGTCTCCGTTCTCGATCTCCCCACTGAACTTGTCCAGCGAGGATGGTTAGATACTCGGCAGTCGGTTGAGAGATCACCACCAATCCAAATCTACCCAACAACCATCGTAGTAGTTTGGTCATAGGTCAAATCCTTCCAGTTCTTCGGCCCAATGCCGAAGTATGCGACTGATGGTGTGAGTGGGGCGCACGTCTCCCATAGGGGGATATGGCCAGAAGAGTAGGGAGACGATCCAGAGAAAGGCGACAATGCGAACGATGCGATGTTGGGTGGGGGTCATGGTGCTGCTTGTCCTCTATCTCTTACGCGTCCGGCAGATTGAGGATAGGGAGACAGTGAGTTTCGTTATGCTTCCTCACCTGATCGATGATCTTCCCCGCCCAGAAGTCGACATTGGCGATTGAACTCTCGCCGGTCGAGTATCGATAGGCGGAGAGATTGGCCTTGTTCCGCAGAAACAGGTAGGTATCGTCGACTTTCATCTTGCTGCTCCTATCTCGCGTGGTCGATACCAGCGCTTGTTCCTTCTACTATACAGCGGCCCTCTCGTTCGGAAGCCAAACTGCCGCTTCTCTCTCTTGCTTGGCCACATGATGCTGATGATAAAGCCAAACAGGATCAGTTGCAGGCATCTCGCAACGATCTTGAAACCGGCCGCAGTGTAATCCTCATCAGCAATGTTGAAGACATCAAAGGATGGAATCAGGTTGATGGAATGCCAGCGGTGAACGGTAAAGTCCCAGTTGCTTGGCCTCATCATACACCCCCGAGACGAATGACCCACCACTCCGCGTCCGTCATCACCTGCACATCATCCACTCCCCATATCTTGTTGAACGCGTCGGTCAGATGTTCCTTGACCATCTCCGTGCACTTCTCGTCGCTCTCCTTGGCTTTGACGCTGATGTAGAGGGACATCTCGGGATCCAGTGGATCGTGCTTCTTGGATGAGAGGTGAAAGACCCAAACTCTTCGTTCGCTCATGGTCAATTCCGCTCCTGACTGCCTACGCTGGTGCAGGGGATCGGGTGCCATTCCTCACCGTTGAGCAGAAAGGCCACTTCCGTTTCGATGGTCGTATATACCTTGGCCTTGCTCAGGGACGGAGAGAAGACATCGGGAACGCCGGTGAAAAACTGTCCGTCCTTCTTGCGACGGATGACATAGACGAACTCGCTCATAGCCCCCTCCCTTGAATGCTAACCCAGCCCTCGGGCTTCTTCTCTTTGAGGTATCGGATGGTTTGGATGCCGAACCTCAGTGTCTCGTACATCTCCTCCAACTCACGACGCTCCATAGAGATCGGATGAGTAATCCCTTTTTCCAGCGTTTCCACGATGCAGTATCCGCCATACACTTCGTCGTAATCGAGATGCCAGGTGCCAGGGTGATGTCCCACTTCCTTTCCCATCGCCCAGCAGTAATTCTCGAAGGCTCGGTTCAAGTTCTCTTCGGTAGGCCTCATCACTTTGCTCCTTGACTATTCTTCAACATGCCTCGCACGGTATACACCAGAAAGACAAACCACCCGCCTCCGCACACCACATACCCGATGTTATGCGGCAAACGGAACATCAGATAACTAGCCACGCAGGCGACCACAAACACTCCCACTACCGCGAGAGAATAGAGCACCGCTTTGATCCAGAGTTTCATTGTCGTTCTCCCTGTCTAATGAGGATCGTGTCGATCTTCGTATGCACGCTCGCCATCTCTTTGATCCCTATCTTTCTCTCTTGCTTCCAATGCTGCTACCTTCGCGCGTTCCTTGTCGAGCGAGGCAAGTAGTCCGCACGCGTGTCTCACCCGCATTGTCAGGACATCGTAATGTCGTTCGATGCCGAGAAACTCTCTGACATCTTGCTCCTCTTGCGGAGTTAGCGGATCGTGTTTCATTCGGGTGCTCCTTGAAAGGCAGTAGGATCGGCGAAGAAGAGTCGTTTGGCCGCGCCGAGATAGACCTTGCGAGCGGCAAGGTCTTTCTGAGAGGGCTCGCGCTTCTCGTGCGGCTTGTTGAGAATAGCGAGAGTGTCGAGAAGGACGAGTTTGTCGAGGACGAGAAACAGCATGGTCATTCCTTTCAGTTGCTCACCGGCACCATCGGGCTTTCCACGAAACCGTTCGGGAAGAAGTTGTCGAAGCATCCCACTGTCAACGCAAACCCGCTGCCGGGAGCGCTTTCGCTTGCCACCAAACTCACCGCCTCGCTCTTGTAGGCCAGATTGAGATTGGACGAATTGAGCGTGTAGTTGCCAACATACTGGGCATCCACCTCATTGGCTCCGCAAGACCACTCCTTGGGCGTGAAAGTGATGGTGCCGCTTGAAAAGCCGGTAGAGTTGAAGATGCCACTTTCGATCTGCACCTCTCCCTGCGTAGGTGAATACAGGTAGAGGTCATATAGGGAGTAGGTTCCGTCCTTGTTGAGGGTGAGGCCGAGACCTTCCGTTCCATCGGCGGTGGTGTAGATCCAATTGGTGTAGGGCGTCAGGGCTGCATCGTTGCTTCCGAAGCACCCCGCACCGCACACCAGTATCGCGCACATCATCGTTCTCATTGTCATCGTCCTTTCACTTGACTTCTGGCACGCACATTGTCGAAGCGCACTGGAAGATCATTGATCCGTCCTCGGTGTTGGGCGATTGAGACCAACTCTTCTCCACAAAGCCAGTCTTGCACACACCTCTTGCAGCCTTGGCACACTCTGCATAATCGGAACACACCACCTCTTTGTAGTCAGTCTCTCCGACTTGCTTGGTGGTGCTGCTCCAATGGGTGGGATTGCATCCGAGCACGCTCACGCACGCCACCAAGCATAGCATTGTCGCTTTCATTGACCCTTCTCCTTGCGCTCATTGATCTCCTTCGGCTCCGCAGTAAGCAGGAAGTCCACAATCGGATACGGAAGACGCTCCAACATCAACTCTTCGGCCTCGGTCGGAAGGATGGTGGTAATCGTATCGCCTTCCGCCAGATGCACATGATCCAACAACACCTCGATCTCTTCCACTTTACTCCATCCTTTGGCGAAAGTGAGAGGATCGGCAGTCAATCTCACACCGAACCATGTCCAACTCTCCTTGATCCGAGAGATGCGAAGGATGCGATACCAACTCAATTCATCGAGCAAGAAGGCGAACACCCTCTCACCATTGGCGAGAGCCTGTTCGGTTTGCTCACAACGTCCTGTCATTGTCATTGAAGCCTCCTCAGGTTAGACGATCCCACACCATCTTGCATCCAGTACACACCCAGTTAGGCCCGCCTGCTGCATATGGGAAGGAGTTATGGCACTTGATGCAAGTCGGGCCGCTTGTTGGTGCACCACTCCCGAAGTCCGCCAGAATGATGTTCTCGTGCCATAGCCACAACGAGAAGGTATACCGATCGATCTGCGAATGGCGCGGATTGTTGGCATTCTGAGCGGCCGCGACATACGCCGGATCGGAGATCCGATTCCTTGCGGTGAACGGCATATCCGAATCATCGATCCATCCCAGCAAGTATGGATTGAGCGGATCGGCCAGGTCTTGGAAGATGACCGTTGCTTCGCATACCACACCCGTAGGCGTGGCTGACATAGCGGTTTGACCTGGTGCGATAGTGTGCGGACGGAGGTAGACACGCACCTTGTCCCCAATTCTGAGTGTTCCTGGCAGTCCTCGACCTTCCTTCATATCAAGCCTTCCTTCCTTGTTTGGAAAGACGCTCTTGGTACTGCTCATCGTTCTCCATCTGCAAGAACTCATCGTGCATCACATAGAGTCGTCGTCCGACCATCGCGACAGTAATGCGACCCACGGGAGAGTCCCATGTACGAGAAGCAAAGAACACTTGCGTCCTACCCACATTCGAGTGATTGATCTCGTGGAAGAGGTTCATCTTGATGGTCTCCTGTTCGTTCTGCGCCATCATCTTGGCGTTGTGTCGTTTGGTGTTGCATCGCAGGCATATGCAAGCGCTGTCATGGGCGATACGCGTTCTCTTCCCCTTCTTATCAGGAGAAGGGGTGGTAGGATTGACCACTGCACGAAGGAACTCATCGACTTCTTCTTGCCACTCTTCGCTATCCATCACCTCCTTAGATGATTGCTCGCGAAGTATGAAGCCAGCATGAGCAAGACGCTTCTGCATCTTGTCCGGAAGCAGTGAGGAACCCTCGACATGGAAGATGGTCTCCACTCGATTGGTGGCTTTCTCGATCAGCAACACCAATCGAGAACGATGTTTGACGGGCGGTAGCGATTCCCGACGATCGGGCATATCCTGAAACGGCATGGTAGTCCCCTTTCACTTGTCGTCAATGTCGTAATGGAAGCGGATGCACTTCTGTTTGGTGTCATCCCACCCCAACATCTTGGCATCGCGTTCGATGATAGAATCATCATGACGATCCCAGATGCTAACGGAGCGAGTTGAGCCGCTGGTCTTGTATGTACCATCACGTTCGACAACGCAATTGGTAGGCTTTCCATCGCGATCGTATTCCACCAGGATAATACCGTCCTTGAAGTGTTCGTAGGCTGACTCTCGCTGTTGTCGATCGCAGGCGTGTGCCCAGGCAACGATACCGATCACACCGCCATAGACCAAACCAGAACCGCTAACACCAATGATAGCGAACTTCGCTATCTTGCCAGCGATCCTCTCGAACTTGCTTGGCTTCTTGATCTGCTCTTCGAGAGTCTTTTCCTCCATCTCCCGATAGTTGGTGATGGTGATCTTGCCTTCTCCCTTGCACTCTGTACAATCGATGGTCTTTGTCATGGTCAATTACTCCTTGAAGTTGTAGCCATACGGGCGGATCGGATCGATGGTGGTTGGTAGCATCCATGTGGGTGTGTAGATGGTGGCAGGCATGGGATAGACTTCCTTCGGAGAGCCGCGAAGTCCTGGGATGCTGCCCTCAAACCAGACGGTGGAAGACGGATCAATGGTCGGAATGGGTGAAACCCAATGACGGAAGGCAAGCATGAGACCGAATAGCAGTTTCATCGGACACTCCTTTCAACGAAGATGCCTACCACGATCCCCGAGACAAACTCAGGGATCGGGCGTAGATACCTACGGTTATCAGGCAGCGACCTTGTTCTTGTTGGCTCCTTGCACTCGCGCCTTGCAAGACCCAGTTTTCATGCCTCCCTTGCGCCCGGCTTCGCGCGCCTCTTCCCTATTCCATTCGTAGCCCGGTGCTCGCCCTGTTTCCGGATTGATGACATGGGCTGCTTTCCCGCCCTTGCGGCTTGCTTCGATACGCTGCTCCTTGGACAGAGCGGCAAACCCACGGGGCTTGCGCACCTTCGGAGCGGCGGGAGTTTCTTCGGTGGTCGTGTTGATGTTGTCGGTTTCCATGGTGGTGTCCTTTCGGTGTCAGATGTCAGTTGAACCAGAAGTGCTTGATGATGATTGCGACTGCGAAGATAAGGGTGGTGATGACGAACATGCGCATGTCTTTATCCTCCTTTGCCGAGCGAGGAACTTCCGCATCGACTTTGCCCATTCAACGATGCCAATGGCTAAGGTCTGTTCGCGAGAATGCTCCAATCTCACCAGTCCGTTGCCATTGCGAAGGAAGCAGGTCATCCAAACCTCGACTCGTGCTCGTGGTCTTTGCGGGTTTTGGTGTCGATACCAGAACATGATCCACACTTGGATTCGCCATAGGCCGCATTCCGATTGCAGCCGGGTGTGTTGCAGCGTCTCTTGGCTCGATTACGAAACTTCCAGGGATGATCGCTTGATTGTCGTGGCATTGTTGTTCTCCCTTTCTACGCAGACCATTGACTTTGTGTATCGGACGGAGTGGCGTTCTGCCAGAACATCCGCCACATCAGCATGTAGTACCACCAGTAGGCCGCTCTATCGCCTACTCCGTTCTTCCGATGATCCATCTTACGCCTTCCAGTAGTTGGGATTGCACTCTCGCAACTCGTTGTCGGTGGCTTCTTGCCATTGAAGCCTCCATTCGAGACAGAAGCCCCACCACTGATTGATCAGTTTGGCGCGCTTGTCCATCTCATCCTTCCTTTCCCTTCATGAATGACTGAATAGTCAGCCACATCATTGGCGCAGAGATGGCAAAGATGGCGATCAACAGGACATGTAGCCACGGATTATCGGTATGTACGGGGTTCATTCGGTACCGCCTTTCTCTTTCCACTCTTCTAACGACGACCTATCCCATCTCAGCCACACCCATCTATCTTTGGGCTCAATGGGGTACCTCAATACCAGTTTCCAGACTTCGTAGCACACATCGCACCTCCACAGATACCCCTCTTTCAGTCTGGATATCCGCCATCGATGAAGATAGAACATCCCCTCGGTAAGAGTATTACTGTCGCGTGGCTTCTCGCACACGTGGCGAGACACTGGACGCACTGAGATCAATCCTGATTTTGGCCCAGTAGGCTTTGACTGCGGTGGGACTTCCGCCACCGCTCGATAAGGATGAACGATGATCTCATCATTACTCTTTGGCATTGTCTTTTCCTCCGTCAATGCAGGTCAGTTTCGGTTTGTTCTTCTCCTGCTTGGCCGGAGAAAGAGGCACGGTCTTATGGCCACCCTTCTCATCGGAGAAGATGATGTTAGTTGGGCCCCAACGAGGTGCTATCTTGTTTGGCCAGAGTATGAATCCGTAGATTTTGGTCTTGGTCTCATCTATCATCGCTACTACATCTGCGTGCATCTCATCAAGGTTCTTTGCTTCTTGCGGCGTGATGCACAAAAACAGTACCGATGATGGTCTCTTTCGATAGTCTTTGGGCATCTCACCATTCTCTGTACCGGGACACACAGAGTAGTTCTTCCTAACCAGTCCAGCAATGATCTTGTCGGTGCTCATGGCGGTCAGAAGAACAAAACACGCCATTGCTTCGCTCATAGCGCCCTCGCCAGTTCTTTGCCCAGAAGCATGGCCATCAGATCGGGTTTATGCACCTGCCACCACGCATCCCACGGCAGATCAATCACTCCCGCATTGTTGCAGGATGAGCATTCATCGAGTCCAAGACACATCGGACACTTCTCGGTGTATTCCGGTTCTTCTTCTTGCCAAGTCTCTGCGTCAGTATCGATGTAGAGATTAGAAGGAACATCCTTGGTGGCATCAGAGATGAGTTTGCAGGCGGTTTGGAATCCGGGGTAGTTATCCCAATCGGAATCACCTTCCGCCGGATCACCGAAACTACCGTCTTTGACCGGGCCGTAAAAGAGATCGAAAGTGGATTGGTTGATCAATCGTTGCAGTGATAGATCAATGCCGTTATGCTGCACCGTCGGATGCTTCTCCATGAAGTCCTTGGCCCAGGATTTCAGCGTGCGTTCGTATGCCTTGTCAGTCTTGCCTGAGTTGCTCATCGTACTCCTCCTCTTCCGGCTCCGTTGATTCCTCTTTCGGATCGGCATGATCAATCAGGTTGAACAACTCCACCTGATAGTAGGCCACCCACAAACGCACACGCTCGGGTACATCTCGATTGCCGATCGCTTCAATCACACTCTCGTGCAGGTTTGACCACCCATCGGCGGTGAGATCGTTGGACAGGAAGGTGCCGCAAGAGACACAATGCTCCGGATGATCGGAGAAGAGGTCTTGATTAGGGCCCTGCGGAAGTAGATCGCTATCCTGAGTATCCTCCTGACCTTCGTTGAGGAAGCGGTTTCGGATCTCAATCCCGCAACCTCCGCAGTAATCCGACCCTTGATAATGGTAGGTATCGATGCTCACTTGACTTCCTCCTCTACTTCGATCTCTTCAACAACATCCAGGTACTTGACCTGCTCATAGAGCACGAACACCTGAACGGTGGCTTCTTCCTCATCCTTGGCTTCGATGGCAAGGCTCTGAGGCTTGCATACGTCGGTGGTGTCTTTGAGACGTCCGCTGAAAGTAGCGATGAACTTCATGTCTTCACCTCGGAATGGATGTTGCCACACTGTGGGCATATGTCTGCGATGGGGCCTGGCTCGTCGTTTGCGAGCAACTCACGCACCACGGGCTGGAAACACCGTTGCTTGCTAAACCGATCGGCCGCTTGTCGGGCAGAGGGCAAGTCCATCTTAGCCATCCCGTTCTCGCCCCTTGTTCCGTGTCCCCATAGCCATCGGTTTTCCTCCATGCACCAGACATTGTAGTCAGCCATCACTTCACCTCTTGGTGGAAATTACCGCATTGAGGACAAGCGTCGTCCGAGACAACCTCGAAGCCATGCATTGACCATGCCCAATCTACGCCAATCAACTGAAAGGTGCCGTGATTGCTTTTGGTTCCTACCGCTCTAATCACCTCATACACCCTTCCAATCACGAGATGCTTGGCTGCGGAAAAACCAACCAACCCATCATCCACAGAGATGCACTTGACTTTCATTGTCGTCTCCTTACGCACGAGCGCAGTTATGCGTGAAGTTTGGGTTAGTGCGGGCTTTTGGCCCAGCCTTCCTACGAATGCCTCTCAGAGCCCACCCACAATGATCACAGATGACCCTGTACCGCGAATCATAGTGAGACCCTTCCCCTATCACGATGATGTCATGCCTCTTCAATTCCTCGCATTGCTTCGCACGGCACTCATTACACCTGTCGTAGATGTTGTTGAACGCCTTACCGCACCGTTTGCAGAATCGACTCTTAGACCTCGGTTGACGAGCCATTGTTGTCTCTCCTTATTGGGGCGATGGTGATGACCATTGATCCACCACCTTATCGATCTGATGCCCCATGGTGTATCCCACGCCAAACGCCACGAGACACAAGCCTATCGCTATTATCCACTGCTTCATTGTAGTCCTCCGATGATCTTGATCTTGATCCATTGTGGTCTGATGTAGCCCGTGATACCAGTAGTGGGCTGGGCAAACTTGACCAATTCACCATGCATGCCCACTACTACGCACTCCGCGCCCTTGTCGTGCAGTCGAAAACGATCGCCTGCTTGGAACATGGATTACCTCGTTGTTGCGACGCACCCGAAGATCAGTCCAAGAACGATGGCAACAGAGTACCACCATATGAACTCCTGAGTTAGAGTATCTCTCACGGGTGATGCTGCTTGCATTGAGGACACGGATCGGAGATCAGATCCAATTCCGAATCTCTGAACCATCTTCTGTCTTCCGCGATCCCTTCAACCCACACCGTGATCGCGGAATTGGTGGCGACGACGACTCCTGTCTTACCTCGAAAGTCGGTTTTGGTGCAGGTTTCGTTCACCCTCACTCGTTGTCCAGGCTTGATGTCTTCGTATCTCATCGTATCCTCCTTCAATCGGTATGAGCGGTTTCCTCGATGTCCTCGAACAACGATGTCTGCTCCTTTACCACCGCCCTGACATCGCAAGTGATCTTGAACCACTCGCCATGATCGATGCTTGTAGCGCAGGATGCGATCTTCTTCTCCTCCGCACCGAAGGAGACCAGGATCTTGGTGGTCTCATCCAGTGCAGCAGAATCCCCCGTCCATACCAGGATGTTCTTGTGCTTCTGACCCACTTCCCATCCTGATCCGAGAACGGGAAGACAATCTCTGGCGTTCTCTTCGGTCTCGAACTCCAATGCGATCTGCGCCCAGTATGCACCGTGAAAGTGATGAGCGAGAATGCCCTTCGCTGTAATCACCATGATGTCTCCTTGATCGCCTTCGACACCTCATCCGCCGAGAAAGTCGCCTCATCCACTTCGAGATAGGCTACTCGCAGGTTATGGTTGGCTGCGTCCGTTTCCAGTTTGACCAGTCTCTCGGGGGAAAGTGGATAGACCAACATCACCCGATGCACATACCCGTGCGTACCGCTCAGTACAATCGCTTTCATCTCACACCTCTCTGGCAACATTCGCCCTTCGCTTTGGTTTGACTACGATCTGCCACACATCGATGGCAGTAATGCCCAAGTAAGACCCCGCACCGACACAAGATCGGCTGCAAGTCAGACGAAGGACAGACAACTTCCCTATTACACGACTGACAGGTCATCGTCTTCTTCCTCTTCTCGTCTGCACCAATCATCGATGAACCCTTCCACCAGCCTCACCAACTCCATGTTGGCGATGCGGTGGCTTCCGCTTGACTTCTTGTTCCGTCCGTTCGTCCTGATATCAACTGCTAACTGCTCCAAGCGAATGTCATTCGGGTTTTCCACCCACAAGTCGGTGAGTTTCTGCATCACCGCGGCTTTCTGTTCGTCGGTATACTCCTTCTCTTCCGGGTCAGAGTGCATTACCAGCGCCTTTGACTGCTTGGGGAAGTGCATTCATCCTCCTTGGTTAGTCCGAAGAAGCATCGTTGCAAACGCACAAGTTTGCCGAATTGAGATGGCATTCGGGTGCGACGCAAGCAACATCAGAAGCGGCATCCGTTGCAGCGTCGGGACACACGCAAGTCCCTGGCACTGGCTGAACGCAAGGTGCTTTGCAAACGAAGGCGTCCTTGCTTCCCGCATCGAGATCACAAGGATCGAAGTTGAAGTCCTGCATCCATCCATTAGGAGTACAGGTAAACCACCAGTGGCTGGCCATACAGACAGTGCTAACTACACCGTTAGTGCAAGAGCCTTTCACCATGTTGCCTTGCGCATCCTTCATGTAAGCGCAAGTGCAGGCGTCGCTGCCATCCCCGAAACCGGGATAGAAGGCGGGAGAGCCATCCTGCAAGAAACTGGGGTATTGATTGGCATCGTCGGGGACATCGGCCGGGACGTATTCGCTGCCCGAGGCGCAGGCCGAGATGGCGAGAGCGGAGAAGATGATCAGTGTTGTGTTCTTCATTGAGGTGTTCCTTTCGAGTTGAGTGTTTCGATTGATGTCTATACGGTAGACATCTCCTTGATCTCTTCTTGGGAGGCTTCTTCCGTGTCGTGCATATCGAGCACGTCGTAGATTTCGTCCAGTAGCGAATCGGGTGAGCCGAGACACACCACCGGACTAACTTCCAGATGCATTCCTGCTTGTGCCGTAGCCTCTCTCACCTTCTCGGGGATGGTGTAGTCATCTCCGACGATGTAGCGAGCGACCGTGATATCAGGGGTGCAGTAGGCGAGCCTTACTAACCTCATTGGATCATCCTCCCTTGTCAGTGATGGTGGCTAAGCATGAACAAGATCAGACAACCGTAAGCGATCCCAACGCCCAACAGAAAGAACGCTGCCTTCTCTTTGCGAGTCATCGTTATACTCCACTTTCAATCGGCTTGACAATGCTCAACTTCAACTCGAAGGTATGCCCAACTTCGTCAGTATCGGTATCGAAGAAGACGATCTTGGACTTTTGGAAGTCCACCACGCAGTGGGCGAAGATATGACCAGACTTGAAATCACCAACATCCACCTTCAACTTCGGCTTCTCGAAGGAGAGCACGCCTTCGTCCACTGAGTCCCAAGTTTCCCACGAGAAGAGTTGCCCTTCGATTCCCGTTTCGATGCTCATTGTCCGTTCTCCTTGTTCATTCCTCACCACCAGCCTCAATCCAGTTTTGGATGGTGGCAAGTTTCCACTCACACCCTTGGTTCCGCGATTCCAGCCAGACTTTCAGCATGTAGACGCTACCGCACGACGAACATCGCCACATTGATCCGATGCGGATCAACTCCACCTTATTGCGCCAGAAGAATCTCCACCATCCGCCATTGACGATGATATGCCTGGCGCAGAGTTTATCGGTATCGGCGATCATCGAATTAGTCCCAGGCAAACCCTTTGTTCCAGGTGGTGAGCACTTATGAGGGATAGCCTCCGGCTTGACGTGGATCAATCCAAACTTGGGATTGGGCGGTGGTTGCACTGCCACACTGATATCTCGATAGGGATGCTTTTCGATGGCGGTAGTGTTCATCTTGATCTCTTCCTTCAACAGGCAGTCATTACAGAGCCTGCAAGCGAGGAGGTTGTCTTTCCACGGATAGAGGGTGCTCATTCGAGAGCACTTGTCGCAGGTGCCGCGATAGGTGGCCATCACTCACTTACTCCTGTTCTCCGGTTCGACCCAATCGATCCCTAACACTCGAAACAGGTCTTCCTCATTCTCCCCGCCCAACTTCTCATCCCCACGCCACACACCATACTCATTGACCGTTAGACCTTTGACCTGCGCCATAGTCCTTACGAAGATGTTCCACTCCCTGCTACCAGTACAGTGATTCAGCAGCGCCCCATAACTCTCCCTACCTGCGAACCAGAAGTCGCACTGTATCCCACCTTCGTCCGGCAGAGTGATACTGATCCTCTTCTCACCACCCGAGATCACCTCAAACGCGATCTTTCCTTGCATCAGAGCGTAGGATAGGTCGATCACTTTCGTCTTTGACTCGTCGATGCAAACGGCGATGTCGATATCCTTAGCCGTTTCCAGTTTGCGACGGATACTCCCACACACCGTTGCATCCAACACATTGGGCAACGCCAACATACACTCTCGCACCTTGTCTGCAATCCTCTTTGCATCCTCATATGGGATGCGCTTCGACTCTTTCTTGGTGGTAGCCAGCACCGCTTCCGTCAGTTTGGGATCAAGTTTCCCCTCTCGTGCCGCTTCCACCAACGCTTCGATGCCGCTATAACCCTCCTCATACAGACGCATTGCTCGCTTAGGGCCAATTCCATGCACCACCGTCATGGTCAGCATTCCAATCGGATAGTCAGCGGCAAGAGTCTCGTACTTCTCGCTGGTGCCGTGTTCCAGAAACTCGCGGATCACTTCTCGGATACTGACACCAACACCACGAACCAGTTTCAGGTTGCGTCTTCGATCGATTCTCCGGCGTATTCCATTTCCAGGATGCTCTTGGCCGCTTTCTCGTAGGCTTCCGTCTTGAAGTGGTTTTCACCGTTGAGTGTTTTGAGTTGCGAGATCAGTTTGAGATGATCAGCGACCTCTTGGTTTCGCATTACAGCCTCCACTGTTTGGATATTGGGACTGGCAGTGGCGCGCCTTCCTTATGGGCGACCACCAGATAGACTTCCGGACGGATACGACTAACCTCGAAGTGTTCGTTGAGGTGGTTCTTGATGATCACTACGGTATGAGTGTCGATCATCCCCACCTTATGGAAGTCGATGAGGGTATCGATGATGTCTCGGGTGAGTTTGGCGGGTGGACGGGCGTAGATGAGCACGGTACCTCCGTTTGGATTGTGGATTGACTTGGTGCGCCAGGCCAGATTTGAACTGGCAACTCTTCGCTTAGAAGGCGAAGTTTCTATCCGTTGAATTACTGGCGCAAACTACTTCACGGTGCGCTGAACGACTGCACCGTACAATACTTCGACCCCACGAACGTCATCACGACAGGATTGGGGGAGCCGATGTTGGGTAGATCACTGTCTGCATAAGACACGGTATAGGTCAGCGTCGTCCGATCCAACGACACCGACCACCCACCGAAGTCTGATGGTGGCACCACGTCCAAGACGATGGACAATGGTGCGGTGCCCCATCCTTTTTGCGTTGTACCGAACATTAGAGAGTCGGACGATTGCATGCTCGCCGAGGCAACCGAGGCGGAAACAAAGACACTTCCGTCTGAATACTCCTCTGCTTCGTAGGTGATATACTGCTCGGCCATATTGATGTTGGCGAAGCCGGTGCAGTAGGTGGATTCCACCACGTAATCGGAAGCACCGGCCTCTCCGGACACACCATCTCTCCCATCTTTTCCGTTGGATGCGCATCCAGAGGCGATAAGACACGCGACACCAATAGCGATCGTCCTCATTGAAGTTCTCCTTTGGTTGTGTAAGTCTTCGGATCGGCTGATATATAGTTCAGTGCAAGGAAACCGTTATAGCGATCAAGAGGCTATTCGCATCTGGCAAAACCAACAAGGAGATAGCCAAGAAGTTTGGTATGAAAGCCAGATACGTATGGCGTATCCGTACAGGAGAGATATGGTCTGATCTTCAAGTCGAATAGACTACCGATTCGACCCACCAATCACTTGATAGGCCGAGGCAGTAGCCTACAACGACTTGTTCACACTGATGTCAGCGTGCGCCGTAAGCGCGTAAGTCAGTGTCGGGCCATCACTGGGAATACTGCCAGTGAACCAGAAGTGCAACGACACCGGCCCACTTGACAGATACCGCAACATCGTTCCGTTGTCCATCGTAATGGGCAAGTTGACGCTGGTCGTTCCTGAAACATCCGTGTCGACCATCGTTGCTTCCGGCATTCCCCCTCCGTCTGTCTGAGGAGACATCGTGATCTTGACATGGTTCATGAACGACAGATCACTTCCTGTGAGAACACTACTCGGGAAAGAGACACTGAGACCGCCGATCTTTCCCAGATTGGAAAGAGCACTACTGATGTCGTAGGTCTGCACCGTATCCACCGTTCCCGAAACACCCGGCGGAATAGGTACCGGACTTGCAGGAAGAGAGAAACTTTCGGAGACAGAAGCATCATCCGAGGCAGTACCCTGTACGCATCCGATCGCACAGGCACACACGAGAGAGAGTAGAGAGAGTAGAGAGAGTTTCATTGGTCTTGATCTCCTTTCGAGTTTGATGGCTTAGAACAGCCACTGAAAGCCAATACCAACTGCTGGTGCAGCCGTGGCAGACAAGTGCGGATTGCCAACGCTGACATTGGCGGGAGGAGTGAAGGTGTTTTGGAATCCTGAGACATTGGCATCGAGATGCGTCAGACCTCCGCGGAAGTAGAAACGGAATCCCGTTCTCTTTCCAAACTCCAAACCGAGAAGCAGATTCTCGTAGGTGTAGGAAACACTCGGAGAGCCGTTGACGCCTGGCACCTGACCAGCCCAGAAACCTCCCACCTCACCAGTCAGCGTGAGAGACACGGGAAAGTTGAACGGATCGATAGTGGCCGAGCCTTTCATCCCGGGCGCGAGACCGTTGTAGGAGCCATAAACTCCCAACTTCAACTGTGGAATCCACGGACTCATTACGAGCCCGAGGCTTCCACCAGAGGGAACACCGACATCGAGTCCAGCACCAAGTCTGAACTTGTTCCCTTCCGGTTCCCCCGCCATCGCACTTCCTCCCATCGCCATCATCGCGACGAGACACATTCCGAATACCGTTCGCTTGATCATTGAGTCGTCCTTTCGTTTCCGCAGTTTCGTTCGCACGCCATTCGTGCGTTCCAACACTCACCCGTACACTCTGACTTCTGACTTGGTGTTCCTTTCTTGCACCGTCCCATACACTTGTCGCTTTCGATCTTGCACGCATCCACACAATCGAGTTTGTCCGTCGAAGTCGATCCGAACATCACGACAGTTAGCAGCAAGATCACGAGTCTCATGCTCTCGCCCTTGCTTCTTGGCTCTCGTTGATGATCACGACCTTATCACCGCAGTATTCCTCGATGATGTGTCGTCCCTTGTCGCGACCACAAGCCACCCCCAACTCCTTACAGTAGTCCTTGATAGAGCCACGGTATGGGCGGATGGTGTTGTTGCCACCATAAGCGGGATCACTCCACACGAAGTTCTCCCTGTGAGTGGTGGTTAGGAGCCACTCAGAGCCCCAGAACCAGATGAAGTTGGCTGAATCACTGCTTCTCAGACTCATCGCTTCTTCTCTTTCTCCGGTACGGTGTCAATTCGATGTTCTCCCTTCCAATTCGACTCCACGATCTTGCCAGTGATGACGCGATCGCCATCCCTGACAGAGACCATGATCCCGACTCGTCTTGGCGGAAGGGCGATGAAGGTATAGTAGCGCGGAGAGACATTGCTCTCAGGGGCAAGAATGGTCAGGATCTCTTCGGTCATTGGGAATACCTCCGCGTTATCGAGTGAAGAACACGATGCCACCGATGACCACGAACCATCCGATGAAGATGAGTAGGGTCACCAAGGTTGCCAGTGGATTGTCGTCGTTTCCTTGAACCGTTGCGATAGGTCGATCACTGATCATTGCGTTGTTCCTTTCAGTCGAATCGTTGTCCCCCTCTTTGGATCGTAGACCACCACTCTTCCCGGAGGAGAATAGCGCGTAGCGACAAGTTGCGCTTCGTTCTCCCATCCCCTCTCACCGGAACGAAGATAGCCATACTTGGCGCAGAAGAGCAGATCGCCCCAGGAGGTGTCATGTCGTAGGTACTTGCCATCGAAGAGGGGATGTTCGATGACGAAGAGAAGGACGCTCATGCCCACATGTCCCAGGACTCGCCGCAGTCGAGACACCTACGAGTAGGATATCCACCATCATCGCCTGACTTGATGGTGCGGCGGTGTTTGCAGTGTTGCGTGATGGGAGGCTCGGGGAGACGAAGGCCTTTGACATGGGGCGCGAGATGATTCAGGTCTGGAACGCCCTGACGAGTGAGTTTGATCTTGGCTATTCGTTTCATCAACAGTCTCCTCTCATTGGGATTGTCCATTGAACCATCGCATCAAGCACCTTAGCAAGTCCTCTCGACAATTAGTGCACAACCGGAGAGTACGAACTGGTATGTCGTTGACCCAAGTTGGTTGGAGATGAACGATATCGAAGGGAATGCTAGTCGCTTTTGCGGCAGATGAATCCACTCCACCATTAGTCAGATAGACGACGCGGGTTTCAGGCCACTTAGTCTTGCAACGCTGACAGGTTCTCATGTGTGTATGTACCCATCTTTCACTTCAACACCGACATACATCCCGCCCAACATGAACGAGTAGTGATCTTGCGACCACCTCAGTTGGCTAACGATTTCCTCGTATCGCTTCGGAAACGACTTCTTGATCGAATCGAGCACGACGGGTGGGATGTATCCCGTTCCATCGCAGGCATTGCAATCATCGAACACGGCATCTTTCAGTCCTGCCGATGGATTGCGCACAATCTTCCCCAATGGAGCATAATAGCACCGCTCGTAATAGGAGCACTTTGGACATCGAATCGCGCTGCTCATTGTTGTTCCTTTCGTTGTCGCCAATACCGATATTCCTCCACCAGACCAATGCAGAAGGAACCGATCACACAGAGGAGAAGCCAGGTGAATTGCAGCCAATCACGAAGCCAACGGATCATTGGGGAGCCGGGAAGGAGGTCATCGTACAATCCGTGCTCGGGAACAACAACACGATCGGCCCACCGTCGAGGTCGTCATCCTCATACGAGGCGCTGACCATCATTGCGTCTCGGTCTAAGGAAAGGACGAAGTATCCGAACTCTGCCGAAGGAACGAGATCCAACTCAATCACCAACGGAGTGGTGGCGTATCCTGTTTGAGTGGGAGCGAAGTAGGCGGAGTTGGATGCCGAGAGCGTACCATTGGACACCGTGGCGGAAACGAACATACTCCCACCGTAGAAGTGATCCGTTTGATACCGGAAGGCGATGAGCGTGCTATCCATCGTTCCGTTCCCAATGCATTGGATGCTCTGATTGATGTAGTCCGAGGAGCCAGGATTGCCCTGAGGGCCCGCGTCTCCGGTCATTCCCGTTGTTCCCGCCTCTCCGGTATCTCCCTTGGGGCCGGTGTTTCCTGCCGGGCCCTCGGGCCCTTCCGCCCCAACGGTAGTGCAGCCCATCGCCAACATCGCCACCAATCCAATCATCGTCTTCATTGTCATTCTCCTTTTGACCCAGTAGCCAAAACTCGGATCAACTTCGCCGGAACCCCACCTACCATCGTGTTTGGGGGGACATCTCTCGTCACTACCGCACCGCTTGCTACTACTGCACCCTCACCGATCTTGACGCCAGGAAGGATCTTGACACCACTTCCAATCCAAGCGCCATCGCCAATCGATACCGGAGCATAGGTTGCCTTCCCACATCGACGATGGGCATTCCCAGATTCATGGCTGACCGTCATAATCAGTACATGATGACCGATCCCCACACGATCACCGATATCCACAGCCGCTCCCAGGTCAATATGAAACGGCCCGTTGATGTAAGCCTCCTCTCCAATCGTCAGGAGTTCCTTGGCATCACCAAACCCGGTGATGTTGAGTTCTCCGTGGATTAGGGAAGACCGCCCAATGCGAAGACCCATTGCCCGAAGGAGGGTCGTCCGCACCCGATCGAAGGTCAATTGCGGTAAGGATCGAGAAACCAGCCTCCCACCTACCTTCCGAAGGTCGATCTTCGTTTCGTCGCGCACTACGTTGATGAGTTTGTTGACGTTGTACTTCATGACTCAGTATCCGTTCGCACACCAGTAGGAAGTTAGGTTGCTCTGACACGACCCTGCATCGGGGCAAGGGGTATCGAGCGTGCAGTTTCCGGCTGACGTCGGTGGGATCTGCACACCACCAGGGCAAGTCCAATACCACTCCCACTCCGATCCCATCCCACCATCGCTCTCGGGGAAGGTGAAGAGTTCTCCTCCATAGACGGTACAGGTAGGTGTCTTGCAGATCAGGGCGGATAGTCCCAGATTGGCGAAGACGCTGCATTCCTCATTGGGGGCGCCGGTGGTGGATAGGATGCCTCCGTCTTGATCCCTGACATTGCCGTTGTTGCCACCATCCGCACCATCGATGTTGTAGGCGCGATACAGCCATTGCCCGCACGGATCCGTCCCATCGAAGGATCCCACCCCATAGAAGGCTCCGGTGGGGATCTCTGTACAGGCAGTACCACCGCTTGACGAGGAACTCGATCCTGAACTGCCGCTACTTCCACTACTGCCGGAAGACGAACCGCTTGATCCGCTTCCGCTTGACCCCGAGGATGACCCTCCCATATCATCGGGAGCGTCGCTTGCATTGCCTGCGTCGTTTTGGATGGCCCCACTACTGCCACCGCATCCGACGCATATCGATAGTAGCACCATTGTCGTCTTCATCTTGATCCCTTTCGTTTCGCCAACTCAGATTGCTTGCACTTGTCCGGATGCTCTCTGCAAACGGCGGTGCTATGATGACCGCACCCGTCGCAGTAGTAGAGGTCAATCACCTCTATGGGTATCATCGGCTCCGTATCGCGCTCCGAATCCTTGTCCTTCACTGGCCAGTATCCGTACATCTCAGTACCGCCTTTCCTTCCGGGCCGGGATAGTTTCGTCCACCTCTCGCCATCCATCGATTGGATGGTTTCAGACACTCGCATCGATCTCCTTTGCAGTCTCCCCATACGTAGATCACCGGATGCTTATCACCTTCCGCGACATGATTGCCGGTATGCGGAGAACGGAGGGTGCAGGTGTATCCGTCCAGACCCAAAAACCGGGAGAGCCATCGCTGATCTCGCGCCCCGCACATAGAGGCATTGGTGCGATAAACGCTCATTGGCTCACATGGTAGATGGTGAAACACACCCTACCTCCCGGCTCGCATATCTCATCGCCGGTGCAGCAGGTACCCTCTTCATTGCACTCCACGAAGCCAGGATCACAATGCAACACCGGCTCCTCTCGTTTCAATCCCTCTACCCACTGGTCATCTATGGGAGTCCAGGCGGGAGAGAGGAAGATAGCGGCTCCCAATGCGATGAACGATAGCGGAGCGTCTCTCATGGCTTCCTCGTGATCAGGTAGGTAATGGTGGTGAACATGAGGAAGGCCACGAAGACGAATGCTCCCCATCCTTCGGATTGGAGATCGCCAATGGATACCAACTTGAATGCCCCAACTCCGGAGGCGGTGGCACCGACTGCACCGACACACATGCACTTGAATACGCCCATCTTACTCCTCCGTGTATCCGTTGAACCAAGGGCCATACTTCTTCGTGCGTTCCTTCCCTTCCTTGGAAGTGGTCGTGCGCGAAGAGGAGTTTGCCTCGCTGCAAAACTCCTGAGCATCCGCCAATGTCAGTCCTTTGAGAAGAACCTTGTTGGGGCCGTTGAAGAAGAGGCGAATGACCTTGTAGGTGGCCATCACTCCACCAGACTATCCGGTACCCATGACTCTCCGATGGTATCGAAGTCGAGGATCATGGGCTCCAAGTCCCAGGACTTCTCTCCCTCGGCGCGAATGAGACGGATGCTCTCGCCGTTTTCGAGCCAGGAGATCTTCCAAACGGTTCGATCCTCTTCCGCGTATGCATGAGCAAACTCGAACCGAGCGAAACTTCTAAGCCCAGTAGTCTCTGATCTCGTCTGATACATGATGTTGTTCTCCTTTGGGTTAGACGCTTAGGGCGGGCCCCGGTTATGCGGAGCCCGAATGGAAGCGTATTACCTGATTACCACGACTGACGCGTTGCAGCCTTCAAGAACATCGCCCGAATCGCCTTTCGCTCCTTCTGCTCGCTTGCCCAATACCTCAGACATCCCATGCTGATGCCACCCACGATCAGCACGAACATAGTCAGCGACATCGGCACCCCAAGGGAGCAAAGAGCGTAGATGACCACGAAGGGAACGACCACGGCAGCGGCGCCCCACACGATGGCCAGAACGGCAAACAGCGTCATGTCGAGCCCGATCATCGCCTTGAACGAATCCATCATCTGCTTCATTGTCTCATCCTACCTTCCGTTGAATTGACTTGTTCCCCATCTGCATCCATAAGCGCTTGCGATCCACCACCGTAAGAATCCACTCGCCCCTCACCTCTTTGACTTCGCTGAGTACCTGAGTGATACCAGAGCGCAAATTCCAGAGTGGGGAGTGTAAGGACAGAACGATCTTGTCTCCTACCTTCAATTCACCCATTGGACTTTTCCTCCTGCACCTGACTGATTACCGAACCATCCGAAGAATGCTTGAACGCGTAGAGCGAACAAGGGGATAACTCCCAGGTGCCGTACATCCCCGAGTAGCCATCATCGAACTTCACCTCATACGGGTGATCCTTACCGTTGTACAAGCCAGTCTTGGTCTTATTCAGAGCAACGATGTTTCCAAAGGAATGCCCTGCGTGAATGATACGTTGTCCCACCCTGAATCGAAGCGTCTTCGGGTCGGGAAGTTCTACCTCTCCGGCAGGAACATCCAACCAATTGATCTCTGCGCTGATCATGTCTTCTCCTCCCCCAATGCTTTATTGAGGTTGTTCTGAGCGACGCATATCCGTTCTCGCAGGCGTCGTACCTCTTTCACCAGTACATGCAGGTCTCCACCTCCGCAGTAGTAATAACTACCATCCTCGCGCCTAACGAGTTTGTGGATGCCGTTGGTGGTGCCGCAGATTCGACAGTTGTCCTCCGATGCGTATGTATACTCCAAACGCCGGAGTTGCTCTTCGTTGATCATGACTCCGCCTTATTGTGGTATGAGCCATCTTTCCACCGATAGATTCCAGTGTAGATGACCAATTGTCCTTCGTTGTCTGTCTCGTATCCGTTCGGGTTATGCATCATCGTCCCTTCTACGATGTTGGCCCACGCTTCCGACAGAGTGAGAGCCTCTTCCGGCGGAGTAGGACAAGGAGCAACTGCTTTCATCCCACCACCAGTCCGCTCAACGAGTTGAATCTCGCACATGTCCGCATACTCGTATTCGGCCCTGATGTCATCGTGCCAATAGATGGCAACCTTGTCTTCGCTGTTGCTGAGTACTCGACCATACTCCCCATCAACAACGTGGAGTACAATATCACCGACCACCAGACTCTCTGCTTGCTTTCTATCCATTGGACTCCACCTCCACTTTGCCCATGTATGACATGTCGATGGGACGGTAATACTGTACCGCTTCCCAGCCATCGGCCACAATGCCGATGTAGTCGTGCGGCTGCTCTTGACTATTCCACTCTTTGACCACCGTACCGTACAGTTTGCGATTGCCGCAGCCTGTGGCGGAGCAGATGGTGTAGAGCCGATCGCCCTTCTTCAACGTCTTGACAACATCGATGTTCATGGTCTGATCTCCTCCCTTCTTACAGTCGTTTCACTCCTCCGCAGGAATCCAAACGGCCCGTCCCAATCGTATTGGTGGGTCAATAGCATGTCGAACAACTCCTTCTCAATGGCGCAGAACACTTCACCATGCATCTTATCCACGAAGATGGCTCGAAACGGACGACGCTCATTGTGGATATGGTGCGAGAGTTCGTGCAGCAGAATGATCAGATCATGCGACCCCATATAGATGGTGCGCTTGTATGCACGGTAGTAGCCTCCGCTATACTCATACCCCTCTTCCTTGCCGCGCACTTCCTTGATCGACTCTACACCCATCGCTTGGCATAGATCGTCGCACAACTTCTCCATTGCCTCGAAAGAGAGGATCTTGTGCGCATGCGCGTAAGTCCTGATGAACGTTCTCTCTTGTGCAAAACACGCACGATACTCCTCGTCCTTCGCTATACGCGCGTCTTCAATGAAGGGATGACCAGCCGGTAGTTTCCGTTTAGCGAGGTGATACCGATCCAATGGAGGATAGGTCATCAGATATGCTTGATGCAGTACCAACTTGATCTCTCGCCAGCCCATGTCAGTGCGCCACATCAATCAGGTAGGAATGCTCCATCGCGTCGTCGTTCTCCACCAGGAAGAAGACGGTAGTTGGCTTCTCCACCTTGACATTCACCACGCACTTGTCTTGTGCAGCGATCTCCCCGCCCATCGCATATGCACGTGGACGTAGGTCAGGAAGAGTGCCGGTAGCGATCTCAACGCCGGATAGTTCCTCCATACGGATTCCGATGACCGCGCATGACATCGAGCCTTTGCCCCGCACCTCGAAGTGATAGCGCCCGACATGTGAGAGGTCGAGCACTGTCAATCGGAATGAGCCGGGGGAGAGGTCTTGGGTGGTGAGGTAGTCTTTGGCTTCTGCGGTGGAAGAGAGGGCGAGACAACCGATGAGAGCAATGGAGACGATAACGGGTTTCATTGGGTGGAATCTCCTTTGAGTGGTGTTTCCGATCCTGCCCCACCGAAAGAGTGAGGCAGACGCAGAGACGCTACTGACAGGCCGAGCCCCCGCTCACGCACACCTGGCCTGCTTGACAATATCTGCCATTGCCACAATCCACAGAATCGAGCGGGCGACAGGTATGATCGCTTCCGCACAACTCGTAGGGGCAATAATATCCGCCCGCGCAGCAATCTGAAGGAACCGGAATGCATCCCGTTCCACAAACCAGAGTGCCGTTGGGGCATCCACCGCCACCGCCTCCTCCACCACCGCCGAGACAAACACCAGCACCGCAAACTGGAGCGCTGGGCGGACAACTTGTACCATTGCCGCAGCAAGTATACCCGGGGCCCGGAGTACAGGTGCCATCGCTGCATTGTGTTCCGCCACCTGGACACGGATCCACCGTGCAAGCCGTTTGGCTCGCCAGACCGATTCCGATGATCACCACCGACACCAAACCCATCATTGTCTTCTTCATCGCTCTACCCTTCTTTCCCTGTTGATCTCCGAAACCAGAATCCCATTCCGATAGTGGGCTACTGTCCCTCGCGAGGACTTATCCCACTGTTCCCAATTATCCACCGCCCCCATTCCAATGGCCTTAGCCAGTCGGATATAGCCAGCCGTGAAAATCAACTTCAAGTCGATGTTGGTCGTCATGGTATTACCTCCACAGTCCGAGTAAAGTGTCCCCCGGAAACTCGCCCCGGTCGGTGGTCAAAGAGTACATCCACCAGGTCGGGATAGATGGCAAGACAACCGCCCACATACTCTCGAAGTCCATACCGGGCCACCACCGTAGCGGGGCGCATGGTATGGGATATCGGCGTCGTCTTGTCATCCCGATAAAGCAGAGGATCGAAGACCATCACCCTACTCCCTGGCATGATGGTGCTCATCGCACCCACACTGCGGTCTGATTCAGCGGCTTGATATCCCCACTGGTCAAACCCGATGAAACCGAACAGGCGTATTGCTGTTGGTCGGTCAAAACCACCTCACCCCAACTCAATCCTTGTTCCTGGCAAACGAGATGGTGTCGTGCTACCGCCTGAGCGAAGTTGTCTTCCACATAGACAGCCGCACACAAACAGAAGGTTTGGGCCTGGCCACTCAATCCATTCATCTGTCGATTGCAGAAGTCCAGTGCCATCTTACCGAAGTCCTTATAGGTCTCCTGAGTGATGGGGGTGCAAGGGGTCATGGGAGGAGTGGGCGCAGGAGTAGCACTGCACCCAATTGACGACATCACCATCAGTACGGTCATATAGGCTTTCATTGGTCGTCTCCATTGCAGAGGTGAACGATGCCCGTTCCGTTGGGGCCTTGGCAACTCGACCCAACCTCACATTGGAGGTCATTGCAGTCGGTGGCCGAATTGTCGGGAGCAAAGCATATCCAAGGGTATTGGAAGCCGGAAGCATCGGCAGGATAGACCCACATTCCCGTATCCTGATCGAAGGGATAACAGGGGTAGGTCTTGTCGTTCCAAAGTGCCGAATCCACATCATCGTGAGTGATGGTGCAGCACAGGTCGGAGTGATTGCCATCATCCGCCACATCCGGAGAGGCATCGAGGTTCTTGGTATAGGGATCGTCTGCGCCGCAACCCACGCTCACGAGCAGACAGATAGCAGTATAGGGTTTCATCTCAGTTGTCCTCGCAGAAGCCGGGGCTCTGATGATGCACCTGCGCGTATTGCAGTACATCGGCGCACATGACATGAGGTGCGGCAGGGCCAAGATCGGGATACATCACCGCAGCATGTTCCACATAGGTGTGGACTAAGCCCATGGCATGTCCCACCTCATGTTCTACCGTAGTGGTGAACTGATCGTCCGTTTCCACATCCGTCGGAAGCCACACACTACCCCAAGAGTTTCCACTCGGATACCAGTAGTAGTTGGTGTAGCCAATGTCGGAAGAGTTGGTGTCTTTCTCGATCTGCGCGCGCGTCTCCCCGTTGATGGAAATGGCATTGACGCAGGTGCCATCATCGCAAGATCGATTCTCGAAGAAGACATCGAAGGAGATTCCGGAATTGGCTCCCTTAGCCTCCCACTCATTGAGACCATCCAACACCAACTGCACACGATGTGGACTGAGGGTGGTCGGATTGATGTAGACTTGGTAGTGATTGGGCAGATGTCCACATCCAAACGATCCGAGAGTCATCAATCCCACCATTCCGAGCGTGAACTTGTTCATTGGGCAACCCCTTCTTGCACATCAGCGGTTAGAGAGTTTGAGGTGGAGGGAGAATCCACTTGCATAGGCTCAACTTTGCAGTCGCGCCAATCCACCATGACCCCATTGGGAGTCATTAGAGCGATACCAGGAACACAAGCAGAAGAAGAGAGAAGAAAGAGCATGGCTACCAGTTTCATCGCTTGTTCTGCACTGGGAAGAGTTGATCAATGAGTGAGTTGGCGAAGGAGGTCATTCCTTCGATTGAGGCGATGAGGATCGCTTTCGCGATATCCGCCACCACCACGAAGATGGTCTTGTTGGAGATCATGAGTACACCTCTCGGTTATCGGTTTCTGCATGAATAGCACCATAAGGTGCCATCCGGTCGATTGGCTACTGCCATCGGGAAGAAGTTGCCGCACCCTCCACTACACGTTAGCCCATCGGGGCCTTGCATCTTGGAAGGGGCGGGGATGGTATCCGCGGTAGGAGATACGACATTGCCTCCCACCTCTTCGGCACATCGAGCACCCGATAGCCAGATGATCCGATCGAAAGTACCGACCGAGGTTGTCCATCCCTGATTAGGATTGCTGGCTTGATCGGCCCCCAGGAGAAACCGTTCTCCTGCCTTCCAACCCAAACAGACATCTACCCCATTGGAAGACTTGGATACCACGGTGGCGATGTCTGTATGGGCAGTGATTCGATCCATCCACGAACCACCAGTGTCAGTATAGTAGCGTACCTTCTCTCCGATGGCGAAGGTAGATAGATACCTCATGCTACCCTCCGTCCCAGGGTAGGTCGAAGCAACTCCTCGATCCACTGATCCTGATTGGGACAACTCGGGTGGTATTCGTCCAGCCGATATCCTCGTCCCTTGATCTCGTCGATCACGTCCTGCGGAATGCGGTTCTCGCTATTGGCAGCGAAGACCCCAATCACGCTGAGTGTCATCTTGTCTCGTAGCAGAATCACCTTCATGGTCTTACCCTACCCAACTTCCTGAGGACATTACCCGACACGTCGGGACTCGCGAACTTCTCTTCCCCCATCTCCCTCAACAGAGAGTCGATATCGATATTGATGGTAGGCCTCATCAAACAAGGCTTGGTTGGCTCCTCTTCCGCGAATTGCATCACCAACTCACCGAAGTCGGTCAAGGTGCGCGTGGTCGGAGGCTCCTCCGGAATCAGAGTGTCTCGGTCTTGGCTGGTGAGCCAACAGGTCTCGGAGCAGTAGCCCGTTAGGCCCACCATATCTCCGGTCGCCTCACAGTCGATGTTCTTGCACACTTGTCGTCCCATTGTCTTCTCCTCCTTTCAATGCAACAGATAGCCAACACCCCATCCCAGGTCATACCCCAGGAGAATCAGTCCTGCCCCAATCAACGCATAGAGAACCCAATTCGGAACCATCTTGTTCATGCCATCCTCCTTCATTGTTCGAGTCTACGCCGCTGCCCCCATGCACATACGCACATGAGGGCAGAAACGGAGAAGCGAACCTACTTCTTGCCGTGAACCACTTTCAGGCTCACCAGAGCAAGGCCGGTGAAAAGGCAGAAGTACCAGGGAACTGCCATCTGATTGACGTGGAAGGCGGGCGAGGCGAGCGTGGACTGCCAGTAATGAAAGGCGATGGCAGTCAGAGCAGCCGAAGCGACAAGTGCGAAGATCTTCTTCATTGGGCTATCCGTCTCTTTCTTTGGGTTGTGTTGAGTTGTTGATCCCTAAGCGAGTTGAGTCCTAATCCCCCATAAGCAAGTCCCTACTTCCTCAATGCCCTTTCCGGCAAGGGAGGTGGTGAAGCCGCTTTCTTGTGCGATGCGCTGCTCTTGCGCTTCGGCGGTTCCGTAGGAGCCGGAATCCGAATCACTTCCGGCTGAGGGTCTTTCCCAGCATCCCTCACTGGGACGTTGCCTACCATAGCCTTGACCACCGTCCCACCATCGCCTACCCACGCCAGTTTCGCACCGTACAAGTGAAGGGCAAAGTTCGCCGAAGCGCGCTCCCACACTTGAACGACGGTATTGTCCACCAAAGTGAAGTCAATTCGGACTTGGTACTGATTGCCCCCTTTCGGGGGAACGCTGAATCCACGCGGAAGCGTGCTGATGTTCATGTCTCGACTCTCCTTTCAGGTTGATTGCCGTAAGTCTGGCCACATCGACGGGGCGAGAGCGCGGATGTGTGGGGAGGGGATCCACGCTTCCTGCGACGACCGGATGTAGCCAGGCTTACGAGAGCCAAACCCAAACCCGTAGAAACGCCGATACCCGGCTATCCGACAATCCAACGAAGGATCGGGATAGCCGGGTATGAACCGGCCCGTATTCGGCGAATGTTCGGTTAGAACAGCCGCTTTTCGGCGTGGGCATCGAGGTCTCCCATCGCCTTTTCCGCGGAAGTACGCCTGGGGAAAGGCCCCCACGCGCGCTCACACGAACCGAGGTTGTCCGACGTCGGAGCCTTGTCCGTCTGAACGATTCCGTAATCACTTCCGTCGTACACGACGTAAGACGGGCCCTTCGGCAGAATGGGGTGCACTCGCGTCCCGTCCTCATTCAGAGCGGGCTTTCGACCGCGCGGCTTGTATTCGCCGGAATCCTCCGACGTCTCCTCACCATTCTCGATCTTCTCCTTCATCGCCTCGAACTCCGAAACGAGATATCCGAGAACGCTGGCAACTGCCGGATCATTGGAATCCTCATTGGCTTCCGTGATCTTGGCAATCACCATGTTCAGGACGTTCACCCGAGGACTCGTGCGCGTCTTGCGCTCACCAAACGACATCAGCTCTTCCATCGTACTTCTCCGTATGTTGGCTCCCAATGTGGGAGCGGTTTCGACCAACGGCTGAGGCAACATGCCTTGACCGTCGCACCCATAACCTAAGCATTCCTTCGACATTGACAAGCCCAATGCTGACGATTATGCCGATGGCACGATCTTTGCCGAACAATGAGCCTCCGATACTCCCGAAGGCTCAGGCTCAGCCGTAGGCCTATGTCATCCTACCTTGCCTCACTCTTTCCCCTGCACCGCGTCAACCAGCACCTGCGTTCGCTTGGCACGCTTCTTGGCATCCCATTCCTTCCGGGCGACCAATGAGCAGGCATAGCACGCAGGTACCTTGTAGAGACCTCGGAAAGGGACAAGGTGATAAGCGGAGCGATTAGGGCTCCCACACACTTTGCAGCATTGGGCAGGACAAGGCTCACACGGCATTGCCTCCGCTCGTGCCACCTTTTCCGCCTTGTCGCATTCCTGCCGATACAGCAGGATAGTCTGACTCAGTGTTGCCTGAGCCACCAGGTGCGCGTTCCTTTCCTCCGATGACCGCGACTTGTTCCCCAATTCCTTGTGCTGCTCGCGCAGGGCGCGGAGCCAATCGATCACTTGCTGGTCGTATCTCACCTTTGACCTCCTTTGCCTACACTGTGGTTTGACCGCTACGACCTCATCCCCTCACCTTGTCCTACACTCACTTCATTCGTGAGGTCTTCGACCTACACCTTCACCCATTCCACCGTGCTCTTCCAGAACGGCGGAAGTCTTCTCTCCTTCAATCGTCGGTGCATAGCATACACCGCGGCGGGAGGACACCCGTGGATATTCCGCTGGGCGCACTTCGCCACCTCCTCCATCGTCCCACATCGGAGGGTAATGATCTCCGGCTCCCACCCGAAGGCCAGTGAGGCTTGATAGTAAGGAGCGATCTCCCATGCCTCCGTATTGGTATTGCAGACCACGATCAAGGGAGGAGGAATATCCTTCCATGGACACGCCACCTGCTCGATGAACCTACGGAAGCAATCAGCGTGCGCCTGTTCCAACTTGGACGGATCGAACTTGTAGTAGCCATCCGACATGGTGAAGAACTGATCGGCGCTGATTAGCGCCTTATGTCCGCTCGGCATAGGGAGACTATGTGCGTAGGTATCCTTCCCACTCCCAGGAATACCACTCATGATCACCACTCGCTTGCTCATTGTTTCACCTCCACCAACCGATACAACTTCTTGGTATCCGTGTCGTAGAGCAGCACCTCTCCGCCCACATCCTCTGCATCCGCATACACCACATTGGGGCCATGTAGGTATTGGGCTAAGTAGGCGGAATCATACTTCCAGGCAGAGGAAAGCGGGCCCCATTGAAGATCGCTATTCAGAAACTGATTCAGATGTTTGGGATGCCGAATCACCAGAGCCAGATCGTCGATGTATCTCATACCCCCACCCTCTTCCTGTCCATCGCCACCGTGTGCATCACTCGCACCGTCTCGTACATCGAGGCTCCGGTGCGCTTGCTGTATGCCTTATAGGCATCCAACTTGCTCTTGCCCGCAAACCAGGCACGAAACTCCTCGGGGAGAGGGGTCGCGAATTGACCCTTGGCCACCTTGGTATCCACCCTCAGGTGAATCTCATCCTCCACCATCCCTTTCAGGGAAACCAATTCCTCGTCGCTGAGACTCTTGACCACTTTCAGGGCCTTGTCTTCCTTCATCCCACTCTTCGGAGATTCCTTGGTAGTCATCACATATCCTCCTTTGAGGGCAGTCGATACACTTTGGGCGTATCGTGATAGCAGCCTTCGCACACATCCCCAACGTACATGATCTTGTGGCCAGAAGTGGGCTGTTGGCAAGCGACAAGACCATCGACCCCGCCCTTGTTATGGTCTTGTTTGCAATGCAGACTCTCACAGTAGCAGGTCATCTCACACCTCCCATTCCGGGATCGTCCCGCCTGACATCACCGCCACACACCAGGAGTAGGCCTTGCTGAAAACTCCGTGTCCCTCGCACAAGGTGAGAGAGGCGATCTTGCTTGCCCACATCACGGAGATCGGATGACGGTTGAGGGCGGTGGTATTGAACTTGTCCCCCATCGACTCTTCCAACAGGGCTCGCAGGCGCGTAATATCCCGGGAAAAGGAATGCACCACTCCACTCAAATTGCAGGCGTTCTGAGAGGTGAACACATCCTCCGCCAAATCCTTCATGGTACGATTGTCGTCCATTGTCGTTCTCCCTTACTGTCGCTTGTCGAAGTAATCGGCAATCTCCGGGAGCAGGGCCATCGCCAATGCGAAACCCGACGCCACGCCCACAACGATGAGAGCAACTACATGAGCAGCCATATCACACCTCCTCGAATTGAACGGGGTTTTGACGGTCTTGGAGTTTCCAAGCCTTGACGCAGAGAGCCACGGCAGCGCCCAAGAAAGAGAACGCGGTGATGAACAAGACCACAGCCAGGGAGAAGTGCGCAGGGAAGGTCATATAGCCCACACCCAGCGCAACGCATCCGGTCAGTTTGCCCATTACCAAGGCGCCGATAGCGAACCGATTGGTACGGATCACCTCGGGAGAAGGGGGAACTACTTGGTAGTACATGGTGAGACTTCCTTTCCTCAGGAACACAGCCAGGAAACCAGGCCCAATACCCCGGAACCGATCACCAGTCCAATCCCAATCAGGATCAGAATCCAGGCACCGAAGTAGGCGAGGCGGAACCAACTCACATGATGCTTATACACGCCCACCATCCTACTTCCCCTTACTCTCGAAGACGATAGGGGCCGGGATGCAATACTGAATCGCCCCATCGCACACCCACCCGTCCTTACAAACGGAATCATTGGCGCAGGCGGTAGGAGGAGGCTCCGCCATCGCTTCCACCAGAACCTGAGAAATGGCCAGGTCATGCCGAAGGCGCAGGTCATCCAACACCACCAGCCCCAAACTCAGAGAGCCGAGGAAGGAGGCGAGGATCACCCACTTGTACTCATACATACGCTGATAGAGGTTCATGTCAGACCTCTCCCAAGATGTCGAAGATGTTGGCCGTAGGAACCACCGGAGCGGCGGGGGTGGGATGCTTGGCGTTGAGAGACTCCCAGCGGTTGAACTGCCCACGCACGATGACATTGCCGTTCTGATGCTTCAAAGTCTGCGCATTCCCCATCTCGGAGAACTTGGGCGGGGAAGCGGCACGATCCTGCGACACCGTGCCACGATTGTTGGATCGATTGTGGCGACGGAATCCCGACTTGCTCGCCTTGTTTTCCGACTTGTCCGCACTCTTGTTCTGCTTGGCCATGGTAGTATCTCCCTATGCGTTGATTGGTTGAATTACCTGCGATTGACTGCGAACGATTTCGCTCGGAATCAAACGCAGAGAATTAGAACCCAGGACGGAGCGGATATAGGTGTAGGTAAGGAGTTCAACATGAAGAGTATCGAACGAGAAAAGGCACGGGTTATGCGACAAGAAGGACAGAGTGTTAGGGACATTGCTAAGGCGTTAGGGGTCGCCAGAAGTAGTGTCTCTGTATGGGTGAGGGATGTTGTACTTACTCAGGCGCAGATAGATGCGCTAACGACGCGCAATCCTATCTACGATAGGCAGCACAAGGGCGCGAAAGGAAGACAGCGATTAGCCAGGGAAGCACGCATTGAAGCCAGAAAAAACGGACACGAGGTAGCAAAACGAAAGGAATATCTGCACGCATTGGGATGTGGTCTGTACTGGGGCGAAGGAGCAAAGGATAGGGTAAGCTGTCAATTAGCCAACAGCGACCCATACTTACTGAAAGTATGGCTTCAATTCCTACATCAGTATTTCCCTGATGTGAAAACGACCCTGATCATCCATTGCTACACTGGCAACGGTCTATCAGTTGAGGAGATAGAGAATTACTGGTCTGACACCCTCGGTATTCCTAAGGGCGATTTCAGGAAGACAAGAGTGAATCCAATAAGTAGAGCGAGCCTACACAAGAAGCCACAGAACACGCTTCTCTACGGTACAGCACATATCACTGCTAAGAAAGGGATGCGAATAGTTCAACACATCTTCGGGGCCATTGAGGAATATGGTGGCTTCTCTACTGAGTTTGGGTTGGACTAACTACACTGGCGTCCCCATCCGGGCTCGAACCGGAACCAACAGATTGAAAGTCTGTCCGCCTAACCAGTTAGCAGATATGGGGACATACACTACTCTACTGCGGCACCAACTTCTTGATCATGTACTTGACCAAATCCCGATCAAAAGGCCACTCCTGTGTGGGAATCTTGGCAGCAGTCAGCCATGACCGAATGATGGCCGCGCCTTTCCCACCCCAACTATGGCTCACTGCTTGTGCGGGATAGTAGGATGGATCGAGTTCATTCACGATGAACTTCGCCACATCCTCCCCACTCCCATCTACGCCCAGGTCGTGATCCAACATCAGCAGACCGATCCGAACCGTCCCGGCTTGCAGAATCTCCTTCCCCTCATCGCAGGAGAAGGCATGCAAGACCACATGCCCCGCCGCGGTAAAGAGGTCTTCCGCCATGTCGTGCCGTGTCTGGTCATCATCCACGATCAGGATGTTCATCTCACACCTCCTTCCCTTCCGGTTCCAGAAAGAACGCGTTGATGCGGCTCTCCTCCGTTTCCCCATCCCAGACCACATAGACCAACATGCCCCAAGTACGCTTACACACGCCCACCTTGACGTGCCACTCAGACTTGTTCTGAGCGGCGGAATGTCCCTGCACCCGATCTCCTGCCTTGACTGCGAAGAACGCCATTACCCCACCTCTCCTTTCAAGTCCTTCTCCATGTAGAAGTCCAGATACCCATTGTCGAAGAGTACGACATAGGGGTACTTGTCCGCCCGGTACAGCCCCTCCCGATTCTCATTCAGGCGAATCACCTCGCCCGGCCCATGTCCGTCCGGATAGACTCCGAAGACATGCGCCACCCGATCCCCCACCTTGAACTTCAATTCCGCCGTTTTGGGCACATTGCCTCTCGGCATCTGATATTGACTCATCTCATCCTCCCAGCAGTGCATACACTGCGGTGAAACTGGCTACACAGATGTACATCGCCCGAAGAAGAGTGTCGGTAATGTCAATGTCATCCATTGTCCTACCTCTTCTTGGGTTGGGGTTCGTCGAAGTGTAATCCTTGCTCATGACTTCTCCCTCATCGGAGGCGCACTCCGGTAGATGTATGTAGTTGAGGCCAGGATGGCCCGTTCTCGTTCCTTCTGCCACCGGCCCCTCAGTGTCCGGTAATAGGCCCTCCCATCGAGGAACATACTTCGGCCCATGTAAAGCGACAGAACCGACCAGATGGCAGCAGCAATGCATGAGATGATGTACATGCTCACACCACCTCCCATCCCTGAGGATGCGTGGGATGGTAGTTGCAGGGGGTAGGAGCCCCACACTTGTCGCAGGTGTGGGATTGGCAGGAAGCACGGAAGAACTCCATCTCTCGCTCCCTATCCGAGGTCTGCCCCTTGGTGGGCTGAGGTGGGAGACTGGGCACTTTCCGCTCCAAGTGTCGGGGGAGGGAGGGTTGGGTGTCGGGACAGGCCTCGTCGACTTCCACGAAACGGTCTGCGGAGTAGGGCGCATATTCGCCACGATTGTCCTCCACTTCCAGCCATCCGGGCGAATAGGTGATAGCCCGATACTCTCTCCCCACCGTTAGCGCCCCTTCCTGCTTGGCGTTATTGACGCACTTGACCTTCATTGTCCCACCTCTCCCTTCAATCGTCTTTGCAGAAGCCGTTGTTCTCATGGCGCAGGTTGGCATACTGCACCACATCCACGCACATGACATGAGGGGCTGCCTTCTGGTATTCAGGGAACATCAATGACACACCCGGTACGAAGGTGTGTTGAAGGCCTAACCCATGTCCCACTTCGTGCTGAGTGATGCCACTGAAACCTACAGCATCAATCCCATTCGCCTCCTCATCCGCCTCATCCCCAGGGACGAACACCCTCGCCCATTCGTGCCCCATGTGATCTGTCCAGTGATAGGTGGTACCCACTGCGTTAGGGTCTCCGGAGAGGCGCCGAATCTCCTCCACGCTCTCACTGGTAATGGAGAAGGCGTTGTCGCAGGACTCATCGCACATCCGCTCCTCAATCACCACATCGAAGGACAGCCCCACATTGGCAGCCTTGGACTCCCACTCATCCAGACTTTCGAGCACCATCTGCATGTGGGGTGGGTCGAAGTGGGGGCTGATGTAGACGGTGTAGTGCGAAGGAGGATTGGCGCAGGCGGTGCCGAAGACGGATGCGGCGAACATCCCCAGCAAACCACCCACACCTAATTCCAGGGTTTTCATCGACCTACCTCCTGGTACAGACCCACACTCAGTCTCCCAAACTCCCCCACCGCGCACATCTGGTGATAAAGGGCGAGGGCGTCATCCACTGTTGGGCACTTCTCCAAGACACCTTTGGTGCCTGTAAGGAGATCAATGCCTCGAACGCACCACCGACCTTCTGGTAAGTGTCTGTATGCCCACTTGCGCGGACAGAGGAACCGTAGGCTCTCCTTCACCTTTCCGTTCAACTCCTCCGATGTCTCACCCTCTACCACTTGGAACAACTGTATCCAACGGTAGTCGTTGTGGGATTGCAGGGCTTCCACACTCTCGTATGGGAGACTTACCTGCTTGTCCCTGAAAACAGCCACGAATCTCACGGACTGCTCTTCTGGTCATAGGCCAGTTGCAGATTGAGCCAGAAGGCGACAGTAGAGCCTAACACCTTACTCAGGCGCTCGGCGATGTCGGGTGTGATGCTTGCTCGCTCATCCAGTAGCGCAACGATGGTGTAGGGAGGGATACCCGTTTGCCCCGCCAATTCCATTGCGCTCATGGTGAGAGGTTTGAGGTACTCCTCACGGATGACCTCACCAGGATGGATTCGTCGCATACCGTTCTTCATTGTCCTACCTTCAATTCCTTTTCGATCTCTCCGAAGTCCCTGTCGTACTCTTCCCACGCCAGTACGATACCGTGGGAGGTGTTAGTCCAGCGCTTACCATTGAAGTCCAGGTAGGTGCCGGTGTTCTGATAATCGACCACCATTCGCGCCAACATCCGCTTGGAACGCAGCATGGTGGGGATGGGATCACATCCGGTGTACATGTGCTTACCCCTTCCTTCTCTTTCGGGGGAAATTGGCTCGAATCAGTCGGAGGCATTCCTGCCAGGTGAGAACACCTGCGCCACCATCGTCCAAAACGACCCAGATGGGATCACACGCTGGGGGAGTGTTGAAGTATCCCCTGATGTATCCGTAAGTAGCCGTGGTATCGAAGTCTTGCCGCGGCTTGCTTACGGGTAGGGATGGCGAGCAGGCGAAGTAAGATGACTGCCTTCATTTCCCCTCCTCATACCACCTCAGGATGGCTTTGAGGGTTTCGGGGGAGAGGATGACACTTTGCATTCCCGCACCCTCACCCTGGGTGATCTTGAAGGTGGATTCCCCATCATGTAGGGAAAGGTAGTCGATCCACTTGACCACCTCGACCTTGGGCGTCTCTTCCGCCCCACCACTGAAACACATCTTGTCGCCGATCTTGCGCATGTTCCTTACCTCCCCTTCTTGGAATACACCGCCCGCAGCGAGACGATGGCCAGGGCTACGAACAGACAGGTGCTCCAGGCCACTTCGAGGGTATTCAAGTTGAAGGCGGTGTGGGAGAGTGCGGGGAAGAAGAAGTACAGCATCCAGGTGGTGGCGATGGCAAACCCGATGGCAACGAACGCTTTCATGACATCCTCCGAGGTTGTGGGTGGTTGAACGCAAGTGAAACCTGCCAGCGAAGCGCCGCTTGAACAAGCGACAAGGTAAGATGACTGCGACCTCAGGCTGTCTTCGCCTCCTTGGCGAGCTCCCGACACACTCTGCACGGCTCCTTGTGGATGCAGGTGCCGGTCTCCTTCAATTCAGACGATTGGGCGGTGATCTCGTACACCGTCTCCGCCTTGGGGAGCAGACCGTACTCCGAACTCGCGATGTAGGTCTTGGCAGTCGGGCCGGTGCCCAGGGTGAGAGTGGCGATCCCAGTGTAAGTAGACCAGTCCCCTTCCTTCCGATTGCCTGCCACCCCCGCCACGATTCGGAACCGTCCGTGATTGTCGTACTCGATGGTGAATTGCATGTGAGTATCTCCTTGTGTGGGTGGTTAGCGGCCGAGGTAGTCCAGCAGGTTCTCGTCTCCCCCGCCGAAGTCCTCTTCCCCACCTTGTGCGCTGCCTCGGTTGGCCTTGGGGATGATTGAGAACACGTTCATCGAAACGCGTACCTGTCCGTGCTCTCCGTCCTTTCCGCACACCCGCTGAGGGCCGCGGCTGCTGTAGATGATCTGGCTCTTGCCGGTCTTGCTCTGTCCCACCTTCTGGCTCAAATCGAGCCGAATGGTGAGAATGTCTCCGTCCAGGCTCATATCGATCTCTTGCATGACACTTGTTCTCCTTGTCGGTTGTTGTGGGTTGGATGTAGGGGTTAGGCGGACTTGAGCCACGCTGACATGTCCATGCTCTCCTCTCCCGTCTTGTAGACGGTCGAGGTGTTCTCCGGGTCGACGTTTCCGCCGTTCTGCTCCAATTCGTTCACCGTGTCGCCGAGGAGGAGGTTCAGCAGGGCGAAGCCGGAAGCATACTCCAAGACTACACGTCGGGCCTCATGGTAGTTGCCTTCCTCACCTCGGGTCTCGATCTCCGCCCGAACAGCCTTGCGGCTCAGGGCGCGAATGGGGGCGTTGCCGCAGTTGCTCTCAGCAATCCAATATGCCAGTTGCATGATGATCTCCGTTGTTGAGCCCCCTTGGGGGCGGTTGTCGTTTCGTATCCCAAGTTATCCCAGCAGTCAGCCCACATGAACGCAGAATGTGGCGGGGTATCGACGAGGCCCATTCCAGCCCCTCATCCCGTCTGACATTCCCACAATTACCCCCGTTGAAGGTAAAGCGGGGCTTTCATGTAGGCTGACTGCTGAGGGGCTCCCAACCGGAGCCCGCAGACCGAAACCCCCTAAGGGATACCCTTGGAGGCTTCAATCCGACATCTCAGTCCAAGTGCCCACCCGTTCGGGGCGTAGGCACACCGTTGCTACCTCCGCCTACTTCCTGCCACGGCATTCCCGCATCATCCCAGGTTGGCGCCCCGCAAGGGATGCCTTGTTGATGCGCCGTGTAGCAGAAGTCAGGATACTGTTGCCCACCGTCATCCGCGGTGGGGGTGTAGTCTACCGGGCCCGCACCATAGGCGCAGCCGCTCAACATCACGCACGCTGCCATCAGGTATCGAGCCATTGTTGCACCTTTGCTTCCTTTGCCTACAGTGTGGTTTTTGACGCCTTCGCACTCTTCCGCACCTTATCCTACCTTTGCCTTCTCGAACTCCGCCAGGATCACATCCACCGATGCGATGGCTTCCTGCACCAATTCGGTCTCGATGCTGGCTTGCTCGATGTAGTCATCCGCACACATCAGCACCTTTTCCTTTCCCAGCCGGTGGATGGCAGGTAGATTGACTTCCTCCAAGGTGAGAATGCGACCGCAGAAGAAACAGCCGTAGATGTGGGCCATTGTCAGTACCCCATCTCGATTACTTCGTTCTCGGCCGCAATGTCAGCCTGCCTCCGACAGAAGGCGCAAGTGGGCTCACACATCCCATCGCATCCCACCTCCTCGGCTTCGGCGCTCAGGTCGAGCACCCCCGGCTCCTCCGCCATCGGCACCAGTTTCAGCACCTTGTCGTACATCGTGTTCAGGGTGCCGTGCAGCTCCTTGTCCCCACACTCCGACATGTGGGCTCGGATGAGACGACGAAGCAGGCTCAGCTCCATCGCGGTGAATTGAGAGTCCATGTAGTCCTCCTGGGGTGGATGTGGTTGAATGTGCGCCAAAGTCTGCCCCGGGCTCCCTATCTGTCCGCTTCTCTCCGGTGCGTGGGGGTCTATGGGTGGAGAGAGGCTAACAGGAGACCGAGGCAGACTTTGACGGGGGATGTGGCTAAATACCTACATCCCCCTACATGCGCCAGAAACACTTGTAGCCAGGAGCAGAACCGAAGTCCCACTCCCAGCTACTTGTCAGGGGAAGGAGAGCAAATGCTCACACTTCCGCCCATTGTCAGACAGACGGAGGAAGATGCGTACCACCTCCCCCGAGATGCCCCACTCCTCTCCCACATCGTAGGCCCAGGTAGAGAAGACGCAGCTATCGCCGATACGCACCTTGCGCTGAAAGGTAGGATGCCACATCAGGGCCAGGCTGAACTGTACGGCGAGGTACTCCAAGGCACGGAGATGTAGGGTCATCTCAGTACCCCACCGGCATGAAACCTACACTCTTGCACTTGGGGCACTTGGGTGAGTCCTTGGTGATTCCCAGCCCGCGGTAGAAGGCCACACGATCGGCGGGCATAGGCTTCTTGTGATCCTTGTGCCCACATTCCTCACACCGCCAGAACGGCTTGGGAGGTGTGATCTCACCTACGGGCATGTCGTCGCCGGACACGAAATCGTCATCGAAGTCGTTCATCATCCCACCTCCGTGTAGTGAAAAGCGTACAGGTACGGGGGGCCATCCACCCGCACGTTCGTCCGTCGACGCACCCTCTTACCTTTGACCAACTCCTCGTACACGGGGAGCGGCTCCTGGGAGAAGATGCCATCTCGGCGCTGATGTAGGGAAGCAAGCGCCAATGCGACTACCTCGGCAGAAAAGACACCCATCATCCCACCTCCTCGTTCAATCCGTTGGACAACCCGACTCGTACCACATGGTACGAGCATCGTCTGCTCTGTCTTGCGCCACCTGACGTTGGTACTTGAGGTACGCAGCCAGGTGCTCCTTCTGCTCCGGTGTGGTACAAGCGTCCCCATCCACCACCAGAACCACGTTCTTGCCCCCACACACCTCACAGGGGACGTCGTACATCCCACCTCGTGAGAAGTAGGCTTCCCTTTCCTCACTGCCGGGCTCGAACGCCTCGTCGAACTCCTCTTGTGAGTAGGCGTGGTTGCCGATGCTCGGTGTCAGGTGAGTGCCGTGTCCATCGCACTTGGAGCACACTTCGTGCTTGTGTGGGAGGAGTGCGACCACCTCGTCCCCGGTTTCGACGTCGTGGTAGGTGACTTCCCGACTTTGGGGCCGCATCATCCCACCTCCTCCTCTTCCTCCTCACACTCGTCTTTGTCCTCTGCCATCATGCCCGACATATAGGCGACCGTGCGCCTGTCCTCGCACTCCGCCCACACTTCCGCCATTTCCCGACGTTGATCCCTGGGAGCCTTCATTGTCATACCTCCTCACAACCTGCCATACCATATGATAGGCTGTGAGGAACTATCCCACATGCTGCCCCAAACGCAGAAAACACGAATCCCCAGAAAGGAGCCTTGTGGCCCCTTTCCAGGGTGAATGTAGGTGGATGCCCTACTTGACTCGTTCCGCCTCACCTTGTGGGATGTCCTGCACCCCGAAGCGCTGCTGTAGGGTCATTGTCCCCATAGCGCCCAGGTTGTAGTCAAAGGTGACCACGGTGTGGGTTCCTTCCCGCTTGACTACGGTAACCTCCCACACTTGGCCATACTTGACCGAAAGGTGGGCGCGGATGGTAGGCGAGATGTCGTTCATTGTCCTACCTACCACGCCACCGCGACCAGACAAGCCACCACGTAGGCCAGTGCCGCACCATAGGCGATGATGTTGTTCATTGTGTGTCTTCTCCCTTCGTGTCGGTTGGGAAACTACAACGGCCCCAAACCTCCCGTGTATGGGAAGTTAGGGGCCGGAGGGTAGTTCTCCTACCTTGTAGGCTGGGAACCTACTTCGCCGCGGGGGGAGTCACCTTGACGCAAAGCGTCTTGGATGCGTCCGCAAGGCGCGTCACGACGAAACCGAGTTCCTTACAGCGGATCGCGACTTGCTCGATCGCCATTCCGCTCTCGAATGCCTCGGAAAGCGCCGAACACGGCACGTTGTACGACCCGGGGAAACCGCCGAGCGAGGCACGCAAGCCAGCGGAAAGCCCGTTGTACTCGGCGCGGCGCGTCTCGTACTCTTCCGCATACGGCCCCATGAGATTCGCCAGATCCGCGCGAATCTGTTTCTCGGCCTCGCGCTTCCGCTCGGTCGCCATGAACGAAAGCGACTTGATCACGCGATCGTTGACGGTACGGATCGTGTCGGGAGTCAGCACCTTGTCGCCGAGAGCCTTGCCGTTGGGCCAGGCATTGGCGAAGATTGCGTGCAAGGTCGACAGTGCCTCGGTCGCCGCGCTCTCTTCCGTCTCGGAAAGGACCAGAACCTTGTTACTCGTGTCGCTGGGAATCATGGCCATGATGACGTATCTCCTGTTATGTCCCATGTGGGACGGTTGGGTTACTACTGAACGCTACTGCTACGTAGCGGTTAGAACCTAAGGCGCCGCGAAGCACCGCGCAACGTGGCATACTACTTGCCTTAGATGCTAACCGCTACGGGAAACGATGTAGGGGGAACCTATACAGTGTGGCTCGACTCCTTACATCGTTTCCGTATCCTGGTAGGATGCTATCTCTACCTGATAGTCCAGTGTCGTTTTCTCCCTATGTTTTCGGGGGGTTAGGAAGGACGGGACACGTAACGAGTATCCGACCTAACACTAGACAGGATGACCTGGCCCTACTCTAGCCTACCTTGTGGCAGACCACGCACCCACTATGTGGGACATCTTCCGCCTCCGCTTTCATCGCCCCACCTTGCACCCCTTACGGGGTATGCATGTAAGACGCTAGGACGTTTGGCGCCGATGTAGGACTATTAGGTTGTCAGGGAGCAGAGGTCATCCAACATCCTACCTTGTCCCACGTTGCGACCACGGATGTAGCGCGCGGTGCGGGAGGGTAGGTTGCGGGAGAGGACCACGATACAGACATAGATAGCACGTGCTATGCCAAGAGAGGGTAGAGGCTAACTATGCGGAATCATTGGAGAGGCACCTGATGTAGGGCAAGGTGGGATGGGGGCGGGAGCCCAGGGTACGATGTAGGTATTGGGCTAAGTAGGCGGAATCATTGGGGATAGGGTTGGGGTATGGGGCCCCCAGGGTGGGGGAGCCTACCCTCACCCCCAGGGTAGGGGTCTTGCCTACCTGGTACAGTTGTTGTATGGGATAGAAGCATGCCAAGCCTAGAGGGTAGGGGGAGGTAGGACAGGGCGGGGATGGCCGGTATCTTGCACCGGATAAACTCATGCCAAGGGTGCCGTGTAGTACAAGGTGGGAGATGTAGGGCAAGGTCGGGCGGTGCAAAACCCATGCCAAGTGGTAGGATAAGGTGGTTTGGGGCCGGTTGGCATTGAAACTGCAAGGGAAAGGAACATGCCAAGGGCTTTTGGTAGGAAGTTGTAGGAGATGGTAGGTTTCTCGAGGAATGGCATAGGTATTGCAGGGGAAAGAAGGATACCAGCAGAAAGGTGGGATATTGTAGTTGGTATGGGGATTGCAAGGACAAGAAGCATGCCATAGGGGGCTGGAGCCCCCGTTTCCTGGGAGGTAGGCCAGGGTGGGGCGGTGTGGGCCTCCCAAACAGGGGTAAAACACTCTTCCGCCCGCCTTCAACACTAATCCCTCCCATTCAATCAAACCCTGCTCGACACTAATCTGACTATCCTATCCGCCCCACCAATCCTACCATTCCTAAACACCCCTCAATCTATTCCACCTTACCTTACTGCCCGAAACTACTCCTCCTATAAGGCCCTAGGAAGCGTCGCACCTTAGAACGTAGGGGGATGTCAATCTCAGTCGAAAGCGTCCTATAACTAAGCCTAGCCCCACTAATAGGCCATCTACCCACCACCGCCACTTCAAATCAGACCCCCTCAACCCTCAAAACCTGGATAATTCGCCGAACTGCAAAATTGACGCCGGAAACCGAATGCAAGAATCGTGCCAAAATGTAAGCGTCAAATGAATGGAATTAGATACTTCAACTCTTGGAGGTGCCATTCTTTGCGGTAAGGACAGCCCGACATCGGTATTGGCTGCTGCCGCGGGACTCCTGAACAAGAGGAAGACGACAGATGGGACAGCCTTTGGATTGAAAATCGTGCCAGGAGATCATGAGCGAGAGGATCCGCGTAAAATGGAGAGTGGGGCGAGAGCCCTAAACCTTATTAGGAGGAATAAGACGCTCGGAAAGGATCGTAATATCATCATCTGAAAACTCCTCATCACCCACAAACCAACTATATTCTCTCTCACGACCAACATAAACACCGTTCTCCCACCTATTACCTTCAATATAGGTATAAGAAGCGATGCGGGGCTCATATTTCTTATCCTTATCTTGAATCCAATAGTATCCTAATTCTCTAAGTGGCGTCTTGCTTCCCATATGGTGTCCTTTGTTATTGACATGGTAAATCCAAGAGAATAAGAAGTCAAGAGGATAAAATGACATTGGGAAGAGATGCTGAAAACTGGAATCATTACCGCCCCACCCGCTATGGTGAGAGACATCAGCGACTTCGTGGTAGGAGCTTATGCTACACGGATCCTGGAAAACTTTGAGGAGAAGAGATTCCCACGGAACAAAGAAAGTATGGCGATACGAACCGTGCTGGAAGCGTTGGCCGAACGAAGCGGCAAGAAAATGATCATCCACCAGATAGACTTCGCCTACTACTTTGCGAAATTGAATTTTGATGATTGGGATGGGCCGGTGGGACCTGGGGAGAAGATAAAAGAAGTGCTAGGAGAGCACGGAGTAGTAGGAGTAAAGTGCTATGAAGTCTTCTACCCTACAATGGACAAACATCCACGACCGGGAGCTAATGCTCAATGGAGCTATAACTTCCAAATCACCACCTATGCAGAATTGCCAATGGCTCAGAATCTGCAAGACTTTCGTCAATTGACCTTGGATTTGCAAGGGAAACAGAATGAGCTGAAGGTAACGGTGGCCCATGAACTCATTCATATGGTCCAGTATATCATTCAGATAATGCGAGGATTGAAAGAGATAGGAGGACTACCTGCTGAGAAAGTCAGGCATTCGGCCCCTCCCTTGGTTGATCCGAGCATCCCTTATCACTTACGGGATGAAGAGTTTTACACCAGTTTGGCGGATACCATTGAAACCTTTATGGAGCATGTTCGGAATGTGCCGGTGGAATACCGGGAAATAGCACTGCGGAGCTTTTTGAACCTACCATTCGCGGCGAGCAGAGATGCTCGGAAGAATTTGGTTGTTAGCACTTTCTTCGAGAAGATGCATAAGGATGATCCGAAAAGATGGGCGGAGTATGCCAAGAAGTTTGTGAAGCATTTGAGTCAGCATCCGGAAATCATGGGAATGGAAAGCGCTGCGGAATAAAGCATTACGCGCTGCATAAAAAGGCATCTCTTGTTTGAGGTCCTTAGAAACATCCCTCAAAATCTTCCAAAAAGGCTGCACATATGAATTTGTTGAAGGCTCTGTTGATTGCTTGTTTGTCGATTTTCAGTTTCGGTTGTGGTACCAGTATGCACGTCAGTGGGCAAGTTAGTGTGCCAAACTTGATGAGTAAGACGGTAGTACTAACTACTTATGTGATGAATGAAGATGATGGTACCGCCTCAGTAAAACCATATTGCAGCGGAGTCTTTATTTCGGAACGGGAGATTTTGACAGCAAGACATTGCGCGGCAGCGATAGCAGAAAAGGATAACGTGGAAGAGTTGGATAAGCTTCCAATGCACTACACCTTAGCCTCCGAAGCGGTAGGCGTTGGCAAGGAGCCTGCTGCGATGCATTTGGCCTTCGTGGTCAAAGAAGATAAGGACAAAGATTTGGCACTACTGCTATTGCCGAAACAAGGGATTCCGGCTCATGGAATTGCGCGAATCGCGGACGAGATGCCCGCACTGGGCGAAGCGGTGGAAGTTATTGGAACGCCCACGGGAAATTATTTTACTTTGAGCCACGGCTATGTTGCGGCAGTCAGAGAAGACTATCATGATCGAAAAGGTACCTTTTTGCAAGTGAGTGGTAATGGCATCTACTTCGGCAACAGTGGCGGACCTGCTTACAATGAAAAAGGTGAGCTGGTCGGGATTGCAGACTTTTTGAGTATGAGATTGCCCGGCAGCGTTTTCTTTGTGGCAGTACCGGAACTGAAAGAGTTTATCGAAGAAGTCTAACGACTGCTTGTAAGCCATGAAATTTTGGTTGTTGATAGACTTGTGCTTAGCCCTTCTTTGTGTGGGGTGCTATCATAACTTCTACCAATACACCCGAGTTGCCCCAACAGAGATAAGTTGGCGGATTATTTCGGTCTATGTCGATCGTGGTTTTACGGAACAAGAAAAGATAGAAGTCGTCAATGCTATCATGCAGTGGAATTATGTTCTCAATAACTACATCCAATTACGAATAGAATCCTTTGATGCAACCTTCGATGAGGATAGTGTTGCGGGAATACAAGAGAAGCGGGGATACATGTTCCGGAAAATTTCTGAGTCGGAAGCCTGCGCCTTGAAAGAATGCTCCGATGAAACCTTAGCCTTTGTTAATGGAATAGGAAGCAGAGGCGATACCGTTTATGTCATTGGCGGAAGAGAACGGGAAGAAAAACTAAGAGGCGTAGTAATGCATGAAATCGGGCACCTGATGGGCGTCAGACATATTGAAGGTACCTTGATGGACGAAAACTACGACCCCATTACCTTTCAATGCGTGGATCGAATTACCGAAAGGTGGGCAGCGTATCGACAAGGACTGGACCCCAATAAATTGAACTATTGTATCATTGGAGATGATCCGAACTAAGTAGAACTGGAATCCGAATCATCGTAATAGGTGTCATAGATTTCTCTGGTTAGACCCATATCTAAAACTACCGGATGTTTTCCATTAGTTCCATAACTGGAAATCCGTGCCAAATCCCCCGGCAAAACCCTAAATGTCTTGCTGAGTCTTACAAGGTCTTGATAGAGTTCAGTCTTAGCAATTCGCTCAAAATTGTTGGGTTTCTCGTGCTCGCCATTGGAAAGGTCTCTCAAACCATATCGAAGAGCGTCTCCGAACTGCTTGAAATCAATGCCGGTCATTTGCTCAAAATCCTTCTCATTGATCTTCTCTAAAAAAGGAGCCACCCGCCAGTAGCCCTGCTTGTCAGCAAAAATGGTAGGATTGATATATTTGGATTTCATTCCAGGATCGGATTCCACCTTATTTTGGGCTAGGCCTTTTTTGTTCTTGGCCAGTTTTAGCACTTGACCGTCGGGAAGTTTATAGATGATACGGGCTGATCCAGAAGAGAGGTGCTCCGTATGCTTCTCAGCATATTCAATACGATCCTTGAAATGCTCTAACTGAGACAGTTGAGAAAGAATGGTTTTGGTATCTTCGACACTAACCTTGACCAATTGTTGGTAAAAAGTGGCTAACCGGGCAAGGGAGTTATAGTTCATGATCTTTTGGACAAGAAAGTTATTCTGCTGCTAGCATTGTTACGACAGAAATTTGATATCCATTTGATATATCGAATTATTGCCCTTGATCTAGGCATGATCCATCATTCTCATATATGCAGCGAACAGTTTCCGTCCCAGTCAATGTCCCAACAGGCTTTCTTGATTACTTGAAGACCTGCTCGGTCATCTTCAATAGGCATATCGATTGGGCCTTCGAGAACTATACCTACAACAAGATCAAGGCCCACCAAGCCCTCTACTACCCTATTCGGGCAGAGTTCCCAGAGATACCTTCCTCGGTCTTGCAGGCTATCCGAGATACTGCTGTGGAGGCTGTAAAAGCCATCGACTTCAAGTTCAAGCCCACCAAGAAGCCCCATTCAGCAGTTAGATACAATGCTCGAACCATATCTCTTCGTGGCAATTTGCTCTCGTTCTCTTGGTCGGGCGATAGGATCAAGCAGTTAATCAAACTGCCTACTTTCTTCACCAATCGCTATAAGGACTGGAAGTTCCAATCAGCCACCATCGGCTATGACAAGCGGAAAGCCCAAGTCAGAGCCAACCTTACTTTTACTTACCCCACTCCTCCTATCGTTCAGACTGACAACTCTGATCGAATAGTTGGGGCAGATCGAGGCTTGCACAACATCATCTCGCTGTCGGATGGTACTCTGTTCAATGCCTCTCGTGTTCGAGCCCAGAAACGCAAGTTCCTGTATGTAAAACGACAGCTCCAAGCAAAAGGCACTCGATCATCAAAGCGTCTCCTCAAAAAGAGATCAGGTCGAGAAATGCGGTTCAGCTCGGATGTCAATCATTGTCTATCCAAGAAGTTGGTCAATCTTCCGTATGATGTGTTCGTCCTCGAAAACCTTGCGGGTATCCGTAAACGAAACAAGGGTCGAAAACTCAACGGCTGGCTGTCTAACTGGACATTCTTTCAGTTAGAGCAGTTCATCGGGTACAAGACAGAAGCACTTGGCAAGCAAGTAGTCAAGGTGGATGCCCGCTATACCAGTCAGAAATGCTCAGACTGTGGGAATACAGACAAAGCAAGTAGGAAGGGCTCTCGATACTTATGCGTTGAATGTGGGCATGCGGAGCATGCCGATATCAACGCCGCTAAGAATATCAAGGCCAACTACACTCTCTCCTTGGCTGCAAAGAACAAGGAGCAGGCTCTCGTCAATGAGCCAAATGCCTCGGTCGCAAGATCAGAGGCAAGTTATTAGTTTTCTGATAACGCTTGACACACCAAAATGCGGAATAAGGCAGGGGTTAGGCGAAGAGAGAGCAAGTATCAAAATCATCCAATTGATTAGGAAGTTGTTCGACATCTAAGAGTCGTTGAAATCGAAGAGGACAATCCAATGGATCATAACTGAAATTACGACTCCGTATTCCTCTTTGCATTTTACGAGGAGTGATCTCGATAACCGACTCTTTTCGCGATACAAAATTGATAGCCCTATACTCTTTCTTTTCTTTCACCAGAATGGCATTCTCATAGAAAACTGGTATCTCAGAGTATTGGGCTTTTTTCAGATCGAGATCAAAAGATTTGGAACTATAACGATATGCGACGCAACTACCGCAGGTACGATGAAAATTGATGGCATTGATGGCTTGACTTTTCTTACGAAAGGATTGAAACTTCTCTAAATCAACGCTACTTTGCGACTCGGAGAAATAAGGAGACAAGTAAAAGTCATTCGAGGTCAAATCGTAATGTACTTCTATTTGGAAATCAGTTCGACGAGAACTCATCGGATAACCGGTAATAGAAAATGTTCCAATGGCACGCTCGGCCTCAAGAGCCACTAGTTGAGGTGTCCAAGTATTGAGAGTCAATTCTAACACCAATGTCCCACTACAAAGGGGACAGTTAGTTCGATAATCGAGAAAGTTTTGTAGAGTAGTCATCTATCCCAGTCTAAATGCCGGGAGAAGAGATGTCAATGCCTTAGCCTAATTGATCGACTACTTGCTTGATTAGGCCGTGCTCATTCTGCCAATTTTGCACATCTTCGGGAGTATGTTCCTGAGGGGTATGAAGCATTTTTTCGAGCCAATTCATTCTGCCCTTGAAAGCCGGAGAATTTGCATACCAAACGCCCATCTCATCGAGAGTGGGTTTTTGACCGCTCCTAATTTTATTGGAGAGGGTTTGGAAGAAGGAAAAAAGTGCCCTGCCTGTAAGATGTTGCTGGGGAACTGGGACCGTGGTAGGGGTGGCAGGCTTTGGCGCAGGAATACTTGGCGCTGCTTTAGGGGCTTCTGGCACCTGTACATTCGAGGGATCGAACTGTACATACTGGCCAGGGCCGGTCATTTGCTTCAATTCCTGAGAATATCTCTTGAGATAGCTCTCGGGGGTTCCGAATCGAGCCAATTTCTCGAATAGTTCAATTTTCTTCTTCAGATCGTCAAAGTTTTGCATAGGGATTCCTCTTAGCTTATCGTAATGTCAGAATATTAGTCGCCTTCGGTGCCTTGGTCAATGGAATTGTCCTCTGCTTCCAATTCACTTACGGTCAGGTCATCTTCATCAATATCTTCCGCAAGACCCCCAAACATATCGTCTCCAATTTGATGAACGTCATGATCTTCATCGTCGTCGTCATGATGATGGTGGTGGTGATGATGGTGCTCGGATTCTTCAGAATTATCAACATCAGTATCAGTATCAGTATCAACTTCATCATCCTCGTCGGGAGTGGCTTCCACTTCTTCTAGAAGATTGGGGCCGTGATGTCGTCGGTGTTCGTCTCCCTCAAATTCAACCTCGCCCCTAAACTTACCCTCGGCCTCGAAGTCGTCATCATCCCCAAACATATCAGCATCCCCATGATCATGCTCCTCGAATTCTTCTTCTATGGTATGACATCCATGATGATGCTCCCGAACCTCAAATCTACCGTATTTATCCTTGTCATCAACATCCAAAATGTATTCATCATTAGGATTATCTCTATCACGAGGAGGATCATCTAGATCTTGATGGTGGTAATGGGCCCGATCCGTTAGCTCATCGCTAATGGTTGGAGGGGGACGATGACGATGCTCGAAATGGATCCTATCTCCCGCAATCAATCCCTGGAGATACATCTTGTCGATAGAGGTGGTGAAACGAGTAGGCCCTACTTTATTATGGAGAATATAGGCCAAACCGGCTTTCAGGAATAAAACGATATCAGCCAGGTGTCGGTTAGTACAATCTGAAAGGTCCCTCAATACCAAAACTCGAAGATGATTGAGATGGATATTCAGAGGATAGTTAGGATCGGCAACGACTCGGGCATCAAACTCTGCGGCAGTAATAATCTCGGTAAGATAGAGTTGTCGGGTAAGAACATCTTGGATCTGTTGTACAACATCTGTGTTGGTAAAAATGATAGCGGGAGGAAAGCAATGATGGCGCATTATTTCCTCGCCGCGAGTCGATAAAACTCTTGGGCCATGGCTACCACGTTAGTTCCGGCAGAAGATTGACCCTCAGTAGAATGCTTGATCTTTTCCTGCATAAGAAGGTCATCAACCTCCATTTTGACGACCAACATCATTTCGGAAAGATCGCTGTTGCCCTTGACTCCGTAGCTGATAGCCATATCCTTAGCGTGGTCGAGAGATTGTTCTAATTCCTGAGCATTAGCATATTCTGGGCGTTCTAAAAACATCGAAAGCCGATTAATAACCCTATCGAGACGTGGATCATGAGCGCTGAGCTGGTACAAGGTTTCTATGATCCGTTTCAATACAGGCAGGATGACCTTAGATTTGAGCAAATTCACCAACATAGAAAGATACGAAATTATAGCCCTTGACACGGAAAGTAGAGATGAATAAAATAGGGGCATGGAAACACCAACATATAAATTTGCTCTCAGAAAAGATTTAGAAGGGGAGGAAAAGATCGAATTTTTACCTACCCGTGCCGAACCAAAGGCCAGCGGCTGGGATGTGAGAGCCGCTCAGGAAGATCGAAAACCAGTCATATTGAAACCATTCGAGCATACTAAAATCCAATTAGGATTTCGTGCTTTTTGCCCAGAAAATTATTGGTATGAATTGAAACCACGCTCCTCTTCTTTCGCTAAAAAGAATTTGCACTGTTTATATGGTACAATTGATGAGACCTATGAAAATGAATTAGTACTAGCGGTACAATACATTCCTTTCTTCGAGTTGGAATCCGATGTCGATGTTGAGTATGGTTATTACGGCGATAGTCGTACAACTGTTGGAATTAGAGTGGTTGCTCCCGATTTGGTAATCAATTTCGGCGATGCCATCGGACAAATCGTACCGGTCAAACGACAGGAAATGCAGGCGGAACAAATCACCAATGCAGATTATGATGCGCTGTGCAAGGAGCGGGGTGGAGTACGTGGGGAAGGCGGATTCGGGAGCACCGGAAAATGATATTCGATAAGACCCAGCTACCCTCTTGCGATGGGCTGACAGAAAAACCCAATGTTTGGATACAAACCTATACCGGGAAGAAATTCTATCCCCTTAACCCAAAGATTGAAGATATTTCAATCGAAGATGCTGCCCATTCACTTTCGATGTTGTGCAGATTTACCGGGCACTCCCGCGTTTTTTATAGTGTGGCGGATCATTCCATCAGGGTTTCTTATCTGTGTAAACCAGAAAATCAATTATACGGACTATTGCATGATTTAAGTGAGTACATTCTCAACGACGTAAGCTCTCCGTTAAAACGATCCGGACACTTCGATGATTACCGAAAGATCGAAAAGAATTTGCAAACGCTGATTTGTCGAAAGTTTGGACTCGCAGAAGAAGAGCCGCTAGAAGTCAAAGTGGCTGATTTGACTATGTTGGCGACCGAAGCACGCGATCTACTTCCCGGCGGACCCCACCCGGACTTTCGTTTGGAATATGTGCCCCTGCCAACAGTTATTATTCCCCTGTCGCCAGCAGAGGCGGAACGACAATTTTTGGCTCGATATAGAGAATTGACGGGAGTATAGTATGAGTGAATGGAATTGCGAAGAATGCGGACAGGATGTCAGAGAGCCCAGTAAGGGCTGCAAAAGTTGTAATCCCGGCTGTTTCCCAGAGCCACTAACTTATGAGGAAGAACAACATCTTCGTTATGTTCTAGTCCACGAAAATGACCCCCGTAAGGTGGCTCAGATAAATCGTGAGGATTTTACCGATCCCAAAGCAACGATAGAAGAAGCTATGCGATTACAAAAGGAAGAGGGCTACCATTCAATAGTCATATTTGAGAATGGAACACGACACGCCACTATATCTAATGGCGGGCCAGAACGGGTCTATTGGGAAGAGGAGGGGCCGCGACTATTGGCCACTTTGGATCAGGCACAATCAAAAATCGTAGAATTACTCGATGGGCATTTGAATATACTACATCGTCGGATAGATGAACTTCGTGCAGATAGCCTGCGCGGCGATAATGAAACTATTGCTGCCCAGAACGAAGAGATTACATTGATGCGTCATCAGATCAAAAAATTAGAGGGAAAAACTATGACAGAGAAGAAGTTTGTTTATGTGGTGAGTGCAAAATCAGAAGGATGTGATGATTATGGTCCTTGGGTCTTTGCTAAAAAACCTTCGATGAAACAGTTAGAGAAGTTTCTGCGAGAAAAGTGCGAGGAGGATTTTACCGAGGAAAATGATGGGCCCGGTGAATGGGGTAGTTATTTGTATATTACTGGGCCAAACGAAGCAGAAGTGCTATGAGTAAGGTAGTATAGTAGTATGCAGATCAACGAAGCGGGCAAAACTTATACCATTAGCGTCAAAGAGAACGGCGACAAGTTTTGGTATTACAAGGGGAAATTGCATCGAGAACAAGGCCCCAGCATAGAACTAGCCAACGGGTCAAATGCTTACTATTGGGAAGGAGAGAAAATCAAATGCTCTTCCCAACAAGAGTTTGACAAGGCCATTGCTATCAAAAAACAAGCGGCCACAAAGAAATATTGGGATGTGCGTGTTGAGTGTACCCTCCCAGCCACGCTTAGTTATCGCATCTTCGCTGCTTCACCAGAAGAAGCGATAGCACTCATCAACAGTTCTCAACCCACTCAGGTCAAATACAAACTGATTGGCAAGAAAAGCCTCAAGGCAACCGTTTATGACGCGGGCTGTTCGGTCATCAAACTCGTTAAAAACCTACTCAAATAATATGGAAGCCCTGAACAATAACTTCATTGTCAAAGATACTGCCAGAGGCAAGGGAGTTTTTGCTAAGGTCGATCTCACTGCAAATCAGACTGTAATGGAATTTACGGGGCCGCTGCTAAACGCTACGCAAGTAAATAAAATGCCTACCGCCAATTACTTACAGATTGGGCCAAATACCTTTATAGGAATGTCGGGCAAAAATGATGATATGGTGAGTCATTCTTGTTCTCCAAATTGTGCTGTTGTGATTGGTGCTGAAAGGGCCTTCCTCAAAACCTTGTATGTTATCAAAGTAGATACTGAGATTACTTTCGACTATTCAATTACATCTACTGGCATTCCTGCTTGGTCGATGGTCTGCCGGTGTGGTACCTACGGATGTCGTAAGAAAATCAGCGGATACGATTCCCTTGACAGTAAAACCAAAGAGTATTACAAATCGTTAGGCGTTGTGCCTAAGTATGTGGAGAATGAATAATGGGACTGAAATACTATGTGATGGATTTGGAGACGACTGGATTAAATTCAGCGTATCACGAAATTACTGAGATTAGCATTATTCGGGCTGATGACAGAATGCAACTAACTCGTATGGTGCGTTGCGACTATCCTGAGAGGGCTAATTTAGACGCTCTGCTCATTACCAAAAAGACATTGGCTGATTTAGCGATAGGAGATGAGAAGGGTGCGGTGGTAGAAAGAATTGACCGCTTTCTGAACGAAGATGGTTTAGAGCCCAATGGGCGTTGCTTTATTGGCCACAATGTGATTTCCTTTGACAAGAAGTTTATTCACGCCCTTTATGAAGGACTGGGTAGGGAGTGTCCTGTTTCTTTTTGGTTGGACACTATTCATCTAACTCAAAGTTTCCTCAAAACCGCCGATCTCTCAACTCTTCAAATCAAGAAAACGGCAACGGGAAAACCATCCAAGAAATTGCAAGACGCTTGTGATATGTTGGGAATCGAAAAGATTGCCGAAGCTCACGCATCCAAAGCAGACACTCGTAATACCTATTTACTTTGGAGAAAACTAATGGATATTGGAATTGATCATCTTCCTCATATCAAATCATTCCCGCACTGCCTCAAAGAAGACGAAGACCTGATTGATTTTGATCAGACCGATCTCGAAAGCACATGACGGTCAAGACTCTTGCCAACATCTATTTGGAAATGGAACCCCATATCAAATTGGCTGGCTCCTATACACATCAACGAAAACGGCTCCCTCTCGTTATTCGTGCTTGTAGGCTTAAGCCTTATGATTGGGTATTTGGAAAATGGAAGAGCAAATTAGCTCTACATCGACACTGGGTCGATGAATGGGGGAATAGTCTTTTATTAGTTGGTTCTCGTCTTACCAAAATCATTCCCTATGATTTAGAATTGGATACCACTAAAATTGTAGGCACCGACCTATACGAATATCTTCCTCCTTCCAAACTCCTCAAAATCAGCAAGAACATTTTTATCTTGGCTGGCAAGGATGAAGATCAGTATTCCGATCATTTCATCGTAGCATTCTACGGGATTGACGGGTTTCTAAGAGTTCGCAGTTGTTTGCACGATCAATGGAACATCTGCCCACCAGTGCTACTCGGAATAAAGACACTATACTCTATCGTTGATCATATTGGCGAAGAAGGTTGCAAGGAAGTACCTGCGCAGGAAACAATTCTGTATTCCTGTGCTAAACAACAAACTTGGATTAGCGACTGCGAGTTTGGTGGGGAATTTGTCGCTACAATGAAACAGTATGCTCCAACAGTTTTGGAGTACTTATCCTAAGGAGAAACGATGGTTAGCAGCGAGTTAGAGTTCGATGGTGTTGTAATCAGTGATTGTAAGGGAAAATTTACTATCCAAGTGAGTGATAAATACATTGTGTTATGTACATTAAGCGGAAAAATAAGACAAAATGGTGTTCGTATCCTACCACATGATCGTGTAAAAATATCCGTCTCGGAGTATAATCCTCAAATGGGAAGAATAATTTATAGATATAAGGACTAAACTTCCTTCTCTAAGGATTGAAGAAAAGTCATCAGCCTCTGAAAAAATTGCTCCCTACCCGAAGCAGTAGGACCCGAGGGTGTCTGGTCGATGGATTTAAATACGGATGTTCCCTCGTGCCATCCGGTTGGCCCCCACCCTTTTCGCTCACCTTTGAATCCTGGAGCGTGATAGTGCTGCTCTTTCCTGGCAATATACTTTTGCCCATCTACTTCAAATTCTTTCATCGCGCCATAAGGCTCATTATGAAGTTCTTTCCATAGTCTCATCGCATTTTGCTGCACTCCCTCGGTATTTTCCGAGCCGGAAAGGGGTCGATATCCTGCAGGAGGAACTCCTGGTTGGTAGCCTGGTAAATGTGGAACGGATGGGGGCGGAGGGGTTGTCATTGGGGACGAGAGTGGATATATTGATGCTGGAATATTGAGGTGAATGATAATGATTACAAATGGTTTATGCTTCGACGATGTGCTACTTATTCCCCGTTATTCGGAAATCAAATCTCGTGCTGATGTCAGCACTATAGTCAAGTTATGCAAAGGATTTAGTTTCAGTTCTCCGGTAGTGCCAAGTAATATGCGCACCATTACTGGGCTGGAAATGGCTTACCAGATCTACGCTCAGGAAGGCCTTGGCATTGTTCATCGGTTTATGCCAATCACCGACCAACTCAGAATAGCCAGGGAACTGAGTCACGCTCTCAAATTCATCGGCTTCTCGGTTGGGGTCAAGGAAGATGATTATGAATGCGTGGATCGGTTTGTCGGAGCCGGAGTCCAAATCCTATGTGTTGATGTGGCCCACGGTCATTCACTAATGTGCGGCGAGATTGTCAAGTACATCGCCAGTAAATATCCTGATGTCTTATTGATTGCTGGCAACGTTGCCACTGGAGATGGGGCGGGCTTCTTGTGGCGAGCGGGGGCTGACATAGTAAAGGCTGGAATTGGAAATGGTTCAATTTGTACCACTCGTATCGCTACCGGCAATGGCGTACCACTGCTCTCTACCCTAATGGAAATCAAAAGTGAGAAAGGCTTCTTCGAGAAAGAGTTGGATCGCTCACTCTACATTATGGCCGATGGTGGGGCTAAAAACTCTGGTGATTTGGTCAAAGGACTTTGTTTTGCGGATATGGTGATGAGCGGCAATCTATTCGCCGGATGCGAAGAAACTCCTGGTGATACCATTGAACTTGGTGGCAAACTCTACAAGAAGTACGAAGGCAGTTCTACCCACAAAACTAACCACATCGAAGGGGTAAAGTCTGTTATGCCTCTTCGACCTAAGGTTGGAGAAGTGATGGGCACGCTCTTAGAAGGAATTAGAAGCGGATGTTCCTATCAAAGCGTTGATAGTGTAAAGAAACTGCAAGACAATCCTAAGTTTGTTCGCCAAACCGGATTAGGTTTCAGGGAAAGCGGGGCACACGACGTGCAGGTGATTGACTGATGATGCAAAACAAAGAAGAACATAATTATCTCGATATGCTTCGGCATATTTTAGAGCAGGGAGAAAAACGCCAAGATCGGACTGGTATTGGAACGCTAAGTGTCTTCGGAACACAACTTCGTTTCTCGTTGGAGGACAATGTTGTACCAATGCTGACTACCAAGAAGATGTTTGCTCGTGGCGTTATTGAGGAATTACTCTTCTTCCTTCGCGGTGATACGGATACCAAAAAGTTGGAAGCCAAAGGAGTCAATATTTGGAAAGGCAATACTAGTCGGGAATTTCAGGAAAAACAAGGCTTGGTTTGGCTAAGAGAAGGGGAAATGGGAAAGGGCTACGGATGGGAATGGAGACGCTTCGGTACTGAGTTGCATTCAGTAGATCAGGTGAAAGAAGTTTTGATCTCGCTGAAAGAAAATCCATATGGCCGAAGACACATCATTACTGCCTGGAATCCTTGTGATTTGCGAGCAACAGTTCTGCCCCCTTGCCATACATTCTATCAGTTCTATGTTAGCGATGGCAAATTGAGTTGCCAATTCTATATGCGCAGCGTTGATACTTTCCTCGGCTTACCATTCAATATCCTAAGTTATGCTTGCCTGACTCGAATCATAGCTCAAACCGTTGGACTAGGAACAAAAGAATTGGTATTCACCGGAGGCGATACTCACCTCTATTTCAATCATATTGAACAGGTGAAAGAGCAATTAGGGCGAGAGCCATATGAGTTCCCAAAGATGACGATTGGTAGGGCCACATCTTCGATAGAAGACATCGAAGCCTTGCAGTTCGAGGATTTTGAGATTACAGGATACAAGAGTCATCCGACAATCAAGGCGGAGATGGCAATATAGGAAAGACAATGAACAATATCAAGATGATTGCTGCAGTAAGTAGCAACGGAGTTATTGGCAAGAACAACTCCCTTCCTTTTCATTACACCGCCGATATGAAACACTTTCGGAAAATGACCGCCAACTCAACGGTAATTATGGGTAAGAATACTTTTCAGAGTATGGGAAGCAAGCCGCTCCCTGGTCGTCGTAATATCATCGTTTCAACCACACTTGATCTGGTAAAAGGGATTGAAATTTTTCCCACCACACCAACTGCTATCTATGCCGCAAACTATCCTTACGGAGAATCTTTGGTAGCACCTTGCTACACTTATGCAGAAGATAAATGGTTCATCGGAGGCGCCTCCATTTATGCTGACGGAATGTCAGTGGCAGATGAAATCTATCTCACCATCACACCTGATATTATTGAAGGGAAAGATTTGGTTCGATTTCCCTGGATCAATCCTCAGATATTCTCCGTCGCAAGCACCGAAAAGTTTCCCGATGATGATCGATTAACGCTGGTGAGATATGTTCGTCAATAGTTGATAGGCTAAGCAAGCCTTGTTGAGAATGCGTGCCTTGGTTGCCGCAGTGCGCTTGGCCAAGTGCTCCTGCATACTCCATTGTTCCGCCTTCTCCTTTGCGCCAGGAAGCCACATCTTGGCGTCCTTACCAGGAGTAGTATAGGCTGGGACTGGGATGAAACGAGCCGGATCAACCCACCCACCATTGACCATCACACCGAAGTGTAGATGAGGCCAGGTAACATTAGCGTCGCCCGTGTTGCCCACGGTGCCAATAACTGTATTGGTATCCACCGGCTGTCCCTTCTGGACTGCCACGGAACCTAAATGAGCGTAATATGCTTTGATGCCACCGGGGTGTTGGGTGAAAACCACGTTACCACCCTTTGGGTCTGTTCCAACGGAGCTAACAACACCAGAACCAAATCCATAGACCAATGAGCCACCTGCCACACGCAAATCCGCCCCAATATGACCATGAGGGTGCCTAGGATCAGTGGCGGTAGTCGAGAAACCGCCGCTGGACTCATAGGAACCGTGGATAGGGCTCTGGAACCTTGTTTGCTGCTCCGTCTTTGAGCCAGGAACGCCTGGTGAAGGGGTCTCTGGGGCAGAGGGTAGGGCATCGTCCAAAGCCTTTGTAGCACCTCCTGGGCCGAAGAGTTGTTTCAATTCTGAGAATAGGCTTTCTACTTCCTTGAAATCGATATCATCCATCGGTGAAATGCAAAAGTATCGATAGAGAGCGCGCTTATTCTACTTGTGTAGGCTTAGGTTCGTTGTAGAAATATACCGAAGTTCCCGTCTCTACGAATTGGGTCTTCAATACTTCCGTCAATTGAGGCATAGCCTCTACTACCATCGCACTGACATGAACGGATGCTTTCTCTGCCTTGGCGAGATCGGCCACCTTCTTGAGACAAGAGGTAAATGCCTTCTCATCCAAAGTTCCGTCCGCATTATACATCAAGCAGTGCACCAACCAAGTATCACTCTGTACTAGGGTGGTTTTGATATTACCTAACTTGAAACCAACACCCTCGGCTCTCCAGCCTTTGGCTTCGGAGCGGCTCTGTTTCCATTTTCGTTCCAGTGTCTTATAGAGCGGAAATTGAGCCAGATCATACTTGACATCCTTTTGAGGCTCGCCCATTGGCACCATAATCAATCGTAGTCCTGATAGTTCAGGCTGCAAAATCGAACCCTCTACCACCTTGGTCTTACCGTACTGCACAAAGGGGTTCTTCTTCATTTCGTTAGTCTTATCCATAATATTTGGCCTTTCTTATTTGGTTGCCATACTTCTTATATCAGTCCATCAAACGATTTTTGATCCAATCGACATGGGCTTGTAGTTTTTTCTCGCTATCCATTTTATTCAACTCAAATTGAAAGGTCTCAAAACCGTGATAGACGCCTGCAGCCACATTCTCCGGCAAATCATCAAAATATAAACTGCCCTTGAACTCAGGGTGATCCCAGAGAAAAGACTGGTAATACAAATGATTTGGCTTACGGGCTCCCACGAAACAGGAAAAATGTTTGATACCCCACTGATAAAACTTTTCTTCTTGCCACTGAATATCAATTAGTTTGGCATGTTCCAATCCAATGTTAGACAATAGCGCAACTTGTACGCCCTGTGCGGAAAGGTCTCGCAGCAACTGCATCATTATTGGCTCAGATTTAACAGCCTGATCCCATTCATACATTACTTCATCAATTAGTGCCTCAGAATGTATCTTGAAATGATCTCGAAGTTCATCGGCAAGGCTGGTCATCCCGAGGTCATGTAGTTTTTGATTTCGATTGATGAAAGCATTAGCCTCTTTAACGGTGATATTCAATTGTTTAGAAAGTAGATAGGCCAATGGCTCAAAACTACAATGGCATAGCACATTTCCAATATCGAAACAAACCTTGTTCATAGTAATCCCTCGTGTAAGTATCCTACTTTGTAGTTATGAACGGGCGACCCCATCTTCGGTAATTTGATAGGTCGGGTCGGATCATAAACCACCTTACCCAAGTTATTCTTTTCAGTTAGAATGCCATTGAAAATGGAATTAGCGCTCGTAAAGTTGGGGAAAATCAAAGAGGGCTTACCGTTGTAAAATGCATCGGCAAGTAAATCTTCTTCTCCTTGACTTACCATCGCTTGACAATTGGCCACGTTGCAGGCATATTCAATAGTGTTATCTAAATCTTTCATAGTAGGAGCAGAGAGTTGTTCCGAAGATTGGATGCCAAAAAATACCGAGTCGCCAGCCCGTTTCAGATAGTGCAGTAATTTCTTGTTGTTATTCAGACTTGCCCCAACCAAATTATGTTGGCAGGGTACCGCTATACTTCCTTTATAGTGATAGGGACGAATCCAGTCACATTTACTTCTAAGAGGGAATGGGCTAGCAGTATCACAAAAATGAGAATAGACAAGACCACGGTCAGCATTATTTATCGCGTTGAGGATCAATTGGTTTTCATCACGAGAGAATAATTTCCTGTACCTACCCACATAGGATTGTATCGGATGTTCTTGACTATGACTTGTTTCAACCGCGTGATAGAGGAGAAAAGAACCAATAAACCAAAAGGGAATATTGAGAGCACTAGCGACGTGGGCAGTAAAAATTTCCATATCACTGATGATTAGATCGGGGGCAAAGTATTTGATTTGATCAGCGTAAATGCTTAGATTTTCACTATCGAAAGGACGCTTCGGGAGCCCTGTTGGATCGAGTAAGGCGTCCAATGTCCAATCTAAGGAAATGTAGGGAATTGATTTTCTATACCCGGCAATTTTGATGATATGCTTTTGATCTATCGCTCCCAAAAAACGCAGTAATCTAATGGCCGAATCAGATGAGTTATTGGCTGCGTAGATGATTTTCATTTAGCCAGTTTTGAGAAGTGATTGGAAAGTAGAGATCTGCTTACGAAACACTTGCATCGTAACTTTGGTATCTGCTTCGGCACTATGGGCCTTTTCATTTTTGAGTGCATATTTTTTGACCAAATTACGAAGGCTATATCCTTCGCTTTCCTGCTCTCTTACAAGATCAAGAAACAATTCTATGCCCATCGTATCAAGGCTATACTTCCTGCTAAATGGGAAAGTTTCAAGCGTGCCGCATTTTTCCCAAAGAGCCTCCAGCATTCCCTTGTCGAATGGAACGTTCTGACCCACCAACATTCTTAGATCGGAAGGACATCCGTCGTTCATAATCCAATTTTCAATCTCTACCAATACTTGGGATGGATCTCGATATTTTTCGCGGCCTTCCTTGGTTAGGCCTTTCAAATCCTCAATTTTCAACCCATTGACCCGGAGCGCGTCGGTAGAAATGGCCGCAAAATTGAGAGGTCTAAGAAACCAAGTTCGCTGCTCATCAGTAGAGAGGCGATAGATAGAAATTTCTACTGGGGAATGTACAGGGGCAAGGAGGCCCGTGGTCTCGCAATCGCAAACATATAATTCGTATTTCATTCTGTTTCTTCCTTATCATCAAATCTAATAGCATACATACAAAATCCATCCGCCCTGTAAATATGATGAAATTCATCAGCATCGGGCAGTGCTTTCAGTAACGCATCCTTGGCAGATGCCGCTGCTTTGGGAGCCAGAAAGCCTGGAATGATGCGCGTATTCTTGTTCTTACGCACATCAAATGAATACACAACAATTTGACCACTCACGTTGCTGTAAGCAATTGTGGGTCCTTTATCGTGAGATTTGTAGGGGCCGAGGACGACCATAGCACCAACGGGTAATTCTTCTTTGATTTCGAGCAGAGGTTCTTTTTTCATCCTCAAAAGGATAATTACGAGACGAACACTGTCAAGTGATGGCTTTCAATTTCTTTTTGACTGACAATTTCAGTGAATTGAATGATTTGTCACCGGCCTTGTATTGTTTGATCAGAAAATTGACACCCTCCACCGAACGAAGAAACTCTCGCTCCTTCTTATTCAATTTGCTTCCTTCAATTGTTAGCATTAGTTTAGTATTCTCGAAGATTTTCCATCGATCTCCTTTACCCGGTAAATTGATATGTTTTACCCTAACGACTGGCAGCACAATATCATCATCTTCGTGGTACAGATCGTACTCGTATTTACTGAATGTATGACGTACGCTTTGTTCTTTACCGTCTTGACCTAAATAATCCTTTTCATTCGCCATTTTGTTCCTTCATTTATTTGCATACCGCATCACCAACAATCGCTCCCGAAATTGCAGCCGCAAGTATTCCGATCACGCCCATACTCTCTCCCGCCACATACAGCCCTTCCACCTCAGTGCAGAGATTATTGTCCAAATTTATTTTGGAAGGTAATGGAACTAAGGTGGGAACGTGAAAATACGCTTTATTCAGCAGGTCTGGAATAACATTAGATAAATCCTGCATATCTTGTCCTAACCAGTTATACTCCGGTATGATGGAAATTCTACTTTTACCATTGACTAAAGTTGAAACTCTTTCTTTTACGATACGATCATTGGATAGGATAAAGGTTAGTTTCCCAATCCTGTCTGTTTGCTCAAATCCGCAGTCTGCCGTTGGAATATCTCGGATGAAAGAAAAGGAAACCTTATCCGTCTTCCATCGCCCCTCATTAGAGCGGAAGGCTGAAATTGCCATATCCACATGGTCTTCAGGAATAATTGTTCCATTCCAACATAATGGGCCCACCTCTATATTCTCCTTAGATAGGGTACAATTAGACTTATTGAAATCCTTGAGAGTAGTGGCGGGCATCTCTATTCTTACTCCAAACTTAGCGAATCGATTATCCTCAACAATCCCAAAATTGGTAAACAATTGATGCGCCCATCGCCAGCCACTGCGACCTACCGCTATTACCACTTTCTTAGCCTTATACTCACCTTCCTGAGTTTGGATGAGAAAGTTGTTTTTAGTTTTAGTAACGGCAAAAACCTCATTGTCAAAACTAAAAGTCAGGTTCTTATTAGTCTCTAATTTATTAGAGATAAACTTGGAAAGTGCGTGAATTTCTTTTGGGTATAACTGCACGTAATTATTGAGTTGTATTTTTAGACCATTCTTCTTAGCTCTTTTTTCAGCGGCGGGGGCTGGGGAACGATCTTTGGTCGTCTCAAAATCAGAGACATTCCTGAAAACTTCGGTAACCCAATTATTGGAAGTTTTGGCTTTTTTACTTCCTACTAACTGATCAACTTTTTTCGTATCGGTCAGATAGATTTTACCGTCTCCATTGATAAGACAGCCTAGCCACCCAGAAATTTGCGACCTTCGTTTTTGCGGCGGTCTCCCTAACTCAAATCCTATAACTTTTGCATCCTTGTATTTTTCAGTAATCTTGTGCAGAGCAAAAGCCCCGGCAATTCCTAAACCAAGTACGGCAATATCGTGACAACCATTTTTACTCATTTATGTCCTTGAAAAGATGAACTGTCTCTGCTATATCGGTAGTTATGAAAGAATTTGATGTCAACATGAAAATGTTGAGAGACGGTGATATAGAGAGGCGAAACAGGAGAAAACAATGCCTACGATTAAAGTACCCCAAAACGTTCAACTACTCGATCTTTCCGATCAACCAGTTCTAAACCAGGATGGCGTTCCCGTGCAGATTGATTTCGCCAAGTCTTTCCTACTGAATACAGTGTTAAATGACGCCAAATTCGGTTCCAACCTGAAATCCCTCTATGTTGCTATCGATCTAGCCAAGGCTTTCGAGAAATCAGAGCCTGGTAGTGAGGTTCTAATTAGCCAAGATGGCTGGGAAAAACTGAAGGAAGTAGTGAGCGAGCCCTCCGCAGCGTACAACGTCACTGTTATGAGGCAGGCGAAATCGTTTTTTGATGCTATTATGAACCCTGAGAAGAAGTAAGATCCTTATTTAGGGGTGGGTAGTATTCCCGCATATTCAATGTGCAGTTCCCTTACGATTCCAATTCCATACTTGCCTATTTAGATCCCATTGATCAGTATATGATCAGAAAAGGATCGACCGTTCAGACGATCTATAATCGTGTGAATAACCAAGCGATGATACAGCCCACTGTCGCCGCTCAGCCAACTTATTCCCTCACCGCCATGAACGGTTTGCCTGGATGGGTTTTCGACGGTACCTCTCAGAGAATTACTTTATCCTTGCCAAAAGTCGCTATCAGTAAGCCTAAGCCACTGACGCTCGCCTATGCATTGGCAAATGGTAGCAATTTCAATTTTGGATTCAATATAGGAAGCGCTACATTACCCAACCCCCAAATCTTTTTGGGATTTGTGCCAACTAGTCTCGATGCTGTCGATAACGTGGATGTCGTTATCCAAGATGATACTGGAGCCAATGATGCAGCCTATGCTACCATTGCTGTGGATTCTAATACCCATATCGTTTCCGCCATCATTGATACTACTCAACTGACCCTGCGATTTGACGGAAAAGTAGTTGCTACTGCGCCCATTTCTTCCACGGCGGGTAATTCGATCACTTTGGATCAATTAGCTTTGGGTGATGTTTCGGATGGATCGGTAGGCGGAACTGGACACTTCTACTTCGCTGGATCAATAGGAAAGGTGATTATTGAGCAGGGTGATGTAGCCAATTTAGCCGGAGAGAAGTACCTTCTCGACTATTACAGTATTCCAGTGAATTACGACGTACAGTTCTAACGAGCGTAGGGCCTGCTAAACTTTTGGCATACTCTATAGTATGACGACTCAGTTCATTATGAGGGCAAATAACCACGTGCTCAGTAAACACGTGTATTGGGCCGTTCTTGGCGCTCCTGACCCCACCGCCGCACAATCCGGTTTCAATCCAGCAGATTTGGATCTACCTGCCGTTGTAGACTACCAGGTTCAAGTTCCAATCATTGGGACTGGTGGTGTGCTACCAGATGGCATCGCAGGCGGAGACTTAGGAGGAACTTTTCCTGATCCCAGTATTGCTGAACTACAAGGCAACCCTATTAGCGCAGCTCACCCAACTACTAACTACGTTCTAACCTGGAACGGCAGCGCCTGGGTACCATTGGCATCAGGCACTAGTGAGGCTGTTAGTGGAGATTTAGCTGGTAATCTGCCTAGCCCTTCTGTCACGGGTCTACAAGGTAGGCCAGTTAGTTCTACTGCGCCAACTACTAACTATGTTCTAACCTGGAATGGGAGCGCGTGGATACCAGAAGCCGCATCAGGTGGTGCCGGGCCGGTAGGTGGAGATTTATCTGGTAGCCTTCCTAATCCAAATGTTATCAAAATACGAGGAACAGCAGTTTCTGGTACGGCTCCAACCGAAGGTCAAGTATTGGTGGATGTTGGTGGAACCTATACACCTACTGGCTTCCTATTCAACATCAAAAACTATGGTGCGGCAGGCAATGGAATAGCCGATGACAAACCCTCATTTACGGCTGCGGCTGCTGCGATTGGAAGCAGCGGCACCCTTCATCTTCCTACAGGAACTTATCGCATAGGCTCGAATCTTACGATTGCCAACACTATTCGCATCAAGTTCGAAGAAGGCGCCATTATCAAACCAGACAATGGGATAACGGTTTCATTGACCGCTATCGATGCCCGTCCCAGCCAACAAATCTTCGACGTTTCGGCGGGCGGGGCATTTCAGCTCATAGCTCCTTCATACAGCGCGGTCTCTGCTGCCGGTTTGCCCACGACCAACATCCTCTATGTCACCTGGTTCGGCGCGATAGGTAATGATTCGCACGATGATACGGCTGCGTTTCAAGCAGCAATCAACGCAGCGGGAATAGGCACTACCATCTTTATTCCTAATAGCGTCTATCCATATCTCATCTCCTCAACTCTGCGCGCATATTCGGATGCCAACGGCAGATTTGGTGGAATGTGTTTTATGGGAGAAGGCGGACCGTCAAAAGGCAGTTCGATTAGCAGCTCTGTATGGTGGAACGGTAATACAGTTACCGGGTGCAATGCCACCATTACTCACAAGTTCGCTGGGGCCGCGCACGGAGTTCTGATTGATGGACTCTCTAATATGGCCGCGATCAATGTTGGTGATATTATCGAGTTCTGGGGCGCTCTAAATGCCGGTAACAACGGACGCTTCGTCGTATTACAAGTAAATAGCGCTACGCAAGTAGTAATCAATAATGCCGCGGCAGTACAAGGAGATACCAACGTCTCTTGGCTGCTTGAACAGAGTATGTTCGATATTCGCGCCACTGAAATACGATATAGCAACCTGATCTTTGCCGAAGCTCCCAGCAAACGATTGACGACCCATATCAACTGGAACGTCACACCAGTAACATCGGCATTTGCAACTGGATTGGTGATTGACAAGTGTGATTTTAGTGATCAAGGAACGGTCACAACGTCTTCTACTACCATCGCCGCTGGTTCTAATGGAGCGTCACTTCCACAGGCCACCATCAATGTTGCCGCTACGGCTTCTTTTCCTAGTGCTGGAGTTTTGCTTATAGCGACGAGTACTGGTACACAATCGATTACCTATACCGGTACGAGCGGTGGCAATCAGTTCACGGGATGCACCGGCGGTACCGGCACAATGAGTACTGGCGGAGCCGTAAATATTGGTCTTGTAGCACACGCAAAATGGGGCGTCAAGATAGGATCTTTGGTTGTTCCTCAGGTTGGATGGGGTGGCAGTCATATCATCGATACTGATGGCTATGTCGAAGTGTTTTCTCCCAGCAATTTGGAAAACTCTCACATCGTCGATTGTACCTTCACTGGCTTAGAAATGGCTAGCGTGATCATCGATAATACCAATGGCAATAGCTATCTTCATATGATGGAGAAGTGCGGTTTTGAGACAATGCCATTGGGCTTTCAAATCTCTAGTCCCGCCGGTGGACAGTTCAACTTTTATGAGTGCAGCTCTGGAACAATCTTTGATGCCGTGTATCAGTTTGGTGCTGGCAGTCAAAAACCAATGATCATCGGCGGACATCACGAAGTTATCGGGACTTTTATCCGAGACGAAGGGTCTGGCGGATCAACCGGCTTCTCCGTAAAAGGCAACACCTTCTTCTTGGACGTGGTGAATAACGGACAGAGCTATTACTTCATTCCAACATTCGGGGTGCCACTGGAATATATTCCATTCGGCCTCAATCCTAGCGGTTCTTTGATCACGAGCCCGGGAAGCAATATCACTGTATCGGATTGCTGGTTCGACGCGGTGCCACAAGACTACTTTATTTCGGCGGGGTTCGGTGGTAATGCCGAGAGTAATCTGATCGTTGAGAACTGCACTTTTGGCGGGCAAACATTTGCTGCGGGGATCGATCCTAATGCGGGCATCAGGCCATTCAATAGCAATACCTCTCGCAAGGGACCATATAAACTGCGAGATGGCGATACACTAATATTCACCATCACCAGTGGGCTTACCAGTACAACTACGGCACCAGCAACGGTCACCTTCCACGCCTCCGATACGCCCAATATCGGACGATGCTGGGGATATAATGTGGCCTATATGTTTCAGAAGGATGGATATTCAGCCGGGATCGTACCGTATGCGAGTGGTGACTCGGGTAATATCTCCTTCATCAAAACTGGGCAACCATATACCAGTGATACGATTACCTGGTTAGGTACGACTACCATAGCAATAGGTTCTAACGGGGCCTCACTCCCCCAAGCGGTTATCAATGTAGCGTCTGTTACCGGCTTCCATAGCTCAGGAACGCTTGTCATTTCAACCAGCGCTGGATTACAAACGGTGTATTACACGGGAACGTCAGGAGCCACCTTTACTGGCTGCTCTGGCGGAACTGGAACAATGAGCACTGGTGGCAGTGTGACCAATGCAGCCCTACACGAACTGGGCCTTGATACGGCCAACAACTCCTTCGTTCAAGCTAACAACCCCAGCGCAGCTCATATGGCTTCTGGTGGCATAGTAGAGCTCTTTGCTGGCGAGAACCTGCACTTGGTAACACGCAACAATGTGGCCACTTTGGACTTCACCAACTTCAATCCGCTCAATGATGTAGATATGCACTTCGGCACTCCGATTGCTGTTAGGAGCGTGGAGCAACGAAACACCTCTACGGGCCCGAGCCTCAATGGTCTAACCTGTGCTAATCTAGGTGGAACGGTTACCTTCACCAACAATCAAGCGCAGGCATTGATTGTTTTTGACAACGTGGAGCCTGACAATGCTTACCAAATCCTAGTCAAGGACAACATAACGAATGGTTTGGTTGCGGCAGGCGCTCTTAATGCACATCCTAGTGTCTACTCTACCCGTGGCTTCTTGCTCACATTGGATCAGGCACCAGGATCAGGGACTTCTGTTTCTCACTCGTGGCAAATTCAACGAGCACCAACGACTTCCAGCGTTGATCCAGTTGATCCGACTATCATCACAGCGGCCCCATTGACTTGGTGGATCGATCCAATGTGGAACCATACTCTACAATCGACGACCATCACTTCTGGTTCTAACGGAGTGTCACTGCCAACAGGCACTATCAATGTGGTGGCTTCTTGGACTAATCCCAGCAATACCATCTATGTAACGACTAGTAATGGACCACAACTGGTAACCTATACCGGACAATCAGGAACATCCTTTACGGGCTGCACTGGTGGAACTGGCGTGATGGCTACTGGCAATGGAGTGGTGGCAGCGGATGGATCATTGGCTACCATCGTAGATCGTTCTGCTAGTGCGGCCAATCTAACTAGCGTTCAAGTTTCCACTACCTGGCCAATCTGGGTTACTAGTCCCACACTCAATGCCTATTCTCTACAACTGGGACCCAACAACTTCCCATACTTGCGCTTCTTCGATTGCAAGGCTACCAACGGATCTTCTACACAGCATATCATTACCGGCAGTGCTTGGTATGTCTTCGTGTTGTATCGGGCAATCTTTCCGCCGAATTATCCATATTTCGGGTTCCCCAACTCGGCCGGTGGCTCCGGTGATATTGTCGCTATCAATGGAATGGACTATGGCTCCTATAACTACAGAACTGGGTTTGGTGCCAGCGCAAGGCAGGTAACCTATGCTGGCTTTACTGACTGGGTAGATGCTGGGACAGAAGTTGCGGCGCCATCTATCGGACAATCTTTGCCACAAGCAGTTATCAATGTGGTTTCTACTACTGGTTTTGCCAGCTCGGGAACTATCTACGTGGTCACCAGCCAAGGCGCTCAAACAGTGGCCTATACTGGGAAGTCAAGCACTTCCTTTACAGGATGCACTGGTGGACTAGGTATTATGCAAACTGAAAATAGCGTTTCTACTATCTCCGGCAATACCAACTGGGAGCTGGCCGAAATCTACACTACCACCGGTGCCACCGCCCCAACTCTCAAAATCAATGGTACCGCCGATCCATTTGTTGGCCCACCGTCTTTCGTATGGCCGGGCGCATCTAATGGGATTGGCCTCTGCATTGATGAAAACTCCTGTGATATTGGATTAGTGCTCGTCTATAACGGAGACATTACGGGGGATGCACAACTAGCTAATTTGAGAACTGCCATTAGAAACAAGTACAAGGTCTATTAAAATGAGTATCATCTACGATCCAATAAATATCAAAGAGTACCCATACAATGCGGTGGGCGACGGTGTGCATGACGATACCGCTGCTATTCAGGCTGCACTCAATTTTTTCAGCGGCACCTCCAGCACGCGAAGTGGCACAATATTTTTCCCGTTTGGCATTTATAAAATCACCAGCACACTCACTTTTACTGGAAATCAAGGGGCTTCTATTAGGTTTCAGGGCGATGGAACGGGAGCGACTGCTGGCGTAACACTGCTATGGGATGGGTCATCTGGTAGCACCATGTGGAATTTTTATGGTCTGAACCAGGCTGAATTTGATAACATCATTTTTAATGGTAATCACCTTGCTTCAACAGGACTTTGGTTTCACTATGACGCCACCAATGCCGTTGGCTCCGGTCAGGTCTTTTTCCATAAGTGTTTTGGATATTATTGTGTGGGCACCGGCGCATCGGCAAGCAATGGATCGGCAATAATCAAATTAGGAGATAGCGCGAGCTCATTTGAGGTTGCGGGATATGTTTTCGATAAATGCACTTTTTACGGTGGAACTTACGAAAACAATGGCACGCAGGCTTGTGTAATGGCACTACAGTCTGGTCCGGGTAATACGGAGCAGTTTGCCTTCCGCGATTGCAACTTCGGATATGCTTATTACGGTTTTGAATTTGACAACGGAAACAATGAACTGATATTTGACAATTGTCAGTATGCCGCTGTTTTTGCTCCTGTGCATGCGGCCGGACCCATACATATCAAAATGCACGAATGCGCTACAGAAATAGTGAATACTGGCACTTACGCGCACCAAGGATATTTCTTACATGGTGGATCACAATCGGCAAAAGCAATCATAGATTCCTGTGAGATAGTGATTGATGGATACAATAACGCTCAAAACGCTATTATATCTTGGGCGGGTGGGCATCTTGAACTCATAAATTGTCTTGTGGATGGTACTGGTGGTGGCAGTGGCGCGTCTAATAACACTATCGCTTCTCTCAGCGTTGCCTCAATGGGAATTAGCGGTTCCTGTTCCGTGAGCGTCAAAAAATGTGTTTGGGTCAATGTCGGAACTGGAACTACAATTCCGCAAATTCCTGTGTATGTGGGCGGGACTAATAAAACTGACTATGTAGCAGGTGATTCCGAGACTAATCGAGCGGCCATTGATCTGCATCAAAATATGGGGGCGCCATATGGCAGCAGTTCATCATTGCTTCCAGAGTTTCAAGCATGGCCACTATCTTTTTGGACTATCGCCCCTTGGAGCAATATTACTTTCGGCGCCGCAGGACTGTCAGAGGTATATCGTGGCGAAACCAGGCAATTAACAACTTGTTATGAGATCGATTACACGGCGCTTACCGCCGCAAGCACCCAACAACAAATTACTTTGGGCACAATTCGTACGCATCAGGGAGTTGTTCGCGTTATTATGGAAGTCGTTACTCCATTCAAGGGTGGTGCAATTTCAGCGATGCTAACCGAAGCTGGATATACTGGCGGAACCAATGCAGAATGGATTGTGAATAAGGATACTTGGACAGCTGCTGCTGTCTATGGGCTGGCAAGCGGCGATCTGGGTACGGCTCTTACTGGTACGGTACAAGGCATTGATGTTAGTGCTTGGACTACTGCAAAGGCTTTCGGATTATATTTTACAGCGACTAGCGGAAATTTGAATACTCTTACGCAGGGCAAAATAAAACTATATGTCACTACTGAATTTGTGGATTACCTGTAGTTATACGTTTTTGGCTGGATAAATTTCCAAATAGACTAGAGCATCTGCGCTAGAAGTGACATAGTTATTAGTTATGGTAAGAATCGCATTCGTGGTACTACGAGTCCAAACTGCGGTAGGTGGAGATGCGCTGCCTCCTATGCCATTAAGATCGCTACCTTGAGCATCAGCTCCAAGTAAACCAGCGGTGCTACTATTAGCTGGGTTTACTCCTCCGCTCAAAGCTCCTGGCGTAGCGCCACTTCCCCCATAGTTAGCGACAACAAATTCAGCTTGTAATCCCGCAGCTGCAGTTAAACCTGACGTGCCAGTATTACACATTAGAATTGTCGCCTTTAATAATACCACATAGTTTGCAGGTATCGCATAAGTAACTGTACCTGTACCACCGCTAGCGGCAATACCAGTTAAACTGCCACCGCTGAATACCTGAAAATCTTTTCCTTGGAATGTAATGGCCATTTATATCTCCTTAATTTCAGACAGGAGCAATTGTGGTGATCGTTCCTGAACTTGAACGCCAATACAATGCCCCACCGCTTGCGTATAAAACACCGCCTCCCGATGGATTGGTAGTTGGAGCGGTAGTAGCATTTGAGATACCCAATACATTCGCGCCACTGCCAAATGAAGCCGTTGTACCAATTTGTAATCCATTTGCTGTCATTTGCATTATCGTTGCTACTGCAATCTCAAAATCCATCAATGTACCAGGAGTGTTAATTGATAGGAAAGATCCGGCAGCCTGCATAGTAAAATTACTTCCACTAGGTGCCAAACCAGCTGCGCCTAGCCATAGCCCACCTTGTGCTCCAGCTTGTCCGGGAATAGACCCTACTGCAAATTGAAGAGAGCCATTTCGTTCCATCCCGAAATATCCTTCAGAACCACTACCGCTCAAAGGTGGTATATTCGCAAGAACATTACCAGGGGTGCCGTTAGTGGTTGCGCCGGAACCAGCCTGCAGAATGAGATTACCGCCGGTAAGATGGGTAGATGCGGTGGCTTCCGCAGATTGTGCTTGAATAGTCATATTGATAGCGGCTACATCAGACCCCGGAGTTACTTGGGTGATGGTGGGTGAAGCTACGGCTACACCAAATTCTACCGTACTGCCTAATAACTGAAGTGATGATTGAAGCGTCCAAAAATTAGCCAAAGTGGAGTTATAGTCAGCCACATTAGCATTGCCAGTACGTAAAATGAGCTGACCGCTAGTAGGCGCATTTAGGATTGTATATGTTGTACCATCACTGGTAAGTGTATAGGTAGAAGAAGTTGGTGAAATAGAAGCGCCCATCCATAGGGCGGTAAACAACGATCCTGTTGTAAGAAGTCCGATTTGTGCAATTTCAGCGACACCGCGATTGATTTTGAAATTTGCTTCAGCTCCAGCTCCACCAGGGACCTGAAGGGCGATAATAAGATTACCACCACCAAAGTCCGTAGCGTGGGCAGATTGTTGGGGCTGGATGGTGAGATCTTGTCCCTTGGTAACAGTGGATTCATTGGCTTGAGCAAGAACAGGGCCAGAAACAGTAGATGACCACTGCAATATTTGGATGCTTGTAGTTACTGATGCCGCACCTATTACAACCGCCCCTGTAGTGCCATTGGCAAGTCCTAGTTGAATAGACCCGGAACCTGATGGGGCATTCAAATAAGTATTGCTGCCATCGCAAATCAAAGTGTAGTTAGTGCTTGTTTGAGAGGTGGCGTTGGCGCCTACAAACAAACCTGCATAGGAAGATGAGAAGCCCCATTGCCCCATCAATATTTGGGTGGTTTGTCCAGTGGAAGCCCAAATGCCACTTAAGTCCACCTTTCCATACTCTACACCACCATTTTGTAGAGAAATTTTACCAGCAGTTCCTGCACCTACGGGCGCAGGAACATTTAGTATGATATTACCGGGGGTTCCTGTTGAAGCCTGTGAAGTAATAGTTAAACTGGTCGCAGAAACAGATGAAGTAGAAGCCTGATCAACCGTTGCGGTTACAGTACTACTCCATTGTATTTCATGATCTGTTAGTTGTATTGTCATTTTATTCTACATAGATTACGTAAAGATATCCGGAACCGCCCGTCCCACCAGAACCAGCAGCAGTACTTGCAGCAGCCTGAGCTCCGCCTCCTCCAGCCCCCGCTCCGGTATTAGCAGAAGCATTGGTACCATTATTAGCGGTCCCGGAGCTTACGCCAGCACCACCATTACCTCCTGGGCCAGCGGCTCCAGCACCTCCGCCCCCACCTCCTCCGGCGTTATTACTTGGTCCGGTGCCATTTCCCGGTGTTCCACCTGCAAATCCTCCAACAGGATTGGAAGCGCCATAACCACGGCCGGTACCGGAAATATCTGCCCAGCCCCCTCCAGCAGGATGAATTGTTATAGCGAAAGTGGTGAAACCATTTGTATCAGTATGGGCATTCCCGCCAGCCGTACAGCCTCCGCCTTGAGCAACTGAAAATGCCTGTCCAGGACCGCCTTGACCGCCACTAGCGCCACCAAAAGTAGCCAAGCTTCCAAAAGTAGTGCTTGCTCCGTCGTTACCTACACCCCCACCTTGTGGAGGACCAGAAGCGCCTCCATTGGCGCCTCCGGCACCACCACCACCAATTGTGATAGTATAAGTAGTGTTAGATACAACTGAAACATGGGCCGTTGATTGGAGCGCACCGCCACCACCCGCGCCACCAGGTAGACTTGTGCCGTTACACGCGCCCGCACCGCCACCTCCGCCTCCGCCGCACCCAATTAATAAAACTTCCGTTATTCCTGGTGGAACTTTCCAGGTAGTAGTGGTGGTAAAATATAATTTTGTTAGAGGCATTTCATTTCTCCTTATATGATAAACCAATCAGTTCCATTGCTGACCAATCGCAAACATCCGAAATTGACTTGATAGACCAAACTGGCTGCTACCGTATCAATTTTTTCGCTTCCATGTCGCACGATGGTAATATTGTTGGTTTCTGCTGCCCCTGAAATATCTTTAATGAACAGATAACGTCCTGCGGTTGGTGCTGGTAAGGTAAGATTGAAGGCAGCAGAATGGTTACATAGAATGATTAGATCTGATATATTATAACCGGAACCACCGTTACCGTTATCAATGGTATATGTTCCGGTTATAGTAGTAATATCATTCAATGCTAATCCAGATTGAATGGCTACCACTCCACCTTTTCCAGAATTATATCCCGTTCCACCATAAAGTCCCAGAATACCACCATTGGTATTTCCACTGGTTTTACTAGCTTGAGAGAATACATCAAGTTCTTGTCCGTCGCCCGTGTTAGAAATTGCTTGACCAATTTGTGGATTCACAGATGCAGCGTCGAATTTTAAAGTTCCAGCATTTACACCATCTCCAGATAATGTTATCGTTGATGAGGACCCAATAATAATCTTAGCTCCAGCCCCATGTATGGTTAAAGCAGATCCGCCAGTGGAAGCGTCGATGGTGGGGTTAGAGATACTACTATTCCATTGTAAGGAAGTAGCATTGAAAGGAATAGTGCCTCCGGCGCCACCATTACCGCTAATGGCCGCTACATATTGATTAGTACTAGTACTTCCTGTCAAATCATTAGCCCACGTAACTCCGCTTGCGCCCCAGCTATAAGCCCCAGAATTGTAAGTTAAAACCGTGTTAGTTCCAGATGGAGATGGAACCGCAATATTCTGTAATCCCGTGACAGTTACAGTACCTGTATTACCAATACTGGCGTCACCACCTACCGTAGTCCAAGTTGGAGATGGTGCTGCGTTATTAAGCAAAATTTGTGCAACAGAACCGGCAACCAATTTGTTGACTGCGATGGCAGCTGAGGATGAGACATCTGCATTAACTATTGTCGAAGAGGTAAAGTTGCCCGAACTATCAGAATGAACAATACCCGTTCCCAATCCTGTATCCTGCATGGAAGTAACCGTAGCTCCACCAGTAGATAATGTGCCGGTTGTGCTAACATTCTGTGATCCAAAAACGGGACTAATTTTGGTTCCTGCAATTGCGGCAGATGCATTGATATCTGTATTGACAATACTACCAGTCAAATTTAGTTTGCTATAGATAATAGCCGCTGAAGATGATACTTGTGCGTTAGAAATTTGTTCCCAAATAGAAGCGGTACCACTAGTGGCCACTAAAACTTGATTAACAGAAGGGGATGTGTTAACTGAAGTTCCATTGATTTTAGCAACAGTATTACTACCTAGAGCACCAGTAACATCACCGACAAGTGTATCAATATCAATAATAGATTTAGGTTCCCATTCACTATCGGCCATAACCCAAGTAAGCACTTGTCCATCAATGGGCGCTGAAGTACTAATAGCATTACCTTGAATTTTGGCTACCGTTGGATTTGGATATGTTCCCGATAAATCTCCACCAGCATATCCATCCGGTGGGAGGCTACTTGGAAGATTTGTGGGAATCCATTCCATGCCATTCCACTCTAGTACTTGATCTATAGTTGGATCGACCTTGGAAACTGGATTACCTTGAATCGCTGTTACTCTTTTAGATATGTCCGATGGCATTTAGGTCTCCTGAAATGATGCAACAATATTGTCATTTCTGGCTTCGCGCATAAATAGGATCATTGACTACTAATTCCGCCTCATCCTCGGCAGTGAGTTCCTGCATTGAGAGTTTCATTCGTTTGCCGGTCATTTGATTGATAGCCAATACGAATGTCTGTTGTTCGCGGAATTTCCAATCGGCTCCACGAGCCTCGTCGGTGAGGTTCAAGTCGCCGGAGGTAATGGTAACCCCACGGATTAGGCTCCAACGGAAGCCGTTGACGCCAATGCTGCCGGTATTATCCGTAACAGGTTGGAAAGTAGTTGCGCCACCAGCATTGAGCATAACCGAAGAGGCGTTGGGAGATACCATATTATCTCTAATATGCACAGTGGTAGCATCAAAAAATACATCCGGAGCGCTCAGTTGAGTAAAACTTGATACTAGAGCCTGGAAAAGACTTGCGGAAATCTGACCATAGGTGGTAACGGTATTGAGCGTTCTAAAATGCGTTACATTTGCATCCGAATAGTTATCGAGGGCAAGTAACTGGTTATACGAAGATGGCTGTGATAGGAAGCTAGTGGCACTAGCTATGAGCGTTGATGATCCTCCCGCAGGCGTATAGGTCAAGGCAGTTGGACTGAACTGAAACTGCGTTGTTCCACCAGTTTGGATGTACACACTACCAACAGTAGATAATCCGCTATTGCCAGCTCCCAAAATGAGATTGCCACCGCTATGTCCCGCACCAGTTGCACTCTGTGCCGTAATAAGCATCTGTTGTCCGCTTCCCGATGAAGTAGAAACTTGTGTTAGCGTAGGATTTACCGTTCCAGTGGTCCATTGCAGGGTCGCGGGCGTAATATTGATGGGAGTGCTACCGCTAATGGCCGCGACTAACGGATTGGGATAGGTGCCGGAGAGATCGCCACCCGCCGCGCCCCCCGGAGTACCGCCCGCATTGCTAATAAGTTGAAAGGTTCCAGGAGAACCACCAACAGTACAAATCCATCCGTATGGACTTCCAAGAGTGGGCGTAGTATTGAGAACTACATCTCCTTGCTTATATGTGCCGGATACGGGAATAGCTGTGGCATAGTAAGTTGATACTATATCATCTTGGGCAGTTGGGTTTCCGGGATATGTCCAATCCTTGACTTTCCTTCCCTTCTGCAAAGCAAACAATCCAAACCAGAACTCATCACCTGATCGAAGATTGTAGAAACTGAATGCGATCTGCCGATTGACATAGCCATCATAGTAGAAGCTGGTGGATATTCGTTGCCAGATGGCGTAACCATCCGAGGGTGTTGATCCAGAATAGTCCAGCGTGTCAATGATGAAGTTGTTTGCTGCTACGATTGGATCATAGAACGATAAGCCTACTTGTCCATTGGCGGTAGCCTTGATGGCCATAGAGAAGGTGTATTCTCCTGCTGGCATTGAGGTTGTTAGAAAGGCTGTTGGTGAGGCTGCTATGTATAGTCCTGGGGTGGCGGTGCATAGAATGCCTCCGATGTTATAGCCCGTTGTTGTATCAGTTGACCCACCAGCGACATTAGTTGATCCGAGGCCAGTTAGTGTCGTATAGTCAATATTTCCAGTAGACCAGTAGTTCTGGGATACGCCAATGTTCGCTTCGGTTCCCTTGAACTCGCGAAGTCTATAGCGTTTCAATTCGCCAGTGACGTCCTCTCCAAACGGGAAGGTGTGTAGTACGTTGTTGCTGGTGGTGAATCGAAAGTCAGGATACAAATCGATGAAGTTGTCGATGTTGATAACGATGGTTGATCGCTGACGATACAAGTAGCTGGTTTTTGGACACGATACGGAGTCAATCCAAATACCATTAGATTCCATCAACACGTTGCCGTATGGTAATCCGCTTGGGATACCTTGATGTAACATTCGAACGTCGATCTTGGCGGGGAAGTAATCGTAGATTTCCATCCAGTATAAGCCTGCGCAAGATGATAGAACCGAGGAATCGAACTTGATCAGACATTGATAGGAACCTGGGTCGGTAATGGCAGCAAGGCTCTGACCATAGTAAGAGAAATTGTTGGCTTTGATTCGTAGAATTGGGGCGCCGGATTCACCACCGAACCGACAACTATCAGCAGTGAAGGCTCCCAGCCCACCTAGCCAAGCACTATGGGTGGTTGCTACCGTTTGATCTCCGAACTGTGGAGCCATTACGCAGTTCTGCAAAATCAGGTTGTCATAGCTGACCATAAACGGAAGGATATACCCATCATCATCATAAACCAAAACAGCATTAGCATCGTCAAGAGTACTCTGTGAAGGTATCATATAGCAGTCGGATACCTGAGCTCCGTCGAAACCAGCGTGCCAAGCGCAAGAAGTCTCGAAGTGGCAGTCTCGAACGAACATTGTCGCTGCGCTGCTACGATTTTCAATGGTGGTATCCAAGAAGATACTGGGGCCAGCGTTGTGCCAAAAGCTGCACCGAGTAATGCTATTGGGGCCACCAGCCTCCACCGTTCCAAGGCTTCCACCATAATGATGAGAAGGACCATTTAGAACAACAGCGCTCTTGCCATTGAGGAAGGTAATACCTTCGATATAGTCAAAGTAGTTGCCCGAGCGAAGGATATGCTGATTGGGGCTGGCGCAGTTGAGGATGCTGTTCTCGCCGAGAAAGGTAATGGCATCCGTCATTTCCAAGCAAGCGATATTGGTGCCAGCAGAAGATACAACATAGGAGCCGTGGGGCAAAAAGACTGTGCTATGGGGCCAGATGGCACCAATCGTAGGAGGTTGTGGGGCTGTATCGATGATATTAGTGCCAGCATCCAAAGCCGCTTGAATAGCAGCGGTGTCATCGGTGCTATTGTCTCCCTTGGCTCCCCACCATTTGACGGAAAGTTTTTCACTGGGAGTTGATGCGGGATAGGCAAAAGTTACCTTGCCACCAGCACTGATATCAAAGATTTGTTGAGCGATTCCGGCGATTATACTGGCCAAAGTAATAGTAACGGCACCAGAAGATGGTTTTAGAATGGCTCCTTGATCAAATTTGACCGTTGTGCTGGTGCCGAAAGTTAGGTTAGAGGCAACCTTATACACACCAGGTGGAATGAAAATAGTTCCAGTATTAGCAATCTTGCTAATGGCACTATTGAACGCAGCGGTATCGTCGGTCGCACCATCGCCTTGGGCGTGAAATGGGCTCTCTTTTATGTTGATGAAGTTGAATTCGATACTCATTGGTTATCCTATCCGCTCACCATCTGTTCGGTCGTAAGGTAAATAGTAAGCGAACCACCCGTTAGATCGGCAGGCGTCCCGACTGTCATAGCGAGTTGCATAAACCCACCACTAAATGATGCCATTCCACCGCCCTGAACAAGTGTTGCTCGCGCAAGCTCTACTCCCAAATCCCCATCAACAAGTCCCCAGGTTGCCGTACTAGTTGCCAAAAATGCTTGGAGGTATGAATTCGCTCCAACAGAGCTGATACCTACTGCAAATTGAGGAGCAGACCCAGCCGATACCGTAAATGCCGTAGTAACCTTCGCCACAACACTATGCACTTTTGTACCAGCCTGAAACTGACAGAGAGAGACTGTTCCAGCATTGGCCGTTATTGTTGCTGCACTGATGGTGAACTCTTGGGTGGATACTCGTAATTCGCCTTTCCGTCGCACCACGACACCTGATGAAGTACTTGACACACCGGTCGTCGGTACAATTCCTCCAACAGGTAGCGGGAACCCAAACAGTGGCCGCAGTAATTCACCGCTTCCTCCAATATAATCACCGCCCATATCACCGAACGAAAAGACTTCAAGCCGATTGACATCTGCGTAATCACTCTTGGTAAGCGCATTATGTGAACCATCAAAGGCATCGAGAGCGCTAACAGTAAATCGGTAACAGTTGTTTAGTGATAGAAGCCCACTTCCAGGACCGATATCTGGAATGGTATCGCTAACTCCAATCGATGCTGCATTGCTTCCACCGCCGCTGCCATCAATGATATTGCCAATCAATGATAGTTTGCCACCGTACTGAATGATCATTGCATTGCCCAAGATGATGACTGCTTGTCCGCCATAATGAACAGTTGCCCCGCTAACAAGATTGGTGGTGCTACAAGTCAAGTTGTTGTTTTGTACTAGGGCATGTCCAACAGCGTGGGCGACACCAATATCCGCCAAGAACTGCGTGTCGAACTCTGGGAAACTCGAATTAGAGCTCTGACCGCTCTCGACCGCACAATCCGTTACGGTGAGGTTTTGCCCGCCTGTTAGAATACAAACGCCCGGCAAAAGCGTTACTGGAGGAGTAAGTGATGCTGCGCCAACATGCATCGAACCGAACCCGCACCACCGAACAACGGTATTGTCACCGCCGCTATTGAAAATACCCACTTCCATACTGACGAACTGGCATCCCTCAATCAGATAGTCTTTTGCGTTGGCGCCGCTGACATTGTTGAACCCATAGCCGGTGGTAAAGCCCGGATTGTCAGAGCATCCTTGGAAGAAACAATCGCGCACGGCGAGTGTATCCGTTTGATATTGGGGCCCGCTCGTTTCACCTACCAGCAACAATGAGGAGCCGTGATTGGTCGATGCAATCGTATCGCAACATGCAGTGAAAGTACAGCGTTCGATACGCACTCCGCTTGATCCAGCCCCACCAATCCCAGTAGCAGAATGTACCCAAAGGCCAGTTGTCGCAAGGAAGTTTCCGTCGAAGGTGATATTGGAAATCCGTGAGTTAGTTAGACCACGGCACTCCATGATTGTACCACCAACAGAACCGTGCCATTGAAGCCACGCACCAGACGGTGTTAGACCAATACCAGGCCCCACTATATCAATACCGGCACCACGACTGGCAACTAACAATAGCGTACTGGTGATCTTGTAGAAAGACGTAGCGGCCGGGATGAAAAGTGTAACCGCGTTGTTGTTAGCCAAAGTGCTAACTGCGGTAATAGCGGCCTGAATAGCGGCGGTATCATCCGTCACTCCGTCTCCCCTAGCGTTATATGGGAAGTCCTGGACATTGATGGTGACTATCGGATGTGTGAGGTTTATGGTCATTACACGATACTCCAAAATCCTGAACTGCCATACACCAATTGAACACCTTCATAGTTGACATTCATTATGTAGTTGGCGTTCCCATCGATGGTATTTCCGTTGCCAGCAATGGTGATGAAATGGGCTTGCGCCGAACTTTTTTGATCCTTGATGAAGAGGGTTTGTCCAACGGTTGGGCTGGCGGGCAGCGTGATGGTGATGTTCGAGGAAAGAGTGCCCACCATAATTATCCGATCAGAGCTCACTACTGGATAGTTAGTAGTAACTGGAGTGATGGTTTCGATATTGTCGCCAATCAGTGGGACATAGGCTCCTCCATTTTGGGAGACCAAGAACTGATTTTGAGTAGCATCGTAGTAGATAATGCCCTGACTAGGGTCAGATACAGCAGGAGAACCAGAGATACTATTGACAATAAACTTGCCATTTAGAGTGAAGAGTCCGGTCGTTTCAGAAGTGGAAAGCATCGGCCCGGAAGTGATTTGACCGGTAGTGGTGATATTCTGATTGTAGAAGTTGGTACCGGGAACATAGGAAATGCCCTCAAAAATCAAAGTTTGACCCAAAGTTGGTGCGGTAGTAGAGATAGGAACGCCCTGCAAACCAACAACCAAAGGAGCGTTATTGGTGCCTCCTAAATCTTGACCAATTCTAACTCCACCGCTGGGACCTCCACCTGAATTGATTTCGGCCTGCATTGCGTCTAAACGGGCTCTGACGGTGGAATAGGTACCGGATGGCTTGACCCCTAGCTCGGTCTCAACGGCAATTATAGCGGCTTTTAGGCGGTTGAGTACCTCAGCATTATACAGGGTAATATTATCGAAAACAGTTGGCAGACTAATACTGTTGTCGATTTGTGCCGGATATAGGATGTTGATGACCATAATCTACAAGATATGCTGAATTATCGATACATCATTTAGTATTAGAGATCGTTGAAAAGAGCGTCTAGTCTGATACGCTGATAATTGAAACTAAAAGCAGTTCCACTTCCATCTCGTTGTCCACCTAAGAGAATTCCCATACTACCAGGATTTGTTAGAGTTGTACCACCAATATTAACCATGCTGGCTGCCTTAGTGGTGCCCATAAAAGTTACCGTGGTTGGTTGAAAAATACTCAATGGGGGAAATGGGGTGCCAGCTGAAATAGATCCGGCTCGATAGGAACTGATCTTATGCAACTGTGGTGAAGACGCTTCTATTACATAAGTTTTAGAAGTACTACTAAGAGTGTATAAATCAAGGCTAATTGTGGTATTCCCGCCACTGATACTAAGTTGGCTTCCGCCCCCGGTACCCGAAGGATCGACAAATCCACGATAATTTATTCCGGTAAGTGCATCGCTATTACTATCAAATCCAAAAATTTCTAAATCAAAATTGGCCGCTGGGTTATCACTTCCAATAGAAACCCATAATCGTATTCCGGTATTCCATCCAAAACGTCCCCCATAATTCTGAAATACTTGCGAAAATGAAAGCCATAAGTATGGCAGTGTTCTTGTACCCCCGTCATAAAAACTAGTGCTAGCTGGTTGAAAATTCAATCCAGTACCATTGATAATAGAAGAGTGAGTGGCTTCATTTGCACTATTTCCCTTAGTCCAAGTCAATCCGGCGATAGTGTAAGTACCATCAGTAATAAAAGTCTGATTTGGTTGCTGACTAAAATCAACTTCTAAAACTGTCTTCCAACCTCTACGATATGTCATCGTACCCTCCAAAACAAGCATCTAGTCTAACACGCTGAAAGAAAATACTTAGAGAAGTGCCGCTCTGTGCTCTTTTAGCGCCTAAAATTATACCCATTAATTGAGGGTAAAAACTAGTTATTCCCGTACCGGCGCCTACAATTAATCCAAGATTGACAGTACTAGCAACAGAGGTACCACCCATAAAAGTTACTTGTTCCGGTAAAAAAGTACTTAGCGGTGGAAATGGGGTATTGACTGCTAATGATGCTGTGCGATAAAGATTTATTTTATGTAATTGGACACTAGATATTTCTAGACAAAGAGTTTTATTACCATTACCAAGCGTAAAAACATCTTCTTGAAAAGAGGCAGTACCCAAACTTGTATTAGGAGTAATGGCAACTGATGTTGCAGTACCGGTTGTTGTTGAGGCGGGCAAAATATAGCCCCTATTAACTACACCTTCTAACGCCGCGCCATTATTATCAAATCCAAATACTTCGCAATCGAAATCAGCTGTTAGATTGTCCGATCCAATAGAAACAAATAGCCTAAGAGCAGTATTCCATCCGAACTTATTTCCATAGTTAGCGAATATATTAGCACAAGAAAGCCATAAATATGGCAGATCGTGAATATTACCATTGTAGTCAGCGTTTGTTCCCGGTTGAAAATTTAATCCCGTCCCGTTGATAATAGACGCCGCAACGGCGTCATTGGTAGAATTATGTTTCACCCAAGTAAATCCACCAACCGTGTAATTACCATCAGTAGCAAATGTTTGATTAGGCTGTTGAGTGAAATCAATTTCCATCACCGTCGACCAGTCCCTGCGATAAGTCATCTATTCTCCATTATACGATTGACCAGTAAAGAGAGTTATATGCCAAGGTAATAGCCGTATAGTTTTCATTGATGATCACGGTACCTGTGGCAGAGCCATAAATACCAGTGGGCTGGCCATTGAACTGCTCAATAACATTACCGTTACCAATAAGGGTGAGATTGTTATTGGATGAGTTTCCCACGATATCCTTGAAGGTATGCTTTTCTCCCAGAGTAGGACCGGATGGTAAAGTAATGGTGAAGGGACCGGTGGCCAAATTGACAAAGACATCTCCGTCAGTGGGTTGTAAATTGTAGCTGCCAGTTCCATTTTTCACCAAGGAATTAAAACCTAGGACTGGACCAGTTACTCCGGCTACTCCGCCTGGCGAAATCATACCAGTAGCTATGGCGCTACCAACCGGAATATTTACTCCCGAGTAACCAAGATTTTGCAACGAGAAAGTTGGAACGGCACCAGAAGCTACTTGATAATAGCCTCCGCTTCCAATGAAAACGAACTGCCCAATTTGGATCCAATAGCCGGAAGGTATTTGGACAGCAATATCAGAGCCTACCGCGGGCTGAGTGAAACCGTATGATGTCGAATAAGCATTGATACCAATGGGACCAGTAACTCCAGGACTACCTTGCGCTCCCTGCGGACCTGTCGGTCCGGTTACACCGGTAACGCCTGGTGATCCTTGATTGCCTTGCGGACCTGTCGGGCCAGTCACGCCCGTCACACCAGGAGAACCTTGTGCTCCTTGCGGGCCAGTAGGACCTGTTACACCAGTAACTCCTGGGGAACCCTGATTACCCTGCGGACCGGTAGGCCCCGTAACTCCTGTTACACCAGGAGAGCCTTGCGCCCCCTGAGGTCCTGTTGGGCCCGCTACTCCGGTAGTCCCAGCAATCCCACCAGGTGAAACAAAGGCAGCGGCAACTGCGCTGCCAACAGGAATATTCACCCCCGAGTAGCCAAGATTTTGCAATGAGAATGTTGGAACGGCACCAGAGGCTACTGTATAATAACCGCCACTTGGAATGAAAACATACTGTCCTACTTGTAGCCAATAACCGGAAGGAATCTGAATAGCAATATCTGAACCGATGGCTGGTTGAGTAAATCCTTCGGTAGTAGAGTAAGCATTGATACCGGGAGCACCAGTTACGCCGGGAGAGCCTTGATTACCCTGAGGTCCGGTTGCTCCTGTGACGCCTGGACTTCCTTGCGGACCCTGTGGACCTGTCGCACCAGTCACTCCAGGACTTCCTTGAGGCCCTTGTGGGCCTGTAGCCCCAGTCACTCCAGGACTACCCTGAGAGCCTTGCGGCCCAGTAGCACCAGTTACCCCATCATTTCCCTGTGGTCCGGTTGGACCGGTAACTCCGGTTACTCCAGGGCTACCTTGAGAGCCTTGTGGTCCTGTGGCTCCAGTTACCCCAGGACTGCCTTGTGGTCCTTGAGAACCCGTTACTCCGGGCGAACCCTGCGGACCTTGTGGTCCGGTTGCTCCGGTTACTCCAGGGCTTCCTTGGGGGCCTTGAGGGCCAATAGGTCCAGTAGCGCCTGTTACGCCCGGAGACCCTTGTGGTCCTTGGGGACCTATTGACCCTGTCGCACCAGTCACTCCAGGAGATCCCTGAGGGCCTTGAGGTCCGACCGTGCCAGTCGGTCCTGGACTTCCCTGAGGTCCTTGTGGCCCAGTAGCACCTGTTGCACCGGGGCTGCCTGGTGGCCCCTGTGGGCCTGTAGCGCCCGTCACGCCTGGGCTTCCTTGAGGCCCCTGAGGGCCCGTAGAGCCGGAACCTGATCCACCACCGGCTGGACCGGTTGGTCCCGGAGGACCTGCCGGACCTTGCGGCCCAGCGGGACCAGTTGGACCAGGAGGACCTACACCGCTACCTCCACCACCAGGAGTAATGATGATTGGAATAGCCGCTACGATGTAAGAGACATAAGTCCTACCATCAAAAAGGAAATGGACAATTCGATTAACAACAGAGGTCGAAGTTGCGAAAACCTTAACTACCAACCTATCAGTATTATTGATGGTAGTGGCGGTGGTTGTAGTATAACTAATTGATTCGTAAGTAGGAGTGGTATCCTGAATATTGATAGAGGAAACACTGAATAGAAGCGTTTCGTTACCAGAGATAGTACGAATATAGACGTTGAAAATTAGTTGATTGACACCGACTGGTGCATCAACATATCGAAAGACATTGAATGCCCAGGTACTGGGCGGAAGCTGCTTCAGACCAGGATCAGTATCTGCGGTGACGAAGAAACCAATCTGAGCTTGACCCCTGCCAGTATTAACTACAACGGCGATATCCTGTGTATTACGAGGATCAGGCGCAAAAGTGAGTTGCGAGTAGGAATTGATATCCGAACTCGCGATAGTAAAGAACTCAACCTTTTGGGCAGGAACGATTAGTGCCATCCTACACTATATGCAGGATTTATGGTATGGGCTAAGTACTGGGTTTTACTTGGCTAATGAAAGGACGCTATTGATCAATGAACAACGCTCCTGCATACTGTCAGTATTAATCTGGAAGTATTTTAGCCCGTGTAACTCTAATAGACACTTGATAATAGCATCGATCTGCAAAACACCCTCGTAAGTAGGCGTCTCTCGAACCCCATCTTCTTTGAGAGTGGCCTTAGAAGGACGGACAAAGAAAAGTCGAACATCTGACTGTTTCAGCGTTTCGATATACGGTTTGAGTAAAGGCGACTGCATCGTCTGGTAGAAGTTGCTCGAATGTTGCGCAATATAGGCAAGCGCATCGATAGCACTACGATCAGAAACGAATGCTTCTAACCTCTTCTCTTCGGCGATCTGACGAGTGAAAACTTCCTGTTGATAACTATCTACAATGCCTAGATCAGCTCGAAGAGTATCGATGTTGAGCTCTCGTTCGGACAAGACCTGCCTTGCAACTTCCGGGAGTAAAGGCAATTCGTATCGCAAAGATACATAGCGAGCAAGGGTCGTCTTGCCGCAACTATGCCCGGCGCAGAAATAAACACGCACTACGAAACCTGAATATCAGCAATCAACTGCTTGAATTCGTCAGTAGTAATTTCTACCGCATTGATTACTCTCTTCAATGCGTTGGACTGATCCTTGGCGTGAATAATGAGAACAATTTTATTGCTCTCGGTAGAGGATTTTTTAATTTCGATGTAGGATTTATCTTCAAAAATTAATTTTGACATATTATTTTTCCTTGCATATTTCTGGCATTACAACATTTATAATATAATCTTCTAATTTTAAATTAGTATATTTTCTACCATCGATCCATATTATTCTAATATTATTAGAAAGGCAAAAATTATTTAAATAAATATCGCGCTCTTGTTGTTTTTCAAAATTGGAATTGGCGATTTCCAAATTTAATCCACCAAAACAAATGGGCTTATAATGCTGGGCGCCGTTATATTCTATAATAGTGTTTGTTTCTACAAAATAAAAATCAACAAAAATTCTTCGTTTCTCGCCATTAATAATTTTATCAATACGCTTATGTCTTTCAAAACTCACGTTGTTATTTTCAAACACGGTACCAATTAATTTTTCATTTTTACCTAAACTACAAACTGGGCAACCAGATTCGTTATCTATAATGCTATTAGGGGTGGATGCCCAGATACGATTACAATTTAAACACTGAAAATCAATTTTGGTTAACTTATTTATGTAATTACCTATTCTTTTAACGCTTCTGTATTGTAGTTTTTGATCCACTATATCATTAGTAAATTTCAATTTTCCTGCGCACTTGGGGCACCCCCTTTTCCCATTCACTATATTATCTGGCGACGCTGACCAAATAAATCTGCAATCTTCAACTAAACATTGAAATTTAATATTTGTTTTTGCTGTTAAATAATTTTCTAATCTTTTTATATTTCTACTTTCTAACCGATCATCAATAATTTCATTTGATAGTTTTTCATGTCCTGCACATTTAGGACAACCAGATTTTTGACTAAAAATCTTATTAGGAGTAGCGACCCAAACATTACCACAATTTTCTACTAAGCATTGAAAAGTAATCTTTATAGTGGCAGTGATATAATCACCTATTCTTTTAATTTTTCTATTATTTAATTTTTGATCTATATCTTCATTGGAAAGTCTCAGTACACCGGCACATTTTGGACATCCTTTGCCGCTAAATATATTAGCCGGTCGTGCCAGCCAAATGTAGCCGCATTCTTCTCTCAAACATTGAAACTTTATTGCAATATTACTATAAGAATAGTTATCTATTCTTTCAATTGGAATGTTTCTATCTAATAATCTTTTATCTACAATCTCATTTGTAAGTTTAGTCACTATTTTACCACTCGCATTGAAACAATCTCCCTGCCCTTTTGATCTACCATCACCGCCGAGATATAGTCTAAATCCTTAGTCGATTTGAGGAGTGATTTGAACGCCTCGTCCCAAGAGGTATAGTTTTGAGATGAGAGCCAACCTGTCTTAGCGCCGCGAATCTGAATAGAATAGAGCATTATGATCTCGCAGTAATAATTTCTACACGATCAGGATGTAAGAAGAGAGTGTGCTCAAAGTGAGCGCTCAACGATTCGCAATTGACTGTCCAGCCATCTTCGGCTACCCAGGTAGTAGTGCCACCCAAAGTCAATTGTGGTTCAATTGCAATTGATAGGCCGGACTGCATTACAACGCCTTCATTTGGACTCGCCTTATTGCAAACAAAAGGGGCTGCGTGGGGAGTGTTCTCCATTATTCCGTGACCCCCATAATTAGTAATAATGCCGTACCCTTTTCCCTGAGCAAACTTAGAAATAGCGTTTCCAATTACTCCAATTCGTTTTCCTACTGCAACTGCCGCGATAGCACGATCCAGAGACTCTTTGCAGTCATCCACTAATTGTTGGTGACGTTTTTCCTTAGGCTCACCAAAGATACAAGTAACGGCTGCATCACCGATCGCACCCTCGAATGTTGCTCCGAGATCAAAACTCACTAAGTCTCCATCTTGCAGTTTATAGTCGGTGGCTACGCCGTGCACGAGTTGTTTATTCACTGAGATACATACTGAATTTGGAAATGGCTTGCTTCCGTTGCCCTGGTAGTTCTTGAACGTGGGTGTACAGTCATTTTGCAGAATAAACTCTTCGGCAATTTGATCCAATTCTAGGAGTGATTTGGCGGTCTTTTCCTTGACCAATGTTTCCAATAGCCCTAACGTCTTAGCCACCACTTGTCCGGCCTTGCGCTGCCTATCTAACCAGTTTTGGTCGTGTAGTCTAACTAGACTTCCATTTTGTTGTGATTGAATTTGTCCTCTCATTTTATCTTGATTCCTGACTTGATATTGGTAATGGCCGCAACATCTTGAATTGCCTTGGCCCGATCCTCAAACTTGATGAATTGCTTGAACTCATCCCCCATCAATTGTTCTTGAATCATCTTGTCCAATAAGATAATCATCGCGTTGTACTCTGCCACTACTTTCTTACTCAGAGAATAATTATTGATGGCACCACCGAGATAGTTACGAATTTCGATCAATTGAGTAATTGCTGCTAATTTACTTAGTTCCATTATCATCTCCTGGGGCTTCGACATAATTTCTCATGATCTGTCCCTGTTCATTGAGTCCATCTGTATCTGCTAAGCCATACTTACGATACAGTTGTAAAACCTGGTAGCGAAATCCTAATTCAGCCAATTCGGATTTGGCAAGTGCCAGTTCGGCATTAGTACTGGCTAATTTGCGGTTCATCTTGGCTAATTCTAAGGATAACCGTTCTGATTCGCTAATTACTTCAATAGTCTTTTCTATTGTGTCTGTCATAGATAACTCCTTGCTGCCTATCTATAACCGACACTCTCAAAGTTTAGAGCAAATCAGCAGCCGCAGTGGCCAATTTGCTGCGCTCACCCTTAGTTAGAATAATATGTCCAGCCAATTCTGAGTTCTTAAACTTTTCAATAACATATACCAACCCATTGCTGGTGGCATCCAGATCATTACGGTCGAGCTGTTCAATATCGCCAGTTAAAATAATTTTGCTGCCCTCTCCGGCACGGGTAAGGATGGTTTTGATTTCTTGCTTGTCCAAGTTTTGAGCCTCGTCAATCAAAATCAATGCATTAGGAATTGATCTGCCACGAATATAGGTAAGAGCTTCGAGTTGAATTTTTCCCTTCTTGGCATACATATCATAATTGGACTGCCATCTATCACCATTTCTCATGGTAAAAAGTGTCTCAAAATTGTCCATAATGGCGGAGAACCAGGGGATCAGTTTTTCTTCAATCGTTCCGGGAACATAGCCAATATCATTTCCCATCGGTTGAATAGGACGGTAAATGATCAGTTTTTGATAGATATTTTGGTTGATTACCAAGTCTAGAGCGGTGGCCAATGATATTAAGGTTTTACCCCCTCCCGCCTTGCCAACCAGAGTTACTAATGGAACAGAGGGATCAGAAATCAAATCGGCAGCCAATATTTGTTCTTGATTACGAGGATTCAATTTCCAAGGATAATATTTTTTGACCAGTTTGATTTTGTCGAAGGACATTTTGCGACCAGCACAAATCACTTTACCATCTTCATCTTTGAAAAGGATGCACTGATTTGGAAAAACTTCTCCTTCCAGATCGGTAGGATCAAGATATCCAACACTCAACAATTCATTACCCAAATTGGTATCTTGAATTTCTTGCATCCCGGAATACAAATCAGTAATTGATCTATTTTTCTCCTCTAAACTATCTGTTTCTATACCTAACGATTTGGCTCTAACTCGTAAGGATACATCATTGGATACAAGTACTACTTCATTTATAGGATTTTGACTTAGACCATAAGCACAAGAAAGAATAAGATTGTCCCCATAAAGAGGATTAGAGCCCTTCAATGGATAGTCATTAGTATCCACGGACACCAGGGCATTTTTTTCAGTTAGTACACCAACGCTGATGTCTCCGGTTTCGGATAATTTATCCAACATTCTAATGGTTACACGAGCATTTTTACCGACTTCGCCGGGCTGTTTCTTCAATTTGTCGAGTTCATCTAATACTGCAACATAAATAACAACTGAGCAGTCCGAATAATTTTCTATGGAAAGTGGGTCAAATATAAGAACCGAGGTGTCTAAAACATAAACTCGTGTCATTCGTTGTTGATTTCCTCAAATATTGTCCAATTTTTTACATGCATCTCCAAAAATAATTTGCGGGTGGGATCTAATTCTGATAAATCTTGTCGTAAGACATATTTTGGTTTTTCCCAAACAGCCACTAAATCTTTATCAGCATAAATTTTGATCTCTCCGTCAGTATTGTCAATGACTTGCACACCATATTTGGATAATAGTCCACGCAATTTGATTTTACTATCGACAGTTAGATTGCCATCTTCATCCCAAATATCTTCCAATGGTAATCCCATTGTTTCTAATATGAGGCGAACAAAACGAGTTTTCTCCTCGTCTTCTACTTGACGAGTGTTTTCATTTGAATTTAGAAGTATAGTCGCTTCCATCACTAATTAGTAATATACGGAATTATTGACAACGGCTATAACCACAGGCAGTACAAAGCAAACAGCCCTCTTGATACACAATCGAACCTTCTTTTTGGCAGGAAGAGCAAATTCTATCTGAGGCTTGAGTACCATCCTTGATATAGGATTTGAGAACACGGGCAATTACTTTTGAGAAAGAAGTCATATCACTATGTTTATCTTTTTGTAATTGTTCTACAATGTATTGAACTGGGGTGCCGTGGCGAAGAGCAAGAGAAATGGTTCGAGTTAGAGTCCCGAAATTGGGATTCTCGAAAACGCTTACAATATCTTTGATGATCATTTGATCATCAGCCTCTCCAACTACCAAATTATAGGTAGCAACGCCATTTACTTTTCCATTCTTGACAATTTTACCGTTCTTGTATTTATTGGGGATATCTACATACTTAGAAAGACCGCCGAACACTTCGTAAGGCTTATTGCCTAACATTCCTACAAAGATAGTCCAAGCCTCTCCTTGTACTTTGACTTTCTTGATCTCACAGAGTAGTTCTAGGAGTCGTTTGGGGGCGTGGGCTTGTTGAATTTCAACGGGTCGATCGCCCTCCTTGGGAGGAGTGTTACTAATAAGCACACCATCCTTACTTCCTTCTACATAGACGGTAACGCCTTTCAGACCTTGCTTCCAAGCGTTGATGTAGATGTTGCCAACCACATCAGAAGTGGTACCTCGTGGTAAATTGATGGTAGAACTAATTGAGTGATCAATATATTGTTGTTCGGTGCTTTGAAT